CAACACTTGTGTTGAGACTATCAATAGCTTCGTTTACACTTGTGTTAATTCCATCAATTGCGCTTTCAACACTCGAATTGAGATTACCAAATGCTTCATCAACACTTGTGTTGAGACTATCAATAGCATCGTTTACGCTTGTATTGAGATTGTCTACTGATGTATTCAGATTCCCAAGAGCACGTACAACACTTGTATTAAGTTCATTCAGTTCATTACGAATGCTCTGATTCTCTATTGATTGCGGAGCAAACCAATAATTCTTGTAGTTTTCTGCATTGACATCTTTAATCTTTCCCGGAGTATATGGTTCAGCATCTTTCAACACAAGAACAGTAGGCGTACCGTCTGGCTCAAACACTGTAACAACCATACCGGTGTATGCCTTAAAATACAAAGTCGCCTTTTTAGGTGTTGATTTACTTATATACAAATCTTTATAGTCCAGAACAATACGATCATCGGCAGGAGCCTGAACACCTTCCTTAAATGATATACCATATTGAAACGGAACTGCATTTTCTTGTCTTTCGTAAACAGCCATTATATTGTAATGATCAACTTTTTTTATTTATTTTTTGACACATGTTCATACATGTTATCCTAATCCGATAACTATTTGCAAAGTTGCGATACCGGCAGCACCCCGACTTGTAATCTTATACTTATTGAAATCTATATCAACATAGCCGTTGTTTATCTTTATTGTTGAATCAACAACTGTGAAATCAAATGGTATATCAAATGCCTCTACAGTAGGATTGGCACCGTTACAACTATTCAACCGATGTGTCTTTGGAACATATAGATAGCAATTCTGTCTTTCAGAAGGCCATTGCAAATAAAAAGTATATGTACCGCTAACCGGAAGCAAGAAATTAGACTTTGTCTGTACATCATCTCCTGCATATGTCCCCGGTTCTGTATTTTTTGCATTCCATGCAGTTTTATTCGCACTGGATGCATAATACTTATTAGCATTCCAATATACTCTATTGCTTGCAGTGAAGCTCAACCAAGTTGACGTAGCTGCAGTTAATTCCTTAGCAACTGGTGCTTTATAAGGTTTATTAGTATCAGGATCTATGGTATCGCCTTTAGAATCAACCGCATAATTTCCTTCTGTCAAATTAATGGTTGCAAAGAAATATCCATTATTCGAACCATATGAAGCATTCAATGCTCTCCATTGTTCTTCTGTCATCACATCTACTTGTGCAGTCTTTGATGATGAACGTTTCCATGTAACACCAGAATCAACACTTATTGAAACAGCAGTACCGGAAGCACCTTCAGAAGATTGCCAATTCCATTTTTCCGGTTTATAATCATAACTCAAATTATTAGCAACAGCCGGATATGGAACACCAACATCAACAAAATTATTACCACCATATGATGAACCAATCCATTTCAATGTAAATTGTTCTGTTTGAACTGAGTGTGGCTTAACAACTTCAAACAAGATGGCTTTGAGAATCTCAGAAATCGTCATATCTTCAAGTTGGCTAATAGTCTTCTTATCAAGATTGCCATGTTTGTTAATCATTTTGAAATTTGGATCAGCATCGCCGCCATCAAACTTCAAGTTCGCGCTAACATCCATTGTCAGACTATTAATCTTATTGTCAAGAGAATCAATACTTGCATCAATGTGCTGACTGACAGCATTGATGCTTGCATTGATGTGATTATTAATCTCAACATAACTGGAATCAATATGGCGTTCCAAATCCGAGACACTGCTTTCAAGCAAACCAATCGAAGTGTTGATTGAAACAATATCGGCAGCAATGACATCGGCAACCTTCAGGAAAGTCTCCGTCGTCGTGGAATCCGAATCGACAGTCATCCATTCGAAATGGAAGTACACGTCATTCGTATCAGCAGTCCAACCAGCATCAACAGGAGTCGAAGTCTCTGTATATTTTCCAGTCTCTGTATTATAGGAAGCCTTGCAGATATGAACAGACTTCAGCACAAAGTCCTTAGGGATGTCAATCAGATTTCCGCCAGAGACATCAACCCAATCAGAAGAACCCGGAGCCTTGTACTTGAGTATGTAGCTTGACAAAAATCCCTCTGTTGCAGTCGCAGCTTTCTCAATCTTGTACTGACCGACTGCAAGAGCGTTATTGACAAGCTTGATTGTATCATCATCGACATTGACAGAAAGACCATATGAATAACCGACACTGTCTGCATCCTTTGTTGGAGTGACTGTAATACCACCGGCATTTCCGCTATTTGTGATATTGTCATCAGAGCCGACATAATCCTCAAGCTTGTTGATGCTCGGGTCAATGACATTATTGATCTTGTCCTCTGTGAACTGACCGATGACGTTCCAGTAAGTCTCAAGGTTATCGGCATTCACGTCGATTGTGGTATTGTCCTTCGTATATGGCGTATGGTCCTTCAACGCTATCAGAATGACATTGTTGTCATCATCAAAAGCGGAAATCAACATTCCTGCATAAGCATTGAGATACAATGCGCATGCATTCTTGTTGCCATGATTGATATAGACATCGCTGATTCTGTTGAGAACAGTTCTGCTATCGAGCGGCGAATGACCGTCCAGTCTGAAAGTGTTATTTACTGTTTGTCGTCCTGTATAAACGTATCCCATGTCGATTTAATCGCTTTTAATTATTAGTTTTTGATAATCTTGACTTCAACATTCGTCATACTGTCAGCCTTCGTGATAGTATACACCTCATATGTAGCATTTGCCCCTCGCTGCGTCGAAGTCTTAATGTCATTCCTTGTTTGGCTTGTCTTTGTGAATTGCCAGTCTGTATTGTAAGTGTCTGTTGCGGTATCGCTTGCAACTTTCACCGAACTTATCCTATATCCACTTGGAACATAAACCTTGAACACATCAGACGCATTCGTTCCGCTTGGCCATTTGTAATATACCGTAACACCGCTTGCAGTAACGAGCGGCGCTGCAACAGTATCTTGATAATTGATGGTCGTATCTACCCATCCGGTACTATCCTTTGTCTCTCTGATACCGACTTTCGACCATGCAGTACTCTTGTTCGTGTACTGATGAAGCGCGTTCGAAAGAACCTTGTATGCTCCAACAAATGAAATGTTTGCCGGCGTTGCAGCAACTGTTCCTGCATAACCCGGAACCTTTATCGCTCCAACGGAGTTCGTCGCATCCTGATTCTTGTCGAAAGAAGCAACTGCACGGACATAGAATGTTCCTTCCTGAACAAATCCGTTCTTGATAGCGGTGTAGTCTTCAGATGACATATCAACATTGATGTCGCCGGTAGTAGTTCCATAGTAGAACTGACTATTGTCCCTATTCAACTTGTTAAGAGAGAATGTATTGAGAACTTCTCCAGTTGATGCGATGTTCTTGTAAATGTCGCTTGTAAAACTCAGGTTAATATTCGCCGATGTCGGAAGTTCTGTGCCGACTTCTCTCGGTGGCGTATAGTTTTGCCATGAAATAGTTGCTTTCGGACCCGATGATGCATCTCTTGTCGGCTCGACAACCTCAAACAAGATAGCCTTGATAATATCAGAAATCGTCATGCTTTCAAGATCCGCAATCGTAGTTCTTGCAGGAAGACAACCATGCTTGACAAGAGTCTCCATCGTGTCCGCCATATCTCCGCCCTGGAAATATGTAGCGGCAGTAATCTCTGCAGATATTGCATTCTCGCTGATTTCGGTCCAGTAATCAAGATAGTTGTCAGCAGTCACAGAAAGAGTAGTATTGTCAACTCTGTACGGAGCGTCATTCTTGAGAGACAGGATTACCACGTTCCCGTCTGCATCAAATGTAGAAACCACCATTCCCTTGTACGCGTTCTTGAAAAGAGAGCATGCAGACTGGTTGCTTACGCTGATATAAACATCAGCCACATTATCAATGACGGTTCTCTGGTCGATTGGCGCGTGACCGTTGAGCTTCAGTGTATTGTTGATAACTTGTTTGCCGTTGTATGTGTATCCCATTCTAAATCACTTACTTTTTGATTATAATCTGCACGTTCGTAGTTCCTTCCGATTTCTCGATTACATATGTACTGTATGTTCCGTCAGTGCCGTGACCAGTAGTCGTGCCGATGGATGTCGTGCCGCTCTGCTGCGTGAAATTCATATTGATGTTGAACTTGTCGGTAGCAAAGTCATCAGCAGCAAGAACACTCTCGATTACATAACCGCTTGGAACATAAACCTTGAACTTCGTATTTGAAAGAGTTCCACTTGGCCACTTGAAGTACATCGTGGTTCTTCCGTTTGCAAGAGAAGCCGACTTCTTTGCATTCTCATTCCAAGATGTAGTTGCAGCATCTTCTTCTACCTTCGATGCATTCCAAGCATCGCTTATTGATGTATATGTATGCAACGCGTTCGAGAACACTCTGTAGCATCCTGTAAATGTCAATTCCTTTGTAATTGTACTTGAAACCGCGTTTGCGACAACCGTCTTTCCGTCACTCGTAACCGCATTCTCAAACGGTTCCGCCTTGACTGTTGCAACAACCTTCTGAACTCCTTCAAGGACATAGTTGGATGCCTTGAACATCGTATATACTCCGTTTTCCGTAGTGGCAGAACCCATCATGATTGTCGTTGATGTCTGTCCGGACGGAATATACTCCAGAGTCGTCGTTTCAGGATTGTACTTCGACAAGTGGAAAGTCTTGACAACTGTTCCATCAGATGCTATGTTCTGATACTGCTTGGACGTGAAACCGATTGTGACATTGGTCACTGCAGGCAAAGCAGAACCGACCTCATAAGCAGTCGAATAATTTTTCCAACTTGCAGTCGCGCTTGCATTAGGAACGCTCACTGTCGGAGTAATGACCTCGAACAAGATGTTCTTGAATAACTCAGACAATGTCATCCCCTCAAGTTGCTCTATTGTCGTTCCAGCAGGCAAGCTTCCGTGCTTGACAAGAGTTGCTCTTGTCTTCTCGTCATCGCCGCCCTGGAAGAAAGTAGCAGCAGTAATCTCTTCCGTGATGCTCGACTCGTTAATTTCAGTCCAGTAGTCTCGGTAGTTATCCGCATTGATTGAAGTCGTCGTGTCGTCAACCGTATATGGCGTGTGGTCCTTGAGAGTCAGAAGAATCGCATGCCTGTCCGCTCCGGTGCCCTCGAATGTAGAAACAACCATTCCAGTAAACGCATTCGTGTATAGCTCGCACTGATTCTTGTGACCGGCAGTGATGAATATGTCGGATATGCTCTCGACGACCATTCTCCTGTCAACAGGAACATGACCGTTAATCTTAAGAGTATTGTTTAATATCTGCTCACCTGTATAAAGATAACCCATTGTCTAATACATTTTTGTTTTTCTTGAACCGGATGCATTACTGAATCGTAACTTCCACGTTTGTAGTACCACCATCAGACTTCTTGACTGTCCACACGTCATATGTTCCTGTTGCATGACCGTTAGTCGCTTCAATCGGAACGGTTCCAGACTGCTTCGTAGCGGTCCAGTTGATATTATACTTGGCAGTGAAGTTGTCAGCCGCCTTGATTGTCTTGATTATATGACCTGTTGGAACGAATATCTTGAATACATCAGACGCGCTTGTAGCACTTGGCCACTTGTAGTACATTGTAACAATTGATGTGTGGAGAAGTGGCGCATTCGTCTTAAGAACACTGTCCTGACTCCAGTTGGCAGAAGCCTTTGTCGTCTCTACTTTTGACGCGTTCCAACCGTCATTGAGAGAAGTATATGCGCCGTATGCGTTTGTGAATATCTTGTATCTTCCGTAGAATGAAATCGCAGATGTGTTAATTGTGCCGCCATATGCCTCCTTGACAAGCCTTCCGGCAGTATCAACAGCATTCTGGTATGCGTCATAAGCAACAGAAGCAGAAATATATCTCTGTCCCGGCTGCACGTATCTGTTCGCTATCTCTTCATATGCAATAGATGTCATGTCAATTCCATCCGAACCGACAGTCTCCTTATACTGCTTGATGGTTGAACCGTTGTTAATCTTGTTAAGCAAGAACGTTCCGACTGTTTCTCCGTTCGATGCAGTGCTCACCCACTTCTCTGAAACAAGCGTCACGTTCAAGTCGTCAACAGTAGGCATTGCCGCGCCAACTTCCTGAACTGCCGCATAAGTACTCTTGAAAGCGACAGATGCAGAAATATTCACAGTCTGCACCGGAATCACAGTCTCAAACAGAATCGCCTTGATGATATCAGAAATAGTCATACTCTCAAGGTCTGCAATCGTAACACCCGCGTCAAGACATCCATGCTTTACAAGAGTCGCCATCGTGTCTGATGCTTCTCCGCCTTGAAAAAAGGTGGCAAGAGTAATCTCTTCTGTAGTGTTTGTCCAGTACTCCTGATAGTTCTCCTCATTCACAGTAATGTTATAGCCCGGAGTATAAGGAGTGGCATCTTTGCAAATCAGGTTCAGAGTCTTTCCTTCCGAGTCGAAAGTGATAATCGACATTCCCTTATATGCAGAGTTGAACATCTGCGCATCACGCGGATTCTCTCCGTCAACGAACACATCCGTATAGCTTTCCCAGACAAGCCTGTCATCAGACGGAGCCTGCCCCTTGAACGATATTCCGTTATTGTACTTTATCTTGTTGTTATGAACCCTACCCATTTGTTTATCCGTTTACTTTTGAGAGATTGATTTTTACAGTAGTGATGCCCGAGCACTTGTCAAGCAAGTATTTCTTGTACGAACCCTCGATGCCGTTGCTATTAGTGATTTTGTAATCTTCATCAACAACAGTAGCGTCGATTTCAACAGACCAGTCATCAAAAGCAGTGTCATTTGCAGCACCGACCGAATCAATCTTGTACTTGACTGGAATATAGACATAGAACTTCTGTTCTGCTGTCGTTGCCGAAGGCCACTGCATATAGATCGCAGACGTGTCATTCGTGAAGTATGGAGAAATAAACAACTCGTCGTTGCCGGCAAACTCGCCGTCACCCGGCTCAATGTCCTTGCTGGACCACAACGACTCCTTGCTGACATTCTTCGAGTTGGAGCAAATCTTCCAGCCTGCGATAACATCGAACTCTGTCAATACGACCGTATGCTTTCCGTCTCTCGAATTGTTAGACAACTTAAGTTTATTCGACCTCACAGAACCGTCGATTCCCTGTGCATAATATACAGGATTTCCTGCACCGTCCTCATAATGGTCGTTGCCGTCCGAATCCTTCGCGTTTGCAACTCCGTTATAGTATGCAACTGCGAAATACTCGCACCTGTCACCGTCCTCTATCGCATAATCAGTCCAGTGCTTCATATAATTGCTTGCATCAAGATTGATTAGAACATCATCTTCAAGATTGTCATAGATATCATCAATATCAACACAGTCATGGCTATCGTCATCGTCTCTTCCGACCAAATCGACAGACTCCCAATCAAGCACGTAGTACTCGACTCTATCAAGTTCAACAAGCGGTTGAGGCTCACCAAGCGGACTTCCATCTTCCGGCGACATACACTGCCAAGTCTCCGGAGTGAAAACATATTCAAAATCTGTCTTGAGTGGATACTTTGAACCGACTTCTATATAACCATGATAACTACTGCCTTCTCTAAACTTGATAAACAGCGAACTGTCGCACACCTTGACCGGAGCAGCGCCTTCAAACAAAATGTCGCAAAGAACTTCAGAAACTGTCTTTTCCTCAAGCTGCTCGACTGTCGTTCCTGCATGCAGACCGCCATGCGAGATGACCATCGTCTTTCCATCCGGAACAGAACTTCCGTCAAACATATTAAGATGGTCCTTCGTCTGGTCAATCTTCATCGAACGGACATGAATACGAGACTCGTCAGTTATTCTTCGTGTTTCTATAACATAATCCGGCTCATCAGGAGAATAATAGTCATACACCCACCTGCCGTCTTTCTGATATGCGTTATAGTTTACATTGTCGTTCTCATAATAGTACTCGTATGTGATGTTGAAACCGAGAACATCAGCCATAGACTCGATAAGAAACTTGTCCTTTGGCGTCATCAAGCCGTCCTGTGCATAATCTGTTTGTGTGTATATGTCACGAAGAACAACCTTTCCATTTACAATTTCAGGTATAATGGCACTGTCGATAACAACCTCGTTCCCATTAGCGACGAACTTATATGAAGTCTTGTCGATATAATCCGCACCGACTGATTTTACTGAAAATATACTAACATCATGTTCATTCAACAGTTCTCCGTTGAAATATAATCTATTGTTGTCTGTATCCAGAAATATCGACTCGTCAAAGTCATGCGTCTTTTCAAGCAACGCTCTGTATTCTAATACGCCATTTCCCTTTATAAACTGCAACATGTTAGAATTTATAAGATAATTTTATGCAGGCTATCATCATGCGACTTAATAATTACAACAAGAGCACATCTTCATCTTGCAAACAGACTATCATTTCATTGCCGTTCGTCTTTGACCTAATGATATATTGCCTCTTTTGTATTTATCTAAAGCAAAATTATTTGGGTTTTGTATTGGATTGTTAGGATGTTTAGCATGAACATAAAGAAAAATAAATAGCACATAATACAGAATCGTATGCTGCATAATGAAAATCATCAATGAAGAATTATACAATGACTTCTTTCCAGAACAGTTCGTTAAGTTTCTAAAAGAAAGCCCGAAAGAAAAACTCAACAAACTATATAGAGAGTACTGGTATTTTGAAGATGCTGTTTCGTTTGACAACCTATTCAAGAAAGACATAGACGGAAACCTGATTATCGAGCAAATCTATTATGATGCAGGAATCGACATAAAGACTTATCCTGCTGAATTCGTCATCAACAGCCTGATAAGTTTATACGGTCTTGACAAAGAACAGTTATATATAGATCAAACAAGAAAACATAACATAAAAGTTATAATCCTTGTTGCAGATTATAAGCAGAATGTGCAGACATTGACAAATGACATGGAGAAATGCGGTTATTACCCGGCACAGGCAAGCACCAGAACTGTAGATTGCAAAGATTGGACTTATATTGCGTTCGAACCATATGTTTCTCCTAATTGTATAGACGAAGTCAAGAAAGTCAGTTTCATCAGTCATATAACGCCGGCACATAATGTAGAACATATAAAGAAAAATGGTTTAATCCCGCAATTCAAAAGCAAAATATATAGATTCCCGGAAAGAGTCTATCTATTAGACGGAAGATGTGGACAGACTGCTGCAAAAGTTCTTGCAAGAGATTTAGCCAGAATGAGAAGAGACGACTGGACAAAATATTTTTGTTGCATGATAGACACAGATTTATTGCCAGATGATTTTCGCATATATGGCGATCCGAATCATGAATATGGCTATTTCACATATCAGAAAATAGAGCCAAATTGGATATATGATGTCATCAATATCCAGAAATATAGCAATGCTGCTTATATTTAAAATAAAAAAATGTCCAGTTTTGTGAGAAAGAAACCGGACATTTAGACATTTCGTTCATTTCGTTCATTTTCCAAACAATCGCCGTATCTTAACATATGCATCATCCAAGAAACCGGTTGCTTTATAAACGTCATGCAATGGCTTAACTTCATTAAAGACATTGAAAAAAGAAGTATCTCGTGAACTCAAATGACCGAGTTTCTTCCCATGGCTTTCCAAATAGCATTGTATATAAAAGTCATCAATTCCAGTTGCTATAACTTCATCTGTCAATCTGTTCCAAAAATCACTTTCAAATGCAGTGGATTCATAAATCATCCGTCCGCCTATTATAAGATTAGTTGACATTGCAAAAGAATCTGTTTTTGCCTTTTGCAATTTATCAATCATTGTTTCAAGATAATTCTCTTTATATAAGGTATCGTCGTCGATTGTCAAAACATAAAAATCTTCTCCATAATATTTCTGAAGAGTCGGAATCAACTTCTTAAAAGTCTTTGTGTCTTTCTCGACCCAATTTATATGAATGTTATCATTTTTGTCAATGATTTCAACCAATTCTTTCGGAAGATTTACAATTTCATTACCGTTTCTGTCAATTTCGACAAAATTCGGTTTTGCTAAATTCAACTCAATAGAATCTAAAGCAACTGTTTGCTTCAACATAGACTCGATTGCCGACCTAACATTATCAATTCTCGGCGGCCAACTTGTCATTGAAATACGAACTTTCTTCATTATTGAAAAACAAAAAGAGCAGTTCTCGATGAACTGCTATTTCTTATTTTAACAGATTTAATCATAGTCTCCTCTTTCGAAAAGATCAACAACTTCGTCAAAATTCTGTTTGACATATGCAAATGCTTCGTCATAATCAGTGAATCTTTTGAAATCAATCCAACCGTCCTTACCCGGCAGCAAACCGCCACGCTCTTTTGGAATGTCAAGACCAAACTCAACATCCGGAATCATGTAAATCTCTTCAATCGGTGCCAAAAGGTTCTTTTCTTTCATGATAAGGTAGCCAACCTCTCTGCCATTATAAACAATAGTCTGTCTATGTCGTCCTCTACCCAAATCTTGCGGCTCTATATATTCGAATTCATCAACTGAATCATTCTCATTAAGACGCATTTTCACGACTCTGGCTACATCTTTCATAATGCTCTCGTAGAGTTTTCTTTTACTATTTCTATTCATTAAAAATAAACATCTTTTTATAAGGTATTTATTTTTGCACATCTTTAAAAAATTAGTCAGCTAACAAAAGTCGGAACATAAACAAGTTCTTCTCTCTTGAGTCCAAATTCTTTGCAAATAGATATTATTTGTCTATCAGTTTTCATAAACGGATTGCATTTGTTTATTTATTTTTAAACTGTTTTCTATCTTGATTTTTAAATTGTATTAAAATTATTGCAAAATTTATTGCAAAACTGATTACATTTTTCTATCTTTGCAACAAATTATCTTCAAACGAAAACAACATAAGTCATACAATCAATAAACTCAAAAAATAAATGAAAAATAAAAACATGATTCTGGAAGGATTCAGTTCAATTCTGGAAGGATTCAGTTCAATTCTGGAAGGATTCTTCTCAATCTTAAACATCAGCGGCAGCAACGCATCTAAGAAAATTCAAAGAAAAAAGTCCAATCTCACTGATATAGAACAAGACTGGCAACAAATTGAACAAGACTGGCAACAAGTCGGAACGGATTTCCGAGATGCGCTGAACAATTTCAAAAAGAATAATTAACTATTAAATGAGCAGTTCTAAAAACAAACAGAACTGCTCCTTTATTTTTCATTCATCATCGGCAAATCTCCAGTTCCTTTCTATATAGGAAAATGCACAGTTTCTTCTATGATTTTTCATCATCAAATGATAACGATGACTAATATCATCAACATGATAGACTATCCAAACTTTGTTGCCGTCAGTTATGCTATCTCCGATTTTGAACTTCGGTTTTATTTCTTCAATTTTGCTCATAACCAATCTATTAAAAATAATTCAAACTCAAATCATTGAAACAATATTTCCTTCCGAATCAACACATACACCGTCTTTTGAAATCAGCAAATCGTCAAACTGCTCTATCCAATTCTTATCAACAAATTTCGGAAACGCGAGATTGCCTTTCCGGTTTATATAATTTATTTCATGACGATAATTTTCCACTTTTGCAAAACCGTCCTTAAAATCTTCTGCAGCATGAAACCACTTGTCAGATATATAATGTCCATTCACATCAATAAAGTTATAGTCAGTTCCATGATAAACACGAAAGAAACCGTCAGAATAGTTCTTGATTTCTGGATTAATCCATTTTGAAAATATTAAGTTTCCTTTCTTGTCAATCACGTTGTATTTGTGATTTTTCATGACAACAGCATAGCCGTTCACAAATGGAAAACATTTATCACAATTATTCTCTAAAAGAAAATTTCCACTTGTGTCAATATAGTTCGCATCAACTACTGAAGGTTCAACAACTGCAAAACCATCATGGAATTGGTAAGCCTTAAAGAAATGACGATCAGGGCACAAAACATTTCCATTCGTGTCGATATAGTTCCATCCGTAATCATCATCTTCAAGACTGCCATTAAAGACCGGCGCATATCCTTCGGAAAAATCTTCCACTTCTGTATAATGAAGCTTCTTCCCTCTTTTATTCTTCAGCAGCTCGCCTTTCGTATTTATGAAAAAAGACTCGTATTTATGTACAACTGCAAGACCATTGCTGAAGTCCCTGCATCCATCAAACCAAACCGGAGAGATAGTAGAACCATTTTTGTTTATGAAATTATATTTGATATCCTTGCCATTAATTTTTGATTCGACAACAGCAAAACCTTCATGAAAATCACAAACATCTTCATACCATGTAGTTGAAACCAAGTCTCCGGTTTCCTTGTCTATAAAATTCCATTTATCATTGCCATCTTTCACATCAACATTCACTCTTGCAAACCCATCATGGAAATCATAGCAATCCCTGAACCATCCATCTAAAAGAAGATTTCCGTCATAATCAACAAGATTGTAAGTGCCGTCGAAACACAATCTATAATTAATGTTATTATTTCTGGTATTACATCTGATGCACGATCTACAAAAACTCTTCAATATCTCGCTCTCACTCTTATCCGGGAAATATATATGAAAGAACCAATAAAATGATTCTTCGTCATTGATTTCTATCGATGGATGTTCTTTTATTTCAAATCTACCAAAATTTGTACTAAACTTAAACTCTCCCGGCTTGTCTTTGATTTTGTCATTAGCAAACTTTAGTCCAATAACATATCCAGAAAACAAAACCGCAATACGATTGATAAGAATGCAAAAATCACCAAGAGACATGTTCTCTGAATGAAATGATATAACTATTAGACAACTTTTATTACCAGTTAAATCTAACAGACAAACCAGCGGTTCTTTGTATCTCTCTATGAAATGGCTTGACAACAACACTTTGTTGACATAACTCTCTATTGTCTGTTTTCCATCATCTCCTCCAAACGAAGTCTTGCAGTCAAACACCAGCATGACATTACAACTATCATCACTGGCATCATCCTTAACATCTTCAACATCAACAGCATCGAGAAGACTCTCATTCAACATTTTTGATTTATGTTGCATCATTGCTACGATTTCCAAGATTTTTGCTTTATCTTATTATAAGATATTTATCGAAAACGCTGAAAATCAAACATGTTCGATAAAGACTTCGAACTCATCTTTCGCAAACCTGTCCAACGGCATCCGACTTCCGTTTCCGAGTCGAAAATCATATCTCATCCGGTTCTCATATGATTTCAATGCTTTCTCGAAAGTCTTCATATCTGTAAGAATCCAGTTCCCGTACTTTGATTTCTTGATAATGTACGCGGGCTTCACAATCACCTTGTCTCCGTAAGTCTCAAAATGATGCCAGATGTTTCCATTATAGTTGAAACGGACAGGCTTCGTCTCGTAGATATAGTTGAACTGCTTTCCTTGTTTTCTTAATGTCTCAAGCCGTTCTTCATAGAAGTACTCAACAAACTCGATATTCCCACATTCGTCAATAATGTACGGGTACAAATGCCCGAATTTGATGTTCTTCTTTCTTGCAATACTCTTGAACGGTTCCTTGAACGTCTTATGCTCATAGTCAAAGACATCGTCAAGAAAAGCAGAAATCTTATTTCCAGACTCGTCGCGCAAAAATCTGTAGCGACCATTCTCAACTGAACCGCTTCCTGCGCCGCCCAGCAAGAACTGCTCGACATAACCGCGCGGAAACGCATAGATGCCGAGTTCAGCAGGAGCAGAGTGGAAACTGTCATTAATTTTATGTTTCTGCGGCTTCAATGAGCCGTATCTGATGAATTGCATTTGTTTTTATTTGTTTTTGATTGTTTGATGATGCAAATTTATAAAAATTTTTCATTTTCTCAAAGTTTTTCTTCTGTTATTGCTTCATTTTTGCTAAATTTGCAAAACTTTTAACATATAAAAACAAAATGGAAATCAAAAACTACACATTGACCGAAGTTGCAGAAATGCTCAATATGTCATTGAAACAAGTCAGGAAATTCGTCTCATCAGGAGAACTGAAAACAACAAAAGAGCACAACCATTATTCAGTCACACAGCAAGACTTTGACAACTTCAAAAACTACATCGAATCCGATAAGCATAACATAAAGCTTCAGGAAATCGCCGATGTTTTCAAGTCTTATAACGAAAATACAGAAAAGACACCAAAACAAGAGAAATCAGAAGAAACAAGATGGATAGATATCAGCAAGTTCTGGAGCAATCCACCAAAGTCATCAATGACTTTCGTTGACTTGTTCTGCGGTGCAGGCGGTCTTTCAAAGGGACTTGAAATGGCAGGTCTCGAAGGCATTTGCGGTCTTGACTGGTTCAATGAAGCATGCATGACATACAACAAGAACTTCGACCATCCTTTCGTGAACGGCGATATCAAGAACCCGGACATCAAACAAAAGTTCTATAAAACAGTCAAGAAACAACTGAACGGCAGACATCTTGACATCGTTGCCGGCGGTTTCCCTTGTCAGGGATTCTCAATGGCAGGAAACCGTATAGTTGATGATCCGAGAAACTCTCTTTATAAAGAACTCATAGAAATTGTGACTGAACTGTATCCAGATTTCGTCATATGCGAGAATGTCAAGGGACTGAGAAACATGCTCGGCGGTCTTGTCGAGAAGAAAATCATACAAGACTTCTATGAAATCGGCTATGACATGCAAGTCGAAACCCTGTGTGCAGCCGACTATTACACTCCGCAGAAAAGAGAAAGAGTCATCTTCATCGGAAATAGAAAAGGTCTGCAGAACTATCATCCGAAACCGATTCTAACACCGGAAAACTACATCACAACTGGTCAAGCAATCGCAGACTTGATAGAACATCCAGCAGATCCCGAATTCAACCATGTGCCGACAAATCATACAGAAGAAATGAAGAAGCGCATCATGGAAACTCCGGAAGGACATAGCCTGTACAAGGGATACAGCGACGCTTGGAAGAAATGCCCTTGGGACAAGCCGTCTTGTACAGTCAAAGAGAATCACGGCGGCGTGAACCTGCATCCGAAACTTCCAAGAGTCCTGACTGCAAGAGAGATGGCAAGACTTCAGTCATTTCCTGACGACTTCATCTTTGAAGGAAAGAAGAACAAGCAGCTTGTCCAGATTGGAAACGCGGTGCCGCCTTATCTCGGAAAAGCAATCGGACTTGCAGTCAGGATGATGAACAATGATATTAGTTAAAGAACAAACACATATGCAACAAAAAAGAGTATCTTGAAAAAGATGCTCTTTTTGTTTATATGGACAATATTTTGATAAATATCTTGATAACTTTATTTTAATAACAAACTTCAAAAGCAATGAATATACTTATAACCGGAATCGCTGGATTAATTGGTTCCCGCCTTGCTGATTACATCATTGAAAATACAGAACATACAGTAATAGGCATTGATGATTTTTCCGGTGGTTACATTGAAAATGTCAATAAAAATGCAATTTTCTACAAAAGAGATCTATCATCGAACAGCATTGATGATATATTCAGAAAACACAATATAGACATTGCATATCACTTTGCATGCTATGCCGCAGAAGGTCTCTCGCCATTTATGCGCAACTTCAACTACCGCAACAATATATTATGTACAACAAATATAGTCAACAATTGCATCAATTTCAAAGTTAAAAGACTAATATATGCTTCATCAATGTCTATATACGGACACGGAAAGAAAAACGGAGAAATATTTGATGAAACACTACCATATGCTCCGATTGATCCATATGGCGTGTCAAAAATGGCTTGCGAAATGGACATAAAAATAGCAAACGAGCAACATGGACTCGACTATGTCATCATAAGACCTCACAACGTATTCGGCATAAAGCAGAACATTTGGGATAAGTACAGAAATGTTCTTGGTATTTGGATGTACCAGACACTAAACAATGAACCAATGCTCATATACGGCGATGGAGAACAAACTCGCGCTTTTACATACATCGACAACATTCTTCCATGCCTGTACAGATGCGCATATGACCAAAATATATCAAAAGAAACAATCAATCTTGGAGGCATTAAACAATTTACAATAAATCAAGCAAATGATATATTAAAGTCAATAACCGGCTATAATAAAGTAGTCCATATGGAACAGAGGCATGAAGTCAAATTTGCCGTACCTACATATCAGAAATCCATTGACTTGCTCGGTTATTCAGAACCGGTATCATTTGAAGAAGGATTAAGAAGAATGTGGGAATGGGCAAAGATACAACCCATGAGGAAACGCAAAATATGGGATTCATATGAAATAACAGACAAATTATACAATTATTGGAAAAATGACAAACACTAAACTCATATTCTATTGGTATGTTCACAATAGAGACTGGCATTATTTATATGACATCCACATCAAGTTACTCAATGAATATAAAGACAGGTTTTCAGAACAAGAATTTATTATTGCAACAGACTCTGATACAAAACAAGAGTATATTGATGCCGTATTAACAAAACTGAAGTCAATATTTCCAAATGCAAAGTTCACATTCTATGAAAATGACAAGCAGTTGCGAGAATCCAAATACTTCTATAATGAAATCGCTACGAAACTCGATCAAATGGATGACCGATGGTACTTTTTCGCACACAACAAGGGAGTTGATTCGCATTATGCACCCGGCATCTTATGCAAGATGTGGGTTGTCGGAATGTACTACATGAATCTTAATTATCCAGAAAAGATTCTTGAAGATATGAACAAGCCACAAACATGCGTCATCGGAACATATCTGTTACATGGCTTCATGTATTGGCCTTGGCTCACATTCGGATGGCATTATTCTGGAACATTCTGGTGGTTTAATCCAAAACGCATTTCAAATCTAATGAAAGAAAAGAATACTTCAATTCCTAAAAAGAATGACAGATATTTCACAGAAAGCTGCTGGGGTTCTTGCATCCCTGATGATGACTTGTACAGAAAACCTGCTCTCGGCAAGTACGACGCCCAATGGAGAAACAAGTTCAACTGGATGGACCCTGCTGACAGAGAGAAAGCAATGAGTTTCCTTAATTAAAGAATATAACAACTCATCTAACGGACAATCTACCAGCCAAGTAGCATTGTCCGTTTTCTTTGCATTAAAAAATAAATATCTTATAATACATAAACATTCAGGTCCGTTTTTTAACTGCTATGAAATTCAAGAAAAGAAATATTTTCGAAAGCATTCTTGATAGTGTCGAAGCCGATGAGGTTGTTGACATTGATGATGTTTCAATTGAAGAAAAGGCAATTTACATTATATACAATGACAACATCACAGACAAAGAAAACACTGATGTCATAATTGAAAGAATTTCAACAATCTTGAAAAAAAGCAACTTCATAGCAAAATTCAATAAACCGGAATACATAGATGACGAATATTCCAAAAAATCTTTCTACCTCGACGAAAACTATTATATAATCTTGTTCAGATTCGAACAAAACCCAAATGCGTCTCTTGATGATTTCTGCAAGTTAATCAGGTTGATAGACATCAACACGAACATTCATTCGATGTTTTATGAAAATGGCGAATTAAACTACCGTCTTGGTTTCAACACATTCACGCGCTATGATATTTTGATAAACAACAGTTACAATAGGGAAGACGAAAAATTCATAACGTTCTTTAGAAGTTTCTTTCCGGACGCATCAAAAGAGCAAATTTTGAAATCTTTCATCCGCGCATGCGTTAGGTTCAGCAACGACCAAGCAAAATTCTCACCAGAGCAGAAATGGTTCACAATCAAGATAGACTTTGATGAGAACTTTGTCAACAAAAACGGAGACTTTATGTTCAAAAAACCGTTGAAATATGTTGATAGATTCTCAGACGGATATGCTCTTATCAAGATTGATGACAAAAAACAATATATTTCTGAAAACGGAGTCATACTATCTTCTGACAAATGGCTTCCTGCCAAGTCGTTCGAAAACGGTTATGCGATAGTTCTGAACCCGAATTATGGTAAAAAGGTCGTCCTCGATTTATACGGCATCATCAACACAAAAGGAGAACTGGTCACAAACACTTGGTACACAAAAATCATATCATATTCAAAAGACGGAATCGCTCTTGTGGAAGAAAGATACTATCAAGTGCTAATAGACTTGACCGGAAAGCGAAAGTTTCCAGAATTGCGCAACGGTTATGAGTACTGCAGTTATTTCACAAACGGATTTGCCATCATCAGAAAAAACGATAGCGGAAACGATTATGTGTACAACTTTGTAGACGAGGAAGGCAACTTGCTTTATGAAGAATACGAATGGTTCAAATGGTGCATGGACTTCTCTGACGGCTATGCGGTTGTTGAACTGAACGACAATGACGAAGATGCATATAACTACATTGATGAAAACGGAGACTTTCTTTTATCAAAAGACCGTAAGAAATGCCACAATTTCCATGAAGGTTATGCGGTAGTTTCTGATAGCAAGGACCCTACAAGATGGAACTTCATAGACCTGAACGGAAAAGAGATTTCAGATGAATCGTTCTTTGATGTTGTCAGTGATTTCCATGATGGCGTTGCCGTTGTAAAGAACGAAGAGAACAAGTACACATATATAGGAACAGACGGTAAAATGCTCTTTCCGGGCAAATGGTTCGACTTGTGCTTAAATTTTGAAAACGGAATTGCAAAAATATATGTGGATTCCAAAATCAACTTCATTGACAAGAAAGGAAACGAGTTGCTTCCAAAACGTGAATTTATTGATGACGAAGAAGCATGCAAGATAACCAACAATATGATTGTTTTCAACAGACTTGGAATCGCTTATGACTTCAATGGAAACCTGATTTCAATAATTTAACTTTTTTTATAGTTCTTTTCTTGCTTTCAAAATCCAGTTTCTTTATCTTTGCAAACTGAAATCGATTCATCATTTCATAGAAATGAAGATTGTAACTTTTCTGGATATGAAAGAATTAGAGACAGAATCAGGGCTATTAGACACTGTTGAAACGGACGAAGTGAACGATTCGACAGAAAATTATGCATACAAGCATAACATAACGCTGTATCTCAATTACAATACAAACGGTTTTTATTATCCGGATTTGCATAAATCGTTCGACACACAACGAACGATAACTATGGATTATTTGCCTGCAGACATCGACGGCATTTCAACAATTCTGTCAAAAAGCGCTTTCATAGACAAGTTCAAAAAACCGGAAATTGCAAACGAATATTTCACAATCCGCATTGAGTTCAGTTCAGACTACATGGTTCTTGACGACTTGTGCAAACTTGTTCAGCTATTGAGCACCAAACAGTTGTTGTCAATAACAAACCAGTACCAAGATGAAATCAAATGGAAAGCAAGTCTCATTAAAAATGAATATCATTCATATGATATAGTTATCTTGCAAGAAGAAGTTCTCATAAATTTCTTCCGACGCTATTTTCCGGAAGCAAGCGACATCGAGATTATCAGATGCTTCGCGCTCAATTGCATCAAGTACAACAATGTGGTACCGTTCAACCCATATGAACACCAATGGTATGCAATAAAGACCAACAAAAGGGCAAACTTCATAAACGCCCGCGGTCAGTTCTTTTCAGACACTTGGTTCTTGGACGCGCACAAGTTCAGCGAAGGCTTTGCAGAAGTCAAGTTGAATTCAAACGAATGGAACTACATAGACGAATTTGGGAATATATTGAGAACAGACATGAACTTCCAGATTGTCGGACGGTTCAAAGACGGTCTCGCGATAGTCCACAACAAAGAACTGAATTGCAACTTCATAGACAAAGATGGGAAGTTCCTGTTTGATGAGTGGTTCTTATCTCTTGAGCATTTTAGCGACGGATACGCGCTTGTGAAAAAGATATTTCATGATGCAAAATTAGACAAAGGCAACGGCGTTTTTGCAAATTTCATAAACAAAAATGGTTCTCTGTTATTAAAAAACTGGTATGCGGACATTGATTTCGAAACATTCATTAACGGTTATTCGATTGTACAGAACGAATTCGGAGTCAATGTAATGGACAAAAACGGTTCATTCATCCTGCCCATCTGGTACTCCGGAATATCAGAATTCCATGACGGTTATGCGCTTGTAATGAAATATATTAATGTCACCCACGGCTTCTATATTTATAACTACATAGACACGAAAGGAAACTTGCTTCTGGAAAAATGGAGAAAGTCTGCTCATATCTTTTCTGACGGAGTTGCGGCAGTTACCGGCTCTTACGAAGAAGAAAGTGATGGATATATGTTCATAGACACGAACGGATACTACATATCCAAAGACTCATGGCTTGAAATCGTAGACGACTTCCATAACGGCATCGCGATTGTCAGAGGCAAAGACAACCTCATGCACTACATCGGCAAGGATGGAAAGGACCTGTTTCCTAACAGGCGCTTCAAGAATTGCGAAAGGTTCATCAGAGGCATCGCGAAAGTCGAGAACGAGGATGGCAAAATCAACTTCATCAATAACAGAAACAAGCTGTTGCTTTCATCTTGGATTCACAAGCAAACTCCTGTGGTCATCAAGGACAACACAGTCTTTTTCCAGAAAACTGGTGTCCGGATAGACTATGATGGAAACATCATAGTCAACATATAATGAAGCCTTATGCAAATGCAAAACAATAATTCAAAGAACATTCTTGACAGCATCATGCCGGATGAAGTGGAAGATAGCGATTATCTTGAAGGGTACAAGACAATCGCCATCTATTCTATCAACTGCGACATGGCTGACCGCATCGTTCCAATCCTGTCAAGAAGCAACTTCATAGACAAGTTCAAGCAACCGGAAATAATGCAGAACAACTGCGACGAAATCTGCATCCACTTCATTCAAAACAGCAATGCAAGTATTGAAGACTTATGCAAGATGATTCAAGCAATCCATATGAAAACGAATCACGAGTGGATGTGGATGAGTTTTGAAAAATGCACGCTTCATTATAAATTGAACTTCAAAGATTCAGAAGATGACAACAACAAGAATTACGAAGACACCGCATATGACATCACGATTGTCCAGAAAAACGATTTTATGAACTTTTTCAAGAAATTCTTTCCAGACATTCCAGAAAAAGAGATTCTTAAGACATTCATCCGTTCATGTTTCAAGTACAATAATGCTGCAGACGATTTCTCGCCAGAACACAAATGGTTCACAATCAAAATCGTTATAAGCATAAAAGATGATGAAATAAACATAAATGATGAAGAAAACTTCATAAACAGAGATGGTGATTTCCTGTTCAACGACAACCGGACGATCTTCTCAATCGGCAGGTTCCATGACGGATATGCGAAACTTTTTCTGGAAAACGCATTTTGCTATATTGACGAGAACGGCAAATCCCTTGAATATGTCAAGAAGAACGACAAATGTCTTGAGTATATCAACTGTTGTCCGGATCAACGATTCAAGAACGGTTATGCAAAAGTCACAAACCAATATACAAACCAAAATTCTGCAAAGTACAACTTCATCAACACAAAAGGCGAAATCATTCTTGACAAATGGTACGACAAACTCGATGAAATCAAGGACGGCACTGTTCTTGCAACAGAGAACAACCGCCAGAATCTGATAGACATCACCGGCAACAGAAAGTTTCCGGAACTGCCACCTGACTACGAATATGCAAGCCGTTTCATAAACGGGTTCGCAATAATCAGGACAATATCCGGGCTTCTGCGATACAACATTATAGATGAATACGGAAAGCTTGTTTCTGACGAATGGTTCTATTTATGCAACAACTTCTTTGACGGCTGGGCTGTCGTCATGACTTCAAACGAAAAATACAATTACATTGACACAAACGGTTGTTTCATGTTTAAAAACGGACGCTGGATGTGCCATAACTTCTGTAGCGGTTATGCTGTCGTATCGGACATCAATAGTATGTACTCGTATAACATCATAGACACGTCTGGAAACGAAATCTCAAAATTTTCATTTCTGGAAGTCGGAAATCTCAACAACGGTTTCGCTATCGTCAAGAAATCAAGAAATGAATACAACTTCATAGGAATCGACGGAAACCTAATCTCTCCGGACAAATGGTTTTCTGAATGCAAAAACTTCATTAACGGCATCGCTCGGGTCGAATCGGAAGATTATCCAAACAAGTTCAATTTCATCGACAAGAAAGGAACAATCTTGCTTCCGGAATGGATTGACATCACCGAGCCATTCAAGATAGAAAACAACCTGATTATCTTCAAGAAATTAAACCAGTGCTATGACCTTGAAGGAAACTTCATTTCACTAATCTAATTTTGATTTTCTAACCATTGAACAGCATCCGGAACTGACGCGGATGACGATGCTGTAGAAATAACGTCTAACAAAATAAATATCTTATAATACATAAACGTCTTGCATCAAAACAGTCCAAATGAAAAAACGTCTCTCAGAGAGCATTCTTGCCGACATAGACCCGGACGAAGTTACCGACAAGGAAGATTCAGCGGCAATAACCCTGCTTTTCACGTACACTACAATCGTCAGTCCGAACATCGTTGATTTCTTTGCAGACTGCCTGTCGAGATGCAAGTTCATCGACAAATTCGCCAAGCCCGAACTGCTTCCATACCACAAGCAAGTCAGACTCTCGTTCATTTCAGAACACATGACTCTGGAGAACCTGTGCATGCTGTACCACCTGACTCAAATCCCTGATTTGGAATATAATATCACGACCGACGGCGGCTTGATTCTCGACAGGGCAATCGTCAACCCGTTCAACACATTCAGATTAAGCGGAAGAGACATATTCATATTCGATGAAAAGCAGTTCTTTGATTTCTTCAGATACTACTTCCCGGATGCATCAGAAACAGAGATTATCAAGGAATTCATAAGAGCGTATTCAAGATACCAAGACACCGAAACTCCAAGAAACCGAGACAAAGTCTATTCCATAAAGTTTTCAACAAACAAGGCGAACATCGCAGACCGGAACGGAAACATCATCCTGAACGAGTGGATGAATGACGTGACCATGTTCAGCGAGGGATACGCAATGATACAGAGAAGCGACAATAAGTGGAACTTTGTTGACAAAAACGGCAACATTCTTTCACCCGACAAATGGTTCAACAGTGTCCTGAATTTCAGTGACGGGCTTGCAATCGTCACAAATGACAACGGCTCCCAGAATTTCATAAAGACGAACGGAAAGTTCCTGTTCAGGAAATGGTACAAATCAGTCAATAACTTCAGCGAAGGATACTGCATCGCAAAAAACGCCAATGGCAAATACAACTTCTTGGACAAGACCGGAAAACCTCTGCTCAAAGAATGGATTCCATACGAGTGCTCCAGTTTAAAGAACGGATACGCTATCGTCATGAACGCTGGATGCCAATACAACATAATAGACAGAAACGGCAAACTTGTCCTGAAAAACTGGTTTGACTACATATCAGATGTCAACGACGGATTTGCCGTGGTCGAATTCGACTCGGACCAGAACTTTGTTGACATGAACGGTCGCTACATATCCGAAAACTGGTGGGCTGACTGCTACGACTTCCATGAAGGCTATGCGGTCGTCAAGGATGATATGGGGCGTTGGAACTTCATAGGAACAGACGGGAAACTCTTGTTTCCGAACATGCAATTCAACCAATGCAGCGACTTCTGCGAGGGATTCGCAATCGTCCAAGACAACAACAGGTCATACCACTACATAGACAAGAAGAAGAATGTCATCTCGCTGAGCAAGAAGCCGTTCGAAGCGGGTTTCTCGAAGTGCGAGCCTTTCAAGGACGGCATCGCGAAAGTGTTCAGAAAAGACGGCTGTTTCAACTTCATCAACAAGAAAGGAACACTGATTTTCAACAACTGGCTTAACGAATACACGCAAGTCATTGTTGATGACGGCATGTTCATTTTCAAGAAAACTGGCTCATGCACCGATTTGGAAGGAAACCTGATTTCTATAATTTAATGTTTTTTAACTTTAACTATTTTCCATTTCCAAGTTTTTGGACTATATTTGCATCTGCTTAATCCTATCGTGAAATGGAAACAAAAACAGGAAAGCTTCTTGATACTGTAGAAGCCGACGAGGTTGTTGATATCGAAAGCAATAAACCGAAATTCAAAATAATCTTGACTGTCCAGTACTTCAGAACTATAGATTCGGTCATCATAGTTCACATGGAAGACTGTCTTTCAAGATGCAGATTCATAGACAGTTTCGTCAAACCTGTAATAATTGACAACTATAGCATCAGATTCTCGTTCGTTTCGGAGAATATGGAGCTTTCAGACTTGTGCGACCTTATCCAGATAATCCAGATTAAACACTTTCCATGCAGAATCACAAACGAAGCATACAAGACTTTATTCAATGTTCTGTACAATGAATCAAATCAATTCTATCCCGGTTATGACATAAACATCACTTCCGACGCGGCAGTGTCTCATTTCCTGTCATTCATCATGCATTATTTTCCAGACACAAACGAAAACGAGATATATAGCATGTTCATTCGCTCGTTTGCAAGATTCACAGACGATGACATATACAGCAATCGTGACAAATTGTACACAATATCTCTTGCCAACTCAAGAGCAAATGCCGCTGACAAGAACGGAAACTTCATCATGAAAGAATGGACAAAGGATATCCGCAGTTTCGACGAAGGCTTCGCGCCCGTCCAGAGAGAAGATGAAAAATGGAACTTCATAAACACGCGCGGCAAGTTATTGAGTCCGGACAGATGGTTCTTCAACGTGTTCACTTTCAAGGACGGTCTTGCTATCATAGCAGAAGATGATGACAGATACAACTTCATAAAGACAGACGGCACTTTCCTGCTTGACACATGGTACAAGTACATTCAGCAGTTCAGCGAAGGCTATGCAGCAGTATGCAATAAAAAGAACCAGCACAACTACATAGACAAAGAAGGCAATCTCCTGTTCAAAGACTGGCTGGACTACTGTGAATGCGGAAACTTCACAAACGGCTTTGCCATCGTATCAAAACAGAACTGCACAAGCAACCTGATCGACAAGTCCGGAAAACTTGTTTCAAAATTCTGGTTCTCAGACTGCAACAACTTCACAGAAGAAGGTTTTGCAGTCGTTGAAAGAAACTTCAACTACAATTTCATCGACAAGAAAGGAAATCTCCTGTCGCCGTACTGGTTCGACATTTGCCATGACTTCCACGAAGGCTATGCCGCTGTCAAGAGCGGCGAACAATGGAACTTCATAGACACGAAAGGAAACAAGATTTTCAAGAACTTCTCAATAGACAACGGATGCAAAGACTTCTCCGAAGGCTTTGCCATCGTCAAGAGCAAGAACAACAAGTTTCACTTCATCAACAAGAATGCAAAACTACTCTCGCTGTGCAAGAAACCACTGGAAGGATTCACAGAGTGCGAGCCGTTCAAGAACGGAATCGCGAAAGTTTTCAACGACAAAGACGAATTCAACTTCATCAACAAGAAAGGAAGACTGATTTTCAAAAACTGGTTCAACAAATACACACAGGTCATTGTTGAGAACGACATGTTCATTTTCAAGAAATCGGGTTCGAGAACAGATCTTGAAGGAAACTTTGTTTCCTTTATTTAACTTTTTTTAAAATTATTTTTCTTGTCGTCAAACATAATTTTCATTATCTTTGCATCAGCAAAATGAGATTTATATGCAAGAAACCAGAACGCTTCTTGATGATGTCCATGTTGACGAAGTCAGCGACGACATAACAACCGAATCCGAGAACTGGATAACACTGTCTGCCACAATACCCTATTATGGCAGCGACTCTCTAATTTGTCTTATTCCATTCTTAACGAAGCAACTGTCAAGATGCAAGTTCATAGACGAGTTCAAGGAACCTGAAATCACATCCAGCATCCTGAACAAGAAACTGACAATCTCGTTCACGACAGAGCATATGACTCTCTCGGACTTATGCGACCTGATTCACCTGATTAAAATTCCAAACATCAATTTCACGAATGAAGCGAACCAAATCATCATTTGCTACTACAAGGACTCCTCGACACATTCCATACATGACATAATCATCGGGGGCCAATCATTGAACACGTTCATACCGTTCTTCAACTATTTCTTTCCGGATGCAACAGAGAACGAGATATACAGCGCGTTCATCAGGTCATATGCAAGAATCCATGACGCCGACATCATAACAGACCGGAACAAGACATACGTCTTATATGCCACACAAAAGGCAATCGCAGCAGACAAGAACGGGAACTTCATCACGGACACTTGGTTCCATGACATCAAATGCTTCAGAGAAGGCTTTGCAGCAGTCCAGAGAACAGACCTGAGATGGAACTTCATAAACACCCACGGCAAGTTATTGAGTCCTGACAAATGGTTCTTAAGAGTCACAGATTTCGAGAACGGACTTGCAATCGTCACAGATGATACAACCGGCAACGATAACTTTATCAAGCCGGACGGCTCGTTCCTGCTCGACAAATGGCAAAATTTCTTATCTCCGTTCAGCGAAGGCTATGCTTGCATCGTAAACGAGAACAACCTTCAGAACTTCATCGACATGCACGGCAATGTCCTGTTCAAAAAATGGAACAATTATGAATACGAACCTTTTGTGAACGGTTTCTCTATCATATCGAACAAAAGCAGCGCGCAAAAAAACCTGATTGACATGACAGGAAAACTCGTCTCGGAAACTTGGTTCTATAAATGCAGCAACTTCACGAAAGAAGGCTTTGCCGCCGTTGCAACCGATAAATTCAGTTATAACTTCATAGACAGGAACGGAAACTTTCTGTCAAAAACATCTTTTGATGCTTGCAGGGACTTCTGCGAAGGCTATGCAGCAGTCAATGATGCCGGCAGATGGAACTTCATCGACACGAATGGAAAGAAGATTTTCAAGACATTCGAGTTCATTAATTGCAAAGACTTCAGTGAGAGTTTCGCAATCGTCGAGACACTGAAGCATACATATCTGTTCATCAACAGCAAAGAGAAGTTTCTCTCATTGACACGCCATCCGATCCACGGTTTTGCAATGTGCGAGCCTTTCAAGAACGGCATTGCAAAAGTCTATGACAAAGACAAGCAGTTCAACTTCATCAACAAGAAAGGAAAACTGATTTTCAAGAACTGGATTAACAGGTATGAACAGGTCATTGTTGCCGAAGACATGTTCATATTCAAGAGAAGCGGATTGTGTGTCGATTTTAAAGGAAACATGATATCGACAATTTAATAGCCGTTCTCAATCATTTCTTGAAAATATAAAACTTCTCGTTGCTTCTCCTTTCTCCGCTCGTCCTGTTGAAATGGCTCTTGCTAACTTTCAACAAATGACATTCCGACCATTCACAGCAATCAATAAGACCGACCAAGTCTTCCCGGATGACAAGCCCGAACAACTTGCAGTCACTCTCCAGCCAGTTTCTGAGTATCTTGTTCAGAAACGCTTTATAATCATCCATATCTTTGAATGATTTCCCATCATAAGACTCGACGTTGTAGTACGGAGGACACATGAACCATGCATCTACATCATCAATCTTCAAGTCTCTTGCATCGCAGTTCATCACTTCAAGAGAATCTATCCCGAAACGATTCTTCATCTTCTCGACATTCTCACAGACAGACTTGTTAAAATCATTATAGACAATCCTGTCACAAGAGAGCATTCCGAGCAAGTGATGTCCCCAGCCCCCACAAACATCATAGACAGACTTCACTTTGAACTTGTTGACAAACCAGTTGGTCCATTGCGGATTGAAATGAGAATATCCGTAATGCAGACCGGATTTCTTGAAACCGTCCATCAAGTCCTTGACCGTGAGTTCATATTCTTTCTTTCCAAGATAATGAATCCTGTTCTGAATGAGCTTGCGCCGCAAGACCGGATCCCTTGCATAAAGCTCCATCTCTTTCTTATAGAACTCGCAGAACTGAAACGACTTAACGATAGAATTTCTCTGATTCAATATGGTCACATCGGACAACTTCTTGACATGCATGCTCTTGTAATAAGAAAACTCGTTATCGAGACCTTCATCATCGAAAACAATCGGACATGTGCCTTGCAAACAATGAATGAACAACTGAATCTGCCTGATAATGTCTTCTTCATCATGGAACGAATAGATTTCAAGATAGTTCAAGTTCTTGTCACGCGCTTCTTCTCTCTTCTTGACATCAAGTTCAGCCCAGACATATGCTATGGTCGAAAACTGCGACTTCTGCCCGGTCTCGTTCTCTTGTTCTTTCGCTTTACCAATCAATGATTCAAGTTCGGCATTGTCTTCTTCTGTATTCAAGAAAGCGCGCTCATGATGGAATTGAGAACCCTGATATTCGATGTACAAGTCATAGTCGGGAAGATAGAAATCAACATTGTAGTTGAACCGGGACTTGTCCATCTTCTCGTTGTCTATGTTGTAGAAACGGGATATGATTTCCCGGACCTGCTTCTCTCGATCAGATGTCGCATATTTGGAGTTCTCGTTCAACTTCTTGACAGCAAGTTCCCTTATTTCAGGAAGCATGAACGTGGTCTTGACTCCGTAACGCTCCATGAACGTATTGGCTGTCTTGTCCTTAACCGATTGGCACTGTGTCGGATGAATAGTGCCGTAGTTCTTAAGAAACGTCTCGTTTCTATGCTCGATGACATCCTTGCGCTGTGCCGATGCAGCTACACCGTACTTCTCCTTGTACATCTGCTGGTGCTTCTCTGAATCATAAACGCCGCGCGTTCCCCAGACCTTCTCGCAAGTATCGAATCGCTTCTCCTGTGTCTTCTCGTCAAGACCGGCACAAGACTGGCAGCAATGAGTCCGCATCATGAGCGACTTCTTCCCCACCCAGACGACAGGCTTGTTGCAACCTTCGCGTGCGCAAATCGGCTTCTTCTCGATGCCAAAGCGGATTCTCTGCACAGTTTCAAGCAATGAACTTGAATCATCATAGCGGTTCTTCAAATAGTTGATGATGATTGGGTTCGTTAGCATATTGACAAACTTGTCATACTTTATGTACTTCTTGACAATATCGTCATTTATTTCAATTACAGTTGCTTGCCATTCAACGAACTTCTTGTCTCTGGATTCTGATATGCTTGAGGAACCTGTCATCTTGATAGCCCTGCGCTTTGCGTCGCAAGCCTTGTCGCCACACGTTAGCCAGTAACCTTTTGATAGTTCGTTTCTTGTGTTCCATTTAAGTTTCTTTCCGCAGAACTTGCATCTCTGGACTTCTTTCAAATCATGGATTAAATAATAGAAACGCTCGGAAATTGTAGGGTTGTATTCGTCAAGGAATGATGTAGCATCCCGGACTTGCTTTGATAATGATTCCAAATTACTGATTCTTATTAACAACAACCTGTTATCATACTCGCCATGCTTATACTTCTGGAGAATTGATTGCAAACTGCAATTAGTGCAAGGTGAACCATCTTTTATACAAGCAGTTATGAACATTTGATGAGTTAATGTAACTACATTTTTACAACGATTGCACTGAAAAGTTATATCAGTTGGAGTGATGTTTAAAACTGAACAGTTGCTTTCTTGTGCATAGTTCGTTAATAACTCATATAATTCAATATCTTGTGTTTGTTCCATCTTAAACAATTTTAATTATCTTTATGCAAAGTTACGAAAAAATATTCAATTATAAATTTTTTTGCATAATTTGTACTCTTTTTTTTTGATTTATTCAAAATAATTGTTTAAAATTTATTAACATTTTAACAAAAAGTGTTAATTTTTGTATAATAAAATAATTATCATATTTTTCTTATTTCATAATAAATTATTCAGAATAATCATTTAACATATTTTAACATTTTTAACATTTCAAACTTATACAACAAAAAGAAAAGTGCTGGACTTTCATCCAGCACTTTTCACTTATTTTGCGTCTTATAATTCGCTTGTTTTTAGAGACCTGCAGGGTCCACTACAAACGTAACATACTGTGTTTCAGGGAAGTAACCTGCATCGACCAGTGCATATCTTGATTTAACCATTAACTTCGGAGCCATAGTTGCCTCTGCTATTGTACGGTAGGTTTCTGCGAGTACATAAGGCATAAAATGACAACCAGGTTCATCCTTGCCACCCTTGCGACCTACGAGTACACGAGTATCCTGAGCGTTCATCAATGGGTCAACATAAATTGTCATACCGCACATTGTGCCGATTGGATAAAGAGAACCACCGTTCTGGCTGATGTTGTTAGCCAATGGGCTAAACTGATACTGTGCATTAGTCTGCAAGAGAGTTGCGATAGTGATGTTAGTTACTGCGAATGTAGCAGCACCATAACGACCGCGCTGGAGAATCCAGTTAGAAGCAGCCAAGAAGTTGCTCTGAATTCTCTTGATGAGAGTGTCACGGTTCTCGAAGCTTGCACCAGCAGGCAAGAACAATGGCTTGAATGGAAGTGCAACGTTCACCTGATTAGCATACTCAACACCGTCTTCTGTAGTCATGCTGTTCTGAGGAATAGCAAATGCAGGAGTCATACGGAGAGGACTGCCCGGAGTATAAGAAGGGTCGAGAGAAATGTTAAGGTTAGCAGTTGGACCTTCAACTTCTACCATCTTGTAGTGGTTCTTCCAACCGAGAGCAAAGAGGCGGCTTGTGATGTGACGGTTGATAGTCTGAGAGAGATCATTAACAGCTGCGTTCTCAACCATCTTCACAACATCGATACCCCACTGCTTCTGGAGGTCAGTAACCTGCTCCTGAGTAACAGCGCAACCAACTTCGATAGTACCAACGCTCACGTTCTTAGTGAACAACTTGAGGCTGATCTGACGTGCAGGAGTCTGCTCGCCGACGCCGCGGCTCATTGGCTCGTAGAGAGTAGTACCGTCCTGATATGTGCCGTACCATGCATCGCGGTCATGTTCGCCAGCACCTGCGAAGCCCTGAATCTGGTCTTCAAGCATGGAGATGAGGCGTGGAGCCACGAGAGTAACTTCCTTGGTTTCCTCTTCTGTTGCACCAACTGGAGTGTAAACAGTAGTGAAAGTGAGCTGACCCTGTGCGAAGTAAGCACCGAGAGACTGTGTACCAGCGATAACCTTGAACATTGGGTCGCCGTCGATACGAGACCAGCCGATGAACTCAACGATAAGGTCGCCATCCTCGCCGAAGTGGTTGTGGTTGATAGAAGTATCAACTGCCTGACCAGCAGCAGCAACGAAAGTAGCGCCAGCAGGAACTGCGGTAGCACCCTTCAGGCTACGCTTGATAGCAGCAGGAGAAAGAGTGACAGTCTCGCCAGTGGAAGCATCCTCGAGTTCAGCAGGAGCGATAGAAGCCTTGAATGCATGAGGCAAACCATAAACTTCGTAAGCAGCGTTAGTCTGGCTGTTAGCACGAGGGTTAGCATTCTGTGGAGAATAAGCTGGAGAGTCGCCATAAGGAGCCTTGCTACCAGTGTAAACATAGTCCATATAAGGAAGAACGCCTGTAGGACCAGAGAGCGGAGTCGTGTTCACGAGCTCGAAGCCGATGGTCTTAGCGGCAACCTTGAGAGCGATAGGGAGCAGAGTGTTCCACTTGTCGCCGGAACCAAGGTTAGTTGGGTCAGCCTGCTGTGCGCCGGTCATGGTAACAGGAGCAGTGCGAGGGTCGCCCACGCCAGTGGTGTTGTAAAGGGTGTTGTATGGCTGATAAGTGCCACCCATTGCAGAATAAGCGTTAGCGCCATTCTGGAATGCATCCTCGTTCAGCTTTGCAGTGTTGTGTGCAAGTGCAGCCATCCACTCAAGCTTCTCAGGATCGTTTACGCCAGTGATCTTCTTAATAGTTGGAGTCCAAGCCTCGGTAATCGCATGGTTGGTACCATTGATTGCCTTGTAAGAAGCGGCCAATTTATTAGTTTTGATCTTCATTTTTTTATAACTTAGATTTTTTGATTTGGTCTTGTTTTTCATGTTCGTTCGGCATCTGCCTGCGTGTTCTTCTTTTACAGCCCGTGTTCTCAACCAGCTTCCGTTCTTGCCGGCTTTCAGCCGCGCAATCTTCTTCTTCAAGGCAGACTTGAACATCTTTCCAAAGACCGTTGAAATATCGTTGTATCCAGAAAGGATTCTTTATGTTAATCGAACCATGTTCTCACGCCCGCGTCCCATTCCGCTTTTCCAGTCCAGCCTGTTATCGGGACCGCTCTTCCATTCTTGCGTAACTTCTTTTATTTGGCGAAGTTGTATGCCGGATTCCGGGTTTCCATTCTCTTGATAGCGCATTCTCATTTTCCATGCTTCTCGTCAGGATGTCCGGTGGCGCGTGTTCCACGCTTGGCATGATTCAGATTCTACTGAAAGACCGATATTGTTAAATTATTTATCAATGCGTAAAATGCCAAAAAATCGGTTTAATCATTGAAAAATCGTGAAAAATCGACCTTTTTAGACACGTTTTGCATAGATAACCCCTAAAAAGAACCAGAAATCAGTGTTTTTCTTGTTCATTTGCAAGTGAATCTTTTGCTTTGGTTGTGGCTGCAATATCCAGAATGCTTGCCGAGTCAACAGGATACCTTGCGTCTATGAGTTCCCTGACGCTTCGGACTTCCGTCCTCAGGTTCTCGATTGAGTTGTAAGTGCGGGGGTTCGTCACGAAATTCTGCCATGCGATGCTCAGCGTTATGAATATGATTATCGCGACTGACAGGACACATGAGCACGTGTTGTAGCACTTTTTTGGTTGTTCGCTTGTGTCAATCATTTCATTTTGAATGTTATATTTGTTAAACGAGCTAAGAACTGAAAGTTTTATCTCAAAAAAACTTCATATTGATAACTTTTGTCGATTTCGTCCTTCTAAAACTATTTATCATTGTGGTGTTTTTGCAGAATTAAAAAGAAAAATAGCGTCAATTTCAAGGAACTTTTCTGATGTTCATTGAAAAAGACGCAGTTTTTTGTGGCTACTGGTTGTTCTCGCTTGCCGGATTGAAATTCTCATATGACTCGACAAGATGACCAATCATCTTCTCGTATGTCTCCTTGACGAACTGGCAGTCGTCCTTAAGGACCTTGAGCTGATTCAAGGACTTGTCATCCGGATGGTTTCTCGACACATAGTCGATTTCTATGTCAATCATTCGCTCGTAGTTCTCGAACATCGTGCGGATCTGCTTCTGCAGCATCTTTGTCGAGATGACCACGTTGGAGACGTCATAGACATAACGGTCGTAGAATACAGTCGTCTTGCACTTCTCGTTAAGTTCGCTGATTTCAGCCCTGACATCTTCCATGTCATAAGACATATAAATACGCTGCGTCACGAAGTACAGGCCGCCGAAAGCGACGACCACGATGAGCAGGTTCCTGAGCCAGACCGGCATTCCGTCAAAGAACTTTTTCCCGAAGCTCGTGATTTTCTTGCCGAAACCGTCAGGAATCTTCACCACGAGATTCTTGATGTCTAACATTTTGGTGAATAAGATAACTTTTGTTTTAGATTAGCGTTAAAAGGCGTTCCAGCCGTTTCATTATTTATCATCATGCACAAACGGAAAGAGGCAGAAAATCCGTATACATTATATAGAAGCAGAGAAAATAAATATCTTATAATAAAGAAATCACAAACAACCCAGATTTAGGCAATGACACAAAAGGAAATGCTAAAGTGGCTGAAGAACGAGGTCACGATGTCGGGAACCATCAGCATATCAATAACCGACGCGGAGTACGAGCGAATCATGGACAAGGAAATCCAGATGGTGTACCAGCTGTATCCTGTGGCTGCGAAGCACCAGTTCTTCATCATCCATCCGCAGCAGTTCAGGACGCCGGAGTTCAGAAGGAACAGGACCATCCAGTTTCCGGACTGCGTCCTGCAGGTGTCGAGATTCGAGGAGATGAGGAACCGCAACATGATATACGGATTTGCGGACCCGGACTTCGCGTTCAACAAAACGTTCATGGCTGACATGTGGATAGGCTCGATGATGAACCTCGACTCGACGATGTTCAGAACCCTGCAGTGGTCGATAGCGGACCAGCTCAAGCAGTTCACGCTCATAGACATCAAGCATGTTTACAACGAGGCTGACCACACGCTGCTCGTGACAGGTCACGACCCGCACGTCCCTGTCTATTGCGAGGTCTATACGAAAGTTCCTGCAACCGAACTGTACGACGACCCTTGGGTTAGGCAATGGATTGCAGCGAAATGCAAGCTGAACGTGGCAAAGACCATCGGAACGTTCACGTCGAACCTGATAGGCGGAGTTACGGTAAACTACAACATATACACGGAAGAGGCGAACAACGACATCAACGACTGCAAGGAATGGTGGAAGAACCTGCGTGACGAGAACCACTTCTTCTACACGACTCCGTAATTGCCGAGCAGCGTTCTGACTGTCATTTGATGATAAATATCTTATAATAGAGAAAATACGACACATTATATATAATGAGAAAACTTACACTTGAACAGCTTGACGCATATGCAAAAAGACTTTCTTCCGGACAGGTTGGAAAATTGTACGAGTCTTTCACCGGAACAAAGCACGTGGGCTACATCGCGGAAACAGCAGGCATCGACGAGAACAAGTTCTACACCGTATATCTTCCGCTGACTGCGTTCCCGAATGACATTGACGAGTCAGACTTCCTCATCGCCCTGAAGAAAATCAAGTACGACGACATCCAGTACAAGCAGACACAGACCGGACTTTATGCATACACGGAGCATTGCGACACGTACATCAAGATTCTTGAACTGATTAGGGACCTTGGCTATGCTGGATATGCAGACAAGGTTGAACCGGGCTACGAAGAATATCTTCAATAAAAACTAAACTGATATTTTATGGGAATATTGGTTAGAAAGAAAAGGCTGTTCGAAGATGGGCAGCCGAACGGCAACCAGCCGCAGACAAACATTCCGCAGCAGACGACACCCAACGCCAACGGCGGCGGGGGCAACCAGCCACAGACAAACAATCCGCAGCAGACGACACCGTACGACAACAGTCAATCTGGCGGTAACCAGCCACAGACAAACATTCCACAGGAGACGACACCGAACGACAACGGGCAGCACGGCAACCAGCCGCAGACAAATCAGAAGCAAACGCCAGCAGCCGAGTTGAACACAAAAGTCCAAAACTGCGTGAACTTCCTCTCGCAGACTGTCGGAAAGAACGATCCGTTCGCACTAATGACATTAAACATCCCTGACAAAATCAAGGAGATGGTTCCGGAATTCAAGGCAGAGAACCCGAAAGCGAAGGATGCGATTGGAGCCTGGGACAAGTTCAAGGCACAGCCATCCAAAGAGACATGGGACTCCTTTGTCAACATGTTCGTCGCTTTCGGAAACAGCGGGCTTGAAGAAGAGAAGAACAAGGTGAACCCGCAGCCAGCCACGACGCCGCAGGCAACGCAGGCAGTCCAGCAGACCATGCAGGGCGAAAGCATGAACCTCAACTTCTCTCACATGCTGAACGAGAGAATCGAGCTCAAGAAGAACATAAGGACAATCTGCAGAAGCATCGAGGACACTTATCTGGACGACTAATCCAGCAAACGACACCGATAAAAAATGAAGAAAAAAATATTTGACATAAGAGCCGGTCACTACATCCTGACAGAAGATGACTCGAGTTCAGCATCAACTGACACGACGCAACAGACAGGCAGCGAGAACAAGCCGCAGGACCAGCCGAAGCAGCAGAATGCAGTGATGAACAAGTCTGTCGAGTCAAGTCCGGACATACAGAAAGTCAACGCAGCAGTAGAAGCCGAGAACAAACGGTACTCCGACAGCAAGGCTCATGCACAGACAACATACACGACGCAGAAGACAGCCGCCGAGGATGCAATCAACAAGGCTCTTGCCGATGCCGGTCGCCAGTATGCGGAAACTTCATTCGACTCGGTACAGACGAACCCGGCAGTCATCACGGCAAAGAAGAACATGCTCGACCTTGAGCTGAAATATGCAGAAGCGATGGCTAAACTGGAAGTCGACCATGCAAGGAACATCCACAGAATCGAGAACGAAAGACTGCAGATTTTCAGCAAGATGAACAACGAGAGCATCAACAGGCTCCCTCTGAAGTACAGAAGGTTCCTAAACGAGAGCAACATTCATCAGGCAAAAATATACATGGGAAATCTGGTCCAGAACGACGACGAGCACATCATCAAGGACATGAACGACTTCAAGAGAGTATTCCGCGACTCCGCTCTTGTATATGGAAAGGACAAGAACGGATACTATACGCTGTGCATCGATCAGGAAGACTTCGACAAGCTGTACAACACGCTGCAGGAAGCAGGCTATATGCGTGACGAGATTTTCGCGGTCGTGATGCCGCAGGTTCTTGACAGGAGCTCGATGATTGACTCGAAGAAATAAGCATTATTGATAATAACATATTTCAGACTCTTGAACTCTGAACATCGCATACAGAAGTTCAAGAGTCTTTTTTGAAAAACTTGAAACATCGAAAAATGAACAATACGATATTCGGAGACAGTTACTACGACATGTACGGTTCGAAAGCCACAAGCAACACATTGAAAGATGCAAAACCGGCAAAGCCTATCGAAAGAAAGCAAGCAACGAACAATTTCAATAAATACTACAACATGCACACATCGAAGCGCAGCAGTTCATTCAATACGTTCGAAAGCTTCGGAGCGACAAGAAGCAAGTCATTCTATGCAATCAAGCAAGGACTTCCGTATAAGTCATACAACGAGTACAAAGACCGATTCAAGGATGCACTAATGCAACTTGAAACCGATGTATTGGTTCATAATTCTGATGTCAATAACAAGAAATGCATCATCGTCGTTCCTGCTTATAAGACTACATTAACTAAACTTGAAAAAATAAGCATACAACAGACAGTTGCAGTGTTCGGAAGCAAATATGAAATTGCAATCGTGTGTCCGAAAGGTCTTGACCTGACAGAATACTACAAGCACACTGCTAATTTCAAGTTTGCAGTTCTTGAAGTGTCTCCGAAATGGTTCACTGCAATTTCAAGTTATTCAAGGCTATGCGAAGAGCCTGCGTTCTACAAGCACTTCCTTGACTATGAGTACATGCTGATTTGCCAGCTTGATGCATATGTTACAGAAGATATGCTGGATAAGTTCATTGCATATGGTTTCGACTACTACGGAGCGCAAGTCAGATGCTTTAGACGGATATACTACAACGGCGGTCTGTCACTAAGAAGGACAAGAGCGGTATATGATACAGTTTGCGCAAACACAAACACTATTCTATTTCCGGAAGACTGTTACCTATGCACGACAAAGAAAAAGCCTTTGAAAGTCAATTCTCTTGCAGTATCAAAAAAGTTTGCTATTCAAGTCAATAACATGTTCAATGATTCCGGAGTATTCGGTTATCACTACATAGACAAGATTCCATTTAATAAGATTTCATCTGTCATTGCAAAAACATTCAAGGGACAGCATTTAGAAGCTCCGAAAAACAAGACTGTCGTGTTCACATGCATAACAGGCAACTATGATCAACTATTAAAACTTGATTACATCAATCCGTCATATGACTACATATGCTACACAGACAACATGTCAATGCAGTCAAACGGATGGTTGCTCAGAAAAATCCCAGAAAACCTTAAGAACTTGTCAAACAGCAAGATAAACCGTTATATAAAGTGGCACCCGCATGAGTTCTTTCCAGATTATGACTTGTCAATATACATAGACGGATGCATCAACATACTGTCAGACTTCACAGAAATAATCGAGAGATACCCGTCAGACTTTGACATTCTGGTTCCGAAACACAGTCTCACGACCTGCATATACCAAGAAGCAAGGAACGTCTTGCGATGCAAGAAAGACGTCAAAGAAAACTTCGAGAAACAACTGCAGATGATGAGAGACGAAGGCTTTCCGGCAAACTACGGAATGACTCAAAACAATATCCTCATCAGACACCACAACAACAAAAACATGATAGATGTCGAAAACATCATGTGGAATGTCATCAAGAACGGCTCGCATAGGGACCAACTCGTTTACAAATATGCAGTATGGAAAAACGGTAACTTAAAAGAGTACATTCTTGACAAGAACACATGCAACTCTAAATACTTCTCTTGGAAAGCAACACACCCGAAACCAAAAAAGTGATGAAGATTAGGCTCTTCATCACTTTCTTTTTATAATTTAAGCAAGTCGCCGATCCGCTTTTCATCATTCCTGTCTTTGTAATGAAACAATCCCATCGTCGGCATAAATGTAAGTTCTCCGAGATAAACTCTATCATTGATTTCATAGAAATCACACCTGACAAACTTGAATGGACTTGAGAGTTTCCTGCTATACTCTATCATTTCATCAAGATGGTTTGGCTTTGGAGCAATGTTCGGATTTCTCTTATAATCTGCTTCTATTAATTCAAGACTCATTGGTTTATATGAAAGATCATAAAAACAGTATTTGTGCGACTGTATTCCCATAACATATTTCGGTTCTCCATTAAAGCAGAAGAACTTATAATCAGAAGGACTCAACTTCATTTCATTGCACATATTCTTCTCTATAAATATCCGTCTCGGAATATCATGGTAATGCGCTTCGCAACCGCCATGAAAGAATGTATAATCAGTAGCCATCCATTTCTCAAGTTTCTTGATAGAACCAGCAACATCCATTTGATTTCTGTCATTAACTATGATATTCATTCCGGAACCGTGATTGCATTTCATAACGAACTTTTCAGGCAGTTCAAACCATTTAATGTTATTGACCGAATTATAGACATCAATAATCGGAATGCACAAATCTTCTCCGATTTTCTCTTTGCAATAATCATGTACACGAATCTTATCTGCACAAACACACTTCAACTTCATCGGATGATAAAGATTAAGCCAGTTCATCTTATCTTGAATTGTAACGGGATTCTTCAGATTCAAAGTGACACCGCGTCTCTTTGCAAGTTTAAGAATATCATTTAAATACTTTCTCTGATCATATGAATATTCCATTAGTTTCAATCAATTTTGCTATTGCTATTTATCAACAAAATCGGCGTTTTCAAATAAATACAAAAACCATAAAAACGCTTATGGCATCTTTATCGCAGGAAGGCTTCAACTTCCTGAAAGGTCTCGAAGGATACAAGAACAAGCCGTATCATCTCAAAGGCGAGAAATACTACACGGTCGGTCTCGGTCACTACGGTCCAGACGTAAACCCGAACCGCATATACACTGATGCAGAATGCATGGCTTTCTTTGCGGAAGACAAGAAACGATTCGAGATCGATGTCAACAAGGTCTGGCACGAGCCGATGACACAGAACATGTTCGACGCTCTGTTCTCGATGGCTTACAACCACGGAAACGTTTCGAGAACCATTCTCAAGAACCTGTGTGCCGGAAACGGATACATGGACCGAGAGAAGATAACGAAAGCTTGGTGCAACATGTACACCGTGAACGGTCTCCTGACAAACAGAAGAAAGAAGGAAGTCGCGTTTTTCTACGGAGTGGATTCCGTAACTCCGCTTCTATCTTCCCCATCATCGCCATCCGGAACCGCTCCGTACTCTCCGGCGACGACTTCGATTTACTCATCCGGAACCGACTACTCGCAGCCACCTATGCCGAATCCGAACTATCCGACATATGAATCTGCTTTCAGTGGAACCAGACTCGGCACAAGCACTCTGCAGTCGCAGACGATTGTGAAGAACAGTCAAGAGCATACAAGAATATATACATCGACAGAAATAGACCCGTCTAAAAGAATCAAGGTTGACGAACTCTCGATTCCGATTTCAGAAGCGGACTTGTCAGACACAGACATGGCTAACAAAATAAGTTTCAATGAAATAGACACGACAACGAACACAAACGCTTAATCTCATCATGGCAAATTTCACATATGACGGAAAGACATATTCAGAATCCGAGATAGAACAGCTGCGCAACCAGATCGCGCAGCTACGGACCGACATATCCACATATGAGAACAACAAGAACGGATACAAGAAGCAACTTGCTGAATTCAAGTCGAAGAAAGCAAGTTCAACAGATGCAATAGAAACTGCCGAGATTGATGCCAAGATAACATCAATCGAGGCAGAAATCGGAAGAGTCGATGAAATCATAGCAAGCTATAGAGCAAAGATAGGAAAATGGCAGCCGATAATCTCTGCTTATGACACATTCGCTGCAAAAACTAACGGTTCTTCCACAGAAAGAGACAGCATCAACGGTTCGTCGCAGCAGAACAATGCATCTGCATCATCTTCGTCATCGAATCCGGCTGATGCAGTTTCGGGAACATCATCATCTGCAAACAGGTCGTCAGCAGACTCAAACAACAACATCAACACTTCCCAAGGTTCCGTATCTGACAATGCAGCGAACTTGGGAAGCGGAAGCGGTCTTGACTACAACACAGTCAAGAACAAGGGAGTCGTATATCCAATCATAAGAATCAACGACCACTACTTCTCGTCATATGAAATCGAAGAGTTCTCGATAGAGACAGGCTTCTACAAGAACTACCATGACTGGAAAAAGTACAAGTTTCCAAAAACCGGGTTCGTGCCTACGATGAGGCTTGTCATCACGACAACAGCATCCGACCTGTTAAAAAGGAACATCATCAAGTCCGGAGACAAGTGCGCGGTGTTCTTCTCAAGCGGCGGCGGAATCATCAAGTCGTACAGAGCGGACTATCTCATAACATCGGTTGTCACATCGGACAAGGAGACTGAAATAACGGACAATCCTGTCACTTTCATCATAACAGGCGAACTGTTTATTCCGAACCTAAGGAACGAGACAGAGAAGTTCAACTTCAACGGTTCTTCAAGAGACGCGATGATGGACTGCGCCACAAGGCTCGGTCTCGCATTCTATTTCTGCGATCCAGATGACACGCAGGACTATCAGGGATGGATTTGTTCGAAAAACCTGCACGACTACGCGCTTGAAGTCTCGTCGCATGCTTGGAAAGAGTTCAACGCATTCTTTGATGCTTGGATTGATCCGCGCTACGGTCTCTCGTTCATCAACATCAACAAGATGCTTGTGGAAGACGGACTGGACGAGCCGATAGACCTGACACCGTTCATCAACATGATGAACCGTTCTGTCGGAATAGACGGAAACAAAGCGACATCATCGGAAGAATACAAGAAAAAACATCCACAACCGCAGGCAAAGATACTCACGAACATAACAAAAGACGACGAATCAATTACACCGTTCTATATAAAGAAGTGGAACATCGTGAACAAGGCGTCAGAAATTGCAAACGAAATCGGCGTGAACACGAAAGATGCCCTGACAATCGACAATCCGGGCATCTCGTCAGAGAACAGCGACATAGACATGGAATATTCGATTCCGACAAACAAGACGAAACTGCAGAACGGCTTCTATGTCCTTATCGGTCCGGGCGTCAACCTGACATACACGCAGGCTGACCAGAAGGACCCGAACATGTCATTCGTGAAGAAGTCTTACACTGTGAAAGGCGGCGGCATTGTCGAGACGATGTCAAGCGGAGACGCGGACATGATGAAGCAGACCGGCAACAACATGTACTCGTCCGGCAACACGAACCGTTTCTATGATGCTGGTTGGGAGCACAATATGCGAAACAACCTGCAGTTACAGAAGCAGTATCTTGAAGTCGAACTGTCCGGACTCAACCTCGGCATCATGCGCGGAGAGAAGATTCCGGTTCTCATACTCGACCATGACAAAGTGCAGTCCTCGGCAAGAGCCAACAACTACGCGTCGAACATTCTTGAAAGCACGCTCTATGAAACAGCATCAGGATGGTACATCATCGACGGTCTCATGTATGAATGGAAAAGTGACGACAACGAAGGTCCGTCGAACTGGTGCACGAAACTCAAGCTCGTGCGCAGGGAGTGGCCTATTCCGGGCAGGGTTTCAACAGCAACAGTCGATAACAAGACTGTAACATTCCAGACAACCGTTGATGCGACAGAGAACAACGCGCAGCTGGCAAGTTCAACAGGCTATATGCTTCCGGACATCGTCATCACGCCGGAAAGCCAGTCAAGTTCTGTATCCGGTCTTGACTCGAACACGCAGTATGCATCAGACGGCGGTCTGCTTGACGAAGTCGTTATCAGCGCGACTGCGCCAAGACGCGCGAACGACACGGCGACAGGAACCGATGCAAAGCAAGCCCTTTCAGTTTCAGAAGAAGACATAACATCAGCCGAAGAAGTGCCGCTAACCGGACTCAAAAGCAGTCTCAAAACAGTATATTCTATGATAAAGTCGATTTGCCCGAACATCAGGCTTGTATCTGCAAGAAGATGGGCAGTTGACTTGGACGGAAAAAGAACAGAAGGAAACGCATTCGTCACAAGAAGCGGAATGTACAAGTGCGTGAATGCAAAAGGACAGGTGATGTATTTCAAGTCGAACAACTCAAAGCATCTGTACGGAGAAGCATTCGACATCATCAACGGTCCCGGACAGGACTTCAACTCGATTATGAGCAAGTACGTTATGATGAACAACCAGCTTCTTCAGGAAATGGCTCTTTCCGGAATCGGCGCTTGCATAGAACAGACTACTGACGACAGCGGAGTGGCGACAAAGCACTACCACTTCGGTACAGACAAGAACATACTGAAGCCGTTCTGGGATGCAGTGAGAGCATTGAACAAGAACCTTGACAGTGTGACATCTGCCGCGATTTCAAACTACATATCATATAACACGAGAAACGCAGCATCCGAAATCAAGAAAACGGAAATATCGGAAATTTAAAAATTTTCTTGATTATATTTTGTCATTTGATGAAATAATGCTACATTTGCATCCAAAATCTTTCTTATATGATTTATGGCTGATAAAAGCTTGATGACATGTCTGAAATCCCATTTCGGCAAAATATACATATTGTCGCTTGTTGAAAGAGAAGACAGAAGATATCTTATTGAAAAACAACTCAAGGCTCTCGGCATAGACGCGCCGGACTCGACTGACTACATCAGGTATTTCTATGCAACGACATTCGCGCATAACAACATCATAGCAAACGCATTCAACGAGTCAAATAAAGGCAAGTTCACGAAAGCAAACGAATACGACTGTGCAAGAAACCATTACGCGATGGTGAAGATTTGCTATGTTCTCGGATGCCAGCATTGTCTGATTCTTGAAGATGACTTGCTTTTCAGGACAGAACCGAAAATACTTCAAGAATACATAGAAAATCTTCCGGAAGACTATGACATAGCGCAGTTCGGCGGATTCACTACCGACAAGAGGATCAAGGACTATTGCGGTCATCTGAATGATGCTGCCGGAATGAACAAGTACTGGTGCAAGCACCATGATGTCGGCTTATGGACAACATCCATGTATGCAATGTCAAGACGCGGAATGGAGTTCTACATCCTGTTCATGGACAACTTCTTCTGGGTTGCAGACGGACCGATGTACAAGGCTCCGATCAACGACACACTGATTGACACATACTTGGCAAGAACACCGCTGGTTATCCAAGCGGACAAAGATATAATCAAGTCCGACATCAGAAACAAGGAAAACGACTCTATCGACTACAACAACAGCAATGTTTACGAGGAAGAGATTGACAGAAGCGACTTCTTCAACATTAATTAGCATCATGAATGCAGTTGATAAATAGATAAATTTTTTACAAAAACGCTACTATTCATAACGATGGAGTTGTATGATGAAGAATATGACGAGAACGTGATTTATCCGATAGAGAACGACCCGGAACCGGATGAAGATGAGCAAGAACAGCAGGAAGAAGCGGAAGAACAAGAAAGAACAGTCGTCTCTTTCACGAGAGATTTCATAAACGCGGAACTCAGCATATCTGTAGAGAATGCAAAGACGGAGGTGAAGTTCATGTACAACAACATCTTGTATTCCGGAATCATCATAAAGGAGTTTCCGTCAGGAAATGATAATTATATCTTCCTTGTCGAATGCCTTGATGATAATACAGACAAGAAAGGAAAGTTCATGAAGAAGATTCACGTTCCGGACGCAACCATCGTCAAGTAACACAAACAATCACAAAAACACAAATCGCAATGAGAAAACTATCTCCAAAAGTAAAAGTTTGTTCAGGCTGTCCGAAAAAGGATGCAATTCAGCCGTTAAAAGTTCCAAACTTCAAGATAACGCTACCGGAAGAAAAGCAAGAAAGCACTGAAAAGGTAACTGTTGTCAATATGAAAAAATACAGGAACGGCTCCAGCGGACCGACAAACACATTGTTCTAACTAAAATACATTCTTTCAAAAATATCTGTTCAAGCAAACCGCTATCATCAAACAAAATAGAGGTTTGCTTGTTCATTGTCTACAATGCAAAATGAAGATTGTTTTTGCTCGAAAGATAAATAAAAAAATGAGTGTATCCTTTAACTAAAATGGAAACCCCTCTTTGTGGAATAAGAAACATAAACCATGAACACAGAGAAGTGCCACCTGTGATTCATATTCACAATAAAACACCGTTTGCAAACTATGACACAGCGATTGACGAGTTGAAGAAGAAGATTCTTCATCCCGGAGAAATCGCTATTGCATACTACTACAATCCTACTGCCGATGACGGCATATCAACGCTCATAGCAACCGGTCCGATTCAACAAGGTGGATACAACGAGATATTCAAGAATGCCGCTGACATCGACAAGCTGGTAGAAGATTTCAACCTTAAGATTGACAGTCAAGAACAGCATGTCATCGACGTGACTGATGAAGCGCTTTCTGAAGTTCTCCGCAGAGCAGCAGAAATGAATGCATCGACGAAAGATGAAATATCAACCATCGTCAATTCAAGCATTTCAGAATTCACAGAGACTTTCAACACGACTATCAGCAATGTCGAGAACTCCATCAACTCAAGTTTCAACAGCCTTGTAGAGAACATAACATCAAGCATACAGACATTGTCTGACAATGTGAACACAAGCATTGCCGAACTGTCAGAAAGCACAGATACAAGATTCCAGAGCATCGAGAGCCACATGGACTCAAGCATCTCGACTCTTGCTTCAAGCACTAATGAGAAAATAGAGAATCTGTCAAGCAGAGTTGACGAGTTAGCAACCAGCACCAATGCAAGCTATGTAGAGATAAACGAAAAGATACAAAACCTATCAAGTTCTATAGAGTCAAGCATCATTGAACTGTCGAACACTTTTAACGAAGAAATAGAAACACTATCAAGTTCTGTTGATAACAGGTTCAATGACTTGCAAGCCAGCATTGATGCAAACTATGTAGAGATAGATGAAAGAATCCAGCAACTTGAGTCGCAGATAGACACAAGCATCCAAGACTTCACAGAGAATCTGGCAGAGCGTATAGAGACACTTTCAAGTTCAGTCGATGAGAGGTTCAATGAGTTGAGCGAGCACATAGACGCAAGCTACATATACATAAACGACATCGTCACAAACGCAGTTGAGAATCTGGATGAAAAGATAGAAAGCCTGAGTTCAAGCACATCTGACAGTTTCGAGTCTGTATATGTCGAACTTGATACGATTCTGGAAATGCTCGGCGTCGATCCAAGCACATCCGGTTCCGGAACCATCAACAAAATCAGGGAAGATGTAGAATCCAACACGAACGCGCTGTACTGGAGACCGCTCGGCACACCGGACCCTGATTCTACCGACTATGGTTACTGGAGAGACTTGGCTGATTCTTCAAATTGATAACTTAACAAACTATACTCATCCGTTTAAAAAAGAAGGATATGCTATTGTTTTGAGACATGGTAGTGATGATGAATATAAGATAGCCAGTAGAAGTAGGTTGACAAAGAAATAATGATATAGATTACAAATAGTTTTAATTAGACAAAAGAAAAAGATGGCAAATTGATTAAGTTTGTCATCTTTTTTTGTTAAATGATGTTAAAAACTTTTGATATTTAAATAATTGTTTTTATCTTTGTTACAAAAACATATTTGTATATAATTGATAAATAATTAAATGATTTTTTGAAAAAAATATATGATAAGACAAAATAATAGAGCTCTTTATGAGAGCATTATGAAAGACGTTGCGAAAGTTATAAAGAGAAGACTCAATGAAGGTCTTTATGACTACGTTACAACAAGTTCATATGAAGATGTTAATTCCATGCTTTCTAAAGAACGATTGAATAATCTTGAAATACATGAATACCATGAGGGTTTTGCTGTTATTGTAGATAGAGAGAATGATTGTATGAATTACATAGATGAAGATGAAAATCTTCTTTCTGATATGTGGTTTGACGAATGTTCTTATTTTAGCGATGGATGCGGAAAAGTAATAAAAGACGACAAGATTAATTTTATAGACAAGACCGGTAGAATGCTTTTTCCTGAATGGGTTAAAATGAGTGTAGTGGATGTTTATAACTTTCATGAAGGATTTGCTGTTGTTAAAGAAAGTAAAGGCCAGTACAGATTTAATTATATTGACAAGAATGGAAGATTGCTTTCTAATCAATGGTATTTTGATGCTGGTTCATTCCATAACGGTTTTGCTAAAGTTAGTATCGGTTTAAACAGTTGGAATTATATAGACAAGAAAGGAAGATTGTTGTCAAAAGAATGGTTTGATTATTGTTGGAATTTTGGCGATTCTGTAGATAAGAATCATGCTATTGTGTCAAAAATTGTTGATGAAAAAACATTCAAGAAAAAACGTTTTATGATAGACAAGAAAGGTAGATTGACAAAGTTTGATCGTTCAAAACAAATAGACAAACCTGTTGAATTGTGGTAATAGAATAAAAAAACCCAAGAAATCAATGATTTCCTGGGTTTTTCTTTTATAGTCTAACTAATTAGATGATAAACTCGTCCGGAATCTCCGAACCGCCTTCGTTGGCAGCCTTCTCATCATTGTCATAATCTTCGTCATCGATGGTGAAGTCTTCTGAATCGCTTTCCTTGCTGTCAGATTCCTTATCATTGCCACTCTCTTCTTCTGCATCTTCGGAATCAATATCCTCAAGACTCAGCATGTCATCATCGCCGCCTTCCAAATCTTCCTCGCCTTCATTAGACTCATCATCTTCGGAATCTTTCAAACCGAGAACAACTTCGATATCTGCACCCGGAACATAGTTCTTAAGGAAGTTCTCAACCAGTCCGCTAAGTTCAATGCAGTCCTCAATCTTCACGTTGTCAAGCATCTTTGCAATCTTCATCGCAATCTTCAAAGAGTCGATTCTAATAGTCTCCTCATCGACTTCAGACTCGACTTCCGAACCGCTTTCGTCACCCTCGCTTACATTATCGTCCTCAACGAGAAACTCATCATCGTCAAAAGAATCCGATTCCTTGATGTACCTGTTCACTATACTGTTTCTATTATTAAACTTATTGTATTTCATGTCTTAAATTTCGTCATTTTTAGCGATGATGTAATTGAGGATTATTGAAGAAATCTTCAATATGTCAACAGGAGAAGCCATTGAAGTAAGCTTCACGAACTCAAGAGCGCAATCAATACTCTTCATCTTAAGAGAGTAATACTTCGTCGTCTGCTTTCCTATATTCGAACTTGTTTCTTCGACTTCATCTTCAAACTTGTGCAAGATGTCATCACCCGGTGTAGCAGGCTGAACATCATATGTCACATTGTTATATTGTCGTTCCCGTTTGTTTGGAATTTCCATATAGTCTAATGAAAAACTTTTTCTTCTTTATTATAAGATATTTATCTTTGTACAAAATCAAGAAGTGTACTTATCAATCGTACTTCCGCTTCCTTCCTCGTTGAAAACGACTCCGTTATCAAACCAGTAACTCTTGAGAACACTCTCACACATGTCCGAAAACTCTGCGGCATTCTCGAAACCGGCTGCTTTCGCCTTCTCGTCATCAACCTTGAATTCCATTAAAAATCTCATAGTTTCAATTATTTCTTTTTACTAAATTTGATTTATTTATCATTTTAAACTTCGTGTTTCAAAACATCACGCCTGTCTTTCGCAATTCCCTTTCCGAACCACCTATTGATGCTCTGGTCGCTCAACTCGTCCTTCTTATAGTAATGAAACATCGGGTTCTGCATCATCTCCTTGTACTGCTGGTTATTGAGAGAACCGAGACCCTTTGCATACTTGATATTGTAGTTCTTCAGTTCCTTCTCTCTCTGCTTGTACTCCTTATATGTATATATGTTTATCGACTCCTTGTCATTGTATGCAACCATAATCGGAGATATGGACCTGCACACCATGCCGTACTCGAACAGTTCCGGAAACCTGTTGAAGAACACGAGCAGCAAACCGCATATGTGGCTTCCGTCATAATCCGCATCTGTCGCTATGACAATCCTGCTGAAGTTCAAATCCTCTTTCTTGTTCTTGCAACCCCACTGCAGACCGATGATGGACACCAAGTCGCTCAATTCCTTGTTCTGCATAATCTTGGAAGCCGAGCTTGAAATCGTGTTATACGGACAACCACGAAGCAGATATGCAGCCTGTGTCTGAGGATTCCTTGCCATTCTGAAACCGGCATTGGCAGAATCACCCTCGAATATCCACAGCTCCCGTTCTGCACGGTTCTTTGAATTAGCATCTATAAACTTGTCGCCTCTGGAAATCTTCTTCTTTGAATCCTTGTTCAACTTCCTGATATTCTTCAAGTCTTCAACTTCCGTCTTCTGTCTGTACCAGTCCATGACAGTGTCTATCAAGTCCGTCTTGTTCACAGAATCAAGAAACTTCTTCGACATCGCGAACTCGTAGTTGCTATCACTTATCTTAAACTTGCTAACCGGAGTCGTAAGCGTGTCTTTCGTCTGGCTGTCATACGCAGGGTTGTCAACATGCATCAAGCAGAATATGGAATACTTGCCGTCGATATCCTTCGGAACAAGACTGATCTTCTTCTTTGCATTGATATATGAAGACACGCTCTCGTTGATGTACTTGTGTATAGCCCTGATATGCGTTCCGCTTGAGCACTCGGCTCCGTTCACGAAACCGATGTTTATATTCCCGTCCGGGAAGAACCACACAGACTTCATATCATCAGAATACGTTATGAGAGAATCCGCATCATCTATATAATTGCCATACAGCATGATATACTCCTCAAATTTTGAAAACTTCCATTCAGATGAATATTCGCAGAAACCGTTCCTATAATGCTCGAACTTGACAGTCAAGCCAAGATTCGCTGCTGCTGCATCAATGCACCGCTTCTCTACAACATCAACAAACTCGTCCGATATGCTTGTTATATTCTCAAATCTTGACAAGTCGAAAATATACGATGATTCTGTAAAATGGTCCTTGCAGTTCTTCTTGACTGCATCCCCGTTATCCTTTCCCATATTATCGCTCCAAGAATGAAAGTACGAATGCTTTCCATCTGCTGTAAATATGCTAAAATAAGATGAGAAAATGCCTGTTAAGCAAGCGCCTATTCCGTTCGTTCCGACAACATCGCGACTTTCTGTATCATCATAGTTGGATGATGTTCTCAACTGCGAGAACAAGAAATCTGGAAGCATCATATTCGCAACCTTATGCATCACGACAGGAATGCCGCCGTTATCTCGAACAGAGAAACTTCCATTGTTGTCTATCTTCACGACAATCTCCGTCAATCCCATGTTTCCTTCACGCCTGAACTCGTCGCATGAATTCGATATGACTTCATCACACAACTTGAGAAGTCCCGGACAGCAATCAACCGAACACTTCTTCATCAACGACTCTTCAACATCATACAAGAACAAGTCCATCTGCTCGTTCTTCACAGAACCTATATACATCCCGCTTCTGAACAGAATATGCTCTCTCTGACTCATCTGACGGTACTTGTCCTCAATCTTCTTTACCTTGCTCATTTCTTTGTTCATTTGGGTATTTATTTTCAATCTTCATTTCTATCTAAATCATCTTTTTGATTTTTCAGCGAAGATAAATATCAAAAATCCAAAAAACTGAAGTTAATAGTTGCGAAACTCGATTCAGTTTTCATCGTGCTGGCTAACAGCGATTCTTTATTTCTTTCTTAACTTAATAACTTAAAACACTTAAACTCTATTTTAATTCAAGAAACAAGAAAAAGAAAAACAGCAGCAATGACTTGTGAAAGCCAGAACTGCAAATACGAGCAAATATCGTAGCCATCTCCGAAGTGATTTCAGAGATGGCATATTTTTTAAAATAAATAGTCTATAAAAACATGTCCGAAGAAAAAATGGAACTAATCAAAGAACTTATATTTTTGATTTGCAAACTATTTACAAAAGCAAACAAAGGAGAAGAACTCAAACTAAAGCAAATGAAATTTTTTCCGTTCAAGAGGTACAAGTACTTGATGTGGTGCGGTTATGCGATATATAGAGAAGACAAGCCGGAACTTGCAGAAATGGACCAGCGCTCAATAACACATGAGACTATTCATTATCTTCAGGCAATCGACAAAAAGTTCTGGATTGTTTTCTATGCATCATACTTGTGGAACCGAATCAAAAACAATCCGTTCTCACATCTCGGCTATTTCAAGTCAAGGTATGAACTGGAAGCATATGCGAAAGAAGACGACAAGACTTATCCAGAACGACGAGAAAGAAACGCTCATAAGAAATTTTACTTGACAGAAGAAGATAAGAAGATGACGATTTCATCAGTAATCATAGCAAGGTTGAAAATCAGATATAAAGACTTATAAAAGCGGTTCCATCGACTGCTCGTACTGTATCCTTTCAACACACTTGTCATAATATGACTTGTCCTTCTCTATTCCGATAAACTTCCTCTTCATGCGAATGGCGGCAATGCCCGTACTCGCGCTTCCCATGCAGTTGTCAAGCACAACTGCATTTTCATTGCTATAAGTCCTTATAAGGTATTCAAGAAGCTTGACCGGCTTCTCCGTCGGATGAATCTTTCCGTTACGGTTCGGAACAACATCAAACTCAAGAACATCGCTCGGCTGCACATAGTCCGGATCGTACTTCTTCGGTTTCTTTCCCATCTGTATATGGTTGCTGTCTCCGCAATAATGCTCATAGTTATAGCATTGCTTCTTCTCGCCGACACGCTCTTTCATCTGAGGATTATAGACCGCTGACTTCGCTCCCTTGTTGAACACGCAGATTTCCTCGAAATACTTCATCGGTCTGTATCTCGCGCTTGACATTCCGGTCGGAACGTTTTTCTTCCATATAAGCCTATATCGAAAATCATCAAGATTGCTTTCCGCCACCTTGAACGTGAACTGTCCGCTACTGAACAATACCACGTTTCCACTTTCCTTAAGAATCCTGTTGTATTGGTTCCACAACTTGTCAAACGGAATCAGAACATCCCATGATATGTCAGTGATTGCATACGGCAAATCACACAGCACAAGATCTATGCTTTTATCCGGAATCTTGTCCATGACATCAAGACAATCTCCGTTATATAGAGTTACTCCATCAGATTCGAACATCATAATTATGATACATCAAAAATGCAGAAAAGTTTAAAAACAACCACATCAAACTGTTGAAAATAGATAAATAATTCAAACGAGAGAAGCAAAAAATCTTGATTTATGGACTGTTCAAAGACACTTGCCTGCTCAATCTGCACAAGTCGTTGTCCAGAGAAGCCGCAAGTCACAACAGCATACGTCATCTTGCACGAAACAGCATAGCCCTGTCATCCAATGCAACAAAATGACTTATGCTGTTTTCTTTTTTAAAAAATCAAAAATTACTAAATGGCTCGAAAGAAACATTTGCAGGGAGTCGATGAAACCGACTTGGAAATCATCGAAGACAAGATGAGAGACACATCAAGCGGACAACCATATAGCGACTCAACGATTTCATCAACGAACTATTCGTTCAAAATCAATCTCAAATGCAAAAACCAGAAACAGAAAGATTTTTTGAATCTACTGAAGAACGACGCATACCAGATCGTGATAGGTCTCGGTTCAGCCGGCAGCGGAAAGTCGATGATTTCTCTTGCTTATGCGCTCAATACAATCAAGATAGGTCAAGCAAGCCAGTTCCGGCACATCGTCTGCATGATTCCGACTTGTCCGGCTGGAAACATGAACATCGGATTCCTGAAAGGAACGCTTGAAGAGAAGATAGAACCATATCTTCAGGCAGACGGTCACACGATGGAAAAGATTCTCGAACTGTCAGGAAACACGTCATGCAAATCAACGATAGACGGTCTGTTCAGAAACGGAATCATTCGATACGAACTTGTCAACTTCTCGAGAGGAAAGACATTCGACAACACGCTCATCCTTGTCAATGAGGCGGAGAACTACTCGAAAGAAGAGATGCTCCTGATTCTGACGAGAGTAGGAGAAGGTTCTAAGTTGATTCTGACAGGAGACCTTCAGCAATGCGACAGGCAAGACATCAAGCGTTCGAAATCAAAGTCCGGTCTTGAATATGCATGCGACAAACTGAAGTCCCTTGATGAGTTCGCGATGGTCGAGTTCGGTCCGGAAGACGTGGTCAGAAACCCGATTATAACAAAAATCCTAAACCTGTGGAACATATAAACCATCATCAATCCGGCTCTCAAAAATAAATAAAAGAGAGCCGGAAATATTTTTTAATTACAGACATGAAAATCAACGAATCATTGTTCAACAATGTAGATTCAGAAGAAATAGAAGACATCGAAGACGTATATTCGAACAACATAGACTCATATCCGATGATTCTATCAATGTTAATTCATAACGAATGGAATGCCCAGAAAATGTCAATCGGAGACTTCTGTAGCAAAGTCATTTCAAAACTTGCAAATACGTTAGATGAAGTGCTTGATGACGACAGCAGCATTCTTGATAGGTCTCCTCTGTTCTTTATGAACGACTGGTGCTATTCAGATTCAAAATATGAAAAACTGGCATCTGTCAAACCCCAGATGATGAACGGTTACTGCGCATATGACTTCGGCAACAAAGACGGCAACTTCACTATCTCATGGTTCATATATCCGGCATTCCTGAGGTACTTCCAAATCCGCAGATTCTTTAAAAACCTAATCGAACCGGCAGAAAAGTTAATACAAGACATTGACAACACTCTCTCTATATTCACTGTTCAAATTCTCGACTTGACACATAATAAACGAGGTTTTGTTTTAGAAGATTACTTCCATGAGAAATATTCAATTTTCCATGACACTAAAGGAATCGCTATGGCATATGCGATGCTGTTGCCAAAGTACAATGCGAACTCATTGATTCATACGATTCTGACAGAAAAAGCAAACACGATTATAAAAGAAAGAAAACATGTAGAAGATATCATAAAAAATAATGAATTGCCGGCACAGTTCAACAAAAGAAAAATAAAGTTAATTGAAATTTCTGGTCCAAATGGCGAAGGTGCCATGCTTAACATGATTAAACAATCAGGAGAACTCATATCTAAAATATGGGCAAACAGCATCATAACATATGACTATGTTGTAGAACTATGCCTGTTCGGGAGCGGCATATACAACAACAAGTTTGAGACTCTAAACAATCAGCCAGTACGATTGAACATGGTCAATATATGCGGAGAACTTGTTTTTGAGAAATGGATAGACAGAATCAAAGACATTGAAAGCGAATACGGCAAATTATTCATCGTGGAAAAAAACAGAGAGAGGAATTTCCTGAACCAATACGGCGTAATCATCGGAGAAGAATGGAAAAGCACACTCGGCGGTGAATGGCACAAACTGTCTTATAATGATGGTTACACATACTATATAGATCCGATTGAACGCATTAATGCAAAAATATATCGAGAATACCCGGATGGAAAACTTGAACTGGCTCCTGAAATAGCAAAGGCGTTGAATGAAATAAAACCGGAGAAAAAGAAAAAGCCATCAAGAAGAAAATGAAACATATCATCTACCAAAAAAACAAGTTCAATGCATTGAACGAGAATTTAATGGGAGAATTAGAAGCGGAAGAAGTAACTGACGATTCTGACAAACTGGTCATAAATCCAGAAAACTACGACTTCTACGTCAGAATCACTATGCTTATTGCGATTCCGGTTCTGATAATACGGTCGAAAGAACGTTATCTTGCAGCGATTAAGAAACTGAATGAAATAATAGACGAATCGACAGCGATATACGACCACAGCACCGTTTGTAGTTTCTATGACGATATGGAGAATGCAGAGATGATGATAGTTCCTGTACATAATCAAGATGTTCCGAAGGACAAAATGATGAACAATGGCATCCATTTTGCAATCTCAACAAACCATATCAGCAGACGAGAACTTTGGAAGCTTCTCCAAAATATAACAAAATGTCTATTCGAAATGGTTTCAAACGACATGGAATCATTTGATGCGTTTTTCTCACGACTGTGCATTAACAAAAATCTCGGAAATGGTCAATTCGAAACAAACAGCAGCAATTCAGTCGATTTGTTACATTTCTTTCCGACATTCTTATCTCTATTGAACAAAGAAAAAGAAAAGGAAGCGGAACACGAGACGCTGATTAGTCATTTAACGAAACTATTCAATCTGTTCATTCCAGAACAAGAAATAAAGAACTATATATACATCATCGAGCAAAGTGGAATTGATGACATATTGCATTACTGCATCAATGGATTAGATGCTATACAAGACAGCAGTAGCATTACAGATCCGTTAAACATAAAAAGAAAATTCCTTCAGGCATTCTATTTCAAAAGCAAGACTATCAATTTGCCAGACAAAGACAAAGAAACATTTATCGGCAAACCGTTCATTTTCTATTCAGCATTATCAAGCAATAACACATATGTTCTATTGAGTCCTATAACATCATTCGGCTTCATAAATCCTTGTTTCCCAAAATCAACAACAACACAAAATGTTCTAAAGTCATTAACAAAGAGCCAGACGAAACTAAAAAGGATATTCGCAAGCAGCTGCTGCCTGATGACAAAAGACTTGTCTAAAGGAAACAACGTAGAAGAATGCGTTGAAACTTTTCTTGCATTATATCTCGACTTTGGTTTCGTGAAAGTGAACTATATGATACAAAGATGCATCGTCATGTTCCTGATTAGCTCGAATATAGACAAAAGAGATGAAAGCATAGCAGAACTACACAAGCTCATACCAGAACTGAACCCGACGATTGCAAATGACTATCTAAATTTAGCGTTGAAAATGTCAACCAAACTAATTTATCAATAAAATGTAAGAAAATGCAATCAAAAACCAACTTAATTAATATGTTAAAGTCATCGCGTACTCCAATAGAGGGTGACATTGCGAAGGAGATTCGCAGTGCAGTTGCTCGTATATTCACTGGTCAGTTGAATGAAAAAGATAGAGCAAGCATAAACCGCTCTATAGAATCTCTGAGCAAGTATAAAGCGAACTGGATAGGACGCAATGGACAAAAAAAATGAATTGATATCAAAATCAATAATTTTGAAAATTGAAAAATAAATAGTTAAGCAAAATACACATATAGAAAATGAACTTCAAAAACGGTGACATCATCAGGATTCTCTCGCATGGAATCATTCATGACGGCATCATCAAGAAGATAGGAAGCAAGTTCATTTACGTTGAGACAGTCGGCTCCAAATCAATAACCGAGAAGTTCGACAAGAAATCAAGAACATCAGAAACAGGCTCCTTAATCATCAAATAAATCTCGAATCACTATGAGCTGGGGAACAGTTGTTCAGACAGTAGGTTTATGGTATCAGAAGAACATCCACAACTATAATCAGGGACAGTACTCGTCTTGCTCGATTGCCAACACCGGCAAGGTAAGACATGACTGCTCCGGATTCGTCAGCGCATGTCTCCGTGCCGCCGGAATCATCAGTCCGACTTCAATATACAGAAGCGGCGATTTCCTGATGAACGGCGCGGCTGCCGCATCCCTGCGCAGAGCGGGATTCTATCCGATGACTTATTCATACAGCCTGCTACAGCCGTTCGACATCATAGCATACAACGGTCATGTCGAAATCTATGCCGGAAAGCAGAACGGCGCGGACCGGTCATGGTCTTGGGGTTCATGCCATGACGGATTGAACGGCAGGTCCGGAATGCCAGCATATATGGCTGCGAAGACAAGATACGTCACGATATGGAGAGTCGGCGGAACAGCGCCTCCAATCTCGACTCCGTTCATGAACACTCCGTTCATCCCGTCCGCTGGATATGGCGGAGCTATGAACTTCAACAGCGCAGATACGGCAAACTATGCATCATACGACTCGACGATAGACGGAAACATATTTGCATCGGCAGTCCAGAACTCATTCACGCCGACTACGACAAGCGTAATGAATGCTGATGCAGGCGGAGAACACAGAACAAGAATATACTCTGCATCGAACCGAACAATAACAATCGACGAACTGTCAGTTCCAATCAACGAAGGGGACATCAGCACAGAAACAGCGGAAAATGACATCAATGAGTCGGAAACCGCTTCAAGAGTTTAAAGAGAGAGAATTGCGTTTTGCAATTCTCTCTTCATCTTTATTTGAAACCGAATTTTGAAAGACATCTGGTTATAGTTGCATCATCAGCATATTTGCTTTCGCTGTTGCATATCTGGTCAACCATATCCTGTTTCTGTTCCTGAGTGACATTCAAGTTATTCTTGACAAAACTCAGCATCCTTGTTATAGATTCTTCTGTGTGTTCATAGTCAATGACACAAACGATAGCAACATATTCCTTTATATCATTAAAAACAGTTCCACGAAGATACAGATAAAGCACATTCGTGTCTTTTGGAAAAACATCATAAACATCTCTGCTTAATTGAACAGCCTTGACAAGAACATTGTTATTTCTTATCCTGTTCATCGTCCTGTCGCACAAATCCTGCATAACATCAACATCGACTCCTGTATTTTTCCTCAAAACAGCAAGTTCCAGTCGCTGATTCTCGTTGTTATATGACGCATCAAATGCGACTTTATGAACAGGCTCCACAAACAGCACCCTGTCAAAATTACAATTCGGCTTCATGCGGACATCCGTCAGCATGTGTTTTTCATTAATATAAACCGAGTGGTTTTCTCCGCAAAATTGATGATAATAACCTTTATATGTATAACTCCGAACAAGATATTGTCCCAAACCTCCTGTACCGAAATAAGTGAACAGCCTATATGCTTTTGAAGTCAAATATCTGGACTTTGCATTTCTATAATCATAATCAAAACTAAACCCGGTATATGTCGCACTCGAATCTCGGTTAACATTACCAACAATACCAAACCCGTCTATATCAAGTTTTGTACCGTATATTTTTTTCAAACTGTGAATATTTTTTTCCAAATCGTCAAAGAACCGGACAACCTCTTCATATCTCATATGACACTTCAATCTAACATAGAAATAAAAAACTTGCGTTGAAGGTTTTTCAAGTTGTTCTAAAGTGGCATAAGAGTGATATACAATACCCCCCAATTCCAACTTGTTATACTTATCTTTTGATTCTATATCCGTATCAACAGTCAGAACTATCTTTGAATACTCATATATGCTGAATTTACTATCGAGCAAGGAACATAAGCATCTTGCAGCATACTCGACCTTGTAATTAAGGTCGTCTATGCTGTCATGTGAAATGGAAATATGGACTGACAATATAGCATCATAGTCGTCATCATGCGGAAAGTCATCTACAAACAATCCGTCATTCGCATTATCATCAACAACTTCTTCAACATCAACAGAAGAAAGCATATCCTCGTTTATCGTCAACAACTTACTCATTTGTTATCATTGCTCAATTTTCTATATAGTTCTCCTCTAAAGCCCGGTTCTTTTGCATAAATCGAAGAAATGACAAAATCAACAAAATTACGCTTTATCTCATCATTGTTTTCAGAAAGCATGAACGGCTTTACGAATCTTGCAACTTCATCAACCCTGGCGTCACAGCTCAATTCAACAGCAACAATGTAGAAAACCTCACAACCATCATCCATCAACGTGTTCGGAATCAAATATGCAACAGCGATAGAGTCTTCAAGAGAAACATCAAAAACAAATGAAAAGAAAACAGGCTGCCTGTATGTTCTGATAACTTTACCAAGACGTTCTCTGATTGCATTTTTGTCAGATATTTCTTCTTGAGACTTTAAATATCTAACATCCAGTTCAGTACATGCGACTTTATCATTCATCACAATTGATTCAAGAACATCCTTAGTTAATGAATGATAACCGAAAGGCTTTCTTGATTGTTTATGCTGCAGCATGTCAAGCGGTCTTGACAAACACCAGAACGGGCACATATTCATAAAGGACTCTATAACTGGAAACTTGCCGCCGTTATTCTCTGCAAAAATCTTCAGCAATGAAGGAAATATCTGCTCGTTCTCCGGGATGAGCATCCGAATCGTGTCGTACAATTCTACATTATATCTGTCAAGTTCAATAAACTTGGTGAATTTTGTTCGATGAGTATCATGATCCACTTTAATGATCTTGAATTTTATTGCCTCAAGATTTCCACCAAACAGCCCTGTGTACAATCCAAACTTCTGCAAGAACCTGTATACTTCCCTGGGATTCATAAAGTTCGAATTGAATCCGACATTCATCATAGATTCAAAACGCCAGTTCATTCTCGCCCAGTTCAAATCTTTATCCAGTTCATTTGGTTTTCCATTCAATGCATTGTCAAGATATTCTTCAGACGGGACACACTCTTCAATCAGCATCGGAGAAATGATAGCGCAGGAATAGTCGTCAATCGCCATCGTGCTTCCGAATATCCGTTCTGTTGCGTTATTAAGAATCTTGCGACCGGTAGAAGTGTCAAGAATATCAAACAAACTCTCATATATATTTCCGTTAAATGTACGATTTCCGTTCTTATTCTTCCAATGCAAAAGAATACAAAAGACATAATCATAAGAATCATAAAAACTCTTATAACCATTGTCGCTATCAGAAACATCTTCAACTTCGACCTCTCCGAACAGATTTTCATTCAATATACCTGTATGCATTTGTAATACAAAAGATCGTCTATTTTTTTATTATTTTTACACCAGCCGTACACAAAGTTTCCATGACGATCAAGAACATCATACTCTTCTTTATCATTGTAAACAACGAAAAAGTCATTCCTATCGTGCCGTTTACAATCTTCATTGAACCAGACAGAATTGAACCAGACGTCACTCAAATAGCCATTCTCCATATTGAAGATTCTCGCTTTCCTATTCTTCTCAACCATCACAAACATGCCATCTGGAGTTGATGGAACGTCTTCTTCCACTCGGTCAAACCACTCGTCAGAAACAACTTTGCCATCGATTCCAATATAATTCCATCTCTTATTGCCATTGATTATTTTTAGAACCAATACATAACTTGTATGAAAACCCAGATCGTAAACATCGTTTTGACTTATCAAATCAAACCAATCTTTCGATAGAAGTTTGAACGACTTGGTAATAATGTTATATGCCGGCTGCTTTTCTCTCTTTATGAGTGCAAAGTCTCCTATAAACGCTGTTGCTTCTTCAAATGCAACTCTAACAATAGGCTTTCCATCCACATCAATATAGACATATTTGCCATCAGTCGGTCTCCTAACGACAGCAATGCCGTCATAGAATCCGCTTGCTTTCAAAAACCAGATATTCGGAAGCATCACAGATTTATCCTTGACATAATTAAAATAACCACCAAAATAAACAACATCTCTTTTTTTGGCATTATCTTTTATATAATCAAAACCGAGGGCATTCTTGGTCTTGGCATCTTGAACGGCAAGTCTCGCATTCATCTCCATCGTCAATAGATGAAACCACTCATTCATCCCAAAGTCTCTTCCAGTAACAGCTTCATAGAATCCCTGCAAGTTGATTTCAGGAATAGCTTCAGTCTTAATCAAAAAGAGCGTATTGTTGCTGTACATCTTATTGAACTCGTCACGACTCAAGTCATATTCAGAGAATGCGGTCATATAATTGACCTGAAATGAGAAGTTTTTTCCAAACGTGTTAAAAATCTTCCATACGAAACTGACCGCGCTCCTGATACTTACTTGTTCTCGTTTTATTCCAAAGACAGCCAGCAACTCCCGACTTCCAATATATTGTCTGACGGAATCGCCAAAATTTGTATATATTTTCACTCCGGAAACTTCAAACTGACGAAACGTTTCAAGCATTCGAACAACATTATTCACATAAGGCGAAAAATTAGAAGATTCCAATAAACCGAAAAACTTGTATTCATAAAAACTCGTAGTCATATCAACAATATTAACAAGGTCGGTAAATTCTCTGGAACCAATGATTCTCTCATAAAAATCAAATCTTTCCTCTGAACCTTTTGCAGAACAATCAATATGGACACACAGAATGAAATCATAATTTCTGACATCATTCTCGTCAATGCCAGAATCATCCAGAACGTCATCAAGCTCAATTTCAGTCAACAGACTGTTTTGCTCTTTCATTAAAAACGAAAAAACCAAGATTTTTGTATTTATCTTAATTAAGCGTTTTTTTAGCAAATCACAAACAATCATCAATCATATACAAATGCAAGTCCCGTATCCTCGATATTGACTAACTCGCCAGTCTCTTTATTAAAAACATTCCCAGAATAGTCAACTGCATAATCATGATAACTAACGCCACAATAATGTCCATAGGTGTACTCCGACAACCAAATCAACCAGAACTTCAATAACTTTTTGCCGTTAACATCCATATAGTTATAATACGCGACACCATTGAACTTCTTTGCCACAAGAATGCGTCCGGAAACAAAACCTTCAGTTGACGGTATTATCGTCCTGTCGTTGATTATCTTCTTTCCGTCATAGCCAACAAAATCAAGTCCTTCTGAATCATAAACAATCGCGCGGCCGCACTTAAACTTATGGATACTATAGAACCAGTCCTTGCATAACATGTTTCCATTCCGGTCCATAAGGTTAAAATTACCATCCGAATCTTGCACTCTCATAGATTCACATCCCTTGGATGAACCGGAATCCTGACTCAAATCACAAATATAAATTTCGCTGATTTCTTTATCAAAGATAAGTTTCCTGTCAGACTTCCGGAAAACATTCTTGCGCTTATTGAGATATTCAACAATAAGCAAGTCTGGAAACTCGTCGGAAGAAACAATTTTTTCACAACGCTCGTCAAGCACTGCATTGAAATCTCTATCAATGATATTGCTTGTTCTCTGATATGTTCCATCAAGATACGAAACAACCGCAAATCCATTATCAAATTCCGAATCAACACAATAGAACGACTCTTTGCATGCTCTTTTTCCGCTCTTATCAATAAAAGTCCATCCCGATTTTGGAACATCAACAGCAGCAACACCTTCTGAAAATAACCGAGCGTTCACGAACCAGCAATTCGGAACAAGAACTTCATTGTTTTCATCCACGAAATTGTACATATCGCCAAACCTAACAATCGACAATCCGCTTTCTCCACCATCTGAAACAACGACTCCATGAACACTTTCATCTTCATTTCTGCTTTCGGAACCAAACAAACCAAGCCGCAACTCGACTTCCCTGGAAAATATAACGCTCTGTGCCTTGTTAAAGATTTCATTCGATGAATCCAAGTTCAGCAAACGCATATAGAATCTACTTACATTTTCAGCTTGATAAAAAAGCCTGTTTTGCTCATCATCTTTGTCCCATCTAAAGTAATTACGAACGATATGTCTCATCGGATTTAGCGAACTTTTATTTTCTAAGTCCACTTCATCAGCCTTTTGTATAGTTATTCCGTACAAATCACAACTGTTCCTTTGCTCATATATGTTGAACCCGGTCTGAAAAATCAGACGTATCATCTTATGGATAACCGAAATTTTTCTGAATGAACAATCCAGTCCGAAAATAACATATCTTGTCTGTGTATTCTTACCGCCATAGTAGTAATTGATTGGGTCGGTCCGCACGATGTTGTCACCCTTAACAAAATCAAGCAAATACAAATCAAACGTTCCGTAAACAATAAAGCAAGCGTTTATGCTCGTCACTTCGACATTGTAATTAATGATGTCATAAACACGTTCTATCAAAATGTCAAGAGCCTTGTCATTCGGCATCCTGTCATCATTTCCCTTGACTGTCAATGAAAGAACATATTTGCTTGCACCCATCCTTTCGAGATCAGTACGCTCATCATTGTCATTAACCTCATCGGCATAAAGGTTGTCGAAAAGTTCCTCAGACAAGACCTTAATCTTATTTCTTCCAGCACCAGCCATTAAACATATTCAATCATTTTTCCATCAAAACCGACAGTATTCTTGCAACAACCAATTTTGACTTCTATCTTATTTTCGTCATAGTCTATATCATAACCATCAACAAAATCATCAAGAAGCAAAGTGCCGTCTGTCTTCATAAAGTTGAATTTATTATCATCATTCATAATGACAAACATCTGGGTTCTCTCATCAAACATCACACAGTCTTTAAACCAAGTGTCTGATATGATTTTTGCCGTCTTTTTATTTATAATGTTTACTTCTGATTCTGATTTGGTTACAATACAATATTCTGCAGAATTAAGCTTGTTTTCAATCCGAACTGATGAATCAAACAAGACTTTTCCATTTCTGTCTATTACTGTATACTTGCCGTTCAGCACAACTACAGCAACATTGCCTATAAACGTTGATGTATGTTCAAACCAATCATCAGATAATAGTTCTCCGTCCGGCTTCATATAGTTCTCCTTAATATGACTCTTGTCAAAAACTCGTGCAAAACCGTTTATGAAAGATGTACCATCATATAACCATTCATCCACCAAAAGAGAGCCATCCGGCTTTAGATAATTGATTCTGCCATCACCATCACGTCTGGCAATCTTTGCAAATCCTTCTTTAAAATCTTCACCTTCTGAAAAAACAACATCAGTTATCAAATTTCCTTTTGTATCAATATAGTTTCTCTTGCGAGCTGAAGTCTTGACATATGCAAATCCTTCTGAAAATTCTCTACATTCAATGAACCAGTCATCTGATATGTAGTTTCCATGTTCATCTATAAAATTATAAACCTTATCCTTCCTCACGCGCATAAGACCATCATGGAACTCGCCAGTCATATCGCTATTGCTATCAAACCATTCTTCCGACAACTCCTTGTTTGTTTCAAGATTGACAAAATTCACCCTATAATTCTTGTCTATTACTCTGATAAATCCGTCTTGAATCTTACCACATAAGTAATACCATTTGTTCAGCAAGTATTTCCCGCTATAGTCCATTATATTTTCTTCGTCATTCTTGTCCACTCTGACAATTTCATTTACATCATCAATAGAAGCACCGGAATACTCTTCTCCGTTATTCAGAAATTCTCCATTTCTATTGATTACACAAACAGAATTTCGTTGTCTATCATTGACTACCAATGCACATTCTGGCACTTTGAAACAATATGCAGTTTCAAACCATTTGTTTGACAACAGTTTCCCGTCAAGACCAAGATAATTCTCTTTTCTTTCCTTATTATATACTACAGCGAAACCATTTACAAAACTGTCTATATGTGTAAACCACATTTTGGATGGAATTTTATAGTCTTTATTAACATAGTTATATTCATTGTTTCTCTTGACGATTATATAATCAACATCGCCAATTGTAAAATCATCGCCAGCATTGTGTATACAAACTTCATCAAACGGCTCTTTAAAAAGAGAATTGCAATCCTTATCAATGAAATTCCATTTATTCTGTTTTGAATTTGCATCATATACATTGACACAAGCATAACCGTTCTCAAAACCACCATTCAAAACATCTTCGAAATTTTCATCTGAAATCATATTGCCGTTCATGTCTATAAAATTATATGCAGTCCATCCATTCTTTCTATATTCTACTAATCCATATCCTTCTTTAAAAACATGAATATCTTCAAAATCTTCATTTGTCAATATGTCTCCATTATTGTTTACCAGTCTCCAGCGAAATTGATCCCTAATTTTATACAACCCGTTCTCGGCATCAACGCAAAAGAATCTGCCATACCTAATCGCGCTTGCAATATAACTCCGATATGCGGCATCATCATCTACAGATGGAAGAAAACTCTTATAGAAATTGACAATATTCGTCTTTTCTGCAAATACATCATGTTTTGACGGATACTCAAAATACGCTTTCTCTCTCGTATTCGGAGAACCGCTAAACGTAATCACTATTCTACTGTTAGAATCTGTATCTCTATTTGCATTATCACACCCGGAGTTCACTTCTATAACATCGCACATCGCGAACAGAAACGCATTGAAGTACCTCAACACTCCGAAAGATGCTGAAAACTTAATATTCATAGTAAGCAACTTATCCGGACAATCAACAACAACCTCATCAAACGAGTCTATAACCCGTCTAACATCCTTCTGATATTCAAGAAATGCAGTCATCTTACGTTTCATGTTATTAATAACATACATTCTTGGACCAATCTTATTAGAATTGATTCTACTTTTCACTTCCAAGTCATACTCCTGTCCTTGAGAGTCATCAACAATATCTTCTACTTCATCAGCATCAACATCGCCAAGAAGATTCTCGTTCAAAATATATGGTCTCCAATTCATAAATCAATGCAAATAATCGAATTTTTAAATGAATGTCACAACTCTGCAATCCCTATCAACAAATCTATCATAACCGATTCTGAATAAACCGTCTTTATATATGGCAAGTCTCTCTCCAATCCAATCATTAAACAAAAATGTGCCATCTGCAAGAATGCAATTATAAGAGTCATCTTTCTTAACAATCGCGACACAATCCTCATAACATTCAACTGCTTGCACGCTGCTTATAAAAGAGATGTCATCAAAAGTTATTTCTGAAAGCTTCTTACCTTCCGAATCAATTATTATATACATGCCAAGGTTTTCACTATTGCTAATGATGGCATATCCACGGTCGTTGAAATTCTGCGCATATGAACACCAATCTTTCAGCAACGGCTTGCCGTCCTTCTTGATGAAATTTACATTTCCTTCATAGTCAATGACCATCCCGAAACCGTTTGTAAACTTGCTGCATATCTCATAATCACCACTAACTTTCTCTCCTTTATCATTTATATAGTGCTGTGAAAAATGTCTTTTTACGATAGCCATTCCTTCTGAAAAATCATCATAGATATTATTTAACCTGTCCTTGCCGTTCTTCCATATCTTCTTGCCGTCATATCTAATGTAATTCACATATCGTCTACCGTCCTTGCCGCTATATTCTATTTTTGCAAACCCGTCAGAAAAATTCCCACAGTCGCCATTTAAACTCTTATCAAATAAAAGATTTCCTTTTGTATCCAAATAGTTGTATTTCCTGCTTATAGTTCCATCGCTTTCAATATCATCTATTGCTACTCTTGAATAACCATCATAAAATCGTTCACAACTAAAGAAACGCTTGCTTGTCAATTCTTTTCCATTATAATCAAGAACCGTCCATCCGTCTTCATCTTTTACAGAAGCAAACCCATTAATATAACTTTCACAAGACAACCACCCACTTGAAATCAAATTTCCGCTTGTATCTATATGACCGTATAAATCATCATTCAATTTGACAACAGCACGCCCATTACAAAAGACATTTGCAGATTTGTACCATTCAGAAGATATATATTCACCATTCTTGTTCACATAATTAAAGGTTTCATCTCTTATAACAAGACACCATCCACAGCTAAAAAATGTACAATTATCAACCCAATCATCAAGAACTATGATTCCGTCTCTTGTAACAAGATTCATCTTATTGCCAAATTTGACACGATACAAGTCTTCTCCGCAACTATTCATCAAACCGATAACGATAAAACTCTTGACTATGCTTCTAAACACATAATACGGAGAGTTAGAACCACAAAACCCATTATAATGTTCATAATAATTCTTGTCAATCGTCAACAGTTCATTATTCTTCAAAAGATTGATATTCAACCAATCATCGATTAGAAACATATCGAAGTAATCAAAAAGAGATGCTATGATTTTAACAATCATCTGATTCAGCACATCAACTGTACAGTTTGCCTTGCTTCCGAACCTGATACAAAGACCGCTCTCATTGTCATTTTTGACATATTCCAGCTTCTTGTAGCACAATATCTTTCTTCTCTTGACATTTTCAACAAGAACATTCTCAACCAAATCATACAAACCATGATTACTATAGTAATACTCGGGTTCGCATTTATAATTGTTTCCGTTTCTTGCATATATTGTAAACTCAAAATCACATTCAGCTTTCATATCGCTGAAATCATCATCAACTTCTTCAAGTTCAACACTATCAAGAATATTTTCATACACAGCATCAAAAAATCCGTATCTATTCATCAAAGAAAACGAAAGCATGTAATTTGTTTATTTATTTCCAGAAACAAAAATCATGCCTTCGTCACAAGTCTAAAAACCAAACAAAAATCAAACACAGGTAATCAGATTTCCGTCATAATCGCAACTAATGTTGCTATCTATATAAATCATACCATCGTCACAAATAGTCGGAATATCATCAAACCACTCATTAGGAGAGAACAACAATCCGTTCGTATTCAATATGTTGTACCTGCGTTCTTTAACTCCGTTGATTGACTCAAAATGGGCATAAACAACAACCGGCATTGAAGTCATCGACTGCAAAAACATAAACCATTTGTCATAAACAGGCTTTCCGTTGCGCCCCAATATGTTACAAACCGGCTTTAGACTTGTATCTTGTGAAATCAGAATACAGTGTTCCTTCATTTCGAATTCAAACGGAACCCATTCATCAAACATCAACTTGCCATCAGGACAAATACAGTTATTCTTGTTTTCAGTATCAGTAACAACTATGACCTTATAACCATTATCAAACGTATGCATATATGCATTTTTGAGCGGAATGTCAACTACCGGCTCTCCGTTTGGATAAATGACTTTATATGTTCTTACCACCCCGTCGTTTATATTGCTAACCCGGAACATTGTCTTGGAAAAACTCACAACAGTGTCAAAATCATAATTATTTTCAAGAACTTGATTACCATTATCATCAACAAACGTGTTTGTTTTAGGTTCAATCATAACTTTCCATATACCCTCATCTTCTTGATAATCAAGAATATTCAAAAACTTCCATTCCTTGAACTTATACTCTCCTGTCCTGACATTCAAAGCATTCTTATATCCACCACGCTCAACAATAACATACTCGAAATCATTGCTCTTGTGATTCAATGTCTTGACATAGTCAAAAACTTCATCAACTACATAAGAACCGTCAAAGCGAACCAAAGATGTTTTATTGTCTTTCTCGAGTTTGTATATAAAGTACGGAGCATCATAACATTCTATTGATTTATACCAGTCATTAGAAAACAATTTACCTTTCTTGTCAATTAGATTATATACAGTATCATTAAGTTTTTTAACGATTGCAAAATCTCCACAAAAATCTTGACAATAGCCAAACCACAAGTCTGGAGACAGAATCTTCCCGTCAGTAGATATGAAATTATACAACTGCGAATAATAATTTGCACCGTCCGATTTTCCAACAATCGCAAAGCCGTTCTTGAATGGCTTTATTGACTTGAACCCGTTATTGTTGACCTTCCCGTTCCTGTCCATGAACGTATAATAGTCTTTTCTCTTAACTATAAACAAATCTTCATTCGAACCAGCAACGACATATTGGAACCATTCTTTCTTCGAAACAAGATTCCCTTCAGTATCCATAAAATTATATAGTCCGCGGTCATTATATACAATAGCATATCCATTCTTATCAAAACATCTGCATGAATCAAACCAAACATCTGAAATCAGTTTTCCACTACAGTCAATAAAATTTTCTCCTTTATCTTTAAGTACAACTGTTGCAAAACCATTAGTAAAAAAATAAATATAGTCATACCATTCAGAAATTCTCATTCCGGTCTCGTCGAATAACGCTTCTTTCTTTCCGACAGTCAACACGAAGATCATATGCTCTGTTTCAATGCATTGAAGAAGTCCGAACCTGATTGCATACCTTACAAACAAGTAAGCAATCTTCTCATTATCAAGAGCCGGAAATAATTTCTTGAAAAACAATATCGACGACAGCATAATCTGCTTTCCTACTTTATTGTTCGCAGAATCAAAATTTCTTGGCTTTGTAACATAACTTATAGTATATTTCTGTTCTCCGAAACGAATCTCCACCGATTCGACATAACATGAAATATTTTTTATCAACGACATCGCTAACACGATAACAAAATCCGGAGAAAGGGGTTCAACTGTTTTAAATTGATACTGATACACTTGCATTACCAGTGTTCCTTTCCCTTGAGTCCACCAAAACGAAGTTATCTTCTTCTTGGTTTGCAGATTATAAAAGACATTATAAGATGTGCGCTCACACAACTTATGGAAATCCTGATCCGAACCGTTATATCTTTTTCCGAAATATGTGATTTTTACACCATACTCCTTTCCGGGTGAATCTTCATATGAATGCACTGATGATTCATCATTATCTTCAACTTCATCTTGCTCTACATCGGAAAGAAGGTCCTCGTTCAACACATATATGTCATTTTTTATCATAAACTCAAAAACAAATTTTAAATATATGAGACAAGTTGCATCTTATTATCAACAAAAGTTTTCAAGCCAATCCTCAGCAAACCATTCTCATGTATATCTATCAACTCGTCACTCCACTCATCAAGCAACAAGTTTCCTTCTTTATCTATCAAATTAAACTTCTTGTCTGTATTAAGTATAACGATGTAGCCATTTCTCTCATTATCTTCATTATCGACAATATGAATATACATAATCCAGTCTCCTTCATCAAGACTATCATCAAGAAGGTATCTATGCTCCTTCACTGAATAATAATTTATCTTGTCATCTCTATTCTCATCTTCTATATGAACTACAACTACATAACCGAATACATATTCAATATCTATCAGATTGTCAAGAAGAACATTTCCTGACGTATCTATAATTTTCTTTAAACCGGCATCCTTGACAACAGCAAAACCGTATTCATTAAAATTTTTCACTATTGATTCAAACCACTTATTCTTTGAAACAAGTGAACGTTTCTTACAATCAATAAAATTCCAACGTCCATCAATATTCTGTACAGCAGAAAAACCGTTTGATGGATGTTTGATTTCCAAGAACATATCTTTCATTATATGCTTTCCTTTTGTATCAATAATCGACATAAATCCAGTGTCTTTCAGTTTGACAACAGCAACTCCATCTATAAAATTGCTACAATCTGAAAACTCTTCATCTGTTATATAGTTGCCTTTCTTATCAACAAAAGAAAAAACATCTTTAGACTTCTTAACCATGGCACAACCACATTGAAACCCAAAACATCTATAAAACATCTTGTTCATAATGATATTTCCAGTCTTGTCTATATATGTACTACATGCAGAACTGCTATTGTTTGATATTCTAACTGGAGCGTATCCTTCTGAAAAAACTCCAACATCGTAATAATGAAATGTATCTATTGCAATGTTTCCATCCTTATCCAAGAAATCCCTTCCAAACTCCCCGTCGCTATTCTTATACTGAACTCTGATTAAGCCATCACTCAATTCTTCCGAAAACAGTAAAACATTAGAAAGAACCGTTTTCTTCTTTTTGATATCCATCAAAGTCCAGTACTCACGAGGCATTTCATATGCAACTATATCTGTTCCTTCAATAAAATCAAGATTCGTGATTTCTTGTTCTTTAAACATAAACTTTCCAGCTTCCAAGTCATATATATTGCATATGTTTTCATCTCCCGACACACATCCATAAACTCCGATAAATCTTTTATTATAAACAAAGTCAATAAACCCCTTATCTCTCCAACATGGTATGCGTTTGGTTTCGTCGCAAACTACATTTCCTTTATCATCAACAATCAAGAAATAATCTTCATTATTGCAAATGAACGCATAATAACCGTCGGTGCCGTTCAAAAGTCTGTTTTGCAATGCAAAAACCGTACAAATTCTAATTATTTCTTTCTCCGAATAATCCGGCTTAAACAAATCTACAAGATTTTTTATATAGAATTTAACATCCGGTTTTTCATTATTGTCATTCAGAATGCCACATTGAAACAAACGTTGTTCATCTACATTTTCATATGATTCGTCAATATAACAAATCTTATAATCCAAATCATATTTGCTGCTAACGCAAATGATATTAATAAGGTACATCATGCATTGAACGAACAAATATGGAGAAAGAGAACCAATATAATTAAAAACAACATCTATAAAATCTCCGTCATCTCCATAATAATCGATTTCATAATCTATATGAACGCCATTTCCATAATCCGTATTCTTCATTTGTTCCAGCACGTCATCAATGACAGTATTCGGAGGTTCATTAAACATAATCCTCACAACAAGCCTATCATAATTATTCTCATCGTTATCAACAACATCATCCGTTTCAACTTTACCAAGAAGGTCCTCGTTCAACATATATCTTTCTACGCTGCTCATAAACATTTAAAATCTTTTTTAGACAAAACTCACATAGTTGTGTTCATAATCAATAACGGCAAAATTACCGATCTTCATCAATCCGGGTCCATACTTCTCAATAGGCTCGTCAATCCATTCGTCAAACATCTTATTGCCATCGCAATCAAAGACATTGGACTTCATCATATCATTCACGACAATAACCAACTTATTCGGCTCCAGAACTCTGTAATATTGATATTTGAATGTCATCGGCTTGAACAATGCCTTTCCATATACCGTGTATATGTTCTGATACCCTGACTTTGCATACTTGACATCAAAGAAACCTTCATGTGGATTCCCAATCGAATCAAACCGCAAATCTGAACACAACCATTTCCCGTTATCCATTATGATGCCATATTCATCATTTAATTTTACATAAGCAAGCTTATATTCGCTATTATAATTATCGTATTCCCATAGCGTATAATCCTTTATTACTGTCCCGTCTTTCCTTACCAGTTTTGATAATACCTTCCCGTCGTCCAGCCTCTTCTTTATGCAAAAAACATCTTCACTCAATGCAACAGGATGAGCAACATTAGACCATTCTTCAAACAACAGTTTGCCTTCACTTGTCACATAATTATAAAAAGTCTTATTTTCTCTGTACCAACGGCTCACTTTGCACATATGCATATCATATGTATATTCATATTCAGACGGCAGCGAGCAATTATAGAATCCTTCGTCAAACAACTTTTTGCCGCTTGATATTTCTATGAAGTTATAACATTCATCTAAATTATCAAAACATGCATAACATCCGCATTGCGGATAACCTGTTGCACGCCAATGCCAATATTCAGAAACCAGCGTTCCGTCAGTTTTCAAAAAATTCTCTTTCGTATCAGATTTCTCAACCTTGGCAAACCCGTCAATAAACTTGTAGCATTTCTTCAACTTGTATTCTTTGCCGAGTTCCTTACCATCCCTGTCTATGTAGTAAAAGAATCTATTATCCTTGACTTTGGCATATTCACAGTTCTGATCGTCAGCAAGCTCAAAGAAATTATTTTTAAACAAAAGTGTTCCATTGGCATCAATAAGATTGTTGCAGTTATCGCTATCATCTATTCTAACAATCGCATAACCGTCTTTATTAAACTTATTAACTGATAGAAAACCTTCATCTGTAATATATTTTCCTCTTTCATCAATGATATATCTCTTTGAATCGTTCTTTTTTAGAACAATTCCAAAACCGTTTTCAAATGATGATATGTCTTTAAGATCCTCTTCAAAAACATCATTTCCATCAAGGTCGATAAGATTGCATTCCTCGTTAATCTTCTTAATAAGCGCCATATATCCAAACCTGTTGTACTTGCAACTCATAGAACTACGTTCAGTAGGATGCACAAACTTATCAAAGACAAAATTGGAATCTTTATCAAAAACGCACATTATCTGTTCAGTAATCAAATAAATGTAATAACGACTCTTGGCTTCATCCATCGGCACGATAATGCCATAACGGATGAACAACTTGACAATATCTCTCAAAACATCAGAAAACTCACCTTCAATACCAAAAATCTTTTTATAAGTTTCAAAACCATACATATAGACCGTTCTTTCCAACTCATAATGTACTGCAGAATTGAGCAATGAAAAAAAGAGTTTTGATTCCACATCACCTTCAATACACACTCTCAAAACAGCATCTCCTTTAACCAGCGTGTTCTTATGGCATTTGACCATAACCGACAATGCGTTTGTAACTATCTTATCAAACACATCCTGTTTCGTTTCTGAAAAGTGAACTTCGATACGAAAACGAAATGTCATTTCACTATGATAAGAAAACGAATATTCATCAATGTCATGAGAATCAACAAGCGCGTCCATATAACTTCTGAACATAGAAGTCATATACTCATATGTACGGTGATCATTCCATCTTGAGTCGAAACTCAACTCAAACTGAACATTATTTACAGATTCTCCTGCTTCGTCTCTCACCTCGTCCGGTTTGACTTCATCAAGCAGAGACTCGTTTAACGCGTATAATCTTTTGACATTCATTTCCTATTTCACAAAAAAATCATTTTAAACAAATGAAACTATCTCTCCATATTCATCAACATTCGAATACGAGCCAACCCTGTATGTTCCGTCTCCGTTGTCGCTAATCGGCAATCTGGTCCATTCCTTCAGAACAAGCGAACCAGTCTTGCTGCTCACTATGTTGCATTCGTTCTTGTCATTCATAATGACAAAGTTCTTGGAAATCGTATCATCGACACGAAACTTGCCTTCCAACCAAGGATCGAACAAAACTTCTCCACGGCTATTGATGATATTGAAAAGCAATTTCTCTGCATGCCTACCATTCCCGGTTTTCTTGCGAACATAAAACAGGTTCTCTGCAAAATCCACAATCTCGTCAACCCACTCGCCAAACACAAGAGTCCCGTCCTCTCTCAACACATTCCATTTCTTGTCTGTATTCTCCACTTCCGCATATCCGTCTGAAAAGAAAGTATCTCTTGTTATATATATGTTGCTATCCTTATCAACAAGCAACTTTCCGGTCTTGTCAATCATATTGCACTTGCCGTCAATCACCACAAATGCAAAGCCATTATAAAAACGAACTGCCTCATCAAACCATATATCTGAAACAAACTTTCCGCTTCTGTCTATGAAATTATATCCCTTGTCTTCTAAAAACACTTTTGAGAAACCCTCGTAGAAATCATAAATACAATTGAACCACGTATCGCTCAATAAACGTCCAGACTTATCTATAACATTGAATACATTTCCAGACCAAGCAGAATAAGAACAAACGACTGCATTTCCATTAGAATCAAACGACTTACAATCACGATATTCTCTATGTTTAGAAAACAGGAAGTTTCCACTCGCGTCCACATAGTTCCACAAGCTTCCGTTATCAAAAGACACGACAGCATAACCGTTAGAGAAACCTTTCTCACATGAACAAAACTCATCAAGAATAAATTTCTTGGTCTTTAAATCCATAAAATTACAATGCAATATGTCCTTCTTCACAAGAACCAGACCATTTTCTTGCATTTCATACTTGTCGCGTCCCGGATTGTTAAAAACCATATTGCCATTCCTATCAACAAGATTGCATCCGTTAATTCCTACAACAACTCCATAGCCGTTAGAGAAACGCTCACAAGAACTAAACCACTTATTCTTAACAAGCATTTCTCCGTTATGCTTGATATAGTTCATTCTATCATCTAACGACGTAACAACGATAAACTCGTCTTCAAGCGGTCCGACTTTCGTGAACCGACATTTTGAAATCGGTTTCCCACTCTTGTCAATCAATGCATAATTTTTCGGATTTTCATCCTGATACTTGACTTTTGCAAGACCGTTCACAAAATTCTCTCCGCTATATAAATCACAATCAGGTATTCGATAACCGAATTTATCCACATAATACACGCCTTGCTCATGATTGACCATAAGCAAACCGCAATGATACATCATATTCTTATTTCTATTATGTTCACAACCCCTTAACTTGAACCGAACATCGCCGTCTTTCCCAACGATGCATATATCATTATCCTCCAGAAATAGCACATATAGTCCATCTTCCTCATCGACACAATTTGCAAAACCACTTTTATGTGAATTTACAAAGAGACTGCGGATTACGTCAGAAGCCTTTCTGTGAAAAACTTTCGCTATCTTGTCAATATTCTTGTATATAACCTGTCCATTATTGATTGTATGCTGCTTATCTATAACTATTTTGTCGGTATATTCAAGGTCAGTATAAGAGACGAGTATTTCAAAAGGTCCGTACTTGGCAAAACAATGACATATATATATGACAAAGCGACAAAAAATATCAAGGCTATTCTCATCAAGGTTCATTCGAAACAGAGCATTCAACCGATACTTTGAACTTGTTAATGAGATATCATAACCGTCTTGGACAATGCCCATTTCCACAAGTCCAGCAAGATATGAATCAACAAAGGTCAAAACAGAATCAGGCAGACTGCCTTCTGTTGATCTAACAATGATTCCAAAACCGGCATCATGTTCATATTCATCATTATCTGAAACTTCGTCAGCATCGATTTTTGCAAGAACATTCTCTTGCAAATAACGAAATCTATCAATTCTTCTGTCAAAATGCATCACATCAAAAGCAACAGAAACATCATGTTCCAATTTAATATATTATAAGATATTTTAGTACATACATTATCCATGCAGACAAATGCAATGCACAGAATACTCTATCTGTAAAGTCCAGAAAATGAATTCCCAGCGAAACTTTCTGACCTAATAGAAAATCAGAGGTTTCAGGTCGGCAGACTTTCCGGGTCCCCTTGCAAGTATAGCCGCACAGCTGCATTCCAACGCGTCCCGCGAAGCCACTCGCATTCATATCCGGCAGTATCTAACCTTCCTTTTATATTTATTTGCCGAAGTAAGTCGTGGTCATTTTCTTAACATTGTGAGTCGTTTTCATTTGTTCTGCTGTTTTATTGAATTTCACTCTATAAGATATTCCTTTCGGTTTCAGATAATTGTAGTATATGTCTTTTAAAGATAGGTTCTGTTCTTTTATTTTGAACAGCTTGCAAGACTTGTCATAGAAATCCCTGTATATGTTTATGTCGGGAAAAATATACTTGTCTGATGACGCGTCATAATCTGTAAGATTTAACGTTGCTGTCGTATATGCTCTTCTTGAAAGTTCGAATGCAGCGAGGCACATATCCGGCATATTCAGATACATGAACAGGAAATTTCCAACAACGCTTGAGAACGGAGCCTTCGTATGTACGACTTTTGCTCCGGACAATATTGCATTCTTCTTGTACGTTTGCGCAAACTTTTTCCGAAGCCAGTCATTGTTTACTGTTTTGTTAAAGTGTCTGCCTTTCTTCTTGTCGGATGTATATATGGACACATCATCAATAGATATGACTCCGCATTTGAAATGCTTTGCCATCTTTATCAAGTCGTTCGAGAATGACTTGATTTCATACTCCTTCTTCTCCGTGTAATGATAACGTCCGGTCGACGCTTTGCCAAGTTTGTTCTTGAGTTCACTTTCTCTGCTGTTCAGTTCTTTGAACGACTCGACGCCATATGATATTACTTTGAAGTTTCCGTCTTGTTTCCAGTCCGCAACTACCCAACCATAATAATTCGGGTTCGTGTCGCATGCGAACACTCTGTTCGGAATCAAATCATTGTTCAATGATGTTGTCTCCGGATACAACTTAAGCAAATCGACTTGAATTGACAGTTTTCCGTTTTCTTCAAGCAGGTATGTTACAGGCAGACTATAGTCCTCCTGTTTATCATATATGGTTCTAAGCATATTCGCATAATTATAAGGAATGTCATGCAACGACATTGTTATGTGGGTTTTCTTATTCGGCTGAAAGATGATATGTCTTAAGTCTTCTGTCAGTCTGAATTTCTGATTTCCCTTGTATGGACGCGCAGTGCCTATGCAACGGAACGGTCTCAGTTTACGACGTTCGTATTCTTCCTTGGTTAGCAAGCCTTTGAGATAGTCTTTATAACCCTTCTTGCTTCCGAACACCACATGCCTTCCATTCGTTTTCACCAGTTCATATGCATCATAATATGCACAGTGAAAGAACCATTCATTATCTTGAATCAGCTCTACATTCTTCATTGCTGAAAAGTATGTTCTCATATCGGATCCTTTCCTGTAGTATTCATTCTTGGAACGGAGTTCTTTTCCGTTCGACATAGAACGACAAAGGTAGCAATAGATTATATGCACAGATGATGAGTACTGTTTTTGATATCTGCAATACTCGATAGCGTCAAGCGAGTTTTCTATACAGTATCTGGCTTTAATGCTTATAGTCATTACTTTGATTTCATAGATTACTTTTATTATTTATCTTTGATATAAATTGCAAAAATCAACTTTCTGAAGAATCTTCCGCTTCATTAAGCAGCTTCTCTATATTCTTGAATTTCTTGCGACTGTTATCATACATCTTCATTGAGTAACTATGAATAATCGTTATCAGGTCTTCTGTCAATTCTTGCTGGTATGTCTTGTTCGTCTCTTCTTTCTGGTCGAGAACGACTATCGTCGTTCCGAAGTATGCGAAAATGGATACGAAATAGTCGAAACCGAACCTTGACAAGCGATCCTTGAAAGTCACATATACCTTGTCTATTTCTTTTTTAAAGACAGATTCAAGCAGTCTGTTGAAATTCGTCCGGTTCTCGTTGAGGCCGGACGCTATGTCAGAATAGATTTCATCAACCGTTATTCCGTTCGAGAGCATATACTGCTTTATGAGTTCTATCTGGTTGTTCAGATCCGTTTTCTGTCTCGGCGTGGAAACTCGGCTATATATGACATTCTTTCTTTTTGTAGTGAAATTATCGCTATTAATGATGATAGAGTCTATGTCATATAAAACCTTTCTGTCTGAAAGTTTCATCGTGTTGATTCTTCCTTCGTTCTTCCAGCGCATAAGTGTCACGCCAGATATATGCAAAATGTTTTTTGCTTCTTTTGCAGATACATAATTCATATTCACATACTTAATATTTGACTATTTATCTAACAAAAATTACAAAATTAAATAAAATTGACTTCTAACTTTTTATTTATTTGCATTTTGACTAATTTTGCAAAATCAACAATCAAGCAAAAGTCACGTCATTTCCACTATAGTCAACATAAGTATTGCAATCATGAACAATCATAAAAATCTATTAAGATTTTTAAATATACGATACAATATTTCCCTCATAATCAGCAATAATCAAATCACCGATTTTCAAAGAATCATTCTCATTTGCTGAAATTTTTGCATCAATCCACTCATCAAACATATATTTTCCATTACTATCAACAACATTATATCTATAATCTTTGTCAACAAGAACAACAATTCTTCCCGCTTCTATGACTTCAAACTTCTGTATATTCTCAATTCCCTTTTTCGGAAACAAAAATCTTCCATTTTTCATCAAAAGATTCAACGAGTTGTCACGATTCCTGACTTCAGCAAAACCGTCTTTCATAATTCCAACATAGTTGAACCATTCTTCTCTTATCAACTTACCGCTTGTATCAATCAGATTAAACTTGTTCTTTGTCTTTTTGACCTTGTCATTCAAACCCCGTTGAACCAGTGAATAGCCGTCACTGAATGACGTGAAAGACCAATCGCAATAATCAACCAAAACCGTACCATCGCTCTTGATTAGCATATTGAACTTGTTTTTGCCAATTCCTATTTTCTGACAACTCCACAAGTCTTCACCAAGATAAGCAACATCACTGAACCAATCTTTCTTATCTCCAAGCATTTGACCATTATCAAGAAATATCTTATAATTCACAGTATTGTCAATTGAACTTGTCATGCCCATCTTAAAAAAATGCTTATCGTATTCATTACATGGTTCTGCTTGATTAAAAAAACCATTTTTGAAAAGTAACTTATTCTCTTTCCCGTCATATAGATTATAACTTCTACTATCCCTGTCAAAAACTATAAAAATGTCATTGACTACTGGATAATATATATCATCAATATTTCCTTTCTTTGTATTGAACCAAGTGCCCGAGACAATTTTTCCAGTTTCCAAATTCAAAAAGTTCACAAGTATGTCATTTGAACCACTTTTCTTTCGACTAACTTTAGCATAGTTATATTTTGGAGTGTGACCACCATCAAACCAGTCGCCTTTCCATATGACACGACCGGTATTGTCTATAAAATTATACTTATTGCTGGCTGTATTCCAGACAAGTGCATAATGATGCTCGTCGTCAAATAAAATCGTATCATAATGGCATATCTCATTGCCATCCGAATCTATCATTACAAATTCATCTTCATATTTTCTTGAGAATAATGCGACGCCATTCTCGAAACCCTCTGCTTCATAAACCCAGTCATCAAGAAGCAGCTTCTTTTTCACAACATCATAATAATTGTACTTATTTCGTCCAGAATCATAAACAACACATTTTCCTTCACTGATTGCTCCCATATTATAGTTTTCAAAAAGCAACTCACCGTCATAAGTCAAATAGTTATTACGGTCATTTGAAAACGTTATATACATCAATCCATACTCATTGAAAACGTTGCTACTACCGTTTATATAAAAGTCATCAACAGCATGCTCAAATAGTTCATTTCCCTTCGCATCATACATCCGTATGAGATTGCTGTCAGTGAAATTTATAACAAACCTGTCCTTCTGCTTATCTGACGGAAACAAGACTCCTGACGCTGCAGTAACCTGAACAAACGTTCTTATGAATTCTGCGAAATCATTAACTCCAAAACAATCATAATAAGAATCATTAATCTGTAACAAACTAAACTTCTCTGAAACAACCGGAGATGCAAACAAAACATTCAGAATGAAATCTCCACGCTCATTCATGACGACAATATTAAAGCCATAGTCATACTTGTTGAACAGAGACGCAATACGGGCAATCATCTTGACAAACGACTCGTTATCATCATCAACCATTATCAAATTGATATAGACACACAAGCAGTCTTTAGCAAGGTTGATTGAATAACTACGAAGATAACCGGAATCTTCAAGTCTGCCCAAATAACTATCAACAAGCATCTTGAATGATTTCTCAACCGTATCCGGTTTTGCAAATTCACGACGAAAACTAACCGCGATGCAAATCTTAAAAGATGAATCATCTTTCACTTCATCCGATCCCACTTCATCAAGAAGCGACTCGTTCAACACATATGCTCTTATATCTGCCATACCATCATACAAAACTTATATTGTTTCCTTCATAATCAACCAGTCCTCTCAAGCCAACACGAAGAACGCCCGGACCTTTTCCACTAACAACATCATCTACAAACTTGCCAAATGACGCGGTTCCATCCTTGTCGAATACGTTGAACTGATTCTTCTTGTTCCGGACAACGACACGCTCATATGGTTCTATTATCCTGAAAAATGGTTCTATTGAAGTTCTTGCCGGAATCAACAGTTTTCCAGTTCTTGTGCTCAATATGTTACAAACTGACTTTTTCTTCACAAGAAAGAAACCATCATTAAAATCCGAAATGCTATCAAACCACTCGTCAATCAAGTAATTGCCGTCAGAATCAATGATGTTATAAACCGGATGCTTGCCATATGGATCATTCTTCATGGTCTTCTTAACCTTGCTAAAACCTTCAACCGGTTCCTCAACATACAATGAATACGCATTCGTTATTCCATCATATTCATCAACAAACTTCCCTGTCGATGTCACTATCTGCCACTTGTGATTATGATTTTTGTCAATGTCAAGTTTGTGCCAGAAACCGCCTTTCTGATAATCCAGAGACCGGGTGAATTCATCAAACACAAGATTTCCTTCTTTATCAACAAGATTGAAATAATCAACGTTTGATTTTACTTTTTTTACTTTATAAACATCCCCTACTATTACGCACGACGTAAACCCGTCAGGAAATAGAATCTTTCCACTCTCAATATCTATGAAATTCCAAGAGTCGTTGCATATTCCACACACCTTACTTCCGGCAATATATCTCAAACCACGGTCTTGCCATTCCTTCAACAAGAACCGTCCTTCTTTGAATGAGTATATATTATGCTTTAATGAATCACATACACAAACATATTCATTGTCATATGAATAGATCATTTCATAATCGCAGTTTTTCCAAACCAGCGGATGATGCTCGTCATCCACAACAATATAGTTAAACTTGTTACGATACTTGCGTTTGACTCTTATGTATTTCTTGTCATTCGTTATTTCCATGCACTCATATCCCTTGCAGATGTCATTGCCATTAACATCAACATATGTTCTAATATCTCTACCAACAACATTAGTACTAATATCAGCCAGTGCTATTCCATTCTCAAAGTTATCCAAATGTTTGTACCAGACTTTCGATATTACTTTTCCTGTCAAATCTATGAAGTTGTAATCGTGCTGGCTCATACGATATACAACTGCACGTCCACACTTGAAGTCATTGATAAAAGAATAGTCATCTGCCAACTTCTTGTTTCCGTCCTTATCAACAATATTATATACATTGTTTTCTATTTTAACAATCATCAAACCATTTTCATCATATTGAAACTCGTTTGTCTGAAATGCCAAAGTATTCATCGGCAAAGTAGATATGACATCAAGCTTGTCATCAAGCATATACATCATTTCGTTTGTCGATGAATGAATCACAGTCCTGTTCTTCTCAGCATTTGCCCACTTAAGAATGTCATACTTTTTCGCTTGTTGAACTATGCTCTTGATTATCGTTTCTATATCAGAAATACCGAACATTTCAGAATAAAAATCATATACATCGAGACCGAAACAGCCACACTGCTGAAAATTATCAGAAATGTCAAGGCTTACATAATCAACTTCGCCGTATGATTTTGTTCCGAAACATATTTCAGTTCCATCCACTATACCATATGCAGAAAAACTTCTAATCACAGCAAACAGATGCATTAGCATATTATTGAATGCATCAATATCAACATCAAGAAGATTCAGGTGTCCCGTGAAAAAATCATCTTTGCCTGAATCATCAACAATCATATCTTTAAATGTATAATCACTAATAAATCCTTTCTTGACAAACAAATCAAACGACGAAATCAGTTTTGGAATGAACACTTCATTCTTTAAACTGCGTTTCTTCTTGGAATTAGTTTCTTCATCAAAAACGAACATAATCTTATACTTGCAGAAATTCTTTTCATCCTGCTTGTCTCTCACTTCTTCTGCATCAACATTATCAAGAAGCGACTCGTTTATTATGCACATCCTTTTGTCTAACATAAGCATATGATCATTTTTCAAATGACTGAAATTATATTTCCATCATAATCAGTAAGCAAACTGTTCCCGACACGCAAAATTCCATCATCGTACTTCTCGATTCTGCTATATGTCCAGTTCTCGAATGATTTCTTACCGTGCTTGTTGAACACATTATACATGAATGTCATATCCTCCACGATGATATACTCGTTCGGTTCAATGACTTTAACATCCAGCATATTACCATCATTATACTTCGGCAAAAAATTCTTACCTTCATAAGAGATTATATTCTTGTACTTTCCCTCTTTTGACAAAAAGAATCCATCCGGGATATAAACCAAAGAATTTTTCTCCCATTTCTTCCCTCCGAACATCGGATTTCCATCAACATCAACATATTTGCACATCTGTTTGGAATCAATATCAACAATCTTTATCAGACCGCTTTCATCCATATCATAATTAACTCTATCATAATCAAGGATAACTTTTCCAGAAAGGTCCATTATCTTATTCATAATGACACTCTTCCCATCAACTTCAAACTCATTCTGACATACAATACGCCGATTGCATAAAAAAGATATACGCTTAAACCATTCTTTCTTCGAAATCAACTCGCCGTTCACATTTGTACAATTCCACATTTCGTCCAACATTGGACGCTTACGCTCCTTAACGATATAAAAACGGTCGCCGCCATTCAAACAATTGTTTGCAGTGCAATCACTAAACCTCATATCATTCAAAGGTTCCTCGGTTCGTACATCTATGAATCTCCAGCTATAATTTTCTTGAACTGCACAAACTCCTGAATCCGGATAACCTATCACGTCATCATACCAGTTTGTCAAAAGAAAAGTTCCGTCTTCCTTCAAATAATTATACTTTTTACCGCGCTTAACCTTGGCATAGCCGTTTATGATCGTATAACAATTGGAAAACCAGCCATCAGAACCTTTATACACCAAACCGCTCTTGTAATTGAACAAGTTGTATAAACTGCATTGAACACCTATGAGACGAACTATCGCATAATCACTATTGTCCAGTCTGGATATATCGTTAAACTCGGTTTTCGATAATAGATTCCCTGTATTGTCTATCAGATTCCACTTACCATTCAGATTCAACTTACCATGTTTACACTCAACTTTCCCAACGCCGTTTGAGAAATCTTCACAATGACTAAACATCTTATCTGTAATGAACTGTCCTTTCGTGTTGATATAATTCCAGTCTACACTATTGATTCTCACTCTACAAAAACCTTCTGAAAATTCTCCACAATAGTTGGCATACTCGCTCATGATAGGATGACAATCCAAGTCCCAATAATTGAAACCAAGGTCTTGGTCACGAACCTTCATAAGATCATTCTCGTCATAATTCCAACTGATATGTTCAGAATTCAAATATTCTTTCGGCTGTCCAATAGATGCGATTTCTCGCCCGTTCTTGTCATAGACATGCATCATAGATTCCGCCACAAAATAAAGACAGAATCTTGAATTGTGCCGGTCCATCGGTTCAAGAACTCTATACTTAATCAGATGCGGAACCAATGAGTGAATCAGGTGTTCATCTCCGAATTGTTTCATATAAAAGTCACACCACTCCACTAAAACATACCTTGATGTTGTATCTGAAATAGATTCTCCGGTGAATATATGAAGAGTGACCATTTGGTCATCATTATTGCTCAAATCACACAAACTACTCCAGACACTAATCTTCGTATCACGGATACAATCTTTCTCATATGAATTAACCAGTCCGGCAACACGTCCAAGCAAATCATTAAATTCATCAAGTTCATCGCTTGCAACCGTTACATTAAAAGACAGTTTCGTTCTCTCATAATAGCCGTCTTTGATTCTCAAATCGGAACGCTTGATAACGTATCCGGAATTCATAGGCTTCTTCAATATATTGTCAAGCCCGTCAGAGAATGATTTATTAAGGCGTTGATCAGACAAATCAAAATAACAGTCAATAAGAAAATATATCACCATAAGTTCTTCTGGTGATACAGAATCTACGACTTCATCGCTCTCAACCTTATCTAAAAGCGATTCGTTCATCAAAGTTTCTCCATATCTTGACATGGACATTATGACTCCTTTATATTATAAGATATTTATTTGTTTTAAGCAAAAAATGCGAAAACACATACCAATCATAAAGAAAATGTCCATCTTATCATACACAAAGAACAATCTCTCCGTTACAATCAACATAATTATCCAGACCTATACGGATAATACCTTCCGGAAGAACTTCAATCATATCTTTTGTCCACTTCGGAAACATCAGGTTTCCGCTCTTGTCGATTATATTTCTTGTATTATTCTCCTTCTCGACAAGAATGTGCTTTCCGTCATTAATGACTTTCCATTTCTTTATAATATGCTTCTCACGTCCAGTCCATTCAATCAACCGTTCTTTATATGTGGTCATTATGTTATTTTCATCATCCTCGTCCTTGAATATAATGAAACCGTTGCTTATATCAATAGACCTAAACCATTTGTCCGACATAGGCTTTCCGTCTTTGTCTATGACATTTTCCAATGTATTGAAATCAGAATCCTGATTCATTGCACTAACAATCACAAAACCATCAACAATCGTCTTGAAAAAATATTTATCGGAAAGAGTCTTATATAAGATTTTTCCATCTATCCTGCAAATATAACTAACTGGATGACCAGTATTGACATATCTCCGCAAATTGAACAATCCGTTGCTTATATAGTTCACAGAACTGAACCAGTCATTCTTGCGAATCATCTTTCCATTCTCGTCAAGAACACTCCACATCCGTGTTTCATTATATTTCTTTATATGATTGATTACGCAAAAATATCTTGTCCGAAGAACTAAACATGTTCAAAACCATCTTTTGAAGATTGAACACATTCACTCCCTGCATTTTGCTGCAGGTTTCTTCGAAACGACAACAGCACTTTCTTCACCTCGTCTTTCTTCAAATCCCTTGGTTCGTAAGAGCCGTTGTCCTGTTGTTTTAAGAGCTTGTCTCGCAACACGGTTACGAGCACTCTGTTTCTTATGTTGTTTGCAGCGTTGAAGTCTGCATTTGCTGAATAACTACAATTGACGCAATGGAAAGTCTCTTGGTCTGGTCTGTTATCATCATCAATACATCCGCATACCGGACACATCTTTGAAGTATAACAAGACTGCACAGTCGATACGGCGATTCCGTACTTACGAGCGATATGCTCGACCTCATTCTTAAGACTGCTCAATCCGAGAAAACCGACTTTCCTGTTGTAGTTTATGTTATCATTCTCTGGGTCACTAACATAGCACTTTCCAAAACTGTTATTCAAGTCCTCCATGACTATGTGACCTACATTCCCAGACTGCAGTTTCTTGCACATCGTAGAAATCGTCTGCTGCTCTGACTTCAGCATCTTCTCGTCAAGCTTGTCAAGCTTGCGCTGCCTGCGCTTTCCGACCACGTAGTCAGGGTTCTTGCTTTTCAACTCGTCAACTTCAAGGCAGCACTTACAATAGTCATTGACAAGCCTTCTATCATAGTCGTATATAGTTCCGTCCGAAAGACTGAACAGGTTGTGCTTGCAGTTCACGTCTATACCAACCGTTTCCTTCTCAGAATCGACATCCGGAACATATCTACCATCAGTCTTGCACAGTATAATCTTGACTTGATGAATCTTATCGTCGAACATCATCAAGTATTCAAAGTTACCGGTTGATGCATTGTAGTCTTTCATGCTTCCGAACCAGTCCTTGTTGAACTTGACCGGAATATCAAATGCCTTTCTACTGAAGCCGCTCAATGTTATGAAAGCATTTATCTTGGAACCGAACCTCTTGTTATATGCCAGCAGAGTGTTCTTCCTGCTTCGTCCTCCGAAAGTCAGTGACTTGAACTCTATCGGATGTTCTGAATACTTTCTGACGATTCTCTCGCGCTTGCTCATCGCAAGTCTGATCAAGCGTTCGAAACCGAACTTTTTACAGCACTCTATGATATCTTTGTAGAACTTCACCTTGTCAGCATCCGTACATACAAGAACCTGCTGCTCCAGATAGCGAAGCGTGTTTGCATTTCCGTATCTTGCAAGATATGTCAGGCAAACGCTCAACTTTGTTTTCCTCTTCTTGAACAGAACGCGCTTCAAGTCGCCATTCTTATGCTTTCTCGTATTCTTCTTGTATAATTCAAAACCCTTGAAATCGACAACATAGAATGACAGTTTCTTGTTAATAGCGGAAAACTTGTTCTGATAGCACACGTACACATCAGAATAAAGTTGATTGTCAAACGAACTTGATATACATCCGTGATAGCGTGAACGCATCTCTTTAGCAAACTGGAACTTCGAATAATCCAGATAGCGAAGAATGTTATCGTTCACGAATTGCGACACTTTGTTCTTGTGACTGCGAACAAGCACGGCAAACTCGTACAACTCGTCATACTTGCGGCGAGTCATACAGTTCGAATGGAAAATTCTTGCGTACTTGCTCTTTACAATCATCAGTTTGTCAAATTCTTATCCATTTGTTGTTCCTTGCTTTCTCTTCGAGTACATCTTTCCGCTGAACGACGCTATCAGCATCATCATGTCGATCACGAGTTCTTCTTGCTCTGCATGTTCCTTGCTGTCAAGCAGCTCTATCTCTACGCCACAGTTGTTGAAGAAATACTCTATGAGATTGTAATGAAACCTTGTCAGCCGATCCTTGTGCTCTATGACAACCTTGTCTATCTTTCCGCTCGTCACAAGACTACAAAGCTGCACGAAGCCCTTGCGCTTGTCGTTCAAGCCGCTTCCTATGTCCTTTATCGAATATTCTACCTTGTACTTCTTCTTGATGCAATGCTCGAACAGCCTTGCAGACTGCCTGTCTATGTCGCCGCGCGTCTTCTGACCAGAAGCCGAGCATCTTGCATATGTAGCGACAACTACGCAGTCGCTTGACTTATGCTCTACATCATTACTTCCGACAAGGCTCTCTATTTCAGACTGCCTGTAGCGTCTGTGACCGCCGTCTGTCCGGACAGCGGTCAGACGGCCCTCGCGGTCCCACCTGTGCAATGTTGACTTGCTCACGTTAAGCAGTCGCATCGTCTCTCTCAATGTCAGTAGCCTGTCCATATATGTTGTTCAGTTTTTCAACAATAGCATACGTAATCTGCATTGCAGTGTTGACATGCTCTTGGATTTCATCAGGCTCCATTCTCTCAAGACCCTCAAGCAGCGGAAATTCGGTTCCGTCTTCGCATATGAAAATTCCATTAGCAACATCAACAGAAAGAACGCTTATTTTATTCTGATGCATAGAATTATCATCTTTTATTATTTATCATCATAAATATGAATGAATATTATTGATTGCTTATCAATATCTAATTTGACGCTGTTGATAATCCATTTCGGAAGAACTTCCATCAAATGCAAATCTTGTTTTTAAATAATGGAAATAAGATTTCCCTTGTTATCAACATAGTTGTCAGCACCGACTCTAAATACTCCATCTTTGACATATTCAATCACACTGTCAGACCAGTCATCGAACAAAGTCGTCCCGTCAGGAAAAATAATGTTATATTTCTTCTTATAATATGCAACCTTGAAATAGTCGTCGTAACTATCTATATGAAGCTCGTCAGTTCTCAACCAGTTTTTAAACAAGAACTTACCATTGGAAGAATTCAGGAAATTGTTTATCATCATGCCATTGACTCTATTCTCAACAACATAAACATTTCCACAACAACCATTTATGTTCATAAACCAATCTTTTGAAACAAGCGTTCCATCAGAACGCACAACGTTCCAGAGACCGGATGAGTTTTTTATTCTCGCACAATCATTCTCAAAATCACCAACAATGTATATATCATGCCAATAACCCTTGTCTTTCGTACTCAATATGTTTCCATTCTTGTCAACTATCTCTTTAAAGTTATTAATGATGACAACTGCACAACCGTTATAAAAATCCGACACAATGCTGTCAATCTGTATATCGAATAGCAAATTTCCATCACGACTGATAAAATTCGGACTCCCATCCCATCGATTTCGAATACGTGCAAAACCATCACAAAATTCAATAGGCGGGTTATCCTTATCAAAATATCTTACTTCAACATCCAACCCAAACCATTGATTTGTAATCAATTTTCCGGTAGTGTCAATAAAGTTATATTTCGACATGCCATCTTTTGACACAACCAGCGCATTGCCGCCGGAATCAAAATTATAACATTCCCCAAAACCATCCGGTTTCCCGTTCTTGTCAACACACAATACATTTCCGCTTTCATCAACATAGTTCCATCCAGAAGAATAATACACCCTTGCATACCCGTTGCAAAAATCTCTACACCTACCAACCCATCTATCCAAAAGCAGTTTTCCATCCTTTGTATAAAAGTTCCATGCGCCATTGTTGACAACTCTCCACACACCTTCGATTTCGGTTTGTTCAAAAGCATTATCAAAAACATCTTCTGGATACAAAATCCTGCATTTCTCGTCAACCAAAACAAATCCTTCCTTATCACCAGCGAATTCATCATCAGCATTGCAATAAACCCATCCGAAACCATTTCTGATAGACTTGTATGACTTGATTCCTATATTTCCGAACATATCCTTTCCGTCTGCATCCAGAATATGAAAATAACCGCCTTTGTCCTTTACATAATAATATCCGCCCCGTCTAAAGTCAAGAACACCAAATCCATCTGACAAAATACGACCATGATTATCTATCAAGAATTGTTGATTCTCACTCTTTGGACGAACCACAGCTCTTTCATTCTCATCAAAAGATGTTCCATATGAATAATATTCTTCTGACAAAAGTTTTCCGCTTCTGTCTATATAATTAACTCCGCCACCATCTGAACTCAAACGCTGCACCTTCAGCATTCCAGACGAATATGTATTTATATCATTCAAATGAGAATTATCTCTTATAGAGAACAAATCATAACCTCTGGAATCAACAATATGCATCATCTCACAATCATCATCCAATCTAACATATATCCTGTATATGTCATCCGAATCGCTTACCCTACATATCAAACCATATGCATTGCCAAGCCGAACAACAGTTCTCATTACACTTATTCCCTCACATTCCGGAAACATCTCCTTAAGAGTTAATAAGTTTTTGAATCTCAAAGTCGCATGATTCTTTGTCGATACCCAGTCAACAGTCAGCCCCATATTTCCATAGTATTCAACATCATCACACTTATTGACAGACACTTCAAAATTATCCAACGAATTGCAATTTCCCTCACAGTACAAACAGTACAACATAATCTTGACGACAAATTCTGCTGTAACACACTCTCTCCTGAACTTACAATCTATGATATATTTCCTGATACCACCGGTTGTATCTTTCTTGTATTCCATAGCAATGTTTCTTTCAATGAGATTATCAAAAAACGCATTGACTTGAACAATAAACCTATCAACAATAAGAGTTCTGTCACAAAACACAAAACTTACAGAAATTGCTTCTTTGTTATCATTATCATCAGAAACTTCATCTGTTTCCAATTCTCCAAGAAGCGACTCGTTCATAATGTATGCTGTATTCATATTGCTCATTGTTTAAAAACCCATTTTAAATAAAACTCAACACATTTCCACGTCTGTCAATATAAACACGACCAGTATTGATTTGAAACACACCGTCAATATTCGTATCATCTATCTCATCACTACTCATCTTGTCATATAGCAGCGTTCCGTCCGGCTTAATCATATTGTATAGATCATTTGACTTATTATAGATAATGACGACATCATCATATGTATGAAAATCGTACTTGTAATCGTCAAGCCATTCATCGAACAATAGATCTCCTGAAGTATTCATAAAATTATACTCCATAGTTTTTGACTTTGACTGATGTCTACCAACCATACAGACGCTTCCACAAAACTCGTCAACTTCATAGTACCAGTCTTTCGAGACAAAACTTCCATCGGGTCTTATGAAGTTAGAATGTCCTTTCTTGTTGACAACCAAAGCGTAACCGTTCTTGAACGGTTCTATCGAAGTTATCATACACTTCTTCTTGATTACAAGTTTACCGTTCTTGTCAATAAGATTCTTGCTCCCGTTTCCATCTATAACAACCGCATAACCACTTTCATCAAAATCATAAACCTGCTCGAACCACACATCCGACAAGACGTTACCTTCAACATCTATATAATTGCCAAAAATCCCACCATCCTTATATTTATATACTCTAACAAATCCTGCACAAAACGGTGTTTTAGAATATACCATCCCGTAACCATTAACATAAAAATTCTCTTTTAATATAGACTTTCCTTTCTTGTTGATAAAATCAACATATCTGTCCTCTCTATAAACCATTGCGATTCCGCATTCATGAAAATCACTACATGAATTAAACCAGACAGGCTTTCCGTTGCTTTGCTTGCAAATGAATTTTCCATTCGTATCAACATAAGTCATCTGGTAACACTTGTTCTTATAATCATATTTAGTGACAATAGCACAACCGTTACAAAAAGAATCACAGTCTTCATACCAATCATTCAACAGCAATCGACCTGTCATATCAACAAAGTTTGTCTTCTTTCCGCTTACGTTTTTATCATCAATCAATGAAACTATCCAGAAACCTTCTGAACCAGAATCGCTAATCCAATCATACATATTGTTCTGAAACAGCAAATGTCCGTTCTTGTCTATGATGCCGTTTCCATTCTTGTCTTGCACTATTGCGCAACCAGAATCATCATCAAGAAAATCACCACACTTGGTAAACAACTTATTCGACAACAATCTACCTCTTGCATCAATATAGTTATATTTCTCACCCATACGAACAACAGCATAACCGTTCACAAAATTCTTAATCTCAGAAAATTTTCGGTTTGTTATCACTTTACCGCTTGTATCTATCAACGCATAATAATCACTTGTGCTGCCATCTGGTTCTTCACTTTCGATAATGTTAACTTCAGCAACGCCATAGCTGTCTATAAAATTGCCACAAAATCCACTATAGAAATCTTCTAATATGAAATTTCCGTCCGTATCTATATAATTGTAATTGAAATCCTTCCTGTTTCCAATTCCGACATCCTTATGGACTAACATCCTGCCGCAATGGTACACAGTATCGAAACATGCATATATATCATCATACTCAAATACAACATCCCCATTCTTTCTGGCTATCATGTACATAAGTTCATCACTTGTTGTTCTTGTAAAGATAAACTTATATAGTTCATTTCCAGTCTCTTTGTTCACACAGAACAAAATACCCAACGGCAATGCAACTTTCATGATGCTTTGAATGATACTCTTCTTGCTACAATCCGGAAACAAGATATGGTAAGAATCTATATTTTTTATACAAAGATAACACTCTGATTTGCGTTCTGCGATGCAGAAAGTCAACCCATTCTGTTCTGTAAAATCAATATCACCAAAGGAACTGACTACAATCGAAAAATCAAACCTGACTTTTTTAAAACATGTGACATATAGAAGCTTTATAAGAAAGTTGTTAAAAGTGTCGATATTGACATCGGCATCATCAAACAATATAGAAAAGTCAAGTCTTTCAGGATTTTTCTTATATTCAAAATTCTGGATAGAACCATACTTGACCTTCGTATTCAGATACTGTTTGATACTATCAACAGTATTATACATGAAATAACTGCCTTGAATTGACAAATTGATAACAAACTTTCTATCATCATTATCATACACAACATCTTTCACATCATCCGCTTCCACTTTATCAAGAAGCGTCTCGTTCAGAATATATGTTGAATGCATACAGTTCATCATAATAGCGTCATTTTTAAATATAGTTCACAAGCGTCCCGGTCTTATCTACCATAACACCATAACCTATTTCGAATAGGTCTTTATCCTTAATATAATTGATTTTATACGGTCTCCACGATTCACTCAACAACTTTCCGTCAGCAGTAATCAAATTATATCCATTACCTTTCTTTATGATATGGCAATCACCATATATCGTAATGTTGTTTGCATAATCGGACTCCAGCCATTCTTTCAGAATCAGATTTCCGTTCCTGTCGATAAAGTTAGTAATTTCATCTTTTTTGCGGTTCACTGCAAGAGTTACTTCACAAGCACCACCATAGAATCCACCGACTCTATAGAACCAAGTCTTGCTGATGCTCTTTCCGTCAATGCCTATATAGTTGAACTCTCCCTTGGCATTCTTCACACAAGCAAGACCATTAACAAACTTGCTTTCAATCTGAACTTTCTTTCTGAATAAGATTTTACCAGAAGTGTCCACGCAACATGACTTTCCATCAATCTTGATAACGGCATAACCGCCACTAAAAACACATTCTATATCATCACACCACTCATCCATCAAAAAAGTTCCATCTTTTCTGAAAAAATTATGCTTCATGGCATTCCCGTATTTTTTACAAACAGGAGCCAACCCGTCATTGAATGAAGAACTTCCGTCCAAGTTCACTCCCCAATAACGTTCAAAATGCACAGGAGATATGTATTTTCCGTTCGTGTCTATGAAATTCTCACAGTCGCCGCTAAAATCACTTATAATTACCTTTGCTATTCCATCTTCATCAAAGAAACTGCAGTTCTTGAACCAAACAGGACGACCATTTCTTTCACATACATAATTTCCGGCCTTGTCTATGAATGTCATCTCTCGTTGATTCTCAATTAATCCGTACCCATTTAAAAAACCACGGCACTTATCTACCCACTCGTCATTACCCGGCAGATATGTTCCATCTTTTGTTATATAAGTCTCTTGTGTTGGAAGGCCTCCGTTGCTTTCATTTCTTCTCAGAATAAACACATCCTCGGACACACTGATGATTTTAACATCAGATTCTTCTGTATGAAACAATATATTTCCGCTTGTGTCTATAATACCTCTTCCATCATCATCAACAATAATTGCATAACCAGATTCAAAATGAATTGCCTTTGAAAACCATTTGTTCGGAGACAACACTTTTCCATATATGTCAATATAGTTATATTCTCCATCATAATTCTCAACGACAAAATAACCATCATGGCTGAAACTATCAATATACTGATATCTATCTTCTGTGATGATTTCTCCTTTCGTGTTCATCAAACCCATAGATAGATCGTTAAATGTCACGACTGTAACTTGCTCATAATATGAAAAATCTAAAGCACTACTAAAAAACTCATTAGATATGTAGTTTCCATTTATATCTATAAAGTTCCATCCCTTATTCTCTTGGGAATATACTTTCAACAGACCGCAATTAAAAACATTGTTTGTCAATCCGCTTTCTCCCAATCTAACACGTTCTTTATATATTACTTTACCGTCTTTGTTAACAACCAACCGTTCCCCCCATTTTACCAGATTTTTGTCTCTTTCATAATATACACAGAAACGATATACCTTATTTCGGGGTTCCAGACAATCACATAAACCGTATTTGGACATAATGGTTCCGATACTAAAATAGACATCATTCATCGAAATATCCGGAAACAATTCTGCATATATGTTCAGATTCATCAACAAGACTCTGGTTGCATAGAATGAACATTCAACCGACAGAGCATCATCATTATATACTCTATCATCTATTTCTGTAACTCTCATTCTAAAAACCAATCCACAACTATCGAATACAACAGCAAGCGTCTTGAACATGATAGAGTTAAACAAATCAATATCAACCCTGTCGTTATATAGAAAGATAACTATGTCAATCCCCGCACCATTCCTAAATCTTGAGTAATTTAGATTTATATTATAGCGCTCTATATATTTTCCTTCAACAAATGAATCAAATATATTATTTAGGACACTGAGAATTTCATCCTTCTTGGAATCGCCGACATTTAATGACAAAACAATCTTAAAACTGCCGTTCTTCTCATGAACTTCATCAACGTCAACTTCATCAAGAAGCGTCTCGTTCAACATGTATATCTTGTTTCTTTTCATCATTCATTACTTCATTTTAGACAAAAGACAAGAGATTTCCAGTCCCATCGACATAAAAAACATTGTCTATTCGATAAACAAAACTATCGCCGTTTTCAACAGGAACAATCTTTATTCCACTCCACTCTCCATAAAAAAGAAGCTTTCCTTTGGATGTAATCATATTCCACTGCGGAGCGTTCTCGCTATCACACAAGATAATACTATCCACATAAGTGTTTATATTGAATCTTCCACTATTGAACCATCTTTTCCCAAGTATGAACTTTCCGTTCGTGTTACAAAAACTATATTCTTTTGATTTGCCATTTTCATTATATTTGGATACTTCAAATACACTGATATTCTCAAATCTGGTTATCGTTTCATACCACTCTTTCAAAACAAGCGTTCCGTCTGTCCTGATGCAATTCCATTTTCCATCATAACTTTGAACCCGCGCGATTCCGTCTATAAAAACGTCAATCTTTGAATATTTCGAATAGTCAGAATGAACCATGACACCATACTTGTCTATAATGCCAAGATGATTGTCAATCTTCACTACAGCATATCCATTTTTAAAATTCGTTTCAACTCCATCAAACCAGAATTTTGACAGAATCCTCCCTGTTCTGTCAATAAAATTGAATTTTGTTATAAGATCATTTTTCTTATCCGTCACAATAGCAAAGTCTTCAGAGAACTGCGACACAGACAAATCAATACCAACTCGCTTGTCAAACCACTTTCTTGAAATCAGATTTCCTGACTTATCTATGAAATTCATCTTGTTATTTCTAAGCACTATCGCGTTTCCGCCTTCATCAAAGCAACCACAATCAGTAAACCATTCCGGCGTACCGTCATCTTTCTCACACAGCACATCTCCTTTCATATCAATGAAAGTATATCCGAATTTTGAATTGCAAATCCACATCAGACCGTTATGAAAACTGTTTCCATACCCATAAAACCAGTACTTTGATAAATACTTTCCCTTCGTATTTACCAGATTGTTGCAATTCCCATCACTATGATTCTTATCCCTCACAATCCATAATCCATTGCCTACTCTTGATATGGCGTTAAACTTCTCTGACTGAAATAGAATCTTCCCTTTATTGTTACAAACACCTATTCCGTTACTGTTTGAAATAATTCCATACCCATCATCATCAAAATCTTCACAACTAAAATTGTTCCCAGTAAGCAACTCGTTGCCAGTTGCATCTATATAATTATAACCACCATCCTCATACTCAACTACAGCAAATCCGTTCGAATATTGATTTATAACCTTATAGTTATTATCAGCAATAAGATTTCCTTTTCCATCAACCAATCCAACACTATTATCTTCAAAGAGCCGGACGATAACTCCATTGGCTGTAAAACCCACAATATCCTTAAAAGACTTGTTGACAAACTTTCCATCCCGGTTCATAAGATAGTATTCGTTCTTTTGGAAAGAATATACGGCAAGCAAACCGTTATGAAACAAATCAAATTTGTCAGCGATCATCAAGGACTTCACCTGAAACTCATATATGATTTCTCCATTCTTTCTAAGAATCAATCTTCTAATATTAGCTTCATCATAATATACGATATACTCACCATCATGCTCTCTTACAATATAAAGATGATATATGTCATATTCTCTGTCTATACACCTTGTCAATCCATATTTCGCAGATGCCTTGACAATACTTGAAAGATACTCCGTTTCCGATATGTTTGGAAACATATTCTTATACTCATTCGTATTGACAATCAGAATTGCTTCTTTTGAATTAGTATTATCAATGTATAACTTTTTTACAAAAGTATCATCATCTATGAACTTTTCAACACTCAAGCCAAATGTGAAGTATTCTTTCATTATAGCAATGATACAGAACAAGACTTCATTAAACAACTGCACATCAAGATATGATTTGTCAATCCACAAATGAATATTCGCATTTATAAGGTCCAATTTCTCAATATCGTACTTATGAACAATATCGCGCTTTTTTAAAAAATCAAAGTAACTTTTGATTCTTTCTTCGACTGCATATGGAAACGCCCGTCGTCCATCCATGTCAATACGCATCATAATGTAAACACAATCATCCTCGTTGAAGTAATCGTCGCTATCTTCAACCTCATCAGAGTCAACCTTACTCAACAAGTTCTCATGGAGTGCATCATCAACTTCGTGCCAGTATGTTTCAATATCTTCATTCATGTAGTCAAGCTATTCAAACTTTACACTTTTCCTTATATAATATATAAGATATTTATTTTTATTATTGGAAAAAGCAAGCGGAGACCATGCCATCAAACATAGTTCTCCGCGACTCAAATAAAAACCAATAAACAAATTATTTCTTGTTTCTTCTCGGTGCAACAATTCGCATCATGTACTTTCCCACTTCTGATTTGTACAAAAAGACATCAACTGTATAGTCAGAACCAGCAACAAGTCTACAATTGCATCCACGCTGTTTCATTATGTAGTTATGATAGAGCATGATGTTTCCTTCACAACCAAGATCGACATCTCTCCATTGCGCATCCGCAATCTTGAACTCATTGTTACCTTTTCCAATCTTGACGTTTCTACAAACAAGATATCTGCCATCATGAACAAACTCGTTAGCCAGTGACCAGCCATTTGTGCTTGAGCGGAAAAACAAACCGCTTCTTTCCAAAGTTTTCTTTCTCATTTCCTAACTATTTTAAAATTAAAACTCTTCTGCTATACTCTTATCCATCAACAAGTTCCAATACGCAGCCGTGTTGCAAATCTTACCGGCAAAATCCAGCAACGATTTCTCCCGCTCACAATCAATAAGATTATCTGTTCTATTATATGCGGCATCTATCACGACTTTCTTAGCAAACACAGACTCTTCAAGCAAGAACTTCGGATTGTCATCCACGATTGTATCACAAGGAAACAATGACTTGTTATCAGTGAAAATGATATCATCATAAACAAAGCCATACTTATCAAGCCAGTCGAGAACAATCTTCTTGTTCGACAAATCCGGTTGCCATGTACAAATAACAGTCCTGAAACCGTAAGACTTTAGAAGTTGCATCGCATGAACAGCACCGTCACACGGCTTGCTTTCCATAAAGACTTCTCTTGCATGCTTCTTGAAGAAGAACTCGTATGGTTTATCAACCTTGTCAAACATAATGTTCACATCATATTCAACAATGTCTTTCGGCTGATATGAAATACCAGTTTCTTTCTCATAAAGCCGGCACATAACCGGGATGATATCACGAAGAACGCCATCCACATCTATCTTGATTGTATTCATTTGAGTTTGATTTCAATGTTGTGAAAATAATCAATACCGCACACCATCATCAACAACTGAAGTTCATGAACACTCTTGACCGGTCTTATAAAACTGTTTATGAAAAGTTCCGGACTGTCTTCCGGATTGCTTTCTGCACTGCCGCTATATGCGACCTTGTCAACCACGGCAAAAGACTCGACTTTTCCGTCTGTATCATATACCGGAACAATCATAAGACCGCTTCTCCTGAATACATAAGTCCCGACTCCGCGGAACTTGACAGGAGAGAAACCCATCATTGAAACAATATCAACAGTCAATGGGATTGGTTCAAAAGAATCGTCGTTAGAATTAATCGAATATACAAAAAAATCCGGTTCCAACTTGACAACTTTGGGAAACCCGAGCCTTTTGCTAATAACTATCGCGTTTGGAAAAAAACTGTCTGCCATCATAACTTATTAATAAAAATAATCATCCTCATCATAAGGCTCGAAACCTTCATTATAGAAAACCTGCATGCGCTGCCGCTGACGTTCCGTAAAACCCGTATTAACTTTCTTCTCATCAGACTGCTTATTTGCAGCCTGATTCTCAACATCAATCTCTGTATCAAAATCCTTATTTTCCATCTGTCTTGAAAATTTTCATTCAATAATTAAAGACGTATGACGCTTTTGAAAAGTATACAACAAAATAGCCATTTAGTTTAAAACAAAAAGAAGCGAAACTGCAAATTTCAGTTCCGCTCCTATATCAACGAACAATAATCCAACTTTAATCATCTTCTTCCAGCCGAACCTCTACCGGCACCACGCAATGCACCGGAATGAGACTGAACAGTAGAACGACCAACATTTGGATTTCCGTTAGGTCTTGAAGGCACAGCAACATTAGGTCTCGCTTGCACAGAACCTGTGCCGAATCTGTTCATTCTTGAAGAAGAAGGTCCCTGCGGTCTCACATCCGGCTTTCCATAACTATTTCTGTTATGATGCTCAATAGAATTCCTGTGCGTGATTGTATATCCGTTTCCGCGATGCCTGAAAGCCATTCTTGGAGTTCCGTGATGACCGATGAACCTATGTTCAGGTCTGAATCCATAATGCGGTCTAAATACGAAACCGCGAGGCTGAACTGTCACGAACGGCTGCAAGCACCACTGTCTTCCAAAGAGATAAGGATAGTAATAAACACCAAGATAAACATAATGACTCAACAAACCGTCATAATAGACAGGCTCGCCATATGTCACTACCGTTGTATAAGTAACTTCACCAAACTGGTCTGTTTCCTGCGTAGCCGCATAAGCAACTGTTCCACATCCCGAAAGACTGATAATGCCAAGAACCAGTGCAAAAATCAATAGAATCTTTTTCATAGCAATTATATATGTTTTATAATATCTATTGACCGCATATGTCCAAAATGCCATAGGCAAACCATAAAATAAAATAGGAAAAACCATAAACGAATTATAGTTTTTCCTACCACATCAAAAACAGTAATTAAAATCAAAAGCAATGATTATTTCTTTCGAACACGATAGATTTCAAACCGCCACCATGTGAACTTAAAATAAAAATAAAGATCGTCGATAACTTTTCTAAAATCAAACCTCGGCGTCAAACCATGTCCGTCATGTCTGACAAAATAGAAATGTAAGAAACTGTCACTTTTCTTAAAATGATGCTGTCTATGAAAAAAACATATGTTTCAATCCTTTATTTTTTCCAAATCTTCACCAGAGAATGCGATTTTATCAACATCATCGCATTCGTCCGATGCTATGAAATACTCATCAATAACGCTACGGGCATGAATCACCTTACCTGTCTTTCCGATAAGTTCCGGATTCTTCTTGCATCTCACAACACGGACTTCATCATCAACATCAAACTGCCGAACAGTTATCGTAACCTTTCCTTTAAACAAATGAGAGTTCCTTCCGGATTCACAAATCTCAACAGAATGCGTCATCCCGCCTGAAAGTTGCTTTTCATCAAGAATCTCATCAATCATATTCTTAATGTTATCCTTTTGCTTTATTTGAATCAAAGAGAAAGTAATAACAAAATTCTCGCCGTCAATCGTTGAATGAACTCCATATGCAATAGACTTCAAAAAACGTTCAACTTTCCACACGCAATACGGAAGCAGCGGCTTCAATTTGCCATTCTCGCCATACTCATCAAGTTCGCAACATTTCGGACACCTGACTTTTCCATCGACAAACCATCCGTCTTCAGCAGCTTCCATTATCGCAGATTCCTCGTTGACAAAAAACTGTTGAGAACCGCATCTGTATATTGCACCACACCTATCACACTTGATCTGGTACATAACTTTCGTTTCGATCATCGTCCTGTTCTCTTTTTGTTTTCTTGATTGTTTCTATCAAATTCTCTATCTGGTTCAGAATAGTCTCCGGCTGAAACCCTTGGCTTTCTATAAGAAGCTTCTCTATTCTTGCAGTAACTTCATACGCGCCTTCCATATGCGCAAGCTTAAGTTCGCGGCGCAAGTCTTCCGAATCAACATCCAAGTTTCCGTTTTCAAGTTTACGGACTGCTTTGTATGCTTTGACCATCTTGTTTGAATAGTCAGAAGCTGCTTGTTCAATCGTTATCATTGTTTTCTTGTTTTTATTCTGTTCTGTTTCCGAGTTCTATAATGAAAACTTCCTTATCAGGAGCTCCCCATTCAGGGTTCCCGATTCCAATACGAATATCCTTTATCTCAAATGTCATGGTCCTGCTTGTGTATCCGTAACTGAACCTCACATGCGTGTATGGATAAAACTTGAAGTCGCCATTGACACACCGACTGTCACGGAAGCATTCCTCACAAGAACAGTCCGTACCCGGACATATCGTCTCGCTCGGAATGCATTCAGCAAACAAATGCCTGTGCCAGCAAAACCTGCGAAGCCAGTACTCCTTGATTTCACGGTACTCTTCAAGCTTGACTCCGCTCTCAATCAAATCGTACCATTTTGCTTTAAGAACCAGATTTAGAATCTTCATTTCCTATCTTTTTTGACGGTAAAAGCCTCGATATGTAGTTTTCGGGTTCTTGCATAGACTCATATCCTTGCATTTGCCGTTCTCGAACAAACAGCAGTCGTAGCAATGAGCCTCTCTTGTCTCCATGTCAATCCACGTAATGTCGGAGCCGTCATCATCTGTATCATCATCTTCATCATCTTCTTCATCATCTTCATCATCTTCTTTTTCATTACCCGCGATTCTGTTGATTTCATCGTAAATCCAACTTATCGGTTCCGAGAACCCGCTTGTATCAATCAAGCAAATCTGACCGTCCGCATCTGTAATCTTCAGTGACCAGACTTCGATACTTCCGTCATCTTCAACAGTCAAAATATCGACAGACAACTTGTCAAACTCGATTTCTTTCTTATAGAGTTTAAGATTCAGAAGATTCAGAATATACGGACTCATTGTCTTGATGACTATATCCGAATCATCCTTGACAAAATCGCCAAGATTATCGTTGAACCATGCGATTTGTTCCCAAGGAGACCTTTCGTTCTCTGGAAAGTCATAGAACCTTGTATTTTCAGAACCGGTAACTTCATAATCTCGAAGTACGCTATAGTTCTCTCCAGTCGTATAAATCTTTATCATTGCTTTTCTTCTTTAAAAACTGGTTTATTTTCTACTTCTTTGATGACAAAATCACATTTCTCACAAACATTCAAACTCGTTAAACTATCATGAATTTTATCTCCCTCAGTATATGTGTTAAAACGCAAGCATTGCTCTCTCAACTTACAATAGATGTTCTGACATTTTCCGTAAGGAACCTGCTTCACATCCTTTATGAATTCACTTGCTATTCTACGAAACCAGTCAATGTAATAAAAACCATCCCACTTGTATGCTTCAACAGTTTTTGTTTTCTTGTGACCTTCTTTCACTTTAACCACATATCTGTTAGCAGGGTTATATCTTGCAAGAAGCTGCATAAAATACTTATACGGAGTATCATATATGAGTTCTTCGGGTTTCTTTCCTTCCCAATAGTTAAGATTCCGCTTTGCCATCATATAGACAAATTCACGTTCATTATCAGATAGTTGCGGATATAGATTAACAACACGCTCATAGACATCCCATCGCAAATGAGAACCACACATGCCACCTTGCAAGTACCAAAGAATCTCGAATTGATTAAGCGTTATTGTTGCTGACATAGAACTGTATTTTTAATAATTTCTGCAAATATAGAGTTTTCTCACCAAACTACAAAACTTCTATAGATAATTTTAGGTTTTATTTAAAAAAGCAAGCGACAAATCAAAATGCCGCTTGCCTGATTCAATCATTCAAAGATTTCTCAACAACATCACATAGCACCATAACCAACCTCTTGAATGCATCACGAGATTTATTAGCACTCTCATTCTGCGCATGCTGCTGATTGCAGTTGTTCCATCCGTCATAGTATGCCTTTCTATATTCTTCGGAATTACCGTCCAGATTAACATTGTGATGACAATAGTCCGGCTTCTTCATCCTTGCAAGTTCAACAAGTTTCGTGGCACGAACCTTAACATAATTCATCAAATCGTTTTCTTCAAAAAAACCGTCATTGTGTTTCTGGTTCCAGAACGCAATTACTCTACCGAGTTCCTGAAAGAACTCATCATCAACAGAATCAATCAGATTCTTGTCAACTTCATCTTTACAATCATCCATCTTAACAAGCATATTTTTATCAGAATCGAACTTCCATCCGGTCTTTTCCATTACGAACTGCAAATAGTCTATCTGCTTCTTGTCGGCAGGAACCATGTCTTCCGCCTTATGAGAAATATAATCCGATTCAGAATGCATGATATTCCCATAACTGTCCAGAGAGAAATATGTCTTGCATATTCCGTCCGTTACTTCCTTGAATATTACCGTATATCCATTCTTGTCATACAGAACATCACCCGGCTCCGCATCTGTTATATTCCAGATGTGGAACAAGTCGTCAATGACCACACATTCTCTCTCAACCACCTCGCCATCTGTGTATTCTATCTCATACATATCATCCTTGACTTTGAGAATCCGGGAAACTTTCAAAACCCTACGCAAGTTCGATGCAATCCAGTCGCCTTCCTTGAACTTCTTATGTCTGCACACCATCCCTTGTTGACAATCATAGAAGCAATTGTTTCTTGAAAGTTCTTCATTGAACTTGGCAATCTCAGAATCATTAGCAAACTCGTATTCGCCGTTGCCAAAACACAATGTACAACCGTCACTCTTGACATACGAGCCGTTCTCTTCCTTGATGCACAATTCCCCAGTTGACTTAATTTTCAATATGTCTCCTGCCTGCACTTGACGCTTCTTTATTCTTTTGTCCTGCTCATCCCAGACAAAACCGGCAATCCACATCTTATGATAGAAAACCTTGCGCTGCTCATCTGTTGCAAGAACATACAACCCATCGTGAGATTCTTCAAGAGTTCCCATATATGAATTGTCATCATTGTTCATATATTTTCCATTGCCATTAACACAACCGAGATACTCGACACAGTTACAAACTGTGTCATATGCACGCTTATTTATTCTATAGAATATAAACGTCGTGTCTTTCCGTTCAGAACCGGGTTCCGATTTCATAATGACAACGTCTCCATATTGAGCATCTTGAATTTTCCATTCAGCTGCTGCGGTTTCATCTTGTTTCTTTCCAAAACGAACGCTCTTGAAGTTATCTAACAAGTTCTCATAATAACGAATTTCGGATGAAAAGAAGAAACCGTATCTGTTCATTTCTTTCAACGAATACATGAGCCTGCTCATATGACAATCGTCATCTTCAGTCCATTCATAACCGTCATTAGCCTTATTGCCAAGTGAACGTAACCAGTTGGTCAAGTCGCTTATCATGTCTTTAGTCAGACCAAACTTCATCAATTCTTCATCACTGTCACCAAGACGGCAAAAAACAGATTCAATCTGGTTTGATGCATTTTCTACCGCACGGTTCCACAACTCGTTACTCAATCTCACTTTCAATATCGTGAAATCAAACACAAAACCAGAATCTTTCATCTTCTTCAGCATCAACATCTGCATATTTCTTGATGCCGGGCATACTTCATCGACAGTCCATAAACTTTCATCAGGTTGTGGAAACAGTTCAACCTTGAACTGATTGTTGTCATCCAGACCACAGAAAGCACAGATGCCATTACCGTTCTCAAGTGTGTTACTATATATGAACGGCTCTTGATTCTTGATATTCACAAGAATGTCACCCGGCAGCGCATCCTTGATATTCCATTTATGGTACAACGAATCAACATCAGAAACATCCATCAGCATCACATCTCCGCTTGTATCCTCCAATGAATACTTTCGGTTTTTAACAGAATTGACTTTAAAAATCTTTCTTCCGAAAGAAATCCAATCATCCGGAGAAAACTTAAAAGTTTCAATCTCGTATTCGTCTGGCTGTTCTAACGATTCAGAAGATTCTTCTTCTATTTTAACCAGTTGCTTCGTTTCGGCATTCCATTCATATCCAGCATTATGAATCCATTCAAACAGTTTCTTCTTCTGTTCTGATGTCGCTGGAACATATCCCTTGGTGTCGTCATGAAATCCTCGCAAATTTAGTTCTTGTTCAAGACCATGTCCTTCAAGACCACAGAAGCAAACAAAAGATGAAGTTATTTCATCAATTCCATCAAAATGACAGAATATACAAATGCTATTGCTGTCTTCATTGAACAGAATATCTCCATTCACAACATCCAAGAAGGTCCATTTACGATAATTTTTCTCACAAGCAATGCCAATAAAACCATTATCGCAAACATAACCTTCTGAAGTTACATCCATAATTTTCATAGGAGACCTTTCGGTTAAATCCTTCTTGACAACAAAATCTCCAATCTTGAATTTCTTTTTCTTCATTTTTCTTTTCTAATATTAATTAGTGTATCAATCTTTCTTAATGTGTCGTCAACCCACTGTTTAACTTCAGCAGTTTCTTTGCCGAAATCATCTTCTCTGATGGTCTTATCAAAATCAAACAATTTGTTCTTTATTGACAACAGAATAGACGAATCATCGTTTCTTTCCCACTTCTCTATCTTAAACTTGGCAAAAGTGCTGTTAAAATCGCTTCTTTCTTGTGCATTTGCAGGGATGACTCCATCTGTCGAGACTTGCCGTGAATCATCAACAAACATTCCTGTACTTCTATCATAAAAACAATATGTTTCGCATCTATCGACTGTTATAAGTTTCTTGAACTTAAATAAATTTCCACTCTTATCTGCAAGAATGTCTCCATCCACGGCATCTGAAATCTGCCATTTCCTGTTGAACTTTAAGAAGATACTTTTCTGAATTATGAAATCCATCCCAGTTATCGTACAAACTTTGACTGTATTTGAAGTCATCTTTTTCAGATAGAACGGTTCATTTGTTCTCACATCAAGAAACCAATCTCCTATATGCAAAATGCTTTCATCTTCTTGTTCTCCGTACTTGACCAAATCTTTCTTTTTCTCGCTCCATCTAAGATCATTCTTCGTCATAAAATCGTAGAATATGTTTCGTTCCGTTTTATCGGCCGGATGAAACTCACTGCTCATTTCTGCTGAGCATTCAACATAATAGAAGATATAATAGAAGCTATTGCGTTTTTCATCAATGACAAGTTCATCTTCTAAACCATGATACAATGTCAACTCATACCCACAAACACAATTCTCATTGTCAAGTTCTTTCAGCATGACAATGTGTGTTTCTTTATCATCAGGCAATGCATAAGTAACAGACAGCAAATCTCCGGGCTTTGAATCTTTGCTCAATTCCCATAAGCGGCACTGACTTTCCAACTCGCTTTCTTTACATATTCCAGTCAAACCGTCTTCGACATAATCAACAAGATAGTCTCCATCATCACGAACATCAACAACTTTGAATACGTTTCCGCAATAATGAACAAACCAGTCACCGACCTTGTAGTTTGGAAGAACTTCGCTTTTTGAAGATTCATCGCCATCTGAATTACAAATCTCGACTATTTCGCCGTTCTTGTACTCAAATCCCTGTTCTTCAAGCGCGTCATCAATCCAAGTTTTCATTATTTCCGAATCAATGTTGTGGACTCTATAATAATGTTTTATAGCGGACGCGATAAACTTAATATAATCAAACTTTGCCATTTTCATCAGAATTATAAATTGTCTTAATCTTCTCAATCGAATCAAACACAATCTTCTGTTTTTCAAACAAATCGTATTTCTTGTGAATTATATCACAAAATGCATCTTTCCGTTCAAACGACGCAGGAACCGTATCTACAACATTATGAATGCCGTTGCATTTCAAATCGAGCACCTTCTCATCACTGCTCAAATAAACGCACGAATGCCACTTGTTTATGTCTATCAATGATTCAAAAAATCCAATAACGCCGGAACCATCAATCAAGACATCTCCGGGCTTTGCATCATTGATTGTCCACTTATGAAAATTGCAATCAACATAAGTAACGTATTTCTTATGACTACACTCATCACGTTGAGATTTCAATATATATTTAAACTTTGAAATATCCTTTTTAATTACATCTTCAACAAAATAAACATTGCCGTCTGGATCGACAATCCAATCTCCGGGATGAAACTTCTGATCAACCTGTTCTTCTATATTTTTACTTTCACAATGGCAACCAATTTCTGAATTTGCAAAATCAGACTGTTCGTTGCCATCAATCTTCACAATTTTCTTATTGGCAAAATCAAAAGCATAACCGTTTGAACGAAGCTCGTTAAGCAACATCATTTTCTGATTAAAGACAGCCGGAACGACATTTGTCATATAATGCGCCCTACCGCCAAGTGACAGTCCATATTCTTTCATCGGATTGTAATAAACAAAAGAATACCATTTAATGTTGGAAATCTTGTCAAAAATTCCAATATTTCCATGCATGTCCATGAGAACATCCCCTCTATTTGCATCATAGATTGTCCACCTACGAAACTCCGAATCTACATATTTCACATAATGAGTGAGCTTTGCGCCATTTGTACTTTCCAACACATAATATGGCTTCAAATTTGCATTGTCAGTATCACAAACTTCAACAACTATATATGGTTCTTCTTTTCTGAAAATCCAATCTCCGGGTTGAAACTTCAGTGTTTCAGGTTTATTAGTTTCTTTCACCAAAGAAAAACAATCACAAAAAGAAGTAACATCGATAGACTTGGTATCTCTTATCAGATACGCGTTTCCTGTCAAATGATCATCTTCTTCCGACAAGTATTTCTTGCCGACTTCAAACATAAATTCCGGTGTTCCCGTATATAAGACAGACTTTATACAGGTGTACCAGTTACCTGCCTTGATTTCACAGTCTTTCTTCTGTTCAACAATCTCGTTGTTGACGATTTCAAAACCCTGCTCATTCAAGGCACCATTCAACCAGTCTCTCAACACCTTCCCGGCAGGAAACGAGTTCGTTCCCTTAACAAGAGACTTCAAAAGCAAACCAAAGTCAATATTTGGAGTTTTCATAACTGTATTTTTTAAATAATGTCTATATGTGTCAATGTGCGGTATTTAAGTCCGGGAGCCATAAGAATCTGAACCTTCTTATCTTCTGTTGTCAATAAAACAGGTTTCATAGAATCTTCAAGCGCATAGCGAATCACAAGACGTTCAATCTCCATCATGTTCATCGCCTGTATCAAAGTATCAACATAACCATAACTGAAAGCGTTTCCATGAATCATAAACTGAGCATAAGCAGACTCGTATCTGTCAATTTCTCCGATTCCGCTACATACAGGACACGTGTCATGCAAATGATAGACTGTTCCGTCAAGACCGGTATAACTCCAGTCAACATAACCGCTTCCGCCACATTCAGAACAAAGATAATCATAGTCATCGACTGGAAACTTTCTGATTACATCTTTCAAATAATCCAGTGTCAGTTCTTCATCAATCTGCATATCCGGCATCACTTTGCTGACATCCGGCGGAATCGAACCGTCAACAGTCTCTTCGTAACCGAGACTGGCGTCATGCATAGATTCATCTATGCGAATAAGCATACGACCGTCTGTCGCGCATATAAAACCGTCCTGAAGAAACGGCTTGCTGATGTTATGTTGATTATTGTCTTCTCTATAGAAAAGTCTTAACAGTTGTTCTTCGTTCTTCATAACACTCTAAATTAAACATTCAATAATGTATGAGTTGATGCATTAAAAATATTCTGTATATATTCATCAGAGTCTATTGCATCTATTGAAATTGCATCAATTAAGCCGCTTATGTTATCTGAAAATTCAGTACAGACGCGAACCTTTTGATTGTTGTTACTTATATTCTCTCTTACGAATTTTCCTCTGACTATTCTTTCAATCATATTGGCATCATTATAGTCATAGTCATTAACCAGCAATCGTGTAAGCGTTCTTCTTTTGTCAATTCCATTTTTAACATCAAGGAATTTCAAGCTGTCAATACAAGACTTTAATTCCGCAATCCAGTGAGCAAAGTTTTCACTTTCAGAATTGAACAATTGATACCATTTGCAAAGACACCAATTCTCTACCAGTTGAAACCGCAGTCCATCTACTCTTGCTTTGTATGCTTTCAATGACACAGTCGTTTTATTGATTATGTCTATTTTGTCACAAATCATAAAATTTTATTTGTTTCATCATTTTGAATCATTAGCCGTGCAAAGCATTTGAAGAACTCCAACAAGCTGTTTCAAACGAGAACGTTCTATATAGAAAAGTTCGCGTTCTACTTTTCCAGATTCGTACATTCCGATAAGAGTCCGCTCGCCGTTATCTTCAATATGACACCACTTCCACTCACCATCATGCAAGTCTATCTCAATCTTCTTTGCCATTGTTCATTTCTTTGATTTTTTATTCAACATGTTAATAATTTTCAACAAGTTATCATGAAGATATTTTTCAGTTGAAACAGAAATGGTTCTCATAAATTCATCGAGAACATCTTTAGCGCCCTCTATGTATGCATCACGACCTTCTTTATTATCGTCATAGCCATCTTGATCGATTACTTGTGGGAACTTCTCTAATGCAGTTTCTTCGATTGATTTCATTTTTAATTGTGTTTTAATGTTTTCAAAGTTTTCAAAGTGCAAATTTAGCATTTTATCTGAATATCTGCAAGAATTTATACAAAAATTAACAATAAAAATGCTTGCTGATTTCTCAACAAGCATTATAATTATAATTTCATTTCTTCTTTTTTGTCAAATGACTCTTTATCCCTCCACATCGTCTACTACAACAAGGATTATTTTTAAAAGGCAAATCTTTCTTCCGTATCAAAAACTCTTTTCCACATATAGGACATATGACAGGAACCAATTCTCTATGTTTATGGTCTTTCACTAAATTATAATAACTGGATATAACTTGAAGATTCTCTATTCTATCATCCATTCTATTACCATTTATATGATCTACATGAAAACCTACTGGAACATCTGTTTCATAATAACTTGTATACAAATATTTGGCATAACTCATACTTATCATATTACCTTCATTATCTCTTAATGTAGCAACTCTCCTTGGTTCTTTATTTGTATTGATGTATAGTCTTTTAAAGCCCTTATTCTTATAATATTCTGAAACCTCTCCAATCATATATAAAATTAAAAAAATGTGGACCAGCCAGGGCTTGAACCTGGGACCTATGGCTTATGAGGCCATTGCTCTAACCGACTGAGCTACAAGTCCATTATATTTAAGAGTCTCTGGCCTTATGTATGTCTGCAGTTTTATACTGTTTGTACTTCACAGTCCACAGAGTGCTGATCCCCTATTATGCCTTCAGGAAAACTACCAGACCGTCCAGTCATTCAGAATCCGATTCAGGCGAGTAGCATCTCATGGTAGTGTCTTTTGATGCCGGCTCTTTTACGGAGACTCTTTGTATTTCTAATTTCTGATGCAAAGATAATGCTTTTTCGCCATCCGGCAAAAGAAAAATCCAAAAAAATTTTAGTTTTTAGACAAATAAAGCGATTTCCTTGCTTTTGCAATCCAGAAAAACATCATTCTCAACCTTTACCAAACCTCCCGGCTTCAACACCACATTTCCATCAATCCACTTATCAAACACCACACTTCCATCTTCACTAACGACATTGCACAGCCCGTTCTTGTCCATGACAATATGATATGAATCAACACCGTAGCCGATTATTTCCTTTATCTTATCATATGAACGAGATGGAATCCATTCGTCAAGAATAAGCCCATTTCCAATCACATAATAGTTATACATGCTTTCCGCATTCCAAGAACCATTTATTTCAGAAGAAGATGACGCTTTAATCATCTTTGTAATGTTCGGGCGCTTTGAAACAACAAGCAACTTTCCATATGCTCTTTCCAGACCATACCCGAGTTTCGAACTGTCGAAAAGAGCATGACCGTCTTTTTCAATAACTCTCTTTGTATAAACTTTCTTGCTCTCTCCGCCGACTTTAATTTCATTCGTCGTCTCGACTATCGCTGTTCCATTATGAAAGTCACCGACTTCATCAAATCTCTCGTCAGATATAAAGTTCCCGTTCTTGTCCATAAAGGTCCAACCGTCTTCATCCTGAACCGATACAAGACCATCTTCAAATAAACTCGTATCCTGAAACATCTTGTCCGTTATAGGCAATCCGGTCCTATCGATAAAAGTGTAGTTTTCTTCATCAACCTGCACCCGCGCGATTCCGTCCGAAAAATAACTACGGTACATATATTTGCCATCGGACACAAACTCACCTTTCTTGTTGATTACCATATAATCATAATTAATGTCACCTTCTTTGACAGCGAAAGCAAGACCTTCTGAAAAATCGGAACAGTCCCTGAACTTCTTTTTCATAAAGAACTTTCCGTTCGTATCAACATATGTCTTCTTCTTGTCACCAAGTTCAACCACAGCACACCCGTCACTAAAGGCTCGACATGATCTAAACCACTTTGTGCTCATCAACTTGCCATCCCTATCTATGAAATTATAGCATTGCTCTTTTCTTTCCGCATCCTTGACGACAAACCAGCCCTCCGAATATTTTCCGATTTCTGCCATATTCTCAATAATGAACTCTTCCTTGTCTATGCTGTAAATGCTGTATCTTGAACTGTCCTCCGAATACACGACAAGTCCGAGTTCTTCATAAACCCTGCAATAATCTCCATCGTTATCAAACAAGAATTTCTTGTTCTTCATGTCATAAACATTGCAACCGGAAACGCCACTTCCAAGTACCAGATAATCTCCATGCACAGCATTGACCATACATCCAGAATTACACAAATCTCTATCTGGCGTAATCTGGTTTCCTTTTGAGTCAACAACAACATATTTGGTATGAAACGGATAATTAATCAGGAATGCATAATAACCGTCACGACCCTTCAGTATATTGTTTTTAATCGCGCTGACAGCAATATGCTTCATGACGTCTTTTTCAGAATACTTGGATTTAAATAAGTAAGTGGACAGAACTTGCAGATTTGAACACATCCCAGTTGTGATATGTGTAATCAAATCACTTCCTCTAATAGTCCTTATTTCATATTTAACTTTGACCATCAGAAAAGTACTCACAATGCTCATCAATACATCACAAAAGACTCCTATAAATGAATCGTTTTCTCTAAACTCAAAATCAATCTTGAAATGTTTGAAATTCGGCTTGTCATTTGAAGAATATGCTATACTGCTCCATATCCTGAACTTGTAACTGCACAACTTGTCCAAATCCCGCTTGATTTTTTTAAACGCAACATCTTCACATGAGTAAATATCCACAACTACATGTAACTTGACAGTCTTGATTTCGTCATCCTCATCGTTATTGTCAGTGACTTCATCTGCTTCAACTTTATCAAGAAGATTTTCTGCCAAATATTTTCTATTAAAATAATCGTTATGCATCTATTCGGACCGAACCGTTTTCTTTATTTTTATTATAAGATATTTATTTTTCAAATCAAAAATGCTTGAGTTTCATTTCGAGACTCAAGCAATGACTACATAAGAAACATTATATTGAATAATAAAGAAAAATCAAAAATCAATCATCAAACTCATCTGCAAGTTCTCTCAGCATTTGAGCAACGTCAGAGCTGCCAGCATAGAACTTATTTGCAACAAGGATGTTCTTGACTTTCTCTTTCATTTCTTCAATAGAAATCCTGTCACAGTTGCAAGAACCACAATCGCTTCCTTTTGCTTCTTCAACGTTATCGCTCAAATCTCCAAACAAAGAATTGGCGACATCATCTGCCTCTCCGGCATATTTCTCAGCTTCATATTCATCACAGAAATTGCAATTCCGACTGCAGACTTTCCAAAATTTGCAAACAGACATAATCGTTATTTTATTTTAGTTCATTCTTCGGTTAATTTATCTTTAAACTTCAAATATTCTGAGCATAAAGACTTGCAATAATACTTTTCCATTTCAGTGCATCTTGAATCACAAAACGCTTTCAACGCCTTATCTATGCAAAAATCATAGCAATCATCGAACAGCGTTCTCGGATTTATAACTTCTACCGGTCTTCCATGACCGTCAAAAATCTTACTTCTTGAACTGCTCATTTGGTTTTATTTGTTTTAGTTCATAATCGGTGACAAGTTCTGCAAGTCCGTTCACTATCAAACCATGATGATCGAAACCGTTCTCGTTCAACCAGTCTATGCTTGACGACGTATCATAGTAACAAGCGAACTCGCCGTCATCTCTAAATATACATCGCTTATGATATTCAACAAGTTCAAGCTCTGTCATAGAATCTTTCCTGCGAAGGAAAGGTCTCAAGACATCAACAACTCCATGTCTAAAATCATCAAGAAGTTCTCCTGTCAATGTAGCAATATGAAACTGATACCCATTAAAACTGCTCACACCGACATTAACTTTGATTTCATACGGCAACCTGCCGCTCAAATCCTTATAAACAAGTTTTCTGTTCTCGTCAAGTTCAAATCCAAACATCATTTTCTGCAACTTTGTTTCAATCTTCTTTTGCAAAACCGTGTTCAACACACCAGTTGTACATTTCCTGCATTGACTCCTGCGGTGTCTTTCCGTAGCAAATCGCATTGTCATAAGGACCTGTCTCTGAATCCGGGTTCATACAAACCGCTACTTCGTCAGTTCCATAGCAAGCCTTCCAATCCTTTCCATCATTGTGCAACGTAAACCAGCCGATATCAAGACCATCCTTGTCATCAGATGCATAACCGACAACTTCGCCTTCATCATTGAGCAGCTTGTTTCTTCCAATATGCGACGGCAATCTCTTGAAAAGCTCATCAACTGACATAAGACCGGAAGAATCTTCCTTGATAACCGCATCTATCGGAACAAAATCGAATCTTGGAACATAACCACATTTCATTGCAAGTTCAACTAACTTGCTCAACTTTGGATTGTAGTCATAGTCCATCAGTTTCTTGATGCTGCTTTTAGACAAACCGAATTCTTCTATAGAAATCTTCTTGCCTTCTCCGGCATGCTCTACGATAAACCTATTGAACTGCAAACACAATTTTGCAATCCAATATTCCGGAGCATTCAAAAGTTCTTCTCTTGTCATTGCTTTATAATTAAAAATTAGTTTTCATGAATTGTAGAAAATCAGCAACATCACGCATTTTCATTTTCATCAATAATAGAAAACAAGCATCAACTTCATTGTCTGTTCCATTTGTCGAATAAACCTTTCCTTCTTTTTGAACAGTCACCAACAGCAAACCACTTTCTTTATCTCGTGAAATCTGATAACTGTCGAACAAAGACAATAATGCAGCAAGAGACCAACATGGAGTCTTTTCTTTTGAAGAACACGGATGTTGACAATTTGTATGAATAATGTGGTAGCAATCATTATGTCGAACATAATAAGAATCTGCAGTTTTCTCATCCAAGATTAATCCAAGCAGCTCCGACTGTTTCAAGTCTGTATGAGTTTTAACTTTTATTTCCATAATTAATCTTCTTTGTTCAAAATCTCATCTTTAAACTTACAAAATCTTTCGCATCTGTTATTGCAACTACATTGCTGTTCATCTGTACATAACGAATTGCAGTATAACAGTCATGCATTCAAACCAAGAAACTCACGAACCTTGTCTTTTTGTATTCTTGGAATAGGACTCCAAGCAATGACCCTATTGTCTGCATAGTCACAGACATGGTTCTCACCATCAGGATCGTGTTCTTCTGTCATCTGGCTGCACCAATATTTGCTTATATCATCATAAACATAAACATAGAAACCAGACATATAACTATCATAGCAAAAACATCTTTGCATATGCTCAGGTCTCTTGACCTTTGTATCAATCCATTTAATTTCCATACAGTTATCTCTCTTTTAGTCAACAAAAAAGTTCATCATTCAAGCATCCGGTTCTTCCTTAATGACAGAATCCATCGGGATGAAATCAATCACCGGGATATAACCGCATTTCATCACCAGTTCAACCATCTTGCTCAACTTGGGATCAAAAAACAGATTATTCAGTTTTTCCGTCATTTCTGGCGAACTGCATCCATCTTTTAAATCATCATCATCCTTGATTTCTTTAAAATGTTTTAGAATAAAATGGCTATATTTTGTACACAAGCCAACACTCCAATTTTCTGGAGATTTTTTTAAAAGTTCTACTTCTGCTTTTGTCATTGTTTCTTATTTTTAACTAATTGCTTGTTTTTGAACCGTCAACAAGACCTGCTTTCTTGTAATATTCGATTATATTTTGTATAAATGCCGCATCTAACCTTAAATTTCCAAGCAAAAAGAAATATTTCAACAACTTATAAACATCACTTTCGTACTCAACTGGCACAAATGAAGTGAACAGTTGTCGAACGTTCATTTGAAACTGCTTACCAAGAGCATTGTCACTTCTGACATTATATAAGCCGTCTGAAACATATTCAAGCCAATATGTTTCTCCTTGCTTCATCCATGTCATAACCGGAATGATGCAACGAAGAAAACGACCAGTCACAAAATCCCTGATAACATCTTCGTCTATCACGTTTTGACTACCATCAGCACCAACGATCATGTGATTGTCATCACAATCCTGTTCCCATTCTTCGAACGATTCACCAAATATGGCTTTTATCCATCTTCTTGAAAATATTTGCTGTTTCATAATGTATCTATAAACCTTGCTTAATTATAGTGTTTTCGAACCGTCAACAAGACCTTCTTTCTTATAATAGTCAACATATTCTTGTGCATCCGGTCCTATTTCGTTCCATTGACTGATTTCATTCCATTCTCTTTCAAGAACATCTTTCGGAGTTTCTTTAAAATGTCTCTCCAACCCGTCTGAAATCAGACCGTTACTGCTCTCAACAGTTCTGTTTATTTCTAAATCTTCCATTTATCAAACATTCTTAACAAACAAACTAATATCTACCCTGTCAGCAAGACTGGACTCCAAGAATGTGATAGAAGTTATCTCATAGTTCCTGTATTTGCGACAACTTTCAACTCCGGCTCTATAATCACTCAACCAGAATGTGACTTCATGCTCATCTTCTGTTTCAGATTCAACAATCAACTTGACTCTTGCTTCTTCGTCACAAATCAAATTAAAAAAATCATCAACAGTCATAAATTATTCAACTTTAATGTATTCGACATCTACATCATTAGCGTCATCACCATCTTCCTTCACGAACTTGTCAAAACCGGCGAACTTCTCGACCCATTTACGAGTCCTTGCATCATAGCATCCGAACCATTTTGCAATCATGGTTATGAAACCGGGCATCGCAAGATGCTTGCTCAAAAACTCTTCATATGCACTCTCGGCTTCTTCCCTGCTTGTAGCGAACTCGCATTTCTCGCCGTTAGTCTCATAGTTGAAATTGATGTTGTATTGCTCAGTCACTTTATCCATGATGTCTTTCAGTGTCGGTGCATAATCAACAACAGAAAGCGGTTCCGCAAGTCCGACATAGACAATGCTGTTCAGTTCTCCGTTTTCATCTTCGCCGAAGTAATCATCATCTTCATTGTTCCAAGCGTCATCAACAAACTTGACAAGTTCTTCAACTGAACTAAACTTATCGGAAAAACACTCGTCTTCATTGGGTCCAAATATAAACTCGTTTCTTGTTTCTTCTTCCATCTTCTATCTTTTTAATGCATGTCTCTTGTCTCACAAAATGCAGGATAACCGTTGCACATAATCTTCCGGCATTTGATGACTTTTTTCATCTTATTGTATGTCTCTTTCAACTTCTTTAATCTCATTTTGATTTCTATGCTTCATTAGAATATCTTGCTGAATTTTCAACAATCTCTTTCTCTGTAGCACGTCTGAAATAATTGTCGAAATCTCTCTTTGAAACATGGATGAAACTTCCGCTTCCGGGCCATGAGCACAGGTCTCCGTCTTTCGAACAATAAAGAACCGAACCTTCCACGAGATGCATAAAATGTTTCTTGACTACATACCAGCAGCCTTCTGTCGGATATACAAAACTTCGGTCTGTAGCTGTACTGCTCACATCACAACCTTCATTTGCACGCACTTCAACAGACGCAAGCAAACTGAGAATCTTGTCAATATCCATCCCATACCAGACACAACGAGTCGGTTTCTCGTCTGTATTGTCTTGATTTCTCTTTAACGTATTGCTCTTCACTTCATTGAATTGCTTAACTACTTTGCCGAGCATCGAACTGTCATAATAGTTATTGACAGAATTCGAATCTTTCAATTTCTTAAAAAAGCAAATGAGTTCACCGATTTCAAGTCCATGCCATGATAATGGTTCTTCACTATCAATCTCATTATAAATGCCTTCGAAAACATCAATGATTCTCTGAATCAGAAAGTTCCTGTCGTTATATTCGACCGGTTTCTTCACATCTCTAACCACAGGACCTGTCGAACAACCAACAGGTTTGCATCCAATACCGGCTTTGTTCTTATAGAACTTGACTGCATCAAGACAAGCATTGAGAACATAGTCAGAAACATCATTCGCGCCTATTGAATAATTCTCAATTGTCTTGAACCTTTTCATCAGTTCATCCCAGACATTGCGAGAGTACTTGTCAGCAAAATCAACAATACTTATGTCTGTTTTTGATTTCTGCGATTCAATCAATGCAATTGCATCACCAACGGTAACAAACCCCTTGATTGGCTCATCTTTGTCCTCAAAAGATTTCAATAATTCCAAGATACCGTCCAGAATCATTCCATTGACAAGTTCTGCTGATTCCGGAAACATTCGTGCAAGCGTTCTTGCACAAATCGTTTCTCTTTTTTCTAAGGCATCTTGGACAATGCCGAGAGCATTTTCATAGTTGTTTTTGTCTGTATCCATATCTTACATCAATGAACAAGTTCAACAAATTTACCAAGTTCGAAATATTTTCTTGCCAAATCACGAAAACCATCTCTGTTCAACGTAACAGCATCACCAAACTTGATTAAATCTTTCTCAAGCATATTCTCAAATTCATCATGAGTATCTTCAACAGGTTTCTTCTCGTCTTCTATAATGAAATTGTTTTTCTTCATCATATCAAAAAGAATCTGCCTCTCTGCTTTGGAAGCAGGAGTTATCATTTCTTTGTTTCCAGTCCAGTTGTCACATGCAGTTCTAAAATCTCCATATGAATCAATGCCGCAATAAGAACTGATATGGTTCACTTCATCAATCGACTTGAACATAAACGGTCTCATATCGCTTGTAAGAAGAACGTCCTTGTCTTTTGCTTCATATATGCTCCAAGGTTTCATGAACTTCTCTTTCTCGACTTCCATACCTGTACCGTCTGAAAACTGATAGATTCCGTTACAGAACTTCTTGACTTGCAAAGTTTCAGGTTCTTCATCACTCAACCATTCATGATAAACAATCCAGTCTCCAGGGTTGAAACGATGTGCAACATCCTTTTGCACAGAACCGTTCTCAAGATACGAAAGAGCAGAAACAAAATCCTGCAAAGTCACAGGTTTTCCGTATTCCTGTTTCTTGACTGCCGAAAGCGCATCGACAAACTCTGAAAACTTATCAAGATCTTTCTTGTCCATTGTTCTGTTTCAATTAAAAAATGCAACATAAACCGGACCTGCATAATGCAATCGTCCAATGTGTGTTGCAAATTTAATAACTTTTTTCCATTCAGACAAAATTAAACCTGTTAAAAAATTAAAAAACTTCTTCGGTGCTATCTTCTGGCGGCTCCGGACGCAAATCATCTTCTTCAATAAGTTTTCTGATTTCAACTACTGCAGTTGCAGAATCAAGATTTCCGAAATCATCTTTATGTCTTTCGATAAACTTATGCAGAGCGTCATAAAATCTCTTGTTCAACTTGCTCTCTGTCCAAAATGCAGCTTTCAATGCAGACATTGTTGCAAATGTAGATAACGTCTCGGCTGTACTCCGGTCAATGCCATCACAAACAAGATTGTCACGAACATCGAGACCAATCCCTACGCATTTGTTCTCTATCTCTTTCTTAAATCCCATCTAAAAACAAACGTTACTTGTCAAAACTCATCGAAGCAAAAACAGAATTCTCTTTCTCATAGTTCTGTAGAACATAGAAATTCATAGAATCTCGTATGTTTACTTTCTTTTGACGATTCATCGGTGACTTGGTACTCACAAGACCGCTCATTAAATGAACGCGTTTTCCTATTGGTCATCTCCACGTCCCGTCTCCCTGAACTCAAGGGCAGCCAGTTTTTTTAGAGTTCTGGTTCTCTATCTTTCATTTGTAGTTCATCAAGTTCTGCTCGATGCTTCTTGTTGTAGCCCTCAATTCCGAACGAAACTATATTATCGCTTGCACCCTCGTCCCTGTTTATGACAGCACCACAGTTCTTGCAAGTCCACACACGCTCTGCAAGCGTAAGTTCCTTGTACTTGTGCCCGCATACCGGGCAAGTCTTCGAAGATGCAGCGAACCTTCCAATCTTGTAGTAGATTCTTCCGTACCGTTCAGCCTTATATGACAGGAATTGAGTGAACTGGCTCCAGCCTGCATTCGATATGGCTTTTGACAGATGCTCATTCTTTACCATACCAGAAACATTAAGATCTTCTGTGACTATCATCTTGTTCTCTCTGACAAGCCTTGTCGTAATCTTATGGTTGTAGTTGCTTCTTCTATTCGCTATCTTCGCAGACCACTTCGCCGCGCGCTTCCTCATTCGCTCATGCCTGTTCGAAGAATACTGCCATGCGGGTCTGCTGCATTCAGATGCAACATTTGCATTTTGCTTGGATGTCTTCTTCTTGCGCTTCTTGCCGAACGGCTTGGTTGTCGCCCTCTTCGACTTGTATTGCGCAAGATTCTTCAGTCTTCTCTTGTTTAGAAAACTATCCCTGTCATAGTTTCGCTCTTTATCATTGTCTTTGTTCCTTGATGTCGTTCTTTTACTTACATTATACTCTGTTCTTGAAAGGACTTTCTGCCAGTGCTTGTATTTCTTATTGTAGTGTTCAAGCCTTGTACATCCGTTCTTGTTGAACATTCGTTCTTTCTCGTTATCTTCCTTGTAGTCGTTCAAGTTCGGCATGTGAACATACTCGACTTCGCCGTCCACAAACGAGACGAAGCCATCATCATCAATGAACATCTTCTGATGATGCTCAATCGTATGCTCCTTGAGTCCCAGGTCAAGACCGCATATCATATCGCAATCTTTAATGTCTATATCACGAGAAGCAATAAGAACAGAAGCGTACATCTTCCCGTCCGGAGCAACCGAAACGGTTATGCTTCGTATCTTCTTCTGGTTCCTGTTCAGATACTTCTCATCCCTTCTTGAACACTTGAATAGAACATCTGTCAGTTCAGAGCAAATCGATATCCTGTTTCCGTATATACATCGTATTCCTTTCTTGCTCTGGCTTCCGGGAATCGCATCCATAGGAATGCGGAACGAATCATTGTGCCTGCTCTTCTTCTTGAACACTGGCTCATCAAAATCCTCAGGAAACTTTATATGGTTTGACAGAGCAGTTGAGAAGTTCAAGACTGCTTGACTAAGCATCTTCGAATGAACATCCTTAAGAAACGAGTAATCTTCATTGGATTTAAGCAAGTTCAGAACAGCATTTCCCTCTTTCATTCCGTATTTCGGATACTTATGCTCGGATTCACCGTTCTTCCATTCTCTTAAACTTTGCTCTTTCTTCGACTCATAGTCCGCAACTATCTTGTTGTAAACAAGACGAGCGCATCCGCAAGAACGAAATATATAGTCTTCTTGTGCCTTGCTGTTCGGATAAATCCGAAGCATTATTCCCATAGCATCAAAAGTCCGCTTCTTGGGCTGTCTTTTCTTCTTGTTTTTAGATTTAGAGACAGAAGAACTTGAAGAAATATTTTTTGATGATTTCTTCTCTACTTTTCTTCTATGATGCTTGTGAATAGACACTATATTTTATATGAAGATTTCCAAATTGTTCTATATTATTTATCTTCGCTCTGAAGTTCCCGAATCAACTTCTCTGTCCTTCTTCTGTTCTCACGTAGTCCGTAAAGTTTTGCACAAAATGAAGACACTATAGAAACAAAGTCCTGCATCAAGTCTTCCTTGTCTTCACCGGACTCGTTGACTATCTCTATCTTCCTGCCATCCATACTCAATAGAGTCTGTATATAATTGAATCCGAATCTTGATAACTTGTCCTTATGTTCAACAACTATAATCTTTACACTTCTGTCCTTTAGAAGACTGTCAAGCTTCGGTCGCTCGTCATTCAGTCCGGAACCGACTTCCTTCACGACCTTTGAAACCTTGTAGCCGCGAGCCATGCAATAGCTTACAAGACGTTCCGCTTGGCTGTCAAGATTGCTCTTGTTCTCTGATGAAGACACACGAGCATATACTGCAACAGTGCTATCTTCATCACTTACAAAATGCTTGATTGGTATGCAAATGTGATTCGTCTCGTCTATTATCGCATCGGGAAACTGACCTTTCTTATAGCGGTTCCATGCAGTCCTGTATGTCACTCCGAATCGTTTTGCATAATCAGATAACTTTATGTAGTAATCCATAACATCCGTAATTAAAATTTATAACCTATTAATGTTACTGATTTTTACTACAATAGTTTAAAATTATTTACATATTTTTGATGGGTCTTTCTATTAAATATGTGAACGATTACAATACTTATCAGTCACATGAATCAACTTCAAGAGATTATAATAATCTTCTTCCTCATACATATAAAACATGCCATTAACATGTCCTTCGCCAGAAAACTGTCCCATAACAGTAAACCTGTCTTTATGCAAAGCATTTGTCACACTTGCATCAATAAACACACCATCAAATGAATTTGGAAGTTTAAGCGTGGCTTTCCAGACGCCTTCGCCATCAGTCATATTCAACCCTGTTTTCCAGCCATGATTCCTGAAAAACTGTCTTGTTAATTTAGCCATTTATTTCTGATTATTTCTTTTTAATTTATAAGATATTTATAATTATTTTTCAGAACTTCTATATCTACTCTCGAAATTCTCAACAACCTTCGGATCCGGATTCTTAACAGAAGCAAGATATTTCAAATATAGTTTCTTGCAGTTGAACGGATTTCCATGACAGCCACTTTCGTTAGGATGTCCCCAAGGCAAGAAGCATTCTGGATAACCTCCATCCCACCATTCACAGAACTTGCCGAATTGAGCAAGTTTCTTATTGACTCTCCGATGAGTTGCAGTTCTCGGCTTTCGTTTAGTTTTCCATTTCGCTACCATTTCGACTATAAATTGAAATTTATGAAAATGTTGTTAATTTATAAAGTATGGTTTTCAAAATCAATTATGAGTTCTCTCTATTTTTGATGCATCATTAGGATTCTCTATTATCGTTTTTGACTTTGGATCAAAAACATCCAGATAGTCTGCTTGTCTTTCTGTACATCTTTTGTATTTCTTGCATGGACTCCAAACAGGCGATATAAACAATCTGTTTTCATCTGTTTCCGGCTTGTCATGTTCGAATAGACAACAAATTGCTGTTCCATCATAACCATGCGGTTCCGTACCATCATTATTCACGTCCAACGCATATTCGTCAATGTACATACAAGTCCGACAGCATTCTATGTTCTTATCGAAATATATTCTCTTCAAACTCATAATTTTTCTCACATCTTATAGATTAGTCTACTGCAAATCAAGCAAATAGTTTAAAAATAATGAAAGCAAAAACTATCCGAATGCATAAAAACATCCAGACAGTTATATATTTCAAAAACAACTTGTCAAATCTACAATTCAACCGGCTTTGTATGCATAATAACAAGGAAGTTGCAGATTCGACCTTAAACAACTGCGGCAATTCTTCATAGTAACGATATACCTGTTGGCTATATCTCTTTAATATTGTTATTATACATTCCTTTTGGTGCTTCTAACGCTAAACCCTTCTCAATCAACCCATGATAGTCAAAGTGATGTTTGTTGAGCCAATCAATATAACTATTTATATCATGTTCATAAACGAATTTGTACTCTATCGGATATGCAGAAAAATCGCAGTCAAATGGTCTCACACCACCAATAAATGAGAAATATTCCCTCTTCTCTTCCTCGGTCATACTTGACATCGGACGGAGATAAGGTATACAGCATTCTATTCTTGTAATATATTCTTTTGTTGAGAACAGACCACGTTCTTTTGTTACGACAAAGCCATTTTTAACTCCTACAACTTTTTTTACATCAGAGTTTATTTGCACTTTCACTCCATACAGTAGCCTTGCGCTTAAATCCTTTAAAAGAAGTTCTTTATCTTCTTGTGTCATTGTTATTTCTATTTTTGTGCCATGAGATGGACTTGAACCATCACTCCTTTCGGAAACTCTGTTTGAGAGAGCCGTGTCTACCTATTTCCACCACCATGGCATTTCTATTTTTGAAATATCATTTTTAAATGTACATTCCTTTTGGGGCTTCTAACGCTAAACTCTTCTCAATCAATAATGCCTTTTGTCTTAAGATATGAAATTACTGGCACTAAGCACATAACTCCTATTGGTTCATCAGAGCAGTCAGGAGCATACTCTTCCATCAATGCAGTATCTTCAAATTCACCTCTTAACCAAGCATTGACATCATGAACAAGATTTTCATTGAATTCCTTATATTCAGATTGATCTTCAAAACAATCACGATCAAAAAAATCAATTCCCAAAATGTTTTTCATAATGTGCTTGCATTCACGAACAGATACATCTCTTTTCAGAACAAATCCTTTCACGAAACCATTTGGCTGAAGTTCTATCTTAACAATACCTACATCAAATTTCTTTGTCTTCATAACTTTCTTTTTTTAATAGATTATCAAATCGAAACATTTTTAATCTTGCATGTCTTCAGTGCATGTCTGAACTGATGAAGATATTCACAATGCGGATGCGAATAGTACTCTCCGTTTCTTATATAGACAGAAGGTTTTCCTTCTTTAATAAACTCGACAGTAATGTAATACAGATTGTCCGGAGTTCCGGCTCTATAAGTCAGATCGTCTATCCTTGTCAAACCAATCTGAATGGCAACTTCCGGCGACATCTTGATAAACTCTATATTTGATTGTTCACAAGGAACAATCCTTCCGCTTAAGGTCTCAACAATAATGCTGTTTACTGTGCAAAATTTGACTTTTGCTCTTTCCTGCTGAAACTCAGAACCAACAATCGAGTTGTAATGAGCATTGACCAAAACCGGATCGCCAACCATCAAATCAAATTCATCTTCCATAACTACTTCAGTATAGTTTTCAATTCTGCTATTTGAATCTTCAGGCTATCATAAAGAGCAGCAACCCTGTTGTACTCTTCTTCTGTTATGACTTTCATAGTTCCGGTCTTTCCGCCTACTCTACATTCATCATCATAAGGACAATTCATCCAGAGTTTGTTGATTTCGCTATCAACTTCTTCCTCAACATGCAGGCAATTCGATTTCGAATCAGAATATTTCGCCCCGTCGTATATGTTAAAACGAACTGGAAATTTTGTGCATAGTTTTCCAAGCTCAAACGGTTTCGTCATCTTGAACACAGTGAAAGATGAACCGTTATGGTTGATTGAAATGCATTTTCCGACATAACTATCAAACCACTCCCTGATGTCTTGTTTCTTCTTGTCTTCTTTGCTCTTTGCATCATCCGCCTGTTTCCGAATATATTCTTTCAGTTCACCGACAGTCATTTTGCTGTCAAATTTTTCCAAATCTGCTGTAGTTATCATAACTTTTTATTTTTTAGTTCTACAATCTGTTCTCTTAAACTCTCAATCTTTTCTTCAAGCTGATGCAGCTCAATCTCTTTTTTTCGCAACATCTTTTCTTTGCATTGATTGAATATCTTTTCTGGCGCATCTTCATCAAGCCATTCCAGCGGCATTTCAAGATAATAGAAATCAAGCATATTGCCTTCCATTCCTTCAAAAGCGTCAATAGATCCGCGACTTGAAATATAATCATAAGGAAAGCCGAAATCTTCAGATAAATCATCATCAAACTCTGTTATGATTTCATAAACTCTATTTATGATTGGCTCGCAAATCTTTAACAGTTCATTCTCTGCTTTTTTAGACTTTGATTTCAAGTCGCTATTGAATTCCTCAACAAGCTGAAGAACTCTCTGTTTCATATCTTTGTCGGTACTCATGCAACTTTTTATTTTTTAATTCTACAATCTCTTCTCTTAAACTCTCAATCCTTTCTTCAGAATGATTCAATTCAATCTCTTTTTTATGCAACAAGATTTCTTTGCATTGCTTAAAAATCTTTTCCGGTGCATCTTCATCAAGCCAGTCAAGCGGCATTTCAAGACTGGCTTCAATGTATTCTCCAAGACAACCATCGGAATAATGAAATCCGAGCATATTGTCTTCAATGCCTTCAAAATTGTCAATGGTTCCGCGACTTGAAAGATAATCATAGGGAAATCCGAAATCTTCAGATAGAAAATCATCAAACTCTGTTACGATTTCATAAACTCTCTTTATGATTGGCTCACAAATCTTTATCAGTTCTTTTTCTGCTTTTTTAGACTTCGATTTCGAGTCGCTATTGAATTCTTTGACAAGTTGAAGAACTCTCTGTTTTGTATCTTTTTCAGTACTCATGTAACTATCTATTTTTAAGTTCTACAATATCTTCTCTTAAACTCTCAATCTTTTCTTCAAGCCGATTTATTTCAATCTCTTTTTTATTCAACAAGATTTCTTTGCATTTCTTAGAAATCTTTTCTGGAGCATCTTCATCAAGCCATTCAAGTGGCATTTTAAGACTGGCATCGACATAATTCCACCAACAACCTTCGGAATAATGAAATCTGAGCAAATTCCCTTCAATACCATCAAAATTGTCAATGGTTCCGTGACTTGACAAGTAATCATAAGGAAAGCCGAAATCTTCAGGTAGATCATCATCGAACTCTTTTATGATTTCATAAACTCTCTTTATGATTGGCTCGCAAATCTTTATCAGTTCTTTTTTTTTGCTTTTTTTGGACTTTGATTTCGAGTCGCTATTGAATTCTTTAACAAGTTGAAGAACTCTCTGTTTTGTATCTTTTTCTGTATTCATATAACTTTCAATTTCTATTATTTCTCAATTCATCAAATCATCCGTTCTTCAATGAACAAATTTTTACTTTTATCGGATATGTAATCTTCAAGATAATCCATAATCTCATCTTTTGTCATCTGTTCCAAAGCATGGATATCCAAATCGGCATTTTCTCCTTCATTGTTAAATGTGACGACACATTCTCCTCCGCCACAAAAACTACAAGAAAACTTGCTTATCAAATAATTCGAGAACTTCTTGTCCATAAGCAATCGTTGAAGTGCCTTATTGAGACAAATCTCTGATTGAACTTGCATCTCACACGCCTTCTCGAAATAATCATTCCAGTTCTCTTTCAAACTGTTTACATATTTAATAGACATTATGTTTGTTGGTTGCTCTATCATCAAAATGTTTTTTAATTAACTTATTTGAGTGCAAATATAACGATTGTTTTATACAAATGCAAGAATTGATTAGTTATTTAAAGTTAAAAAAGAACATAATGCAATTACAAACATTATGTCAAACACACAGCAAACGAATCTTCAAGACCTGCTCAATCTCTGTCAATTTATCAACAGTTAAGTTCACATCGCCGGACAACAGTTCTGCCAATTCCATTTCATTCATTTCCATCATCGTTGCAAACTCATTTGGACTCATTCCATTCTTGCTAATTGCATCGGAAATCTTTGCAGCAAGTTTCATGCGATTGCGAGTCTTTGCCAATGACAGGTCATCCATGTTTGACAATAAATTTGCCAATGTTCCTTTCTTATCCATAACAATAAACATTTATCTTAATTTGCTATCTCTCCTTCGACAATCGGAACTGTCAAACGTCTTCCTCCTTTCGTTTCATAAGAAAAAGTCCCTACTACTTTCGGACTCTCGATAACTACAACTTGGTCATTATAAAAACTCGTTCCGTACAACAACACAGTGTTTCCGTCATAATACGCATTGTCGCCGATATATTCTGAAAACTCATTTGCCAATGAAAAATTTTCAAAAACTTGAAAAACTTTGAAAGAAGTTTTCGTCTTGTTCTCATAAATTGTTTCAACTTCAAACGTCTTAAAACTATCTTCATCTGTCACACTGCGTCTTCTCTGCTGACAAAAAGAAACAAAAACCAAAATTACAATAGTTAAAGAAATTCCACAAATCACTCCAAAAATAAATGATTTCTTATCCATATATTTTAATTTTTTAGTTTCAAAATTTCTACAAATAACTTTTTCCGACCGCATCAAGATAGAACGGATAAAAATCACCTTTGTTTTTCCATACATCAATGATAGCATGTCGCAGCATTCTCCATCCGCCATTGAAGGAATATTGTGTCCTGTTCCAAGTCAAGCAAATGCTCTCGACAAACATATCTATCCCGACGTCTTGCATTTGATTGAAGAACATAGGTCTGACAAACATTTCAGAAGTATCCATCTTGTCAACAAGTTCCTTTGCAGTTTCTATGCTATTTGCACCAGCAAACAATTCTTCCGGCTTCAAGCCAAGCCCTATCAAATCTCGCTGCAAACGAACTTCAATGACACCGCCAGCATTGAGAAAGTTAAATAAAGTCATCTTGTTGTTCATTATGTTCTACTCTTTTATTGTTTGCCAATCATAAAACTTCAACTCGCTTTCAAAAAAATCTTTCCAGTAACCGGATTCGTCATCTTCTTTTAGACTCTCTACATTGTAGTCTTGGTCAAGTTCTTCTTGGTTCCAGAACTCGGCATTACAAACATGATGATTGACTGAATAATGAAGCATCAACGACCAGTCAAGACCGACCATAGCGCAATAATAGACGGCATCATCGCCTCTTGAATACACTTGACCTGTTTTCAATCCTTCAATAGTATACTTCATTTTATCTCTCAATCTTTATTGCTTGAATCTTGTTCTTTCTCTCTTTCGTCAGACAAAAATTCATTAACCTTCTTGATGATTTCGCAACAGCAATCCACATAATTGCTGCTTGTCACGTCAAGTTCCGGAACCGTATAAAACGTATCAACATCTTCATACCACATCGAGCAACCAGAATCGTCCTTGTCCATCCTGAACCTAAACATCTTTCCGCCACCTTCAATGTAAGTCGGAATCAACTCAAGTAGTCTTCCAAAAGACCAGCACGGCTCATAATGCTGAATCGTTTCTTTGAACTGCTTATATGCAATAACATCGAAACCGATTTTGGGAACCATGTGATCCTGTTCGACATCGCCATCCATCCAAGAATAAAAATAATTCGCGGTCGCTGGATTTAAGAATCTTGTTTTCAATTCAACAGACTGCTCCAGACTCGTGTAGTCATTATTTGAACTGCCCATTGCATTGCGCTCGTTCTTTCCGCAAATCAGCAAATCCTTTTCAGGGAACATTTCCATGAAATCTGTCCAAATCTTCATCTCGACTTTCTTGTAGTTTTCATTGCCCCGCCTGATTTCTTCCGGTGCAACTACAATCACATGGTACTCCGAATCTGCGTCATATGAATAGGTCAACTCGATTCCAGGGAACCAAGTTTTCAAATCCATGAATGTCTTATCTATAAACTCGCTTATCGTCATAACTAAAAAATCTTACAATGAATTATAACTTTCAAACTCAACTATTTTCTTTTCATCTCGACTATCAGTTTTTCCAAAACATATTCCATCATCTCGTCAAGACATTCCGATATAGTCTCAAAAGACTTGCAACTTGCCGGCGTTCCAATTGGTTGGCAGTTGTGTCTCATATCCAAAACTAACCCAACATACAAAATATTCTGTTCTTCTCCATGCATGTAGTCAATGCATTTTGCATAGATGAACAGACCGAACTTCTCTGCTATCCAGTCAATAGCCATCTGCTGTGTAGCCGCTATCTGCATGCAGTCGCCTTTCGGATAATCGTCATTGAATCCGTTATTTGCAAGAAGTTCTGCAACCACACGAGAACAATATCTTTCTTTTCTCATTTTTGTATGCTATTATTAATGATTTTCTCAACTTCTCTACTGTGTCTTCTGTTGCAGTACTCACAATTTCCACTATGAGAGAACTTGTCAAACAACTCGCAAGAATCAACATTTTCGATTTGTGTCGTATCATTATCGACAATGTATGACTTGTCTTCTATCTCTTTGAAATTATTCAATGTTCTCTCGCAACAAATAATAACAGATGCCAAAATAAAGCAGGCAATTGATCCAAAAACAATAGTCTTAAGAATCACTAAATTATACTCTTTCTTAGTCATTTTAATTCATTATAAAATATTTAGAAAATCTTCCAATTTCTCAAAAGTCTCTTTTGAGATTTTCTTTGAAGAATTATCATCAACTGTATAAATGAAAAACGAGCCATCACAAACATCAGGACATATCCTTGTTATCGCATTTATCGGAACAATAGAACCGCTTATTGTCTTGACACAATCAATGCGTTTTCTATTATTCCTGTTCTTTCTAAGTTCTTTCATATGCGCTTTATTTAAAAGCGCATAATGCTTGCTCACGCATTCTTCGTTGCATTCGACTTTCAAAAACAATTTAAACATCGCCTTCGGATCGAACCGGTGACAATCACCATCATCCCCAACAAGATAGCAATAGTTGTCAACTTCGACACATTCGTAAATCTTTCCGACCGTGAATGAATCAACTTTGCAATAACCTGTATCAAAAGGATTTTCTATGCAACCATATTTGCATCCAACTTCCGGCTTCAACAACCCGGATGACGCACAATCATTCGGCAAGCATCTGACAAACAGTTCATATGCTCCAACAGGAGAAAAATAAACACTCTGTCCGTTGTTTGCAACTATCTTGCAACCATTTGAACAATAAACAGATTTATAAACACATCCGCGTGTCAAAAGGTCCGGTTCAAGATACGGTCTCCTGATGCAGAAGTATTCTTCTCCGTCTTTTATAACAAGATTTCCCATATCATCAAATAACTTCAAAAATGTTCATCAACTTCTCATATGTATCTTTCGAAATGAGATGCCATGTCTCGCCAACCCATACCCGAGTGCTACTAAACTTGGTAATCTTGTCTATCGGAATTATTTCTCCGTCATTATTCATAATAGATTTGATAGTACCACGCCTTCTTAATTTCTTATTATTGGTTCTCACATTATTCATTGCAGGTTCAAGTCTGAAAAACTTTGCATTATAACTTGCATTTGTCATCGGAAACAGACTTCCATCTTCAGCTTTCAAACATTTAACACCAATAGAATCTTTCATGCACTCATATGAGCCGCCTTCTTTGAACAATCGTGAAAGAATCTCCGGACTTTTTGTGCATATATATTTGCATCCCTCTTCAAAAACAAGTTCATTTATTTTATCTACAGAGTTCATCAGTCAAAAATTTCTATCTTATAGTTATTCACACTAACAATATAAGTTACATTCTCCGTCTCTGTCGTGCGGCACCAGCCAGCATCGACATATCTTTCCTTCTTCTTCGACCAGAAATATCTCTTTCCAGTCTTGATTTGTTTCGGATGCGGCTCATGTTCCCAACAGTCTTCAAAAACCCGCATAAAGATTGTATTGTCTGTGCAATAGAAGTCATAGACAATCCGTTTTGCTTTAATTGTCAACAACCCGTAATCAGACGACTTAACCTCGACATCTTGCAGAAAAACGGAAGTTAAAACACACGCTCTATGTTCTGTCTCGTTGAACAGAACTATCGTATTGTCATTTTTAATGATGCCGTACTTATAGAAATCGGCAATGACTGAGTTATTGACGTTATTCACCATGACCATAAGAAATGTATCTACTCTTGAAAATTCAACATCTGCATACTTCGCTTCGGAAATAGTCCGGTCGTTATCAGGAAGTTAAATTACTTCAGATTCTAATGTCTGTTCACACTCCGGTTCAGGAACATCACTTTCGACAGAGTCGTTACAAACTACTGCAGCATCGTTCTTGTCATCCATGATAAAATTATCTGGAATTTCCTGCTGAATTACAGAATCATCCCGTGTTGCTTGCAACAAGTCTCCATCTTCCGGATTATTCTCAATATCAACCAATGTTCCGAACTCGCACTTGAAACCCTGTTCCTTTAGTGCCAAGTCAACACACTGTGCAGAGACAACCAAAGTGCTCTGAACAAGTTGCTGTCTAAAATCAGCAACAAACTTATTAAAATCAATTTGTCTTTCGCTTTTCATTGCTTTTGTATTTTTGCTTCTAACCGTTTTTCCTGTTTCCTTTAGTATCAAACTCTTGATTCTTTCCGTCATAAAGCGTCAAGTTTCCAACATCAACATCATGCCCGCCGTCTTCATAATGCCATTGGAAAAATGTATGCTCATTATGATTAAGCGGATAAAAGACACTGACATCAACAATCTTGTGCGGTCTCTTGTCACCGTCCAGTCGCATGACTATGTCACCAATCTTGAAACCCATGATTTAAACTTCTTCAAAGACCTTTTGCAATAACTATGATTGCAAGTTCTTGTTGTTTCCGTCGATTTGTCGATTTTTTATTGCAACGTCTCTGAGCCATTCTCGAAACTCTCTAACTATAGCATCAATGGGGAAATCTCTCGTGTTTTGATGTTTGTTATAAATTTCAAAGACCTTATCGCATGTCTCGTCAATGGGAATAGTTATTTCATTACCATCAGAATGACAAATCAACTTCATCCGAGATTCTGCATTGACGGATATATTTGATTTCGGCAATTCTTCTGGAAAATTACCAGCAATACGCGAAACATCATAAGAATATGCTCCGCTAATCTCATTATGAGCAATGCCAACAATCTTATAAACATCACCGTTGTACTCAATATAGTCTCCTTCCTTATATGAAGGCAGTTTTGTTAGTTTCTTGATTTTTGGTTCAAATTCAAAACCAGATTCCATCAACAAATCATCAAGCATTCGCTTATCTCCGGGAGAAGCCGGGCTTGCTTTCGTTTCATCAAGAATCCAACCGCATTCATATACATTGTCTGTTATCTGAAGATAACCGGACGCATCAATTCCTGCAAATGCATATACCGAACCGGAAGTAAGTTTGTCGGTATGTGACTTGAATATGACGACAATATCACTGTCATCACCGCCACGTATATAATCTCCGAGTTTTGCATCTGCAAGAGTCCATAACCGCAAGTCCTTAATCTCATCTGCTGGCACAACATACTGATTGTTTGCAAACTTCTTGAAGTTGCAGCAATTCAAGACTATCTTGTCATCGCTTGTTTCACATACGCGTCCGTATCTACCGGTGTCGCCGATACAAACCCAGTCTTTGTAGTTAAATTTTGTTGAATTTTTGTTTGTTTCCATAATTCATTGCACATCTTTTTTAATGCATTTGCAAATATAGATAATTATTTGTACCAAGCAAAGAAAAAATAATATTTTTATAATTTTTTAACAATCAAATCTAAACTTTTTTCATCTTCCATAGTATACATAATCGCACAATAATTCAAATTCTAACTTTATGGAAGTAATTCAAAGTTTCACAATCGACCACACAAACCTGAAACCGGGAATCTATGTTTCAAGACAAGACCGCGGTTTCACCACATTCGACCTGAGAATCACAGAACCGAACAAGGAACCCGCAGTGGCTCCTGCAGCAATGCACAGTATCGAGCATCTCATGGCGACATGGTTCCGCAACAGCACAGTTAAAGATGATGTTGTCTATGTCGGACCCATGGGATGCCTGACCGGAATGTACATCATAATGACAGGGAACTATTCAGTAGAAGATATGCATTCATTGACAATGCAATGTCTTGAATGGATCCTAAAACAAGACAAAGTTCCTGCTACGACTCCGCAAACATGCGGAAACTATCTGCTACATGACCTGCCGATGTGCAAATTCGAATGCCAGAGATATCTGAACAGACTGAAAAGCGATTTCCATTCAGAGTACACAAAACTGGAAATAACTCTTGATGATGGAAAGATGTTCGCAGACGCATAGAAGAGAAAACCGCTTGAATGTCTCATTTGAAGATTTCAAGCGGTTTTTCTCTTATTCGAACTTTCCATTACGAATAATGTGCCAAACGCCGGCTTTTATCCTTTCTCCGTCAACAATCTCTGTCTTAATAGAAACCGGAGCATTCTTCGCTTCAGACCATTCAACAAGAGTTATCTTCGACCCGATTGTTGCCTTGACCTTGCAGTGCCTTCCCAAGCAAACGATTTCTGCTCTCTCTCCGGCAACATTGACTTTTGTGCAACTGCCACTCACTCTAATTCTTGAACTATGACCGGCTACATAAATCATTGACTCATATCCAGTCGCTTCTATGAATGCATTATGATCAAAAACTGCAATCTTTGCAAAATTTCCGCTCGAATGTATTTCTGGCTTATATCCGGCACTAATAATCTTTGCATTATCACCCGATGACTTTATTTTTGAATAGAACCCTGTAGAGCAAACCGTGACAAAACCGCCGCTTGTATTAACTTCCTGCCGTTCGAAGTCCATCACAATCTTTTGATAAGGACCCGTCGATTCAACAAAGTCTCTAATGTTACGAAGATATGCAGTTGAAGCAAAACCGGATATATAAGCACTCGCGAAACTTGTTTTAAGAACTATATTAGTCCGTTCCTTTCCATCATCATTCAATATAGATGAAAACTTTTCTGTAGTTTCGTCATATTCAGAAATAAAAGACGTGGCATTGCTCAAATGTCTCTCATAAATATAATTTGCACAACACTTAACAAATTGTTCTACTGTCATCTCTTCAAGAATGTGAATCTTTGATGATGCGGTTTTTATATTTCTTTCATCAACAGACATCATTCCGCTTTGCTCAACCTTGCAAAATCTTGAAATCTCACAAGATTGATTGATGAAATAGAACAACAAGACATCAAGAGGATTCTCACATGCGTGGAAACCGTAATTGCATACCGATGGCTGCTTTCCGTCGGCAGGGAGCTCGTACTCTTTTCCGACTTCGTATTGAAACCCGTTGCATTTCAAGTCTTTGTCAAAACCTTTGAAAGCGATGACTGTTTTCTGTCCATCCATATGTCATTCAGTTTTCTTTATCAAATTGCTCATCTCGCAAACTCTGTCTTGCCATCCTGTTATGATGCTCGGAGAATGCGTTGTTACAATCAGCTGCATGTTAGGGTTCAACTCTAACATCTCTCTAATTAGGATTTCTTGCCAATCTATGTGCAAATTATATTCCGGCATATCCAAAAAGAATATGCACGGCATGCAATTAGTATAGTCTGTTTTCAACAAAAGCAAAAGCAACTCTTTCTCGCCGTATGACAATTCATAATAATTGATTTTGCGTCCGAATTTTGTGAAAACGAAATCACTTCCAATATTGCTCTCGTGACGCTCCCAGTCCTAAAGGACCTGGGCTTCGCGGTTCAACCTTCGATGGTCTCGTCAGAGAAGAATAGTTCCCTGACGCCTTCATCAAAGTCCCCGCGCGTGAATTCGGACCCGTCCAGTCCTATCTTTTGAGGCATGTTGAGGTACAGCCAGACCATATCCTTTGCGGAATGTACATCGCGGTCTCCGTCGTCATGCCCGCAATGCGGGCATACGAACTTCCGGTCGCTTTGCTTTATATCATCATGCATCATTCCGCAGTGCGTGCAAAGTTTCGTGGTCGGCACCCATCTGTCTATGACATGGACTTGACTTGAGCAAGCCAGTCTCTTCTTCACAAGTCCAAGAATGCCGTGCTGCACTTTCCTTCCATGGTTGTTCTGTTGCCATCCGGACAGGTTCTCGTCTTGGATGACCAGAACGTGGCTCTCGTTAAGAACCTTGTTGCAAAACTCTATTGCAGCATTCTTCTTGACATTGCACATCTTCTCATACTCGCGCTCGATTTGCACAAGTGTCTTGCACATCCTGTTAGAGTTCTTAATCTTCTTGCGGTTCTTCTTCTTTCCGTTCCAACCCTTGTCAACCAGCTGACGGTTGAACTTTCTCTGAAGACGCTTCAGACGCTCTGTTTCTTCAATCTGTGCATTATACTTGTTGCCGTATGCATCCGTTGCCGTTGTCATGCAGCCCAAGTCAAGCGCGTTTATATTATACTCCGGAAGTTTGTCTTCCGGATTCTCTATGTTCCTGTTCTTGCTCCAGTTCTTCTTTGATTCCTTGTATGAAAGCCATTGCTCTTTGTCAACATACACTGTCTGCAATATGTAATACGACTCTCCGCGATGCGCAAGCTTCGCAACAGACATCTCGTACTCCATGCCAATCTTGTCAAGATGTCTGAGCTGACGCATTCCGGCAACCCGTATCTCAGAATCGAATCCCTGAACTCTGTAGCTGTTCGTGTCGCATACCTGATGTGTCAGACCGTATTGCTTCAGCTCTATGCTCGTGCAATCGGACTTGAACTTCAACCATCCGACCTTGTAACCCGCTTTCTTCAGTCTGTTCAGTGTCTTCAGTTCCCGCTTTGTCTGCGTGATGACTGCGTCTCGCATGCTGCTCATCAGGCACTCGACTTCTGTCTCTATGACATTTCCGCTCTTGTCGAGATGAGAAACCTTTGTGAATTCTTTCTGAGTGAAGCTTGAAACCTTTCTTGCAGAATCTCCATACTTTTTCTTGTTCATCTGGTCAATCATCGAGTTCTTGACCCACTTTGCTTCTGTGAAGCAGCATTTCAAGCGATCGAATGTTCCGTTCTTCCTGTTTCGCTTCTCGTTGCGGACCTTGAACTCGAAAACAAGAGGAACCTGATTCTTGCGCTTTTCAATCGTCGCAAGAATAGACTCTTTGATTCTCTGGTTTTTCTGTTCACGAAACGTCATATAAAAACAAGTATGCTTACTTAAATTATTTATCTAACAGTTTATTTGCTAAAATTCAATTTTCTATTTTTAAACTAAAATACAATTCATAAGTAATTAAAGGCATTATATATAGATTGTTATGCAAAAGTTCTATGAAACATTCGGTCATACAAAGACAAGAATAAGTTATCATATGATATTCTCTACAAAATACAGAAGAAAATGCCTTGATGTGATTCGCGATGTAGTTATTGAATCATTCAGGATGGCTGAACAGAAATCAAAGTTAACTATTTACGAAATGGAACTGGACAATGACCATATTCATTTTCTCATAAACATTCCGCCAAGCATTTCTGTCTCAGACAGCGTCAGACTATTGAAGCAATATAGCACTTATTATATCTACAAGAACACATATGCTACCATTCACTTAAGAAAATTCTACTGGGACACCAAGCGATTGCTATGAACGAGCGGATACTTCTGTTCCACTATTGGGGAAGTGTCTGAAGAAACTCTCAGGTATTACATAGAGAACCAAGGCTGAATTGTTATGCCGATTCATACGACGAACTTAAAAGTTCGCGTCTTTCTCGGCATTTTTGTAATGTACTTCATAAAGTCGTTCCAGAACTTGCTACGTTCGTTCAATTCTTTCATCCATATCTGCTGTGCTTCGTTCTGCTGTTGCAGTGTTTGCAGGAAGTGTACGGTCATTCTCGCTTTTTTTTGCAGTCTGTGAGTCTGGTTGCACGGTCTCAACCTGTTCAAGCAGCCATCCGATGCAATCGTCTATCGTGTTGTCGCCGGCAATCTTCGTCTGCTTCTGATTGTATTCTCTCTCGACATGTGCATCTGCTGGCTGTTCCGCTTCACGCTTTCTTTTCATGGATTTAAAGAAATTGATAATGTTCATAGTTATACCTCATTGTATTTCGCAATTATCTGCTCACAAATCTCCAGCACCTTACGCACTTTCCCGATGTCGAACCAGTCGTCGGTACGCACGCCGCTCTCCATGTCGATCCAGAACTCTCCGTCATGAACATTCTCAAAGAGATAAGTCAACTTGTCTGCTACGTTGTCAGGATTGATGCCTCCTGCATAACCTATCTTATGGTTATAGACTGACGAGTAGATGCTGATTGGGCTATCAATACCCAGCCCACCGCTGTCATCTATCAACATCGAAACGAGTCGCGGAGATCCGTCTTCGTCTCCCCATAGACTACGCTCGAAAAACTCTGTATTGTCAGAGCGCTGCTGGATGATGACCTCTGTTTTTAGGGTTGGCAAACTGGCAAGTCTTTCTGGAGTGTCCAGTCGATTTGCCACGTTTAATTGCACACGCTGGAACAACTGCATCTCCAACATGGACAAAGTATGTTGATTGACACACTCCCACAACCCATTTGCAGCATCGCTTGCCATTGAGCCGCATATATGCAGGGCGAGGTTTAGTCCGCGCCCATAGAGATTGGGAAAAAACTGCGGATTAATATAGCGGTTGCCGTTCTCGTACCAATGGTAACTTGTCAGCACACCGAACTCCGCTATCGGATAGTGCTGCTGAATGTCTTGCAATTCCTGCAAGTCTGTACGAGCATCAACGCCCGTAAATGTAATATGTCTTAGTCTCATTATTAGCCCTCCTTTTCTAAATCATAATCATTATATATGTACGTATCATCCGGCTCGTCGTCGAATCTTATTTCCACGTCTATTTTGCCAGTCCGATTGTTGCGGTATGCTCTTTCAACAACTGCCTTACGATTATTCATATCTGTGTCTGATTGGTTCACCAACCTTACCTCATCGCCCGGCTTGAACGGCATCTCTGGTCCGTTGTAGCCCATCTTCTTCAGATAACCCTGCCACTCGTCATAGGTTACATTATCGAAGCGGGTATCTTCCAACACGCAATCGAAAGACTTGACAAAATGCTTATCCTCCAAATTACGCTTCGCTTCTTCTCTTGCTCTTTCGGCACACATTTCGATGTAGTCTTCTTCGCTCATGTTGATATGCGTCACAGAATCCACCACCGTAGAGAACCGGCACAGCAGTCCATTAGGTTGTCTTGCAATATAACTCATAGTCAGTCCTCCTTGCTCTTTTTCGATTTTCCTATCCATATCAATGGAGCGTTGAAAATTACGGCGAGATAAATCAAGCCGCCAACCCAGTGCCAAAAATTCCCGAAGAAGAATTCACAATATTCCATACATTATTCCTCCAACTTTTTTATTTTGTCAATAGCGTCTGCCACCTCCAGCCAGCTACGGTTGAACGCCTGTTGCTTGTATCGGATGGCTTCACGCTCTATCTCAAACTTATGCTCGTTCATGGATGCTATCTGTCTGAAGCACTCATTTTCATACTCCTGCAACGTCTTGACGAGGTTATTCAAGATAGTTTCTTCATCTTTGGTCATGCATTTCCATCTCTTTTTATAATCCTTTTTGAAATCGAAATACCAAACTTTTCAAACTGCTCTCCGAACCGGTCGTTTATCAATGCAATAGCGTCAAGAACGCCGCGTCTATATATGTCGCTGACTCTCTTGTCCTTGAAATTGTCAGAACTGTTCTTGAAATGACAAACAAGGTCATCAACATCTTTTTGCGTCAACTTCTTGCGTTCGACTTTCTTATTGTCATTTGCACATGAATCTGTTTTGAGACTATTAAAGAACTCAATATCAGATTTTTCAGCAGGAGTAACAACATAGTCACATGTGGAAAAATCCATTACATTAGTAATCGCAAGCATTGCATCTTCAAGTTCAAACTTGTCTACAAAATATCTATAACCAAACGAATAGAAATGAACTTGCTTAGTTTCTCTATCATAACTGCGGAACTTTCCGACAATAGAAATCATTGTTTCATGCTTTTCTCTCTGTCTGATTGAAACCCTCACAATGTCTCCGTCTTTCACGTCTTCGAAATCAAACAAATGAAATGTTCTATCCGCATATGCGATGCTCTTCGGTCCATTAACCGTTTCATAAACATAATTTCCGACATTGATGATTCTCAGAATTTTCAAAACATCAGTTCCGTCAGTCACCACATCTCCGGGTTCGAACTTGTGCTTGACCACCTCTTTCGGCCATATCAGTTGCCTGCTATGTTCGTCAAAACAAATATTGTTATTTTCCATATCTGACCGCATCCGCTCTTTGTCTGAATCGCTCATCGGGAATACAAGAAGATTTCCTTCTGACATCTGGATTGCATCTTTAGAAATCCATGTCACTGTACGGAACGGCATTGATGAAGTTTCATCATAAGTGAAAAACAAGCACAGTTTATCAGTATAAAATTTCGTCTTCTCAACATCCAGTCTGCCGTGGATAATCTTGTTCTCTGGTCCATTATAACCTTTATTAAGAACAATTGTCAAATAGTCTCCATCAGATGCATCATCAAGAGTCCATTTGTGGCATCTTGACATATATTCAGAACTTATTGACTCAGGTCCATCTCCATTATCAGAAAGAATTGCACAATCTTCTCCATAAGGATCTCTTATGAACATCATAATCCGACCAACCAGTTTTCCAGTTTCATTGTTGACAATCCAGTCATTGCCTGAAAATTTTTCTTTCTTTTCCATCAGCAAATATTTTTCTTTGAAATAGAAAATCCAAACTTTTCAAACTGCTCACAAAACCGCTCGTTTAACAATGCAATAGCATCAAGAACGCCGCGCCTATATATGTCACTGACTCTCTTGTCTTTGAAATTATCGGAACTGTTCTTGAAATGACAGACAAGATTATCAACATCTTTTTGCGTCAAACTCTTGCAATCGACTTTCTCATTTGTCATACAAAAACCCGCATTCTGCTCCCAGTAGTTTGAGTCCGTTCCTTTGATAAGACGCTTGAGATCTTTGTCAAGTGCAAACCCGTGCTTGAACATATCATCAAACATCCTATTCTTTTGATGTTCATCCATCGGCACAACATCTCCGCAAATGTCAGTATACGGAATCGACTGACATGTCTTGAATTCAACCTTTGCATCCTTGTTCATCGAATTATAAGACATGTACAAGCATAGATATTCATCATCAGATTTAGACTTGGCATATGTTCCGCATATAAAATGCATAAACTGAATTCCATCCACTCCGGGAGCGACAGGAACCGATACCATCATGCCATCATATGCATCATTGATAGTCCAGTTGTGATACAAGCCGAAACACTCTTGCGATATAACCTCTGTATCTCCTGTCCTGTTGTCAAGAACAGCGCTTCCATATTTGTCAAATCTGGAAAAACGTCCAATCAAATTACCATTCTGGTCTGCAACCCAGCCACCAAAGCGAATTTCTCTCGTATCATAGAAATGCTTCTTGTCGCTACAAAGAGCATATCCTCTCTTGTTCAAGCATTCTTTGATTTTATTGATAACTCTCTTCGGAACCGGTTCAACAAGAACATTGCCTTTTTCATCATGTAGCCGGAATCTGACATCCTTTACCAAGTTCACATAGTCGCTATCCAGATTGGAACATGAGAAATATAAAGAAATCGTATCTTTATCTGTTTCTTTCTTGTTCAATGGTCCATAAACAACTTTTGTGATTTTTGAATCAAGAACAAGAACATAGTCGCCGTCTTTTGCATCATCAAGACACCACTTATGACATTTGCTCATATATTCCATGTCAACAGCGCCAACTTCCACGTCACCATCACGAACAACTGCATAAATGTTATTCAATCGGTCTCTTCCAACCAAATCGATCACACCGACAAGCTTCCCGTCATCATTCCGAACAAGCCAGTCATTGACTTCAAACCTGCACTCTTCACCATTCTTTTCAACGCTTTCAATAGAGTCCGTTGCAACCAGTTTCCTTGAGTCGTCAGAAAGAGAATAACCGCATTTTTTCATAGCATTCTTGAACTCGTCAAGAATGCAATTGCTAATCGGAGTTACATCTTCCACAAAATCAGAGGTATTGCGAACCCATGTTTCATTCTCGATAAATCTATCTCCATGCTCTGAACCACAAACCAATGAGAAATACAAACAAATCTTGTCACTATTGCTCTTCTCCCTGTTCAATGGACCAATCAATAAATATTCAAAACTATTGACAACAACAAAATCACAGTCATGCGCATCCGCTATTGTCCACTTATGGCAATTATTCAAAAATTCAATACCAACGAATGAATATTCGCTGTTGTCAAGAGCCACATATGGACATGCATTTATATTGACACCAGAACTTACAACCCTACCAACAATCTTCCCTTCGGCATTGACAATCCAGTCATAATATTCAAAATTCGGACGCTTAACACCAGCACGGTCGAATTCCACCTGTCGATTCAACGGAGGATACTCATAGTCTTCCTGTTCAGTCAACGGAATCGTCTCATTATTGCAATGATAATCGAAACAATCAACATAAACAACAACTGGCAATCCGCTTGTTATTCCGTTTTTTGCTTCCTCTTTTGTTCTCATAACATCGCCGATTATGAACTTCGGCGTGATGTGTCCGGTCTCTATCTCTTCCGCCGTTGCATAACGGAAGTATGCGGAAGCATCTTTCAGCCCCATCATGAACATTCCGCGCTTCGCCTTGACAACCGACCCGCGCTTCGCCTGCAGATTTCCGCCGGCATAATAATCCTTGATACACACGTACCATCTGCCGTGCTCTATCTTCACGACATTTTCATTATTGATTTCATTCATTGGTTCTTCTATTTTTCCCAAATATTAATAAACTTACTACGAATCTTCAGCATCGCGCTCAACTCACCCATGCTGAATGCATCCATGCTGTATGCATCAGAGCTGCTATCAGGAATGCTTTCAAGACGCTTTATCTCACTTAGCAAAAATGTTCCGAATTCCGAAATCTTTCTATCAAATTCAGCATCAACATTCTCTGTTTCAGAGGGAACAGTTCCGCTAATCGTCAATACGCCGTCCTTGTACTTTATGCGGTCCGCATGACAAGTCACATCATGGTCGTGACTATTTTCATCCATTCTGATGCAAATGGCGACCGGCGTCTCATCAACAGGACTCGATTCATTCAAATAATGCTTTAGATATTTTGCATCCATAATCTAATGATTTTTTACATCCGACTATCGTTAAGAACACGTTTCTCATCATGTTGTGACATGTATTGCCGTTATGAGTTTTTCAATTTTCTTATGCGTTCTGCAATGTCTTCGATTTCTGATTCAGAAAGAACTTTGCAGAGAAAATTTTCGTTTCTTTTGATATAAAACAACTTGTTTTCCATCTCTTTACGTTTCACATATAATTCTCTGCTTTCTTCCAACTCATATATGCTCCAGTCAACACAAACCAATGTCCGTGTATCAAACCGATACTTGCGCCCATAGTCATCAGATACCGTAATATAAACTCTACCGACTGATGTTACGACTGCATCAAAACCTTCCTGCCGACTGTCTGATGACGATACATAGACCTTCTGACCTTTTGTAAAATCTGCCATAATTCAATTACTTTATATAGTTATTAAATCTTTTTTCAAAAGTTTCAAAACAATTTCAAATACCGAGTCAATAAACTCTACCGGAACCGATTTCTCATTACGGTATACAAAATCCTCACCAAGCTTTCTACAAATAACACTTCCATCTGCGCAAAGCGTAGTAACGAAACCGTTATCTCGCAACAACGAACACAATGCCGAAAGACTCCATGCAGGCTTGTGTTTATATCTATTCAATGATGCTGGAACCAAATCCATCTTAAAATCAGACATCATATGATTTTCGTCATATATGCTTTTCCAAGACATATCAGCGGTTCGTTCTGGCAAGTATTCAGAAAGCAAAACCGACTGCTCATAATCAGTGCATAGTTTTGGAATATTACTTTTATTTTCTTGCGAACTCATAATTAAATAATTTTATCATGTTAAGAATCAAAAATGCTACAAACCTTATTCATCTGTACACAAAGCCTTTCAAATTCTTCAAAGAATATGTTTATTTCATCATACGTTGCAAGTCTCATGTAATTATCTGAAGTATAGACTCTTCTAAATTCAAACTTGCCGTTGCGAAGTGAAACATAAGAATCTATCAAACCTCCAAGCTCATACTTGTCGAATACGAATATCTCTGTGTTATTGCACATGACAAAGTCACCTTTCTTGTAGAATGCATGTTCATCGTTCTCTTTCGCGTCACTTTGTTGTTTACTTCCCTTGCCAATCGGGACAATGCTTCCTCCGTAATACTCAAGATTCTGGTCTTTCAATGCATTCAAGACATTATTCCTGATACTTCTTCCGTCATCAGGAAATACACCCTGTGCAAACAAGCTACAGATGAACTTGTCAAAATCTATCAACCGGTTCTTCCTCTTGTTCATTGTCTTTTTTAGATTTTATTGTCGTCTCACATCCGCGATAATTATAAATGCCTTCCGGAAATCCTTCCCTGCGAAGTATGCTTGCCATGATGATTCCGTCCGCATGGTTCGAGACATGCTTCCGAACAGCATACACAGACCGCGTTATCTCTTTGCCGTCCCATTCCAGAAGTCCGACTCCATCCGGCAAATCTTTCTCTGAAAGAAGTCCTTTCGGAGTCAAGTAGTAGCGGTAGTTTCCGGCAAGACATTCTTCATGTCCGGGCTGTTTCCAGACCTTCTTCTTGTCATTGAGAAAATCAGAGCGACTCACTTTGACTTCAACCACGATAGTGCTCCAGCCGTTGAACGCCCAGACATCAGGATTCTCACATGCGTTCACACAAACTTCGACAGCAACATATTTCCATCGTCCATCGAACTTCTCGCAGTTCTTTCTCCTGCGGAGCCATCTGGCGCATTCGCAACACAATTCATAGTGCAATGATTTCGTCTGACTCATAAACTCCTGACTTCTTTATAGAAACCACAATTCCCCGCCGGAGTAAACTTGTTCACGCAATGCTTGACCTTCTTGCAGAAAGTGCCGCCATAATAATGCTCGCATTTTCCACAAAGCGGTCTCAACCACCAGTTCTTCTTTGCCGCTTTCTTGAGTTCTTCTTCTGAAGCCGGAATTCCGGGAGCAGCAGACGAGAACTTCTTATGAAGTTCTTCTGTTGTATGTAAATTATAGTACTCCATAATTATAAATCAATAGATTTCAACGCGTTAGTGAACGTTTTCTTGTTCGTGAAAGTCTTGCTTCCGATAGTCCAGTGCGTCCTGTCCATTCCATATCTACCATTTTTCAACTTACGGACAAAGACAATCATACCGAACCTACAATCTTCGCTCTTATAAAATGAAATGCATACGTTGTTCTTGTTTGTATGAGCAACATAATTCATGTTCACGTTCTTTTCAAATTGTTCAAAAGTCATAAGATAAAAGTTTTTATATCTGCAAATATATTGACTTTTTTATTTTCTTGCAACAAAATCAAAAAAATTCTACACATTTTTGACATTCTTTAACATCATGGATGATTTCATCAGATTGTGTTCACATCATTTAACTACTAAAAAACCAAAATATAAAAAAGCCTAAATTCAGAAACAAAACTATCAAAAAATTTTCTTAATAACAGGTTTATTACTATTTTTGCAAAAAATTATATAAAAAGAAACATTATATGGCTAAAACAACTTCAACAAGAATGTGCATACAGGACACTATTATAAATGGTCTTAGTTTTATGCATGGACTCTTTTATAAAGTTGAATATAATCCGATAATACGCACGTTCATTATATACAATAAATTTGGTTATACTGACATATCCAAACAACAATTCGATTATTCATTCATATAAAACAATAGAACTTATGAAACAGACAAAAGTTAAAAAAACAACAACGAACAAACCAACATTGACAGTACAGGAATTCATTGACAAATTTCCTGTCGGTTCAATAATCTCGTTCATTGAAAGCAAATCATTCATTGCATCCGGAGCAAGGTCTATCTTCAGAATAGACCGTTATGAGCAAACTTCAAGGGGTTATTTCTTTATGTACGGCATCTGGTGCGGCTTTGATTTCCAGACAACAAACTACAAAAAAGAATACAATCTGGATGTTTCAAACTGGCATTGTGTTGACTGTAATGAAGATTATATGGCAACATCAGTAGAAAACCTGCTGTTCGGTTTCAATGATGTCAGGCTTGCCAACAACACCGAAAAAGAAATTTTCATCACTTGTCTAAACAATCTGAAATAAAATTATGGAACCGAACAAATACGAAAAAATCATATCTTTCCTTGAAAATAAGATGAAAGATTGCGATGGCAGCATTTTGGTCATCAACAAGAATGAACTGAAAAATATGTTCGATGAGTTAAATGTCAATGCCAAGGATTATAAAGAATGGATTCTTGATTATCTTCAAGATGGTTTGCTCACTGCAGACGAACAAACGATGACCGATATCAAAAATGCATTCAACTGGTTAAAAAGTCTTAACAGTCCAGCAGCGGTTCATGAAGATGAAACTCATAATGACTTTAGCCAGTTTAAGCCAAAATTCCAAGTTGGCGACAAAGTAAACTTGATAGACAGACCCGATGTCAAATATAACATATTGACAATTGATTCCGTCAATATGGATGAACACTGTTATGTCTGCAACCAGGGTTCTGTGATTGATTTTTCTGAAGAAATCATATGGCGCAAAGTAGAGAATGACGACACAAAACCAACAAGATTTGATACAGGCGATTTTGTGGTTGTCAGGGACGGAAAATGTACAAAAACCCTAAAAATCGAACAGGCTGACAACGCGGACTATACATGTATGAACATGTCGGACGGTTCGATAGAAACCATCCATGTAGAAAATCTTGATGATGCAGACTCTTGGATATGGTCAATAAAAGATGCAAAACCCGGAGACGTTCTCATCACAGATAGCAATGCAATCACTTTCATTTTCAAAAGCCATGTCGAAAACAAACTGGTTTCTGGCTATTGCCGTTATCATACAGATGAAGGCGTATTATATAAACACTCTTTCGACTGCTACTGCGATACAGATGAAGAAGTTCATCCGGCAACCATACAGCAAGCAAATGAAATGTTCTCCGAGATGCACAGACTTAACTTCGATTGGGACAACAGCCGCAAGGAAATAATAGCACTTGCCAAAAACGACGTGAATGAGTCCGAACCGAAATTCAGAATTGATGACTGGATTATAGAGAATGACAACGAGGACGCAAGCGCTTGGCAAGTCGTCTCTATAGAAAACGGCAACTATAAGTTGTCAAATAGTCACGGTCCGCAAAATGTTCTGGAAATAGATTTTGTAGATAAAAATTATCATATCTGGAGCATATATGACGCGAAAGACGGCGACATCCTTGTCGTCAAAGGCATAGAGATAATCATTTATCGCAGCCGTCCGGATCATATGATAGACTCTTATTGCTCACTGATCCGAAATCAGTTCATCAGCACCCAAACTACATATTTCGGAAGAGTGACGCCGGCATCAGAAGAACAGTACAATATGCTGTTTGATGCAATGGATGCAGCCGGTTATGAATGGATTCCAGAAACAAAAACGTTGAGACACGCTAACGCTGATGCGTGTTTCTTCAAGCAAGGCGAATGGTACCAGTGTGTTGAAGATGTAATGATTGATTTCATAAACTTCGATGCCGGAACCGCATATTTTTGTTCAGGAGAAGAAAGGCTGGAAGCAGAAGACGGAAACCATGTCTGGATTCCCGAGAACTCGTACAGCAACTTCAAGCTCTGGAGCATTTCCGATGCAAAGGACGGAGATGTCCTCGCGTCAAGTTCTGAAATTTTCATTTATAGTGCTCATCAGAATAACCGGATAGACTCATATTGCCATTTGGTTGGGAACCTTTTCATTGCCGGTCGATGCACACATGTTGGCAAAATAAAACCAGCGTCGAAAGAACAGAAAGCGTTGCTGTTTGACAAGATGAAGTTAAACGGTTATAAATGGAACGAAACTGACAAGACTTTGATAAAAAAGACAGATGATGACGATTTCAGTAGAAAAAATTGTCGTGCATTTCAAGAACAAAGCAAAGAACTTTCAGGACCGGATTCAAACAAAGAAAAACTCATAGGAACAATAAAATCTATGATTGCTGAATCTGTCAACAGAGCCAAATCGAATAATCCGCTTGATGAAAATACTTCAGTACAATTCGCATATGGCAGAGCATCTGGCTTAGAAGATGCTCTCGGCTTGATTGAAAACTTTTTCAACAACTAATTTATCAACCACAATCGTTTCTACAAAAAGAGAGACTGCAAAACAGTCTCTCTTTTGTTCATTTCTTTATGTTTGTTAAAAAAATTTAAAAGAAAAAAGAAAAACATCAAATCGTTTCCACATTATTGCAAATAATATTATTTTTGCAAATCAATATCAAAAAATGCAAAACTTATGGAAAAGATTGACTTTGAAAAAATCCTTGCCGAACTATTAACTACCGGCACTAAACAAAACAAAAACTACATCAAGAGTTTCTTGGAACAGCGCGGCATCGAGTTCAAGAACAACACGTTCTCGCTTATAAGCAATGAATCCATGAGTATAAAACCAGAATCAACAGACACAAAAGTCATTACCGGAAAGTACAAGCCCGGAATGACTGTGTTCAACACGATTCGAAGCAGAGCATACATCGTCAAAGATGTATATTTCGAGAATCGAAAAAAGATGCTGTTGCTTATAGATGCGTTAAACGGAGAGAAGAACACGACAGCATCAACAAATCCGGCATTGAGAAGATGGAACATTTCAGATGCCAAGATTGGAGACTTCATCTGCACCGAGAACTTTGTATTCATATTCAATGGCTTCAGACTGGACAAGGATACGCTCAAATGGAACGTTCACTACAAATGCGCAGCTGAATTACACAATCATGAAGATGACGATCCTTTCCACATCCCTGCTCCACAAGCGCATATGGGGACGAAGAAAGATACAGATTTCAGAATAGCGACCGAGCAGGAACGGCTGTATCTATTGGAAGAAATCGAACGTCACGGTTACACTTGGAATCATGAAACCATAGAACTTGAAAAACATCCGTATTTCAAATACAACATCGGAGACTGGGTTGTATATAGAGATAACGGAGAATTGTGGAAAATTGAAAACGTAGTCAACCACAAATACTCGATGACTATGCAAGACGGAACAGAGAAAGCATTTGATTGTGACTTCGTGAACTATTGTTCTGACAAATGGTCAATCAAGAATGCGCAACCGGGAGATGTCTTGTATTACACGATGCCGAACGGAGACGAAATATTGGCTGTGTTCGAATCTTTCGGAAGCAAGTTCCACAAACTCAGCATCGCATTCTGCACAACTACGGATGAAATCACAACAAACGTTCTAATCGACCCGGAACTTGTCATAGAACCGGCAACAGACGAACAGAAGCAGTGGCTGAAAGATGTCATAACAAAAACGAAATAGAAACTCTGAACAAAAATATTCATTATACAGAAATCATTATGGATTCAGAACTTAAAAATATATCATCGGATTTGAACACAGAGGAACCGTTTTCAACATTCAAGAATATCAAACATTTCATCACCAAAAACAAAAATAAAGAGTCATAATGAAAAAGACAGCGATAGACTTCGAGCGTTTGCTCATGGACTTCTTATCGACCAAGCCGAATGACGGTTCCATCATCGAAACTCTTCTTATGAACCAGGGAATCGTCATAAAGGATGGTGAATTTGTCCGTTCAAAGAAAAATGCCAAAAACATAAACATAGAAAAGACAAAACGCCAATTCAATCCGGGCGACGTCATCATAAACGTTTCTGATATAGCACAGATTCCATACCGAGTGACCGGCTATGACAGAGACATGATTCTTGCAAAAAACATCCGAACCGGAAAGAGTTGTTCATTTCCTGACACTGCTCCACTACGAAACTGGCTTATAACGGATGCAACAAGAGGCGACATCCTTGTATGCAAGAACACTGTGTTCATGTACAAGAATCTTGCATGGGATTTCAGGACAGACAAAACAAAAGTGATGTACATCTGCATGACACTTCTCACTGAAATAGAATATCATGACAACTTCCAGTTTCCATCCGAAGAATCACACATCGGATTCGTTGAACTGGACAAATTCAGATTCGCGACAGACGATGAATGCAATTTCCTTATCGAAGAAGCCAAGAAACACGGTTACGAACTGACATCCGACCACCGCGGTTTCACACATACAAGCGTGAAATATCCAGCAGGAACATGGATTGTCGACGATAGCGGCAACAAAACAGTGTACAAGGTCATCGACTTCTACAAAGACAACTACTTGCTTATGACTGTCGATGAAAAAATAGTCTGGAAAGAAAATGCTTACATCAGCAAACAACAAAACATACACAGATGGTCTATTGCGGATGCGAAACGCGGAGATGTCTTGCATATCAAAAAAGACAAAACAACGAATTATGAATATCTCGTAATTTTTGAAACGTATCTCAATCAATTCTTTGCCAAATGCCCGGTCATATACTGCTTGAGCACAAATGACTTTAATTGTCTGCCGTCAAATCCGTTGTCATCAGACAACATCGAACCTGCAACAACAAACCAGTCAAAATATTTGTTCTCTCTTATGGAACAGAAAGGAATCGATTTGAAAGACGTCCTGCAACCAGAGAAACAAGAAGCCGACAGCAAGCATTCCGTTGAAACAAATTCACAAGAATGGAATATTGAAAATGCCAATGAAAATGACATAATCCTGATTTCCGGATACAAACATTTTTATAATTCGGAACCATTGGACTGGATAGCAAGAATCAAAGAAATCAACAAAGGGATTCTGCGCACATCTGCTCTCAACAAGCAAAAGGGCAAGTTGTTCGATAACATTTCATTCGGAATAACAGACAGAAATAGCTATGACTATATCAGGCTTGCTAATGCAGATGAAGTACTTATGTTCTATAATGCACAAAGGAAGAATGCAGTATCATCAAGACAAGAATACAATGAAAAGATTCTTGCGTTGATTAAGTCTTTTCTTGCTGAAAATCCAGACATAAGGTTCAATCAACTGATTGCAGATATGAATTCTGATGCATCAGAAGATGTGTTTGCAGAAGAGCCAAAAACAACATACGAAAGATTCAAAAAATATATAGAAAAAACAAAAGAACAAAAACATCATTATGTCAACAACTGAAAATTTGCAAATATACGACCTTTTGGTCGAACACTTCGGTAGCAGACAGAATATAGTCTCATCATGCGACAGCAAAAGAGGCATGTGCTTCTATTATCCACCAATAATGGAAAAACTTGATTTCGTATGTGTGTTTCCATCTAACGAAAAAGACATCGACATTGAATTGCAGAAAGCAATCGATGAACTAAATGAAATATATCCAAACACGGAATGCGTCGAACTCTGTCACATCGGCGAAAACAGAATTGTCAATCTTCGTTCAGACTCTCCTGCAAACATTGAAGCATTAACAAAGTTCGTGGAAGACATGAAGTCAAAACAAGAAACAGCATAACAGTTGGACCGGCGAAGTAATAAAAACTGAACCATATGAAGACTTCATCAACAATCTTGAAGAGAAAGAAATCGACTAAGTTGCACTAACAACATCAAAAAGAGACTGGAAACTACAGTCTCTTTTTTTTATTTAAATGATTTTGTTTGTTAAATATTCTTAAAATATAAAAGAAAAACATTCAAAATATTTTTCAAATAAGAAGATTTTTCTATATTTGCAAAATCAAATTAAAAAAGTTCAAAAAATGATGAAACAGACAAGAAACAAAAAACCATATACGACCCTGGAACAATCAAAATTACTTTCCGGAGTTCTTTCTGATGAATCAGCCGACAATTACTGGAGTCTTGTAGATGCTGACTCAAAACGGTGGGAAATCAAGAACTATCCGTATTCAAGAGTCAAAGTTCCAAAATTTTCATACAACAAAATTAGTGATGTAATCATTCCGTGCTGGTCAATCGTTCCATTGATGAACTCTCTGAAACCAGAAATAAAACTGGAAAACGGTCAAACAATCTTCTTACACTTCAACAAAGATATATCCAATGAAGGAATCGAAATCTATGTTATCAGGTACACAAACAGTTGGACCGGCGAAGTAATAAAAACTGAACCATATGAAGACTTCATCAACAGTCTTGTTGAAATCATTTTGAAACTGCATGAAAAAAATTTAATTTAATTATTCAAATTATTCACATAAAAATTAAAAAATATGCCAAATCAATCAATAGAAAAAAGTGCATTAATCGCTATCATAGAAAACAATATCAAGTACACACCAGTAGAGTACGGTTCCAAATGGAAAGAGGGATACAAGAGAGCATGCTCCGACATGCTTGCTTACATCCAGTCTGTTCAAACTACATCAACAGTGGAAGATGTTCCAAAGAACAGCAACATGCTTGATGAGGATGCGCTTGACATAGCAATCAGGCTTATTGAAAACAACGGAAACGACTGTGCCGGAATCCTTGACAAAGAAAGAGCACTCAACTGGCTTAAATCCCTGAATCCAAACTCGTGTTGCTGGAAACCATCACTGCAGCAAATAAACAAATTGAATGAGATCAGTCAATCTTTAAACGAATCGAAAGAGTTAATAGATTCAATCATTAATCGAATTCCAAAATAACTGAAAATATGAGAATTATAAAGCATAGAGGAAAGAAACTATCAGGCATTGGATGGATTTATGGCAACCTTGTTACAAAAGTGGTTGACAACGAAACAAAAGCATTCATTTGCTTCTTCGGCTGGTTGACAGTCCCGAAAGATGAAATAACTTCAATCCCTGTCAATCCAGAGACAGTCGAACAGTTCATAGGCATCTATGATAAAAACGGAAAGGAGATATACGAAGGCGATATTCTTGCACGCGAAGGAATCAAGCAGACACATTATTACAAAGTCTGGTGGAACCCTGCAAGATACACTTTCTATATAGGAAACTCTCCAATCGACGCATATGGCATAAAAGACGACTGTCTGATTGACTACTATGTTTCAGGCTGCATCCATGAGAACCCGGAACTTCTTGGCATAAACAATAATGAATTATAATAAAAAAAGCAATGAACGCAATAGTTAAAATTAAAGACTTTCTGACACAAAGACTCGCAGTTTTAGAAAATAAAACGAACAAGAATTATGACATGCTTGGAACCATGTCACTCGGTTGTGTCATCGAAGAGCTCAAAAATGTACAAAAATTCGTTAACAGCATCGATGACAAGTCAGCTTATCTTTATGAATGGCACAAGCAGAGCGAGAACGATGTCACAATGACAGCAGACTGGGAAATCCGTCGTTTTGTATGCATCATGAAAAACGGTTCTGTAAAGCAACTGGACGTTTATCTTGATGAATCATTCGACGGCTCAATCAGCATGCACTACGAATTCGAGAACGATGAATCGCTTGACACAGATGATATCGTTCTCTGGACAGAAAAACCAAAGCAATGAAAGTGAAATCCAGTTATCAACATCAATGTCAATCCGAAACTAATTAAAAACAATAATGAACTATGACATGCGAAGAAATCAATCTATATAATGATCTTGATACCAAGTTCAATAAAGCTGCGGAAAGAGCAGTTCAAATTCTCAAGAAATCAAGAAAAAGAGAAAATGAAGGAATTGCAGAAGCCAGTGAATTCAAAATCTATGATGACGAAGTCTACTGGAAAGGAGTCATAAGCTGCCGAGGCGAACAAGAAAGCGTCGATGGTTTCTTTCCGATTGATTATCTCTCAATGACTGATAAAGAACTTGAAGAAGCAGTCAAAAAAGAAAATGAAGAATATGAGCGTTTTCTCAACAATAAAGAAAAGGAAAAACAAGAGAGAGAGAAAAACAAACGTCGTGAAATGTACGAAAAACTCAAAAAAGAGTTCGGTTAATTGCCATTTAAGCTAAATAAAGTTAAAAACTAAAACTTTTATCTCAATGCACTTTTATAGAAGAAAAAAATTCTCTATATTTGTGCATTGAATTTATTTTAAATAAAAATAACAACAATGGAAACGAACTCGAACAACTCAAACAAAAACTCATTACAGAAACTGGAAGAGTGGATCAGCAATTTCAGAAAAACGGCAACCGGACCGAAGGTGCAGGTATTTGATGCAGCAGCTGACAAACTGCTCGACTTGATATACTTTCTCGACAAATCGTTTGCAAATAACAGCAATGAAACAGAAAACAACGGCTCGGAAAAACTGAAAAATATGGGAGAAGTATCCGACGGCTACCATACGTTCAACGAACTGTACTATTACAGGATGCTCTACAATGCCGCTTTCTTCAACCTGCTTCCGAAGGACATGGTCCATAAGAGCAAGAGGCACCATACAGGAGAAGAATGCTTCGGCGGCGGATGGTTCATCGTTATGGCAAATCTTCCGACTGGTCAGATAAGCAATCACTATGAACTCAAGGACTGGGACCTATTCCAGATTCCAGAAAAGGAATGCGCTGACGAATGGGACGGACACACTCCGCAGCAGGCGGCAGAAAAACTGCACGAGTACCTGCTCATGACACAGGATAAGAAATACAATCTTTCCTCCGAATCAACAGTTCAGGAAAATCAGACAGAATATAAAGTCGGGGACTGGGTCGTTTTCGATCACACCACAAATGTAATCACTGAGCTACCCAAGAACGGATACGTAAACGTCGAGATTAGAAGATATGCACATGCCGGTTCGAAAACTCTAATAACACAGCATGTACCGATTACGTACATTCACAAATGGACTCTTGACGATGCCCGTCCCGGAGACGTGCTTACACTTGAAACAGAGAACCAGAAATGGACGTTCATCTACAACAAAATCGTAAAGAAATCGGCAGATCTTCCGTTCGACACGCTGAAATACTATGCACTATTAACGGAAGAAGAATTCCTTGATAATGGAGTGGCAAGTCTGTGTGAAGATTGCAGATCCGAAAATTTCCGCCCGGCAACACAGGTAGAACAGGACATATTCTTCTCTGAAATGAAAGAATCTGGATACGAGTGGGACTGGGTGAATCGTGAGGTGAAAAAGACTGTTGAAACATCCGCCGATGCAGTGAACACAAAAACAGAGAAGCATAAGCCATTGTTCGAAATCGGCGACTGGGTTGTTCATGACTTGACCACTGGTGTTCCTGCAATCCGCAAAATCATCGACATGACTAACAAGTCGTATGTTCTCGACGGCGATTGCTTCAACAGCTTCTATTTCAAAGACTTGGAAGAGTCGTTCCGTCTCTGGACTATTGAAGATGCGCGTCCGGGCGATATTCTTGCAGCACACGAATGCTATGTAATGTTCAAGGAAATCGACGGTCTGAACATAAGATGCTTCTGCACTTATCACTATATGAATCACCAGTCGTTCTACTTGAACACACTGCAGAACAAGACAGCATTCCATCCAGCAACAGAAGAAGAATGCAAGGAAATGCTATCGAAAATGAAAGAAGAAGGATATGCATTTGATTCAGTGCATAATGACTTGATTAAAATTCAGAATGGCACTCCGGATGAAAGCAAAGAACCCGATGACGAGACAATACGAAAAACTCTCATCAATCTTGTCAGATGCAATGAGAGAAGCGGTTATACACTGCTTGACAATGTCAAGACAAGTGCAATGATTGAATGGCTTGAAAAGCAGAAAGAAACCAACACAAAATCATCTATTGCATTGTCCATTATGAACTTTCTGGACAAAAACACACAGAAAATGTGTCTGTCCAATATGGAATGCGAAGATTTGGAAAATGCAGTCAACAATTCAGACTGGGCTAAAGTCTATCGCTACATGAAGAAGAAACTTGAACCGAAAGACAGCAAGCCGGCAATGGAATCACAAAAAGAGTCCGCTGCCAATAACAGCAAGATAAAGCCAAAATTCAAGGAAGGCTCTTATGCAGTTTCCGATATAGACAAGAAAGCAAGACTCGTTTCAGAAGTCCATTGCGATGAAACAAACTGCTACTATCTGATCAACGGATTAGTGTATGACATCGAAGCTTATGACAAACTGCATCACAACTGGTCTATTAATGATGCACACACTGGAGATATTCTTGTTGCATCCGATAACTCTGTTTTCATCTTCAACGGAATCAAAGACAACCATGCATTGTATTATGCTGCAATGACAATGGACGGCTTTGTTCAGATAAGCGACGGCATGCATGCATGGGAAGATGTTCAAGGCTGCCATCCGGCAACAAGAAAACAGTGTCAGTTATTATTCGAGTTAATGTACCGAATCGGCTATACCTGGGATGAAACAGCAAAAATGCCGATAAAGTCATCAACAGATAACCGTTCTGCATGCAAAGCATTGTGCAACATCGGAGACTGGATTGCAACAAAGCAGCATTATGCACTGAAAATCATAGGCATCACAACAGACGAATATATCACATCAGAAAATTCGGATGGAGATGAAATCGAATCATCGGAAGAAATAGAATTTGTTGACAGAAACTACCACATCTGGACCATCGATGATGCAAGAAACGGAGATATCCTTGCAAACAAAGACAGGATATTCATTTTCAGGAAAAGCGATCATACCAAGCCGACCAAGGATATTCGCTCTTATTGTCACTATGATATAGAAACAGACTCATTTGAAGAAGATGATGAATTCTTTACGCTTCCGCTTGGTATGAAAGTTCAACCGGCAACAGCAGAACAATATAATACATTCTTCAAGAAGATGAAAGAATCTGGTTACGATTGGGACGAAACGATAAAAGAACTGAACAAACTCGAAGATTAGCGATTATGGACAATAAACTAAAATTCAATATCGGCGACTATATCGCAAATGACTATTGCTTCGGAAAAGTGATAGAAATCACAGATGATGCTTATCTGTTGGACACCGGACAGGGAATCCCGTTCTCTTGTGAGCATAATGCACATATCTGGACCATCACCGATGCGAAAGATGGGGATGTGCTTGCAGATGAATACGGCACGATAATCATGTACCATTCTATGTGTTCGGTTGGCAATGCAAACGTACACTGCTGCATAGAGAACGGGAAATTCATTGCCAGAAACATCGGAGTGTTCGAAACCGAGAACTTCCATCCAGCGACAATAGAGCAGACAGAATTGATGTTATCCAAGATGAAAGAATCTGGATATGAGTGGAATGCCGAGAAGAAAGAACTGAAACCAATTAGCAAACCAAAATTCAATGCCGGAGACTGGGTTATAGACAACCTTGGTTTTGTCTGGAAAATCGAATCCATTGAACAAAATCTATATCACATTTGCGATTCCGAAGGCGTTGAGTCATTACCTGATATAGTTTGGGCAGACAATCATTTCCGTCTTTGGAGCATCACTGATGCAAAAGACGGTGATGTGCTTATTGAAGATTCTTGCATTTTTATTATTCAAAAATTGGGTGATAATAGTAATGCTGCGAAAACATATTGTACATTACATGATGATGGCGATTTTGTTGACGGTTCAATATTATATTTTGATATAGATAGTACTAAACCAGCCACCAAAGAACAGCGTGACATCTTAATCCAAAAGATGCATGAAGCCGGCTATGAGTGGGATGAAGAGAAAAAAGAGATTAAGAATGTAAAAATGGAAAGTGAGATTATTGAAAAGTTCATAGTTGGAAAATGGTATACATGCGTAAAGGATTTCTTTGACAAGAGTGTCCATTTCGACAAAGGAACCGCATATTTTTGTTCAGGAGAAGAAAGGCTGGAAGCAGAAGACGGAAATCATGTCTGGATTCCTGAGAACTCGTACAGCAACTTCAAGCTCTGGAGCATTTCTGATGCAAAGAAAGGCGACATACTTGTACATAATGATTGTACATTTATCTTTATGGGAATCAAGGACGGCATAGTACAAGCTATCGAGGAGAATATGCTTGAACCTATATCTTTTGGCGAACCGGACAAAGACAATGATTATCATCCAGCCACCAAAGAGCAATGCGAATCGCTGTGCCGGAAAATTGCGGAAGCCGGTTACACTTGGAATCAGGAAAAGAAGAAAATAGAGAAGATTGGAGAAACTCCTGATGAAAACAAAGAGTTGAAACCGATTGACAAACCAAGATTCAATGTCGGAGACTGGGTTATAGACAACCTTGGTTTTGTCTGGAAAATCGAATCCATTGAACAAAGTTTATATCACATTTGCGATTCAGAAGGCGTTGAGTCGTTACCTGATATAGATTGGGTGAACAATCATTTCCGTCTTTGGAGCATCCAAGATGCAAAAAAAGGTGATATACTTTTTCAAGATTTAATGGGTGGATTTACATTTATTTTTGATGGATTCGACTCAGAAATGGCAATATTGTATTCTTTTATTATAAGTAATGATGGCGAAGATGTTTTGCCATATCATATAGGGAAACCAAATACAGGTATAGGATATGTTGAAGAAGCAGGCATTATCTACCCAGCCACCAAAGAACAACGTGCGTTGATATTTCAAAAAATTGCGGAAGCCGGTTACACTTGGAATCAGGAAAAGAAGAAAATAGAGAAGATTGGAGAAACTCCTGATGAAAACAAAATCCAGCCGAAGTTCAAGGCAGGGGATGTGATAGTCCATAAACTGTCGATGAAGATGGGTTCATCATCTTGGGTTTCTGGAAAAATCGAGAAAATAGAAGGTGATAGATACATCTTCACAGACGGTTCTTATTTCTTCATCAAGGAACAAGACGAATGGGCTTTCTTTGAACATATGCCGACAGAAAATACAATCAAGCCGAAGTTCAAGGCAGGGGACTGCATTGTTCATTCTACATGGAAAGACATATATCCACATTCATCTTGCGGAACAATCAAGGAAGTCAAGGATGACAGATATATCTTCGAAGACGGTAGTTATATCAAGATGTGTGACCAAGACTTATGGGAGTTGTCAAAACCAAAAGATGACGACTGCAGCAACAAATCATCCGACAACGGTCTGCGTTATGCATTGTCAATCCTTGAGCAGTCTCTCGGAATCGTTCCGGGCTATCAGACAAATGACGGCTTATTAAAGCACAAGCAGGCAATTGCCGCTGTGAAGAATGCATTGAAGCAGAAGTCATCACAATCTGACTGATAAAACTGTCTTTTGTCTATTATATTCAAAAAAACCACAAACAAAATCAACAACAAAAATGGAAAACTTTAATGTGAACCTCGAAGAATTAGTCTCAGACTATAATTCAAACACATCTTCAAAAGATGCAACAATAAACGACATGCTTGAACACAATAACTTCATGTGCGAAAACCCGTATAATCCAACAGGTTCAATCACAAGAAAGTATGACATCAAGAAAAGCGACTACATATTCAATGAAGATTTCAAGGAAACGTTTCTCGTGACTGATGAAAATAATATGTTCATCACTGCAAAAAACATCAAGACCGGAGAAGTCAGCAGGTTCCTGAAAACATGCAAGACAATTCAACAATGCCCGGTTATTCCGAACACAATACACACATGGTCAATCAAGGATGCGAAAGCATTTGATGTGATAGCAACAGACAATTTCGTTTTCATGTTCAAGCAGATGAATGAGTATACCGGCGCAGTGTTTTGCTATTGTGCGGCTCTACTTTCCAGAATCAACCAGAATGACGAAAACGCTTTCATGATTCCTGCTAAGAATGCAGTCATCGGAACATCAGAACACACGTCTTATCGACCAGCTACGGAAGAAGAGACAAAATATCTCTTGGATGAACTCGACATGCACGGTTTGGAAATGAACTATGACAAGAACTATTTAACATGGAATGATAAAAACCATGAGAATTCCTCGATAATACACAGATGGATTATCGATGCAAAAACAAACGAATTATTCAGAGTTGCCAGTTTCTACAAAGACGAATTCACGATTGAGCATAAAAACGGAAGCACATTCAAGAAAGACGCAGAACTTGTAAGAACTCTTCTGAAGAACAACGAGTACAGGCGCTGGGATTTTTTAAATGCAACTATAAATGTCGGAGATGTCTTTGTCCAAACACACGGCAATGACGAATGGCTTTATATGGCGACAGAACTCGTTGGTTCGAAAATGACATTTGTTGAATTTTATGCAAATACAGGAAAATTTGCAAAGAAAGAATGGCATTTATCTCCGGAGAACTATAACAAATTAGGTTATGCAATCGATCCGGCTACAGACTTCCAAAAAGAACAGATGATTTCTCTGATGAAAGACAGCGGTTATAAAGTTCCAGAACAAATTTAAATCGATTTGATTTATGATTGACAAATCAACGAAATATGATAAATTCATCTCTTTCTTCAAAGAGAAATTCAAGAAAGGTGACAACGTGATTGTCAGCAGGATCGATATGGAGAAAAACTTTCCTGAACTCAAAACCGAACCAACCGAAGAAGATGAAAACAACATAAGGAATTCCATCATTTTCGCCATTCAGCATATCGAAGCACATGGCTACGAAAGAATAAACAACGTGGAAATCTCTGACATTTACGACTGGCTTAACAAGAAACCGTCAATCATGAACTGCAATACAAGCAGAAACGGTTACAAAAAGTCAAAAAGAAAAAATTCATGTTAAAATCACAAAACGCCATTCAAAAACAATAATTAAAATGAAAACCGATAACGAATATCTTGAACGAGCAAGAGAAATCATTTCAACTGCCGACATAAGGGACAACAGCATTGCAATAATGGCAATCAAATATATATTCCCTGAACTCAATCAAGAGAATACAGGTGATGATGCAAAAAATCCGAAAAATGCAAGTGATGATGCAAAAAGCAGAAACCATAAAGACAACCGTGTTTTCCCAGTAATCGCAAGAGAGAACAAGACTGGAAAACTCATAATCATCAACGGCGGACAGCTTGACGACTGTTCAGACGAATATATCAAATATGTATCCGATGACGGTTATCATGTGTACAATCCAGATGAAATCATATTCTATGACGAATGCGAGAACGATTCAGAGAAAAAGAAAGAAACCGGCGACTTCAATGTAGGAGACTGGATTGTAGAAGAACTATCCGGAGAATGGCTTGTTGTGACTGATGAAAAGCAATTCACATACACAGCAGAGACCATCAGCGGAAAGCAATTCATCATCCAGAAAGACAGAACAAAACATAACGGTTATCACAGATGGACGCTGGATGACGCAAGCTCCGGAGATGTTCTTGCAGACTATGTTCAGAACTGTGACAATCCGCTCATCTTCATCTTAAAGGACTTCAAGCATATCAAGTACAATCTTGTCAAGGAATCTGACTACCACTCTTTCTGCTATCTCAAAGCCAATGAAAGACAGCAGTTCTGTACAGGCAGCTGGCATCACATCCATGACTTGAAACCCGCTACTGCAAAGCAGCAAGAACTTCTGTTCAACAAAATGAAAGAAGCTGGTTATTCTTGGAAACCTGACACTCTCGAATTGACAAAAACAAAACTTGAAACGAAGTTTAAGATTGGCGACTGGATTACTGATAGACAAACTACTGTACAAATTTCCGAAATAGATAACACTATTGATGGTTGTTACCGTTGCATTAACGGAAACCACGGATTTGGCACATTTGTTATTGAAATTGCAAAAGCAGACGAAACATTTCATATTTGGACAATAGAAGATGCCAAAACTGGAGATGTGCTTGCAACAAAATATGCTATTTTTATTTTTAAGCATATGGATATAGCAAGATTAAGTCTTTTTAGTGTATGCAGGTCATATTGCGAAGTGATAGGTGATTCTGAATTAAGCTTGGGATTTGATTTTCCTCTAAATGACATTCACCCAGCACCAGCAACTAAAGAACAGAAAAATCAGTTATTCAAAAAAATAAAAGATGCTGGTTATGAATGGAATCCGGTTACTCTCAAATTGACAAAAAATGAACTCTGGATAGTCTCGAATTGACAAGAAATGAACAAAATCTCAACCACAAACAAATCTGTCAAAGATAGTTATTCAGAATAAATTCGATTAAAACGAGAACAAATATCAAAGATATAAAAATGAAATTAAAATCAATTCATAACTATGAGCAAAAAAGATGAAATCCCTTTTGGTACATTTGATAGCGGACTTCAAGAACAGGAATTTTGTATTCCGGATGGATTTGAGGCAAGCATTGAAAACGGAAAAATTGTCCTTCATAAAATAGAGAGTAAGGATGAAAAGATAAGGAAAGCAATAGTAGAGTTTTTTGAACTCCAAGATGACAACACTACTTATTCTTTTATCCCAAAGAAAGATATTCTTGCTTGGCTCGAAAAGCAAAACCATGATGGCAAAAAGTGGATTTATGAAGATGTATATCTAAAAGAAAAGGAGCAACTGATTCAAGATGGTATAGATGAAGTGTTGGAAAATCCACAAAAGTATGGTCTTGACAAGCAAGGTAAATACGAGACTATTTGGAAACCGACAATAGAGCAAATAAATGCTCTTACTCATTTTATCAGAAGTGTTGGAGAAAGTGGCTATGCTTCTCCATATGACCAAAATACAAAGTTGCTTTATTCTTTATTAACGGATTTACAAGTTCTTCAAAAGCAAGGTGAGCAAAAGGAAATAAACCTTGTTGAGATATTAAAAAATTATCCGAATGAAACAGAACTATATTCTCCATTATATGGTAAACTTTGGCTTGCAGAAGTTGATGAAAAAAATGGAATAATTACGTGTTACAAGCAACCTTTAAATAAAGGTTGCACAAGAGCAATATTAGAACAAGAAGATACAGTATCTTTTTATTCTAATGGCACTACAGGACTGCCTGATTATAATGTTTCAAAAGATTGTATGCTGTTTGTTTATGATGTTGGAAATAAAGGAGAGCAAAAGCCTGTCAATGATACAGATGAAGATATTGTTGAAGCAGTCAAAAGAACTTCCATTCTTGATTTGGTTGAGCCAAAGTTCCATGAAGGTAATTGGGTTGTACAAAAAAATAGTGGAGTCTATAAGGTTATTGAGATATGCAAATCTTGGTATGAAGTAATTGATTTCGAAGATAATCATTATTCGATTTCTTTTGATAAAGAGCATATGTGTCATCTTTGGTCAATACATGATGCTAAGGACGGTGATATTCTTGCATGCAATGGAAGCATATTCATCTTTAAAGAAGAATATATGGCAGGAAAGCCTACTGCTTATTGCGGTTTAATTAATGGTGTTTTTCATGTAAGTACTTTAAGTTGTTGGACAAATGAAAAATGCTATCCAGCAACAAAAGAGCAACAAGATTTACTCTTCTCCAAAATGAAGGCATCAGGATGGTCTTGGAATCCAACAACAAAAGAACTTAGTCAATCAAGAGTGACTAAGATAAGTGATAAAGATAGAATAGCAACAGATATTGCCATCAAGGCACTCAATCATAATACCGTAAATGATTCTTATTGCAAAGAAAATTGCAAAGGATATCAAGAAACGGGAAAATGTTATGCCGATTGGGCTTGCGAAGCCAAAAGAAAGGCAGATGTTGTTAAACCGATTTTCAAGGTCGGTGATGAGGTATATAACAAATTTGACAAATCACTTGCTCACGTTATCATCGAATACGTTGACGAATCCACATATTATGGCGATACAACAAACTTTGACATTATTGACCAAGACCAATGGGGAATCGTTAGAAGTTGTGAGAATTGCAAATGCGGACACTATGATTACCCTACTGTGTCATGTTATCTTCATAAAGATTGTGGCGGTGACGAACCTATTATAATTCATGATGATGACTTTGTAGAGACTGCAATGAACTGTAAAGAGTTTGAACAAGAAAATTAAAACGAGAAAGATTATGGCAGATGATTTGCAAATTACATAAACAAAACTTTTATAACGAGAATAAGTTATGACACAAAATAAAGATTTATGCAAAACATGTAAACATTATTGGCAGGATTTTCCATTGCCATTAGAGTCAGTGACATCTCATTGTGAAATACTTGATAGCAAAAAAGGACTATCTGCTAATATGGATGATGAAGTGCCATATCCTTGTGTAGAATGCCCATTTAATTCATACATTAAAAAATGAAAATTACAACACAGTTTATCGACAAAGACGCTTTAATAGCAGAGATAGAAAAAGCAATAGACGAACCAGCACCTTCACATGACCAACAATGTCCTTGGGAAGATGGATATTATTGCGGTCTAAATAAGGCGGAGTCTATAATTGACAGCCTTGAAGTGAAAGAAGCGAAAGATGTGGACTTAAAAAAAGAGATTTATGAAGCGGAAAAAAGATTCGGAGATATAGACGAAATGGGTGGCTATAGAATTCTAATATTTGATGATGAGTTCCGTGATATTCTACATCATTTCTTTGAACTTGGTCGTAAATCACAGAAAGGAGAATAATATATGAGCGATATGAGCGATGAAATGTGCGGAAAAAACTGTTTGTTTCCGTTGATTATTTTTATCAGTTCGATTATTGGACTTTGTGTATATAATTTTTAGGTGTTCATCCAGCAACCAAAGAACAACAAGTACTTCTCAGTAAAATGAAAGAATCTGGTTACGAATGGAATGCAGATACTCTTGAAATGTCAAAAACAAAACTTGAAACGAAGTTTAAGATTGGCGATTGAATCACTGATGGATTTTGCCAATCATTAAAAAATTTTAAGATATGGAAATACCCGATAAGATTTATATTTCTTGCGAAACAGATGAAGATGAGAATCTGTTTCTTAATTACATGTGGCACAGGCATCCGTTTGAAAATATGAAAAACATCGAATATGTCCGCAGCGGATTGCTAAAGGAAATAGACTTTGAAAAAGAATTAAAATCATGGATAGACAAAAACACATGCAACAACGGTTATTGCTCGGCATCTATCCATGACACAGCAGAGCATTTCTTTGAACTTGCTCTTAATGCAATCCATAAGCAAAAAGCATAGCGAAGTCCAAAGAAAACAATTTTAGCATTACTCATTATGGAAACAATAGACAAGAACAAACTTCTTGAAATCATAGAAGAAAGAATGCAGGAACTGCGTCCGACAAACACCGGGAAGATGCAGACCGGAGAAAGAATAGACAACGACACTCTCATGTGGCTGAACGCGCTGACATGGGTCAAGAAGAAAATCAGTGACATTTCATCCAAACAAACAAGCAGCACAGATTCATCAATCAAGATTCCAAAGCCTGTGCTTGATGAAATCAAATTCGATAAATGGATTATTAACAAGGGAAATCCGATTAAGATTGTCGGGGGCGTGGGAAATGAGTATGTTGCTGTTGATACAACCGGCAAAGTCCGCGGAATTTTTCCAGAAGAACTTAGGAAATATAGACCATGGACTATCGAAGATGCAAGACACGGAGAACTGATATTCAACGAAAGATGGCACAAGATATTCATTCTTGATTCATTCGATAAAGAAACTGTGACTGCAAGCATATCTTATGTTCAGAACGGAGCAGTTTCCAAGTTCGACCAGTTTCCGAAATATGAGCCGTTCTCTCCTGCTTCGAAAAAGCAACAAGACGAGTTCTACAACGTGCTTGAAACATATTTGTTAAACAAGCATTTGGAGAAAGAATGCGACAAGAAATGAACAATTAAGGATGCAAAGACCAATGACTTGATTTTCAACAAGACAATGAACCGGTTATTCATTTTCTCGCACATCGGTTCGAAATTCATAAATGCAGGCATGATGTAACTTTCATGTAACATTTTGTGTCAAGTTGTTCTTTTTGAAAGAAATCTTCTTGGCATAAATTTTATTAGACAAAAGTTTGGAGACAACTGGCTGACAAGCAGACAGAGAGACGCGATACATGATTTTCGAGTCTGCTTTTAGAGCATAGTAGATTTTCCTCAAGTCTATTTCAGAGTTCTTCAAGTTAAATACTTCCATCGTTCGCTCTATCTGTTCTCTGAAGTCGTTGACATCAGGAAATACTATGTTCTTTGTTTTTGCAAAATCACTTGCAATATACTGGTGGTAGAACTCGTAAGTCCTTCTTCCTATTTCGATTGATGCAAGGCACATGTCTGCATAGCCACAATCCCTGAACACGAAGTTGCCTACGAAGCTGCTGTACTCGCACATCACTTCCAAGCATTCTATGTTGTTCTCTGCACATTTCTTTCTTAAATTGTTGATTAGTGGTCTGCGGAGCCACATGTTGTTTATCAATCTATTGTAATTGGTTCCTTTCTTGTTGTCCTTTGTTACGATTGCAAGTTGCTCGTAGCCGAACAGAGAACAACCGTAGTGAACTGCTATGCTTATTAAAGTTTTGGATATGAGAAATATCTCGTTGTATCTTTCATTTGTTAACTTCTTTCTCTTTCTATGACTGCTTGGAAGATGCTGTTCTTTCAGTGCATTTTCTGCGTCATTAAGGTCCTTGATTGTAATAGTATTTGATTCTACTATATGGAAGTCTCCGTGCGATTTCCAGTCAACAACACTCCAACCCACATAGTTAGGATTCAAGTCTATCGCAAGAACTCTATCTTGAATCTGCTTCGGTCTGTTTTCTATCTTGACGTTCTTGTACAGTTCTTTGACTTTGTATGATATATAAACGAAGTTAGCATCAATCTTGTAAGTGATAGGCATGTCACCTGCAACCTGATGCTCATAGAGCAGTCTTATAATCTTGAGATAATTCTTCGATAGCCTTGCAGAGAACTTAACTTCCATCCAATTCTTGTCAGACATCTTTATTCTAACTCCGCTCAAGTCATCAAGCAATCTGAACTTCCTGTTGCAGTGAACTTTCATTGTCCCTGAGTCTGCCGTTCCTATACAGACGAACGGAGAGAGCCTGCTTGCTCTCAGTTCGTCCTTCGAAACCTTGCCGCTTCTGTATTCGTTCATCAGTGACTTGCCGCCGAAGCAAGTCCGTATCTTCTTCTCGCTTGACTTCTGAAGTTCCTTCTCCGTTTCATATATTGCATTGCCTTCATATACGGCAGACTGTTTAAGCCAAGAATCAAGCAAGTCTATGTCATTGTAGTTGTCAAATGAATTAAACTTTACAGAAAGTCCTTTTTCATATTTCTTGAACGCGGACCGTATTATGTGCGTCTGCTGTCTCTGCAAATCGGAAATCAACATACGTTCTTCGGTTGAACTGTATTCAACCGGAATCTTTATCGTGCTGTATGTATCTTTCTGGTTTTTTGACATATTATAATGCTTTGAATGACATAGTATTTATCTTTAAAATAGTTCAACATGAAGATTATCAAATGAATTTTATGTTAAAAACAATTAAAAATCAATCTGTATATATATTTTTTTTCAGATTATTATTGCATATTGTTTATTTAATCATTATCTTTGCATTGTGATACGAATTCATTAAAAATGATAATATGTTTATATTTTATAATATAAAGAATAAAAAATAATTTATGAATTATAACATATGACTGCAGTCTTGATTCATTTGAAAACGAAAGCGTTTTCTCAAAGCAAGACGAGTTCTTCCCTGCAACAAAAAGCCAGTTCAATATGTTCCATGACAAGTTGCTTGACAAGCACTTTCCAAACAATCAAAACCAATAAGAAAGAAATGAAGAAACTAATAGACAAAGAAAAAGTCGTATCTGAAATAAAGAGAAGGATACGAATACTTGAAGATACTATCAACAAACCGGATACTCTCCAGTTTCTCAAGTCTGCTTTGGGATATGAAGTTGAAAGATACAAATCCCTGATTTCGTATCTTGATACGATGGAAACGACAGACGATCTTGAAAATATGATTCTTGAACTTCCGGAGTCGATTGCAAATCCGAAAAACCATCAAATTTATCAGTTGTCAATTTATCATTATGACAGAAGCTGCTGTGTAGACTATGTCGGAGAACTGGAACATGACTCGCTGGTTTGCTTTGCGGAAAGTACATTTGCAAAAGCGGCAGACAAGATGAAAAACTGGATAAAAGAAAACAAGATAGACAAGCATCTGCAGATTCCTGATGAATATGATGTCGTGAACACAACCGGTCAAGAACAAAATAATCTAAATTTTGACGAGGTTGAAAAATTCATGATGAATACAAATGCTGAAAACCTTGAAGTCAAGAAAGGCAAATCGTACATTTGTATAGAAGACTGGAAGAAGCGCGGCACATCATTCACAAAAGGCAAGATATACGTTTGCCATAAAGACAGATGCATGTATGATGATTTCGGAGCAGAGAAAGCATCAGTCAGCAAGTTGTTCCGTCTTGCAACAAAAGAAGAGATAAAAAAGTCAAAAGCTTTCAGAAAAGGAGACTGGATTGTACTGCTTACAGAAGGCAATGACAACATCACTGTTCAAATCATGGATGTTGAAGTGACATCGGACAAAGAAACCCGATACTGGATCTCCGACAACAAACTCAATATGAGATGGTTTGATGACAAATCAATCGCAAGACCATGGAACATAAAATTTGATGCAAAAGACGGCGACATTCTCTGCACATATGAATGCGAAGAACCGAAAATCGTGTTCATTCTAAAGGGAAATCCGCATCCGTTGAGACCGTGCGTGTTAAGTTACTACTGCTACTACAACATCATGTATCCATATTTCGACCCAGGAATCGAAAAGGGTTGTCTTGCTCCCAATGATGAAGATGTGAAACCTGCTACAAAAGAGCAGCGTGACACTCTCTTTGCAAAGATGAAAAATTCTGGTTATGAATGGGACGGTGATACAAAGAAGTTGATGGAAATTGAGCAGAAACCTGCTGATAAGGTTGAGCCAAAGTTTCATGAAGGAGACTGGGCTGTTTCTAATTTAGACGGAAATGCAAGACAAATTTCTGAAGTTCACTTTGACGAATATAATAGTTATTATGTTGTTGAAGGAAAATCTGTTAATTTAGAAGAATATGATAGACTACACCATCTTTGGACTATTGCTGATGCACAGGACGGAGATGTGCTTAGTGATGGAACTACTATTTTTATATTCAAAAACTTACTATCAGACGGTTCAGTTATGTCATATTGTGACTATGATACAGATAGTAATGAGAGCGATGCTTTCTGCCCATTATCGGTGAATTTGATATGTTCAAAAATTACTCCTGCGACCAAAGAACAGCATAATACTCTTGAAAAAGCAATGGTTGATGCAGGATATACCTTTGACTTTGAAAAGAAAGAAATGAAGAAGATTGAACAGAAGCCTGCTGATAAACCTGAACATAAGTTTAAAGTTGGCAATTGGATTACAAATGGCCATTGTACGTGTCAAATTACATTTATTGATAGTCGTTATTGGTATTCAAAACATTGTGTATTAGGTGATATTACATCTATTGATAAAACTTTCCATCTTTGGTCAATAAATGATGCACAGGACGGTGATGTACTTGCAACAGAACCGATTGATAGTTATAAATCTCCGTTTGTCGCCATTTATAAAAATCATGGTCTTGATTTCTTTAATTCATATTGCTTTATTTGTTTTGATGGCAAATTTTATGAAGCAGGGACAGGACATTCAATAGAAAATATTCATCCTGCTACAAAAGAGCAGCGTGACACTCTCTTTGCAAAGATGAAAGAAGCAAGTTATGAATGGGACGGTGATACAAAGGAGTTGATGGAGATTGAGCAGAAACAAGCAATAGATTATCCAGATAGTCTTCCAAAAGACAACTGTGAACTTGTTCATGAATTCATTGAGAATTTTGGTAGAATGCCGGAAGATGAAGATGAACTAAACGTTCTTGTGGAATATGTCTTAAAGAGGCAGAAACCTGCTGAATGGAGTGAAGATGATGAAAGAATATGTCAATGCATTATCAAAGAACAAGAAGAAGCTCTTGTTGAAGTAAGAAATGACAAATATGGTCATTCAGAAATCATTTCAGATCTAAAGGAAATGTATCGTGAAAGAATCGATTGGCTCAAAAATCGCAAAAACAGAACACTTCCGCAGCAAAAACAAGAATGGAGTGAAGACGACGAACAGAAATTTAGAGATGTAATCAGACTCATTGAACAAGGGGCGACTGTTCAATCAATAAGAAACCATTATATAAATTGGTTCAAATCTCTCAGACAAAGGATAGGATAGAAACCTACTAAGAAACAGTTATCCGAACTTCACTGCCTCATCAGTGGGCGCTCTTGTGATATAGATGAAATTGTTAAATTAGAAGAAGAATTAAAAGAATTATGAAATGGGTTCACGGCACAATTAAAGAAGCATGGAAATACATTCAGAATTGAAGAAGACCGAAAACAAGACTCTTGAACCTATAAAATAGATTATTAAAATGAATAACCAGAAAGCAATAACAAACAGAAAAAATCTCTATGCGTTCAAAGGCAAGCTTCTTGCTTTCCTGCTTCGGCATGACAAGATGTACGACTTCGACCAGCACGGCTGGCGCAAAGTCAGCGACTTGACTGAAAACCACGGGTTCACTGTCAGCGAACTGGAAGAAATCGTAGAGAAAGACAACAAGAACAGATACGAGTTCTCGGATGACAAGAGCAGCATCCGGGCAAGACAAGGACACAGCATATCCGTCGATGTGGAACTTGATGAGAAAACTCCGCCGGATGTGCTATATCACGGAACCGCAAGCCGATTCATCAGTTCCATAATGGACCAGGGAATCATGAAAATGACAAGACTGTATGTCCATCTTTCCGCTACGTTCGACACCGCCATCAATGTAGGCAAGCGTCACGGAACCCCTGCCGTCCTGACAATAGACAGCAAGAAGATGGCTTCTGACGGTTGCAAATTCTACCTGAGCACAAACGGAGTCTGGCTGACAGACTTCGTAGATGTCAAATATATAAACGGAATATGGGAAAACCGCTTGGATGAGTATTCACCAAATCAAGAAAAGCAATGAACAAGGATAAAGTCATAGAAGAACTGCAGAAAAAGATAAGGGAATGCGAAGCAGCCGCAATGAAAGAAGATGAAGGAACACCTCTTGTCGAATCATCATCATGCTTCATATACGGAATGGCTGCAGGTCTTGAAGATGCAATCAAGGTAATAAACGATGAGAAGATAGAAAGCACGAAACCAGATTCTGCATTGGATGATAACAACAATCTTGAGAATCTCATCAAGGAAAACATAGACTCTGTCCTGTTCGACTTGGATGGCGTTGCAGTCAAAGGTGCTACATCCTATCTGACAGTCGATGATGTCCGGGAAATAGCAAGATTATTCTTCAAACTCGGAATGGATGCAGGTTCATCATTACATGAACAATAAAAAACGACAGCATATGGAAACCCGAATCAACGACAGCATCTGTTCAAACTGTGCATATTGCACAGAAGGCTCCTGCGGGCTTGCTGACGACCTTGGAAAGTCCAAGGATGATAACTTGTGCTATAACTTCATCAAGACGCCATCAAAAACGATTTATGATTATTCAGATGTCATCTATCCAGATGAACCGAGATTCATATCAAAGCAGATGATAGAAAAGTTCATCTCGAAAGGGTACGACATCAACAGAAAGTTGTTTCCGTTCAATCCACAGACCGGAGAAAAGAAAGAAACGGTTGTCATCTGCAGAGAGAATGCAGATTCTCCACTCATTGAACCGACTCACCATGAAGTCCAGCAATGGCTCCGAACAGAACACGGAATCACCATAGCGATTCTTCCGAGAAAGAAAGACAGTCAAGACTCGTATATGACCGCTTACATTTCAAAGAGAATCAAAGACAAGCAAATCCTTCTTCCGGAATTCATAGACGGAAAGACAACGGAAGAAACCCTGGATAATGCTTATGATTACATCTTGGAGAAAGTGATTTAGACTTCTTGAAAGACTACAAAAAGAAAAGAGATAACGCGGACTGATTTGCATTATCTCTTTTTTTTGCGTTACGTGTTTATGTATAATTTTTAGATATAAGTTCCTTACTTGTACTGACATTAGCATTTTATTGCTTGCATATCTAATTATTGTATAAGCATTATAGTTCACCAGCCGTTCTGACAATAGACAGCAAGAGAATGACTTCAGGCATTGTCACAGTTTTTATTCATATAGCACATTTCCAATCCGAATAGACTTATGATTGACAAGAACATATTCATCTTGTTCTGAAAAATCAAAGAACCATCCAATCATCTTGTTGTCACCATCAATAGAATATTTTTGTTCTTTGATACAGACTCCTGTTATCAAATGTTCATCACCATTATCTTTCTTAACTATATCTCCGATAATGAATTTCGGTCTGATTATTTTATTCATATAACTGATTAACTTGTTCGCTATACATGCTATATTGCTGCTGTTGCGTAACTACAATTGTTGAATTCACATCAGGTCCAAGAATAAAGTTACCTGTTCCGGAATTGCTGAAAAGTTTATTAGAAACCTTATCATACATGAAACCTGTTAAACCTATACGATATGGAACAACATCCATTATCAAAACATCATTCTTGAACACTTTAATATTATATAATCGCAATCTTATTTTAGAACAGAATAATCTAAATGGTTTTGTGTTTTGATTACCTTTTGTTGTCTTATAAGTAATTCTGGTTTTGTTATATGAACCTCCAGTTATTTCGCCATAATCTGGATATAATTTTAGATTATATATAACATTCTTAATTGTACTGACATTAGTATTTCCATTGCTTGCTAATCTACCATTAGTAACCATTATGGCACCATCGCTTGCATATCTAATTATTCTATAAGCATTGCTCTGTTCATTAGTATAGCATCCAAAAATCAACGGATACTTCCCAACGTCACTCAAATCACCTCTACGCATAAATCTTGCTTCTATAGTATTGTCATAATCAGTAAGAACAATGTCGGTATCCATTATTTGATAACCATCACTTTCAAGATACTCAATTTCAGATTCATATTTAGGCGCAATTAACAACTGTCTTCTATAATGATTTCCGTTAATCATGGATTTTGGCGTGCTTCTTTAAAATTCTGTTTATTTATTGCCAAAAAAAAAAGAAAAATTGAACATACTATAACAATAAATAACTAACTAATTATCAAGAAATTAACACTTAAAAATCAAAAAAGTTTATGATTGCATCTCAACTTTCGTCCAGTTGTACTTTCCAAGATAGTAGTTTCCAGTTCCCATCCAGACATCATAGCCTGTGCTACCAGCCGGGACATAAAGAGTGCCGTCAGTTTTTATATCTTGAAATGCAGTGTATACTAATGACGGTGCTGTTGTTGCTCTGCAAATAATTGTTTTCAAATTTACACAAGCGTTAAATGCTCTATCACCAATAGAAGTTAATGTAGATGGAAAATCAATAATTTCTAATCGAGTTGCAGCCCAAAATGCACCGTAATTAATGGAAGTAACTGATTCTGGTATTATTGTATTATAACAACCAAGCACTAAATTGTTACTCTTTGTGCTAATTACGGCATTACAATTATCTCTTGAATCATAAGTATTATTTTCGCTGGAAACGATTATTTGTGACAAACTACGAAGACCTGTGTGCCAAGCACCAATATTCTTAACATTTTTTGGAATATATAATGATGTTAAACTACTCAAATTTTGTAATGCATAAGCTTTAATAGTTTGTATTGAAACAGGTAATTTTATTGAAGAAAGATTTCTCATATCTTTAAAACCTCGTGATGGAATAGAAGTGACATTGGTAAAGTGTTCAAATTCATCAAAATGAGTAATTGCAGTTTTATTTGAAAATACAGTACCTATATCTGTAACTGCTTGTGCTTCTGACAATGTCATATAATACTTGCTTGCACACCAACCTTGTGCATAACACACAGCAAGTACTTCCGGATTACTCACAATTGTCATAATTGCATCATCTGGAATGTTATCCAAACCTTCCATCAATCTTCGTCTGAACATCTTGAAAATAGCAAGTTCTTTAAAATCTGTTTATTTATTGCCAAAAAAAAAAGAAAAATCGAACATACTTATGAAATAAAAAAGAAGCATATTAAAAAAATACACTTCAATTTATTTCAATTAATCAATAAACAGATTTCTCAACTAATCAACTTATGTACTTCTGCAACTTCAAATGATGTCAAAGCCTTATTAAACAACAAGAAGTTTCTTGTATATATTCTCATATTGTTCGGCGACTTGATGTTTATCGTTGAATAGTTCCATATGTCAGGATAAGAACCGGAATCATCATTAATGAACAATGAGCGATTTTCATAAATCTCTCTATGACCACTCTTGTACCTGACAATTACCCCTTCGTTCCAAGAGTCATTCGTCCAGTTTGCTGTGCTTGACGTGTTGTTCTGATAACCTGACGCAATCTTGACACCATTGACATCAAACAATGCAGCAGTAGAATGGAATGTCGAATTCTCGTATCTGCGGACTTGGCTGAATGTCGTATAATTTCCGTTATCAAAATCATCAGAAGTCAAATCTGAAATGTTTATATATGCAATACGTTCAACTGTAGTTATAAGATAACTTCCGCTTGCCTGTGGTGTAAGCGTCCCGCGTTCCTTGACGATTGTCCTTCCGCCAATAACATCATTCAACCCATATGTAGCATTCAAGGGAAACCACATCAAACAACCAATATCTTTCAGTCTCTCGAATTTGGTTATGTCAGTCATCAGAAAATGTCTCCGTTGCATCTTGTTTTGGCGTACTTCTTAAAATTCTGTTTATTTATTGCCAAAAAAAAAGAAAAAATGAACATACTCTTGCAATAAAAAAGAGAGATTACCACCGGGCAATCTCTCAAAAACAAAAACATTAAAATCTATTTCTATTTCACAAACTTCAAATAGACCATGTTCTTATCGCTTCTATATTTCTTGAAACCATTCTTCTCATGAAATAACAGAGAAACTTCATTACTCTTGTTTACGCTTGACTTGACCGCTCCGTGTTTGACAGCATATTTCAATAACCTGCTGCCAAGATGCAGTTCTCTGTACTTCGGATGGACCCAGATTCCTTTAATCCACTCTCCGCTATATCCAACATAACCGACCAGCGTTCTCTTCTTAAAATATGCAATTCCATCCACATCATCCTGCATATGGATTAGCAAGTTGTCAGAACTCTTGTACTTGTCTATGATTTCCTGAGTCAGTTTCCTGCGCTCAAGTCCGGAAACTGCAGACTTTCTTTTCTTTCTTGACTTCTTCTCTATCAGCAAACCAACCAAAAAACTTTCAACTGTCTCTGCAAGCATAGAACTGAAATCGTCATCAGAACAATCAAAAGCAAATGATTCATCAAGAACCTTTTCAAGTTGTCTGTTTATTGAAATTTCATAACTATCTAAATAGTGCATTTATCAAAAAAAAGAAAGAAATTTTTTTATTTATCAAATCATCAAAAAGAGCCGCATATCTGCATCAAGCAAGATATACGACTCTCGGAATCAAAGAAAAATACAAAAATGCATATGTAACTTTTTTTATCCTGCCATATACGGCTTCCCTCTTTGCACAAGAGCATCCAGAACTCTGAACACAGGAACTTCAAGCACAGGATGATTCCATTCATCCTTGTGCAAATTCCAATGACTATATTCAAGAACAAACTCTGCAATGGGCTTCAGGTCATCGTCGATGTACTTCATCCTTGAGGATACTTCAACTGTATCGTCTATCTTTACGTTCGGTCTCTCGAAAAATCTTTCGTCTGCCATATATTTCGCCTTTGTCAATTCAAGTGATCCAGAAGGGATTCGAACCCTTGACCCGCAGCTTAGAAGGCTGCTGCTCTATCCAGCTGAGCTACCGGACCATCATCTGATTATAGTATACAACGGAATCTTGAAATAGTTTAAATTATCAAATATCGAACTTGTAACCGAGAGTTATCTGGAACACACTGTTGCGAGCATCAGTGTCTTTTGCAACTTTCGTGACTCCGATATTATATCTTCCATCAAGAACGAAGTTCTTGAACTCATATGATACACCAACTGGTATAGAAAAATCGAATGTATTCATATCAACAATATCTGAATTCACAGTTTTCCCATCAATCGTCAAATCAGTAGACGCTTCGATGCCGAACTGAAAACCGAACTTAAACGCAAATCCTTTCATAAGATAAGCATTTATCACAAACGGAAGCGTAATATAATGCAAATTTATCTTCGCGTCATATTTCAGCCAATCATAGTAGTATGTGATTGCTCCGTTGCTTGAAGAAAAAGATTCAAACGTATAATAATAACCTTTCGCTCCCTGCATAGAGTACATAACTCCGCCTGCAAAACTGAACGTCTCCGTCAGCTGGTATTCCGCTTCAAGCCCTGCTGCAAGACCGACTTTCTTCTTTGCTTCCGAATCATCTGCGAAATCAGAAATATTGATGCCGACTTTCGGCTGAATAGTGAACCTTCCGGGCTGCTCTTGAGCAGAACCGATAATGCATATACAAACAAGTATCAAAAAACTAACAAATCTTTTCATAATTTCTCAAAATTAACTTAATTAAACTTATATTGTATTAAAAACATAGATTTATATAAAGAATATAAACTATATGTTTTCATTCAAGGGTTGATTCTCAACACCTCTGGCGATACAACGTCGCCTCTATCCCGTAAGTTCTTAAGTTGAACATTCGAGATTGCTTTTCCTTTCCTTAGGATTCCTATGGCACCGTTTATGTCTGCATTGAGTTCCTTTCCAGTCGAACTCTTGAACAAGCCTCTCTTGACTCGCTTTCCAAGATACTTGTCATGGTGCTCCATAGTCTCATAAGCCAAGTGGTCGCACTTGCTTGTGTAGCTTTCTTCGACTACGACTACCTTGAGATTCTCATAGCGTTTCGCCTTGTATTGCAACGTCTTAATCAGATCGTTGAACGGAACAGAAACGAAGTTCTGGTTGTTCTTTCTTCCCATATTCGCATTCTGCTTCCATCCCTTGTTATGACCTATGTAGATGGTTGAAATCCTGTTCTCTATACAGAGCATTATGATTCTGTTTGCAACAGCATGTATGAAGTTGTACATCTTGTGCTTACGTTTCATGGAGAGTCTGTCAAGCGCACGACTTGATTCTTGATTCTTGTTGCAATTTGCAAGTTCAGAGTACAGTTTCGCTCTCTTCTTGTTGTAGTACTGGTTGATGCTCTTCAATGGACCACCCTTAACGACATAAGAAATGCTCTTGTCGTTTGAAGTTATGGCACAGAAGTTGTTTAATCCAATATCTATTCCAATAGATGAACGCTTGTCTGAATCTATTCTTTCCTTATTTGAATCGTCATTATATACAATGCATATCTTCACTTTGCCGTAGTACGGCTTCAGTATCAATTGGTGTATGCTCTTGATGTCTATCTGTTTTGGAATCACAATGCATTCCGTTGTACAAGGCAGAGTAATCGAGTGTTCTGTCTTCTTCTTTCCCTTTTTGAACCTCGAACTGTTTACATAGACTGTCGCATAATTCTTGCGCTTGTACAAGTAGTTCGGTATCCTCGGCTTTTTGTCAAACAGTTCTGGATGCTCCTTGTACCTCATCACAGCCTTGATATACTTGTTCCAGTTCTTTATAACTTCCCTTATCTGATCCTCACGGAGAACATAGTCCAGTTTCGAGTTCTTGAACACGTCGGTTTCTTTCACCAGCTTGCGCAAGTCATTGTATTTATATGTCTTTACGTCTCCCTGCTTTTTTGTCTCGAAGTATCTCTGTCTCTGGAAGTACAGAGCCTTGTCATATATAGACAACGCTTCCGACATCATTCCATGAATGGTGTCGTTTGCCTCCGTTACTATGCTCCAAGACCTTATCATATTTATATAACTATATGGTATTTATCTACTTATATACATTCAAAAACTCATTTCATTTTCTCTTTATGCCTGATCCATCTGTTCAATGTTCCAATATCACGACGCTTCTCATGAACGCTCTCATCTTGTTCTTTCTTTTCCGGAACCACCGGCTTCTCTGGTCCGTCATCTCCTGAACTCCTTGAACCAAAACTCGATTCGTTCAGTTCATAACATCTCTGATCTGCAATTTCTTCATCCATCATGAATTCACAGAATCTATGTTCTGTGAACAGAATGTTCATTATCTCTCCAATGACATCAGCCAGTTCAAACTTCTTCAATTTTCCAGTTCGCCATACAGAGAACCTTCTAATTAAAGACGAATATCTATTGTTTATCAAAGCCTCATCTATGATATAAGATATCATCGTAAACTCGTCAGCATGAGCAACCAAAGAAAACATTTCATCTTCCAGAATCATCACATCAAAAAGTCTGTACATAATGTAATGAGGAATTCCATAAAGTCCTTCCAAACGACGGATTCCATACAGAGAGAAGATGTTCACATTCACAACTTTGCTTCCGTCAACATGCTTTGCGACACAAGCATTCCGAATCTCTCTCCGTATCTCTGCAAGAACCGTAAAGATTCCATATTTGTTATACTTCTCTGGTTCCATCAACATCAAATAAAATCATTCAACTTTTACCGCCAACAATAATAAAAAGAAAGACAACACACAGAATACCAATCGCTCGGATGATGCCCCATAAAAGGTTATTTGGATAAAACATCAACCCTGTCGGATACGTCAACTTCGTTCCGCTCTCTCCGTTATCAGTCAACGTCTCTCGGAGCTTCATCAGAACGTTCGTCTTTTCGAACTGGGACTTTCCTCTTGCTTCATCAAGTTCTTTCTTGGAATCTTTCAAGTTCCTGTACCAGAATCCTACGTTCTCATCTTCCGTTTTATACAACACAGAAGTGTATCCGTCAGTCCATCCTTTGTACTCGATATAATCAAGCGCTTTTCCAAGTCTTTCCGATGCAACTTCAACTGTATTAGCATCAGCACTCTGCTTAAGGTAACCAGTACAGTTCTGCTTGAACTGAATTCTCTGATAAATCCACAAGCCGCCAATCGCCAGGGCGACAAATGTAATTAAAATGCTTAATAAGCAACCAAGATTTTTCATGTAACTTTTTAATTTTAATTGTTTAAGAATTTCATTTATTGTTTATTGTTTCGATTTTCATTTATTTTCTTCCGAAGCCAAGAATTCATTATCTTTGACTCGTCATGCTCAATTTTATCCACATCTGATGTTTCACCGCTATCTTTCTTGTACATATCTTCAACTTTTGCCACCAACTCGTTATTCAACTCCAGACATTGTTTCATAAGATAGTCTTTGTCAAGTGAAAATTCACTAAACATATGAATTTTACCAAGTGTTTCAAGAACAAGCCTTGTTATGTTTTTGACTTCATCTATATTGAAGTGTCTGGTACATTTTGTTTTGAATCTCCTTAATACAGAACTATACCTCGCTTCTTCTATGGCATCTTCAACACAAGACGCAGTTCTTTCAAAATCATTATAACTTGCAAAAGAAAACAAATTTTCACTCACTTGCCAAATGGCAAAGAGTTTATATACATTGAACGGGATGTATCCGTCGCACTCAAGCTTTCCGCGACGCATGCCACTCACGCAACAAATGTTCTTATTGCTGTCATTAGATAAATTCGAGCATACATTTGCAATCGTATTGACTAAAGAATCGATGCCGCGGTAGTCGCTAAAAAAACATCCACCTACGCTATCTTCTGCATAATCATCCTCGTTCATTTTCCTTCTTCTAAGTTATTGTTGAACAATCCAACTGTTTATCTTTTTATTTCTAATGCATTTCTTACATAACCGCTCTTTCTCTCTTTCAAGTTCATCAGCATCGAATGACAACATAATGATTCTATCTCCACACGCCTCTTTACAAAACTCTCTAATTATCCACATGGTCTCATCAATGTTGAATTCCTTAAAGAAACAACACCACAACCGTCTAAGCCAAGATGAATATTCACAGTTTATAAACAAACGTTCCAATATATCATATTCACGATTATTAAAACCGTAATCAATAGAGAAATTGAATCTTTTATTGCTATGCTTAAAAATCTTAAACATCGGAAAAACTGCATAGTCTCCTCCGCCGTTGAAACTTTTCAAGCAATATAGCACATCAGACCACTGTGAATCATCAAGTTCAAGCAGTCGTTTTCTGAAATAAAAAAGTTCTCTCGATGTCATAATCACTTAAACATCTCTTCAATGTCTACTTCTTCTCCGTTAAGCATTCTCTTCAATCCATGTTCAACATTTCGACCAATCTTGCTGAAATATAAAAATAGAACCGAAGAATAAAAATACATCGTCAGAAGCCAGATGTTCCTGTTAAATAGCAATTGCGACCCTTTCGGCAGAAACTCATAAATGATTCTTGAAACACAAACAGCACCAAGAACTGTAAGAAACTCTATGCTAATCATGTTCTTAAAACAACCCGTCATTTCCATTGTCGGTTCCATCTGTTCCTTGTTCTCCACTGTCACTTCAAGCATCACTACAGAACGAGCATATGTCCAGATAAACAACAAGAACACGAAGATTATCAAAAGATTCAACCAGTCAGGAATAACACTTCCTTGCATATGATTCCTGAAGATGAAGGAGAAAATGACAGATACACCAGTACCATTAAATAGCATTTTAAAACCTGACGTTTCGGTAAGTCTAATGTCTTTTGAAGTTTTCATAATTTGTATTTTCTTTGATTATAATTCATAAATTTGTGTAATTATTATTTTTCAGTTGCAAAAAATACATGTCGGCATCCACGTCCTTCAATCATCTTCACGAACTCGTTGGCAATCCAAATCAGTTCGTCAAACTTGAACTTCATTGTCAAGCAAGCGCAAATCCGCCTAAAAACTGATGAATATCTACATCTCCATATAGATAAGTCAAGAATCCTTAAATAATAATCATCGAGACCTTCTCCGGGAACGAATCTGTAATCACAATCATCAATCCGCTTAACGTTGAACAACACAACCTCATCGTCATAGTCACTCTCGATGATTCTCCGTTCTGCAAGCAGACTTTCAGAAGTTTCTCCGGCAGCAAGCCGCTTGACCATCAGTCCGAAATCCATTATGAAGTCACTGCCTTTATAGAATTTATGATCCATATTTTCTTAACAATTACTTGTTCGTGCTTCCGTTCTTATTCTTTGATTCTCTTGCCATACGCTTCCTCAACTTTGTCAACTCGAAGTTGTCCATGAGAATCTTTGCAGGCAACGCGGGATCCATCTTTTCCGGAATCTCCTTGTCGCTAACAATCTCGCGGACCTTTTTCATCATCTCCAAATATCTGTCAAGCGCGCTCGGCTTATCCATACAAATCAATTTTCAATTTCAACAGCATCTTTCTTTATAGAGAAATAACTATCAAACCTATCATCAAACCAATAACTGATATTATCAATCAAGTCGTTAGAACTGTTAGTAAGTTCAATGCCGCTAAGAGGCAGCTTGGACCTCAAGCAAAAGAACCCGACCGGTTCTCTATCTGCATTCTCTGCAACAACTTCCCAAAGACCGTCAGAGTAGTTTCGATCCGTGCATCTTGCAAGTCTTGCAATAATTGATACATCATAGCATCTGAACCAGATGCAATACGACATCTCTCCATGACCACAGCAAGACTCGCTTGTCGCAACTCCGGGAATCCTGTTCAGCATATCGCACAAAGCAATGCATTCATTGTCTATATCATTCGGCAGGACTATCGCCGGTTTCTCTCTTAACTTCATAAGCAACTGTTTCTTTATTGATGTTACGATTTTCAGAAATCTCACAAATAAACGGTTTATCAACCGTCACAGGATTTGACATCATGCGGATATCATCCATGATTCGTTCCACATAGTCAAGACCGTCTCTGATTTTTCTCGGAAGTGTTCCCCACTCCCTGATGGCGGAAACTTTCTTCCGGCACGGTTCAACAATCTCGTTTGCTTTGACCATAAGCCCGTGCGATGCAAGTTCTGTAGCGGTCAAAAGCCTGCGCTTAATCTCTCCAATCTCACACTGCATTTCATGTCTCTTGTCCTTGAGAGTCCGTTGCATCAACTTGCACTTGCGAATCATCTCGCTTTTCTTTTCTTCTTGCTTGAGCGTTCCAAGAATCCTTATAAGCGCGTGAGCCATGCTTGCACCGATTTCTGTATAGAGAAACCTGTCTTTCAAAACTTCTTTCAAGAAATCATAGGTTCTCTCGATAAGAATCTCCTTATATGACAATGCCTTTGATTCATGCACACCGTCCTCACTTTTCCTTGCAGCACGCTCATAGTATGATAGCATCTTCTCCATATCCAGAAGATTTGACGCTTTTTCCTTTGCAGTCTCGATTCGCTTGAACTCCATGTCAAGCATCCAAACATTTTGGTTAAGTTCATCAACACCCATCTTCATCAGAGATTCATCGCCGCTCTGTTTCTGATCGCATTCTGTTGCATCATGCTTGGTATAAGTCTCCGATTTGGCAAGTTTTTCTCTTGAAGTCACATGCCACCCGCCGCAAGCAGCGCAGTAATATGCACGGACTGGCTTCTTTCCAGTCTTGGACTCGGCACCGATCTCATCCGCGTTACGTCTAATAAAGTTTTCAGCCTTGTTCTTTGTCTCGAACAGAAGCTTTGCCCGACCTGCATAAGCGCAGAACACTCTGTTCTTCGGTCTCATATGTTACAGTATTTTAATTTCATTATGCAAATATAGCAACATTTTATGAAATCGCAAAACTTTTGATTGTTAATTATCATTAAATCTGTTGAGATAAGACATCTCAACAAAATGCTCATTTACCATAGCATCTGAATCTTGACGTACAGCAAGGACATCCGTGCGTAACCAGATGCTGGTACGGAGTCTGCCAGAACTCTCCGTGAAGCGGACACTTCATCTTCATCTTGGAATTCACAGTATCATAGGTCTCTCCGTAGTACTTGAACTTATCGCCATGGACTTCCCTTGCCCGGCGTACAAACTCTGTAAAAGACACTCGCTTTCTCGGAATCTTTCCTGCACAGTACGGACATCCCTGACCTTTGATATGATTGTACGGGGTTGTTCTGAAGTCTCCATGCTCACGACATGTAACAATGACATTGATTTTAGAATTCACATACTTGGACTTTGAATAGTCATACCTGTCGCCGTGAACCTTTCTCGCTTTCTCTATGAACTCTTCAGTCGAGCGACGTGTGTTTCCAGCACAAATGGGACATTTGGAACCTTTCAGATGATTCCGAGCCGTCTGTGTGAACTCTCCGTGTTCCGGACAGATGATGCGCACTTTCTTCGTCGTGTTCACATAACCCGCTTTGGAGTAGTCGTACTTGTCGCCGTGAACCTGACGCGCTTTCTCTATGAACTCTTCTTCCGTCATCTTGCTATTGTTCTACTCTTCCACATAACTCCATCTGACAACATCAGTGTCTATCTGATAACCAGCAGGGATTAAAAACTGTTCATGATATGTGTCATACTCGATTACATCCTCGACTTCTGTCCAAGTCTTAAGAACCGCTTTAACTTTAACAAAGCGTTCTCCGTGTCTGCTTTCTGGCTTATCCATTTCCAAATTTGATTTGAAGATTTTCTTTATAACACCATTTGATTTTATCTTCCATAGCATCTTCGTCTTGAAGAGCATTCCGGACAACCATATGACTTCAGCAACAAGCTCGGACATTGCTCAAAGTCACCATGCTCCCTGCATGTGATTCTCATCTTGGCATTCATGTTTCTAAACTCGCTCTTATAATAAACGAACTTGTCTCCATGAACCTTGCTTGCACGTTCAACAAACTCTTCAAATGTGACTTTCCGATTGCTGGAGCATTTCGGACAACCTTTTCCACGCAAGTGATTGTAAGGGTCCTGCCAGAACTCGCCATGCTCATGACAAATGATGCAAACCTTCGTGTTCCAACTAACAAAAACAGTCTTTGTATAGTCGTACTTGTCGCCATGCACTTTCTTTGCTCTCTCTATGAATTCTTCCGTTGTCATCGATACCGATATTTTTAAAAACAACAAAATGCTAAAAAATCAAACAAATAATCAATCCTGATTAGAACAAGCCTTGTATTCTGAACAAAACTCATTGTGCTTCTTGACAAAGATATTTGCTATGTCTTTCAGGTTCTTGATGGTCTGCTCGTCGATTTCAAACTTGGAATAGTTCTTGTTTCCGTATTCAATATATTTGAATATCTTGCTGAATTCATCTATGCATTTTCCATAGCAATCCTGAGCAAGCTCGCATGAATAGAACTTCTCTTTGTAAGAAGCAAAGTACTCCGAAAGGAAATCCATATAAATATCCATTTCTTCTTCTGTCGGCTTCCTGCTTTCTTTTCCTACTTTCATATCTTCGAACCTGAACTTTTCATCCAGATACCAAGAATCGGTCACTGTCTGATAATATTCTTTTGTGAATAACTCATCCGCACGGACCTGTGCAAGTTTTTGTATAAATTCTTTTGACAACATAGTTGTATATTTTTAGTTGATTGAACTATATCATTTCTCATCTATGAAAGATTGCATGTCTTTTACGATTTCAACTTCTCGCAATTCTTCTAAATGCTTCTTCATGAAATCTGTTAGCGCGGCGACATCTCCGTTCTTGTTTGGAAATCCGTTCGGATATAATGAAACTTCGATGTTCGGAACAAAACAGAAGACTTCCATAGAATTATCGTGATCAGCATTCGTCAAGTAACGCATTATTGCCACTCTGTCATTCACAACATCTTTCTTTTCCGTATCCGCGTCAAAAGCAACGATTATCTTATCAATCTCACTGTATTGACCTCGCTTCAACCGAATCGTTCTTGCAACAGAAGACATATTTGCAAAGCTGCTAACAGGAACTTGATAAACATGTTCATACATTTCGCAATTCAACAAAGTGTGGATTATCCTTGCATCTATCTGACTTTCCGCTATAATGAATAATGATTTCACTGTGTCCATATCCAGATTATAATTTATTTGTTTAATTGTTGTTCTGGTTTCTTTCTGCAAATATAGCAATAATATACCGAATACAAATAACAATGCATGTTAAACTATGTTAAAAATCAAGAAAAATATTTCAGATATAATTGCTTACATTTTCTCTTTCTTTCCAAGAGAACATTTTGGACATCCACAACCACGAAAATGCACAGCCGGTCTCTGCAAGAACTCTCCGTGTTCAGCACACTTGATTATCACAGGAGTCGCATTGTTCAAATATTCGACCCGCGAATAGTCATACCTGTCTCCGTGGACTTTTCTTGCCTTTTCTATAAACTTTTCCTTGGTCATCCTCACATTCCCTGCACATTTCGGGCAACCCTGTCCGTTCAGATGCATAGAAGGAGTCTGCCAGAATTCTCCGTGTTCCGGACAAACAATACATACTTTTGTTGTCGCGCCTTGATAAGCAACATTTGAATAGTCATACTTGTTTCCATGAATCTTGCGAGCCTGATTGATAAAATCTTCTGTCGTCTTTCTCTTTCCAACACATTTCGGACATCCGGAACCGTTCAGATGTGCAATCGGGACTTGTTCGAAGTCACCATGTTCAGGACACCTAATCACTATCTTGGTGACTGTGTTCACATATTTTATCCCGGAATAGTCGTACTTGTTTCCATGCACTTCCCTTGCTCTCTGAATAAACTCATCTTTGCTCATCGTGCGCTTTGACGCGCTTACTGCAAAACCACATTTCGGACAACCTCTTCCATGCAAGTGATTTGCAGCATTCTGCAAGAACTCTCCATGCTCCGGACATACAATCTTCACAAGAGACCTGTAGTTCAAATAGACAACCTGCGAATAGTCATACTTGTCGCCGTGAACTTCTCTTGCTTTCTTGATAAAATCATCAGTCGTGAATCTTATGTTACCGGCACACAACGAGCAACCGGCTCCGTTCAGGTGATTCGCCGGCGTCTGCCAGAACTCTCCATGTTCAGGACAGATAATGCACACTTTCACAAAGGAACCGTCATAGTTCACTTTGGAGTAGTCATATTTGTTTCCATGCACTTTTCTTGCATGCTCTATGAACTCTTCTGTTGTGATTTTTCTTTTCATAATGTTTATTTGTTTAATTGCATTTGCAAAGATACATAACTTTTGTAGCAAAAACAAAACTTATTGTGTTAATTTTTATTAATTCAGATAAATTAACTGACAAATAAATCGAATCCAAAATAAATATCTTGTGATAATGTAACATAAAATAAGTACTTAAACCATAAAACTATCAGATTTAGAGCAGTTGACTATGAAGATGATGAACATTAATGAAACATTAAAGCACAAGCATGTTGTGCCGACATTGTACACACTCATTTGGGCTGTGTCTCTTTTGATGTCGTTGGTCGGGGACACATTGCTTGCAAACTTAGGTTTGTTTCCGAGAATAACATCAATTCATGGTGAAATAAGCTGGCTGTTCTGGTCTGTATATGTCGCGTTCTTATTCGAGTTCATCGTTTGTGCATTCGACTTGATAGTTCAATATAAGAATATGCGCTTTCATGGTCTTGTCCTATACAACCTCCTATATTTCGTCATCATCACCAGTGGCGTAGTCGTATTCTGGAACCTATATGACAAGTCAATATCAGGAGAAATCGCAAACAAGTCATTCTTCATCGTTATGGTACTTTTTGCCATCATGCAGAAATACCACACAACATGGCTTTCAAACAACATAGACAAATATTTTGCAAACGATGCTCCGATAACCATACAGACGGAAGCTGCATAATAAAAATGGATAGAAAAGTTTTTCAAGACATATGGACACTCTGATTCTAATTATCCTCGCGGTCTGCATCGCACTTTTTATCATATTATTCGCGATGCTTGCAAACGCCGCATTAAAATGCGGAAAAACAGAGAGCAAGTTTCCGGTTGCTTGTGCCGGAGCGCTGGAAGAAAACGCAACATACTGGGGATACGGACTCTCCATGTACTCGAACGAATTCCTGTCCCCTGACGGAACTCCAATGAGTCCGGACGATTATGACATCTACTCGACAAGCGGAGAGTCGATGAGCCTGTGCGGAATCCATGACGGCGCGCAACTGTTCGTGAGAAAGAAAGAAAAGCCGAATGTCGAAACGCTTGACTATCCGAAGATTCTCATACTCAACATAGACAAGAACACCAAAAAACAAGAACCGAAGTTCAAAGTCCGCAGGGCATGGAAAACAGTAAGACTCGGGGTTACAGACCTTGACAAAGCACTTGAAGAAATAAGAAATGAAGAAAAGTTCAAGAAACTGGAATCAAGCGACAAGTTCCCCGGATGGGACAATATGAAAAAGTTATTCCATGATGAGAAATTGGAAACATACAAGAAAGAGTATCCGGACTGTGACAATGCCGGATCAAATAACAATCTCGCCATCATATCAACCACGCTGCATGACAACACTATCAATTTCAGCATCCACCCGGCAAGAATCGTAAAGGGCGTTGTGGAGTGCTTCTACAACAAACCGAAAACGAAACATCAATCAGCCGGTTTGTACAATTAGAACCATAGAGTCAAAAAAGTAATGATAACTTACTCGTCACAGTTCTTTAACTGCATCAATTGGAATAGGTTCATAGACTCTGCATTGCCAACAACCCTCTATATAGTTGTTCATTTCCGAATGCTCTGATGGGTCATACTCAACTTGAAGAAGAATTTCACCATATTGTCTTGCCTCTTCAATATCAGTTGCAAGATATGTTGCTCTGCTTTTTGCAAATTCTCGCATGCCGAACAATATACCCTCCTTTTGGATTCTCTTCCAATTTTCATCTGTCGTTCCGTGATAGAAAATCATTCTTTGCTTGTTTTATTGATTATAACTTATATGCAAATCATTACCAAAAACACACAGAAAGCGCATAAGACAGAATCGTCCGATTGCGCTTTCTTCTTTTTGACCGTCCGGTCTATTAAGCCATTTGGTTACTGCTCGCTCTCGCAAACAACCACGTAAGGTTTCACGGACGCATCCGTGCATTCCTTGATTTCCGGCTTGATGTACTTTTTCTTTTTTGAATCCATACGCTGGTACTTGTTTGTAGTTAAAAAATAAGTTAGGTTTATCTCTGTCACTTGAATGCCTCGTCGAGCATCTCAGCGACCTCGCTCTCTGTCTTGTCAGGAACCAAGTCCGCAGGAATCCCCACTTCTGCAAGAATGTTCTGCAGCTGGTTGAAGAACTTCACAGAACCGCGGAAACACTTACCGTTCCTCTTGTTCTCGATTGTCCACTGCTCGTTCTCTGAATATCTGACAATGAAGTCTCCATTTCCGGTCTCTTTCATATCAAGTTCGTATATCCCGTCCGTGCATATGAATCTATTCTCTTTCTCTGTGAACAGAGTTTCCGCAATCTCTATCTTCTCAATATTTCCATACGGAACCACATCGTCAATCCCGTCAACCCTCCATCCTTCATCTGTCCTGTCAAGCAGCATCCGGTTCACGTTTCCGACTCTTGCGAAGTTGAACTTCCTAAGTTCCATATTGCATCTACGAACATCGATGCTAATGTCACTTCTGTGATGACTCTTCAGCGCGGTCTGCAGTTCATGGATGAACTTCATCCGTATTGTCGTCTCGTGCAGACTAACCGACATCGTCCAGTTTTCTTCTGTTGAATCATATGACAGAATCAACATATTCGTTCCGCTTCCGAACACAAACCTCTCCTTCGCGCCGAAGAAGCCGGCTTCCTCAAGAATATCCGGAGTTATATGAACCGGCTGGCACATGTCTATCCCGACTTCTTGACCGTCATCGAGCGTTACGTTGCTTCCGCTGATTCCTGCTATCCTGAACGGCTTTCCGTCATAAGAAACCCAGAATGAAATCATTATGTCTGTGATATCCATAGGCATATAGTTTTGAAAAGGAGCCAGCAAGACCGAACTAACCTGTTAGTTTCAATCCTGACATGACTCCTGCTCTTTGTATATTTATTTTCAGAAGGAGCATTCAGACCGAAACATGTCATCAATCCCACCATGTAGCGGTGTACCTCTCTCTAATATAATAATAAAGATGCTTGCACTTTGCAATATACATCTCATGCAAATATCCACGTTCCATCGCCTGCTCGAAACACTTCTCTCCCATAAACCTTGAACAGTTTTTCGTATTGAAATCCGGTCCGTCATACACATACTTGCTTGTTCCCTTATCAAACCGGTAGAGTTCAGCATCCGTTCCTTTCGGCAAATCTATCCATTCGCCATCCTCGCCATACTTTCCGGGAACAAACTCGCACTTCCCGTCATAATGGTACAAATCAGTCTCGTTGATGATTATGCCAAGAAGACGCTTTGCAAGTCCGAGATATTTAAGGATATGCTCGTACTGTTCATCGCACATTAGTTGATGATGCGTGAACCAGTACATCATCTTGTCCAGTTGCGCGTACTCGATGTCAAGCAGATAACCGAAATCCCAAGGATATGCATGGTATGCTCTGCTTACAAGTCTCCAGTGATATTTGTTAGTGTTGCAATAAAGCCATGTCCTGATACTTTTATAAGTGTCATACGGAACCTGCCACACATAATAAAGAATATAGTCGTCTATCCACTTCGCAAATTTGTTCCTCTTTGTGATACTGTACCATCTATTTGGAATGCTCTTGACAAACTTGCGGAACTTCATCAAGCGAGAAACGACATTCTCGTCCATCCATCCGGCTACTGCATTCATATGCTGCTTACACCACTGACATATTGTTGTTTTTCTCGACATCTTCATTTTTATAATTAAAAACATTTTTGCAAAAATAGGCAAAACAAGCGAAACCGCAAAGAAAAAATCAAAAATATTTTCAAAGTTCCGATAATCTTTGTATAAACATGTTCATCTCTGCATTTGTTGCCGGTCTCGCATCTTTCATCTTATCCGGATGAAATTCCATCGGATTTTCCGCATCATCGCACATTATAGATTTATCTCCAATTCCTTTAATATACAATCCGGAAGTCAACTTGATGCCATCGTCTGTTTTAATCACGTCTTTGACAACAACTAAACAATCTTCAACTCTGACAAAGTCCCCTGCATGAATTACGCCCGGAGTCCACAGATAGAACTTCTTGTATTCTGTATGCTTGTTCACATATGACAACGCATCAGAATCCTTGCAGTGCCTGACCACGAATATGTCTTCATACTCATCAACAATCTCCATGCATTCGCCGTCAAGCTTTCTTACAATGAAGTCTCCAACACAAACACGACGCCCCGACTTGTTCCATACAGTCTTGAAATTCGCTGACTTGGTTCTATGTTCGTTTTCACTCGAAGTAACACTCCCATCATCTGAAATAGTAACACCCGCTTCATCTGAATTGGAAAATTCATTCTTGAAGAATATGCATTTATCAACAGCATATAGATACTCTTGATAAGTTGCAGGTCTCACTTCACAATTCTCCAAATCAAAAGTCTTTACATAACGAACCGCAGGCGTCTCGTTTGACGACATATTATATTCCACAACAACTTGCATATGTATCGTATTCTTGTCATAATACGCATCATACTGATTACATAAGCAAATGTATGTCTTGTCTTCTGTATGCGACTTAAGAACGACAACAGAACCATCTTTTATATCAGCAATTGACCACAAACGTAGTCCGGCATTTTTATGCACAATGTATGAATTGCTGAACTGCTGCTTTAATAATATATGTGATGCGCTTTCTCCGGAAAGTTGGTCATATGACACAAGAACAACACAAAATACATTTCCTTTCAAATCAACAACCCAGTCTCCCTTATCAAAATAACAACAATATTTCTCTGTTTCCGTTTCTTTATTTGGCATCATATTCGTCGTTTCTTTTTCATTTATCGACTTTATAACGCTCAAATACTTGTCTTTAACACTCTGGCGCACCGGATATACCCATTGAACCGGCAACATATTCCGGTCTTGCATCTTTATTTTCCAATCAGGCTTGATATCATCCTTTGACAAACTGTCATCAGATAATTGCTTCATAACATAATCTTCAACTTCTAACACGTCAGATGAAATCCCTTTCATCTTTCCATAGCCGACAGGTCCGTTCTTCCCTACCACGCAAATAACATCTCCCCGAGCAACATCTATCTTCAGATTCATCAGACGGAATCTTGAGAGATTCGCGTCAGTCAGTTCAATCGTTCCTCTCCGCAACCCGGTGTCCAGACTATACAACACGATTATGTTTCCGTTATATTTTTCTGGGTGCTTCTCGTAACAAAGTCCATATGTAATAGCACCATACACGATGATTCTCAAATCACCGTTAACAATCCCGTCCGTGATATACTTCCAGACAGCTTCATTCTCCGGAAGCCTAAAGCAGTTCTCATACTCTTTAAAGTCCCTGATTGTAATGTTGTCGTTTTTGTCAAATGATATGTCCAATCTCTCTCCGAATTCTCCATATATGACCATTATGTCATAACGGACACTATACATCCTTCCGGAGATGAACTTGTATATGCCGTCAACAACAATAGACTCGATGCACTCGAACCATCCATACATCTTATTCTCCACCATCGACTTGTTACCAAGCCATATGTGCGGATACTCACCATGAAGCGCACTTACAAAAAACTGAATGCCTGCCTTGTTCATACACAAATATCCGCCAGTCGTAGATGAAACCACAGAGACCGGAGTAATTACCGACTTCGATACGAGCAGTTCTCCATCCGGCACCCGTATGCGACCGATTTCATCTTGTTCGTTCTTATTCACCATAGACTTCGTTTCGTGTAACAAACAATGATTATCATAAATATCCTTGATTGCTTCCCATACCGGACATATCCTGACATTTCTCTTGCCTGATATATCATATTCGTATTCTTCGAAAAAATTGTTTGGAGATGACAAATCATCTATATCTATATTCTTGACATAGTTCTTGAATATAATATGCGTATCTTTGAAACCCATGAACAATCCACCGCCTCGAGTATCCAAAGTTCCGGGAATACTCGCGCTTTCTTCATGAATTACAACAAAGTCGCCAAGTTTTGCATCCACGTCAAGAAGCCACGGACGAATCCTATTGATTTTTTCAAGTCTCTGCGCATTGCATACAAACCTAAATTCAGTTTGACGAGTTGCGTCAAGCGACATCAAATTGACAATATCATTATTTGAATATTCACCATGCGAATGAACCTGCAAAAGATAAGGTTTGCCGTCCATTACGCAGCATTCCATGCCGACAAACTGAGTTGACATATATCTAATAAGCCTATCGTATGGAGCATCATCAAACCACACATCAAAATCCTCCCACCTGTATCCACTCAATGAAGAATAAACCTGCATTCTCAATGCGTGTCCATTCTCTCTCTGAATCGGAAATCTAAATCCATACTCGCCATAAATCCAGCCCAATAATTCAGAATACCAGTACATGTGTCCGGCAATGAACTTGCAGATTCCGCCATGGTTCATGTCCCTGATACACCGGCACCAGTTTCCGGATACAGAAACGCCGGTATTCGCAGCATCATCAGCAGCGGAAACCGGTTTCTTGTTCTCGTCGGATGAAACCGCATCATATAAATTCGAATCACTTTGCATAGTCAGGCAAATCAACAAAAGACAGTCTAATCGTCAAACGCATCAACGACAGCATCAACAAACTCACCTGCAATGATGTATTTCACGCCATTTACAGTGAACTGAAAATCACCATCCGGACGAATCTTCTTTTTGAAGTTCTGAATTTCTGAAACCCATTCATTCACAGGAAACTTGTCAAGATATATCATCAATGCAGATATTGCACGCTTCTTGTCATATCTATGCAAAGTCCAAGGCTTGCCGACAAGATTGCGATAACTAACTGTACTACATGAAACAGAATTATCACCAACCGGTTTTGCTTTACCGAACACATCACAATCATCCGCAACATTTTCAATAGCGGAACGAATCACGTTCTTGATTTGTTCACGCATTTCAGAAACTTGCTTCTCATATCCAGCAAGTTCATTGAACATTTTTTCAAAACCTTTTGTTTTCATGCTTCTATATCTTTAAATTGTTAAAATCATTATATTTGACAAGTGCAGTGCATTTGGCTTCATCCTTGCCAAATATGTCCTTGCCGTTGATGATCGGATTGAACCTCAAATTCATCATAACCCACGGATAGATGTATGAATCTATATCATAAACGATTATGATGACAAAGTTAATTGCCATGAAGAAAGAAGTCCAGCCATAACCTTTCCAGTAGTTCTTCCAGTTTCTCTTAAGTTTTTCAATATCGATTTTCATGTTCATTGCTGTTTTGATTGTTCTTGCTGCAAAGATAACATTAATGTTTCGATTATGCAAGCATTTTAGGAAAATTTAACAAAAGAGAAACTTTAAAAATCAATCAGTCTTTTCCACATCTCGTTCTGATGTTTCTGTTCTCTCGTTGAACAAATTTATCAGAAGCGGAACCGTATGAATCTCATGGTCTCTAAAGAACTTGAACGAGATCATTGCAGAAAACATCAAAATGAGCACATTAAAGAGAAATCTCTTCACATCAAAAATGCATTAAAACAACTCAAATTGTTCAAAACTGTCATCTATACTTACAATCGGTGAACTCTCTATATAACTCAAATCAGAGACCTTTTTATCCACATCATTTTCATCGTTATCAATCAAGTTGAGCAGTTCCTTGCTGCTCTTATCCGGAAACTTACTAACTCTGTCTTTCACCCAAGCAATAAACCAGTTCTCACGAACAAACAACAAGGTTCCGGCACTCTGACCGACAACATCACATAATTTGTTTATCTCTGAATCTGAATTTCCAGACTCTATCTTGTCAGCAAGCCTGTCATCAACCATAACAGCATCAACATCGCTTGAAAACAAACTGCTGGCATATGCGCCGAAATTTCCAAGCAGCTGCCTTATGATGCTCTTGTCGGTTCCATAGCAATCCGGAAGAAACATCTCGATGCCGTAGATAGGATTTCTGAATTTTTTGCTTTCTGTATCGAACAATGCTTCACCTTCTCTTGAAACAAGACTGTTCCTGATTGCTTCAATCGGATTTATTTCCTTTACGTTCTTTGTCATATCTCAATTACATAAATGGCGAATAAATTTTTATTGTTTCTTTTATTAGCGAATCAACATATGATTCGTCATCGTGGTTATCGTCAGTTTTCGTCTTTATCGAAACATCGTTCTGTCTTCTATTAAACGCTTTCATCAATTCAGACGCAATCTTTCTATTTTCAGAACAAGATGCTGGCTTCACATAACTTCCAAAAAACCATCGCTGTTCTTTTTGGATATTTATTGATTCAGAATCCGGTTCCCAACAGTTCTCTATGAAAATAGTGCTACCGAACTTCACGATAGAGCAATCATCTTTCTCTACTTTTTCAACTACAAAGACTGTATTTCCTGAAGTCAAAACATCACCGACTTGAACTACACTCGGACTCCACAAATAAAAATTTCTATAGTTTCTTCTCTTGTTCAAAACAAACAGTCCGTCTGAACCGATGCCGCAAATAGAAACTATGAAAAAATCCGGATAATCAGATTCTATCTTAAATATAGTTCCGTCAGATTTCCTAACGATATAATCACTTATATGGACAATCCGTCCGCTTTTATTCCAAGTCTGTCCGTTCTTATTCCAAGTCTGTCCCATAATCTACTGTTTCGAATCTGCAGTTCCGCAATTAGTTATGACCAAATTAATCCAGAAGTTGTCATATAAAATGTTCTGCAACTGATGCAAGAACCTTACGTGAACGCTATTGACTTCCGTGTTAATTGTCAAACCTTTCTTGTCAATAGACGCAACAGTCAGGTAATAGTTATGATTTGCCTTTCTGATGACAATGCTGTATTTGTTACCGTCCATTCCGAATGCCTTCATAACATATTCCGGATCTGACCACATTCCGTCCTTGACTACATCGAATCCATAGTTGCTCAAATCAATCTCGCTCAAAGAAACTCTACACAACAACGATAAATTGAAAGTTTTTCCGATAAAATGATTACAATCGCAATATACAATCATTGAATCGCCTGTTTTATAGAATCCGCTCACATTCACATATGTCTCCTGACCTCTCAAAAAGAATATGTCGCCGACTCTTATATCTTCAGCCATCACTTGGTCGTCCATTTTCATACAGAACTCTATGTTCAGCGAAGCTTTGTACTCGCCAGTGCAGAGATTATTGTCTCTTGCAAAATCTTTCAGAAAAACACTATTCTTATTGTCCGATTCACCGCCTGCATATTCAAATATAGCATCATTGCGTGAAAAGACCTTAACTGTTCCTTCTATGACTTTCTTTGCGCAATCGTCTTCATTTTCAGCCATATAAATCATTTAGAATGTTTTGAAGCTTATGCAAAAATTTAACCTTTATGCCATCGAATGAATCCAAAGTCCTGTCATCATCTCTTGAAATCACGACGCCTTTCATTATCATAAAGTCATCAGAAGGAGTTAAAATGATTGAGACTTTGTTCATATGTCTATCATATGCATTAAACGCATAGTATCCGTCAGGCATAAATTCATTCTTCATAAATTTGAAACCGTATTCTTCAAGAACCGCATCGTCAAGACGTACAGCACGAATAGCATCTAATGGAGCACAACCTCCCTGAAAATAAATTCTGTTGCTCATAGACGTGTATTCAATTCCAGTCACCTTCTTGACTTCTCCACCATAATTGATAAATCTGAACGAAGTGCCAACACGCACATCTCCGTAATCGACCATAAGTTCTTTATCGACATCAACATCCAAAGTCAACGTCGCGCTATATGTCCCGACTTCATTCAATTGAGAAAACATGTTGCCAACCAAAGATATGCTGCACATATGCGGTTCCTCGCAGTTCTCATCATAATACTCGAAATATCTGGAAAACCCAGATATAGTCTTATAGACTCTCACGGAACCATTGACTTGTATTTTTTTATTCTCAAAGACGCACATAATGAATCATAAAAACATTTGATTAACTCCAGTCCATAAATCTCATCACGTTGTCCAAGAATATTCTCCACCTGCGCTCTTCAACATCACGGTCCTCCGCATGATTCTCTGCACACAAGTACCATTTTGCAAACGAGTCCTTGCCAAAAATCATATTTAGAACCGCGATATAGTAGCATTCCTCATCAGGTTCGATTCTTTGTCCCGTGCTGTCGCAGTATATAGTTTCATCAACACCGTATCCGGACTCGGAAAACTCCCGAGCCGGACCGAATGCTATTTTGAAACGCTTATCATTATTGAAAACTTTCATTTTCGTAACCGTTTAATAATTAGTATTTGGATGTCAATTCAGAGACCTGCTTCTCAAACTCGCGCTTCATCTCCTCTATCTTCTCATGTTCCATCATGATCCTTTCCCGTTCTTCGAGCGGTATCCCATGATAGCCACTATGCCAACTCTTGAGATTGATATGGTTCCCTCCATAGTTCGCAATGAAGTTCTCATACTCATTCCATTCAAGAAACTCGTTATAAGACACATTGTTCTCGACAGAGTACTTGATGTTTTCCATCGTAATCGCATACTCGTCATTGAAACAATAAAGACCGCCTCTCTCTTCTGCGACCCAGTAACCATATGAAACATCCCACATAGCGTTGAGATGCTTCAAATACTTGTCGCAAATCTCGTCATACTGTTTGGACAGCTCCTGTATATCTTTATTTTCCATATCTTTTTCTTGATTAATCAGAACCAGACAAAATCCTGCGCCGGAAGAAAATCAACGTCATCGCTTGGAATAACGATTTCATCGGGCACAGAAAGCAATTCAAGCATTCCATTGAGATCTTTCTCGAAGAAAAGACCGTCGTTGCTCTTGAGTGTAAGTTCGCGAGACGAATTTCCTCTCTGCGCACAAACTGTCACAAGCGAAACTATCTCCGTATCCTTTCTGAACAGGACTGTTATCCGAACATCAACATCCTTCCCTTTCTTGACAAGAATATAATGATCGTAAGTTCCGACCGTCCGTTTTACAAAACCGACTCTCTCAACAAAGTCTCGACAAACCCTGCCGGTCATCGTGTTTTCAGCATCCGAACCGCCGGCTGTTCCGGATGCGATGCTTGCGTCGTTAAAATACATAATGTTATTTTCGTTAGAATCTATTATTAAAATCAAGGAAACATTGGATAGTCGTCTATCTCGTCATAGATATTGCTGTCCGTATCAGTCGGATAATCTCCGGGCTTGCATGTGGAATCCTTGTCGTTATCTATGATTCTTTTCATGCCAAACGCTGAACAAACACTACTGTAGCATCTATCAAGAGTCTCTTTGAAACTCTCGTCAGAACCGTTGTTCTCATAAAATCTCAACGCGTACAGAACCGCATTCCCAGAAAGAGTCTTCACGACTTCTTCCATAGAGACAATATCATAGTATTGCTTATCCGAAACAGGAATGTCAGTGACATTATCAGCACACAACCACCGTCCTTCCTTCATATCAACGGGCCAGACATGATAAACATCATCACATTTCTGCTGAATCCTGAAGATTTTCTCAGTTCTGCTATCTTTGACAAACACTCCGGCATCGAAATCTGCAATCTTGATTTCATCCACCTTCTTTGTTTCCGGATTCCAGACATATCCTTCTTCTTTCAACATTTCATTGAACGTATCAATGTCCTTGCTGGTTGCAGGGAACATCTGCACATCCTTTATGACCACGAACCCGCCGGCATCCAAGTCAAAGTTTTCATCTTCTTCCATGTCATCGCTGGCGCAAATATAAAGCCGTATAACACCAGTTGTCTTGTTCCTGTCATGGTATGGACCGATAAACCGTTTCCCGTCTCTAATCAAAGAAACCATATCTCCGTCCTTCAGCATATCAGAACTCCACAACTCTGTCACGCCGGAAAGCATATCATAAGTCTTTTCAAACTCGCTTCCATTCAAAGCAACCAGATGATACTTTCCATCCTCCACATCCTTAACCTTGTACACGATTCCGTTAGGACAACCGCCGATGACGATAAAGTCATCTTTCTTGAAACGACAATCCTCATCATCCGAATCGCTATGCCCCGCAATATCCATTCCCGCTTCTAACGAAATCTGAACAGGCTTCTTGGCTTGATCATCCCACTTGTACCCGTTAAAGAACATCGTTGCTCTATGATGAGCAATCTCGTGGCATTCCGCCATTGTAACAGACGGCGCAAAATAAGTTTCTTTCTCAACAGTAAATGTTTCTTTCTTTCCGATAGCAAGAACACACTCGCAACTCACCTTGTACATTCCGGAAAGAGAAATCTGTAGAATGTCAAGAATGCCTATGAACACATCGGAAGAACCCTTCGGGCTAAACCGAACAACATCACCCGTCATTAGGTCGTCCTCGCTAAAAGCACGGAAATTCTCAGAAACTATCGCCGGAGAATAACTCAGGTCTATCAAGCAACCGTTATACGGATTCTCGATGACATTGGCAAACTTGCACTTGAACACTGTTCCCTCCTTTGTATCATTAAACGGCTTCGTGCAAATATACCACTGTCCGGGAACCAGCGTCTTTATGACAGACTTGACTTCCGGTTTCTGTTCATGGCTTTCCTGCTTCTGAACCGCGTCCGTGTTTTCAAGATGATTATTATCGTCACATGCAACCTTCTCTACATTCAAGAGAGCCATCATCTTGTGACTGCAAAACGGACAGTTGATTCTTGCGCCGGCAGCTCCGGAAATACCGTGTTCATTCTCGATATCTTCCGTGTCATACTCAAACACAGCACCGCACTCTGGACATGTAGCCCTGTATCTCATGCTTCCACACTTGATTAGTTTAATCATAATTTTCTTTCTTTTATATGTTAATAATAAAAAAACATCCCTTGTCGTTTTTCAATTAGAACAATCCGTGCTCTTCCGGCTCATAGTTCAAGTACAAAGACTCGTACACCATCGTGTCCCTGGACTTGCCAATCACCCTACGGAAAGACGAGTTTCCGCTGATGATATACATATGCTTCTTATACAGACATGCGGGAACCTTGTACGTCAAGTCTTCGTCTCCAGCCTTCCCTGCATAGCTCATAGCCCACTTACACCTTTTCTTGTTCGCGTCATCCAGCCATCTAAACAGTTCTGCATTGTCAAACCCTCCGAAGTACATCCCCTTGGTATTCGCATAAGGCGGATCCAGATACACGAAATCACCATTCTGCGGACACACATCGGCAAACGTTCTGCATATGAACTCGACTTGGTTCCTGTTCAGCAATCTTGACCATTCCGTAACTATCCTTCCAAGACTATCCGGATGAATTCCGTCCCTTGTTATGTGGAACGAATTGTTAAAATCGCCGGCAGAATTGTATCTCGGCATCCCGTTCGTTGTCGTCCGCATGATGAACATAAAGTCCAGAGGACTATGTTCCTTGTTATACCGTTCTCTAATGCTGTTGAAGAACGAGCGCTTGAACGCCTTGTCATGGTTGCCGTCGTTCATCTGGTGCCATAAATCCGAATAATGCGAAACAACCATTCTTGGACAATCCCTAATAGACTTCCAGAGATTGATTAGACCGTCGTTCAAATCAGAAGCAATGAACTTTCCGACATGATGCTCGCCGGACTCCATCAAGCAGCGGAGTACGCTACCGCCACCAATGAACGGCTCATAGTAAGTGCTTATCGTGTCGGGAAACTTGGAAACTATCTCTCCGCACTGGCTCCGCTTAGAACCGGACCACTTGATGACCGGCTCGAAAGATGTGCTCGTGAACTGTCCCATGCTATTCTGAAATTACTGTATCGTTTTCCGGTCTTGTACGGATTGACTCCATCTGAACAGAGATTTCATCTACCCGTGTTCCGAGTTCCCTGTTCACTGTCTCCAGCGAATCAATGACACTGTCTATACGCAACGCATCTTTCGCCTGTTCCCGGATGACCTGCTGCTGCATCAGGTTCACGATGATGCACATCAGCACCACGAGACCTGCTATTATAAGAATGATAGACTTCCTGTTCACTGTTCTGCTGCTTTTTTGTTAGTAGATGGAAAGCGGAACTTGTCCGGACTCTCAACATCCTTCGGATCGTTCACCCGAGCCTCAACATAGTTATACTTTATTCTTGTAGACGGTCTCGACCAGCCGTTGATGTCACGCATCAGTCTGGTAGTCGTAAACTTGTACGTCTCATTCATACCAAGCATCTGCTGAATACCGTCCGAATTCATTTCAGACACGATGCCAAGCTTCGGCTGCACAGTGAACACTTTCTGCTTTGATGTGTCTCTATTGACAACGACTTTCCGAGAATAATAGGGAGACAACGTCTCTCTATCTATGCACCACTTTGTCATGATGTCAATCGTTGATATATCAAGAACTGTCAATTCCTTCATTTTATCAAATATGTGTAACAATTTATTAACGGCTCCTATATGAAAAGAGCTGTACTCTTTTTCAGGTTACAAATATAGTTCTTTTATTCGGAACCAGCAAGAAATATAAAAATAATTTAACATTTATTTGGATTGTCTCACATCTTTCAAATTAAAAAACCTGCGCGCTTCACAGCGCACAGGCACAAAAATAATCTAAATCTTAAATTACCATGAAAAACACTTTGCAAAGTTAATAACTTTATTTCATTCATGCAAGAAAAAATCAAAAAAATAATAAAAAATCCGGCGCGCTGTCACAGCGAACCGGATTCAAAAAAAAACTTTTTAATATACTTGCAAAAATTCATCGCTGCAAAGATAGTGATTATTTTTGAACCAGACAACATAAAAACAAGTCTTTTAACTTTAATTAACGCCAAAAAAATCTGGCTCGCTATCACAGCGAACCAGAAACAAAAGTACTTTTTAAATTCAAATCAACATTATTAATTAAATAATCAAAACTTTGCAAATATAGCGATTTTGATTTTTCTGTGCAAGAAAATAATACATTTTTATGAATTAAAAAAACCGGCGCGCTGTCACAGCGAACCGGCTAAAAACATAAAACCTAAGAGTAATGATAGTATGTTTGCCTTTCAACTCTGCAAATATATAGACTTTTTTCGAAACTGACAAGAAAAAACAAAAAAATTTCAAAAAAAAAAAATGTCCGCGCGCTGTCACAGCGAACGGACACAACCAAATATGTATTGTAATCGTTCACATATTTAATAGAAATATCCATCAAAAATATGCAAATAATTTTAAACTATTGTAGTAAAAATCAGTAACATTAATGGTTAAAACTTTTTAAACATAAATGTTATGGATTACTACATAAAGTTATCAGACTATGCGAAGCGTTTCGGAGTGACATACCGGACTGCATGGAACCGCTACAAGCGCGGACAGTTTCCAGATGCTATAATAGACGAGACGAATCACATTTGCATACCAATCAAGCATTTTGTAAGCGATGAAAACATCTCTGTTGCAGTGTATGCACGCGTATCTTCGTCAGAGAATAAGAGTAATCTTGACAGCCAAGCAGAACGTCTTGTGAACTATTGCATGGCTCGCGGCTACAAGGTTTCAAAGGTCGTAAAGGAAGTCGGTTCGGGGTTGAACGACGAGCGACCGAAGCTTGACAGTTTATTGAAGGACAGAAGCATAAAAATCATAGTCGTTGAACACAAGGACCGCTTCTCAAGATTCGGTCTCAATTACATACAGACTCTGTTGAGCATGGATGACAGGAAGATAGAGATAGTTAACGAGTCTGGCGATGACAAGGAAGACTTGATGCAGGACTTTGTCTCTATAGTGACTTCATTTTGTGCAAGGCTCTATGGGTTGCGTAGGAATAGAAGAAGGACAGAGAAGTTGATTCAGGAACTTCAGAATGAAGATAAATAATAATAGAATAATATAGAAATCTTTATCGAAGATAAATAATATAGAACAATATAGAAATCTTCATATAAAATATAGTGTCTGAACATAAGCATCATAGAAGAAAAGTAGAAAAGAAGTCACAAAGAAAGATTTCTTCAAGTTCTTCTGTCTCTAATTCAAAGAATAAGAAGAAAAGACAGCCAAAGAAGCAGACTTTTGATGCTATGGGAATAATGCTTCGGATTTATCCGAACAGCAAGACACAGGAAGACTATATACTTCGTTCTTGTGGATGCGCTCGTCTTGTCTACAACAAGATAGTTGCGGACTATGAGTTGAAGAAAGAGCAAAGCTTAAGAGAATGGAAGAACAGTGAAACAGAGCATAAGTATCCGAAATACGGTTCGAAAGAAGGAAATGCTGTTTTGAACATGCTTAAAACCAATGAAGATTACTCGTTTCTTAAGGATGTCCATTCGAAGATGCTTCAGCAGGCAGTCTTGAATTTCTCGACCGCATTGTCAAACCATATAAGGTTCCCAGAGGATTTTGACGAGCCTGTGTTCAAGAAGAAAAGTAGACACAATGATTCGTTCCGCATTCCTATAGATGCGATTCCCGGAAGCAATGGCAAGAAAGGAATACAATGTGTATATGGAAACAGAATATCGATTTGCTCTGAACTGACGGACGTTCTGTTTAAGTGCTCAAGACGTGACGAGAAGTATCTGAACAAGAACCAGAAGAAGATACGAAGCATAACAGTTTCTGTTGCTCCGGACGGGAAGATGTATGCTTCTGTTCTTATCGTTCCGCGCAATATAGACGTTGAAGATTGCGATATGATATGCGGTCTTGACTTGGGGCTTAAGGAGCATACGATTGAGCATCATCAGAAGATGTTCATTGATGATGACGGCTTTGTTTCTCTTGCAGATAGTAATGTTGAGTATGTTCATATGCCGAACTTGAACAACTACAAGGATGAGAACGAAAAAGAACGAATGTTCAACAAGAACGGCGTTACAAGGCTTGAGCACTACAATAAGAAGTATATACACTGGCAGAAAGTTCTTTCAAGGACAGAGTATAATGCAAATACAAGAACTACATCAAGAAATAAAGACAACGATAAGAAACGAAACTATGACAGGGATAGTTTTCTAAACAAGAGAAGACTGAAGAATCTTGCACAATACAAGTTGAAGAGGGCAACAACCAAGCCGTTCGGCAAGAAGCGCAAGAAGAATACATCCAAGCAAAATACAAATGTTGTATCTGAATGCAACAGACCCGTATGGCAGTACTCATCAAACCGCCACGAGCGAATAAGGAAGCGCGCGGCGAAGTGGTCTGCGAAGATAGCGAACAAGAGAAGCGACTACAACCATAAGATTACGACAAGGCTTGTCAGAGAGAACAAGATGATAGTAACTGAGAACTTGAACGTGAGCGGTATGGTAAAGAACGGGAATCTGTCTAAAGCAATAATGAATGCTGGATGGAGCCAGTTCACTCAGTTCTTGTCATACAAGGCTGAACGGTACGGAAGAATATACTACAAGATTGGAACATTCGCTGCATCTTCAAAGACCTGTCCGGTATGCGGGCACAAGTACAAGGAACTTACGCTTGCAGAGCGTGTGTGGACTTGCAAGAACTGCGGTGCTGTCATAAACAGGGATGAGGGTGCAAGTGACAACATAGTTTCGTTCGGAATAGAAGGATACAACGAGAAGCATCGAGCAGAACTTGACGAGCTTCGAATGAAAGACAGAGAACCAGAACTCTAAAAACTGGCTGCCCTTGAGTTCAGGGAGACGGGACGTGGAGATGACCTATAGGAAAACGCATTCTTTGAATGGACATGTGAGTACCAAGTCACCGATGAATCGTCAAAAGAAAGTAAACATACGGGATTCTATGAATTTCTATGTTCTACAGAACTATAGAACACAAAAATTGAAAATTCCCAAATCAATCAATCAGTAATCTCAAGATATCTTCTCACATCATCCTTCTTGTAATGGCTCATGATGTAGCCATCTATCTTGTCATACAACTCTGAATAAAGAGCCGAGAACTTATTGCCATTCTTGATTACAGATGACCATGCTGGCAGAGAAGCACAGCACCGCCAAGATAAGGACTTTGATAAAATGAGGATTATCGGAGCAAAGCCCACTCGAAGCGGTGCTGAACAGTGGGAAACTGAGCGAATACATACCTACATGAAGAATCATAGAGGTAAACCCACACATTATTGTGCTGGAACACAATAATGACTCTTACCAAGCGACTGGCGTTTTAGGCTCTGCAGCAGTTGCTTTTCTTAAATAACGATGAAAAGATTTTTATAATTAACTTTGACTATTCAGACTCTCTCATCAAGTCGTGCAACCCGGGGATTTCATCGACAACAAGCTTGTCAAGAAGCTCCATCTCGCATCCGGACTGCATAATATGCTTGTCATAAGCATCGATTTCTTCATGCTTCATCAGACGTGTCAGATACTTGTGGAACGGAAGCGGCATACCTTTGTATATACCTTCACGGTCGATGCTCTTATGATAGAACTCTCCCAACTTGTGCTTGGAATTGTCAGAAAACCTGACAGCGCTGAACTCATATCCCTGCAGTACGAACCACTCTACCTTAAGATCAAGCGCCGTCTCGAACATTCCGTCATTGCAGATATCAAGAATCTTTCCATACAAAGAGTCATCACCATCAAAGTAATACACAATCTCATCCGAGTTGAATGCCGCCATCTTCAAATCATTCGGACAACAAAGCATATGATCGATATACTCAGCAAGCGACTTCATCAGGTTCTTCTCTACAGATATGGTCCTTGCTGGATTCAGCTTACCGAAGATGACCTGACGGCTGTACTTCGACTCTGAAATGTAATCGAGCATGAAGCCGGAACAGAACTGTGCCAAAAAATCCCGGTATGTTTTCTGCTTGATAACCCCACACTTGCACAAAGTCTGGAAGTTCGCGTTCCTCATGTCAATGGAAATGAAACGCTTTCCGACATTCTGCATATTATAGATTCCCTTGCTTCCACAAACAGGCTTCACGACATAGTTTGTCTGGAACGGCAACACCTTCAAATTGTTAAACTCCTTGTACGCATCGGACTGCTCTACTGAGCGAATAACGCTATCCCGCGTCTCATAGTACTCCTGAAGAAACTTGGAAGCCTTCTCCGCAAAGTCTTGACCTTCATAGAGCCTGTTGATGTTGCACACGAGATTGCACCATTTCGTCTGTGCTCCGTACGTGTCTTCATACAACGACAAAGAATGGCGAAAATTCGCCTCGTCGCATCCGTCAATCGGAATCTTGTAGTCGCTTGCGAACCTTGCCGCAAGATTGAAATCATAAAACATATACCAGTTGTCGGAATAGTTACTCACCTTGGTGATATCTATCAAATCACTATTTTTGCTCATACTAATAATAGTTTAAATTGTTTAATTTCCACTCAAAGCCATTATCATTTTTTAAAACAGAGTCGAAAACACTCATACCGTTTAGCCAATGCTTTTTTCATGTTTCAATAATTTCTCAAACTCCTGTAGAGATGTTTCTATTTGTTCAAGATTATAGTTTAACTCTTCATTTTCCGGACAATCTACAAGAACGCCATACAGCACAGTCGCAATATAATTGAATATCTCTATAAGAGTTCCATTATGCACATAAGGAATGTATGGCTGAAAATCAGCAACCAATTGTCGCAATCTGTCCAAATTTTTTCTTTGTCTTTTAGTCATAATTCTTTTAGTCATAATTAATTCATTACCCGTATCATCTATCTCGGAAAACAAGTTCACGGCTTCTCCACAGTGAACCTCTCGATGTAGAATGCATCTTCCTTCCGATTGTACGAAATGGTTGCCAGAATCGTCTTGTACTTGACTCTCTTTGCCTTGCCGTTCACGCATGGCATATAGTATGTCCAGCCGTCATAGTATCTCTCCACGACTTCTCTGAAGAAGAAACGAACATTGTCCGTGTTCAAGTATCCTTCTTCTTTCGGATTGCTGACAAACACACAACCATCCTCGTCCGGATTGCGCTCGATGTACAGACGAACCTGCTCTCCGCTATTTGCGGCAGAGATAATACGCTCCTTTGCATCCTTTGCTTCTGCCATCTTCTTCTGTGCTTCAGGAGAGTAAACAAGCCCACCATCTACAAGATAGCCCCTGCTACGGAGCACGTCTGCGACATACTCACGATGTTCTTCACTAACGCACCCGTAATACCACTCCAGATAATCTGTGTCCGTGCAAGCTTCGATTGCACCGCCCTTGTACTTTCCGAAACGGAACGTATCCACATTATCCCATACATACTCGTAGTGTGTCCATGAGCGGGTCTTTCCGCGCAGGCTCTCGTCAACCTTGCATCCGGGGTACTTGCTCATCGCAGTCTCCTTTGAGGTGGATATCTTTCCGTGATACGTGTACTCTGTGATATGAAGCGTCTGACCGCCGCCGGCATCAACAACCTTCTTGTTCTCTGACCACAATGTGTAGAACTTGGTCGCGAAACCGATGACATATCCAGTAGTATCGGTATTCTCGTTTGTTTCTTTTGCTGCAATAGATGTGTTCATGACTTATATTTGGCTTTGTTGTTAAACGGTATGCAAATATAATTATTAGCTCAACTCCATGCAAGAAAAATCCTGAAAAACTTTCTTCAACAAGTGATTTTTAACTCTCATTAACAAACTGATGACATATATGTTGCAAAACAACAACCACAAAAAACAAAACAGACCATAGAACCAAAACGGCATCTATGGTCTGAACAAAATAATAATTATTGAAACAACAGCTAAAATCTGTACATTTTAATCAAGTTCTAATAGAACTGCGCGACGTATTTCTTGTAATCATCGTCTATAATCATTCTCACATATCCTTCATCCGCATTCAACATTTCCGCAATCTCTTGGACAGAGGTTCCGCAACGCCATAGCATTAAAATCTGATCATCCATTTGTTCTATATATTTAAGAGTTAAAAACAATACAATGTCTATATATTGTACTACTACATCACAAAATAGTTTAAAAAAACTGCGGATGCTATCACAGCACCCGCAGCCCAACATACTTTTAAAATTATAATGAAAAAATCAAATGTTGCTGCAAAGATATGAACTTTTTTTCATCCGTGCAAGAATTTATATAAAAAAAAAAAGCGATCGTTATCACAACGACCGCTCACGAAAATCAAATTGCATAATCACTTAATAAATGCTACAAAAGCTTTACTCGCCGCAAAGATATGAACTTTTCACAAAATATGCAAGAGTTTGCTTCATTTTTTTCCAAACAATCAACAAAAAAGCCGCTACTTATCACAAGCAACGACTCTCCCTTTTTTAACAATTAACAAAATTATAACACCACGATTTATAGCAAAAAAGTTTTCATCATCACAATAAAGTGTTCAACCTGTTGCTCATAATGTCGAAGAACTTCTCATCCAGTTCTATACCGATGAACTTCATTCCACAGTTAAGAGCAGCAACTCCAGTACTTCCGCTACCGGCAGTGAAGTCAAGAACGGTCCCTCCGACCGGACAATAAGACTTACACAGGAACTCCATCAGCTCTATCGGCTTCTGTGTAGGATGCAGCTGGTCCTGTCTTCTCCACTTCTGAGGAAAGTCAAGCACGCTGTCAGGATGCCTCGTCCCCTTGTTGTCAGTCTCAACACCTCGGATTCCGTAGTTCATATTGTTGGTCTTGTTCGGAGTGTACGCACGCTTGTAGGGTTCACCATCTCTCATCTGCGGACAATAATACGCCGCCGAGTTTCCGAACACAAGAATGTTCTCATGCTTCTTCATCGGCATGTACTTTGCCGTGAACGGGGAACCGCACTTGCTTTTCTTCCATATGAGCTCGTATCTGTACTTCTTCTCGTTGCTCAAAGCAAGTTTGTGCGTGAAAATGCCGCCGGAAAACAGGACTATGTTCCCGTTATCGACAACAAGAGAGTCAAGACACTTCCACATGTCAGTGAAGTCTATGATGCTCTTGTCGAACTCCGAAGAAAAGATTCCATAAGGCGGATCGCATATGACAGCATCGACCTTGACTCCCTGCTCGATAAGAATTTTCATCTCCTCGATACAGTCTCCGTTTATAATCGTATATCTCGGATCCTCTATCTTCTGTCTCATTTGCATTTTCGATTTGTTTTTCCTTTTTTGTGCCACCGGTTCATCATCTTGCATTCCTTTGTTTCATCGCCGCTGTTTTTTTGATTCTCTTTCAAATCTTCCATATCGCTTGTCCATCTATTCTTGTCGATAGTGCTCGACAAGACACCAAGAACAAAAAGCCACATATTAATGAATTTTCTAAAACACATAATCGCGCTTATATCATTCCTGAACCACAACGGACTAATGAAAGCCTGCCCACTATAAAAGAAACCCAAATTCTGTTGCGTAATCGCGCTGACGAACACATACTGCGGATACAAGCCGTCTGACGACTTGGTCTTATGCATGCCAAGCGACGAGCAACTCATCAGAACAACCGGACCCTTGATTATTGACAAACTCTCGACAATCAATTCCGGACTCTTCGCAAGCATTCCTGCATACAGATACCAGTTGCGCACATCTTGAGGATTGTCTGTCACCCCCTTCTCAACCGCACGGCTATCCCATGTATTGTTATACAAATTGCAAATCATCTCAAGTCGCGCAAAACACTTGGCTGTATATGACCGGATTCTTTCGCAGTGCAAAGCATACTCGGAAGTTCTGGTCAACATATCGACAGAGCTATCATCCGGCGTCATGGTGTCAGAACCGAAACTCCCTTGAAATATGCTGCAAGTGCAAAACTTAACACTGAACTCAGCCAAAATTGTCGATTCCACGCATTCATAGTCCTCAGGCTTCGCACGCTTCAGTTCAGCAGAGGTATCGACATCAACCATGAATATGCCTGTAGAACCGCAGTTCCGGAAAACGAACCTGTGCTTCGACATCATGGACAAAAAGTACTCACACTGTCCTGTATTCTTAACCGATATTGCGACTCTCATGTTGTAGAAAATAACAAAGATTGCAGTTTGGTTCTCGTGAACCGACCAAAATCTTTGGCAAATTTATGATGTTTTCTCGAATTAAGCAAGAAAAATATAAAAAATTATACAGTTGGTGCAAATATTGCCCAAACTATAAGTGCTACTATCCAAATACCGATAGAAATGCATTCCCAGTACTTTTCAGTAAAATAACTATACGAACTTTTCATGTAAATTTGTAAAGTACGATGAATAAATATACTGCAAACGTAATAAGGAATAGCGTTACATACGACACTATTAATAAATCATCTCCAGTATCTATCACTTTAACGAGAAATGCGAAAAATACCATAAGTGCTACTATTGCAATTACAAATGCAATTGCACCCTTATATCTCTCATAAAAATACTTTCTACTGCTTATCATATAATCTGACTAAAATTAAGTAAATAATTAGGAGCGCGATTACGTACGGTACAACCCAAACCCACAACGGTTCAATCCTCGTTACTGTTGGTAGATAAACACACCATACAAAAAATTATTCGATTTTCTTGAAAAAATACTCAATCGCGCTGTGAACGTATATGAAATGCGTAGGGGTCTCCGCACACAAGTCGCCATATGGATTGTACAAATCAGGTTTGTCAATCACGAGCTTCTTCGCAATACCCGGACAATATTTGTTTATCAGAACACGTAGTTCTTTTTCTGGATACGGAGTCGAATTTCGCGTCAAGCGTTCCCATTCTTCTACCGTTATTTCTGCACTATTACAATCATATCTAATTTTCATTTCATTCTCTACAGTTTTTATGAAATCATTATCGTCAAATTTATCACAAACCGATTATTTGTTCGCATTTCTGCTCATTGCCACCAGATAATCAAGATTAGATCTCAACTCATCTATTTCATCCATGATTTCATCGAACGAAAGATTGTCCAGAACAAGACTCAAATTGAGTTGTCCAAAATAAGAACTATTGTGCTTGTCATTCAGACCGCTTTTCTTTCTGTTATATCTTGTTCGAATTTCATTATAAATCGAACGGTTAACCGTTTTTGGAATCCAGACCGTGATTTCAAGAACATCATGGTTCTCATTATCTTCGTTCGGAATCACGTAGAAACTACCATATGCAAAATCTTGATTACCAAGATTTTTCAAGGAACCGCCTCTATAATTAAACAGCTGCATCATCCATCTGTCGTCATCGGCAATGCATCTAACTTCAATCTGGACGTTGATTTTGCCGTCTCTTTTCCTCTCGTCTCGCTGTGCATAAGGAAACAATCTCGATGCTACGCATTCCATGGTATATGACAGTTTTCTGTCCTCAAAGAACTTCTTTGCCGCATTGAACTTCTGTGCTGGAGTCATATCGGAATACTTGGATGTTGTCAAATCTGAATATGCATACTCATCCTCATCCTCATCTTCTTCATCCACATCCAGACAATCATCATCGTATTCGTTATCTACCATCGTTTCAGCAGATGCGAACCCGCTTAACTTAGCCCAATAAGGAGTGTCTCCGTCATAATCAACTTTTTCAGCACGGTCAATCTCGTTTTCATATTCCCTTTTGGAGTCCGCGAACTTGCTTCGCTTGACGCTGTAAGGAGTGCCGCCGTCATAATCAAATTCATATTCAGACTCGTCATCTTCATCATATGAAGACTCATCCAGCCTTCTCTTGACAATCTTGGAAACGTTCTCCATGATTGCATTATATTTCTCATGCTTCTGTCGCGCGCTCAAACGTCTCATCATATTACTTACCGCTCATATTATAAGATATTTATTTTCAAAACAGCGCGAACTCCTCTGGCTTCTTCTCCTTCTTATCAGGATAAACCGGATACTCCTGAATGTCAAGCCCCGGCATCTTCTCGTTCAGCCATTCCGCAAGAATATGCCTGTGACAGAAGTCCTCAGGTCTCTCGTAGCAGAGCATCGCGACATCCCTGCCGCCTGAAATCTGCTCAAGGAATTCCGTGATGTACTCCGGATGGAACCTGTACGCGCACAGAATCTCGTTGATATACCGTTCCTTATACTTCTCGTCGTCATGGTCCTTCTTGTGTTCCATCAGAATCGAACCGCTCGGAGCGACAGACGCAAGGTTCGGTCCTTCGAAGAACGAAGGAACTTTTAGACAAATAGCGCAGCAAGCGATTCCTGCCTTCTCAAGATTCGGAATGTTGCTAAAATACGATGTGTAAATCTTCATTTTCTTTCTTTATTAAAAATTAAACAAAACTTATATATTTGCCAGAATAGTCAACATATGCAGCAGGACCTATACGGACAACGCCATCCCTGTCAACAACAGGTCTGAACCTTATCCACTCGTCAAGCAGCTGCTTGCCTCCAGCATCAAATATGTTGTACATAAAATAGTCATAACTTCCGGTTTTCTCTATGGCAACCAGCTCGTCAGGAACAAGCGTGTATATCTGCGTCAGTCTTTCTCTTTCGCCAATCTTCGGACTCATTAGTTTTCCGCTCTTGTATGCAAGGACATCACAATAAATCTTCGGACTCATTAGCGTTCCGCCCTTGTATGCAAGCACATCACCGTCGTTCTTGTCAAGCCGCGTGACGAACACGAAACCGTTTTCAGCCTTTCCTTTATATAAGAACCATTCATCGGAAACCAGCCTTAATGTCTTGTCATTAATGAAGTTGAGCATCCTTCCGCTATAACCACTGTCCAACGAGTCGTCGCCGGACTTTGCAACCGTCAAGAAACCGTCATCGCAGACATCACAGTACTTCAGATTGTCCTGAACAATCCCCTTTCCCCATTCTATCACCATAGTAGGGCTTCCAAGTTCACGCACAGCAGCAACAAGATTCGGACCTACGCAGTTTACAGAATAGAACCATTCATCAGAGCATTTCACTCCGGTACTGCTTACAAGTGTTTTCTTTGCATCATTCTTGAACCACTTCATGACTTCATAGAATTTGAAGTCGCCAAACCCCAAGTTAACCGAAACGTCATCGAAGCATTCCCCGCCAAAAAGCACTTTTCCGGACCCGGTGTCCATGAACTGCCAGCAACCGTTCTTCTTGAAAGCGTATATTCCACACTCTGGCCAGCCGCAGACATCGTCGAACCATTCATCGGAAACAGGAGTTCCGTCTTCTCTCACAAACCTGCATGTGAAATCTGTGCCGTATGCGACTTTCGCGAAACCATTCTCCATAGCGTTGCTCTTTCCGGGAATCCAATTCTCCAACACAAGAGTGCCGTCCCTGTGGACGTAGTTGCTCTTTTTCCGAACCGGAATCCCGTGCTCATTGTAACACTCTCCTTCCTTACAAGATCTGCAGACCAGTGCGACATCGCGCTTCTTTCCATGTCCAAAATCAATAAACTCATACCACTCGCTACATACGGGCTTTCCTGTCTTGTCAATGAAGTTGTACAATTTGTCCTTCATCACAACCGCGACACCATCAACGAAGTTCTCCATCCAGTCATAATTCTCCTTGCACAAAAACGTCCCGTCCGTTGACAAGAAATTGAACTCCTTGGAACCGCCGCGCTTGACCCATGCATATCCTTCGAAAAACAAAGGAGAACAACCCAAGAAATCTTCATTCGATAGAACTCTGCCGTCCATCGTGATATAGTTGCAGCATCCTTCCGTGAACTTGACATACAGCAAACCATCGGCGCAGAACTTAGGTCCGTACTTGAATTTCGGCAATACCACGCCGATGTCGCTCAATATGGTTCCGGACGAGTCAACCAGCGACATGCTCTCGCTCCCGACCCCTGTTCCGAAAGTTGTCACCACATATCTGCTGCCGGCTTCGTCAACCGCATCCATAAGCCTGATGCGGGAAGCGGCACGGACAAAGCTTCCCTGGAGCTTGCTGACATTCTCCTTGTTCAGAACCCCGTCATCGCCACCTGCATAGAAGGACCATATGTTCTCGTCGTACGCGATGCATATTGCATATCCGGTCCGCTCATGGTTGTCCCGGCTTACCAGCTCGCTTGCAACCATGCGCACGTTGCGGTTTTTCATACACACATTGCTTGACATGAGAACATCAATCATGGATGCAGCCATGAACGCGAATGAATCTTCATCAGAATGGTCATTGCACACATACATGACAAATCCAAGATTCTTTGCCCGGCATAACATCACGGACGCGTCCTGACGAGAACGGCTTGTTGAATAAACGCCGATAATCTTCGAGCAATCGTTATCAAGAAACTCCATATCCGCATCCCATCCGTCAACATATCCGAGATTCTTCATTCTTTCAAGAACCGGCTCCATGACAGAACCATAAAAAATCTCATTGATTGCGGACTTGTCATTATCGTCAACATCGAAACTGAAAACGAACTCATAGCACGAGCCGGACTGTTCCTGCATATCGTCCACAACTTCATCAGTTTCCACATCACCAAGCAGGGACTCGTTCATGCATATGATTTCCGGATGTTCTTTCATATCTTGTCTATAATTATATAATGCTTGTGAAATTTCCAGAGTAGTCAACAAACGCCGCAGGACCCACTCTTACAATGCTGTCCCTATCTGCCACAGGCCGGAACCTTGTCCATTCAGAAAGCAGTTGCCTTCCGTCAGCGTCGAACAGGTTGTACAGCATGGACTTGTTATCGTCGTCAAAAATCTCTACAACGACCAGCTTGTCCGGAACGACTGTGTATATCCGGTTCAACTTCTTTCTTTCCTTTCCGAACAACAGCACACCATTGCAAGTCAGCACGTTGTTAGTATTCACGACCACGAACCCGCTCTGCATCTTTCCGGATCGATCAAGCCAAGAATCAGAAACAAAACTTCCATCCGGCCTGATATAATTGATTTTTTCATCCCCGTGCTCATCCTTCATCTTCACTTTCGCATATCCGCCGATAAAATGTTCACAATCGGTCAGGTTGTCAACAATAACACCGCCGCCCCACTTGGCAACCGTGCGCATTCCGTATAGTATATTACTATAGCAAACACAATCATAACCGATATATTTCACAAAGGGCTTATAGTCATCCACGCACTTCTTTCCATCATCAGAAACAAGATTGTACATGTTCCTGTTGTCAGTTCCGCTACCGATACTCGTCACCAAATAGAAAGTCTTGTTGAAATCCTTGCTATACACCTCACGATCAACGTCATCGAACATCTCGCCGTCAAAGAGAACCTTGTTCGTACCAGCATCCATAAACTGCCACATGTCATATCCGTTGGACTGTCTCTTCTCGAAAGCAAAGACTCCGTTCTGCGGATAGCCGCACACGTTCTTGAACCACTCCTTCGACACGAGGCTTCCGTCCGCCCTCATGAAATTATAGAGACCGTCATTGTTGCTCAACTTCGCGAACCCATTCGCCATATTTCTGGACGATTTCGAAACCCACTCGTCCAGAAGAAGGTTGCCGTCCACGTCAGCATAGTTGCTGACAAAACCGAGATTGTTAGAAGAACCGTCATGCTTGTAGACATGCATGATGCCGTTGTCTCCGATTTCGACGAGGTCGTACCAAGTGCTCCACCTCAGGACGCCCTTGTTGTCGATGATGTTCTTTTTATCGTTGTACCCGACAACCGCATATCCGTTCTTAAAATCGGAAGCATATGAAAACTGCTTTCCGCCAAGTACGTTTCCGTCCTTGTCAAAGAAAGACCAAACGCCGGGCCTGATATTCACCCACACATATCCGTCGTTGAAGCAAAATCCGCATCCGATACAGTTCTTTCCCAAAAGCAGCGAGCCGTCCTTCCTGATGAAGTTATATGATTCGGAGAAAAATGATATGCGCATAAGACCGTTGTCGAGGAACCTGCCCCATATAAACTGCCTGATGCTGTTGCACGGATATCTGCCCAGCACTTCCCCTTCCGAAGAAAGCAGCATCGCTGCAAGACTATCAACAGATTCGCCGAAAGTCAATGCCATATACCTGCTTCCCTCGTCATCATCGGCTTTCATGAGACCTATCATGCCGGCGGTCCTGACAAACTTGCCAGCAAACGACTCACAAACATCCCGGTCCAGATTTCCGCCATAATCACCAGCATAGAACAGCCACTTGTGCCTGAACATATCCTTCTGTACTTTCTGGAAATCTATGTCGCCGACATCATCACTATCAAGACTTCCCACATAGCGGCGGATGACACAGAACTGCATGACCGCAGAGTCGTCAACCAGCTTGTCAACAACAAGACGAACTCCGGCATGCAAATCACAAAGACCGCCGAGAACAAGAGCATGAATCAGACTCGCGCAAACCGTTCCGAAAGAGTCTCCGCGCGCATCAGAGTTGTCAAGCCAGATGTCCATCGCGAACGTCGAGGAACCCCTCTTCTTATCCTTGTTCTCCATAAAGCACTTCGAATAAGTCTTGAGAATATCAAACCGAGATATAGACTCAATCTTCTTATAGAACTTCCACGACTTGACAAAACCCTTTCCTCGCATCCTCTGAAGCCCGGATTCCATCAACTCGAAGAATATGTTCTTAATCATCTGCGTTGTAAAAGAATGAATAGAATAAGTATTGAAGTCGAAAGTGAACCTGAAGCACACGTTGTCTGCAAATTCATTCTCATCAACATCAAGCACTTCGTCGCTGCCGATGTTGTCAAGCAGAGACTCGTTCAGATATATCGGTAACTTTTCCATCTCTTGTCTAATTCACATTATATCAAGCATGCGATCTCACCAGAGCAGTCAACATAAGCACCAGCGCCGACCCTTATGATTCCGGACTTGTCAGCAGCAATCCAGAAATTCGTCCATTTGTCAAGCAACTGGTCACCTTCGCAGTCGAATATGTTGTACAGTCGACCCTTTTTGACTTCCTTCTCCACAATGACAACCTTGTCCGGGACAACCGCCTGCACCCTTTTCAATATGCCGTCGCAACCGTCAAGCAGAAGTTTGCCGTTACTGCACAGCACGTTGTATTCCAGTTTTCCGGACTGCGCATAATTCACTATGCAAAAACCGTCATTCAACGTTTCTTCTGTATACAAGAACCACTTATCCGACACAAGCCGGCATTCCTTGTCGATAAAGTTGTACTCGATGTCCCCGACGCCCTTTCTGCGTCGCTCAACCCTTGCATATCCTCTTTTGTAACATCCGATATTCTTGATGTTCTCAAGCATCACGTCGCCGCCCCATTTAGCGACCATCGTCGGAGACGTCTCATACATCCTTGCGGCAACCATGCCGTTTCCAATATCCTGCATATACTCAAACATACCGTCCATAGCCTTGACACCGTCCTTCGAAATCAAGTTCATGGCAAAAGACCGGCTTCTTCTTTTATCGCCATCATGCAAAGTATAATTTTCAACAGTATAGTTATCTTCACCCACGCCCAAGTGAACATTGTCAAACTCCTCTCCGCCGAACAGAGGCTCCAGCGTATCCACGTCCATAAACCTCCACTTATCATCAGGCGCATATTTGTACGCTATCACGCCACGTTCCGGACAGCCGAGAACTTGCGCGAACCATCGTCTGGACAAAAGATTTCCATCTTGCTTCAGATAGTTGTAAGCATCCCTTCTCTTATCCCAAAGCAATGCGAAACCGTCCTCCATAGGCTCGCAATCATAGTCAACCCATTTTCTCATAATCGTCTTGCCGTCCATGTCTATGTAATTATACAACGAATCGCCTTTGACTTTCTTTCCAACTCTGAATATCATACCAGAAGTTCCTGTTCCGGGTTCTATATCTTCATACCACTTTCTAAAGATGGTCTTTCCGCTCGTGTCGATGACGTTTTCCTTGCCATTGTCGTTGACCACGGACAATCCGCCATCAAACTCGCTCATATGGCTAAACCATTTATTACATAGAATATTTCCGGCGGCATCAACCATGTTGTTGTGCGAGTTGCCGTCTTCAACCAGCGCGTATCCGTCTGAGAAAGTCTTGCTACACTCGTTATAATCCCTATCCGACAACAGGGTTCCGTCCTTGCGGATAAAATTATATAAACATCTTTCGAATTTCACATATAGCAAGCCGTTGTCAAGAAACTTCGGACCGTAATCAATTTCGTCCAGATTCCCAGGATAAGATGCAATCATTCTGCCGTCCCGTCCGAACATATAAAATTTATCATTATTGTTCATATCATAATGCAATAGCGCGAACAGCACTATGTATATGCCAGTCTCATCATCGACCGCCGACATCAATCCTGAGGAAGAAGCTGTCCTAACAAAGCCGCCGGCAAATGAAACGCATGCGCTCCGGTCAATATTCATGTCATCTTTTCCCGCATAAAAATACCATTCCTTGTTTTCAAAATACACGCACCGGATTTCATCTGTTTCGCTACCGTTCTCGAATCTTGTCAATCCGAGCCTTACCCCATAATCCCCCGACATGATGCCACTTGACTTAAATGAAAATAACAGCACTCCGCTAACATATCCAAGCACATCCTCACTGAACGAACGACTGTCAAAAACAACATGCACGGAAAATGTGTCTGTATTCTTGTAGTATTTCTTTGCAGGTTGATAATTATGCATGTACCTTGAAAACCTATCAATAAAATTCGAAAGAGCGGACGAGCCGAACTTATTGTCAACCTTCTTGATGCAAGTCCACGACCTGACAACTCCCTTCCTCGCCATTGTTGCAAGCACAGGCTCTATGACCGTGTCGAAGAACATGCTCTTGACATTCAAAATGTCACTTCTGAAATTGAACGAGAACTTATACTCGACTACGTTTCCGTTGTCAAAATCGTCATTGTCGTCAGTCACCTCGTCTATGCCGATGCCGTCAAGCAGGGACTCGTTCAAATATGCGCTATATGGATAATCTCTCATCGCCTTTTCGTCAATTCAATTATATTATGCTTATCGTTTTTCCGGAATAGTCAACATACGAGCACGAACCGACCTTTATGATTCCGCTTCCCGCATCGGCTATCCTGAACTTTGTCCACTCGCCAAGCAGCTGCTTTCCGTCAGCATCGAACAGGTTGTACACGACATTGCTGCCCCTGTCCATCGCCTTGACAACAACCAGCTCGTCAGCAACCACCGCATATATATGTAGTAGTGCCATCTTCGACGACTTGCAGTCGAATATGATGTTTCCGCTCCTGCAAGCCAGCACTCCGACACTGGCGCTGTCCCGAGTCATCCTGACAACAGCGAAGCCGCCGTGCGAGACTTCGTAAACACGTTCGAACCAGACACCGGACACGAGTTTTCCGTCCTCTCCTATGAAGTTGTACTTGCCTTCGAGAGATTTCACCTTCGCATAACCATCAGAGAACTCTTCCATACCTATGACATTCCTGTCAATGAATACTCCGTTGGAACCCCACTTCAAGAGCATAATCGAACGGCATTCCGCGCTCATCAAGACAGACGCGAATCCGTTGCCCATATACTTGACTTGCATGAAGCCGGAACCGCTGCAGCACATGACACCGTCTGCGGAAATCAGGTTGCACAACTTTCTGCCCGGATGTTTCGGATCATTAAGCGTCACTTCATAGTACATGAATCCGTCTTTCCCGCTCTTGGTACACACGCTCCAAAAAGCGGTTCCGCCGAACAAGACACTGTTCGTTTCTGAACTCCTGAACTCCCACATCAACAATCCGTCTTCATGCTGGACGAGAGCGGCAAATACTCCATGTTCAGGCCATCCGCACACGCCTTTGAACCAGTCTTCAGACACAATGCTTCCGTCAGACCTCATGTAGTTGTAAACTTTATATGTTCCATCAGACTTGCACAACTTCGCGAAACCGTTCTTCATCACATCGCAGTCTCCGAGAATAAACTTGTCAAGAAGGAGTTTGCCGCTACGGTCAATGAAATTGCACCCGCGTCTGTCGCTGTCATTGCCGATATCTACCACCAGCGCGACGTCACGCCTGCAACTGACTCCCGGTTCGGGAGAATCATAACTGATACTGTCATACCACTCTCTGGAAATGAACTTGCCGCTCGTGTCAACAACGTTCATCTTCATTTTCGAGTCGGTTGAACCGCTGCCGAACAGTCTGGTCACCAGAGCGAGTCCGTCCACGAAGTTGCCGACATGCCAGCACCACTCGTCAAGCAGCGTGTTTCCGTCACTGTCTATCAGGTTGTACTCGTTCAACACACCTCCAGTTTTCCGGCTGACAGCGGCATAGCCGTCAGGAAAGCTCTCCGAACCGCTGGCAAGATTCCCCTCAATCAACATGCTCCCGTCCATCTTCAGGTAGTTCACCCTGTTCTCTTCCAGCTTCACGTACATCAGTCCGTTGTCAAGGTACCTCCCGTTCTTTGCATTGTAAAGCTCGACCATGTACTGCTCGAGAACATTGCCGCCGGAATCGATGACGAACATGTTCTCGTCGCCCGTGTTCTTTCCGAACGAGTATGCAACATACCGGCTCGCATTGTCATCCACAGATTCCATGATTCCGAGCGTCCTTGCAATCCTGACGAAGCATCCAGCAAGCCTCGAACTGCCGAAGTTCTCGTTGTTTCCGTCCTCTCCGCAATGGAAGATCCACCTGTTACCAGAATCATAGAACACGCAGTAGTTATATTGATGCGAAGAATTGTCATTGTCCGTCTTCCAGAATGCCATCCTCACGAAACCGTTGTCCGAGACGCCGCTTGCAATGACATACTGCATCATGCGCGCTGCAATCTCGCAAAGGCACTCGGCATTCTCATCATCCGTCGGAACACAGACGCGAACAGACCGGACTACCGCCTTCCTGTTGTATGCTGCTTTCGCAGACATGCCGTAAATCCGTTCCGCATACGCGTCGATGAGCGGAAACTCATCCTGAACGTAATTCATATCGTCCAAAGACCATGAACCGACATTCCCTCTTGACCTCAGCATATCAAGAACAGGCTCCATGCAGGTGCCGAAGAATATGTTATTGACAGCATGGGTTCCATACTCGCTCTTGGAGTTGAAATGGAACATGAACCTGTACTCGGCAGTCCGTTCATGACCGTTCGATTCGTCATTCACCTCGTCGGTCTCCACCTTGTCAAGCAGGGTCTCGTTCAGCGCGTATATGTCATTCAAAAACCTTCTCATTTCGCATATTCGATTATATCAGACCGGCTATCTTGCCGGAACGGTCAACATATGAGCACGGACCGACCTTCAGCAGTCCGCTCCTGTCAAGAGCGATACGGAACGCGGTCCACTCGTCAAGCAGCTGCTTTCCGTCAGCGTCGAACAGGTTGTACTTCTTGTCACCCTTTTCATCCGCGCACTCGACAACGACCAGCTCGTCCGGAACGGCTTCATACAGCCGAATCAGATTCAAGCCAGAACCGGCCAATCTGGAACCGTTCGTGCCGAACACGCGCTTTCCGGTCTTGCAGACAAGAACATCCGACACATTGTCATTCTTGACGGCGACAAAGCCGCCTCTCATGTATGTGCTTATGTTTTCGAACCAGATGTCTGAAACAAGATTGCCGTCCCTGTCTATGATATTCTCTTTCATGTCTCCGGACGACACGACCCGCGCGTATCCGTATTCGTCAAACCTGTTTATGAACGAGACCTGCATGCCGAGATCAACCGGTCCGGCTCCCCACTTCCACAGCACCGTGTCTCCGGACCGCAACTGGACAGAAGCGAACCCGTTCCCGACATACTGTATTCTGGTGGCGTCATCCATGCCGCAGCACGCCTTGCCGTCAGCGGAAACCATGTTCTGAAAAGTCTTCATGGAATACCCGTTCTGATAGCCGTGAAACGTCCACGTCCCGTTCTCTTTCGAATATATATGGTCGACATGGTACATCTTGGCGCCGTCATCCGCTTCGATGACATCAAGCTTGCCGAACTTGTATCCCTCAAGCACCGTCCTGCCGGTCTCCGTTTCCATGAACCGCCACTCGTCACAGCCTCTAACGAAAGCGAATACTCCGCACTCGGGCCAGCCGCACACGTCATCGAACCACTCTTCCGAAACAAAACTTCCGTCCTCCCTTATGTAGTTGTATGTTTTTGTTCCGTCCTCGTTTATGCACACGCTGGCGAACCCGTTCGACATGCAACCGCAGCCGCCATTGAACCATTCCTTAAAGAGCATCTTTCCACTCCTGTCCACATAGTTGTACTCCCAACAATTGGACAGGCTGTCATACCTTCCGACCTTCGCGACATCGCGCTTCCGGTTCGGATTCACGGCTCTCTTCCTGTTTGCAGAATCATCGAACGCGACATACTCGTACCAGTCGTCAAGAATCGGCTTTCCGCTCCTGTCTATGATATTGCTATTGCATATCTTGCGTTCATCGTCGTATCTGGTTATCACGGAAAGACCGTCAACGAAGTTCTCCGCGCCCAAAATCCAGTCTCCAAGCAAAGAATTGCCATCCTTGTCTATCAACTTGGCACTCGTCGTACCTGACTTGTTCTTTATCCGGATCGAGATGAATCCCTCCGAGAAACTGTCCTCGCATTCGTCAAACATATAGTCCAGCAGGAAAGTTCCGTCCATCTTCAGGAAATTCATCTCTCTGTTAAAGTTCATGTACATAGACACTGCCATCAGTCCGTTCTCATCGAATCTTCCGAACTTCGAGTCTGTTATGCCGGCTTCATGCTCGAACAGCAATCCGCCGGAAGAGTCAAACATGTACATCCTTTGCTGCGAAGCCATCCTGCTGAAACCGTATGCCACATACCTGCTTCCGGCGTCGTCGACCGGCTCGATGATTCCCATGCGACCCGCAATCCTGATGAAGCTTCCGGCGAACTTCACGCAGCCCTTTTCGAGGTTGTACCCTTTCCGACCGCAATGGAACACCCATTTCGCACCGTCGTCGCAGAACACGCAGCAAACGTTATCATCGCCGATTTTCCAGAAAGCCATCCGGACCCCGCCCTCCGTGCATATCCCGCCCGCCATGACTGACCGCATCATATGCGCGGCTATGGTCACGAGACCGTCAGCGGTCTCGGAATCCTTCGGGATGCTGACATCGACAGACAGCACGCTCGAATCCTTGAACTTCCTCTTCGCGCTCCCGTACATGTCCTTCGAATAGAAGTCGAGGTTCGGAAAGTCGTCAGGCTTGCCGAGCTTCCTGATGAACTTCCAAGAATCGGCAAGCTCCATGTTCTTCAGTCTGCAGAGCGCCGGCTCCATGCACGTGTCGAAGAACATGCTCTTGACAGCGGCAGCTCCCAGGCCGCTCTTGAAATGGAACATGAACCTGTACTCGACAGGACCGTCGATGCTGGCATCCTCGTCATCCCTCACTTCATCATTCTCGACGCTGTCAAGAAGCGACTCGTTCACTGCGTATATGCCATTCGGAAACTTTCCCATTGCCTGTTTCGTTTTCATTATATGATAGTCGCGACCTTTCCGCTGTAGTCGACATAAGAAGCCGGACCGACCCTCATCAGCCCGTTATCAAGAGGCATGATGCGGAACTCTGTCCATTTGTCAAGCAGCCGGTTCCCGTCGCAGTCGAACATGTTGTACTTAAGGGTATTGGAAATCCATGCCTCGACAATGACCAGCCTATCCGGAACCGCGACATATATCTTGTTGATGCCGAGACCCTCCGGACCGAACAGCATCTTCCCTGTCTTGCAGACAACCACGTTCGCAACCTTGCATTCCCCCTTTCCGGTCCAACACACTGCGAATCCGTCCTTGCAATATCCGATGCCGTCAAACCATTCATCCGAAACCTGCTTTCCGTCCTTGCCGACAATATTATGCTTGGAATCCTTTGACGCGACCAGCGTATATTCGCTATCGCCAAACATCGATGCACCTGAAATATTCCTGTCCAGTCTCACGGGACCTGTTCCCCATTTCCATAGGACGGTGTCTCTTGTGAATTGCTTCCGGACTGTCGCGAAACCGTTCCCTATGTAGCTCACGTCCCACGAGTCCGTCTTGTCGCAGCACATCACTCCGTCCGCGGAAATCAGGTTGCTATATCTCTTGCCTCTGACAACATCATAGACTTCCACGTCATAATACTTGAAACCGTCATTCGCGACCTCGTGGTTAACTTTTCTGAATACCTCACCGCCGAACAGCAGTTTCCCGCTGCCGGTTTTCCTGAACTTCCAGCCGCCTCCCGGATTGACAAACGCGAACAGCCCGCATTCAGGCCAGCCACAAACCGCACCGAACCACTTTTCTGAAACGAAGCTTCCGTCCTCTCTCATGAAGTTATATCTGTACCGGTTGTTCTCGAACTCACCCACCGCCGCAAAACCGTTCCTCATGACACCGCAGCCTCCAGACAGCCATTTCCCAAGAAGCAACTCGCCTTTCCTGTTCACGTAGTTGTACTTCCACGAACCGTCAGCAGACCTGCATATGACTCTTGCAACGGTCCGCCTTCCAGTATTCGCATCATCTTCAAAATCTATGTCCTTGTACCATTCCGAAAGAACCGGCTTTCCGCTCCTGTCTATGAAGTTCTTGTTGTTCTTGTCGTTGGAATCTGGCATACGCTTCGATATTACCGCAAGACCGTCAGAAAAGTTCTCGACATCCGCATACCAGTCTTTCAGCAGCAGGTTCCCGTCCTTGTCAATCAGGTTCGATTCCGAACACCTGTCTTGGTTGAGCCTTGTCACTCTTGCATACCCCTCGGAGAACGTTTCCGAGCAAGCAAAGAAATCATCAGGCGACAGTTTCGTTCCGTCCATCTTCATGTAATTCTCACGACCTCTTGAGAATTTGACATACATCAGACCGTTCTCAAGATACTTTCCGTTTTCTGTCCCTGACTCAAGCTCGACCTCGTAATCCGCCAAGCAATTTCCGTCCGATGTGATGACGAACATCATCCAGTCCTTGGTCAATTCTCCATAACTGTATGCCACATATCTTGTTCCCGCTTCGTCAACAGGCTCTATTATACCGAGTCTCTTCGCAATCCTGACGAAGATTTCTGCAAGTTTTCTACACCCCACCGGATACATGGCACCGAATTGTCCGCAATAGAACAGCCACTTGCCGCCTGCGGCATAGCACGCGCTGTACACGACGTCGGCATCCGTGTTCCAGAACGCCATTCTAATGTCTTTGCCTGTATTCAATCCGCACATAAGGACAGCCTGCATCAAATGCGCCGCTATCGGTACAACCGTTTCTGCGGTTTCCGAAGAAGCGTCTATCCGGACATCTACAGACAACGTGAACGGACTCTTGAACACCTCGTCCGCGCCAACTCCGTGCAAGCAGTACGAGTACGCGTCGATGTTGGGAAAGTCGCCAAGTTTGCCGAGCTTCTTGTTGAACGACCACGAAACCAGAACACCGCGGCTCCTCATCCTCTCAAGCGCCGGCTCCATGGCGGAGCCGAAGAACACGTTCTTGACCTGCTTGGATTTCTTGTCGGACTCGAAACTGAACATGAACCTGTACGTTACTGTCTGTTCAGCACCGGCAGCCTCGTCGTCAACAACCTCGTCCGCATCGACCTTGCCAAGCAAGGACTCGTTCAACATGTATATGTCATTTCCATAACTTCTCATCTTTCCATATCGTCTCGATTATATCAGGCATACCGTATTTCCAGAACAGTCAACATAAGCGGAAGGTCCGACCCTCAGCACTCTGCCGTCTTCCGTAGCGCAAATGCGGAAATCAGTCCACTCGTCCAGCAGCATGTTCCCGTCACAGTCGAATATATTGTACTTAAGAACAGAATCCTGTTTCTCGACAATCACAACCTTGTCGGGAACGGCGCCGCATATCCGGCACGGAAGTTCCTCGCCGGTTCTGAACAGCAGTTTTCCGCTCTTACACGAAAGGATGTTCATCATCTTCTCGATGTGGCGTCCGTCGCCGTAAGACCAGACTTCGACAAAGCCGCCTCTCATGTATGTGCTTATGTGTTCGTACCAGATGTCTGAAACAAGATTGCCGTCCTTGTCTATGACCGTGTACTTGTCAACTGACGTGACGACCGCGTATTCGCTGTCGCCGAGCCTGCATGCATGGGAGACAAGCCTGCCAAGCTCGACCGGACCCTTTCCGAACTTCAATATTTCCTTTTTACTGAAGTACGACTTGCTGGCAAGCACGAGTCCGTTCCCTACATAATTCATATCCCACATATCTGTCTTGTCGCGGCACATCACTCCGTCAGACGAGACCAAGTTGCAGTAAGCATTCATATCTTTGCCGTCACTGCCGGCAGTGCGCACGACATAGTACCTGAATCCGTCAGCACACACATTCTTGGCAACGCTACCAAACACGCATCCTCCGAACATGACCTTTCCGGTTTCCGTATCCATGAACTGCCAGTGTCCGTTCTTCTTGGACTTGAACGCGAAGATTCCATCCTCCGGCCATCCGAGAACACGTTCGAACCAATTCTTGGACATAAGACTTCCATTCTCCCTCATGTAGTTCCAAATCGTATCTCCGTCCACTGTTATCTTACTCAGTTCGGCAAAGCCGTTCACCATGCATCCACAATGTCCGTCGAACCATTCCTTGGATAACAGATTTCCGCTCCTGTCCACATAGTTCCATATAAGGGATCCGCTGCTGGACTTCCGGACTCTTGCCACAGTCCTCTTGCACCCATCATCCGGTTCGCCGTCCGCTTCCTCGAACCTGATATCATCATACCATTCTTTGAACAGCAGGTGTCCTTCTGTATCGACGACATTATGCTTTCTCTCAGTGCGCCAGTCACGGCGCATTTCCTTGACCACGATTGCAATGCCGTCCACGAACCTCTCTGTCCGTTTGCACCATTCGTCCAGCAGGGGGTCTCCGTCCTTGTCGAGAAAGTTCCCCTCCGCATAGCCGTCCGCTCCTGTTCTCATCACGGACACGAAGCCCTCAGAGAACACGCTGTCGCACATGTATCCATATTCCTGCCATGTCGTGCCGTTCATCCTCAGGTAGTTCTTGTACCGTCCGCTGAAATCCACGTACATCAGGCCGTTGTCAAGGAACCTTCCGTGCGCCGCCACTGCGAGAACCACGGTGAATTCGTTCAGACAGGTACCGTCCGACGCGATGAAGTACATCATCTGGTTTCCAGCATCCTTTCCGAAACTGTACACGACATATCTCGTGCCTGCATCATCAACAGGCTTCACGATACCCAGCTTTCCGGATTTCTTGACAAAGCACCCTGCAAACGTTTCGCACAAGTCAAGCGAATTAGAACAGTCCCTGCCGCAATGAAATACCCACTTTTCCCAGTCGCCGCTTGTTGTTTTCCTCTTATCGATTTCATAGAACACGCTGTAAACCAGACTGTCGCCGGTTCTCCAGAACGACTCCATCATGTTCCCGTCCATGCTGATTCCGGATGAAAGCGCGTACTGCATCAGAACCGCAGACACGGTTCCGAGGAACTCCGTGCTTTCTTCCGGCTCAGGAAACCTCACGGCGAGCGACAGTACGAAAGAAGGCATGTCGCTTGAAGACACAGACTCGTTGTACATGCAATCCATGAACAAGCCGATAAGCGGAAAGTCCTCAATGCGTCCGTTGGTCCTGTCGAAATCCCAGGATTCCAGAAGCCCCCTCGACTTCATCATGTCAAGAGCAGGCTCCATGACAGAACCGAAGAAAGTATCCATGACAATCTTCGGGTTCTTGTCGCTGTTGAAATAGAACAAGAACGTGTACTCAGCGACCGATTCATCCTCATCGGAGACCTTGTCCGCTTCCACTGCATCAAGCAGATTCTCGTTCATTGCATATATCACATTCGGAAATCTTCCCATCTTCTCTATTGTCGTTTATATGATGCTTACCGGCTTTCCTGAACAGTCCGCAAACGAGTTCGGTCCTATCCGGACAAGACCGTCGCATGCCGGCGCTATCGGGAAAGTCGTCCATTCATCAAGCAGCCGTTTTCCGTTCACGTCGAACATGTTGTACACGAAGCGGTTGTCCTTGACAGACTGGACAGCAACAACCTCGTCCGGAGAAATCACGTAGTGCTTATGGATGAATGTCGTTCCGCTGCCTCCGAATATCAGGACTCCTGTCTTGCACGCAAGCAAGTCCCAGACATCGGACTTGTCCCCGTCATCGCTCTTGACTTGAACTCCGACAAATCCGCCGTCGATATCTCCGACATATCCGAACCAAGTATCCGAAACAAGATTGCCGTCCGCATCAATCAGATTTTTCTGCTCACGCGAAAAAACCATTGCATAGTTTTCACGGAAAGGATTGATTGACGTAAGTCCCTTGTCGATTTCAACAGGACCTGCACCCCATTTCCATAGAATGGATTCTGAGAAAATTTTCTTGCGGACATCAGCAAAACCGTTTCCGACATAGGTTATGCTGGCGTATTCCATCTTGTCGCAGCACATCGTTCCGTCCGGACTTATCAGGTTTACAAATCCGTTCAAGAAAGAAAACTCCGGAAAAGTCTGAACCTTATAGTAATCGAAACCGTCAGTTCCGGTATTCTCTTCGACATACTTGAACACGGTTCCGCCAAACAGCGCATCGCAAGTGCCAGTGTCCATGAACACCCAGCCGTCGCCGGTCTGTGCCGCGAACATGCCGCGTTCCGGCCAACCGGCAAGACCGTTGAACCAAGTCTTGCAGACAAGGCTTCCGTCCTCTCTCATGTAGTTGTACTTGTTGCTGGTCGAGCTTTCGGTCTCTGTGAACCTGCATACCTTTGCGAACCCGTTCACCATGACGCCGCAGTCTCCGCGCAGCCAGTCTGTCAGGAGGATATTTCCGTTTCTGTCAGCATAGTTGTAATAGCGCGTCCGCGCTTCCCTGTCATACTTGCTGATTCTTGCGACAACGCGCTTGCGGTTAGGATCGAGAGCGCTGGGACCTATGTTCGGAGAATCGAAATCGACAGAGTCATACCAGTCCGAAAGGACAGGCTTTCCGCTCTTGTCAATGAAGTTGTTTACGCATTTCTGAAGCTCATCGTCATATCTGGATATCTCGGCAATACCGTCAACAAAGTTCCCGATAAAAACACACCAGTCTTTCAACAGCAGGTTCCCGTCCTTGTCAATCAGGTTATACTCGGTACCGCCGCTATTTTTCCTTTTTGATATCTGGAAGTATCCTTCCGAGAACTCTGAATAATCTGTATCGAAGTCATACGTCAGCTTGCTTCCGTCCATCTTCAGGAAATTATATTCCGATATTGCGAACTGTACCAGCAGCAGTCCGTACTTGTTGAACTTTCCGAAACTGGCTCTATACAAGTCAACATCCCTCTCGAACATGCAATTCCCGTCAGAGTCGAACATGAACATCTTCTCATCGCCGTCCGACAAGCCGAAACTATATGCAACGAATCGACTCCTTGCGTCATCGACCGCTTCCATGAATCCCATGTTTCTTGCCATCCTGACAAACATTCCCGCAAACTTATTGCATCCGCTATTCGAATTCCAGCCGCGCCGACCGCAATGGAACGTCCACCGCCATCCCCTTTCAAAGAATACGCTATATATGGTTTCGCTATCCTGTTTCCAGAAAGCCATTCTCAATCCGCCGTCGCTGTCCAGCCTGCATCCCACGGCACACTGAAACAAACGCGCTGATATTGTTACAATGGATTCCGCATTCTCGGCAGACTTCGGGATGGTCACATCCACTGACAAAACCGCGCCCTTGCCGTATATCTGCTTCAGGTTATTCGTATTCCTTACCCTTCTTGCATAGGTATCCAGATTCGGAACATCTTCAGCCTTTCCGCTCTTCTTGATGAAACTCCACGACTCGACCAGACCCGAAGACTTCAGCCTGCCGAGCGCAGGTTCCATTGCCGTTTTGAAGAATACGTTCTTGACAATAGCGACTGAATAGTCGCATTTGAAATGGAACATGAACCTGTACACGACACTCTCCTCGACGACGTCATCGTCTGCGACCTCGTCAGCATCGGCATCGTCAAGCAGACTCTCGTTCAATGCATATATGCTATCCGGAAATCCTCCCATTGTCAAGAATATAATTTGTCAAGATATTATAAGATATTTATTTCCCGGAAAGCGTACGGGCTATCCTGTCCATGCATGTCCGGTAGTAGTCCGCGTCCTTCTCGAATCCGACAAACCTTCTTCCGGTCTCTATGCACGCGACCGCTGTCGTCCCGCTTCCAATGCAGTTGTCAAGGACCAAGTCTCCCTCGTTCGTGAACGTCTTGACCAGTTCCTTGACCAAGTCAAACGGCTTCTGCGTCGGATGCAGGTTGCTTGTCAGGATATCCCTCTTGAACCTCCAGACCTGCGTGGGGTACCGCTTGCCGGTGTCCTTGTACTCGAACGGCTTCTTGGTTCCGTTGTCTGTCAACACCCCAAGTCTGCCGCTGCCAATCTTGTTGGTTCTCTTCGGACCTGTGTATTCAATCATCTGCGGATTGTACGTGCATTGCTTCCTGTAAAATACGGATATGCACTCGACATCCTTTCCGACCCTGCGCTTGACCTGCTGAATATTCGTGAGTCTTTCCTTCTGCCAGTATATGTCATACTTGTAGTCGCTGATGTTACTGACTCTCAGATAAGACGAGAACGGTTCCTGCCCGAACAATAGCACGGCTCCGTTCTCATTGACTATCCTGCGGTAGCAACTCCATAGCCTGTCAAACGGAATCACGGTATCCCACGGACAAGCGGTCGTCCCGTATGGCAAGTCGCAAATGACGCAGTCCACGGAACCGTCCGGAATGAACTCCATCCCGTCCAGACAATCGCAGTTGTACACAGAATCCGGATCAACCACTCCGGTCTCTTTAAGATAATCCAAGTCCTTGACCGGACAGCAGCATTCATTATTGTCTATAGTGCCGTTCATTGCTCCGGAAGAAAGGAAGCCGTATCATAGATGAACTCGAACTTGCACTCCTCGAACGGCTTTCCGCTTTTCTCATGGAATTCCTTCATTTCATTATACGCTGTCTTGAAATCCTCAACGGCATCTTCCGGCGTGTTCCCGGTTCCTGTGATCAGATATCCTGTCGCGTTCGGATCCATATACACGCTGAACGTTCCGTCAGACGCGCGCTCGACTATCGCATTCACTATTCTCATAATCCTTATATAAAACTTAAACTTATTTATATCTTCAAATCAGCGGTTCGCATCTGTCCGGAAACTGCTCCCTGAAAGAGAATCTCCGCACGATGTCCTCATCACCCAGCATGAACCTTGCAAAGAGCTCGGCAACTGATACGTTGATGCTGTTGCCGAACTGCCTGTACGCGACAGCGTCGCTGCCGTTCATGATGAAGGAATCCGGAAACGACTGTATCCTTGCGCACTCCCTCGGCGTCATGAAGCGCCGTCTCCATCCGATGATGCTTGTCTGCGTTATGGCGACCAGAGCCGGGAAGTAAGTCGGCGGCTTCACCCTCAGTCCGCTCGGCCTGAACTGCATGATGTTGTTCCATATATCGCTATCCGAATCTATCACGCCAGCCTGCCACTCCAGCTTCGCCTTGGCTCCGAAGAACTTCGGACACTTCCTCGACTCTGCAAGCCATCTGTCGATGAACTTCCGGTTCCTTGCGTACAGTTCCGCATTTTTTGCAGTGATGTTCCGCTTCCAGACCGGCATCGCTTCCAGCTCGCTGTTGTCAAACTTCCGGAATGCTTCAGTCCAGACCGGAAAAGACAGGTTCTCTGTCGTTCCGAGTTCCCTTATGAACATGTTCCAGTCGTCTATCAGTTCGACTAAGGAATCCTTTAGTCTGTACCTGTCTATATTCACTATCTCGCTGTCGGCATGCAATACGGACTCTACACTGCATTCAGGAATGTTCTCCGGATTGAAGCAGAAATCCGGCACTTTGCCAAGGTCGTTCCTCCTGCACACGATGAACACCCTTTCCCTGTGCTGCGGGATTCCAAGATAATGCGGACTGAATATGACAGGCTCCCTGCCGAGCGAGTACCCGAGTCCGGTCAATGTCTCGTATATGACCCTCCATGTGTTTCCGCGGTCGTGCGACGCAAGGTTCCTCACGTTCTCAAGGATGACGAACCTCGGCTTGTGCCGCTTTATGATCCTGCACACGTCGAAGAAAAGGGTTCCCTTGGTCTCGTCCGCGAAGCCGAGCCTCTTTCCGGCCTTGGAGAACGCTTGGCACGGAAAGCCCGCGCACAGCACGTCATGCTCCGGGATGTCGTTCTCGTCAACGGCGGTTATGTCAGCGGCAGGCTCGATTCTGTAGTTCTCCGCATAAGTCTTCCTGCACTGCGGGTCTATGTCGCACGCGAACACGCACTCTCCGCCGAGCCGCGTCATCGCCTGATGGAACGCGCCGACTCCGCAGAACAGGTCTATGAACCTAAAGTCTCCATTCATCTGTTGTCGTCGATTAAGCAAAAAGAAGTTTCAATTTTTCCTGTCAAGACCGAGTCAGACGTTAGACGGGTCCATATATTTACAGAGCGTCCAGTTAGACGGGTCCTTATATGCGCAGAGCGTCCTGAAGTACTCCGGCCTGTGCATTCCGAGCTTTCCGGACACGTACCGGTAAACCATGGTTCCGAGCATGTCGCTGATTTCGTCATGCGAAGTCCATGCCGCCTTGTTGCCGGGACCTATCAGCAGGTACCGTATGGAGCCGTTCCTGTACTGTAGAAGGTATACGCAGAAGTCCCCTGTACCGGTATCTTCCGTCCACCTGTACTCGAACTTGCCGCACGTGACGAGACCGTCCGTCGGCATGAACGTCTCAACCTGCTGCCTCGACGGCTTCGCGATTCTGCAAGTCAGCTTCCATCCGTATTTCCGTATGTCAAGCAGGCAGTTCCTGTAGAGCCTGTCCATGATTTCGACAAGGTCGCTCTCCCTTCCGGGTATCTCCGAGCGCTTGACATACTTGCTCGTCACCATGTAGTAGTCATGGTCCTTGTCGAACGGACAGTTATAGTCAGCGAACAAGTACGGGATGTACATGTTCTCAAGGACGCCTCCATATGCGTACATCTGCACGTCCGAGTACATGTTGGAGTCCCCCGATGTGCTGAAGTGCAGGCAGGTCCTGTTGTCGAGCTCGTTCATGCAGTCAACCAGAGCCTCGAACTTGTCAGTACGGAAGTCGAAACTGTAGTCCCGCTCCCCGTCCTCCGTGTAGAAGTCGTCCTCCTCCTTGAAGAGAACAATCTTCATCCAGTCCTCGTCTCCGCTTGTCTGGTACCTCTTTGTCCGGTACCTCTTGGCGAACTGGCTGGTCATGAACACGCTCACGCCGAACTTGCGGCATATCCTCCTGACCCTGCGCAGCTCGTCATCGGGGACGCTGTCCCTCGTCATGTTCTCGACCCTGAACCGGTTCGACGGAACCGTGTCAAACTCCTTCATTGCTATCTTCTATTCCGTTTATTCATTTATCTGCCGATTTGCCGCATGCATCCCTATGCGTTCCTCGACATTCTTCCTGACTTCATCAGGACCGTACATGGCAAGCTCGCCTTCCAAGCGCAGGTTCAGCATCTGAACCGCGTACAAGCCTTTCTTGCAGTGACCGCGTCCTGATTTGTCAACCAGCAGATTGAACACGGTGCCGGAAGAATACTGGAACACGTATATGCAGAAGTCCCAGGTCCCGGCTCCGGGACCGCATATGAAGTCAATCCTCCGGCAGAACGCGATTCCGCCGAGTGGAGCGAACCGGGACAAGAGATGCATATCCGGCTTCGCCAGCCTGCATGCGATGCCGGTAGGACCCGAGCATATCTTCCCGACAACCACCGCGTATGTCTCGTCGAACCTGCTTGCAAGATAGCGCTTATCCACAAGACTTGCCTTGACGTTCCTGCACCTCGCCATGACATAGTTGTCGCACTCGCTGCTGAACGGGCAGTTTCCGTACTCGCTGCGGACAACCCTCCTTCCGGGTCCGCCGCCCACGATGCCGAGCAGATCGTCGTAGGAAACCCATCCTAACCTCTCATAGTACAGCATCACGTTGCCGCCGCCCCAGTCCTCGGTTTTCGTCTCGAAGCGCAGGCTCGTCCTGCAGTCGATTTCGTGGATGCAGTCCGCAAGCTCGTCAACCCCGTCCCTTCCGTCAGGAACCGTGCCCAGCACGTCCGCGGAAAAGTCCGCAAGCTCGGTAAAGAATACGATCTCGAACTCGTCGCTTCTGTCATATGTCTCGGCATACTCCGCGACCATCACGAAGTTGACGCCGTGCCTGCGGCAAGTTTTCCTGACAACGTCCCATTCCCTCTCGGGGATGTCGCCGCGCATCCTTTGCCCGTACGAGGTCGTCTTATCCGCAGACGGAACTATGTCATAGTCAATCTTGAATTCCATCAGCATATGTCCATATAGTTTTCTATCCTTGACCTGCACTCGTCCGGACCCGTCATTCCCTCAATGCAGAAGCTTCCGCCAGACATGTAGTCGCCAAACAGCATGGAGACTGTCAGGTTCGTGATGTCCATATCTTCCCCGAACATGTTCACTCCGCACTTACCGTCGCTTCCGATAAGCACGACCGCCTTGTCCCCGCATCCGTACTGAAGCATGTAGACGCAGAAGTCCGCGACTTTCGATTCTGGACCGCAGATGAAGTCTATCTTCCTGCAGAACGTGATTCCGTCCACCGGCGCGCACTTGGAAATCTGGATTCTCGACGGCTTCGCGATTCTGCATACGATGTCATATCCCTTGACGCGTATCGTCCTGATACACTTCCCGTATATCCTTGCGAACTCGTCTTCCATGATACTGCCTGCGCTCACCGCCGTCTTGAAGCGCGTGCAAAAAGCAACCATGTACTGGTACTGCCTGTCCATTGGACAGTTTCCCAGCTCTGACAAAACCACGCTGCTCTCGTCAAGCTCCGCAAGCACGTCGTCATATGTTGCGAACTCGATGCAACCGTATACCTTTCTGGCGGCATCCTGCAATCTGTCCATGCGTGCGTTTTCTGTCTTGAAGAACAGGCTTGTCCTGCAGTCGATGTCGTTGACAAGCCCGGCAATGTCCGCTATGCTTCTCTTCGGATACGAATCGCCGCGGTACACGCAAATCAGCACAATCTTGTACAGGCATCTGGACGTGCCTGTCTTGCAAACCGCATAGTTCGCCCCGTGCATGCGGCACAGCCTCTTGACTGCAAGCATGTCTCTCTCGCACGGTTCCCTGTCAATCAGGCTACCGTGCAGGGACCTGTCCGCGGACGGCATTGTATATCTACGATAAGTAGAAATTATGTCAGTCATAAAAAGATTATGTCATTAAAAGATTATAGAACGCTCTCTGTCAAGAATTTCCGCTGCCAGTTCGGCGCATATTCCGTGAGGATTACGGAAATCGACATCGCCGAGCATGCACTTGTCAACAAGGTCCGCGACAACGTCCCCTGCCGTGTCCGGATATGTTCCGCAAGGCTCGATGTGAACCGTTCCGTCAGCACGGACAAGGACCGCAAGCTTAACGCCGTCCGCGTACCGGACAACCGCCAGGGAGAAGTCGGGAACGTTCCTGCAATGCGTGAACTCGAACATGCACGCGCCGCCGATGCCATCCAGAGGAACATGCATCCTTAGCCATTCAATCGTGCACCTGCGGATTCTGCAAACCGCATGACAGTTCCTCGCAACCGTGACAAGCCTTCCGTACAGTTCCGCTATATCGCTACCGATGCCGGCATTGACCGGTTCCGTCCCGCGCTCGACAGGCTTCATTTGGTCGCATTCCACAGCCATGAAAACTTTTTCATTCCGGCATAGCTCGACAAACGACTCCTTGCCAGCATCATCTCCATCAAATTCGGAGAATATGACCGGTTCGTGCATGAACAACTGCAGATTGGTTCTCGTCGTGAGCGACGGGTCCATATACGACTCACGGTTTCTCGTCTCGCGGGCGAACATCAGTCCGGTGCGCAGGTCCAGCTCGTGAATGCAGTCCATCAGCCTTATGTAACGCTCGTCGCTGTCCTTGTCCATGACACCATCTGCGCTTACAAAGAACAAGAAGTGGAACCTGCTGTCAGCATCCCCGGTGCCATGCTCGGCAGTATCAAACTCCTTGCACATCAGGAAATGAACGCCATGCTTCCGGCATGTCTTCCTGACTATGGCGGCATCCCGAGACGAGACGCTGTTCATGTATATCGGTCTCCCGCTCCCGATCCGCCACTTCGACGCTATGATGTCATACTCTCTCATCCGCGTACAGAACCATCTTTTTCCTCTCGTTGTCCATGACAACCTTTGCTACCTGCTCCCTCTCCTCGTCACCGAACGGAATGACGGCAAGCTCTCCGGACATGTACCTCTCCACAAGCATCGTCACGAAGTCGAACATGTATATGCTGCATCCCCTGACATCGGCGCATCCGTCTGAACGGACAACCGCGACAAGCATGCTGCCGTCCGCGTACTGGACAACCGCAAGCGAGAAGTCGTCCACGTCCGCGCATCCGCTGAACCCGAACCTGAACGCCCTGACGACTCCCTCGGCAGGAACATACCTCCGCAGCCATCCGGGCTGGCACCTGAGGATTCTGCATTCCGCGCGGAATTTCCTCGCGACCTCGACAAGCCTTCCGTACAGCTCGCCGACGGCGCTGCCGAGATTGATGATCCTGTGCTTTTCCGGCTTGTCACCCGGCTTCATGGCATCGCACGTGACGACAAGGTACCTTCTCGACGCGTCATAGAAGCCTTCCGCCTTCAGCGCGTCTTCGGTCATGACCGAACCGCCTGCAAGACAGCAGACGACCGGCTTGAGCGTGCATGTCTCCAGAAGGAACCCGCTCTGATATTCCGGCTCCTCGTACATGCTGCCGGTCAGATGCGAGACCTCGAACAGCAGCCCTGTGCGCAGGTCCAGCTCGTGGATGCAGTCCATCAGCCGGTCCGCCTGCTCGTTGCTATCCGTGCCCGGACCGGTCCTGACGAAAAACCTGAACCTGAACCTGTCCATTTCCGCATTCCCGGTACCCTTGCTGCTGAATATGAAATCAACCCCGTGCTTCCGGCAGACCTTCACCACGGTATCCATCTCCGCTTCCGTGACGCTGTCCGCGTGGATGTCCCGTCCTGCAAAGTCCGTCCGGGACGCTATGATGTCAAACATTCTCATAACCGTACAATATTCATCATGGTTTCTTTGTCCGCGGCTCCCTCAGCAGTCCGTCAACCGCGTGGGTGATGTACATCCGGATCAGGTACGTCAGCACGTTTTCACTGAAGTTCTTCGAATCGATGGAATATCCGAGACCGTCCCTGGTCACAAGAAGGTACGTGAACTGTCCATCACTCTTCTGGACGACATACAGCGAGCAGTTGTCGCGGAGCGGAACCTTTCCGAACCTTATCCGGACCTTGCACGCTGACACGACATCCCCGGCATCCACGAATCCGCCGAGCTCCCCGGCGTCAACCCTCGCGCCGGACGCAACGGTGTCGTATCCGTTTGCGAAGAACCACCGGGACAGCCTCTCCAACACTCCGCCGGTTCCGGATGCAAGAATGTCATTGTCTGTTCTCGGAACCATCCAGTACTTGCTCTCGACATATATGTACAAATATCTGCAGTTGAACGGACCGTTCATGAACTCTCTGACCGGATAGCGGATATAGTCCTTCAGCGTCCTGTATGACACGGTGAACGGCTCCACGTACCTGTTTCCGCCAGAAGCCTCCACGCACGGAAAGTTCAGCGGAGTCCTGTTGTCAAGCTCGTTGACAAGGTCTGTCAGCCGCTTGGACTCGTCATCCGAATCCGCAGGCGCATCCGCGGGCGCGTCCGGATCCAGGTTCAGGAAGAACACGTACGAGAACACTGTTCCGGATTCGTCGAGCCTGTTCAGGATGCAGTTCACGCCGTGCTTTCTGCAGCACCTGCCGACAAGGGCGTTGAACGGCTCGCTCGACGCGATTTCCCTGCCGATCCGCCTTGTCTCGAAAGCGGTCTCGCCGTTCCTCCACGACGACGGGACAGACTCGTACTCTATTCGTGATGCGATAGCCATTAGCAAAGTTTTCCGTTTATGCCTATAAGATATTTATGCCGGCTGCTGCTGTTCTTCCTTGATTGACTTGAATATGCCATTCAATGCAGGATCGCTCATGTAGCTGTCATAGAAGTCGCCGTTCCTCGTGAAGAAATCACGGATATCCGTGATTGTCCGGCTATCATAATAATAGTCCGGTTCCATGTTGTCATAGACCGTTTCAGATATGCGCAGGACCTTCGCCGAGACGGCCGGCTTGCTTGCAAGGCTCATCGCGGCGTTTACCGCGGAACCGGTGAATACAACCACATGCTCGTCCGGTTTGGCAGCCGGCGCGAACGACACGGTGACAGGACCGTAATCTGCTCCCATACGGCATCGTACAGTACCCTTGTAGTCCAGCGTTGACCATGCTGTCGCGTTAACAATCGCTATCGCTGAATATATCTTTGACATGACAATCACCGCATTCGCGAATGCGTACTTGAAAACCGTCTCGAACACCGCGATGACTATGTTTCCGCAAACGCTTATGTCAACACAAAACTGCTCCAGCAGCGCAATAGCCTCATGGATGGCGCACAACATGACCTTGTCGTCAGTGTCCGCGTTATCGGTTCCCTTATCAAGGTCGATAATGACACAGACTGCCGTGCATTTGCCGCGTTTCATTCCGCACGGAGTTTTCTCCAGTTCCCTGGCATTAGGAACATCGTCGCTCTTTTCAAATCGATCATACAAGACAGCCCTGACTCTTTTCTGGATGTCTGTCTCGTAATAATCCAACGGTATCGGTCTCATATCCGGTTGTCTTTAATAAAATAAATAGTTCAAAACAAGAAAGATTCTAAATGAAAAAACTATGGGACTGGCTTCTCTCCCTGTTCAGGAAGAAGCCTGCTGAAAATACGGAACCCGAGAGTCCGCAGACGGCATCCGACAGCGGTAATGGCTGCAGTTCCGGCACGGTTGATGACGTCGATGACAATGAACCGTGGCCTGCGTTCCCGGATGAACCGGACATTCAGGAAAACGGAGTCACAGAACCTGAAACAGAGCACCTGCACGAGCCTGACATCGCGCCCGGCATCATCGTCACGGAAGAGTCCAAGGTCGAGGTGCATGACGCTCCGTCATCAGAGCCTGACGTGCTGCAGGCGTCCCCGAAGAGCATCATGCTCTCTCCGCACTTCTCACTGCACGAGCTGACCAACAGCGCGACCGCCGTCAGATACGGAATCGACAACACGCCGAACGACACGCAGACCGCGAACCTCGTCCTGCTCTGCCAGAAGGTGCTTGAGCCTATAAGGGTCAAGTACGGAAAGCCTGTCGTGGTGAGTTCCGGGTTCAGGTGTCCGGCTCTCAACAGGAAGGTCGGCGGCGCGTCGACAAGCCAGCACGTATCCGGACAGGCGGCTGACATCCACAGCGTGTCTGACACGCTTGCGGACAACAAGAAGCTGTACGACCTGATAGTCAGGAGCGGCATCGTGTTCGACCAGCTCATATACGAGTACGGAAACTCGGCAGGTCCGGACTGGATACACGTGTCGTTCAGCTCGAAGGGGAACCGCAGGCAGAAGCTCAGGGCGACCAAGTCCGGTTCCAAGACCGTATACACGGTCGTCAAGTAGCATCCATGCATATCCTGAATAAGCAAAAACACCACACGATGTTCGACCGTGTGGTGTTTTTTTCTTTGTCATTCAATCTCCTTTCCACAGAACGGACAGAACCTGAACTTCGTCTTGACTTTCCTTCCGCAGTACGGGCAGTACATCTTCGCAAGGTCCCTGGAGCCGACAGGCTTCCTCGACCTCGGGAGAATCCTCATCGTCTCGGTATGGAACGGAACCGAGAAGAAGTTCGCGTCCACTTGGTTCATCTGCTGCGACGACCAGTCTCCCTTGCCGACCTTTCCGGTCTCCATCGCCTGACTCCCGGCTAATGCCGAATTGTAGTACGCCGCGTTTTCCGCGGTTTCAGTGGGTTCCGCCGCGTCGCAGCAGCAGCTCGTGAACGACTGGCAGATCTTGGCGTCAAGCGTGATGTCTGAAGGATTGTAGTTCCCGGAATCGTTCTTGAGATAGATGGCGGAACCGTTTCCTCCTGTCCCGTGATAGAAGTCGAAGCCCTTTCCGCCGTCGAACGACTGGATGAACGCAGGTCTGTGCGAATAGTCCTTCCATTCCCTGAAGAACTCCACCTTGACCGTTCCGTTCTCTCGAATCGCATTGACCGCATCCTTGTCGCTTCCGTCAATCTCGTAGGTCGAGAACTTGAACTTCCTGCTGGTTCCGACATAGCGCTCCAGCCACACCCTCTCTCCGGGCCTCAGCACGATGAGTCCGCCGATGCTCTCGCCCTCTATGACGACGTTCGCTCCGACAGTGCATGTTTCCGGATTGAAAAGCTGAATCTGGAACTGGTCGCCGTCCTGCATATAGACGGTCCTGTCTGTTCCGTACTCCTTAAGGAGACTCTTGTTGATGGCGATCTTCGCCATCGGTTTCTGATTGCTCATTAGTCTAAAAATTGATTTTTATAAACTACCCGGAACTGTCGTCGCATCTTCATAATCCAATGCTCATGGGACGTGATTGCTCGCGTCTCGACAGAACCGGACATCGCATCTTGTCATTCAAACGGTCACTCCGCCATGAGTCCGATGAGGGAGTCCTTCGACAGATTTCCGAAGTCTATGTCAACCTCCCCGTCATAATCGGGACCCACAATCCTGAAGCCGGCAGCCTCAAGAAGCGGCACTGAATCCGCGTAGCACCCGCTCTCCAAGATAAGGGAGTCGAGCCTCTTACTTGTCCACCCGCCGTATCTGGAGACTGCGGAGTTTCCGTTGTTCGTATTTATCAATGTGAAACTGTCTGCATTGACGATTCCCACTGAAATATCGCGGCAGTTCTCATGCTCGATCTCGACATCAAGCCTGATGCTGTTCGGATCGACCATGTAGTTGCTGTGCATATGCTCGATGTTCTCCTGACCGAATATCATGCGGAACTTCGACTTGCTGTTTCCGGAGTACTGGTTCACGGTGACGAAGCCGTTCGGACATTCCTTCCTGACGAACAGCAGCTCTGTCGCCTCAGGTTCCGCGTTCGTCATGTCCCCGGAGAACACGACCTTATGATTGTCGTCATAGTAACTGCTGTTCCAGCCGATCTTCCGCCCGTTCTCGTCAAGGAAGGACAGGTCGTAGTCGTTAGTTCCCCACTCGTTGCGCCAGTAGCATCCGATGAAGTTGTTCTCCGTCATCCTGTATCTGGTTCCGCACGGATAGTTCCCGATGAACGCCTTCTCCGATACGGGAAGCGGAACGGTGACATCCCTCGCGGTCCTGACAACGACCGGCACGACGGCAGGTCTTGTAGTCTCGTCGCACTCCTCGTCCACGACAGTCTTCGTGCTGTGCCTCCTCAGTGTATCCACGATAGAGTCGGTAAGGACCTTGGACAGCATGCCGATTCTATCCATGCTTGTCTGCGGACAGTAGTTCTCCCTGATGAATGTCTTCCTGTTCCTGATGGTGTACATCTGCATGGGAACCTGCCTCATGCGCCTGTTGCACAGGTTCAGCAGGGAGACCTTCCTGTAAGCGGTCAGCTCGCCGATATGACTCTTGAGTTCGTCTTCCGTATGGTCGGTGTCGAACACTGTCTGCCAGAAGCCCTTTGCAAGTGGCTTGTGGTTCCTGACTGCAAGCTTGCGTATCTTGTTGACAACCGGACCGTTCGAATGGTGGTTCTTCTTCAGCGCGCAGAACAGCATCTTGAAGCGGTAGAACAATGTAGATAGTCCGGCAACCTGCCCGTCGTCGAGAACAGACATGTCGAAAGTGTTCGTTCCATATGAAATCTTCTTGAACGTCTCGTTGTTCTTGACAACCATGGTATCGCCTGTCGTCTTGAGCATGATCAGGCGGAACAGCGCCATCGGATTGCGCGGAAAGATTCCGAGCCTGTCGCAGATGTACACCTGCGCCTCGCGGTTCCTGATGGAATCAATGTCCAGACCGGTTCTGTAGTCCATGCAATAGGCAATGACATAGTCGGCAAGCGCGGTCATCGTGTTCTTGTTCAGCGCGATTCCGCTGACAAGCATCCCGACGCACTTGTCATATAGTTCCGACTCGGAAATCGGATTGATAGCCTTGAACTGGGTCCAGTCCGGAACTTCCGAGAAGTCCATGTCGTTCGGCACGAAGCCGTTGCCCAGAGAGAAGTCCGTCCCGTATGTTGTCATGTAATGGACAATCTGGTCTATGAGCAGCTCGTACCGGTTCTTGGACACGACATCCTCGACGGTCTTGTAGAAGGTAGCGTTCGGGTTCACCGCGACTTCCTTGACAAACTTGAGCACATGCTCGTTGCAGACATCCGGATGCACGACATAGCCTCTTGACATCGCGTATTCGTTAACGACTTCCGGATTGACCGCGCACGTGTCGTCCACGATGCACACGTTGAACATCTTGATGAGCGGAGCGTAATCGACCGATTTGATTTTTCCCATTGTCTTGTCCATTGCCTTATAGTTATTAAAAAAGGATGCGTCGGAGTGTAAAACAAAGCCTAACATTATTATAAAAAAGGAACACTCTATGACGCATCCGTGTAGAGAAGAAAAATTACAGGTGCAAATATATGGATTTATTTTCAACCGTGCAAACTTTTTCCTGAAAAAATAAAGAAATTAAACAAAATTTAGGAAAAGCAAAAGGCATCCTGCATTTTCGGATGCCTTTTTCAAAGTCAATCAGAGTCGATTAACCGAGATTATGAACCTGACCATGGTCTCTATATCTTCAAATACAACCTGACCGAGTTCGTCCTCGTAGTAAGAACCGTCCGGCGGATTGTCGCTGTCAATGTCCATGAAAGGAACCCAGCAGTCATACTCGTCGTCATAGTAGAACGGAACCTTCTTCTTGACATGGCAGCCCTGGAATATTATCTCGTCATTGCCGTCGCCCCTGTGGTAAGCCCTGACGCCGTCCGTGCATAGAACGAACCCGAAGTCTCCATAACCGCGGTCCTCTCCGAGATACTCGGAATCAACCGGCAACGCGAAGTTCCATCCTGCTCCGCGCTTCGTGCCATCGCCGTAATAGGTTGCAGAATAAGCCAGTTCGTCATAATTTGAAACGCCGATGACGAAGCCGTCCTTGTTGATGCCTTCATAGCCTTCCGCATTGGTAAAGTGGACGCACCATTCGTCACGGACTATGGCTTTCGGCTCGAAGTAGTTGTATGCCTTGTATAGCGGGTTCAGGGAACCGTCATTGTCATATATGTCATCTGTCGGTTCCTGACTCAGATAATCGAACAGGTCACGGAGCAGCCGCTCCTGCTCATGCAGACTCTTATACTCGTTCAATAAAATCATATCCGGATTGCCAGATTATTTCACCTACCAGATCCACATGTTCCAAGGATCCTCGAAGCTTCCGCCGCCGTAGTTTCCGTACTCGTCGCGCATCTCCGACGAAGTGTTGTAGAAGTCGTCTGTGGTGTCTGACCTACCGCTCGCCTCTTCCATGTCCCAGCATCCCTCGCCGCGGTCGTAGAACACGGCAACGCGGACCTTTCCGTTCGAGAAAGCCTCCGCGCCGTACTGGTCGTATCCGTCACGCGTGAAGCCGAGAGCCTTCAGCGCAGCCTTGTAGTGGGTCTTGCCACTCTCCAGATCGCCGGGCCAGTTCCTTTCCGCGTAGTCATATACAGCATCCGAGACTTCCATGTACGTCCGGAGAACCGGAGCATTGTCACTACTGCTCTCGTCGATGCGTCGCCTGCCCGTTCTTCCTGCAGGCTTCCTGCTCTCGTATATGTGCTTCTTTATTATTTTCCGCAGTTCCGCGTCTGACATTATCGAACTTCTTCTCATCTATTATGCGTTTAAGGTTTATATTATTATTGATTCAGTGAGCGGTCCGTACTTCTTCCTGACCCAGTCCTTGAGCCTCATCCTGTACGTGTCCCCGTACTTGCTGTACACGTAGAAGCCGTTGCGGTAGAACAGCGACACGGCGCCGCGGTTCCTCTTTGCGACCGAGAGCGTGTCGCAGCCCTTGGACACCGCCTTGCGGATGAGCTTGGTGGCGAAGCCGAGACGCATGAAACTCTCCGAAGTCTCCAAGGAAACCAGTTTGTTCTTATCGACCGCTATGAAAGCGACGAACTCGCTGCCCTTCATGATAATCCATCCATATGTGTTCTTTCCGATGCGGACCGACTTCAACGCCTTGCAGTGACTTCCGTACTGCTTCTGGGTTTCTTCCGTGAGGTCGAGCCACTTCACCCTGTCCCTCGACTCGTTCAGCGTTGACGCCGGATGCTCGGAGCGGAGCCTGCGTTTCACATATGTGGAAAGGGTCCTCATCACGGACTCGTAAAGCATCACCTTCTCTTTCTTGTTCATCTCTGGTGAAATTTCATTTCCTTATTTATTTTCAGAAAACGATGATTGACAAATAAATATAGAAGAAAACTGGCGAAGCAGAAGATGAGACACAGAACCACAAACCGTTCGGTATACGAAGACATACTGAAGGATGTCAGGAAGATTGTCCGCAGACACCTGAACGAGATAAACATAATGGGAGTCGAGGTTGACTCCGCAATCCAGGGAAAGATGAGCGACCTTGACGACATAGACAAGGAGGTTCCGTTCAAGGACAGGAAGATAACCGAGACCGTGCAGGGAATCTACAAGAAGATGTTCCTCGGCAAGTACGCGTACTTCATGAAGCAGAACAAGATGCAGGACACGATAGAGTGGTCGTACAAGATGAACAGCGCATGCACCGACGGGTTCGAGGGAAGGCTGGTCATGAATCCGGAATTCGCGACGTTCATATACGAGAACACCGGAGAACTCGGAATCCAGTTCATCATCCTGCACGAGACGATGCACAACTACTACAACAACGTGAGGCACGCGCAGAAGGTGGACTCTGTCGCAGCGAACATATCCGTGGACAGGAGAATCAACGGGGAAATCATCAGCAGGTGGCCGGAGTTCAAGGAGATTCCGGAGAAGATTGGCGCGCTGCTGTGATTAAGACAGACAAGACATATATTCAAGTAGCAGCATATGCACAGGTTTCATAAAGCCGAGCATATGCTGCCTTATTTTATTATGTACAGGTACATTATTTGTTATCATATATTGAAAATTATATAAAATATATGATTGTTTAACATCATTTAACAAGTAATATTACAATCCTGATTTCTTTTATTGCTATATTTGCATCATGTTTTTAAATCAAAACAATATGAACAGTTGCTATGACATAATAAAAAAGAAAGAATCGCTCAATGAACGACTCTCTCTAATGCGAAAACGCAACGGTAAAATTCGTAAAGAATAAACCTTATTGCGAATCACTTGCATACATGGTGCAAAGGTAAGCATATTGTTCGGTTCATGCAAATATAATTACAAGAATATTTCATTCATTAATAATTTTTAACAAAAATGAAAAAAATCATCGGTCTTGACCTCGGCACGACGACTGTCGGATGGTCTTATCTGAAAGTGCCGGAGAATGAAAATGAAACACTGGAAGTCGTCGACTCTGATCCCAGAATCATACCGACAGCGTTGAACAAGACGGAATTCGACGCATACCAGCAAGGAAACGCTGTTACGATAAACGCAGACAGACGGAAGTATAGAAGTTCAAGAACTGTCAAGAAAAGATACAAGGAACGCAGGAGAGACCTGACAAACCTGTGCATATCATGCGGCTTCATAAAAGACAAATCCGAACTCACATCATGCGAGTCTACGAAATTCTTCCAGACACTGAAAGTAAGAGCTGCTGCTGTTACAGAGCAAGTTTCCCTTCAGGACCTTGCTCGTATTCTTGTCCAGATAAACAAGAAGCGTGGATACAAAAGCAGCAGGAAACTGAACAAGGCTGACACTGAATCGACCGGAAGCGTCGATGTTGCCATGAAAATCCGAACCAGCGGGATGACTCCGTCGCAATACACGTACAGCAGGATGCAGTCAGGCAACTTTGCCGTTCCGTCATACTTCAAGTCGGATTTGGTGAACGAGCTTGATAGAATATGGAACTTCCAGAAAAGGTTCTATCCGGATATTCTGACAGACGAGTTGTGGAAAGAGATGGATGGGAAGAAGCAGAGGGATACGATTTCAATTTTTAAGAAACATGGCATCATGCAGGACGACTGCAAGGAAGCAAGCGCGAATGAGAAAAAAATGAATATCGCGAAATGGGGTGTTGATGCCATTAGCGAACAGATTCCGCTATCCAGACTTGCGACAGTCATCGCAGTCCTGAAAGGCAAGATAGGCGCGACAAGCGAGATGCTTGACACTCTTGGCGATCACACAATAATCCTCACAATCAACAACTGGTCTATCGGACAGTACTTGATGGACATCGTCAAGAAAAACAGCAATGCGAGAATCAGCAACATCAGGTTCTATAGAAACGACTACGACAATGAGTTCAGCATGATATGGAACAAGCAGGCTGAATTCTATCCGGAACTGACCGATGAGCTAAAGAAGAAGTTCCATGACATCATATTCTTCCAGAGACCCCGTCCGAGCATGAAGTACCTTGTCAACTACTGCGAGCTTGAGAGCAAAGAAATCGAGGTCGTCAAGAACGGAAAGAAGATAAAGGTAACTACTGGGAGCAAGGTCTGTCCGAAATCATCGCCGCTGTTCCAAGAATTCAGATTGTGGCAGACGTTGAACAACATACAGGTGAAGGATACCAAGACGAAAGATTCCAGACGGCTTTCTGTCGATGAGATGAACATCCTTGCATCCGAACTTGAGACCAGAGAGAAACTGGACAAGAGCGAAATACTCAAGATTCTGGATATAAACCAGAACGACTTCGATATCAACTACAAGAAGATACCCGGAAACAAGACACAGACCGCGCTGCTCAACGCATACTTATCCGTAATAGAGTCTATGGGGAACGAACCATTTGATGTTGAAAATGCAAGCGGTTCACAACTGATGGACTATGTCAAGAACTCGTTTGAAAAGAACGGATTCAACGCAAGCGTCCTACACTTCAACTCCGACACGAACGACATCTCGAAAGACAGCATGTACATGCTATGGCATCTTCTGTATTCATATGCAGGAGACAACTCCAGACTCGGTTTTGAATCGCTCATCACGAAAGTAAGGGAGATGCTCAACTTAAACAACGATGACCAAGCAAAGGCTGTCGTGGGAGTGATGCTCGAAGAAGACTACGGAAACCTAAGCGCGAAAGCGATGAAGAAGATTCTTCCGTTCATGAAGAAAGGGCTTGAATACGACAAAGCTTGCGAGCAAGCCGGATACAATTTCTCGAAAACATCAATCCGGAAGTCGGAATACAGCAATCAGGTTTTGCTTGAACATCTTGAACTGCTGCGAAAGAACAGTCTCCGCAATCCGATAGCCGAGAAAATCATCAACCAGATGATCAATGTCGTGAACATGCTGATTGACAAGTACGGAAAGCCGGACGGTTTCTGCGTAGAGCTTGCACGCGAACTGAAGAACAGCATAAAGCGCAGAAAGGAAATATACGAACAGAACCAGAAAGCCGAAGAATACAACAACAAAATCAAAGATATTATATCAAAGCCTCCGTTCAACTGCCCATATCCGTCGGAACAGAAGAACATCGACAGATACAAGTTGTACGAAGAACTTGAGCCGAACGGGTTCCGAACTCTGTACTCAGGAACCCTGATAAAGCCGGAAGAACTGTTTTCCAATAAGTTCAATAGGGAGCATATCATCCCACAGGCAAGGACGACAGACAACAGCCTGTCCAACTTGACACTTGAACTTGAGACATCAAACAGCGACAAAAGCAGCATGACTGCATATGACTATGTCCGGTCAATCGGCAAGACAGAAGAGTATGAGCAAAACGTGAAACGGATATTCGAGAACTATTCTCCGGCATTGCTTAAGAAGCGCGGGCTTCCTGAAAACTACGGAAAGACGAAGGCGAAGAACCTCATGACAACATCAGAAGAGATACCGTCCGGATTCATCGAGAGAGACCTCAAGCTCACCCAGTTCATCACGAAGAAATGCGCGGAGATTCTTCAGCAACTTGTCGGCATAGAGAACGTAAGGTTCACGACAGGACAGGTGACGTCGCAGCTTCGGGAAGACTGGGGTCTCAACGATATGATGAAGGAACTGAACATGGAAAGGCTTGAGGCTTCCGGAAACGTGTATGAAGTGACATACGCGAACGGGAACACAGTGAAGAAAGTGAACAACTTCACGAAGCGCAACGATCACCGGAACCATGCCCTTGATGCAATCATCATTGCATGCACTACACAAGAGCATATCGTATACATGAACAACAAGAGTTCAAAAGGCAAGAAGAACGGGCAGATATACAAAATCATCAAAACGAAAATGCATAGGGATGGCGAGGGAAAACTGCGGTTCAACCCTCCGGTTCCATATGATGTTTTCCATTCCGTTGTCAAGAACGCGATGGAGAATATGATTGTATCCCACAACAAGAAACTGTCTCCAGTGACTACCGGCAAGAGCGTATCCAAAGACGGAACCGTTACAAAGAACGTAGTTCCGCGCGGTCCGCTCCATGACGACACGTTGTACGGTCAAAGAACCGTGAACTCGATAAGGTATGTCATGGTCTCTGAAGGCAAGGACGGTTTGTCAAACAGCATCATCGACTGTATAGCGAACCAGTCATACAGAGACGCAGTCAAGCAAAGGCTTGCGGATTACTCTACGTTGAAGAAGGCGTTCGGAAAAGACAACAACGTCATCGACAATCCGATATGGCTGGACAAGATTCACTCTGCAAAAGTTCCGCCGTTCGTGAAGATAGTCGAGACAGAAAAGATATTCACCATCAGAAAGAAGCTGGATAAAAAGGATATGTTCAAACTGCACACGTTCAAAATCAACGGCACTGAACTGGTAGAAGGCAAAAGCAAGAAACACATCAGCGACGCGTTCTGTGAGCCATATGCGAGCCATATCAAGTGCTTGATGCTATCAGGAACATGCAAGACTCTCAAATGCGCCATAGAAAGAAGCGGAGCCGACTTCATCCACTGGATAGACGAAGACACGTTCATATCATTCAAGTCCGTAAGAGAACTTGTTATTGACAAGGCATGCGCGGATGCAATCATCAGAAGGATTGTAGATAGCAAATGTGACTTGAAAGCAGCATTCGAGAACATAGACAATAATCCGATATGGATTGATGACAAGCACACGAGATTCGTAAGCAGAGTGACTATGAAAGCATTCATCACAGACAACAGCTCTGTTCAAATACGGAACGGAAAAACCAGCGTGAAAACGAACAACAACCATACTGCCGCTTTGTATATGAAACCGAACGGAACTGTAGAGATGGTCGTGGTATCTTTCTTTGATTCTGTCAACAAGTCCGTGTGCAGGAAGCCTGTCATAGACAAGGAGTTCAACAAGGAACTCGGATGGAAGTTCATCATGTCATTCGTGAAGAACGATATACTCATTCTCAAGAATGACGAGACCGGATTCGACCCGAAAAAGATAGACTTGACCGACAGAAGCAACAACTCTTTGATTGCTCCGAATGCATATAGAGTCCAGAAGTTTTCGGATGACATGTGCATGCTAAGGCATATCAATGATACTACAACCGAAATCGGTCCTGCTGGAAACTTCAAGTCATTATACGGAAAGAAAAATCTGAGGATTTTAGCAGATGCGGTGAAAGTCAAGGTCGATAGCATCGGACACATTTGTTTAGAAACTGATTGCATGTAAATATCAAAATACGGAAGATACAAAATCAATTTCTACTTTGTGTGTTGCGAACCGCTTGCATATATACATTAAACATCAAAGGATGTCATTCAGGCTGTTGCGAACCGCTTGCATACATACACATTAAACACATAAGTTCACATGGCGAAGAATACAACTTTTGTTGTGAACCGCTTCCATACATACACATTAAACACCAGCCGAGTATGAGAGGATCCTGATTATGTTGTGATTTGCTTGCATACATACACATTAAACACCCACTAACGTGCTCTCTTGCACTATGCAGTTGTGATTCACATGCATACATACACATTAAACACCGGCATCGTTCTTCACTTTTATACACGTTGTGTTTCACTTGCATACAGATACATAAAACACCAGCGGAGAAACTTTCCTCATCAAGTTCTACGTTGTGTTTCACTTGCATACAGATACATAAAACACCTTAATGCATCTTGGAGCAAAATAAACTCGAGTTGTGTTTCACTTGCATACAGATACATAAAACACCTTCATCCGGGTCTGTAGTCGTAGCCCAATTGTTGTGTTTCACTTGCATACAGATACATAAAACACCATAGCCTTGTTCCTGAAAATGCGCTGCAAGGTTGTGTTTCGCTTGCATACAGATACATAAAACACCACACTTCTTATAACTGTGTGGTGTTTAATATTTTATGAGCAATATTGGATTTATAAAATGATAATATATAAATATCAATTACATAAAAATTCTATTTTTTAATTTCTATTTATATACAATAAAAAGACAATACGTAAAAACACATACAAGTGCATCACAACACTTGTTTATTATTTTTCCTTATATACTCCCGGACATCCTTCCAGAACTCCAGCAAGTCAAGCGTTCCGTTGATAGTCTCGTATGTTTCACTGTCAAGGCACATAAGCGTGTCATCAAAACTGTCGAGCCTATCCTCGCACCTGCGGATAAACGTGTCAACCTCGGCGGCTGTGTACTGCTTGGCATGGTCCCTGATGCACAGTGCATAGTCTGCCTTGACAAGCAGGAGAACCAGCAACCCGACAAAAGCCAGCACGAGAAAGAGGATTACGAAGAAGCCCATAGCACAGATTGACGTTTATAAGTTACAATTATTATACAACAAAAGTTCCGGATAGTTTAAAATAAGTCCAAGTGATCCGGACAGGATTCGAACCTGCGACCCGCAGTTTAGGAAACTGCCGCTCTATCCTGCTGAGCTACCGGACCGTATCATCTTGCATCATCGGAATTTCCGGACATCGGATTCTCGCATTTCGATTTTCATCTGTCGCAACAATTGAAGGTCGTCGACAGACCCCGGTTTCCGATATTCAATTATCCCCGATATTCAAATATCCGAAGCAGCGATACTCAAATATCCGGATACTGATTCTGAAGAATTAAACATAAACAAAAACATCTTAGTCAATGTTTACAAACAGACCATATTTGTTGGCGAATTTTTCAATCATCTCGTCTAATATCTTTCCAAATACATGATAATGAAAATGATTCGCATCAGTACTTGGCTTTGGCTTATTATCATAACTTTCATACAACAATCCACGAATCTCTTGTATTTCGCCAGCCTCTTTAACAAAATCTTCAAATATAAAGTCTTTATCGCTGAATGCATCTTTAAGGAAATAAGCAATTCCTTCAACAACTGGCAGACAGTGTATTTCTGAATACCAATACTTTGTATTATCGCTTTGCTTTTGGTTATACTCTATATCAAACAGAGTATAACCTCTGCTCTTGTTTTCTTCTCCTTTCGGAATGTAATATATCTGATATGTCATATCTTTAATTTTTTTATGTTTGTGTTTCTTATTATTTCTTTTGTTCTTGCTGAATACAGTCTGACAATGAAACCTGCAATCTTTAAGTATCCGAAATCCGATTTCCATAAATCTTTCGGATTTCATCACGGAGCCTTCGACACACTGTTACATTCCTGATCGTCTCGACGTTTTCCTTTCCATCAAACATGACTACTCCCGTGTATGAAGGGTAGTCGTCTCTCTTGCTGCGGTCGTTCATGTAGTGCATCGCCCTCAGGTTCTCAACCCGGTCATCGCCACCAAGCTTTTCCGGATACACGAGACCGGGAACCCAGCCGAACGGATTCGTCTTGCCGTACTTGTCCCGCATAATCAGCGCGCCGACCGGATCCAGCCTGAACATATCCGGACTCAAGCCCGCGGCTTCGCGAGCCTTGCTCCAGACCGCATCCACAGTCTCATCGGAATATCTCATATTGCTGCCGTCCATCATGCGTTTTCTTATTCAAGTCCGAGAGCCTCGCGCCTAATTTTCTCGTATATGTAGTCATAAGCCCTGATTCTATCGGCTTCCATGATTTCGTCAAGCGTCATCCAAGCGTACTTCTCTATTTCCGGATACGTGAAGCCGTCTTCCCACTTGAAGGTGTTCGACCTGCAACTGTCCGGGTCTATGTCGTCATCCACCAGCTCTATCGAGAACACGTGGACCCTCTTGTTGTTCCGCTGCCTGACCCCGCCGTGCCACTCGTAGTCGTTCCTGTTGATGCTCGGACATCTTATGCCGGTCTCTTCCTCGAACTCCCTGCACGCTGCCCCGAACTCGGACTCGCCGTCCTCGACATGCCCCTTGGGGAAGCACCACAGTTCTCTGTCGCGGTACAGAGGTCCGCCCGGAGAGCACAGGAAGAACTGCACGTCCCCGTCCTTTCTTTTCCATACTATGATTCCAGCAGATGTTTCCATTTCGTCATCTATAAACTGCATTTTTCAATCGCCCGGCATTGCTTCCGGACTGCAAATTTACAGATTTATTTCGTTCCGTGCAAGCATTCCGCCACATATTTTCATTTTCGGCGCCGAATGGACCGTAAGATAAATACATCAAACCATTGTTGCTCTTATAGATGGTCAAAGACAATGAAAAGATATGGAAGGACGAGCGGTACAATCCGTCAAGGGATGAAATCATCAGCATGGCCCGCGCAGCCATCACGGTCCTGTACAACAAGAACAGGAAGATTGTGACCGCATTCGACAAGATAATCGACAGCGGTGACTTCGACTCCGACGACGACTACCGGAAGCTGTTTTCCGGAATCTATACCGGAATCCAGTACTACAGGGATAAGAGTCCGCTGACCGAAATCATAGACAAGAGCGGCTTCGACCGCAAGGTCCTGTTCAGGAAGGAGATTCCGCACAAGAGCAGGAGGGCCGACGAGGAAATCATATGGAAGGTCGGATACTACATCGTGCAGATAGCGATGGCCAACCGCTCGACAAGGAGGCTGCGCCTGTTCTTCAACCTGTACGCCTCATCGAACGCGGTGGCGAAGCCGAAGAACTGGTCCCTTGCAGACGCGGAGAAGAAGTTCATAGAGCTGTTCAAGAAAGGAATCGGAAAGGTGGCTGACAAGATAAACGGAACCGTGGAAGACAAGGCGGAATCGAGAGTCACCCTGCGCGACATCGCCGTTGACATCAATGTTCCGCAGCACTCCTACGAGACATACCTGCGCCTGTCGGACAACAATCCGGGAAACGTGAAAGAGCTGGCGAAGGTGTTCAGCGTGAACGGATACGACGATGACGATCTGGACAAGAAGAACAACATCGTGCTCACCAAGGACTGCTCATACGCAATATCCCTCGTGACGAACGGAAACGACGCGTACATGTTCCTGTCAGGAAAGACCGGGCACTACTGGAAGGCGCTTCTTCTCGGCGGAAAGATTCCGTTCATCATGTACAACTTCACGAGAACGTTCAACGACAACCTGCAGGCACTGCTCAGGTTCCATGAGAACATATTCCCGATCAGACTAAAATAATCAACAGGAACTGAAATGTACGTCAACATACTCACAAGGCTCGACGAGTCTTACGAAATCAACAGAAACCAGGAGCTCGAGAAGATGTTCTCGAAGCTTGACATGTACGGAAGGAACAGGAGGCTCGTAGCCGAGGGATACTCCGGCGGCATAGCGAGGGACATAGTGTTCGGAAGCGCGGAAAGGACCGCGGCAACCAATGCGATATCCTGCTTGGAGTACCAGCTCCTTGAGACATACATGACCAACGAGGACCTGAAGTCCTTCTTGGACAAGACAAAGAACGCGGCGAGAAAGACCGCAAGCAATGTCATCGACCTGACCAAGAAGGGCATCGAAAAGGCGGGCAGCGCGATGAAGTCCATAGCGGACCTGCTCAAGACGCTTCCGCAGAGGATAAGGACCGCGGTCGAGTTCATAGAGAAGGTGCTGAAGTCCGGAATCAGCAAGGCTTCCGACTTCGTCAGGTTCATGGCAGGACTCTTCGCAAGGCTCGGTGACTCCCTTAAGGAAGCGGTCCTGTCGTTCGGGGTGTTCAACAGCGAGAAGGTGGTGAACGGCGCGCCTGACATGCTCCGCGGAAAGCTGTCCAAGCTCCATGAGACGGACAAGGTATCCGACGCCACGTTCAACTATGTTCTCGAATACGTGCTCGCAAGGTGCAAGGACGGATCATACAAGAAGCTGAACGAGGAAGCGGAAGGCGAGTATGAGGACAGCACGCAGAAGCTGGACAACTGGTTCCTCAGCCACAAGGATGAATGGACAGAGAAGTCGAAGAGCAACTTCCTCTTCCGCACCTTCATATCAGGAACGAACGCCAAGGGAGAGAGGCTCGGATTCTTCCGCGTTCTGCTGTACTCCATCATAGGCTCGTTCATCGTGTGCACGCTCGTTCCGCTCATCGCGTCATCCGTGTTCGGTCTCGCAGGCACAGGCCTTGTAATCCTTGTCATCGCCTGCAAGGCTCTCTGGATGGTGAAGAACGTGATGAGAATCATCGTGAACAGGACCCTCACGTACAAGCAGTCGTTCAAGTACAAGAACGGAGTGGTGAAGCACTCGCACCTGTTCGACCTGAGGACCATACTCTGCCTTGTCATCGCCGTCCTGACGCCGACGCTGTTCTACATCTACGCGGACCAGATCAACGACTGGTTCCACAGCCTGTTCCATACGGACAAGGAAATCCCTGCGGAGATAGCGCAGCATGACGACCCGGAAGAGATAGAGAAGGTCATAGACGAGGTTGTCGTGAACCCGGCTCCCGAGATTCCGAAGCCGTCTGTTCCGGTCGTTCCGGACGGACCGAAGGTGTCTGATGTCGATACGGAGGACATGATGCTTGCTATAGCGGAGACGGAGCCGGTTGAAATAGATCCGCTTGAGCCGACCACCATCGCTCCGCCGGAAGGAGATGTCCTTGTTGCGAAGCTTCCGGACTTGGAACCTAAACTGGAAATGCCCGAGACTGTGAACGCGGACGAGGTCAAGGAAGTGGTCGATACGATGCAGAACCAGATTACGGACTCGAACGTGCAGGGAAGCATCAACCAGTACGCAATCACCAATACGGGCAGCGGGGACGTGACCATCAACAACAACGAGGTCGTGAACGTCTACAACGGAACGATGGCAAGAACCGGCGGCACCGCGACAGGAGTCGTGGTGATGCACGACTACGGAAGACCTGTCCAGTTCGTGAACCACGTACACAGCTGCGGAGGCAGGGTCATCTATGCGTCTGGACACACCTACGGAGTCAGGATTCCGCCGCACGGAGGACACTATCCGAGGTTCGGTGCGACAGGCAATCCGCATCCTATCGTGCACACTCCCGGTCACGCGCATGGACCGCACGCAGGCGGACACATGGAGTACGACCTCAACTACAAGGGACACGGACACCACGGGTTCGGAAGCGGTCCGAATCCGCACGGTGGCGGCGGACCGAAGCCTGGGTTCGGAGTCAATTCGAGAGTTGTGAGCGGAAGCAGACCGTCAGGCGGTGGCGGAAGCAGACCGATGTTCGGCTCAAGAGGAAGAAGATAAAGAACGTATCCATTACAAACAAACGAAGCAGGGTTGATATCGCATCAGTCCTGCTTCTTCTGTTTCAGCATCTGGAAAAAAATATAATAAAAAACCAGATACTGATGAAAAAAAAACATACAAAATTCAAAATATTCTGCCACTTTACTATCCAGTTTGTTTATCCTTTTCCTTTTTCCACCGAGCAATAAGTTCGTCAGCCGTAGGATGACTCTTTAATGGTGGAAAATAATACTTGCAACCGCGTTTGCATACAGTATCATCTTCATCAAAATAATTTGCGCAACCGGTACACCAATATCCACGATTTAATTTAAACTCAGGATCAATTTTACCAGTATCAACATTAATAGACGCCATATCTTTTCCGTTTATTCTATAATGTCGTAATGTTTTTCGATTTGCTCGAATGACAATACGCTGCCGTTCGAGCATTCGAACTCATCACCATGGCAATCGTCAGAAATAATCCTCAGAATCACATCCGGGTTTGTCTTTGATCTGATTATGGTTCCAATAGCAATTCGATGGTTGTCTGACGTGTGGTTGCATATGCACTCAGGTTCTTTGTCCAAAGAGTCGATATAGTTCAGCAGTTCCCTATAAGCATCACTTCTTGCAAAGAAATACATATTGTCTTTTTCTTTGTCAGCCAATGCTTTCCGCCTTTTTATCTCGGCTTTGATTTTTTCTACATTGTCCATGCAATTATGGTTTATAAACTGACAGTCAGTTCCTTTCTCTTCGGAGAGTACTCAATCTTGTCGAACTGACCCAGTATGTTCATTCCGATAATCCTTGTCCTGCTGCTCTTGCTGGAGGTGTCGAAGATGACCACGACGTTGTCAAGTCGGAATCCGAGGAACTCGAAGCCGTCCACCCGGTAGCTTTCCCTGCGGGCGACAGTGTTCGCGCTCGTGCGGATGTTCACGTATCCGGCGAAGTTGTCCCTTGATATGATTCCGCGCCGCTTCATCTCGACATAGTCCGTGTATGACAGGAGAGACTTGTTGCTGCCGGTGTCGACGATGACGTTGTCCATCCTGTAGCCGGACACGGAGGCTTCTATGTACAGCAGGTCGTTTCCGTTGTTCCTTACGGCAACGGTTCTCGACTGCGCAGACACCGTAGTGGATGCCGATAGCACCGTCAGCAATATGGCAGCAACAATCCTTCTCATTTCTCTTCTGCGAAAATGTGTTTCACTTTCTTTCCTGTTGTCTTCTCCGCGGTCTTGAACATACCGGAGAGGTTCTCCCTGCACTGCGCGGTGAACTCGTCGTCGATCGATATGACATTGTAGCGCTCCGAGTTGAAAACCGCGTCCGACAGCACTATCGGAGAATGGGAAACCGATATGATCTGGATTCCCGTGCGCTCTATGAGCGTCGGAAGGAACTCTCCGTACAGCTGGATGTTCGTGGCGATGTCGAAGTTCTGGTCAAGCTCGTCGAGCAGCAGGGTGCAAGGCTTCTTGACAGAGAAGTTGCGGAACTTTCCGTAGTGCCTGCGCTGCGCCTCGAACGTGTTCATCCACACGTCGTTCACGCGCTTGCTGTCATATGCGAACAGCTCGTCGTAGCTGACTGTCCTGTTGACTGTCTCGTACAGGTTCTGCAGCATGTACACGGCGCGCTCTCCTCCGCACATCTGTCCCTTGTTGATGTGCCACATCGCCTCTTCCGCGCAGTTGCTGATGAAGCCGCCGCCACCCTGGATGCTTCCGAACGAGTTGCCTGCACGCTCAAGCCTCGCGCTGAAGTTGTGGAAATAGACCGGGGTTCCGTCCCAGTCAATCCTGCACGGGTTCTTCATCTCTTGGATAATGGTCTTCTCTATCTGGTCGTCGTAGTCCTCTTCCGTCGAGGCGCCGGTGATGACATATTTGAGCATGCTCGGCTCCTTCAGCACCGGGAATCCGTCAAGCCCGCATCCGGCATATGCCGCGATAGCCCTGATAATCGTGCTCTTTCCGCATCCGTTCGGACCGACGATGACGTTGACCCTGTTGTCGGAGAAGCGGATCTTCCGGTTGATGAGGCACTTCGCAAGGTACGGGTTCTCATATTCGCCCTTCTTCTTGTTGTACTCCTCAAGCTCCTTCTCGTACTGCTCGTTGAGCATGCGCTTCTTCTCGTTCCACTCTTCCAGCTTCCTATCCCTCTCTTCCGGATCGCGGCGGAAGATGAACGGTCTCGGTCCGATGTCCCTGACTGAAGGGCGCACCGGCTTCATCACCTTCGCGTTGACGTATCCGTACTTTCCGGTAGTGAACTCTATTGAACTAATCATTGTTGCGTTGAATTAAAAATATCGTAAAACTCATCTGGATTCATTCCCTCGGCTGACATGCGCCGTGGACACGTAGTCCGCGTCCTTCGAGAAGAACAGGCGGAAGTGGTACTCCGGCTCCCTAAACAGGATTCCGGTCTCGACCACGTCGTCCATGCTGGTGAACCTCGCCACCATCTTCACCCTGTCCATGTACAGTATCTGGATTGTGCCCGTGATTCCGTTCACGTTCGAGTCGTAGGTAATCTTGAGCAGGTCCCCCGAGTCCCTATGGAACAGGTACGCGAAGCCCTCGACCTCGTCGTCGATGTAGAGGGAGTCCCTCGTGAACGTGTAGACGATGTTGTCTATCCTCCAGGATCCGTAGATGCCGCCCTCCTGGGAGCGTGCCGACGACGGCGCGAGAAGCGCAATCACGGCGATGACCAGATAACGTCCCATGGCATATCAGTTTTGGTGATTCGCTGCAAAATTACGATTTCTAAAGATTCCGCGCAAGAAAACCGGTTGTTATTTTCCGGTTTTTAACATTGTTTAACCAAAGCAATGACGTTTCTATAATGATTCCGCATAATCAGGCGCGGAACCGCAGTCTCCATGTGCCAACAGAAGCAACTGTGCATCTACGAGTTGAGCGCTTCCGGATTCCCGGCAGGCTTCCTGAGCACATAGCAGTAGTCGAACTCCTCGGCCTGCTTCTCGTTCATCCTGCTCATGTAGACATTGGAAGTCTTTGTCACGACGCACTTGCTGAACACGACGTCGTATCCGCCGGCTACAAGCTTCGCAACGTCGCTCTCCGCCTTCCTCATGTCAGCGACCTTCGGTCCGTACTCCATGGTGCATATGGTGACTGTATCATATCTTTCCATAATTGTTATCCAAAATAGCGTTTGTCCGGAACCGGCAACCATACAAGCAATAAGCAATAAGCATCAGAAAACAAAAAGCGCGAACCATCGTCCAAGACGGTCGCGCCTTCCGACAGTATCCGTCATTGCCGGTCCATCTGTCTCTATTTATCATTATGGAAAAAAAGAGTGTTCCTTGCAGGGTTGATTCTACATCTCCAGAACGTTCATGACCTTGTGCTCCATGCAGAAGCCGACAACCTCGCTCATCGTCCGGACAGTCCGCGCGAACAGCCTGTCGATGAACATCGGCGAATAGACCAGCTGGTCTATGGACATGCATACCATTCCGCGCAGGATGAACGTCTTGACCAGCTTGAACTTGGTGTTCATGTGGTTCACGAACATCTCCGCGTCGTCCCCGTACTGCGCAATGTGGACCACGTTCATCGCAACAATCTTGAAAAGGGAACTGTCTCTGCCGTCAGCCACGAACGCCATGTCGACGCCGCCCGCGCTGAACGATACCTTACCGTCCGGCTTCTCCTGAACGGCCAGTCCGCGGTCCCTTGCGAACTCCAGAAAGCATTCCCGGAGAAAGTTTGCGTCAAAGGTACTCATATATCGTCTCGGTCTCGTCACCGTCTCTTTCATCGCACTCGTACAGCCTGCGGAACCTGTCGTCGGACAACAGGTTGTCCACCGCATCCTTCATCGTCTCGGCAGGCTTCGTCTCCATCACCACTATGCAGTCCATGTATATGATGTCGTAGTGGATCTGCTTAAGAAGCGGGTTGAGCTTCCGCACGACCTTGAACTTTCCGCATGTCCGCGACACGAAGTCCGCAGCCTCTCCGACAGTCGGCGCCGGAATCAGGAAGTTCCTGTCGTTCTGCGCCTGTATCCACGACACGTCTATGACCATCCCCGGACGCATCGTCCTGTAGCCTATTCCGTACTCGCCGCCATAGTGGTCGCTCTTGACATAAACCTCGACATCCTTCGTCCTCACGAACGCGGTCTGTCCCATGCGGAAACCCCGCTCGGCAAGCCACTGCGCGTTCCCGAAGGACACGTAATCATTCTTGTTCATTTCCATCTGTTTTTATAAAGTAAAGTACAACATGTCATCTGAATTTCTCAAGGTACTCTATCTTCCTGCTCAGCTTCTCTATTGTTTTGTCTATGTAGTCTCTGCGGAAGTCAAGCGCGTCCTGCCTTGAAGTGAAGGCGTATATCTCGTTCACCATGTTAGGCTCGTTGTCGATGAAGTACGCGTTGCTCGTGCTTGCATGCTTGTCATGCACCCATTTCAGGTCAACTCCCGTATGCTTCCTGCTGCTGTCGAACTGGATGTACGTTAGAGTCTCCGTGCGGTAGATGTCGCGCACCTTGACCGGATATATGTACATGGACAGGTCGTATGTCCTCTGGACCCTCGTGATTACATACATCCTGTCGCCCCTGCTCAATTCTCCGAAAGATTTTCTGCTCAATCCATGACCGGTAAGATTTTATATGGCTATCAGCCCTTCTTCCTATATATCCGCTTCTCGTACAGCGCGTCAAAGTCCTCCTTGCTGATTCTGACCATCGTCCCGTTAATCTCCGTCCTGTATATGTTCAGGTCAACGCGTTCCCCGTCCGGCGTCAGCATGTACAGCGTGCCCTTCGTGTCGTAGTCGCCGTTCCTCTCGTCCGTCAGGAACTTCCTCTCGTATATGACGAACTTCTTCGACGACGGATAGTACGGCATTTTGATAGGATACATGTCGTCAAGGAACGACATGTCGGACACGTACTTGTCAGCCGGGTTGTCGATGTTCACGAAGTATCCCCTGTCCAAATCCTTGTAGCGGATTCTGCCGTCCAGTCCCTCGATGCGGAAAACGGACATGCATCTCCTGCACTGTATGTACGAGCGGTATCCTTCCCTGCGCAGATCGTCCGGACTCATGATTGATAGTTCCTCTGCGCTGAATCCCTCCTTCAGGAAATCCGCGTCAGTAATCGGCATCAGCGGCTGGTTGTGAAGAAGCCTCTCAAGAATCATGGTCATCACCGGGAACTGCGCGCCTGTCAGGTTTCCCTTTATGCATTTCTCATATGCGGACAACGCGACATCGTAGCAAGCCTGCAGATAGTCGTGACCGTCATCTCCATTGTCATTGCTGTTCTTCCTGCGGCATGCGAGCTCGACCTCGTGCTCCGCCCACAGAAGATGCCTGTTTGTTTCCTTTTTCTTTCTTGCCATATGTGATAATTCGTTTTAGAACAATCCGGATGCCTCGTCTTCCATCCGCTGTCTTGCAATCTCATAATAACCGCCGTCTTTCTCGATTCCGATGAACCTTCTTCCGAGCCTGCTGCACGCAACGCCCGTGCTCCCGCTTCCCATGCAGAAGTCAAGCACCAAGTCATCTGGATTCGAATAAAGGCTCACGATGCGTTCCATCAGCCTGACAGGTTTCTGTGTCGGATGAGCGACCTTCTCCTTCGAGTTGTGCGGAAGCGCTGGTATGTCTGCCCATACATCGGAAAGGGTGACTCCGTCCTTCAACGTTCCCCTCGTGTACTCAGGTCTTGCGGACTCGACATTGACCTTGATGCTGTTGAAGGTTCCGCCATCGCCCTTGCAGAAGTGGAGAATCGGCTCGTATCCGGAAGCAAGAGCGCGTCCTCGGGTGTTGTTGAAGCCGCGCTTCCTTGCCCAGATGATTGTCCGGACATCTGTCCATTCAATCTCATCAATGGCTATGTTGGAGATCTGGCGCATCATCTGCCTGCTGGCGAACAGGATGATGTTCGCGTTGTCTTTTGCCACGGAATCAACTTTCACCAAGACATCACGGACCCAGTCGAGATACTCATCCGGTGTGTTCCACTGGTTGTCGAAATCGTCGCTGACCACTTTGTAGTACGGAAGGTCCGTGATTACGCAATCAGCAACAACAGACTGTCCAGCCAGCCTGTCGAGAACCTCGGAACAGTCTCCGTTATATAGAGACGACTCCTTCATCACGAGAACAGGTATTTGATGAAGTCCATCGCCTTGCGGAACCATGTCCTCTCATCTGTATTCACAGCCACAGGTTCCGAAATCTCGGTATTATATTTCCTGACAAGCCTGAGCTTCTCGATATAGGTGGCCGGCATCACATGACCGTACGGCGTGAACTTCATGTCCGGATACGACACCCCGTACGAGTCGATGCACATGCTTGCGGAAACCTCTCCGCCGCTAATCTCCTTCACCTCGAATATGTACCCGTATGTCTTGAGAACGTCTCCGGGCTTCGCGTCGGCAAGCGTCCAGTTCCGGAACCTGCAACCGTCCGTGACCATCACGCTCTTTCCGCTCTCGCCAATCAGATGGTCGTTCTCGTCGGACATGTACGTCTTTCCGACCTTGAACTCGCTTCCGTTCTCGCTCTCAACGCACACGTAGAAGTTCCCTCCGGCAACAGCGCAGCCGCCGTGCCTGTACTGAGGAAGGTCTTTCTGGCATATCAGGCGCTCGTGCCCGCTCACGTAGTGCTGGACCAGGCACGAGTCCGCCATCACCTCGGTGATGATGAACTTCTCGCCGGTGCTTGTATTGACGAGTATGTCGTTCTTGCTGTACTTTTCCATTGTGGTGTCTATATTAGAGAATTTCCTCAAGAGTGTACTTGGCAAGCGTCTCGAACGCGTCGCTGGAGCTCTCGTAGTCGAACTCGTCTATCTCGGTCTCGAACGGCATGCACTTGTTGCCCATGTCCTTTATGACGCCGATGAACGCATAGCCCCTCTTGTTCGCTGCAGGAATGCAGTCGATCTTGATGAAGATGCCCCATTTATCGGCAAGCCAGTCATGCACTGTCTGGTGCGTCGGAGCGGCAAGCGCGTTGTCGTACTGGGATGCAAGAGTGCCGTTGGTGCATATGGAAATGCTGTTGCCGTCACATGTCATCAGAACCCTCGTTCCGCTCTCCGCAGGTTTCCAGAACGCGCGGCACTTCTCATTGAAGCCGTGCTTCTTGAGCAGCTCGCACAGAGCCTCGCTCGCAATCCGCTCTGTCGTTACGACAGATGTATCTATATAATTATCCATAGCAGTGTCTTGTTTCTTGTTCTATTCAACTTTGTTCTTTGCTATCGGCTGTACGGTAAATTGCGTCTGCTTCGGTCTCACGACGCAATTCGTGATAAGGTCAACACCCCATCCGACAACTCCTCCGAGTATGATATTGGCAAAAGTCCAGCCATTGACCTGCTTGTCCAGAAATAAGTCATTGAACAAATAGTGCTCCGACTCGATATGGATCCTCTGATCTTTCAACTTGTGCTTATCGACTTGAACCACGGCCGGAAGCATAACCCGCGTATAAGTCTGCTTTTCCGTCCTGATTGTCACCGGCTCGTCAATCTGACCATTGATTGTAATACTCGGATCGCCACCTGCACAGATAGTCGCGCATGATGAGAATGTCATCAGCGCAATCGCTGCAAAAAGAAATAAAATTAACTTTCTCTGTTCCATAATGATTCTTTCTTATTTAGTAGTTAGACAACATCGTCAAGATAAGCCCACTTCTCGAACCCGCACGTGTCCCAGGTCCTGTGAGCGGAAGGCTGGTCGTCGTACACCAGACGGTCGAAATGCTTGTCGTACATGCAGACGTACACGCTTCCGGACACGTCCTTTGCCAGGATCTTCCGCTTTCCGTCCGGACGGACATCCGGCTTGTGCCACACAGACCCGAAAACATACGAAAGGAAGTCGAACAGCGTCTGTCCAAGCTCGGCATCCTTGTTCCGGGTCCTGCTAATCAGGACCTCAACCCTCTTCGACATCGGTTCCGTGTCATCCACCAGATAGTCATGGATGTTCTCCGGAATCGACAGTCTTTCAAACAGTTTCTTGCTTTTCTCGTTACTCATCGCTTCATATCTTTGGTTGTTATATTTCCATGCTCTTCAGCATCATGTAGATGTTCTCCGGATTCTGCTCGACCGCGAACACCCTTGACATCCTGTGAAGGAATCGGTCGTGCTCGTCGTTCTCATAAACAGGAATCTCAACCGAACTGTGCTTCTTGACATAATCTATGCAATTCTCAAGGCTGTCGCAGCACCACAGAATCTCCGCATTGTCCGACTCGCATGCTCCTGCCGGCCATATCTCGACAGAGTCGTCTCCATTGTCGTCCGTCAGCCTGACCACCTCGAACTCGTCAACCTCGTAGAACTGGTCGAGCTCTGGGGAATATAGAAGTTCCTTGTATCCGCATACAAGCCATCCGATGACCGTCTTGTTGCAGATGCCCGAATATCCCTTGATGGTTCCGTCGCTCTCTATGCGGAAATACTCGGCTGACGCGTCTGCCGAATCGTATTCATATGTTCCGCCATAGAACGTCAATATATCGATGATTCTATTCAGCGGCGTCCGCGAGTTCATCCTCACGAACATCTTCTTTGGTTTCTGCATCTGTCCCGATGATATTTCTTGTATTTGAGTTAAGGTATGCGGCATGAGCCTCGGCATCCTCTTTCCTGAAGAACATGTTTCCGTTCGTCATTCTGTATAGTTCGTCCGTGGTTTTCTGTCCCCACTTGGCGGATTTCACGACGAACCCGAACGAGCCGTCGTCCGTCATCTCGACATAATAGTAGTCCGGCACGTCGGTCTTGACCTCGTCGATGTAGCCCTTGGTCAACAATACGTGCGTGAAGTGCTGTTTCCCGCGCTCGTCGATAATGATTCCGTTCTTGCTCTTATAAAACTTGTTCGGAGTGAAAGCGACAACCTTATTGCCCAGGAATTCTCTTTGAACATATTCCTTGACACATTTGTACGTTGCTATGACATCTTCCATTTTGCTTTCCCTTTTTGTCAAAAACATTTTCATTGACAAATATATGAAAGATTTATAAACAAAACAAGAGTTTGCACGAAAAAAATTGCAAACTCTTTATTTTTTTAACATTTGTTAATTATTGTCTGTCGATTAACAAACTTAAAATCTCACTTTTCTTTCTATCTCGCCCTGATGATGTAAGCCATCGCGAAGTACCTCGGCTTGTTCTCATGCGCCTGCGATGCATTCGAACTCTCACTCGAGTTGACATCGACTGTCGTGCTCCCTGAATTTCCGGTGAATCCGTTTCCAGCCTTCGCTTCAAGATACAGCCTTCCGCCTTCCCTGTCGTTATGGGTATCGAAGTCTATGTTGAGCGTCGGGCTTGGTCCGGTCTTGTTCACGAACGCGCCTTCCGGCTTGAACTTCGAATCATCATACCGTCCGATACCGAGCATCGAGTCGTCGGCGGTGAACGAACCGCTGATCTGGTATGAACCGACACCGTGAGTATGACCGGAAGTCGTATGGCTGTGCGCCGGAAGCCCGGACTGGTAGCTTGTCAGCTGCACGGTCCCCTTTCCGCCCTGCTTGTGGAGGGAGTAGTCCCCGGAGCTGTCGGACCCGTCGTATCCGACCACGAACCTCGACCTCAGGTCCGGAACCCTGAACGAGTCGCTCTGTGGACTCGTCCACACGTTCTGCGAGTTGTGGTCGTCGGTTGGCTTGAACTGCGTGTTGTAGCCTTCGCCTATCGCGTCGAACAGATGCGGATATTCGTTCTTGCTGTACTCGCTTCCGTCGCAGAGCAGGTATCCCTCCGGAATGCTGCTGTCCGAGCCGGACCATATCTTGATTTCTCCGAACAGGCTTCCGCAGTTCTTTCCGAACACGAACTGTCTCCATTCGAACGTCTCCGGAGCGCTTGCCGTATCCTCAGGCTCCACAGGACTTATCCATCTTTTCGTGTACGCGTTCTGGTAGTTCACGTTGTTGGACTGTATGCTTATCCACTTCTTGCGCAGATAGACAGTAGTCGGAGTATCCGTCACGTTTTCTGCGTCGTAGAACAGAACCTCTCCCTCTGGATGGTCGATGGTCTTCACGAACACGTATCCGGTTCCCCTTCCATTTCCGTTCGCGCCGCACCCGCTCAGTATCACGCATTTCGCGTTGCATATGTTTCCGATGATCTGGCTCATGTAGTTGTTCGTCTGGATATAGTCCAGCGTCTCGCAGTCCATCGGGAACGAGTAGTTCGTTTGTCCGGTATAGTTGCCCTGAATGAAATCCATCAGCAGGATGACAAATTTTTCTATTTATCTTCAAGCCGTGAAAATCTCCCCGTCAGTGACCAGCGTGTCCATCAGGTTGTAGAACTTAATCAGCCTGTCCAAGATGGCGCTTGCGACAAGCCCGACCTCGCGGATGAACGAGAACGGAATCCTTTCTCCGCTCTTTGCGAGAATGTTATATGTACCGGTCTCCGGAACGAAGATGACGGAAACTATTTCAACCTTGTCCGGACGGAATCCGCTGCCGTCGTCGTTCGCGACATCGACCATGACAGAGTCTATGTTCTTGATGCCGAAGATGCGGTGCGCGTTGTAAGCCTTGCCAAGCAAACCGGCAATCAGCATGTCCTCTGTCTTCTTCGCGTCCATGTACAGTTCATGTGTTTCCGGCTTGTCCAGCTTGTTAATATCCTCACAGCATTCCAATAAGGATACGAGGTCCAAGCGGTTCTTGGACGGTTCGAGCTTTCTGAATTCTTCAATCGTCATTGCATTTTCGTTTTACGGTTGTTGATAATATCTTCAAGGTTTCATCTTCATTAGATGCGAGTAGTACTGGTTGTGATATATTGGAAGAATCTTCTTATCGCTTCTGTCGAGCCAGCAGGTGGAGCATCTTGTAATAAAGACCTCATCCCTGCGCTGCTGAACTTCATCGTAGAACTTCTTATGGATTTCCGGATAAGTCCATCCGAACTTCTCGTGCAGGTCTCTGAAGGCGTCAACAAGATACACTCCGCCACCGGGGTCCTTATAATAGTAATTGTCGATACAGTAATCTACAATACTAAAAGAGCTTATCGCATTCGATTCCATCTTCTTCCGGTAACGGATTCTCGCATTCGACCAATTCTCTCCTTTCGCTGTCGTACTTGGTCCACCGCTTGGTATCCTCGTCATAGTTGTAGCCAACCTTGTCTATATACATACGGATTCTCCACAGCGTAATCACCCTCTCCTTGAACATGTCACAGAGCACAGCAAGAGCCTTTCTGTACTCTTTCACTTCATCGCAATTTCCGTTTGCGGAATACAGGGTTCCCCAGTTTCCGTAACTTGTCGCGTTCAGATATCCGAGATCCACGACATAGTTCGAACAGTCGCTGCCTGTGTGAATCGTATAGCCGTGTTCTTTCAGATACTCATGGTCGCTATCAGACCTGTAGTCGATGCTGAATGCATATTCGCTGCGGACTACGCTCCTGAACGGTTCCGGGAACTTGCTTATGATTTCTTCCATAATTTTGCTTGATTATAAATGATTGTTTCTAAATCTTGTCTCGCTAATCCACCGGACATTCGCACGGAAACCAGCGCATGCTTCCATCCATAAACTTGGACCACTGTCCGGTCTCTATGTCGTATCTGTAATGGTCGCCGCCGATTGTCAGTCCGACTCTGCGCAGGCTCACATATCCCTGGTTGAACATGTCACAGAACACGCGGAAAGAATCATTGTATCCGACTGGACTCATGCGTGCATAAACGATTCCATAATTATCACTGTCCTCGACTTTCAGGTCAGACAGACCGGATACTCGGCTTGCACCCCACGAGTCCATAGTCACCTCATATCCGTGGGAATCCAGATATTGCTGGTCGCAGTTTCCGCCATTCGAAGTATATTCGATACTGAAGTTGAATCCGGACTTGACCGCTCTCCTGAACTGTTCAGGAAACTGCTCGATTACTTCTTTGATTGTCTTTGCCTTATCCATTGCCTTGTATTCTGGTTAATGAGTTTCAAATGAAGAAAGATATATGTACTCTCCGTATACTTTATGAGGAATTAACCCAGGCATTCCAGTCATTGAAATGCAAAAATGAGTAACCAAAATTGCTGGATAATGACTTGGTTTCCCAAATAGAATTTCTTTAAAATCTTCTTCTTCTATAAAATTATTATCTTTTATATATGATAAATAATCTTCTTCATTAGACAACAATGCAGTAGCTATCTCATGCTCATTTTCTTTTGATGTTAAAATTTTGTACATAATTATCTTATTTTATTATTCTTGGACATGACTGCACGGATGCTGCATCCGCATTCTCTGGAGTTGTTGAACACGTGACCGGAATCACAATCTCCAAACGTGTAGATAAACGCTTCTCTATCATCTTCTGGATTATTATTCCTTGTCCAGTAGTCTCCGTCCGTTCTCAATCCGTATTCACGACCGCAAATAATCATACCGCCGACCGGCAAGAATAACTGGTTTCCATTACGGACAGACGTGAACAGCTGTCCGGCATACCTGTCAGTCTCAACATGCCTGCATGTGCAGTTTCTCTCGTCAAGCAGTTCCAAGAACTGTTCCTTCGACGGAACCATCCAACTTCCGCCAAGAACCTGCCTTGCTGCGTCGTCTTCCGGATAAAGTTCTGTCAGCCCGTCCTTGCTATAATACTTCAGCGCATCACGCGCATCATCATACCACAGATAGTTGCTCTCCCGGAACTCGTAAGATGAATCATGGACTTTCGTGTCGCCGAACGCGAAATATAGACCGTGTTCTGTCTTGTCATTCGCACCGATGTTCATCTCAGCCCACAGGGTTCCGCTCGGCAAGCCAAGGTCAACATACGGAAATCCGTTCGAATACAAGCCGCCGCCATGCCACGATTCCTCGGTAGCGTGTTTCGGGATGCAAACCACGAGAGGCTCCTTGACCTTGAACTGCTTCAGCAGATGCTGGATATCGCTGACGTACATCACGTTCTGTCTGATTACGGGATTCTGCTCGTCGTCATATACAATCAGCTCAAGTCTGCAGTCGCTCCAGTGGAATATGTGGATTTTCACGTTGCCCACAGTCAGAGTCGAAGTTCCTCCGATTCTTTCAAAGCCCAACCGCTTCATCACGCTCGCACTGAGGGGAACCGGCAGCAGGTTGCTGAACGAGGTCTCAATCTTGAATCCGTTCTCGTCAACAATCCTGACGCTTCCGCTCTCACCGTCCATAGCGACCACAGTATAGAACTTGCGCTTATTGCTGTCATTCTCGAAAAGCTGGACATAGTCTCCCAGCATTATGTTATCAATAGTAATCATTGTCTTATCTGTTTTATATAAAAGATTCCTGTTTATCGAGTTCCTTGTTGAAAACAGTATATAACTTCATGCAGTAGCAATGGAATTACATTTCACTGTCAAGTCCGGCATTATCCGCATATGGAGACTTCATCAGCACATGGAGACTGTCATCGCTGTCAATCCATGCGGAACCGACGTTCGACTGCCGTGCCGCGTCAAGCATCCGGTTCACCGTTCCGAGCTGTTTATCTGACAGCTTGAATGTCGTTCCATCGACAGTTATATGGACAGAACCGTCCTTGAACACGACCGAGTTCTCACTGGCATCTACCTTGACAGACGTATCCGCATAAGGAAATCCGTCAGGACCGACCTCGATTGCGAGATCCATCTCCAGCAGGTTCGCATTGTCTATATGCTTCGCGTACATCCAGTCGAAACCTTCGGACATCGTGTTGAGAACCTTGTGCAGTTCGTTCTGCGAAATCATGGACAGAAGGAAGTTTGTCAGGGAACCTGTTCCGGACACGTCCATGCTGCTTGTTTCGCTCAGCCGCGCAAGCGGAGAGTTCGGAGACTTCATCGAGTACAGGTACGGCTTCACGAACTCGACCGGCACAAGGTACTCATCGCAACCGTCAAGCTCCAGCAGCGAGACACGCTCCCCCATGATTCCGTAAATCGTGTATGCACGGGACTTCATGTTCTCGTACAGTTCCGGTCTCAACCTGCATGCCTTCTCAACCTTGTCCTTGTACTCCGTGTTCCATTCCAGATAACCGTCAAGGTCGAGCCTGCACTTCAGACCGTACGGGAAATGCTTCGCTATCTCGCGCAGAAGCAACATCCTATGACTGTTTTCCATTTTTGCTGTCCCTTATGAATCTCAAGTCGTCAAGCTCTTTCCTTGTCACGAACACCAGCCTGTCCCCAATGCTGTACTTGGAGCCGGTAGTGTAGAATGTCACACTCATGGTATGCATTTTGTCGCTATTGTCGAAGTATGAATTCTTCGCCGTGTTCTTGACTATTTGTGTGCAGAAGTCGTCTATGCCGGAATATTCGGCATTCGTCACGATGAATTCCGGTTCAACCACCCGGATGTTGCTTCCGTTCTTCGGTCTGCTGTTAATCATGGGATTCCTGCTCGACCTTCTTTCTATCAAGATTCCACAGAGGAATGAAAACAGGACTGCGACCACGAGTATCACTATGAACATCAGTGTTGAAATTTCCATATCGCTATTTTTATTGGTGTTTATAATCACTTGTTCGTATCTTTGCCGTCAACCCGAATGACGAAATCGTTGATGCCGACGGTTCCGTCTGTTACGGTCCTTTCATCATCATCGCCACTGCTCGACTGTTCAATTTCATCCGTATGGTTCTCGATGGACTTGGTCTCGGCAGTTGAGTCGAGCGCTTTGGAACGGTTCTTTTTATCGTCATGGAAAATTAATGTCATGACAGATGAAATGCTTATTAGGCATACGGAACAGATAGTCACATAAAGAATAAAGTCTAACATATCGGGACCGACAGTCACATAAAGAATAAAGTCTAACATGTCACTACAGTTTGTTCCGTGTAAGATATATGCGTTCATCAGGATTGAACTTGTTCTCGTTCGTATAGAACACGTAATGGTACCGGTGGTAGTTTCCGTTTGAATCGTAGAAATGACACAAGACCGTGTTCTTTATATAGGTCGTGTCATTTGCATTTTTCACTCTTTCTGTCTTCTCTACGATGAACTCGGGTTCCTTCAGGCAAACTCCCATCGGCATCGAATTGAAACTGCGTACTCGGTTGGACACCCGTTCAACCAACACTCCAATCCCAAACATGATTGCCGAGATTACGACCATGAAAAAAATCAAACTTGTCATATTGTCAATTGCCATAATAATACTTTTTTGATTTGCCGTATCTTAGAAAATGCCTCTCATTCTCAACCGTGATTCTGCCGACGCTCTCCCACTCCGGATCTCCGAGAGCATAGTCAGCGGAATGATCCTCGTCTATGTCGATACCTATCCTTTCCAAGCGTTCCGGATGGTCGATGTTGTAGCGCTTGAAGTATCCCTTGTCCCTGCGTTTCTGGTTCCAGTACTTGTCCTTGCAGAACGTGGAGCAGAAAGCCTGCTGGTAAGACTTCTTGGTGAACTTATTTCCGCATACAGGACATACGAGTTCATTTCCAACCGAAGCCTGCTTGTTCAGGTCGTATCGTTTTATCTTTTCCTTCTTTCTGTTCATTTTGATTGAAAGTTTAATGATTCAACAAATAAACCGGTTTTCAATCCTTAACCTTGGCTGTCTTCTTTCTGCTTCGCATACGCACATCCAGTTTCCCGGCAAGATTGAATTTGTTGATATAGTACCAGATTACGTTTCTGGACGGAAGATACTTTATGAAAGACAAATTTTCATCATGCTGATGTTCGTCCATTATCTCTTCACAAACGAAAAGTGTAAGTTCGTCAATGGTAGGATTCTTGCCAATCTTTTTCACATAGTTGTCTATATATTTGGACATCTGTTGATTGCTGAACCTTTCCGCTCTGAATCTATTGTTAGAATTCAACTTGCTGTCCTTGTTGCGGTTCAGGCAAAAGTCCATGCTGATGTTATCGCCTACATATGTACGGACCGTAAAATTCCTATTCTTGAATATGGATTCATAAACAGCATTGCAAGTATTTTCAATCTTCTTGGTTGTAAACGGTTCATATGCAAACTTACCATTCTCGTTGTATGTAATGCTGTTGTTTATATGTTCCAGAAGTTTGCAGCAAATTAGTTTCAGTACGTATAAGACATCTTCTTTGGATTCATTCTGTAGTTGATTGTAAATGCAGATGCACTGATACTTCAATGCATTGAATACAGTAACATTTGTTGCAGGATTGGATGCATTGAGTCTTGTTGCAGGATTGGATGCATTGAGACTGTTCTTATTACATTTGGATGAATCGAATGGAAATATGTCTTTGAAAAAGACTTTACCGCACTTCTGACAAAAGTCGAACAACTTTGTACATTCAATTATTTCTTGACGCTGCATCCTATTGACATCAATCTTACAAATCTTCTTTATTGCTTCAGCATCATTATTTGCCGAGTTGATTTGTTTAAATCGTTCAACAAATACTGCATCTTGCGACTTGAGATACATACAAATGCATTTTTTGAAATCTTCTCTTCTAAAAATCAATTCTGTTACTTTCATTTAGCGTAATAAATTTATCTTTTTATAAAACTGCGGCAAAATTATAAAAATAAATTATAACAACAAAATATTTTCTTGTTTTTTTATCAAATAAAATTGTTTTCATCAAATAAAATTGTTCGTTCTAACAGAAACTGAAAACCAGTAATACAATTTTAATCTATGTGGTTCTTATCATCAAGTACGATCATTTCTATGCATTGTAAATGATAGAACTTTGTAACTTAATTTGGAAATACCAGTCGAATGCTGTAAGGATTTAAAGTAACAAACTTCTTACAAATAAACTTCTTACTAAGTGTCATTTTGTAAGGTTTCTTACAGTTTGAAGAAATTTATAACGTATGGCTGTTCAGAACTCTGTGACTTAAATTCGAAAACAACAAACGAATGCTGTATGGATTTAAAGTAGCAAGGAAATAACAGGTTGCATCCGGTTTGTTTTCATAGTTTTGAAGTTGTATGTTTCAACCATATAGAAACCGAGTCTAAAAAGGCTTCAAATTTGAGCCGTACGGCTTTTTTGCATTCGGTATGTGCATTTCTATGCTGTAAGGTTGTTTTGGACCACAGAACTTAAATTTGAAAGACTTCAATCGAATGCTTTATGGATTTAAAGTAAGCAGACTATAATATTGCAAAGAAATAACAGGTTACTTCAGGTTTGTTTTTCATAGTTTGAATAAACAATGCTTGAAGTTGTATGTTTCAACTTATGTAGAAACCAAGTCCAAAAAGGCTTCAAATTTGAGCCGTACGGCTTTTTTGCATTCGGTATGCATATTTCTATGCTGTAAGGTTGTTTTGGACCACAGAACTTAAATTTGAAGATAGTGAGCAATGGTTATCTTGGAATGCATAGAAATCTTACAGCATAGTTTGATTATGCTTATTTAGGAATCTTAACATAGACAATCAAGTTCTTGAACAAACGTGCTGCGTGTCGGAACGACATGCAGCACCACATTCGACAGGGACGCCCTGCGTCCGTCGGATGTGCTAAACTTAATTCTAATAAGCATTGAAACTGCATGCTTGAATCCGAGCGATTGTTACATTGAATCCAAGCGATTGCTATAAGTATATGTTTGAATGTGCAAATGAAACCTTACTCATAAGGAATCTTAACATAGACAAGCAAGTTCTTGAACAAACGTGCTGCGTGTCGGAACGACATGCAGCACCACATTCGACAGGGACGCCCTGCGTCCGTCGGATGTGCCAAACTTAATTCTAAATTTAAATTTTAATTAAGCATTGAAACTACGCGTTTGAATCCGAGCGATTGCTACTTTGAATCCGAGCGAGTTCGATAAGCATATGTTTGAATGTGCAAATGAATCCTTAAACAAATTTCTTTACTAAGACTGAGATGCTAAGAGTGAGATGACTTCGTTAAGACTGGGATGACTTTTCCATCCGAAACAATCCACATTTTTGCTAAGACTGAGATGCTAAGACTGAGATTAAAATTGAACCGTACTTTTTATTTTTTTCTTTTTTTGTTTTGTGTGGTGTTTTTAACAGTTTAAAAGTTTATATTACTTTTAACTGTTTAACCTACTTTTAAACTTTTAAAAGCATGCCGAAAAACAGAACTTGTACGAAACTCACATAAAACTCAAATGCACAAATAAGACTAATATAAAACTAACTAAAAACTAACTAAAAACTAACTAAAAACTAAGATAGTCAAAAGGGCTGAAAAAAAATAACAAATGAGATGGATTTCTATCCAGAATCCGAACCATTTTAAACATAAAATCGGTTCTTTATGTCCAAAGAACCGACAAGAAAATTATCCAAAAATTAGAGAATGATCTCGAACTCATCCACATCCGGAAGGACTGCAAGTCCGCCCCAAGTTCCATGCAACTGACCTGCGTCGTCGATGTACTCAATCTCTCCTGTTTTTCCGTTGTAGTTTTGAGCCTGTGTGTCTTTTCCGCCACAATCATCCATATGGATTATCCTGATCGTATCCCCGACACGCGGAGTCTCGACGCTCTCCTTGATGAGTTTCTTCCTTCTTACTTTCATGATAAATCTGTCCAGTTTATTATAAGATATTTATATTTCCGCGTTCCATAAAAAAAGAAACCGCACTCATCACGAGCGCGGATTCTACAAAATGGCATTATCACTTCTATGCGCCGGCAGCAGCCAGCTTGTATCTTGTTCCGTCGATGACCACCCATTCAAGGCTGTTGAACGACACGTTCTTCACCATCACCTGACGTTCCTCGCCAAGCCCGGCTTCAGCCTGCTTCTTGGAGCCTTTCTTCACCTGCTCGAACTGCTCGATGATTGAGAGCTGCTCCGGGTCCGCATACTTGCCGTCCACAGAGTAGATGACGTCAACCTCCTCAGGGTCCACCGCGTTGTAGTACCTGATGTAGTATCCCTTGGTCTCCTGGCCGGTTTTCTTGTCCTTCTTCGTATGGACGATGAGCCTGCCCTCCGCGCCATCGACCCAGTGTCCCCAAGGAAGCACGCTGTCCGTGAAAGGCTTCAGCAGCTCGTCAGGGCTGACAGTGCCGTCGCAGCTGTTCCTTACCGCTTCCTCCACCCTCTTTGTATAGGAGCTGCCGTACATGAACTTTCCGACAGTGTTCTTGGTTACCTTATGTGTAACCAGAGGATTGTCAGTCTTGTTCATCTTGACCTCGGTGACGATGTTCATACGGATTGAGTCCGAATTTTTCTGGTTCTTGATGATTCGAACCAGTTCTTCTGCGGTTACCACCACAGTTGGAATTTTCTTAGTGTCCATAGTCTATTGCTTTTTAGTTGATACTGCTTTGATTGTTTCTTTATGCAAATATAGGAATAAAAAACGAGCCGGGCAACATTCCGGCTCGATTTCTTTCCTACTTTAACACAGTTTAACGAACGGACTCACAACAACCCGTTTTCTTTGCAGAACTTAACAAAATCACGGTACGAGACTTCGGAGACTTCCATGTCCTCTCCGTAGTCGAACGGTTCAAGAACTTCCTCGATGCTGTCCATGAAGCCCCGGATGTCGAGGTACTTTCCGTCCCTAATCAAGCAGGCATGGCACAGGCACACGCTCTCGATGTCATAGTCGTAGTCCGTGATGAGACAGACAGTGTCGCCTTTCTTATAGTTGTCCAGAACGAACTGGTGGCAGTAACCGTGCAGCAAATCTTCCTTATCCATATATGATTTAAAGATATTACATTATATGATATTTAACTGTCCGGACGGATGATAATCCAAAATATCTTGTGACGACATCAAACCGTCGGAACCGATATTTAATTATCGGCGGATATTTAAATATCCGGCACCGTTGAATGTCGCAAGGAACCGGATATTGCATTATCAGAGCCACCGCAGGTCTCTTTAGACATAGAAACTTCTACGGATTTCCGTCACGAACGGAAACAAGTCCATCCTGATCTTGGTTCTATTGTCCATAGTCTGTCGACTCGATGGTCATCAGAGCCTTTACCGCCGCTGCAAGGACGATGCATATAACAAATTCCATCATGGTCTTGCTGTTTTTGAAGTTAATGAACCGAGTTTCTCATTTCCTAACCGGTTCCGGCAAGAGTCCGTCCGCGGTTCAGCGGATTTCCCCTTGCCGGACCTTCCCTATTTGGCTGAACGCGAGTAAGTCTTGTTGAGTTTCTCAATGGACTGCTTGATCTGGAGCACGTACTTGCTGATGTCTCTTTTCTTCAGCACTTCCGTGTTTCCGCGGATGTTCTTGAATCTTCCGCACACGTCGAACGCGAAAGATAGGAACTGGCTGTCCATGTGAGGAGGAACCCACACGTCGCTTCTGCAGATGAAGATGATGTCCGGCTTGAACTTCGGGTTCGCCTTGCGGAACTCCGAGATGCTCCTGAACCTCGGTCTTCCTTCCAGAATCCCCGGCTTCTTGCCTGCCGCGTCCCATCCGCAGTCGGAAGTCACCCAGTCGTACTCGAGAGTGAACTCGCGGTCAAGGAAGTTCACCCAGTTTCCACAGTTCAACTCTCTGTTCCTGCCATTGCCATATGCGTCATGGTGAAAGTCCAAGTTCACGACCCGGACAGCGTCCAGTTCACCGATGTTTTCCTTTATGAACCCATGGATATGCATGTGCGAGTTCGTTATCAGGACCGGAACGCTCCTGCGCTGCTTCATGAGGAACTTCCAGACCTCGAACAGCTCGTCCGAGTTGCAGGAGACCTTTGCTATCTCCCTGGATGAGTACTCGCACGCAAGCCTTGAAGCCCACACGTAGTCTGATACCCCGATGAACTGCTCTGTTCCGTCTGGGAACGAAGCGAGGGGACCCGTGTCGTCGTCCTTGAACTTCATGAAGTAGTCGTAGTCGATAGACAAGACATTGAGTGTTTTCTTGGATGTGGTTTCCATATGCGTTATGTTGTTGACATCAGATTGCATAGTTTAATATATGAACCCGTAGTTCTTTCCATAGAAGCCGAAGTTAGTGGCGGGTATGTCCTTTCCGGTCTTGCTTGCGGTTCCGTCCTTCTTGACAGGGTTGCAAACGATGTAAATCATAGAGAATGAGATCTTGACCTCTTTGTAGAAGACTTCTTCGCCGCTGCCAGTCGTAATCTTATCGCCCGGCTTTATGTTCATCACTTCCTCGAATTTGGCTTGTGCCGCTTCGCGGTATTCATCCCAACATTGGCTGAGTTGCTTTTGCTTCTCGATGATTTCGCGTTCGATTGTTTTGATTTCTGTTCTGATATCACTTATCGGTTTCATAATCTATTGATTTATAGTGAGCAAATATTTGGTTTATTGGATGTTTTCTATGAACCACTTGGCAGCATCCTCGGCTTCCTTCCTTGTGCTCCACTTCTGGTTTCCGTGCTCGTCGACCACGTCGTCGTCGCCGACCTTCGCGTAGATGTGGAATCCGTCCTTCCATGAAATCAGGCGGATGTTCTGCTGCTGTTGCTGGTTCTTGTTGTCCATGAACTGATGATTTGGTTAAAACAGAGAGCGGCTCCATGACAGAATGTCATAAACAGTCCGTAATGAAAACCGCTTTATCCTGTCATACACGGTCGCTTGCGATGAGCGTCACTTGGTTTCCATATCCCGGCTTCACATATAGATAGCTGTCGTGCTCAGCCAAGACTTCGATCCCGTTGAAATTGTCTTCCGTGAGACGGAACTCCTTGCCGGTCTTGTCCGAGACCTTGAGCACTTTCGCGTCCTCTATCACGGTCTCGTTGCCGTTCTTGTCCCTTATCTTTATTTTCATTTTATTGTTGTTTTAATGGTGAGTCACTTGATGTCTATATTCACATAGCTTTTTCTCTCAGGGTAGCCGGTCTCGATGTCGCATGGCCTGTAGCAAACCGTGATTTCGTTTCCGCAGTTCATGCACCTGTACGTGTGGTACTCCTTGGTTCCGTGAACCTCGATGCGGGTGCAGTACATACCTCCGCCGCACCGGCACTCCTGCTCGTACAGTACGCTGTCCGATTCGCCGACCTTCTTGGTTTCCCTGACAAGGGAGTAGATAGAATATGCCCCGCTTGACACGAGAATGAACAGGCAGATGATTCCGAACGTATTCATGGTCTTTGCATTTTAGAATAGAAGATTGATAAAATCCACAACAATCTCGATGAGCCAGAGGATGAACATGACTGCGAGGTAGCCCGCGAAACCGCAAGCGATGATTACAAGGATAGAAGTTAACATAGTCTTGAATTATTAAGAGATTTGACATTTGATTTTTTGTACCGCAAAGATATAGAGTCCGTTCGAACCGTGCAAATATTCAGGCGACTTTCTTTCTTATTTTAACACAGTTTAACGAACGGACTCTCAATCCGGCAACTTGTTAGGATTCGTTAGGCGAAATCCTTCAGAACTTCCGGGCTTGCTGACCTGATTTCATCCAGCAGTTCCTTCCTGCTTGCGAGAGGGTTCCTGTACGCGATGCCAAGGGCGTACCTGAGCCACTGTCCGACTTCCGGGCATCTTCCGATGCTCCTGACTTCCATGACATCGTCTCCGCTCACCGGGAGCCTGTACCCGAACATGGATGTCCCGTTCCTGAAATCTTCATCGCATTCCCTGATGATTTCGCTGACAGCCAGCTCGTCCGGCAATATGTTCCTTGTCGTTGCAAGAGCGACCTCGCACAACGCGAGCCACAGTTCCCTGCCGAGCCGGAACTGCATTCTGTGCAGGGACGCGCTGTCCGTGATGAGCATGAAGTCCGGATATGCATCCATCAGCCGCGCGACCATGTCCATCGTGAACTTCGGAAACTTCAGATTGTCAAGGACGCGCCTCGCGTTCTCCGGACTCGTGCGGCCGGTGAACAATGTCGCAAGAGCCACGTGTTCCGGAACGGAACTGTTGCTGTTCTCGTCAAACACCTCGTATCTTTCTGCAAGGACCTGCTGCTCCTTGATGATGTCATCCCACTGCCCGTCCTGTATGTCAAGTCCCCTGAACACGTACGGAAAGACCCCGTACTCGTTGAGCATCTTCAATGCGGTCGCGAAGTCGATTCTTATCATCTTGCACAGTTCGTCATGGACGCGCTCCCTCGACACGATGTCCAGTCGGAACGCGTTCTTCCTCATTCCGTCTGCTGTCTCCTTCGATATGGTCCAGTGTCCGGCATCCGGAATCCTGTTCAGCCTGCAGAAGAACCTTATGCACCTGAGGATTCTCAACGGGTCGTCGTCATATACGATATCCGCGTCGGAAGGAGTCCTGAGAATGCACATTCTGCTGTCCGGAATCCCGAGACCGGACGGATCGTGGACGGAGCCGTCGGATACCGAGTAGTACAGGGCGTTGATGGTCAGGTCCCTCCTCATGCAGTCATCCTCTATGGTTCCGAACGACGTGGACGGCTTCCTTGACGTCCTGTCATACTTCTCCTTTCTTGTCTGCACGCTCTCGATCTCGATTTCCGGATGCGACGAGAGCCTGAACATCGCTGTTCCGTATGCCGGATACGTGACCACGCTCATCGCAAGCAGCCCGTTGTTCTCAAGCCACTCAGCAAAGCGGATTCCGCCGTCGTTGAGATTGACCACCAAGTCGATGTCCTTGATTTCCTGCTCCATCATCAGGTCCCTTACAGCCCCGCCCACGCAGAATACATGGTTCTCAAACTCTGTTCCGCTGATGATGTCCCTAATCCGGTTCATCAGATTGTAAAATTGATACTCGTTCATTGTAAGTCTATGTTTGGTTGATTGTGCAAATATAGGAATTATTTCTCAACGGCAGTTGCAACTTGCTGTGTTTTAACAGTATTTAACTAAAAACGGAACGCAAACCGACAAGATGTTGCGTTCCGCTGATTAGTTATCTGGATAAGATGGGGTTGCAGTTCTACTTCTTGAACAAATCCTTATAAAGACTTACGATAGGACACTGCGGCGCGAAGTTTCTCTCGGCGCTGTCTATCTTGGAGTCGTCGCTGTGAGTCCACGGGTCGTTCGGATAGAACAGAATCTGCAGTATCGTCCGGCACCAGTACCTCCAACTGTAGAAGTACGTGTAGATGAGTTCCTCATCGTTTTCCTTACCTGTTTCGCAGTATGAGAGCCTGTCAGCCATGATGTACTTGTAATTGTCGCTGAACGACAGCCATACCACGTCGTTCAATGTCGTGGATTCCGGCTCTATGTCTCCCTGGACCATTCCGGCGACCGGGAACTGGTAGCCTGCCTTGCTCATGTCTATGGACAGTGCCAGCAGCGCGGAGAACGACCTTGCCTTCATGAGCCTTGACAAGAACGGGCGTCTCTTTTCCTCGAAGTACTCTTCCTGCTGTCTCCGGACGCGCTCCTTGTAACCGGACTCCTTTCCGAGCAGCGTGAGGAACCTTTCCTTGACGTTCTTCCTCGGAGCCTTGAACGTATCCTCGTCGAGCCTTTGCCTGACTTGTACAGACAAGTCCCTCATTATGGATTCGTATAGTTTGATTTTCTGTTGCTTGTTCATTTCACCTAATGGTTGTGTTTCCATATTTATTGAAAACGCAAGCGGGAGACTATCTGCACAGACCGCCTCCCGCGAAGTCATCCGCGGGAAATATACGAACCGCGGATGCTCTCACCTAATTAATTAACTAAAAATGTTGCCTCGCCGCAAAAAAAGCCCACCACGGCGAATAGCGACGCCTACGAGCGGATGCTGAACGCCTCCAGCAGTTCGTCGAACGCGTCTTCGGAAGAGAAGTTCCGGAAGTCGATGTCCGCGACCTCGGAAATCCTCTGCATCGTATCCTTCCGGTTCTGGATTCTCGCCTTGATGAACGAGTTCTTGTGCATCCAGTTTCCGGATGTCATCCTGTCAAGCGACGCGAGTTCGCTGTTGCTGTCCATAGCCTCTGCCGATAGGGCGTCAAGACATGCCAGCAATAGCGCGTCGCGCTGCTCGGATGTCAGATTCCTTATGTCTTCCTTTGATTCGATCATCGCATTGGTTTTTTTATTTGCTATTTGTGGTTCAATCGTTTCAGTCTATCAATTTCAGCACAAATCAATGCACCTGCCTTGATAAGATTTTTGATTCTTCCTTCTATAGTATCTTCACTTGATAGTTTGAGATCTTGCATATCCCATGGCCAAGAGTTCATTACTTGTTCTCTTTGACACTCTGGGCACACATATACCATTGCAGATTTGGATAGTTGTCCTTCTGCTTCTCCATCATCGTGAAACGAATCATAGCCCTCCTGATTGATTTGTCTTAATCTTTCATCCCACACAAGTTTCACTGATTCTGGTGCATTGCTTAGTACGAACTTGCCGCCCTTTATGAATGCCTCATACTCATCATGCTTACCAACCCATCTTGTATGACCATATCTATCCTCTTCTTCTTCGAATGGATAACGTACCTCTCCTTCTTGTTTAAGTTGTTCTTCATTCATATCAAATTCCTCCTATCCAATAAATGCTCTTCTGAATTGTTTGTTTTGCCATTCATAAAAAGCAATGCTTTGTTCTTCTGGTGAAAGTTTTGGTTCTACAAGTATTGCTACTTGTTTGACCTTGGTTTGAGGACACGAATCTAATGAAACCATTGTAATTGATAATTGTTCTTTTGTAGAATCAAATGATTTACCGCATACAACTTGGCAATCTTGTCCTGCTATGTCTCTTAATTCAGTCAAACGCTGAATAAGTCCATCAAGACTTATTAATTCATTCTTTGTATCCATAATTAATCAATTTTATTGTTCATTACTAATTTCCAACTCACATAATGGGTCATGATTTTGTCATAAGGATTGCCATCATATTTGAATATTGTAACATTTTTAAACCCGTCTCTAATTCTGTCTTTGGCTATAAGTTTTGCAAATTCGTAAGTGCTCATATAACCATTACATTCAGCCCACGCACCCAATGGTTCTGATATGTCGTGACTTCTTCTGTTAAATGCAACAAAATAATGATACATAATTACGCTGCTGTAGCCAACAAATATATCATTGCCTTGGCGTTTTAGTTTCCTTTTTCATAGACGAGAATGACATTCTTCGGTTCCATAATCTCGCAGTCATTATCCTCGTTGTCGTTCCCTGTATATATCATGGAATCTCCGCAGAACAGGAAGTTCATCAGCATCACCTCGTCGTTCCTGATTCGTGACAGGAAAGGCTTTAACCTATCGCTGTGGTCGATTGAGCCTGTTTCAAGCCAAGTTCCATATCTTGCCATCCTCGGGGTCTCGAATTCGCACTCGATGTTCCACTTCGCAAGAGTGCTCCTTATGTACTCGACGAAGTCCTGTATAATCGCCTTGTTCTCCTCGTTTTGTTCCCAGTACACGTTATAGATTCCGGTGTACAGGTAGGAAGCCTTGCTGTGAGTATCGTCGTACACGTCGAACTCCCAGCCGAACTCGCCGAACGTGAAATCAACCTTGCTCGGAAGATGGTTCATGAAATCGTCCGAGTTGTTTCCTATCACCAGCGTGTGGACGGAACTGCTGTTCGTCTCGAACACGCCCTTTCTAATAGTCATTGCCATAGTCTTATCCTTTTGTTTTTTCTGTAGTGCTTAAGTCTCTGTATGACCTTGAACATCTCGTCTATGCTCCGGTCCCTGATATCGAACCTGCGGCTCGCTATGCTGTTCCGGGCGAACTTTCCGTTCACCAAGTCGATGTAGAACGTGAAGTCGCCGTCGTCTCCCATGTACAGCCGGTTCCATTCGTCATCGCTGACGATGTCCCTTATCCTGAGCTGCTCAAGCGCGAGGTTGTCGAAGCATATGCACCTGAACTGCCCGAGCATTTCCGGAATCATCCCGCGCAGAGCCAGACTGTTTCTCTCGATGTTCTCTTTATTGATGCCGGCGAACCGCTCTCCGCGACCGGTCTCCTTGAACCCGAGGACCAGCAGGCTGATGCCGTATCCTGACAGCTTCCCTATGTCATCCGGGGTGACGATGCCGTTGATGACATGCATGACACCGCTCCGCACGGAGAGGAACCGGTCGATGAAGTCTTGGTCGAACTTATTGAACGAGACTCCGACTCCGTGGATGAGACCTGCCGACCTGTAGTCCGAAATAGCAATGAAGTTGTCCATGAACTGCTGCTGGCTGACAGTGATGTTGCAAATCACCTTCTGCGCTGCAAGCCTTGCCAAGAACGTGTCGAGCTGGGGATGGTCCAAGTCGTTGCCGTTGATTGCCATCTCCGTATACGGATGAAGATGGTCGATGAACCGGAACGAGTCCAAGTCCGCGTGCCTGCCGTCCGGTCTGCAGTCCTCGTAGCAGAACGGACATCCGACGGAGCATCTCTCGGTTATCTTCACATCGACGTTCTCCGCGAACGCAGCCGCCGGGCTGTCGCATGACCACTGCCGAATCTTGGTCCCGTCATCCGGGCTTATCGCGACTTCGTAGTCGCCGTTCTTATAGAATACCATGTCCATTCAGTGAAAGCGGATTAGATGTTGCAGAACCAGTACGCCCCGAAAACCGTGCATACGATGACCACGATGTCGAACACGAGGCTTTTCCGCAGTTCGCTCATCGGATCCGAACTCGGTGCGAAATCGTTGATTAGCTTGCAGAACTCCATGACCTGCTCCTTCTCATCGGCAGGAGCCGAAGTTATCTTCCACATATGCCTTATGTGCTTGCATGCTTGGAATCCGAACACGCAGACGACAGACACTGCGGCAATTACCACACAGATTGAAATAAAGTCGTTATAATTCATAAATCAGATGTTTTTGGGTTTGCAAATATAGATGTTTTGAACCGGTCTGGCAAGAGTTTCTTGGAAAAATCTTCAGTTTGTAACATTCTTTAACAATTTCTTGTCATAACTGGAAAAACAAAAGCAACTGATTCTCTCGAACCAGTTGCTTTTGTTGTTTAGCATAGTGTTTTACGTCAGAGGATTTCACTAAACATAAAATTCCATACTAATGTGACGCTCCCAGTCCTAAAGGACATGGGCTTCGCGGTTCAACCTTCGATGGTCTCGACAAAGAACATTGCATTCCATGAAGCCTTCACCAAAGTCCCCGCGCGTGAATTCGGACTCGTCCGGTCCTACTGCATAGAGAATTAAAAACTCTCTATATTATATATCCGATTCACATAACGAACTTAAAAGTTTGCATCTTTCTTGGATAACATTTGGAAAACAAAGCAACTGATTCTCTCGAACCAGTTGTCTTTGTTGTTTAGCATAGTGTCTCACGCCAGAGAATCTCACTAAACCTAATATTCCATAATGTAATAACACCTAAATAGGATAATTTGGGGGAAAATAATCTAAGCTATTAATTTAAAAATTGAAAAACATCGCTTGAAAATAGACCCGACCGCGCTGGAACCTGCGAGCCTGTGTTTGACGACTGGGGCTACGCGCAGTCATCCAGAAGCGGTCGTTATTGGTCTAATGTTCGGAGTTTCCTGATATGGATTCTCCGGGAGGGAGTGTAATAGAGAAAACCGGCGGTGTGTATTTAGATGACGGGCATCTATCTTTCCTGATTATGTTAAAATAGGAACACAGGCGGTCTTGCTGGTGCAGGTTGTCTATCAAGAATCCAAAAAAAGACTGAATGAGTCATTGGAGTTGGGGGGTTGGACTACGCATGATGCTGAACTATGAATCTCAACGCGTTCACAGCCTGAGTCTTGTTCTGCTTGATGTCATGCAAGACAGACACTCGATGCCCGAAGCCCAGCACCTGCTCACCGCTCTCTATGCCGGTTTTGTGATGCAAAGATATGCATTATCTTCGGAACTGCAAAATATTTTCATAACTTTTTTCAAAAAATTTTCATTTCGGTTCCGCATATGCATATAATGCATATGATTTTTTCATATTTCCGGAGTCTTGTTCAAACCATTTGGTTGTCCAAGATAAATATCTCACGCGTAGTCACAATACGCGGACCAAATTAAAACTCAGAGCTATGATTGAATCATTAGTAGCAACTTATTTCGCGACCATCGGCGGCGTCGCTGCCCTCAACGTCATCGTCACAGAGTTCATCAACAACGCTGTCGGCGCAAAGGGATGGGTCAAGCAGGTCATCTCGTGGGCTTGTCCGCTTCTCATCTCCGTTATCGGTCTCGTGTTCGGATGGGGCATCTTCGCAGGCTATGGAACCGTCGGATCGTTCACCGCATGGATCTACACAATCCTCACTGGTCTCGGAACCGGTCTCGTTTCCAACGGTCTCTATGACATCAAGTATGTCCAGAACGCAATCGCGTTCATCAAAGAGCTGTTCACCCAGACCCATATCAACAAGTAGGTTCCATACCATACGGAATAGCAAAGGCGCCGAGCTCTCATGAAGTCCGGCGCCTTTTCCGTATCTTTTCTGTCCACTGCTCTACGCGAGCTTGGACAGGATATATTTCTCTACATCCCTGCTGTTGAACGTGTAGTACCCTCCGCGCTTGTATTTCCGCAGCGACTTCACGTAGTCCACGAACTCCTGCTTCAGAAGGATGCATCTTGCTTCTTCAATGGAGAGACCCAGTATGTACAGTCCGCTGTACACGCCCTGTCCTTCATCTACGGATTCTATTTTAAGATCGCCGACATCCCTGATGATGCAGTTCAGCGCAATCTTCTTCGTGCAGACGTCCTTGACTCCCTGGCTCCTTCCGAACCCGTACCAGACCGGGGAGTCGTTCCTTCTGTCCAGCAGTTCTGCCTTATGGCTTTCAAGGTAATCCCTGACTTCCTGCTGCCGGAACAGCTCGTCTTCCGGAACCGGCTGTCCGTCGCAGTAGTACGGAAACAGGCATCTCGTCCACTTGCCGGTGGATGCCTTCACGACATCTATCGTGAAGTCGCTAATCGGAACATCGTCTCCTATGAACACGCGGTCGCAAAGCGTCGCGAATCCGTTCTTCACCCGCACGTTTCCCCTCGCGCTGCTGTTGATAATCGCGGATACCATATCGACAGTCTCCGGGTCCCCGAGTATGAGTCCGGCTTCCGTGAACGCCTTGTCGAACGCCAGCGTCCTGAAGCCGCGGCTCTCTGTCATGACGTTCTCCTCGTTGAGCCTCGCGCTGCAGAAGCGGAATGTCGGAGAGCAGGAGTCGTGGACGAACAGCGAAATCGCCGCATATGTCGTCGCGTTCTCGAACACCTGCTCGTGACCGAAGTCTATGATGGTCCGGAGAGACCTCGACCGCCTGATGTAGTCCCTCATCTCCCGTGCCGCCTTGCTCATGAACCAAGAGCTCGGCGTTATGTAGCACATCACGCCGTCCGGACTCATCATCGCGAATCCGATTTCAAAGAACGCGAGGTACAAGTCCGTCATTCCGGATTTCATGAAGCTGAACTCGTCTCTCATGTCCCGGTACGAGTCGCGCAGGTTATGCACTCTTACATACGGAGGATTCCCTACGACGAAGTCCATTCTGCAGTCGTACTTCCGCTCTGTCAGCGCGTCGCACCTGCGCACATCCCAGTCAACTCCGTACACTCCGTTCTGCGCGGCTTCCTTGTTCAGATTATCCATGCACTCGGCAACCGCGTCCCCGTCTATGTCCATTCCGTGGATGTATGTTCCGAGGTCCTTCCTGAGCTTCTCGTAGCTTTCCGCGGACTTGTCATTCTTGATGAAGAACGCGGAGCAGTATCTCCGGACCGCGGATGTTAGGAACGCGCCGTCTCCGCAGCTGTTGTCCATGAGATGCTTCCCGAGGATTCCGGTCCCGTTGTACATGCACATGTCGAGTATCTTCCGGACTATCCATTTCGGAGTGAACACCTGTCCGGTTGTTTTCGTATCTTTCATTTGCTTGTCTTTTTTCATAGATAGTTTGTATGCAGGACGTTGAACGCAGCCTCCTCTGTGTCGAATCTCATCACGGTTCCGTTCCTGTTCCTCTGCCGTATCCAGACAGGCTTTCTGAACAGACCGTACGAGATGTTGAACTCTATCACGTACTTGGACTTCTTTCCCTGCCTGATGCGGAAAAGCCCGATCCTGGTTCCGCCCCTCGGCTGATGCCGCTCCGTGTCCATCATCAGCGCGCTGACGAACCTTTCTGCGTCATTCCTGTACGAGTACCGGATTGCCTTTCCGAGAGCGTCTCTGAACCGTATCCACTTGTGTCCCACGAACAGCCTGCCCGGAACCTTGAACTCGATGAAGTATATCGCATCGAGCTTCACGCCGCCGTCCGGATTCGCTGTCTCGTATGAGTACTTCCGGATCCGTATCCTGCTGTTGATATTTAACTTGAATAAACCCATGCTTTCCGAATAAAGTGATTCAATTTGCAAATTTATGAATTATTTTCCGGTTCCGCAACATAATCAGGATTTAAAATCAACGAATTTAATGTAACTTTCATGTAACATTATTTTGTGCCAAGTTATTCTTTTTGAAAGAAATCTTCTTGGCATAAATCCTGTTAGACAAAAGTTTGGAGACAACTGTCTGACAATCAGACAGAGAGACGCGATACATCATTTTCGAGTCTGCTTTTAGAGCATAATAGATTTTCCTCAGGTCTATTTCAGAGTCCTTCAAGTTAAATACTTCCATCGTTCGCTCTATCTGTTCTCTGAAGTCATCAACGTTCGGAAACAATATGTTCTTTGTTTGTTTGAAATCTTTAACTTTATACTGGTGATAATATTCGTAAGTCCTACGTCCTATTTCGATTGATGCAAGGCACATGTCTGCATAACCGCAATCCCTAAATATGAAGTTGCCTACGAAACTGCTGTACTCGCACATCACTTCCAAGCACTCTATGTCATATTCAGCACAGTTCTTTCTTATGTTGTCAATCAAAGGTCTGCGGAGCCACTGGTTGTTTATAAGCCTGTTGAAGTTCGTTCCTTTCTTGTTGTCCTTTGTTACGATTGCAAGTTGCTCGTAGCCGAACAGAGAGCAACCGTAGTGAACTGCTATGCTTATTAAAGTTTTGGATATGAGAAATATCTCGTTGTGACGCTCGTTCTTTATCTTCTTTCTCTTTCTATGACTGCTTGGAAGATGCTGTCCTTTCAGTGCATTTTCTGCGTCATTAAGGTCCTTGATTGTAATAGTATTTGATTCTACTATATGGAAGTCGCTGTGTGACTTCCAGTCAACGACGCTCCATCCGACATAGTTGGGGTTCAGGTCTATCGCAAGAACCCTGTCTTGAATCTGCTTCGGTCTATTAACTATCTTGACGTTCTTGTACAGTTTTTCAACAGAATAAGTTATATAAACAAATTCAGAGTCAATCTTGTAAGTGATTGGCATGTCACCCACAAGCTGATGCTCATAGAGCAGTCTTATAATCTTGAGATAATTCTTTGACAACCTTGCAGAGAACTTGACTTGTGTCCATTTCTTTCCCGGCATTAGTATTCTAATGCCGCTCAAGTCGTCAAGCAATCTGAACTTCCTGTTTCCATATAGTCTTGTTGAACCTGAGTCTGCCGTTCCTATACTGACGAGCGGAGAGAGCCTGCCGGCTCTCAATTCTTCCTTCGAAATCTTTCCGCTTCTATAGTCATTCATCAAAGACTTGCCGCCGAAGCAAGTTCGTATCTTCTTCTCACTTAACTTCTGCTGCTCTTTCTCGGTTTCGTATATTGCATTGCCTTCTTTTATTGCAGAATTCTTCAGCCAAGAGTCAAGCAAGTCTATGTCATTGTAGTTGTCAAACGAATTGAACTTTACAGGAAGTTCTTTCTCGTATTTCTTGAAAGCGGATCGTATGATGTGCGTCTGCTGTCTCTGCAAATCAGAAATCAACATACGGTCTTCGGTTGAACTGTATTCAACCGGAATCTTTATCGTGCTGTATGTATCTTTCTGATTTTTAGACATTTTATGATACTTGTTATGACATAGTATATATCTTTAAAATATTTCATTATAAAGAATCTTTATCTTTGCATTGTGATATGAATTTATTAAAAACTGATACTATGTTTATATTTTATAATATAAAGAATAAAAAATAATTTATGAATTATAACATTTCGGCAGAATGCATGCCGGCGACGAGAGCATGAGTCCTAATGATCGTTAAGCGGTTTACCATGCTCTGTCCATGCATAAATAAATGGTCAAACATCTGAACATCTAATATATGGAAAACATCAGATCCAGGCAGGCTGACAGGGAGACCGAGCAGTGGATTCGCAATCTTGTCCACTTGACTGTGGAACATTTCCGGGACTCGTCTCTGCGTGAACGAAACCGGATTCACATCAGGAAGCACAGGCTTCCGTTCATGCGCCGCTGATTTCCATCATCCGGTTTTCCGGAAAAAAAGCAGCGAAAGTTTTCCGGATTCTTTTCCAGACTTTCCGGAACAGTTCGTTCAGCAGAGTGAATGCGTTTTCCTGGATCGCAAAAATCTGCTGAAGGATTCGCAGGATCGAAACGATGTTCCATGGTTTCTGACCGGAAAACATATTCGGTTTCACTCGTCATCCGGTCAGGAATCCGCGGTTCCTTTCATTATGTGTAAGGATTCTTTAACATTTGGTTTCCGGATAAAACCTAACAATTCCTAATGCCTGCCGTATACGCGCGAGAGATGTTCTGAACGGTTTTTTCATGAGTGCGGATTCACCCGCGGTTCCTTTGCTCCCGCAGTCAAAGAATCCGGTTTCCGGGACCGCAGTTCCATATATTCCGGACCGGAAACGAAAATACAAGTTTTCACAAAACGGCAGGAAATCCGTAGATTTCCGGCTCATCACTTCTGTACGGTTCCGTAGTTTTGGGACGGAAAACAAAAATACAAGTTTTCATGAAACGGTCCGGAATCCGTACATTTTCATAGCTCTCTTATTTTTTCAGGAGCTTGTTGAAACGCCGTGATATATAATATATTTATATATTATATATCTATAGCAAAGGCTGAATTTAACAAAAATTTGGTTAATTTTATGAAAATTATGTTAATTTTTGTTAATTTTAACATAAATTTTGTTAAGAAATGTTAAACGGTGTTAAAGAAAGTTAAAGAAACCAAAATCTTTAGCTAACTTTAGCTAAAGTTAATTAAAATTAGCTAAATTTTAACATTTATTAACAATTATTAACAGATTTAACAATTATTAGGATTCTTTAGCTTAAGATTTTTTAACAAATCCTAAATTTAACAGAAATTAGGATTCCGGAACAGAGTTAGGAATCATTAACAGATTATTCAAGCCAAGTTCCAAATTCCGAACTGTTGGTCTGCTGAACCGGGCTATCACGGTTCGTCGGTTGCGGTTCCCGGGCAGCAAGGTACCGGCTGAACAGTTTGGACAAGGCACCGGTCCGGATGTTCAAGGTTCACGGCAGGCAGGTCTCTCTACTCTGCTGTCTGCAAGCAGCGGCATCGGGCATGCTCAATCCGTTGTCTGTATGATGGAGTCTGCTGCAGACAAGAATCCGGTTCAATGGTTAAACAAAATCTGATGAGTAACAGTTTCAAATGCAACCATTGACAGTCATTCATGGTTATAACGGTTCAAAACGCAACCATTACATCTGTTGAACGGCACCGGTTCCAGAGATTTCAATGCAGCATTGTGCAGGCTGAATCCGGTTTGACGGACCGGCAATCCGGTTCTGTTTGTTAGCAACAAGCGGAACGTGTCCGGCATCTCACGGGATGGCAATGCAGTGTCGGATGAAACCGGATTCGCTTCCAGATTCGCTGCACGGGTCCTGCATGGCGCCATGTCTTGGCTTTGTGCTCCTTCAGGCAAAAGAACCGCATACTGCATATGGAGTCCTTGTGCAACGGTTGTCATCCGTTCAGCAGTCGCCACCTGTTCGGTAACGGTGAACGGCGCATGGTCGTTGAACGGTTCTGTGCAATGGAGCCTGATTTGGCACCAGATTCGCTGCGTACGGCTTTTTCATCATCCGGATGCTCTCTTGGCAGTCTTGACTTCCGAAAGCGTCCCTGGATGCGTTTTTAGTACATGCCGCCTTGCCGTCTCTATGGTTGGGCGCGGAACATCCACATCCGCTTCGGATGCTTGAACCTGCCATTCAATGTCTTTGTATCAGGAGACGTCGGTTCAAGCCCGCTCTCTGAGCAAGCGGTCCGGTTCAATGCGTCGATGCAGAAGCAGTGGAATATGACATCCGCATATGTTCGCACATATGAATGTCGGGAATATCCAAATCCGATAACCGGTTATCGGGGATATTTGAATATCCGTGCGATATCCAGATATATTCCGATATTCAAATGTCGGGGATATTTAAATATCGGCGATATTTAAATATCGTCAAAAAAGAGCTATATTTTGATGAAAAACGCGCTTTCAGAGCCTGAAAACGCGTCAAATCGAGAATTTTGCCTGCCTGATGCCGCCCTTCTGGGCTGTCCGGACTATCTTAAGCCCCCTTTTCCTGTACTTGTCAAGGGAATCGAGCGAAGCCAGCAGGTCCGACACCTTCTTGCACAGTATTCCGAGGTTTTCCGTGAACGAGAGCGCGAAATCGTAGCGCTGGGACCCTATGACAAGCCTTGCGGAACCGTAGTGGCAGTCGATCGCGGCGAGGTTTCCAGTTTTCGACACCGCGAACAGCAGCCTGTACGTCCCGAACCACGGAACGTTGTCCGCTATGTACGAGTTGCAGAACGACTGCATGATCAGCTCGCCCCTTTCCGTACACAGTCCGTATGTTCCGGGGTCCTTCGCGAAGAGGTACCTGCGGATTTCCTCTATTGAGTCCGGATTGTTCATGTTTATCTGGTCGTCGAGCCATCTCTGTACGGACGGCACCACGGACGATGTCAGCTTCTCCGACAGCATCCTGTAAACATGCTTGGAAAGGGTCCTCATGACGGACTCGTACAGCCGTTTCTTGTGTGTTCTTGAAAGTCTCATCAGTCTATTTATCAAATTAGCGCGACGAATTCCCCGTCCGTGTCCATCGCGGGACCGTTCCCGTAGTCTGTCAGCAGGGTTCCGTCGCCGATGGGAACGTACCGGTTCCTGTCCGCGAACCAGTCCGGATCGACAAGCCTGCCCTGCGTGTCAATGTAGTTCGTCCTGATGACGGCCTGGTTGCCGTCGAAGCATAATGTCCTGACCTGCGCGAACCCGTCCGCGAACGGCATCGCGTCCTCGAAGAATGTTTCCGAAAGCAGGCGTCCGGTCCTGTCTATGAAGTTCCAGCCGTTGAGCTGCCGTAATCTGTCGTCCGACGCCGTGATGCAAACAGCGGCAAACCCCCCGCTGAACGGCTTCGCGTCCGTGATGGCGCACCCGATGTCCAGGGCTGTCATGCCGAAGTCCCTCGCGTAGTCGAGCATGACTTCGGTTCCGCTCCTGTCTGTCAGGCGGTCTATCAGCTTTCCGTCAGCGCCTATGAAAGTCTTCGCGCCGGAGCCTCCGGTCTCGACAATCCCGAATCCGTCCCTGAATTCCGAGGCGTTCACGAACCACCGGTCCGAAAGGAGCCTTCCGTCCGTTCCGACATAGTTGAACAGTCCGTTGTTCTTGACGATTCCGAATCCGCCAGAGAACCCGTAGCACCTCTGGAAGCCGGGCTTCAGCAGGAAGTTCCCGTTTCCGTCGATGTAGTTCCACATGCCTGATGCGCGCCGCACGGCTCCGAATCCCCCGCGGAACGCCTCCGCTCGGTCAAGCCTCTCCGGGGACAGCACGGTTCCGCCCTTGTCCACGTAGTTGTATCCGAAGGTCTCATGTCGGCTGTTCTCGTACCGTATGACAGCGAAGCCTTCGCTGAACCGCTCCGGCACATACCCGTCCGGCTCAAGGACGGTGTTCCCGTTCTTGTCTATGAACACGTATTTCCCTGCTGTATAGTCGAAAACCCTTGCGACCCCGTCGCTGAAGTCGTCCGCCTTGTAGAACCCATTGCCGAACATGACGTTGCCGCTCTCGTCTATGAAGTTGTACCGGCTCTCCTGCGGCGCGCCGGAAATGCAGACCTTCGCGCATCCGTTGCTGAAGCTTCCGCACTCGCTGAACTCGAATCCTGTTATGAGACCGTGTCCGCGCCTTGCGTATGCATAGTCGGAACCGTCTATCCTGGTCACGAGCGTGCCATTGTCCGACACGAGCCTTGCGAAAGAGCGGACTATCTCTTTCCGTGCGGCATCCCTGCCCGTGCCCGGGAACACGCATGATATGAAATCGTCCCAGCCTTCCATGGAAAGTATCCGGATCTTGCCGGTGCCGTCGTCCGTGTACGAGAATATGACAGCCGGGGAGCTTTCGCCGTTGACAACGGACACGGACACCTTGTACCGGATTGATGACGAATCCTCGGGCATGGTCCTCGGGAACGCCATGCGGACGAGCAGGTCGCAGAACCTCCCGACGCTCCCGTCCACGGAAATTCCGTCTATGAGTATCACCTTCGCGTCAGCCGGCGAGTCGTCGAACCTGTATCCCTTCCTGACATCCGGCTTTCCGCCGCCGTTCCTCATGTACCATCCGGCGGCGCTCCTGACTTGACCGAGCACCGCTTCCGGAGTGGTTATCCGCGCAATCCACTGCCGCAGGAACTCGACAGAGAGCGGAACCACCCTCGCGCCATTCCCGGCAGAATCGTCCGCAGGGAGATCCGAGTCAGTGACCTCGTCCGCCTCGACCCTGTCAAGCAGGCTCTCCGACATGTATCTGAACCGTTTCGTTTCCATCCGCTTGTTTCCATTGTTTATATGAACGCGACGAACTCCCCGTCCGGGTCCATCGCGGAGCCGTATCCGTATTCCGAAAGCAGGCAGCCGTCCTCGGACATGCAGTACCTGGCCTTGACGCAGAACGAGTCGTCCTCCGGAATCAGAAGCTCTCCCCTCGTGTTTATGAAGTTGTAGAACTTGACCGGCGTGTTCTCCACCGCCATCTCCACCCTCGCGATTCCGTTCACGAACGGCTCGCAGTACATGAAGAACCGGTCGGACAGCATCTTTCCGTCCGGCTTCATGTAGTTCCACCTCTTTATGTATCCGAGGGACACGCACACCCTTGCCAGCCCGCCGCTGAACGGATACGCGTCAGTTATCGTGACCCTCTTCCCGTTCACCGTCCTGTCGAAAATCTTCCTGCCGGACGTGTCGATGAAGTTGTACGACGGGTTCGGGAACGTGTAGTCCGTGTCGGACACGACAGCCAGCCCCTCGCTGAACCTGCGTGCGACGGAGAACCTGTCCTTGCCCAGCATCTTTCCGTTCCTGTCGACGTAGTGGTACATCATGTCCCGGCGGACGACCCCGTATCCGCACGAGAACGGACCGCCGCACCAGTCGCATCCGTCGTCGAGCAGCATCGTCCCGTCCGTCCGCATGTAGTTGAAGCGGTTCTCCGGCTTGTCCATGGACACCACAGCCATGCCCTCCGAGAAGTCGCCGCAGGAGTCGAACCAGCTGTCGGACAGGAGCCTTCCGTCCCTGCCGATGTAGTTGAACTTGTTCACGTTCTTTCCGTACCTCACGACGGCGAACCCCTCGTGGAATCCGCCTTCCGGCAGGTAGTTCGTATTCGACACGGTCTTTCCGTTCCGGTCTATCACGCGCATCGACGCCTTGCCGTTTGCCGCGGTCCCGACGACTGCAAGCCCGTCCCCGAAGTCAGACGCGTAGTCCTGCCACTCATCAAGCAGAACCTTTCCGTCCGCGCCGACATAGTTGTAGCCGTCCATGTACTTGTCTCCGTCCCAGTCCAGCCTCTTCACGAGGGCGAAGCCGTCGCAGAACTTCCTGCATGCGGTGAAGTCGAACCCCGTCAGGAGTCCGGAGCCGCTCAGGTAGGCCCACTTGTCCCCGTCCACGTTCGCTATGCACGTGCAGTCCTCCGTCTGGAACCTTGCGTACGCGCCGGCAATCGCGCCCTGCGCGCCCTTCCGGGTCAGTCCCAGCTTCGGAAACAGCTGCGACGCGAACTCGAACCATCCGTGAACGGAGAACTTCTTGCATTCGCAGTCCTTCCTGTTGTCGAAGGTGTTGGTTATGAGTATCCTGCCGGAATCGGACGGAATGTACGCGTCCGGGTCTCCGAACGACACGACGACCTTGTAGTCCTTCATCGTGGTCTGGAAGCCGTCCCTCTGCATGACCATGCGCACGAGCAGGTCGCAGAACCTCTCGAACGGCGTGTCGCTGTACAGGCTGAACCTGACAAGTATGCGCTTCTTCGTCTTCTCGTCGAAGTCGTCGAACTTGCTGACATCCACGTCGCATGTGAACGGACTGCTCCTGAGGACCCCTGTGATCTGGAACAGCAATATGTTCGGCTGCACGTACTCGGTTATCCATCCGTAGTTGACAGTGACCGTGAACTCCATTGGGATGCTCGGTCTTGACTCTTCTTCTATGACATCTTCCGAGTCCTCGACCTCGTCGGCATCCACCGAATCGAGCAGGCTCTCTCTTATCTGATATGTTCGCGCCATAAGAATCTGTGATTTATAGACTATAAACTATTTATTGCCGGTTGATTGTTCGGTGATGTTCCGCATATGGATAAGCAGAAAACCGCATATCTCTTGCGAAACGTGCGTTAAACTGAAATCAGGTTCTATCTTTTAGACAGGACCCGTGAATGGTTCCGATAAGAAAGCCGTCGTCAACAGACAGCCTTTCGCAATATGACAATGCGCGCGCAATGTCCTGCAGTTTCCACTAAGCATGCGTCTCGAATCATCCGCTTGCGGAATCAACTTAAGCATCTTACGGTCTTGTATGAATGTTGTATGATTATTATATGAAATTAGAAAACCTTAAATCTTGAAAACTTTAATACCTTGAATCTTTAATACCTTGAATACTTTAATACTTTAATACTTTAATACTTTAATGCCTTGAATACCTTTAATCTGCTACACGCCACTTGAAAACTTTAATACCTTGAATACTTTAATACTTTAATACTTTAATACCTTGAAATCTTGAATCCTTAAAATACCCTATGACATGCCGTCGCCTCCTGCACGGCTCCGTTGCCGCTCGAATCAGGCATGCCTTCATAATTATATATCATCGGTTTTTTCAAAAAGTTTAAATTTCCCTGAAATTTTTACTCAATGACGCATATTTGTATATGAAAAAGCCGGATTCCTCCGCAGAACCCGGCTTCTCTGTTCACTTTCGCAGCCGTGTCACACGCATGACACCTGCGAGCCGTCCGTGCCGAACCTTATGCAGCGCGCCCCGTCCGTGGTCTGGAAGAACCCGTCCCTGAGCACCGGGACCGAGAACTCCGCGCCGAACATCTCGTCGATGACGGTCTTTCCGTCATACGCGACGATGGACCAGCGCCCGCTCGGCCTGACGACGCAGATCATCCCGGCATCCTCGTAGTCCGCGACAATCTCCCCGTCGCAGACCGCGGTCCCCGTCGCCGCGCTCATCACGGTCATGTTCCTCCTGACGAGGTTCGCGGAACTGCACACCTGCACGAACCTCCCGTTGAATACGCTGGCGTTCCTGAAGCCGTGCGCGGACAGGAACTTTCCGGAGGTGTCCGCGACGAAGAGCCTGTCCTTGCTGGTCCTCAGCAGCAGTATCCCGTGGCTCGGCAGGCTGACTCTCGCGAACCAGTCCCTGAAGAGAAGCCTCCCGTCCGGACCGACCGCGTTCTCCTTCCCGTCGTGCGCGCCCCAGACCTTCATGTCGGACACGACTCCGGCGCCGTCCGAGAACCCGGTTGCCATCCGGTACCACCTGCCGAGCAGCAGGGTCCCTTGCGGCACCCTGACGTAGTTCGCCGCCGTGACCCGCGTGCCGCCGTCGCGCTCCTCCCTGTACACGCGCGCCAGGCCGCTGCTCACGGGACCCAGGTACCAGCCCCAGTCCCGCAGCGCGGGCCTTCCCTCCGTGTCGACGAAGTTGCACTCCCTCTCCTTCCTCTTGACCCACGCGTACCCCTCGCTGAAGTATCCGGCAGCAGTCACGCCGGTCAGGTTCTTCTTAAGCAGGAGCGACCCGTCCCTGTTCACGAAGTTCCATTCACGGTTGTTCGACACCTCGCAAGGAATCGGCCAGTCGCCGGAGAGGCACACCTGCGACCCGTTATGGAACCACTGTCCGCACACCTCCGTGCCGTCGGGACGGATCAGGTTCCAGTCCAGACTGTCGTCCTTCACCATCGCGACCCCGTCGCGGAACCTTGACACGGACTTGTACAGCCTGATCTCGGTCACGGTTCCGGAAGCGCTCACGGCGAACGCCCTCCGGCGCCCATTGCCGAGGGACCACCAGACGCAGAAGTCGTCGCCGAGCCTGTCCGCAAGCGCATTGTACTGCCGGGAGTTCCTCACGACAGCCTTCGAGACCGCGCTGAACACGTCCGCGGTGCCGGCGCCGCCACCGGAGAACCTTCCGAACAGGCTCCCGACCGCGGACGGAGTGGACTGTATCCATATTCCGCTCTGCACCGTCTCGACAGTGAACCCGAACCTCGGCGTCAGCCCGACCCTTGTCTTGCGCCCTCCCGCCGCGCAGAACGCAGCCGCGATGAAGCCGCACATCCTTTCCGCGCAGATGTCCCCGGCGTTCACGTGGACGCGCACGTGGCGCTCCCTCGTCTCCTTGTCTATGAGGAACCTGTCGGTCAGCGTGCGTATGACGCGCCCGATGTACCTCGACGCGTAGTTGTCCACCGAGTGTATCCACACCTCGGTGTCGAAGTCGTCCTCCGACTCCGGCGCGGAAAGCGCGTCGTCATCCTCGACCTCGTCGGTCCCCATGCCGTCGAGCAGGCTCTCGCAAAGAGCCGTGCAGTGCGGTCCGTATGCCGTGCCGTATCTGTATCGTGATGTTTCCATAGCCTTATAATATATAAGATATTTATGCGGAAAATGCGGAGACCGGACCGTTGCAAGTCCAGTCTCCGCACTATCGGGGACGGTGCCGAAATCAGCACTCCTCCTCTATCCCGTCTATCGGCTCTATTCGCCTCCAGTAGAGGACCGTGAACATCGGGCTGTTGCCGTCGTTGAACACGGTGTCCCACTCGTCTCCGCCGACATACTCGCCGTTCACGTACTCTATCACCCCGCGGTACACGTATCCCGCAAGCCAGCAGTTCTCTCCCGGTCTCGGGCGCCTGCCGCTCCTTCTCACGCTCACCCACTCTTCCGGACGGCTTCCCGGCTTTCCGAAGTCGCTGTCCGAGAGTCCGTACACCGGGTCGTCGTCCCGCGCCGTCCATCCGTCTCCGCCTTCCCTGACAAGGTCCTCGACCTCCCCTATCACGTAGTTGAGCACGTTGATTCCCTCTCCGCTTCCGCACTCCCTGAGGATGCGCTCGAGCCTTCCGAGTCCGTCGTCAAGGCTGTCCGGCCTGGTGAACTCGCCCCTGTTGGCGAAAGGCCTGTTGCTTCTGTTGTCCATATTGCTGAATGACTAATCTTTTTCTTCCTCCGTATCTCCGGCGCTGCTGTCCACCACCGGGATTCCCATCTTCTCCACCGCGCTGGCGTACTCCGCGAGCACCCTGCTGACGTCCTTCGCGTCCGCGAACCTGAACCTCAGCCCGAAAGCGCTCGCCTTGATGCCGCGGCAGCACCTGCTTATCTCCGGTCCGGGGACCCCGCTGAACTCGGACGCCTCGCCGAGGGACCTGAACTGCCGCTCCGTCCCGTTCGGCAGCGTGACGATGACCGGCTTCCTTCCGCGCGAGCCGAGCGCCCTGCCCTTGCCTCCGCGCGACAGCATTTCCGCGTTCCTCTCCATCGACTCCATGCTCTCCGCCCTCTTCCGCGCGCGCATCTCCGGGTCCTTCATCGCGCGGCGCACCTGCCTCATCCCCGGAACGTCCATCAGCGGGTTCCCGTGGCTTCCGCTCCGCATCGCGCGCTCGACAGCGGCGTCAGGGTTGTCAATCCACTCCCTGACGGTCCCCGAGTCGAGCTGCACAGGCCTTTTCCTGTACGGTCCGCGCCCAGGCTCCGACTCCTTGTACAGATTCGTGATGTCCGTGTCAACGCCTGCAAGCGCGCTCTGATGGGTCCTCTTGACAGTCCTTATCGCCTCTCCGACCGTGCCGTACGCGTCATATGTCGCAAGCGGAACCTCCATCGCGGACTTCGGAAGCACTGTCCCCGCTTCCGCGGAGCCGTTTTCCGCATGCAATGAAGCGTCAAAAATGGATGCATCGATAACGGATGAGTCGATGACAGAGGTGTCAATAGCGGATGAGTCGGCCGCCTCCGGCGCGTCCTCGAACTCGAACTTCCTCCAGTGCCGGTTCCAGAACTCCCTGCGCCTCTCGTCCATCTCCGCGTACTCCCCGACGGAGCCTTTCTCGCGGTCCGCCCTGATGTTCGCGAGCTCCTCGGCGAGCTGGCGCTTCTCTTCCCTGAGGAAGTTCCTGCGCTCAAGCACCGCCTCCTTGGATATGCGCTTCTCGAGGGTCGCTATGCGCTTCTCAAGGGTCTGCATCGCGGGTCCCTCCGACAGCACCACGCTCTTGATTTCGGAGTGGCGGACCTTCTCCGCGAACTTCCTCAGGAAGCTGTCGAACATCTCCGGCTTGTCTATGGTCAGCGCGCATATCGACGCGAGCCTGCTGAGCATCGCCCTCTCGAGGTCGGCGGGCCTGGATATGACGTTCATGTCCTTCGGCACGAACAGCATCACCTCGTTGTCCGCGAGCTCCCGGATGTTCTCCCTCGTGAGCCTTGTCTTGACCGTGGAGTATATCTCGTCTATCAGCTCGTCCCTTATCCGCCTCTCCATCTCCGCGCGCATAGACTCCATCTCCGCCTCCCTGGCATGCATGCGGACGGCATCATATACCTCGGGCGAAATGTCGCACCGCCACTGCGCGCCGGTCGAGGGGTCCGTCGCGACCACGGAGAACGGCTCCCCGTCCGCGGAAGGCTCCCTGACCTCGGTCCTGAGACCGGACGGAACCGCAGTGCCGGTATTCCGCGCCTCCGCGCTGAGCGGACGGAACGAGCCTGCGGACGGCTCCAGTCCCGCGACCGGAAAGGTCCCTGCGGTCCGTTCGTCCCATGCGAGGTTGTCTGCGGAGCAGTCGGACAGGTCCCCGTTCAGGTGAACGACCCCGGAGCACCTGTCCGGGTTCGGCATGAACGCCTCGGCTACGAGCCTGTCGAGCGCGAAGTCCGTTCCTCGGAACCTCGCGTACGTCCTTCCGTCCGGTCCGGTCATCGTCCGCGGAGCCATCAGCAGCTTTCCGCTCCTGTGCGCCCTCACCGTGTACCACGGCTCCAGATATGATATGTCGCGGAAGTCGTCCGCGGCTGTGTTTCTTCTTGTTTCCATCAGCATCAGGCCTGCGCTTTTTTTTGCGCGGCTCCTTATTTATCTTGGCGGTTTCCGCACGCCCTGATAAATATTGAAAGTTTCATTGCAGCAGGATATGAACGGAAAGAAAAGGATGAGTCCGCGCAGGGTTGACGAGAGCGTCAGCAGGCTCGTGGCGGACAGGCTCGACGACATCATGCGTGTCGCCGGCGCCGAGAGGCTCGGTCACGCGATTGTCGCGTACGCGAACTACGACAACGGGGAGGCCGCGGACAGGGACCTCCTCAGGCAGATAGCGGACATGGTCCGCAGGGCAGGATAAAACAGGACACACTCATGCAGGATATGGCAAGGAAAAGAAGAAATAGCGAGGACATGTTCGCAGGACAGAGCCTCAGGAGCATAGCCGGTCTTCCGGATGCGGGAACCGTGGTCAAGGTGTGCGGACCCGGAGGGGTTCCGCTCGACGTGCTCGGCAACCCGATTCCGCAGCAGGACGAGAACAGCTATGATATAGAGACCGGCGACGACTACGACTTCAGCGTCAGGGGACTCGAGGACAAGTCCCTCGACTACAGGACCGGAGCGAACCCGGAAGCGGACCCGGACAGCCCGTTCGTGAGAAGGCGCGGCGGAGCGGCGTCGGACATGGAGTTCGCGTACAGCGACGACGACCTGCTTCCGGAGACGGACAGCGGCTACATCGAGAGCGGAGACGGGTACGAAGGCTCCGGTTATCCGGACGACCACGGTGACTACGGGGAATATGACGACTACGGAGAATACGGCGAATATGACGAGTACGGAAGCGACACGTACGCCGGACTCGACGACGAGCAGATAGACGCGATATACGAGGCGCTCTCGGACCCTTCCGGGAGCAGGAACCCGGCAAGGGTGATTTCCGCTTTCGCGGACAGGAACGGGTACGCCGCTCTCGGTGACCTGTTCTACGACGGAGTGCTCGACGGGGAGATAGCGGTGGGACCCGAGCTGAGGAAGCACCTCAACTTCATCTACGCGCTAACCAAGACTAACGTGAAGCCGGCAAGCGACTACCTGATGTAGCCGCAGGAAGATAGCCGGATGAAAGCAGCCGGGGGAGCTGTCCTGTCACTGGAAGGTGACCGCGGACGCTCTCCCGGCTTCCGTGTCTCCACGGGTCCAAAAGGTAAAAAGATTCATGCATCTCCGAAGAATTAAACATAGTCAAAAAGTAGTCATACTACCATTGATATATTCACTACCTTGTTTAGCAAGGCTTCTTCGAAACGATAATAATACTTCCTTCGCCTTTTCACGTTTAAGTTTCTTAGGCTCAAAAGCACTATTATCAAGTTGTTTTAAGAGTGATTCTTGTAACACGGTTACAAGCACTCTGTTCATTATGTTCTTTGCAGCGTTAAAGTCTGCTGAAACTCCCGCTAAACGTGCGGAAGTATGAGGAACTCGATGGCCGCCCACAGCGCGACTGCAACCGCGAGTATGACGCGACCGTTCGAGAACAGCCTCTCGTACAGGTCCGGATGGATCCATGAAGGCTCCTTGTCAGAATCATGCCGCGAGACGCCCGCACGGATTGCCGCGGGCTGCCCGACGTCTCCGCTGTCGTGCGGAACGAAGGCTCCGTCCTCGTCGTCGGAACTGTCGTCTGCTCCGTCTGCGGATTCGGAAGCCTGCCCGGATTCTCCGGATGCCTCTGTGATGATTATGCCCGGAACGTCTGTTACGGTTCCGCAGCCGGAATCGCTTTCCATATCAACGCGCGTACTGTCCGGAAGTCCGGGGTTGTCTTGATTGTCTTTATCAGCGCATGTGACGCAAGTCTCCTGTTCTGCAACCGGTTTCCGTGACATTGCAGCAGCATCGGTTTCCGTGACGCCTGTCTCCTGTTCCGCGCTGTCCGGGATTCCGCGGTCCGAAGCCGGAACCATCGCCGCAGCCGGTATGAGCACGCGCCTATGTCTTCTTTGTTCGTTTGCCATCAGTCATGTCATGTTTCATTTCTGCGCACAATCTCTGCCGTCTGTTCGGGGATGCGTCCGCGCCGCCTTTGCAAAAGCAATGAATATGGCGTACAAGAACAATCAGTCCGAAACTGTCCGGCGGCGCGGGTCCCCTGATGAAACAGACACAGATTCATGCTGGTGCAAAGGTATGCATTTTCTGTGAGCCGTGCAAGAATAATGACGGAAAAACTCGCGATTTGTATATTTTTAACATTTCAGGCGGATACAGGAGTTATACGGTTTTGTGTTACGCATTTCTGTATAATGTGTTTCCGGATGCGGTTCTCCAATGATTTGCATAATTATTCAGCCAAATGAATATGCGACTTTTTGTATATACGGTATAATTATGCATATATTCATGCATCTTGCATATACGGTTTCATTGCATAATTATGCATTCATATCTACGGAGATGAAGTCTGCCGGATGAAGAATCCTAACAAAAGCTAAAGCATTTTCACTATTGTTAGGACTTTCCATGCGCGCCAGCCGGTTTATGCGCAAGCCGCCTGTTCAAGACAAATGCAGTATTTTGCCATGGGAAAGCAATCAGGGAATGCTCTGTACGAGTCCGTTGTGGATGATGTGGCAAATGCTGCCGGAAAGAAACCGTAAGAAAGCACGGATGAGTCAAGGAGCGTGTGCAGTGTCTTTCTGCAGCCGCTCCGCTTCTTGTATATGCGATATAGTGCTGTGCTGCCTTTTCATCACGAAAAGTTCGTGACGAAAAATTCGCGATGACGCTGTCTTGCGAGTCCGGACCCGTGACACTCGTGAATGCTGAGCAAGAATCCATTCTTTATATGTAATGCGCCTTTTATGGAAGAATGACCGTCCGTGTACCGGACAGTGTGTGTGAGTGACCGTGCATTTCCGGACTTGTATATGCAGTATGCGGATTCAGAACGCAAGGTTTATGCCTTGTTTCACGGAAAGCAAGGTGTATTCCTTGTTTAATGACGGCGCCGGAACGCTGTGTCGGAAACCGGCGGACCGAATGCAATGATATTTCACGATGAACCGGTTTTTGAACGAAGATATGAATGAACAGATGAACAAGCGGTTGAACAAGCGGAAACCGTATGGAATCGCGAAACGGCTACGTTCTGTGCAACGGACGCGCGGTCGGCTGCATCCGCGTCTTGGCGGCATAACGCCGGCTTGAGACCGCTGCTATGATAGGGAATGCGGATGAAACCGCGGGTGCGGAGCATGATGATGCGCGAATGCGGATAGATGGACGCTGCCGGGACCGGGAATATCGGAAAGATTGGCGGAAGAAGCCGGCAATGCGGAGAATGTTAGGGATAAATCCGTGAGTAAGGAAGAATATGATATAGATTTATGGAGATTTGCGGATGAATTTATCGGGCGGATGCCGGTTTGTAGGGATTCCGGGGGAATGGTCCGGACGACTTTCCTGATTTTGACAGGCGGAATGCACGGAACCGGGGAAGAACGGATGATTTGCGGACAGGATAATGGAAAGAACTTGAATGACGGCTGGAAATATTAGGCGTATTGATGCGATTTCGGCATTGAGTGTGTCGAATGCGAGCGACTGTAGGCAAGAGACCTTGACTTGCTCGGGTTCTGCAAGCCGAATGAAGCCGCGGATGCACGTCTTGAGACCGAAAATGATTCGGTTTCGGCTGCGGAATGAACAGAATGTTCGCCGAAAGGTTGTAGGCTTGAGACCTTTTTAAGATTGTGCGGAAGCCGAGCTTGAGACCGAGGGAAGATTTGACTTAGGCAAATACGGAAATATTAAGCCGATATTGTATTGATTTTTGGAGAGCCTGAAGTTCAAGAAGTTAAGTTTTTCCTCAGATGAGATAAATAAAGGTTCAGAAGGTGTCTATTTGGCTCTATATGGCATTTTCATACACAAAGTGTATGAACGGTAGTCTAAAATTCAAACGGCTCTTATATGCGATTTTTTAATCTTGTATATAATGACTGGTTTCTTTTGACTACATATGTGTGTTTCTTAAATCTTAACATCTTTCTTTGATTCTTCGGATTATTATCTTCATATGTTGGACTTACAGATGGTGGTTGTTCAAACAAGAACAAGTCTGAATTCATATCATCAATAAAGATAATAATAAACTATGGACATAAATAAGACTTCTGGAACCATTCACTATACCATTTAGTATATAGAGTTATTTTTAATCCGTCGTTGTTCTTATGTATGTTAAGGTTTCTTCCTTTCGACTCGGTTCTTTGTTTATAGTTTGATTATGCTGTTTTAATTCAAAAAATACCTGCATGGGTTTCTTGCTCACAATTTGCAATGGATTCAACCAATCAGTTAATGTTGGTCTCTTGCACACAACTTGCACAGGTCTCTTGCTCACAACTCACGCAGGTTTCTTGCTTGCGCAATAAGCATAATATTGATTTTAACTATATCCGGTTTATGAAAGAATGGTTCCATTGCATTTGCTTCAGTTCTCTTTGCATCAGTTCCTTTTCGCTTGGTTCTTTGCAATGATGTTCTTTTTCAACTTGGATTCTTACGCTTGGTTCTATTCTATTTGTATCTCACATTCTTTGTATCTAATATCCAGTTTCAATTGCGCTTGGTTTTGCACTTGCATATAAAGTACTGGTTCCTTGCCTGCAAGCAGTTCAACTAACCAATGACCGGTTTCATGCCTGCGCATTCACTGCACCCTTTCAACTTCCAATTGCGAAGAAAAGAACCAAAAGCCGGTTGTGCTCTGAACATAATGAACATAACGCTTTGCTGTTTGACGACTGTTTGGTTCCTTTCCCTTTTCATTATAGTTCGCTTTGCGAGTTAGAGTCAGTTCTGCTCTCTTGTATTTTACTCATTTTCTTACAGCAATGACTTTTGTCCAGTTATTGACCCGCTTAATATATCATCCCCCATCACATAATTTACTAAGCGGGTCGGAAATTGGACACTTTTCACACGGTTTCTTTTTGCTTGCATTGATTCGACTAACCAATGTCACTTTTAACAAAAAAGAAAGCATAACATAGTTTTTCGCAACCAGAACTAACAACACACCCTGCTGTACGATTGGTTCTCGAAGCGAAACAGTCTTGCGGACGGCAATATATGCGCTAATGCGATTCGACAGACAGGTGAATTCGTTTATAGCGCTTGCTTGGTTTGCACGGTTCCTTGCCATTGTGTCATGCAAGCAGTTTCATTATCAGATTATTGGTTCTCGGCATCCTTCTCACCTACCGATGCAATCGCTTGCAGAGACGGTCGTGTCGGTTGGTCTCGGTTCCGTTCTCTTGCGATTCGCAAGCGCGGTTCCGTGTTTCGTGTACCCTTCTTGTTGTTGCTTCATTTCCGGCAGGTGACTGCATTCAGCGGATTCTTCCGCAGAACCGCTATGCGGGTCATCGTATCGTGATGTTTCAGGACTGCTGACTTAGAAACGAATGCACATCATCGGTTCCTGCTTGCAGGCATTGGAACGGATTGAGACGGGTGCGGTCGTTCGCGTCCATGGCAGACGGCTTCCCTATGCAGCATGATTAGTTCTCGATGCGGATTGGAGTGAATGGACTGTTTGTCTTGGACTTCTGTTCGTTATGTGTTCTGGATTCCTTTTTTTATTTTATGCAATAAATAAACAAAATGCATTTTTTGATTAAATGAGAAAACAAAATAAGAGAGCTCTTTACGAGAGCATCATGAGAGATGTTGCTAAGGTTGTCAAGAGACGACTGAGCGAGGGTTTATATGACTTTGATTCAACAAATTCATACGATGATGTTGATGACATTATTAATAGAAGAGATGAAGAAAGACGCAGAAATGAATTTGCTGAAAAATATGAAATTGTTGACAAAATGCCAATAGAAGGTTTTAGGAGAGTTGTGAATAAAAATACAGGCAAAGAAAATTATATAGACTCAAAAGGTCGTTTTATTTCAAGAAATTGGTATGATAGGTGTTATCCGTTCAATAAAGAAGGTTATGCAAAAGTTAGAACAACAAAAGTTAGAACAAATAATTTTGGAGAACGATACACATATAATCTTATGAATAAAGACGGACGTATTTTGTTTGGGTACTGGTGTGAAGAGTTGCATGATTTAAAGGACAGCGATTATGTATTAGTTAAGATAAACGGTTCTTATAATTTTATAGATCTGCATGAAAGATTTTTGTTTAATTCATGGTTTAAATCCAAAGCCGATGCTTTAGAAGCTTATTATAAACATTATGAAAAATTGTAAGATGGATAACAGAATTATTGGAATATAATTAAAAGAAGCAAAAGTCGTTCTGCCAAAATCAGAGCGACTTTTTTGTAAGAGTTATGTCAATTTCAATGAACAGTTATGTTTGTTCTGTTTCTTTTGGACATTCTCAATAAATATCAATATAAACCATGCTGTTGGAAAAATGTCTGCATATAAATTCTTGAATGAAAGCTTGCTGGATGATGTTGAAACTGATGATGTTGATGATGTTGATATAGAAGCAGAAGATAGTTTTGCGGGAGAAGAGCCTTTTGTTTGGGTTTTTAAATACGAACACACTGTTCCGTCATGCACGAGGGATTATCTCAATAAGATACTGGCAAGCAGCGAGTGTGTTGGAAAGTTTGACGAACTTATGTTTAATGATGACTATATTGCAGGCATTGGAACGGATTGAGACGGGTGCGGTCGTTCGCGTCCGGAGCCGATGGCTTCCCTAATGCAGTCCCATGCAGCACGATTGGTTCATGATGCGGATTGGAGTGAATGGACTGTTTGTCTTGGACTTCTGTTCGTTATGTGTTCTGGATTCTTTTTTTTTGTGCAATAAATAAACAAAATGCATTTTTTGATTAAATGAGAAAACAAAACAAGAGAGCTCTTTACGAGAGCATCATGAGAGATGTTGCTAAGGTTGTCAAGAGAAAGCTTAACGAAGAAGATGACCTTTATGATTCAGAAACCGGTAGTAAGAGATATCGTATATTCCAGAGACTAAGTGACGGCATGGCAATTATTACTAAATACCATAGATATAATTTTATAAACAGAGATGGATTTATCATATCACCTACTTGGTTTGATTGGGTTGGTAATGATTTTTATGAGGGTTTTGCAAGAGTCGAGAAAAATGACAAATGTAATTTTATAGATAAAAATGGCAATTTGCTTCTTGATGAATGGATGTTTGATCGAGTTAGTGATTTTCATGAGGGTTTTGCAAGAGTCTGGAATGACGACAAATGTAATTTTATAGATAAAAATGGCAATTTGCTTCTTGATGAATGGTTTGAAGGAGTTGGTAATTTTCATGAGGGTTTTGCACCAGTCTGGAACAAGGAAGACCGGAAAATGAATTTCATAGATAAAAACGGAGATCTTTTATGTCGTGAATGGTTTGATGAAGTTGATGATTTTCATGAGGGATTTGCAAGAGTCTTGAAAAATTACAAATGTAATTTTATAGATAGAAATGGCAATTTGCTTTTTGATAAATGGTTTGATCGAGTTGGTGATTTTCATGAAGGTTTTGCACCGGTCTGGAACAAGGAAAACTGGAAAATGAATTTCATAGATAGAAACGGAGATCTTTTATGCAGTGAATGGTTTGATGAAGTTAGCAATTTCAAGGACGGTTACGCAATAGTCCGTTTGAGATATGAGGAGAATGTTATTAATACCGACGGGAAATATATGCTTCCTGAATGGTACGACTATTGTTATCCGAAGAGAAACGGCGAGATAATGGTTATGCGTCGTAGAGGAACTGGTTTCCAGATTGGTGAGTACGACTCGAGAGGCAGATTCAACGGCGAATGGCGCGATATTGATAAGAACAGTCGTGAATATAAGTTATTCATCGGAAGAAGAATAAACTTACAATATAAATAGATAAAATCTTCATATGTGATAGTAAAAACAATATTAAAAAGTCGTATGCATAACACATGCGACTTTTTTTGTGTTATGTTTGTCTGTGGCGTGTTCTGCAGAATATTTGTTTCCGTTATATTCGGATTTGTATATACCGGGTTATATATGCTATATTTGCAAGGTAATCTGCTGCTGTGTATCGCCGGGGTGTTGGATGATAAATACAAAAAACTATTCATTTTTGAATGAAAGCGTCTGTGTATGGTAAATTTTCGAACAAGTGTCTGGATGAAAGCCTGATGAATAATATAGAGCCTGATGAAGTTGAAGATGTTGATATAGAAGTTGATGGTAGATATGATGTGCATTTTGATTTTGTCATAGACGGACTTGTTAGTCAAAAGGACCATTATTTTACGGATTTGTCTTATCGCGATATTTTTGAACGGATGGTTTTTGTTTTTAAAAACATAGAGTCATCTGGCGTTGGTTTGTGGTGGAAATTCAATTGGAATAATGATAAAGTGGCAGGATTTGTGCAGATAAAGATAGACGAGTATTTTGATTTTGATAGATTCTGCAATCTGTTCATGAAACTGTTTTTTGCAAAGAATCATATCAATACCATAATATATTCTAATACTAATGCCACATTTGAAGACGAGTACGAATATAAGTTGAAAACGAAGTTTTCCGAAGACATTGTCGTGGAATACGAGTTCTTTGCTGACCAGTTCGGAACGTTGTTGAGAATAGTCAATAAAAATCAGTTATTGGATTTTATTCGAATGGTATTTCGCGATAACATATCAGAAGACGTAGTCATCAAGACTTTCGCGGATGCGTTTATGAACTGGCAGAAACAAGACGGAAAAGAAACTGTAATTTGTTTCGATAAAGAAGGAAACAATCCGTTTTATTTCGTGAATGCAAACGGAACCATGTTTACAAGCCAACAGTTTTACAAGATTTATCATTTTAAAAATGGTTTTGCAAAAGTTAAAAGAAAATGTAGCCAAAGTTCGTCAAATGAAGGATATGAATATAATTTCGTAGATAAGAACGGAAAGTGCATTTCTGACAAATGGTTTATAGAGGCATGGGATTTCAGCAGCGAAGGTTTTGCAAAAGTTAATCGGGGATATAAATATAACTACATAGACAAGAAAGGAAATTGCATTTCTGACGAAGGGTTTAACTGGGTTGATGATTTGTTCGAAGGTGGATTCGGAATCGTCAGAACATGGGGCAGAAACGAGAACCTCATATATAATTATGTAGATAAGAACGGAAAATACATTTCATACAAATGGTATGGAGAAGCATGGCATTTTAGCGAAGGCTTTGCAGTGGTCAAATGCAACGGGAAATATAATTTCATAAACAAATACGGAAATTATATTTCGCGCGACTGGTTTGATTATGTCAATTCGTTCAATGAAGGAGTTGCATGGGTTGAGATTGGCAAAAAAACGAATTTCATAGATAAGAACGGAAAGTATATTTTTAAAGATTGGTTGCAAGAGTCAATATCAGTAAACAATTTCCGCAATGGTTTTGCATGTGTTTATGACAGTACAAAGCGTAAATATAATCTCATAGACAAGACGGGAAAATATATTTCAGGCAAATGGTTCGATGCTATACATACTGGTTTTAATAAAGACGGAAGAGCAGTGGTAGAAATCAACGGAGAATATAATTTCATAGACAAGAGAGGAAACATAATTCTTAAAAATGGGTTTAGATGTAGACAAATTAGTTCTTTTGTTGGAAGTTTTTATGATGAAGGTCTTTTGTTAGTCAAGGTGGGTAGAGAAGGATATAATTTCATAGATAAGAACGGAGAATACTTGTACAAGAATGGTATGTTTGAAAGATGTAGTGAGTTTCATAACGGAGTATCTATGTGTACAAAATATGGAAGAAATGGATACTTGACGACTTCTGGAGAATTCATTTGTGACGGAGGAGATCTTTTTTCAATTGTGCGTCCTTTAAAAGATATCTTCATATTGCGGTACGGAACCGGCGCGATGGTTGATTCAAACGGAGAACTTGTCTCGTTGATTTAATTGTTTGATATTCAATAAATATGAATATAAACAATGTTGTGAATAAATGTTTGCATATAAGTTCTTGAACGAGAGCATTCTCGACAATGTTGAAACTGATGATGTTGAAGATGTTGATATAGAAACAGAAGATAGTTTTGATGGTGAAGAACCTTTTGTTTGGGTTTTTAATTACAAGCAAACTGTTCCGTCATGCACAAGGGATTATATCAATAAGATACTGGCAAGCAGCGAGTGTGTTGGAAAGTTTGACGAACTTATGTTTAATGATGACTATATTGCAGGCATTGGAACGGTAAAGAATTCGATAATCAGCGTCGGGTTCTATTCTCACTGCAACGATTTCCGCAAGTATTGCGATTTGTTCGTCTCGCTTCTGCTTCCGAATGAATGCGTTGTTGAAATATACACGGGACAACACTACCGTTCCGGTTCGGAAATCGTACTGAATTTCAGGAACGGCGAGCTGTCCGAAACGGAGCGTCAGATGAGAAGCGACATAGAAATCTCATCGTTTCAAAATTTCGTCAACTTCTTTAAGCCGGTTGTCGGCAAGCTCGGGGTTTCGGTCGAGCATAGAGACATTTGCTGTTATGTTGTCAACGCGTTATGCAAGCATGACCGGTTCAGCATGAAAAACAAGCCGTTTTATGTAGTGGGAACTGACATCGACGGCGTTTACCTGATAGACCGGTCAGGAAAACTGGTTTTGAAGGGGTTCGGAAGCGGTTACAGTTTTCATAACGGCTATGCCGGGTTCGGCGATGATTCCCGCGGCTATTTCTATATAGGTCCGGATGGAAAGATTGACATGAACAAGTTCTCCGCATCGGGATACAGGCGTTTTTCGGATGACGGTTTCGCCGTGACTGTGAACAAGGAGTCAAGGGAGAATTATATCGACCGTGATTGGAACTTGGTTTCCGGAGAATGGTTTCAGAAGTGCTACGAGTTCGTGAACGGTTTCGGAAAGGTCAAGAAAAACGGAAAGTTCAATTTCATAGACAGGACCGGAAAGCTTGTTTCCAAGACATGGTTCGTCAATTGCGAGAACTTTGACGAGGACGGCATGGTTGTCGTGACCGTGAAAGACAAGTCGAACAACAAGGCTTATAATTACATGGACGGTTCTGGAAAATTGATTCTGGACAAGAACTATAGGCTGTGCTTGCCGTTCAGCGATGGCGTTGGATGCGTGTTTGACGGTGAATACGGTTCTGTATTATGCAACTATGTTAACAAGAATGGTCGTTTCATATCGGAGCAATGGTTTCTTCATCCAACAGGTCCGATGGTTGCCGAGCATAGTTTCAGCGGCGGATACGCATGCGTCTTGAATCGGGATGGCGGGTGCAATATGATAGACACCCGTGGAAAACTATTGTTTGATGATTGGAACAGAAAAATCAGGTTCGGCAAGTTTTCGGAAGGATTCTGCAGTTTTGTAGAATATGGAAAGGGTTATGGATTTATCGACAAGACGGGAAAGAGAATCACTGATGAATATTTTGACAGCGTGACAGACTTCGAAGACGGATTCGCGTTTGTTGTCAATCTTGAAAACGACGAGTTGAATAACTATATCAACACGAAAGGGGAGCTGATGCTTCCGTGGATGGATTCTGACGATATAAGCGCTTATGTTCCGAAGGACGGGTTGCTGTTCAACATATATGGAAATTGCATTGATTCGAACAAAGATTTGGTTTCTGTGATTTGATAGAGAGTTGTTATTATAGTATGTAGATGATAACGGTTTTCTCAATAAATATGAATGTACTTAAATAGATAAATACTATAAAATCTATAAACATTATGTGGTTGACAAGCAAAGAATTTAGAAAGAAATATAAGATAACACCCCAACATCTGTATGCATTGAAGAAATCCGGGAAGATAGAGACCAAGCCGTCAGTCGGTTCGTCATACTTAATAAACGACTCTTTTGAATCAGAAAATAAGTCTGTGTGTGTTTATGGAAGAGTGTCTACACCGAAGCAGTCAAAAGACCTTGACAACCAGATAAGACTCATCAAGGAATACTGCATATCAAGGGGTGAGAACCCTGAATATGTGTTCAGCGATATCGGTTCTGGAATGAACGAGTCAAGAAACAGTTTGAACAAAATGCTCGACCTTGTCATCAATAATAAGATTTCCAAGATAGTAATTTCACATAAGGACAGACTTACAAGATTCGGTTTCAAGTACATAGAGAACATCTGCAACAGGTTCGGGACGACAATCGAGATTGTGAATCTTGATGACGACAAGTCGTTTCAGGAAGAGTTGACTGATGATTTGATAGCAATAATTCATCACTTCAGCATGCGTTTCTACGGAAAAAGACGAGACAAGATGAAGGACTTTGAGAGAACTTGCAAAAACGAGTTATTGAATGAAGATAAATAATATATAAAAGATAAAATTTATAATGATAAGGTCTTGGAGTATAGTGACAGAAGCAAACGACATCATTCATGGAATGATGTCGGAAGCGTTGTCCATATATGACAAGGCGCTGTACTTCCAGCGACAAAGATACTTCGAGACAAAAAAGCAGGGAGACATAAAGACATATGATTATAATGACTTGTACGAGCTGGTGAAAGAAACCGACGTGTTCAAGAACTCGAAACTGGACTATGTTCTTCGTCAGAATCAGATAAGGGAAGTTATAGCGAACTGGAACAAGTATATCAAGGCTGTGATAAGGTACAAGGAGCATCCAGAACTGTTCGACAAAAAGCCGAGGATACCGAACTACTTGTATAAGCGCAAGAATTATACGTCAGTATATGTAGACAGTTCGAGGTTCAGAAAGGGAAAGAAGAAGATAGAACACTCGATTACCTTGCCTTGTACAACGGAATGTATTGTGATTCCAAGACAGATAGACATCAAGAGCATACACCAATTGATACTGAAGCCGTACTACGGCAAAGTGAAGATTTGCATCATATTCAATGAAAAAACAAAGAAAATAAAAATAGATTCAGACAAGCGTTCAGCAATCGGGATAGATATTGGATTGAACAACTTCTGTGCCATAACTTCAAACGACAAGAGCATTTCTTATGTCGTTAAGGGTGGTCCGCTGAAGAGCATCAACCAGTACTACAACAAGAAGAGAGCGGAACTGTACTCTGAACTTGCAAATTGCAACAAGAATCAAGATTCAAGCCATGCTTTGGACAGACTCTCCATGAAGCGCAAGCACAAGATGTACAACTTCATACATGCTGTTGCAAACAGAATCATAATGCTCTGCATAGAGAACAGGATTTCAACCATCTACATTGGTCACAACAAGGGATGGAAGCAGAATGCAAATCTTGGTCGCAGAAACAACCAGAACTTCGTTTCTGTTCCGTTCAATGAACTGATTAATACGTTGCAGGACAAGGCGAAGCGTTACGAGAATCTTAAGGTGGTTGTAGTTGAAGAAAGCTACACAAGCAAGTGCGATCACTTGGCTTACGAGACTATGGAACACCATGACACGTATCTTGGAAAGCGAATCAAGAGAGGACTGTTCAAGAGTTCGACTGGAAAGGAACTCAACGCTGACATAAACGGTGCCATAGGAATCTTGAGGAAAGGAAATGCAATCTCGGATGTTCAACTTAAGAACTTACGGGATAGAGGCGATGTTGTATCGCCAGAGGTGTTGAGAATCAACCCTTAAATAAAAACATATAGTTTATATTCTTTATATAAATGTATGTTTTTAATACAATATAAACCATGCTGTTGGAAAATGTCTGCATATAAGTTACTGAATGAAAGCCTTCTTGATGATGTTGATGCTGATGAAGTAGAAGATGTCGAAAATGATGTTTCCATTGGATTTTCATTAACGATAAAAGCTGCACGCAAAATCACAGATAAAGAATATGTCAAGTCTTTTCGTGAACATATGCGATTCGCCGCCGGACGGTTCAGCGATTCGGGATGTCAGGTTGGTTTGGATGTGAACGTGATGAAATCTGATTATCTGGAAGGGAAAATAAAGATACAGAGAAATCTTTATGTTTATGATTTTTGCAATTTGTTTGTGCAGATGTTTTTCCCGAATGGTTGTAGCTGTTTCGGAAGCATCGGTTATGTTAACTTAGATTTGGAAGTGGCAATAGCAGGCGATGAATATGTGAAGTGTATGTTTGTAGACAAAGAAGAAAAGAAGACATTGAATATAAGCAAAACGTCAACGTTTTTAAGTTTCTTTCATGTGTTGTTTCCTGAAGAAAAAGATGATTCGATCATCAAGTCTTTTGTAAGTGCATTTAAAAACTGGAAGAAAGAGAAAGGGGAAGCGATTGAAATATGCTTTGATTATGAAGGACGCGATAGAACTTATTTCATATATGCAAACGGAAATATGCTTTCTGATATGCATTTTTATGAAGTTGAAGATTTCAAAGAAGGTTTTGCACAAGTCAAGAAGAACGACAAATGGAATTTCATAGACACGGGCGGAAATTGTATTTCAAAAGACTGGTTTGATTATGTCGGTAATATTCAAGAAGGTTTTGCTCCAGTCGTGGAGAAAGGCAAATGGAATTTTATAGACATGGACGGAAATCGCATTTCAAAAGAATGGTTTGATTTTGTCGGTGTTTTCCAAGAAGGTTTTGCACTGGTCAAGAAGAACGGCAAAAGTAATCTCATAGATACAAGCGGAAAAATCATCTTGAATGACTGGTTTGATTATGTCGGCGCTTTTCAAGAAGGTTTTGTAAGAGTCATGAAAGGTAGTGAATGGAATTTCATAGACATGAATGGAAATTTTATTTCAAAAGAATGGTTTGATTTTGATGATGTTTTTGATTTTCAAAAAGGTTTTGCAAAAGTCTATAAAGATGGTAAATATAATTTCTTAGATACAAGCGGAAAATGCATTTCAAAAGACTGGTTTGATTGTGTCGGTGTTTTCCAAGAAGGTTTTGCACAAGTCAAGAAGGACGGCAAATGGAATTTTATAGGCACAAATGGAAAATGCATCTCGAATGAGTGGTTTGAACGTGTCGGTAATTTTCAAGACGGTTTTGGATGTGTCAAGAAAGATGGTAAAAGTAATCTCATAGACACAAGCGGAAAAATCATCTTGAATGACTGGTTTGATTATGTCGGTGTTTTCCAAGAAGGTTTTGCGCCGGTCGAGAAGAACGGCAAATGGTATTTCATAGACAAAAGTGGAAATCGTATTTCAAAAGACGGGTTTGACGATGTCGGGGATTTTCAAGAAGGTTTTTCATATGTCAATAAGAAAAACAAGTATAATTTCATGGACACAAGCGGAAATTATATTTCAAAAAGATGGTTTGATAACGTTTTGGATTTTCAAGAAGGTTTTGCACAAGTCAAGAACAAAGGCGGATGGAATTTCATAGATACGAAAGGCAAGCTTCTGTATAAGAAAGGGATGTTTGACAAATGCGAAGATTTCAAGCAAGGCGTCGCTCTGGTCGTGAAAGACGGCAAGTATTCTTACTTGAACACTTCTGGAGAACTCGTTTGTGACTATTTCGACAACCGGTTTTCTGTTGTCCGCATTTCGGATGACATGTTTAGGTTGCAGTATGGTTTGGGTTCCCTCATAGATTTGAATGGGGAAATCGTCTCGCTGATTTAGAGAGCGGATTTCAATAAATATCTTATAAAACTTAAATCAATGAGCGGAATGTCTGTATATAAATTCTTGAACGAGACTCTTCTTGATGATGTTGATGCTGATGAAGTTGTTGACGATGACGCTTCTGTCGGTTTTGATGGCGCAAGAGCGGTATATTTGAGGTTCAGCAAATACAGGCAGGTTGCTAAAGGCAACAGTGCTGCGCTTGAGAAGTTTCTCGGCAGGTGCGGGTTTGTTGAGCGGTTCACTGTGGATGACGACTGTGAGTCCATCGGGATGCTGACTTCCGGAATGAAACTTGCTGATTTGTGCAGGGTGGTTTGCTATGCGTTGTTTGTTCTTGCGGCAAAGACAATAAGGTCGGATAACAAATTCATAAATCTTGTAGATCTTTTTACCATATGGGATGAGAAAGAAAATTTCAACGTGTATATCAATCTCGGGCCTGATGACGATCCGAAATTGAAGGTTGGATACGAATTTGCGCGGTTTTTCATGAAGTGGTTCCCGGATGTTGGAGAGAAAGATGCGTTCCTGTGCTTTGTCAGGGAATTCATACGGATATGGGGAAAGTTCGTTGACTTTGGAGACATGTTCAGTGCCAGCTGGTTTCATAAGGATTCGCGTGAGCCGTCTTGTGTGCTGTTCGACAGAAGCGGGAATGTTGCCGCGGATTATGACTGTGTGTTCTGCGACAATGAGTTCCATGACGGTTTTGTCCGTATCAAGAATGACGAAGGAAGATGGAACTATGTTGACAGGGACGGCAATCTCCTGTTTCCTGACAGGTGGTTCAAGCATTGCAACCCGTTCTCCTGCGGATATGGCTCTGTGTTGACTGATAATCGTCTATATAGACTCGTAAAAACGGACGGGACGCTCATCGAGAGAGGTTTTGCTGAGTGTGGAATTGTTGTCGGGAACTTTGTCTCGGTTCGGTTTTACAAGAACAAGGATATATGGACCATAATCGACTTAAGCGGCAGCAATTCTGACATGGACGGTTTCAAGATATTGAGCGACAGGTTCCATGACGGCTTCATAGTGGTCAGGACGGGAAAATATCAACCCGCGTTTATGGACGAGTTTGGAAATGTTCGGTTCGGACCGCACAGGCAATGCCGTGACTTCCACTGCGGTTTCGCCATCGTCTCTGATGAACAGGACAAGTATAAATATTTGGCGAAGGACGGGAGGGAGAGCCGATGCTTTCACAAGTGCCATGATTTCGATGGCGGCTATGCCGTCGTGGAGAACGGCGACGGCGGATTCAACATAATAGACGAGAACTTCAGTCTGATGTTTGACAAGTGGATTGCCGGCGAGTGCGAGAATCTCGGCGGCGGAATGTTCAAGGTTGTTCGTGCAGCGAAGTCGGACGGGCAGCAGAAAGTCAATTTCTTGAGTGTTGAGAACGGCTGGATGGACACGCAGTTGGATTTCGACAACGGAGTCAGGTTCAGGTTCGATGACGGGATTCTCATGGCAAGCGATGGACTGTGTGTCGATTTCGGTTCGGAGCATGAATATGCGGCGTTGATTTGATTTTCGCTTTTTAGTAACTGATTAATTTATTGGTTGATGCAATGAGTAGGATATTGAGCATAAACGAGAGCCTTCTTGACAAGGTTGAAGCCGGAGAGGTTGAGGATAACAATCATGTGGATGGCGTTGAAGTGTCCCTGTCTGTCAATGTTGAGGTCGCTGTTCAAGATGATGCTCAGGATCATGAGCGGACCGGCGAGTATGTTCCGGGAAAGGTTTCAAGGATTCTTGAAAGGGCTGTGTCGTCCGGCGTCGTCCTGTCGCATGACTTGTCATACGAGCCTGACTATAGTACTTATACTGACAAGTCTGGATGTCAGATGAGTGTCAGTTTCATGATGAGCAATGACGCAAGTCTTCGCGACTTCTGTGATCTTCTCGTAAGGATGTTCTTGCCGGCAAGGTTTATGGATACCGGAATCAGCAAGCATCTTGTTAAGATTGTCCCGAACGGAAAGCGGAGTGTTTCTTTCTGTAATTTGTCAGATTCTGAAAACAAGATGCGGAAAGAATTGAGCATATTTAGCAACGAAACATTCTTTGAGATGTTCATGCTGTATTTTCCGGATGCATCGAAAGATGAGATTCTCAGAGAGTTTGTGCAATCCTATGCATTATGGCAGAACGACGGCGCGCCGACGAGCGTAATAAGCATATTTACGATGGATGGACCGGATATAGAGAATGAGAATGTCATAGTTGACGGACAAGTCGTGATTGGAGAGTGGTTCAATGCGATTGATAGTTTTGATGGCAGAATCGCTATTGTCAAGAAGAGTGGCTTGATGAATTTTTATGATATTGAAAGACACACGCTTCTTTCGAATATATGGTTCAAGAAGGCGAAACCGTTCTCGGAGGGGTTTGCCGTCGTTAGCGTTGGAACTGGTTCGATTGAGGTGTACAAGTTCATAGACATGGATGGAAATTACGCTTTTGGCGGAAAGTGGTTCATATTTGCTTCTAAGTTTAACGAGGGGTTGTCTATGGTGATTGACAGAGATAACACGTGGCGTTTCATCGACACTAAAGGGAATTTTATTACAAGAGACGGTTATGCGTCATGTCATAATTTTAGTGAGGGATTTGCTGTCGTTGGTAGAGATGAAAAGATGTGGAACTATATAGACAAGAATGGAAATCTTTTGTCTGACGAATGGTTCTATGCATGCGGGGACTTCAAATGCGGCTTCGGTCTCGTTGCAAGAACGTCTTCGGAGTTCAACTATATAGACAAGAACGGAAATATAATATCAGATGTGTGGTTTTACAGCGTCCGTGATTTTTGCGAGGGTATCGGCATTGTCGGAAGAATCGGACTTGGTTTCAACTATATTAAGCCGGACGGCAGTCTTTTGTTTCCTGACAAGTGGTTCATTATATGCAATGATTTCAAGAACGGATACTGTTCGGCTTTGCTTGACAGGTTTTCAAAGTACAAGTTTTACGACAAGAACGGAAAGGAAGTTTCCAATATGACGTTCGACAAGTGCCGTGATTTTTGCGGCGGGTTCGCGGCGGTTCGTGTTGACCTTTCGGAATCGCGGGGTTCTTCATCCGGTTGGAACTATATCGGTGAAAACGGAAAGATTCTGTATGAAGGCGGCTTGTTCGACATGTGCTATGATTTCAGGAACGGGTTCGGTCTGGTTAAGCTGGACGGAAGGTTCAACTACATAGATTCTGCAGGGAGACTGGTCAGCGACAAGTGGCTTGATAACTATATGGAGATGGAACCGTCAAGCGACGGCATGATATTGACCGATTACGGAAGCGGATGCGCTGTTGATTCGAATGGATTTTTCATCGCGCTGGTTTAAAACGTTATTTTTTTAATTTATGTCTGTTATTTTTTTAAACGAGACTTTGCTGGATAGTGTTGAAGGTGATTCTGTTGAAGATCTTCATGAAGATTTTGAAGTGGACTTTGATGTTTCTTTTTCTATCACGTTTCCGCATATTGATGAGAATGACAACCAAAAGAAATGCTATAAGAAGAATGATGATTATATTTTGAATAAAGCGAGAGCCATGCTTGAGCATTATTCAAACGCAGGGCTTGTCAGTGAGTTTTCGGTTAAACGTTCCGAGCGTACAAACATACATTTCAAGATGAGTGGAAATTCTGTTCTTTATGATTTCTGCATGCTGTTTGTCAAGATGTTTTTGCCGCGGCACTGTTTCAACTCTGAATCAGGTTATATGATACAAGTCTGGTATTCCGACAACAAGATAGTTTCTATTACGAACGGCATGGATGAAAGTTTTGATAGGTACAAGACGCTGGTTGTTGGAAGAGCATCAGATATTTGTAATCTGATTAAGAGATATTTTCCGGATGAGACTGAATATGAGATAGAGCGGACTTTTATTCAGGCATATGCGGAATGGCAGAGGGACGAGGGCGTTGTCAGTGTCGTCAGGATGATCGATTCGTATGATCATTTGAATGAGAATATAAGAGAGAACATAATAGACAAGTCGGGTAATCTTGTTCTTGACGAGTGGGTTACAGATGTCTCGTCGGTAAGCGAAGGCATCGCAATCATAAAGAAAGGGGGTTATGAAAGTTATTATGACATCGCGAAAAGAAAAGCGTTCATGAGCGTTTATTCAGGCGAAGATAATGATTGTCTGAACATGTTTAGGGACGGGCTTGCTTGTGTTGTTGCTGGCTCGAAGTGCAAGTTTGTTGATAAGAACGGAAACTATGTGTTTGGCGGCAAGGAGTTTTCAAATGCCGGTTGTTTTGATAACGGTTATGCGATAGTTTGGAATGAAGACGATGATACATATAACTTTATCGGCAAGGACGGCAATCTTGTGTCTGAACAGTGGTTCGGAATGTGTCATAGTTTTAAAGACGGCTTGGCTGCTGTCGTGTTGAATAACAGCGAAGATGAAAATCCGGACTCTATGGAAGAAGATAAGAATGAGAAGAGGTATAACTATATAGACACGAGAGGAAACCTGATTTCCGAAATTCCGTTTTCTTATGCTGGTGATTTCAGCGAGGGGTTCGGTCTCGTTTCTATAAACAATAAGGGGTTCAACTATATAGACACGAGAGGAAAACTGATTTCAGGCAAGTGGTTTGATTCGGCGCGACCGTTCAGCGGCGGGTTCGGCATCGTTTCCAAGAATGGGAAAAGCGTCTACAATTACATAAAGCCGGACGGAACGCTTCTTTTGGACCATTGGTATGACAAGTGTTACGATTTCAAGAACGGGTTTGGCATTGTCAAGGATTATAAGAGGTTCTTTTATGTTGATTCTAACGGAAATCGAATTTCCGATTCCTATTATGACTTATGCTTCAATTTCTGCGAGGGTTTCGCCGTGGTCTATTCTTCGTACAAATCCGATACGATGAGAAGATGCTATAACTACATAGACACGAAAGGGGAGTTTCTGTACAAGGACGGGATGTTCATGTCTTGTTATGATTTTGAGAACGGTCTCGGACTTGTTATGGTTGACAAGGGAAAGTATAACTATCTGGACAAGAACGGAAAACTTGTCTTGAAAGAGTGTATTGATGACTATATGCAACTGGAGCGCGTGTCCGATTCGATTTTCAAACTTAATTATGGTGATGGTTCCTGTGTTGATTTGGATGGAGAGATGGTTGTTTTGGTCTAAACGGAAAATTTCAATAAATATAGAAATGGAAACTGCTTGACTGTGATGTCTGGATATAAGTTCTTGAACGAGACCTTGTTGGATAATGTCGAATCTGATGATGTTGAAGATGTTGATGTTGAAACTACTGTTGAAGATTCCGAGTTCAATTATGATTTTAAGTTTGGTTATTCTAAGCCGATGCCTAATTTCTCTAAGCTTGAACTTGACAAGTTCTTGAATAAGTGTAGATTTATTCACGGCTCCAGAAGAGTTGAGTTTGGCATAAACAATGTAGACTTTTCTTTGAAGTTCTATTCATGTCATTTTGGTCTTTCCGACTTGTGTGAACTGATAGGATTTGTTGTCGGACTCGTAGGTTTGCATCGTGTGACAGTGTCCGGTTGTTATGAGATGCAAGGCGATGATATAACACAGTCGTTCACAATAGACAACGCACAAGACGGTTTAGTTTATATAAGCAGCAAGAAGAAGTTTCTCGGGTTCTTCAAGATATATTTTCCAGATATTCCGGACAACAGGATTGTGGATGCTCTTGCTGGTAGTGTTGTCAAGCATGTTTATCATAGATTTATGAATACGAGTCCGGACGGTGAATATGTGGTTGTATGTCTTCAGAACGACTACAATATATTCATGGATGGAAAGCTGCTTTCGGAAGAGTGGTTTTCTTCATGCTCGTTGAATTTTTCTGACGGATTTGCCAAGGTTAGCAGAGATTATAGAGACAATTATATAGACAAGACCGGAAATCTTTTATCTCCTGAACGCTGGTTCAAACAGTGCTATGAATTTGAAAAGGGATATGGGAGGGTCGTGATTGACAAGTATGAGAATCTTGTTGATATAAACGGTAATGTTATATTCAAAGAGAATTTCGAATCATGCTTTGTTCCGGACGATGGTTTGTGCGTTGTTCAGAAAGACGGCAAGTGGAATATTGTCAAGCTGGATGGAAATTATGTTTTGGATGATTTTGCTGTTGATGTGAAATCGCTTGACTCCGGAATGTTCGGAATACAGTCGGATGACGAATTGTGGTCTATTGTCGATAAGGATGGGAATCCAATAACGACAGATAGGTTCGAAGAATGCCGTTCTTTTAGTTGCGGTTTCAGTCAGGTCAAGAGGGATGGAAAGTGGAACTATGTCGGACTTGATGGTAAGATTCTTGTGAAAGAACGGTGGTTTGATAGTTGCGCGGAGTTTTGTTATGGTTATGGAATCGTTACTGATAACGATAAAGAAGATTTTCGCACATATAATTTTATTGACATTCATGGAAATCTCGTTTCTAACGAATGGTATGAACACGTATTTGTTGGAAATGGCGGATTTCTTGAGGTCCGTAACGGTATGGATTGCGCAAACTTGCTGAATACAGACGGAAGTCTGTTCTTTGATGAATGGGTTCATTATATCCATTTGCCTGATGATGACAACGGATGTGCAATAATCGCCAATAAAGACAAAAAAGAGAAGTTTTTGACTCGTGAATTTAGAATGATTCCTGATGGGGAGTGGCTTGATGAATGCTATCAATTTCGTGGAGAACTGGGTATGGTCAAGAAAGGAAAGAAGTTCAACTACATCAAGAAGGACGGAAGCTTTGTTTTTGGCAAGAATGACTGGTTTGTTGACAAGTACAAGTTCGAGTTGCGTGGAGACTTGCTTGTAGCAAGGGACGGAACGTGTTTTGATTTTGACGGAAACTATGTTTCGACGATTTAGAAAACTGCAATTTGAGAAAAGATGAAAGATTTGTATATGAACGAGAGTTTGCTTGATGGAGTTGAAACGGATGAAATTGAAGATGATGTTGATGTAGATGAGAGCAGAGAAGTCATGTTGAAGATTACAACAGACCACATTCGCATTCGTCCGGATAATTTTTACAAGTCAGTTTTCGATAGGTTTAGATATGTAAAGAATGTTGACTTTCATCATAATGCGCATATGTTCTTGTTCGAATTTGTGGAAACCGGGATGACGCTTGACGGAATGTTCGCTCTTTTGTGCAGGTTGATGTTTGTGACGACGAACGAGAAAGTCAATACTACAAGCAGGAATCCAATGAAACGCATATTTTACATATATGATAAACAAGAGAGATGGTTCATTTGCAAGTTTTCGTTTAATGATCATAATCCGGATATTTGCTTAGGTGATTCGTTGTTTGATATTGTTGGAGACTATTTTCCGGATAAGAGTGTAGATGAGATAGTCGGTTCTTTTGTCAAGGAATGTGCCCGTGTTTATTTCTTTGACAACCATGAACAGAACAGTTTTAATGTTTCATATACAGTTAATGGAAACGAAGTCTCTCGGTTGTTTGATAGGAACGGAAATGTTTTATTTGATAGCGAAAGCGACTTTATATTGTGTGATTGTGATTTCAGAGACGGATTCTTGCCAGTCAAGAATCCAAACCCTGTACAATACGGTTGTGATTTCAATTATATCGACAAGGAAGGACATTTGTTGTCTGATGTGTGGTACTGGAAGTGCAGACCGTTCAATAACGGGTTTGGGACGGTAATGAATGACAAATATCGATGGAACTATATAGACAAGAACGGTGATATATTGACTCCGGATGTGTGGTATGGTAGATGCGAGCCGTTTTCAGAAGGTTTTGCTCGTGTTTTGAAAGATAACGGTCGTGAGACTTTTGTTGACAAGAACGGTTCAATAATGGATAATGACTATGCGTATTGTTCTTCTTTTCATGACGGATATTCAATTGTTCAGAATGATAATGGTAAGTTCAATTTCATAGATAAGAAAGGAAATCTGTTAAGTAAGAATGTTTGGTTTGAATCGTGCCGAAATTTTTCAGAAGGTTTCGGACTGGTTTATGCAGATAATAAGAGAGGCTGGAACTATATAGATAAACATGGGGGATTCTTATTAGATGTATGGTGTAGTAATTGCAAATCTTTTCATGGCGGTTTCGGTATAGTAAAATTTGCATCTAATGATGAAGAAACATTTGTGGATAGAAACGGAAATTTGCTGGGCAATAAACACTTTAGCAAATGTTATGATTTCAAGGACGGTTTTGCAAAAGTAGAAAATTATAAAGGACAGTTTAATTATATAGACCGATACGGCAAAGAGCTGTTCAACAAATGGATTAGCCTCAAATATAATGGTGAATATGTCGGTGGTTTTCTAAAGGTTGAGAATACAGGTGATAATACGGTTAATTTTATGAATTTGAAAGGAGACTATATCTTGAACAAGTGGATAAATGCAGATGTTTTAGGGTTCCGTGTAGATAACGGGGTGCTGTTCATAAGTGATGGAACATGCGTTGATAGTGATGGAAGTTTTGTTGCTATTGTTTGAGATTGTCTTAATGTTCGTTTGTTGAAAAAATAAACAAAGTCGCTGTTTTTCTATTTGGAGAAACAGCGACTTTTCAGTTCTAACTGCAATAGTCAGATTTCTATTGTTTCGGAATCACTCTCATATTGAATTGTATACTCATCGTGAGCCAGTCAGGTGGAGCGATGTGCATCATCGTTTTTCCGAATTCATCATAGCCTGTGCTGTCGATGTACTTGTCGTCTTCTTCGTTTGTCAAGCGACCGTGCTCGTCGATGTCCATCAAGCTCTTTGATTTCGCGTTGATGTAGTTTCCCTTGTATGGAACGAAAGCGCGGAAGTCCTTTCCGTCATGGTACAGATATGCGTATGCAGGGATTGTTGCGAGCTTTTTGAGTTCATAGTTGACCTTTGTCATCATAAGAACCATATACGGAACCATCTGATCCGTTAAGAACAGTTCCTTGATATAGAACTTCACATCATCATCGATGTTGATTTTTGACGTGATGTCCTTGAATGCTTTTGCAAACTTCTTGTTTGACTTGAACTGATCAATTCTTTTGTTCTTCATTTGTTCAAAAGATATGTTCTTTTCTTCACCGAATATCGCCAGCTCGAAGAGTTTCAAAAATTCTTCATCGCTCATTACTTTTCCGTATCTTCCGGGTTTTGCATCGGGAAGGTTGCCGTTGAAAATGAATCTTGCACTGTCGTCTTTGGTTTTGCTGGTGGTATTCTTCTCTTGTTTGAAATCAACAAGTTTGAAGAATTCCTTTGCTTGTCTTTTGTAGTCGGCAAGAGATTGATAGACTGTATTGTCTTCTATGTCTCCGTCTTCATCGAATTCCTTTGCGGTTGGAGAGTTGACAAATTCTTTGATTTCTTCACACATGCCGAACAAAAGGTCTTGGTTCTCGCTCAATGCATAGTGACAGAAAATCTTGAAAAAGAAGTAACCGCAATCTTGTTCAGAATCATATTCGTCGGCATTTGTTATGTCATATATGTCGCCATAACCTTCCGGCTGCTCTTCTCTGTTGTCTTTGTGACTGAAGTAATCCTGAACGTCAAATCCGTACTTATCGTTAATGACTTTATGGAATGTTTTGAAAGACCCGGGGAAGTTCTTCTTGGCATAGTCCATGAATAGCTTCTGGTTGGCTTTGCTGCTGAAGAAATTTTCACCATAATATCTGAATTCTGCAACATCGCATAATCCTTCTTCATAAAGTTCTGCTGGAGTTCCGTACAGGTTAGCTAACATCATAACCTGATTTTCTGTAGGGTTTTTGATAGTTTTCATTGCTTTTTTGTTTTTGATTGTTTGTAATTGGTTGAATTGTTTATGTTGCAAATTTAAGCGTTTGTGATGGTTGCTGCAAGATAAAATGCTTTAAATGTTTATATTTTAAGATAGTTTAACAAAACATGTTTGAAACGATAATTAAGATTTATCTTTTCTTAAAAATTCAAGAACTTTTTTGAGTGTTGGCGGAATTTCTGTGAAGTCTGATTGGGTTGCGTCAAGCGCATAGTTCGGTTTGTTCTTGAAATCTGTGAAGAAACCTATTTGCTCTTTGCCGATTTCGACAGAGACGAGTCCGGTTTGTTCAGTCTCGAAATCAAGGACTACGGAGCCGTACAGTGTCGGATAGACATCTTCCGGGTCGAGTTGTGTGAAACCTTCTTTGAAAGCATTTTCGACAAAACTGAACGTGTTTCTGATTGTCTGTTCGGATGGAACAGCTGCATCATATCCGTCCCAGTTTTCATCAAGACATGCAATCGTATGCAGTTTTGCTTTGATTTGCCGGAGTTGAGAATCACAGTCGTTTTCTTGAGAATCTGCCATATGTTGATGGACTTTCTCTTTGATAATTTTAAATAGTTCTGAAGTTTCCATTTTGCTTTTTAATTAAGTTGATTGAAATTTAAGTTGAATGAAATTTTTCTGCAAAAATATTGATAAATTTTGAAACTTCAAAAAAATAGACATAAAAAATAAACATATGTAAATAAAGAAAACCGGAATCTGTTGTTGTAGAATCCGGTTTTGATAGTAATATTTTTTTGAATTTTTATTAGATTATGCTGTTGAGTATTTCTGAATAGCCTTTGAAATATGGATATTGTCTTTCAATATAGAAGTTTGCATCTCTATCATCATTTACGTCATCACGCTGATTTTTGTCAAGACTTATCCATCCGTTATCCAGTGCTTTGTTATATGCGCATTGATGGAGAATTACGAAAGCAAGTTCTGATTCGTTTAATTTTTCGATGAAATTATAGTTCAGAAACATATAATTTTTATATTCATCATAAGCAGCAGTGTCAATTTCATCTGTGATTATATATTTCTTTGGCGCAAATGGTATGTATAACTCATTGTATGCATTAGGAACTTCTGTCTTGATAAAATTAATTGCAATCTTTATTAATCTATCTCCCAAAACACTAAATCGGTGGTTTTTTAATCTTGTTGATGACATTTTTAATCGATCTTGACGCCAATCATCTTTTTTATGAGGAAAATGACTATAACCTTGTTTTTCATCTTTTATGATTCTTTCTGCATCTTCTTTGGAAATCAAATTAACGGTAGATTCATTAAGTCTTCTCTTGACAACTTTTGCGACATCTCTCATGATGCTCTCATATAGTGTTTTCTTATTTTGCCTTTTCATTTAATAAAAAATGCATTTTGTTTATTTATTGCACAAAAAGGATTTTTGAGCACATTATCGTTTTGTTGTTGGATAAAGAAAACCGGAAACTACTGTTGTAGAATCCGGTTTTAGGTAATAATTCTTTTGAAATTTGTTTTTAGATTATGCTGTTGAGTATTCTTTCACTTAGATTGAAATGCTCATACCACCTACAATAAGTGGATTCTTGAAGAATACTATCTCGTTATTTGTTTGCTTATAATATCTTATTGTCATATCAATTTTGATCGTATTTATTCATGTCTATTTGGTGGTTATGTATCATTTCATCTGTAGTTAATAATCTATTATATATACGGATTTGATATATTATTCCGTTCAGATAAAAATTTCCGTATGTACCAGTACTTCTGCTTCCTAAATATGCTACACTACCAGATTTAGACCAATACGTACCACTCGAAGCAAAACTTCCAATATTTCCATTAACTATATTTGCTGGACTACTCCCATAATGGACAGAGTTTGCAATAAAACCAGTTGATATAGGTATTTTATTATAGTTTTTATTTGTCGACATACTACATAGACAATTTGCTGTAGTATTATGAAAACCGTACATTATTGTATTAGAACCCCCACTTTCCAATACAAATTGACTTTTACTTGCTCTCACATAAATAGCAACTTCAATAGTAGATGTATCAACTGGATAATTCAAACTGACGCTTGCAACGCCTTTGCTATTTGTACCATTGAATACTACACCACCAAGAGAATCAACTGTTACATTTGACGTTGCAAAACTTACACCGCCTTTCTTATCAACCCAAGTGTTAAGTGTAGGATTATAGTTAGCACAGTCCAAATGAAATACAAGTCCATATTGAATATAATCTTCATCTTGATTGTTGGTATTGGCTGCTATCATTAATTTTCGTCTGAAACTCATAACAATTTCCTTTTCATGATTCTTTCTGCATCTTCTTTGTAAATCAAATTAACGTTAAATTCGTTAAGTTTTCTCTTGACGACTATTGCAACATCTCTCATCTCATAATGTTTTTCGTAGAGAGATTTCTTAATTTTTTATTTAATAAAAATACATTTTGTTTATTTATTGCACAAAAAAAAAAGGATTTTTGAACATACTTGATGCACTTTTTTGTAAAATTGCATCTAAAAAAATAAATATCTTATAATATCAAACATAGAAAGACAAACCAATGAACACTCTATACAGAAGAAGAAATTATTATATAAATGAAGACTTGCTGGACAAGGTCAGTGTGGATGAAGTCGAAGATGAAGATAATGATGAAGCCAAAAGCATCAAGAATGATGAGAATGCTGATTGTAATGTCAAGTTATGGTTTGGTTATGATTATGGAAACACTGCAATGTGTGTTGCTGATTGTATTTATGACTATTTGGATAATTGTTCTTTTGTCAAGAAGTTTAAGGCGCCGGTTCATGACCGGTGTCATCATAAAATCGGAATCAATTTCTATTCTGATGACATGAAGGCAGAAGACTTGATGAGTCTGATAATCTTTATGTCTTTTAAGTCAGGCGAACGGATGCGTGTCATGGATGAAAATACGAACGCAAGTTGCTATGTCGAAATTGAAAGATATTACTTGAATGTGGATCTTAGAGAATTTGGAAATTTTTTCAATGGATTCTTTCCGGATGAGAACACCGAGAGACTTTTTAAGTTATTTGTTCGAATGTGCATAACAAGGCGTCTTTTGAGAAGGTCGGAGTATTCTGATTTGCCGGGTTATCAAGTTCAGCTCGGATATGAGAAACACAACTTGGTTGATGAATATGGGAATTTTTTACTCGATAGATGCTACAGCGAAAGTCGAAAGTTGGATAATTGCGATTTGGTCCGTGTTAAATCAGGAGAAAAGTACAATATCATAGACAAGAGCGGAAAACTTTTGTTTGATGAGAAGAAGTGGTTTGACATGCAGGGATATATGATGTGTGACGGATATATAAAAATAGGTTATGGAGCCGGTTATGGCACATATAAGTTCTGGTACAACTTCATTGACATTGACGGAAATTTTCTGAATGACGAGCATTATGATGATTGTGGAAACTTCAATGAAGGACTTGCTGCTGTCAAGATAGACAGTCGATGCAATTACATAGATACAGACGGGAACATTGTTTTTGATGAGTGGTTTGATGAGTGCGGAACTTTTATAAACGGATACGCAAGCGTCAGAAAAGATTCTAAATGGAATTTCATTGACAAGAAAGGTAAGTACTTGAGTAAAGAGTGGTTTGACAAATGCTATAACTTTGAGTATGGTATGGTTGTTGTCAAGTCAAAGAAATGCAATATGATAGACAACAAAGGAAAACTCGTATTGGCTGAGTGGGTTGATAATATCGGCACTTTCGTTGATGGATTTTCTATTGTCACGCTTAAGAATAAATTCAATTATATAGACAAGAAAGGTAATCTGTTGTCAAATGAGTGGTTTATCCAGTGTATCAATTTTAGTGATGGTTTCGGTATAGTATCGAACAAAAAGTCAAAGAAGAACTTTATTGACAAGGATGGAAATTTTTTGTCAAAAGACTGGTATGACGATGCATGCTCTTTTGAATGCGGATTTGGCAGAGTACATGATGTAAATAAAAAGGGATGGAACTATATAGACAGAAATGGAAATATTCTGTCACCAAACTTGTGGTTTAAATCTATTGATGATTTTTGTGACTTTGGTTTGGCACTGGTTAATGAGAATAACTATGATAAGTATAATTTTATAAGGAGAGACGGTAGTTTAGTTATTGACGGATGGTTTAAGTTCGCAGATCATTTTAGAGAAGGTTTTGCACAAGTTGAAATGATTATCAATGGTCGTGAATCATATAATTTCATAAATAGCAAGGGAACCATTATTTCGCCGGATGTCTGGTTCAGGGAAGTCTCGAATTTCAGAAACGGTGTTGCAAAGGTGACAGATTTTTCCGGGAAAATCAATTATATAAATGAGGATGGCAAACTTTTGTTCAAAGAATGGTTTGTGTACAAGAAGATGGTTAGCGTTGAGGATGGTATGCTTGTCACGATGAATGGACTGGCTGTTGATTTAAACGGAGAATATGTGTCATTGATTTGACGATGAACAATAAAATATAAAGTTGTGAGTGGTTCTTGGATGCGTTTTCAAAGAACCATATTTTTGATGCAATGATAAACTTTAAAAAACTTTAACATTTTTTAATTATCAATAATTTGCAAACAAAGAATTAAATCATTATTTTTGCGGTCTGAATCATTAAATGGTTATAATTATGTCTTTGTTTAATAAGAAAGATAAGTTGGAAGTTGCCGAATGGTTTGTTGATCTGACTGGAATCTTTTGTCATTATGAGTTCTTTACAAAAGAACTATGGAGAAAGGTTGACGGATTCAAAATGGCAGATAATGCTGAAGTCCTTGTGGCATTCCAGCATTATTGGTTTCATGTAACTTTTATGTATTATTTTGTGCCAAGATGTTCTTTTTGAAAGACATTTTCTTAGCATAAATCCTGTTAGACAAAAGTTTGGAGACAACTGGCTGACATGCAGCCAGAGAGACTCGATACATCATTTTCGGGTCTGCTTTTAGAGCATAATATATTTTCCTCAAGTCTATTTCAGAGTCCTTCAAGTTAAATACTTCCATCGTTCGCTCTATTCGTTCTCTGAAGTCGTCAACATTCGGAAACAATATGTTCTTTGTTTTTGCAAAATCATTTGCAATATACTGGTGATAATATTCGTAAGTTCTTCTTCCAATCTCGATTGATGCAAGGCACATGTCGGGCAGATTGCAATCTCTGAACACGAAGTTGCTAACAAAGCTGCTATATTCACAAAACACTTCCAAGCACTCTATGTCATATTTAGCGCAGTTCTTTCTTATGTTGTCAACTAAAGGTCTGCGGAGCCACTGGTTGTTTATAAGCCTGTTGAAGTTCGTTCCTTTCTTGTTGTCCTTTGTTACGATTGCAAGTTGTTCATAACCGAACAAAGAGCAACCATAGTGAACTGCCGTTTCAACAAGCGTATTCGAGACAAGAAATATCTCGTTGTGACGCTCGTTCGTTATCTTCTTTCTCTTTCTATGACTGCTTGGTAAGTGCTGTTTTTTCAACGCATATTCTGCGTCGTTCAAATCTTTGATTGTGATTGTGCCGGACTCTACTATATGGAAATCACTATGTGATTTCCAGTCAACAACGCTCCAACCAACATAGTTGGGATTCAAGTCTATTGCAAGAACCCTGTCCTGAATCTGCTTCGGTCTGTTAACTATCTTGACATTCTTGTAAAGTTCCTTAACTTTGTATGATATGTATACATATTGTGCATCAATCTTGTAAGTGATAGGCATATCACCCGCAACCTGATGTTCATATAGCAGTCTTATAATTTTGAGATAATTCTTAGACAGTCTTGCAGAGAACTTAACTTCCATCCATTTCTTGCCCGGCATTAGTATCCTAATGCCGCTTAAGTCATCAAGCAGCCTGAACTTTCTGTTACCAAAACGTCTTGCTGAACCTGAGTCTGCTGATCCTATACTGACAAGCGGAGAGAGCCTGCCGGCTCTCAACTCATCTTTTGAAACCTTGCCGCTTCTATAGTCGTTCATCAGGGACTTGCCGCCGAAGCAAGTCCGTATCTTCTTCTCGCTTGTCTTCTGAAGTTCCTTCTCTGTTTCATAAATTGCATTGCCTTCATATACAGCAGACCGCTTCAACCAAGAGTCAAGAAGATTTATGTCATTATAATCATCAAACGAATTGTCCTTTACCGGAATTCCTTTCTCGTATTTCTTGAACGCGGAGCGTATGATGTGAGTCTGCTGTCTCCGCAAATCGGAAATCAACATACGGTCTTCGGTTGAATTATATTCAACCGGAATCTTGATAGTGCTGTATGTATCTTTCTGATTCTTGGACATTTTATGATGCTTGTTATGACATATTATTTATCTTTAAAATATTTCAATATGAAGATTAGCAAATGATTTTTTATGTTAAAAACAATTAAAAATCAATCTGTATATATATTTTTTTCAAATTATTATTGCATATTGTTTATTTAATCATTATCTTTGCATTGTGATATGAATTCATTAAAGACTGATAATATGTTTATATTCTATAACATAAAAAATAATTTATGAATTATAATCACAAGTTCATCAAGTACACTTCTGCTTGCGGAATGTTATGGTTTGCTGAAACAAGCAAGGACGGCTATGAAACATACATCAAGCGGTTCCAGCCTGTGATAGATGTTTATGAATCATAGATACTAAAACAGAGATGATATATGGAAGAACTGAATAAGAAAAGACTTGCTGATTTGGCAAGCAGACTGTTTTCCAGAACGAAGATAACTTGGAATGGAAAAGATGCGGTCGATTTGACACCTGATGAATTTTCAAACATTGTTAAATGCAACGACTTTAGTTGGAAGCCGTTTCTCCGTTCATTGAAAACGATGACAGATGAAGAGAAACTTGAACTGAAAAGCGTTTATGATGCTGAATATGTGACAGATACATCTATATGTTTTTTAGAAGGCGGAACATTGGAAGAGTATCTTTCAGACATATCTTTTAGATTTTGTTCAGAACTTACTGACTGGCTTGTTGCACATCGTTTTGATTGTCATGGATTAATTCCAGACGGAAATGCGATCGAAGCGCCTGATGGTATGTATTGAAATTTGACTGATTGATTTGTAATCAATTAAATATCAACAATCTAATAAAAATAAGTTGTTTTATAAGTTACCGTTAATGGTAAGAAAAATCTTAATTATATGAAACATATACTAATAAGATGCGCTCATTGTCAAAAACTATATACATATTGCACATATGGCAACGGTCCGGAGTATGGAACTGATGAAGGTTGTTCTCGAACATATTGCGCTGAATGTCAGAAAGCGATTGATGCTGCTCTTGATGCAATCCCTGTCAAGTACAGGCCTGTTCAAGTCGAGATTCACGACGACTCTGTTCTTGCAGAACTTGACAGGATTAAGAAGAAATGCTCTGAATCAGATGACGGAATGTTTCCTCAAGCAATGCAAATGGTTTGCGACGAGTACAGCAATATCGACAAGTTCACATTTGACGGTTCTGTCTATTATGTCAAGTACAACGACAAGAGTCCGGATGACAGGCATTTGTTTGTCGAGATGGAGTACGATGTATTGAACGAGAAAGTGACAGATAGGTACTGGAATGCAGAGAGCATGGAAGAAACTTATCGGAAGATGAGAGCGATGAACAGCGGTTTCGTTGATGCCGAGAAAGTGAAGCCGATCAATTTGTCAGAACCGAATCCGGAACTATTCTATTGCAGTTTTTAACCAAGTCATGTTTGGAAGTTGCTTGAAACGTGTTTTTTTAATAAAAATAGAACAATAATGAACAGAGAAATATATTTTTGCTTTGACTTTAGAAGCTGGCTTAGTGTGACAGAAAAAATGAAGAAGTTCGTCACGTCGAACAATTATTATGAGACAAGAGACTTGATAGACAAGGGAGAGACTGCAATCGTCACGTCGTCGGTTGCAAATCTGTCATTTGACTTGTTTGAAAAGTATAGGGTTTTCGTATGCGATGAGTGCGTGACTGTTGAGTTGAAACCCGGAATGGTTTTCAAGGACGGAACTGTTATTCGTCGTAAGAATGGAAAAATGCTTGACTTGATTGAACACAGTCTGGCGGAACTTCAGGATTGCAAGATTATTGATGTTGATGACGATTCAAATAGAAGAAAGGATTCTATGATCGATGTCGAGCGTTTTGTCGGCAATGTCATGGAACGGCTTTGTCAGAAAGACAATGACATGTACAAGATACTTCAGGATTCTCTCTTTGAGCAGGGGCTTGTATATGAAGGTTCCAAGATAACGAAGGCTGGATGTGTTGAAAAAAGCCAGACTTCGACTTCTGGTGACGATTGTGAAACATGTGAGCATGTAAGGAAGTTCAATGTCGGGGACTGGATTGTATCAAACGGCGGCATTAGAAACATCGTCAAGATAATGAAGGTTGTAGATAATGACGGTTTCGACGGTACTGGAAAGTGCAAGTATGTTCTCGGCGGTTCGGACGTTGAGTATGAAAAAGACCAAGACTATGTCGAGCAGAACTATCGTTTCTGGAGCATTGATGACGCAGTTGCTGGCGATGTCATATCATTGGACAACTATCTTATGGTTTTCAAAGAGAAAATTGATGAAGGAACATGCACATCGTTCTTTACGTATGATAGGGATTCAGATTTGTCGTATCCATTTGTCAAGTCTCTTTTCAATATAATCGGATGTCGTGTTTGTCCTGCGACTGAAGATGAGAAGAGTTTGCTTGAAGCGAAAATGAGGAACGGCGGATATGCAATGAGTGAAGACAAAACACAACTACTGAGAGTCAAGCCACATAAGTTCGAATACGGCGACTGGATTGTGTATGACACGAATAATGGAAATGTTTCGACGCCGCGGCAGATAACGGGAGTTGGAATGGCAAATGGTTGCTATTTGCTTGATGACAGCAAGAAGTATCCGTTTGACGAAGTCGATAAGATGTATAGAAAATGGAACTATGACGATATCAAGGATGGGGATTTCTTGTGCGCATATGAGTTCGGAAAACCGAAAGCGCTGTTTGTCAAGAGAGACGATTACAAGAATATCGGCGGCATGAGGTATCAATTTGCATATTCGTGCGATGATACTCATGGAAGCATAAGCGGCAAGGGATTCCCTGTTATTGTCTTTTCTGTCAGTGACGTGAGACCTGCTGATAAAGAGCAGAGGGAAACCATTTTAAGGGAAATTGAAAATGCAGGTTATCGGTGGGATGCTGCGAAGAAGCGTGTCATTCCAAAGGTAGAATCTGAAGAATCTACGTCAGACAAACAGGATGAAGAACAGCATAAGTTTTCTGTGGGAGACTGGGTTGTCGGATTCGGAAAGACACTTCTTATTGTCGATATTTACAAAGATGATGACTTTGAAGGTTATGTATATAAGTTTGAGGGAGATTTTGTTTTGGCTGAATCGCTTCTTGATGATTTCCGGTTATGGAATCGAAATTTTGATGTCAAGAACGGAGACTTTCTTTGCAGCGATGAGAAAGGAATTCCTAAATATATTTTTATTGCAAGCAATTCGCATTTTAGCGGCTGTCGTTATTTGTATTATTGTCGATATTGCATTCAATCTGGTGCTTTTGAGACAGAAGACGGTTCTGTGTGTCTGTCTGATGATATGTCGTTTGTTCATCCGGCTACGTCTGAACAGCGTAAACTGTTGCTTGACAATATTTTGTTAAACGGCTACAAATGGGATGATGATGTGAAGAAATTGTCAAGCATTAAGATGAAAACGCCTGAAGAAAGCCTTGGTATTTCATCTCAAGAGTATGCAGACATTGTTGATGAATGCATTTTCGGAGATGACTGGAAATTCAAAGCAGGAGACTGGATCGTAGATGCCCTCAATTTTAAGAAGGAGAAGGTTGTTGCCTGCTCGAAAGAGACTGGATACTTTCTGTCAAGCGGTTCAGAAGAGTGGTGGGCAGACAAAGACGATGTTGAAGAATATTATCATTTGTGGACTATTGACGATTTGATGCCGTTTGATGCTGTTGTTTGTGTGGATGGAGACGAAAGGATATGTCTGTACAAGAAAGCGAACGATGATACTACGGTTAGATGTTATGGATTTGTTAATATAACACTAAGGAATTCTAAATTTGAATTGGCTGACAAACATGAGTTATTTCATACGAAAGGAATGCACCCGGCAACAGATGAACAGGAAAAACTGCTTAATAAGAAGATGAACGAAGCAGGTTATGTCATTGTTACAAAGGATGGCAAGAAAAAGCTCATGAATCTTGTTGATGTAGATTGAGATGTGTTTAAAAAAAGAACATTTAGTGATAAAAGATTATGAAACTCAAAGAGGAAGATTGTTCGATTGTAGATAATAATCATTTTGATTATCTTGGCAAGACATATGATTGTGAAAATGCAATCAAGGATGATGTTGAAATGATTATTAATAATGCAAAGTTGCATAACAAATTCAATGAATACAATGAACATTCATTAAGACCGGACCGTGTTCGTTTGTATGTTGATGAAAACAGCAAAGAACCGGTCTATGGTATGATTATATATTCGATTGAAAACATCAAGTTCAACTATAGGCGCGTGGCGTGTGGAAATTATTATCCTATTGCCGATGTTGGATGTAGATGTTTGGAACCGCATTTCTATCAAGCAAGCATTTGCTGGTGAGATTAAACTATGGAACCGATTGTTTTGAATTTTATATTGGAACTTGCCTCTTTTGTTGGTGGCGTTGCATTGATTTTTTTAATTCAGTCAATGATGTTGAGTAATACGGAAAAAGAACTATCAAAATGGATGATGGATGTTTATATATTTTTTTCTGCTGTTGCTATCACTTTGTTTCTTGTTTCTTATACAAGTACAGGCGGTTAATTTATAAAGAAGATTTATATGGCTTTCTGTTTAGATAATAGATTCGAGATGATAGAGAGGGTTCGGACTTATCTTGAAGATAATACGAAGATAAATGATAATCCTGCGGAGATGGATGTCATTGACAACATTCTGTACAGGTTCTGGATGCTTGGATGGCTTCATGATATTGATAACAAAATCAATGATGAGAGAGATATGGATTATGCTCAACGGTTTCATTGTATTGATTATATTCAAGCAAATCGTGTCTTTAATGATGACGGCTCCATTAACATAAGACAAGCAATGATTGAGAACGAGCATTCCGCATTAAAGATTTTGTCTGATATCGTGAGTTGGGGCGGCAAGATAGTTGATGTTTACATCGGAAACTCTATTGACGGAAAAGTTGCTGAATGGAAACCGGATGGCTTGGATAAGATTGTTTCTGATAATGACTGGTTTTCCGAAGAAATGATAACAAGTTCAAAAAACGTACATCATGGAAATTAAGAAGAAGTTTGAAAAATATATTAATTTGCGAGATGAACTCTGGTTGCTTCTTGATGATTTTGTCAAAGAGAGAAAGATAAGGCTTGAGACAGACGAGTTTTCAGATTTTATTGTTGAAGGACATGGAAAAAATGTTTTGTTGTTGTTCACAGACAAGGAAACATTTGATAATAGCGACACATGCACATGCGTTGAAATGGATTTGATTGAAGAGTTTGCTAAAAACAGAAAACATCATGGCATCAAAGACGGTTTATAAGAAGATAGAAGATTACGACAAGAGCGAGTTTGACGGTCTTGTCGGCAAGATGTGCAAGGTTCTGTGTCATTCGAGATGGTTCGGTGCAAAGACTACGGAGCCTGCTATCTGGCTCCGTGGACGCATTGTGAAAGTTTCTTGGGGCAGGGATGACGTGTTTAAGAAAGAATGTGATTACCCGGCATTCACTATTGATGTCTGGAAATGCAAGAAGTACGATACGGCAAGGCTTCCCTGCTTGACGCAGCTGCCGCATCAGGTTGAAGGATGTATAATGATTAAGATTTAGAAATAATTTATGGTGAATTGGAACACAGAAGTCGAAGGTCACTTTATTGAATTCAAGACCGGAAGCACCGGAAGTATTGATCCTTGGTCCCTTGCTTATGCGGTCGAGAACAATATAAAGTTATGGATTTCAGACGACATGATGGACTATGTCAGGGTTGACAATTCCGTGATTTATAAATTTGAACGATGTTCGGCATATGTGCTTGTAGATATGATTAAGAATGGTGAACTGAACACGTTCAAGGAAGTTGATGACTGGCTTATGACTAATTGCAAGCAATGCCTGACTTATCTTGAAATGGTTGAAATCTTAAACAAAAGAAAGCGATGATGAACTTTAATGCGGAAATAGACGGTCATGTAGTCGAGTTCTTGTTTGGAACGACAGAAAGCATCGACCCTTGGTCTCTTGCTTATGCAGATGAAAACAACATAGATGTCTGGATAACTTGCGACCCTACATATTTCGTCAGGCTGGACGGAGAGTCGATTTATCGTTTCGACAAGAGTTCTGCTGATGATGTCAATAATGAGCAGAAGATTGTTGAAGAAATCAAGACATATAAGGACACCAAGTTCTCGGACTTAGTTATATGGCTTGCAAAGAACTGCGTGAAGATGCCTGACTATTCTGAAATGATTGAACAGTTGGACAAACAGAAAGAACAAGATTTTGGTTTAGAAAGTAAATGAAGATTATTTCAAAAGTCAAGGATTATTATGACTATTTGTCAGGAATCAACGGCATAGACCCACTGGTCGTCTATGACAGGAGAAACTATGTTATTCTTGCAAACAGAAACGAGAGCATTCCGTCTGACTTGGTCTATCGGCTTGATTTTGAAAAGAGAATTGGAGACAAGAAGAAAAGTCTTAAATATATGTGGCATTCTCACAGGATTCTATATAACGAGAAATACAAGAATACGCAAAAGAGCAATAACAAGAAGGTTCTTGAAGGAGAACTCTATTATATGTGTCTGCTTGTTGGATTTGTGAGATATGTCATCGAATGTGAGCGTTATCTTGATGATTCGGACAAAGTCTGTATTGACTATAAGATTATCAAGAAGACAGAGTTCGGTTCTATCGGTAGCCGGGAACAAGTTTGTCTTTATCCGTTCAAGGAGCCTGTTATTCTTTATCCATGTAGTTGCTATAACGATTACAAGATTGTCTATCACGGAAAGACTTTATATAAGGATTTGCGGAAGGTTTCAGAAGATGAAGTTAGAAAGATGATGATTGTGAACCCGATTCTGAAAGACACAGCGCTTGCATCGTTGATTCCGGCAGAAGAAGTCTGGAGTAACATATATGCTTATCTTTCCGCATTGAATGAGAAAGATATTGTTGATACCAGAACAGATGATAGTCATATCGTTTCTCATGGTTTCGATTTGAAGGATTCTTTCAGAAATATTGAACATAGATTAGATTGAGAAAACATGAGTGAAAATAAGTTAATGATAAGAGAGCAAGTTGCTGAGAAATTGAAACAGATGAAGTCTGGCGGAGAAATCCCAGATTCAACAAGAGGCGTCAGCATTATAACTTTGCATCAAGGTTATCCGGTTTTTCATCCGGTTGCGGTGGTTGTAGTTAGAGAACCCGGAAAACTCGACTATTATTCAGAAGATAATGTTGAGAAGATAATGGATTTTGGTGAGAAGAACGGCGGTTTAATAGACTTTATTTAATTTGAACAAAATGAACAAGAAACAAAAAGATTTTTCATTAAGAGTTTTGGCAATGCTTTTGCCATATGATGTTTCTGTCGAGATAACTCTGGTTGACGGAACGAAGTTCATCGACAAGTTGACAGCAGATAGATGGAACGACTGGAACAGTGATAACGGAGAAACATATGAAGGCATAAGACCGTTCTTGAGACCGACTGCGTCTATGACGCTGGAAGAGAAGAACGATTTGCTATTGACAGTTGTTGGAAAAGACGGCGCAGAGCATTTCCATGTAACAAGTACAGGCATATATGACAATGACAAGAAAGATCAGTCTATTGAGAACTTCTCTTTTCATTGGATAATCTTCGAGAATGATTCGATTGTGAAATATGTTCAATGGATGCTTGAACATAAGTTTGATATGTTCAAGATGTTAAAGAAGAAACTTGCAATTTCTGATCGTAAATAAAGATGAAGAAGATTATTCCGTTCTATAAAGGCGAGAACATTTCAAACAATCCGCTTGGTTATTCATCTGTTTCAAATGCGAAGAAACGGATGAAGCAGGATGACGTCGTCAAGGATTTTGATAAAACTCTTCCAGAAGATTACTGGCTTGGACACATGTACATTTATGAATTGGCGAATCCCTGGAATGAAGATATAAAGCCGAACGACAGGAACGATTTTATGTTCAAAAACAAGCAAGTCAATACACATGGAGGCATGTTTTGCATAACCTATTATACAAACGGCTACATAAAGGACGGTTCTTTGACTAACTTGAAAGACTTGCCTGATGATGTCTATGAACTGTTTGTTTCTCTATATAAGGCAGAAGAAACAAACAATAAAGAGTTGTACGAACCGACGCTTTATGCAATTTTGCGAAAAGGATTTCTTCCAGTCTTGTTTAAAGATAAGAAAGACTATAAGAAAAGATTCAACAAGTTCGTTTCCGATAATGTTGAGTTCAGGGAAATTGAAGTGAATGTCGTCTATTCGTAGACGATGTTCATTTTTTTGTTAAACTATGTTAAACGATTTTGTAGTTTGAGATTTTATCTTTATATTTGCCATCTAAAAACTACAAGACGATGGATTTGAATATCAGGCATACGTTAGACAAGAGAAGAATCAAGAAGCCTGTCGGCTTTCTTGGTCCGGATGGTCGCTGGTTCTTGATAGATGCAAGTGAGAATGGGCTTGCTCATATTGAACTGGCAGAACATGTCTATGACGAGTATGCTGATTATATTCAGCGAAACAGGATTTTCATTTTCAATTATGATGTGGATTTAGAACATGCTGGCATCATCAAGGTACATGGTTCGATGGTTCGTTATTTTGCACAATCGCCGTTCGGCGGTTATTATGACCAGAGTGCTTGCAAAACTCCGGAAGTGACAGATGTCCAGATGGAACAGCTCTGCGAATATGCAAAGAAGTTCGGAGAAAGCGGAAAGTTGAGTTTCAACTACAATTATCCGCAGTTTTCATTTTCTGCATTGAGACAGATGGACCGGATTCAAATCAATCGTTTGTTTGCAAAAGATAGAAATCAAATATCCAATTAACTAATGAACTATAAAAGAGAGAATAACAATGACGTTACTGTATTATTATAGAGCTCACAATCACAATTTTGACAAGACTTGTGCTGTTGCATATGTTATCGGAAAGCCTGCTTATAATGATGTTAGCGGGGTTATGGAATTCGTGCGAAACTGCAAGATCGAGTTTGAGATTCCGCCAAAAGAAGAACGACTCGGTTTGTTGCAGAAAGTCAACAAGCAGATAAAGGATCCTGATTGTCCTAAGAATATTATGTACAAGTTCTATATGTATAAGCATAAGTTTATAAAGTTGATGCTTAAAAACGGACTGGTTGATAAGGTTCTTGAATCAGCCAATCATTACCATTTCTTTATTGGTGACTATGACTTTCATCAGCCGAAGACTTATTTTCCGAAGGGAATTGACAAAATAGAAGGAACCGAAGTATATGAACCGCGTGATGCAACAGAGAAGTTCAATCACGATGACTATGTCAGATGCATGCTTGGACTCATAGAAGAGTTGCCGATGAAATCTTGATTATGAGTATGAGTAGCAATTTAGACAGCGAACAATTGAAACAACAAGTCAGGTTCAGTTCGCTTTATACAGACATAAGACGATGTGTTGAAATCGCGGTTCGTGACAATATTAGTTATGACAAGACTGTTGAAGAAATCATGAAGATTGTCGAGCCGTTGATTAAAGAGAACATAAATCATCAGAAATATGTTGATGAATTGGTTTGCAAGTTGTCAAGTCCTACTTTCATTACGTTAAAAGATAATAATAATTTTTCAGTTTTTAATCCACATAATTTATGAGCGGAGACAAATGCACAGACGGTCGCTTTGAAATGATAGACCGTGTCAAGAAAGTTCTTATTGATAGCACGAACATAGAAACAAGCAAGGAAGATATGGCTGCTATCGACTCGATTCTGTTCAGGTTCTGGCAGATGGGATGGCTGAAAGTCATTGATGATAGACTTCCCGGAGCAGACAAGAGAAGATATTGCATCGACTTTGTGAGACCGACTTGTCCGCTTTGTGAAAACGGAACGCTTAATGTAAGACATTGCAGGGTTATTGGCGAAGATACCGCGATAACCGTCTTGACTGAATTGCTCGGTTGCAATTGCAAGATAGTCGATATGTACATCGGGAATGTCATAGACGGAAAACTGGATGACTGGAAACTGGATGCACATATGGACATTGTCGGACCTGATGACTGGTTCACGGAAGAATGGTTGAAGATGATAACTTCTGATGTTGGTTCTTTGAACGATGACAAGAGAATCAAGATTTCAAACAATCCGAATCCTCAAGTTTGGATAGAGCTGCACATCAAGGGTAATGAATCCTCAGATTATTTTGATGTTGATAATATTCTGAGTCTTGATTTGTCTGCAGACGGCGAGCCGTTTATTACTTATCAAGCAGACAAGCAAAGCAGTGTTGTTAATTATTTCATACAGGAAAGTTGTGATGAAATTCAAGAACTTTATGACGAAGCTTGTAAGAAGAAATTGTTGTTGAAAGACAACTCTGTTGTCTTGACAAACATCCAGTTCAGAAAGTTGATTGATGCCTCAGGAATTTTAACGAAAGAAAATTAAAAAATTATGGTTTTATTTGAAGACATTAAAGTTGGAACTTTTCTTCATTGGGTTAATGAAAACAAAGAGTTCTATGGGATTTTTTCAAACTACAGCCCAGCATGTAGGAAATGCAGTTTCTTTATCACTTATGAAGTGAATACGGAACAACTGGATCGTTCCGTGTTGATCTACATACCGGAAAATATGATGAGTGATGTTTCGATAGTTGATAAAGAACATCGATTCAAATTCATCAATATGCTTAAGAAGAGTGGTTTGTATGAAGGTTTTATTGAACGACTTCAGATAAGTAGTTATATATACAAGAATGATGAGTTGATACATGTCAATGCAAAAGATGAGTATGGTTTCGGAGACTGGATAATAAACGATTTAGGAACTGTCTGTTATAGGCTTGACGAATTTAAACATAATATCCAGGGACGTTTAGAGACATCATATCGCGTTGTTTATGACATTGATGGACAACAGCATCGGTTGTATACTGCAATGATTAATAAGTTCTTTCATTTGTGGTCCCTGATTGATGCGAAACCGGGCGATGTTCTTGTCCACGGAGATTATATATTCGTTTACAAGGATTTCGACAGCAATACCAAGACTATAAAGGCAAAATGCTGTTGCAATCTCTACATAGGTTATCCTGTTGTATGTAAGGAAACAGAAATACCATACACAAATCAAGTGTGTTTTCCTGCGGATGCAAGTCAAAGAGAGTTGTTGTTTGATAGTCTTTTGATTCGCGGTTATGAGTACAACAAGACTACGGGTTCTATCCGTAAAATAAGAAGAAACAAATGAGAAGGTTGTCACAAGAAGAAGCAATCAACGGTTATGCATGGGCGAATGATAGCATAAGAATAAACAAGGAAACATTTGAGCGTGAGACCAGTGATATTAGCAAGATGGTTTCCATTCCAATCTATGATGAAGTCAAGAATGCCGTTGAGTACGGAATCGCGTTTCAGAGAAATGCTATCTGGCATAAGAATGCGGAAGATAAACCGACATCGAGCGGAAGTACGTACATTACTCTGTGCAGAAACAAGAACAAGCCTGACGGAATCTGGCTGGCTGATATATGCCAGTGGGAAGATGGATGGACAGGAAGAACCAACTGGGAAGATGTGGTTCTCTGGACTGAAATCGAAAATATACTGCCTGTGTGTGAACCAAGTGAAATTTAGAAGAGAAGCGGACAGGTTCAAGTTCGAAAATCCGATGACAATAACTTTGTTATTGCCGTTATCGGCAAGTCATCGAGCTCAGATAAGATAGTCGGAAAGATAAGAGAGAAATAAAGATTTTTAATTTCATACAATAGTTTTTAATTCATATGAACAAACTTAAGGAAAAGATGACGCAGTTCATCAAAGAACAAGGTGCTGTTGAAGATATTCGGAAGTTTATTGTGGATAGTATAGAAGAATACAAGAAGAAGCCTGCTTATGAGTACATTCCGCCAGAGAATAAAATCCAGAATTTCACGCTTGACCCGTCGAAAGACAAAGCTGGAGAAATCAGAGAGATTAAAGGAAAGACTATCGGCGATATTGCTCGTAATGAAGAAGATATATTCAGATCGTATACTGGCGATGGCTGGACATCATGGTCTATGCATCGCGGATATAAATTTCCGAAAGTTAATGATGTTATCCTGAAAGAAATCAATCTTTTCTTATATGACTTGAAGTTTGATTTTATTTCAGAGAACGGTCAGGACGTTGTTGATTATTTCAAGAAAGACATCAATAAATTTTTAAATAATGATGCTTTTAGTGAAGATGAGAAAGTGGATTTCTCATTGCCGCTTGATGACGATGCAATAGAAACGTTGATGATTTTCATGGATAGTGATAGAGAGTTTTCATATTTTGATATTGATTTTATTGAAAATGAACTACTTGAATACTATGAATATTTTCTGGATATCGATGAATATGATTTAGATGATGACGATTATGGTTATGTTGAAGGACACTACTATGAAGATTAGGTTCAAGGGAAGGCGCATGGACAGAAAGTCATGGGTATTCGGCTTTTTCTATAAGGACAAGTCCGGAAACTGCAAGATAATAACAGATGACGGCAGCCGTTATAAGGTAGAAGAAGATACTGTGTGCCAGCTTGCAATAAAGACGCCTGTTGATTTGAACAAGTTCGGAAAGTCTGGAAACTATGAAGAGTTCTTGGAGATTTATACCGGCGATGTTGTCGAAGTTAGATATAAGTTCAATTACATTGACGGCTATAAGGGTTACAAGGCTGAAATCGGAGACCGGTTTGTTGTCGAGAAACTTGACAGCGGGTTCACGCTGGTTCCTGTTGACATTTATGAGAACTGGTCCAAGAGTCGGATTCCGAATACTTGCGGTTTGATTGACAACTACCAGTTGTGGAACTACCATCGGTTTTTGAAACCGGTCGGAAACATTTATGACAATGATTAATTCGGCGATTCCTGTCTATTGCTTGACAGACGAGCATTTGCTTGCAGAGCATAGAGAGATAAAGCGGTTGTCTTATTGCTTTGAGAGAGCGGTCGAGAGCGGAAGCATTGGAAAGATTCCGGATAAGTTTGTGCTTGGTAGCGGACATGTTTTGTTCTTTCTTGACAAGTTCGGTTTCGTTAGAAATCGCTATGTAGAAATTCATGAAGAATGCAAGCGCAGGAAATTCAATGTTGAAGATTATTCAGAAAATTTTGAACGTCTGTTTGTTGATGCTAATAAGCAGTTTCTGAAAGACTATGAACCGACTGAACAAGAGAAGTTGATGCTCATTGAACGGATAACCGAGCGCATATTGAAAAGTTCAAAGAAAAGTTTCCATTATTGCGGAAAAGCAATATCAAAGACAGAAGCAGTGCAATTATTAATACGCTAAAATAAAGAAGTTATGTTCTCATCAAATCAGATTTTTCAAATATCCGGCACATATAGTCAGATTGAGACTGCATTGAGATTTGCAATGGATTATTCAGACTATTCCAAGCATTTGTCTGGAAACAAGAAATTGAACGGTTTCAAGTTCGTCTGGCAGATTGCTGAAGACGGTCGATATTGCATCGGATGGAATTTCGAAGATGTTGTTCCGGGCTGGAACGAGTTTCAGTTCGACTTTGACATTTCTATCGTTTCCAAAGTCATAGAGCAGCAGTTGAGAAAGTCGGAGATGTACGGCTATGCGAACGGCGATGGAGATACGGTTCCCGGATTCTTGATGAAGTGCGGAACCGGAAGTTTTTCTGATGAAGAGTTCGGAATCAAGAACCCGTTTTATTGCATTGTTAGTTTTGAATCTTATATGGTTTATTTTGCAAAATGAAATTTAAGTAATTAAAGATAGACAATTATGAAAGATGATGCGATTAGAGTTGAAACTTTTGCTGTTGTTGATGTTCTGATTACATTGCATGACGAAGATGATAATGGAGAAGAAGTTGAAATATGCATTGATAATGTCATTGGATTTGAAACAACAGAAGACAACAAGGCAAGAGTTTTCTATTATTGGATGGATGAAGGCACAAGCATGGTTGTGACTGAGACCCCGGAAGAAGTTCGTGAAATCATTTCAGCGGCAAGAACGAAAAAGAAGGCAATAAAAGACAATTATGTAGTTGTAGAGAAGTTGTCAGAAGATGTCAAGTTCCAGACAGTAAGATTAGACATATTGGATAGATTATACGAGCGAGAGCAATGCTTTATGACTCTTATCGAGAGAATGTTTCCCGGAGAAGAGTTTGCAAAAGTCAAAGAAGATTTTCTGGAAACATTGAAGAAAGATTGCAAATCAAAAACATAAGAAAGCAAGAGAAGTCTTTTTGGAAAGGCTTCTTTTTTGTTTTTAAACTAAAATCGTTTTCCAGACTATAATTTCTATGAAGTTTTTCAAAAAATGATGCAGATAAATGGGCAAGTCATCTATAAGAGAAATTTGTAAGATGGTTGGATGCGGTTTCGGTTTTCCGGGCTGGCCTGACAAGTTCGGAGAAGCATTGTCTTGCTTTGTTGATAGAAATAATGTTTCAAAGATAAAGACATTGAGTTTGTTTTCAGGTGGCGGGGGTCTTGACATAGGTTTCCATGATGCAGGCTTTGAAATCATAGAGTCTGTTGAACTTGAAAGCAAATTCTATAAGACGTTGGTTTCGAATTCCGGTCAGGGAAAGAAGTTTGCAAGTTCGAATCCGAAGAACTTGGATATAAGAGACTATTCTGCAGATGGACTTGAAGATATAGAGTTCATCATTGGCGGACCGCCATGCCAGACATTCAGCGCAGCCGGAAGACGAACCGGTGGAGTCAAGGGACTTGACGATTCGCGCGGAATGCTGTTCAAGGAATATGTCAGAATCATCAAGAAATTGAATCCTGTCGGATTTTTGTTTGAAAATGTCTATGGATTGGTCGGCGCTCAGCATGGAATTGCTTGGAATGTTATTCGGCGGGCTTTTTCTGAAATCGGATATAATTTGTTCTATCGCGTTCTGGATGCGGCAGACTATGGAGTTCCCCAACACAGAGAACGATTGATTGTGGTCGGATTGAGAAATTTATGTGAGTTCAAGTTTCCGAGACCGCTGTTCGGACCGGACTCTGTTGATAAAGAGCCGTTCTATAATGCAGGTTGTGCAGTTTCCGGTTTTGAATTGAGTGATGAAGAGAAGAAGGAAGGATTGACGGGAATGTACGGTCATTTGCTGGATGAGATACCGCCCGGTTTGAATTATAGTTTCTACACAGAGAAGATGGGTTATCCGGAACCCGTCTTTGAATGGCGCAGTCGATTTTCGGATTTTCTATATAAAGCAGATCCTGAACAGCCGGTCAGGACAATTAAGGCACAAGGCGGCAAATACACAGGACCGTTTCATTGGAACAACCGCAATTTTTCTGTTTCTGAATTCAAGAGACTGCAGACGTTTCCGGATGACTATGAGATATGCGGTTCAAGAAATGTTGCCGTTCATCAGATTGGGAATTCTGTGCCGCCCCAGTTTGCAAGGATAATAGCCATTGCTATCAGGATGCAAGTTTTTGATTGTGGATTTCCGTTTATAATGGATTTGCTTGATGAAGACGAAGAGTTGTCTTTTAAGAAGAACAAGAGAGAGATGACAGAAATTTATAGAGAGAAAGCAAGGGATGCAATAGAGAAACTCAAGTTTAAAAAGTAGAGATTTTAGCTGAAAATCGTTCATTGGATAAATACAAGGAATTATTTTTCACTTTTATTGTGAAATTTCTACACAAGCTACATTATGAGTTTTTTTAGAAGACATTTGCTGACTACTGCTGCTGATGGTACTGAACAGGAACATATATTGTCCATATATGCTGCTGATGAGTATTCTGGAAAGTTGTTTTATTGTGTTGCCAAATATGATAATATGACAGTTGTTCCTGTATGGTCTATTACGAGCGGAAGCCAGTATGCAACGATAAACTCAAACGGTAGGGTTGACATAGTTTCCGGAACTGTTAGTCAGACTATTGTAGTGCAGTGTTCATATAGCAACGTAATCCAGACGAAGCAGATAGTCGTGTCTTATGACAACCAGTTGACAATCGAGTGTGATAATGTGATGCGCGGAACAAGCGGCAATGTGATTACAAGATACAACTCTGAAGTTGTGACGCCTGTATATCAGATTACAGCCGGGGGATTGAATGCTACTATTGATGCGACAGGTGTGATTACGATAACAGCAAGCGGTCTGATAACTGTTCAGGCTACATATAGCGGTTATACAGTTACGAAGGAAATAAGTTTGATTTATGAGCAGAATGTAGAAAGCGAGACTATAGTGAACGATGACGGTTCTGTGACTACGACTGTGACAGAGACAGTAGAGAATCAAGATGGTTCTACGACTGCGACAAGTGTTTCGAACACGACGAACAGCGACGGTTCGACTGCATATACAGAAACTACTACGGAGACGCAGCAAGATGGTTCTTCTACGACTATATCTAATACGACGAACAGCGACGGAACGACAAGCGATACTGAGATTTCTGTTGCAGCGGATGGTTCAAGCACGAGCCAGACGACTAACTATGATGTGAATGGAGATCCTACTACTGGTTCTAACAATACGACAGATGTTCTCGGAAACTCGAATACTCAAGAAATCGAGTATGATTCGGAAGGAAATACGACAGTGACGAATTATACGATTGACACGACGAATAATACGAGTGGTAATGGAGAGTCGTTTTCGCAAGATGTTTTGGATACTGAATATTATGCATTCGATCCGACTTCTGGGTTTGAATGTTTAATTCATTTCTATTTTGAAACTACTAATCAAGTATCACAAGCAACAGTTCTTAATGCTAAACGAGCAGATCCGAAACCTTGGTATGGTTTTGATATTAGATTGAATACAAATGGAAAAATTAGACTTGGTGTACAATTTGCTGAAGGTGCTAATAATGAACCAACAATAGAACATAATAATGATAATATTTATAAAGTTAAGATTGTGTATGATCCGACTGTACCATCAGGAAGTACTACATTTATGGGATATGATTTGATAAGAAATACAACTATATGTTCTTATGCTGGACGGTTTGAAGATTCTGATGCAATGAAATATATTAAGGTTACTCTTGGTTGTAATATTGGTACAAACGGTCAACCTCAGAGATATGCCAGAGTAAATATTTATGAGTTTTATATTAGAAAAACTATATCATCATAATTGTTAATTTTTCATAATTTCTTTCATTTGTTTGTACTTTGACTTTGAATTTATAAAATAAATTTATAATTTTGCACAATGAACTAAAAATACAAACAAATGGAAGAAAAACAAATTAAGAAGTCTTATCCACTGTTGCTGGAATGGCTCAGAATGACTCCGGATATTGATAACACGATGATTTACAAGAAAGCCGCCGAAACTCAATGGCTTTTTGTGCGTGATGAGTTATGTCGTAATTTGCTAAAAGTACCCTGCTTTGTAGTCGGAACACACATGTCAAAGAGCATTACGTTGCCGGTTTATCGTTTTGAACTTGACAATGGAATTGAAATTACAATGAGAGAGAATTTCTACGGCTGGGTTGTTTCTCTGAAATCTCCGTTTGTCATTCGGGAACTCCCGCTTGATATTGTATCCGGTGATGGTGACAATAGAAGTGATGATGTCAAGATTTGCGAAGGTTTCAATAAAGATTGGATTTATCCGTTTTATAAGTACTCTGTCAGGTTGAGTACGTTCCGTGTTTCTTCTGATTATAAGCTTTATACTTTGATGTACATGCTGAACAAACTTGTGAATGAAGACAAGGAAAAAGATTCAGAATATTACTTGACGGAAGATTTCATTAATATTTGTGTAGAAATTGTTATGGCTGCGCATTCTGCAGAACATATAAAACTTGATGAAGTATTTCTGCATAGTTTTTATGCAGTGAGTAATCATGACTATTGCCAGCAAAACAACATCAAGATGTTTTTCAGTGATGATGAAAATGCAGTTGATGAGTTTGCAAAGAGAATTGCATCATCGAAAGAAATGCATAGGATTTTTCATAATGAATATCAGCATTTATATGCTGGTTTTGTTGAAGAGAACAAGATTCTGTGAGTTATGGTTAGGAAGTTTGAATTGAACGATAATGAGTTTAAGAAGGCTTGTGAGTTCGAGAAGAAGCATCAGCATAAAGAAGTCAATACAGGTGCTATTGGTGGTCATTTGAGCGTCAAGTTCATCATAACAAGCATTGGTGCATTGGCAAGCATTCGTTGTGGAATTTGCGGTGAAGAAGAAGTAATAACAGATTATGATTCACTATAAAATATAGATTATGGTTTTTGTAGTTGAATGGATTTCAAAAGACTTTGACAATTACGGACATTGCTTATGCATAGATAGGCAAGAAATGGATGTTAATGATGCTTTGAAAGCTTGTTGGAACTTTATCAATGAACAGCATCTTGATTTTCCATTGTTTAAATATCTTTGTTGCTGGATTAGTTTGAAACTGGAAACAGATGTTTCGTTGGACGGCAAGACTTTTTCCAGAACGACAAGCATCTTGAAAGTAACTCCGAAAGAGACATATGAAGCTGAATGTGCGAAGCGGCAAGCGGTGAGAGAAGAACATGAAACTTTCTTTCGGAACAATTGGAGAAGATTGGTTGATGGTTTAGGACCGAATGAAATTGAAGAAATGTTTATATGAAAACAATAGATTTGTTTTCCGGCTGCGGCGGCATGACTCTCGGTTTCAAGTATGCGGGCTTTCAATCCGTATTCGCATCAGATGTTGATGTGAATGCGGGAAAGACTTTTATGAGAAACTTTCCGGATGTTCCGTTCAAGGTTGCGGATATTTCAAACATAACAAAAGAAGAAGTTGATGAATTGACTGGCGGTCTTGTTCCGGATGTCATCATCGGCGGTCCGCCTTGTCAGGGTTTCTCTCTTGCAAACAAGCGCAGGAATGCATTGAAAGATGATCCGAGAAACAAGCTGTTCTATCAGTTTGTCAAGTTCATTGACTGGTACTCACCAAAGGCATTTGTGATGGAGAATGTCAAGGGATTGCTGTCGATGCATAACGGAGAAGTCATCAAGACTATTGTTGAAGAGTTCTCTAATGCCGGTTCTGGATACAGAGTTGCATATAAGGTGATGTGTGCTGCTGATTATGGAGTTCCGCAGATGAGAGAGCGAGTTATCATTATCGGTTTCAGAAAGGATTTGAATATTACGCCGAGTCATCCGGAAGCGTTAAAGTCAAAGCATTTGACAGTTGATGACGCTATTGGTGACTTGCCTAAAATCAATGCTGGAGAAGGTTCTGACTGTCAAGACTATGATGTTGAAGCGCAAAATGATTTTCAGCGATTGATGCGGAAAGACTCGGCAAAAGTCTATAACCATGTAGCAATGAGACATACTCCGAGATTGGTCGAGAGATTCAAGGCTATAAAGCCCGGACAGAGTCTTGTTGATGTTTGGGATTCCCATGGGGCGGTCAAGCGCGGAAATCCGAACGAGAAGTCAACAGTCAAGTTCCATCAGAACAACCAGAGAGTTTTCGGAGACAAGCCGGCTCCTACGATAGCGGCATCGTTTCAGAGCAATTTCGTTCATCCGCATCTTGACAGGAACTTCACTGCAAGAGAAGGTGCAAGACTTCAGTCGTTTCCAGATGACTTTGTTTTTGAAGGAATGAGAACGAAGATGAGTTGGGAAACAGGTTTAAGTCAATACCAACAAATCGGAAATGCAGTGCCACCGTTGCTTGCATATCATATTGCAATGCACATCAAAGACAAGTTGTTGAACGGTCCGTTTGATGCAACTGATGACGAAGAAATGAAATTGTTTTAATTCAAGATAAGATGGAAGCAAAAAACAGCGAAATTGTTATTGTTGATAAGAATCGCAATAAGTACAGGATAAATGCGAATGACATAGGTTACATATATCCGACAGTTAACAACAAGTTCCGAATAGTCATGTCCGGAGATTGTGAAGTTTCAGAGTACACTGACATTGTTTTGATTCATTGGTTAGATGAAGAAAACAAGTTGCTTTTCCAAAGGATAGATAAATGATTTATAAGGGAATGGATGACCTGTTGAATCAGAGTTTTAATCGTTCATTGCAGGAGATGTCTGATAAAAAGAAAGATGAAAATTTTTATGATTCAACCGAAATGCAAATTATTATTTCGGTTGGACATATTTTTCGTACTGCCGAACGATATGTCTGGATGTTCACGAGTCCTGATAGTCCGGAAATGAAATTTGGAAGATATCAATCATTTATTGAAGGTTTTCTTTCTGGAGACTGCAATAGAAGGTTTGATGTAATCTTTGAAAACTGTACTAATAGTGAGTCTATTCCGGATGCATTGAAGAAATTGATTGTGAAATATAAGAATCAAGTTTCAGTCAAGCTTTTTCTTGGAAGTCTTTTTTTCAAAGAAAATGATGTGCATTTTTTAGTGTCAGATGATAGGATGACTATGCTTGTTACTGATGTTGATAAGAATTTGGCATTCGGTAATTTTAATTCTGAAAAACTCTCAAGCACAATGAAAACATGTTTCGGAAATTTAAAGAATCATGAAATGACATATTGTTATTATGAAAATAACGGAACTTGAAGAAGTTCCGTTATTTTTTAGTTCGTGATGACATCTATCGGAATCGGTAACTTTTCAAAGCCGAGAAGAATGCCGTCATAACCCAAGTCGGACAAGATGACGCAATTCTCCATGTCTATATCATAAACATAGATGTCTTGCTCGTTTCCTTCATAGCATTCTCGGACCGCTTCCTCTGTTGCAAGCCATAATGCATATTTCGGTTTGAAACCGACAATATCTTCCAAGCAAGAGACTATTTCTTCAAGCATGTACTTTATGTCATTTTCTTCGAAATCATAGTCTTCTATGTTTTTTATTGCTTCTTGGATGTTTCTTTTTAGTAGTTGTGGCAATTCATAGTTTTCAGAAATATAATCAAGGATATCTGTATTTGAAAGTTCGCAAATCTCAAACAGCATAACTTCTACTGCATTTCTGTTCGGTTTCATCGACATCTCTGTTCTATAAAGTATTCTATGCATATAAAATAAAATACAATTTATTGATAATCAAATAATTATGAATAGTTATTATACTTAATCATTACAATATTTATCGATAGTGAAAATAAATATAGAAAATGATTTTGTTGAAAATGATAACAATGTTATTTGAGGAATGGAAAAGATATTTTGACAAGTTCTTGAAAGAGATGGTAGATGAGATGACAGACAGTTATCTTGATGTTTTCGGTTTGAAAGTTGTCTTTGACGATAATTATAATTTCGGAAGAAAAAGATGGCTTGCCGCTTATCAGAAAAGCAAATCACCATTGGATAATAATGAAATACTTATCTCTATTAATTATCCATATATGTATAAGTTGATGATGCAGAAGATGAAAAATATGAGTCGAAGCAATTTCATCTTTAATATAGAAGCACAGGCAAAGATAACGGTTGGTCATGAGATTGGTCATGGCCTTGTTGAGTTTCTGGTTGACTATTGTGATGTTGAGTCAGAAGATTTGGATGAGTTTGTTCATTATTATTTAGATGGTGATTTAGATGAGGAAGAACTTGTTGAAGAGTTTGGTCGTTATCAGTTTCCAGAAGCAACCGGAGTCTGGTCGAGTGAACTCGATGACTACTTGAGCAAGATTGTTGATGTGATGTAGAAACAACTGTTTTCGGTTGTATTTTGCAATTACAACTATTTTTGGTTGTTTTCTAAAATAATTTGTTGATTTTGTTTGTTGGTTTAATGTTTTTTCTTAACTTTGCAAAATTGAAAATATAAAGCGATTTTTAATTATGTCTTCTTGGAAACATGTCGAGATTACAACAGACAGTGGAAAGACTGTTGATGCAGTCAGTCCGTACATATTGTCTGTAAGTAGAAGCACGGATATTCCGACTTCCTATATGGAATGGTTCATTGCCAGATTGAAAGCCGGTTATTGCTCTTGGAGAAATCCGTTTAACAATCAGGTTTCTTATGTCAGTTTCAATGATTGCAGATTTGTCGTGTTCTGGTCCAAGAACCCTGCGACTTTGCTTACGACGAATGTAATAGACTTGCTTAAGGAACGCGGAATCGACTTTTATTTGCAATATACGCTTAACGATTATTTCGATGAAGGTCTTGAGCCTAAGTTGCAGCTTCCTGATGACAGGATGGACTTGTTCCGTAGTTTGTCGCAGAAGTACGGGAAGGAGAGAATCATATGGAGATTCGATCCGCTTGTCTTGACAGACGAGGTTGGAATCAACGAGCTGTTGAACAAGATTCAGTACGTCGGCGACTATATTCATAATTACACAGAGAAACTGGTGTTCTCGTTTGTTGATGTGAAGCGTTATCCGAAAGTCGTAAATAACTTGAAATATGGTGGAGTGAAATACAAGGAGTGGACAAACGAGCAGATGCTTGAGTTCGGAGAGCGGCTTGCAGAACTGAAGAAAAAGAGCGGATGGAATATCGAGCTTGCCACTTGCTGCGAGCCTGTTGATTTGGCACAGTTCGGAATCTGTCATAACAAGTGTGTTGATGATGAACTGATAGCAAGGCTTGCTTATAACGACAAGGTTCTAATGGACTTTCTTGGAATGGAACTCCATGACGTGTCAGAGAATCTTCTTGATTGCAATGTCCCTGTTGGTGCTATCGACTTGGGCAATGGAATGTATATAAAGAGAACGCGCGGAAACAAGGATAGTGGTCAGCGAGAGTTTTGCGGTTGCATCATGAGCAAGGACATTGGTCAGTACAACACTTGCATAAACGGTTGCAAGTACTGCTATGCAAATTCAGATCATGGCGACGCGCTTTGCAACTACAAGAGATGGAGAGTTTATAGAACAAGAGACAGGATTGTTGAATGAAAATCAAAAGTTATGTTATATCATGTTTATGAGATTTCGCTTTATAATAGAAGCGATGCGAAACTGGTTCTTGATGTTGTCAAACGTCATAAGTCTGTTCATCTGTCATACAAGAGAGTTGATTTGAAATATGATGAAGACATTCTTCTTTCACGGAGGTTTTCGGTTATAGTTCTGGTTCCGGCGAAAGACAAAAGACTTGAAAAAGTTCGTGAACTTCTATATAGAGAATGTGTCGATTCGGATTGCTATGAAGTCGAGCAGCCGGATAGGTATGACGAAATGCTGAAACTCTACATTGGAAAGCTTCTTCATATTTCAGGTTTTCTGGAAGATATCCAGAAACATTTATCATAATGAACCAAAACATTTTAAACTAAATTCCGATTAGTCTGTATACTTTTCAGATTTAATCGGAATTTTTTTTAATTTTATATATGAAATCAGATATTGAAATTGCAAATTCGACCAAGTTGAAGCCGATTGGAGAAATTGGCGATATGCTTGGCATCAAGAGAGACGACCTTGTTCCGTACGGAAAGTACATAGCCAAGATTCCGCTTGACTATATTGACGAGTCGAAGATTAACAAGTCGAAGTTGATTCTTGTTACGTCTATCAGTCCGACAAAGGCTGGCATAGGAAAGACGACTGTGAGTGTCGGCTTGACTCTTGGTTTGAATAAGATTGGAAAGAAGTCTATTGTCGTGTTGAGAGAGCCTTCGCTTGGTCCATGCTTTGGAATGAAAGGTGGTGCATGTGGTGGCGGTTATGCGCAGGTTCTTCCTATGGATAAAATCAACCTTCATTTTACAGGCGATTTCCATGCGGTTACATCAGCGCACAATATGATTGCCGCTTTGAAAGATAACTACTTGTATCATAACAAGATAATTCTGAAGCAGGATTTATGGAAACGTGTCATTGACGTGAACGACCGCGGACTTCGTGAAATCATTACGGGTCTGGGCGCTTCAAGCAACGGCGGATTGAGGAATTCTGGGTTTGATATTACTCCGGCTTCTGAAATCATGGCTATTCTTTGCTTGTCGAAGAATCTTGATGACTTGCGTGCAAGGATTGACAATATTCTTCTCGGTTATTATCAGGACGGTCGCGAGTTCCTGTTCAGCGAACTTGGATGCACAGGTTCTATTGTTGCATTGTTGAAGGATGCAATGATGCCTAACCTTGTTCAGACGACAGAGAACACTCCTGCCATTGTTCATGGCGGACCGTTTGCCAATATTGCACATGGATGCAATACGGTTGTTGCTACGAAGATGGGTCTGAGTTTGTCTGATTATGTAGTGACAGAGGCTGGCTTCGGCGCGGATTTGGGTGCAGAGAAGTTCTATGACATCAAGTGTCGTGAACTTGGAAGGTTCCCTGACTTGACTGTTCTTGTCGTTACTTGCCAGGGACTAAAGATGCACGGCGGATGTCCGGAAAGCGAAATCAAGAATCCGAATATTGATATGCTTAAGAAAGGTTTTGCAAATCTGGATGCGCATATTATGAATATCCGTGGATTTGGACAGAAGTCTGTCGTGTCTTTCAACAGGTTTGCTGACGATACTGATGATGAAATCAAGGCATTGGTTGAGCATTGTAATCAACTTGGTGTGGAGTGTATCGTGAATGATGCTTTCTTGAATGGCGGAGAAGGTGCTGTTGAACTTGCAAATGCTGTTGTCAATACGATTGCGGATGATTCTTATACTCTTGCTGGACGTTATTTGTACAATCTTGATGTTGATGTGCGTACAAAGATAGAGTCTGTCGTGAAGAATGTTTACGGTGCAGATAATGTTGTCTATTCTGATAAGGCTTCGAAGATGCTTGATAAGGTTGATTCAGAACCGTATTACAAGAACTTCCCGGTTTGTATAGCAAAAACACAGTATTCGTTCACGGACAATCCGAAGGATTATGTTACGATTACCGGATTCGACTTTACGATACGCGATGTCGTGATAAACCGCGGTTCCGGATTCATTGTCGCTATTGCAGGAGAGATGATGAGAATGCCGGGACTTCCTAAACATCCATGTGCAGAGAAGATAGATGTGGATGAGAACGGAGACATAATAGGTCTCAGTTAATTTTGTAGCATTTTGTGTATTTTGAAAGCAGTTTTTGAGAGATTCAAGAACTGCTTTTTGTTAATTTTTCTTAAAAAGATGAAGTTTTGTTGCTGAATTGTTTCTGCTTTTGAAAATTCTTATTATATTTGCATTATATTGTAGAACGTAAAAACAGATTGTCAAATGTTAGATAGGCTTTTTGAAAGAATGTTTCCGAAGAGAGATGCAGGTTCCGATACTTGTTTCCTGATTAATAGCGACTTGACTGTCAATATGGACGAAGTTAAGAAAATCAAGGAGTTTCTTGTGCTTAAGGATACGATGCAGAACGAAGCGTATCATAGCGAAGGAAATGCATGGAATCATACGATGCTGGTATGCAAGGAAATGCGTGACATGCTCATGAGTTGCGCTTATGGTGATTTTAGCGAAACGAATCGGAAGATTCTTATGCTTGCTGCATTGTGTCATGACCTCGGAAAGGGAAATTCGACATACTGGTCGGAAGAAGAGAATACGTGGAAATGCAAGTCGCATGGTCTTGCCGGCGAGAAGATAACTCGTGATATTCTGTTCGACCTTCCTGTTGAAATGAGAGAAGAAGTCTGCTGGCTTGTCCGCTGGCATATGAACTTTCATCATATTCTTGACAAGGGTTTTGAAGGCGCGCAGAGCGGAATCAAGAAACTGATGAATGGAAATTCCTCATTGAACAAGCTCTTGCTGTTGAACTTGTGTGACTCGCTCGGTTCAATCGGCAAGGATTATTCAAGGGATATGTGCTTTAGAAAAGCTGGAAGGATAGAGCAGTTGCTCAAGCAGATGCATGTCTATGATACAGACTGGACTATCAAAGAAGAAAATCCGGATGAGGAAAAGTACAGGATGTATGTGCTGATAGGTCTTCCGGGTAGCGGTAAGGATACTTATATCAGAGAAGCATTGAATCCGGACTGGATTGGAGATTGTGCCATGACTAAAGAATGTATCAAGTATCCTGTTATTTGCCGTGATGATATTCGCGAAGAGTTGGAAGATGGAAAAGTTGTTGGAAGAAAACTGTGTCTTGACGCGTCAGGCGAAGCGACAGTTACGCAAATTGTCAATGAGAGAATCGAAGAATGCTGTAAGAAGAAGCAGTCGTTCATCATTAATCAGACATCATTGAAGAAGAAATACAGAGACGAGTTTAGAAGAATCGCGTTCGGCGCATCGGACGAGCATCCGAAAATCGTCTATGTATATATAGAGGCTCCGTCTATTGACGAGTGTATCAGAAGACGTAATGAAACGTCTAATATCGATTGGACAAATATTGTTCGCAATATGTGGAGCAACTTTGAGTTTCCGACACCGGACGAGTATGATGTTTTGAAAATCATTAAGCAACAATAAGATATATGGAGAAAGAAAGTTATCTGGTTTTTGCCGGAACCAGCACGAAATATCTGGCAAATGATATTTGTAGAGAACTTGGCTGTCCGCTTGGCAATATGATTGTCACCAGATTTGCAGATGGCGAGTTTGCAGTTTCATATGAAGAGAGTATTCGCGGTCGTGATGTATTTCTCGTGCAGAGTACGTTTCCGAGTTCAGACAATCTGATGGAACTGCTTTTGATGATTGATGCTGCAAAGCGTGCATCGGCAAAGACAATAAATGCAGTCATTCCGTATTTCGGATGGGCAAGACAGGACCGCAAAGACAAGCCGAGAGTGAGTCTTGGATGCAAGCTTGTTGCCGATATGTTGTCTGTTGCCGGAATCACCCGATTGATAACGATGGACTTGCATGCTGATCAGGAGCAGGGGTTCTTCAATGTTCCGGTTGATCATCTCTATGCATCGTCGGTGTTGATTCCGTACATCGAGAGTTTGCATATTGACAACATGGTCATTGCCGCTCCGGATATGGGTGGTAGTAAGAGGGCGAACACGTATTCAAAGTATTTCGGTTGCCCGATGGTTCTATGCAACAAGACCCGTCAGGTGGCAAACAAGGTTGCCGGAATGCAGATTATCGGCGATGTCAAGGACAAGAACGTTATTCTTGTTGATGATATTGTAGATACGGCAGGAACTATTACGATGGCAGCTGACTTGATGAAAGAGAACGGCGCGAATACTGTCCGTGCTATTGTTTCGCACGGTATTATGAGTCATCCGGCTTCAGAACGAATAATGAATAGCAGTTTGGAAGAGATGGTTTTTACAGACAGCATTCCGTTGACTGACGAGAAGAGGATATCAAAGGTCAAGCAGGTTTCTATCGCCGGTCTGCTTGCAGAAACAATAAGGCGATGTGTGAACAATGAATCAATCAGTAGTCAATATCTTATTTGATTTTTAGTTTATGGGAAAGAAATTAACATTTGATTATATAAGAGAACACGGAATGCTTTTGTATGAGTATATCCGTGGTTCCAAGTGTCAGGGGCTTGATTTGCCTACATCAGATACGGATTATGGTGGGGTGTATATTTGCAATCCTGACGAGTTGCTCGGTCTTGGGATTAATTATGAACCGCAGGTCGAGAATGATAGTCATGATATTGTATGGTATGAACTCAACAGGTTTGTCGAACTGCTTACAAAGTCAAATCCTACTGTTCTTGAAGCATTGTTCGTAGATGACGAGTTTGTCGTGTATGAGCATCCGATTATTACGGAACTTAAGAAGAACAAGAATATGTTCTTGACGCAGGCGGCATTTCCAAGTTTCTATGGATATTCGGTTCAGCAAATCAAGAAAGCGCAGGGTCTCAACAAGAAGATTGTGAATCCCGTCTATGAGCGACTTGGACTTCTTGACTTTTGCTATACGTTCTATCGTCAGGGAAGCAGCAAAATCAAGAACTGGCTTGATTATAGGAATCTGAACCAGAGGTATTGCGGTTTGATCAATATTCCGAATATGAAAGGTGTTTTCGGAGTCTATTATGACTGGAAAGCATTCTTTGAAGATAATGGTATTTCTGCAAATGACTTGGTGAATGTTGTTAAGGATTTTAACAAGGGCAATTATATATTGCAAGATATCGTTTCCTTGTTAAAAGATGCAAGAGAATCTAATAGCGACAATCTTGATGAACTTGAAGAGTTGTATAAGAAGGCAACGATGCATAACATGGTCAAGTTCATTCTTGACAATCTGTGTTTTGGTGCAAATTCTGATACTGCTCAGGAAGACATTAAGAACTGGTACTTCGCGCAACCTGTTAAGGGTTATCGAGGAATCGTTAAGGAAGGTTGTGATTCTCAAGAAGTTAGGCTTTCTTCTATTTTAAAGGGTGATGTTGCAATCTGCAATATATGCTATAACCGGGACGGGTACGGCGTTCATTGCAAGGAATACAATGAGTACAAGAAATGGGAGGCTGAAAGGAACCCGGAGCGTTTCCGTATCAATGTGGAGAACGGCAGACGCTATGACAGCAAGAACATGTGCGCTTCATGCAGGTTGCTCAATACCGCAGTTGAACTTGCAAGAGACGGAGTTTATAATGTGAACAGAAGAAACATCGACAGGGATTTCCTTCTTGATGTAAAACTCGGAAAGATGTCTTACGAGTACCTGATTGAGTATCTTATGAAGAAGAAAGAGGAAATGGAAGAAGCGATTAAGACCACGAAGCTTCCAGAGAAAGTTGATGTGGATGCTGTCAATAATCTTCTTATCAAGATACGCCATGAGCAATTAAGCAAGGCGTAGATTGCTTTTGTTTCAGTTTTTGTATTTTTGTTGTGTTCCGGATGGCTATTCTTAGTCATCCGGTTTTTTTAAATGAAGTGGTTATATTCGACGGTTTTTCCATATTTGTAAGCAATGTCATTGTCTGAATACATAACCCTGATAGGAAGCGATGGATGTTTTTGCGGTCTGTTTTGTTGCTGGTTCTGTGCAAGTTTCGGTTGTTGAACTGGGGATTGTTGGACTTTTTTCAGTTCTTCTTTCTTTTCTATTACAGGCTTCTGCTCTTCTATTTCTTCAATCTTATGGATGACGACTTCCGGCTTTCCTTCTTCTTTTGTTTCTTTATGTTCGGTTTGCATGACAGGTTCGTCTTTCTTTTCTGTCTTTGTGAATTCGCCGGTTCTGATTGACTCTATGATGTTCAGCATTCCTTCGTTCTCCGCAGTTATCAGTTTGTACTTCAGTTCGTCTTCTTCCTTGCAGAGCTTGTCATAGAGACCATGCGACATGACAAGCTTGAAGAAAGACGGGATGATTTCAATGGTGATGAACAGCATCGTAATCATGAGTGATATTAGACTGGATGAACTGTTTTCGGATTTGAGGTTGCAGAACGCTTCATATCTGGCAATGAAACCGTCGTCGAAAGTGTTGTCAACTTGCTTTTCTGTTATGATGACTGTGCTTGAAATGTTGTCTATTCTTGTCTTTAGAATCTCAAGCGTGTGATTGTTGATTCTGTTCCAGTTGTCAAGTTCTTCTTGGCACTTCTCCACATATCTTTTCTTGTCCTCGTATATGGGACCGTGACCGGCGACACCGGATTTTGCATGTCCTTCCGCTTCTGTCCGCAGGTCTTTTTCTGCTTGAAGAAGTTCGTTTGATAGTTTGCTTCTCTCTGCAATCAGTTTGTTTTGCTTTGCTTCAAGTCTTGATAGTTCTGTTAGGTCTGACGAGCTTGTCTTGGTTTCTGTCTTTCTGTTGATGTTGTCCGCTATGATTTGCGAGTCTATCTTGTCGGAGAATATCTTCATCTCAAGCGGGGTCGAGATGACGACGCCGAGAAAGAAAGCAAGGATGAATCTTGGAAGCGCCGCCTTTATCTTCATCCAGTTCAGGAAAGGAGAGTCGTCAACATACATCGAGTTGACGATATATCGGTCAAGATTGAATATCATGCATCCCCAGACGAGTCCGAATAAGACTGATGCAATAACAGAGTTGAATATGAAGAACAAGGCATAAGCGCCTGATATTGCAGCCATGATTCCGGTGAACAGGATGGTTCCGCCGACTCCTGCATATTTCGACTGCTCGTTGTCGCATCTTCTTATTATCTTCTTGTTGATGCCCGCGCAAGACCAGAGGAATTCATTGATGAAACCGAATTTCTTTTCATTTGCTTGTTTTTTGTCTTCATCTTCTAAATTTTTAAGAATGTCAAACATAATTTATATAAATAGCGGTCTGTCGGTTTTGGATAGACGCTTTTCTATTTATTGAAAAAGAAAGAACTTGCCGTTTTAAGCAAGTTCTTTCTTTCTGTATATCTTCATTGTTCTGAAGTCTTCTTCAAGAGGATCGTTGAGATGTGTCGCCTTTATTATCTTTTCATGGAAGTCTTTGTAGTTTCGGAGCCATAAGCAGACTTCATGTTCAGTTACTGGCTGAACTGACAGCAGGTCTTCCTCTGTTACTCCGCATTCGCCGCAATCCGTTTTATGTTTTCCCAAGTCATATGGATGACCAAAAAAGTAGTAGTGATTGTATTCAGAGCAGTTGTACTTCTTTTCATATTTGTATGTGGCAATGGCAGTTTTCACTGTGTTGTCATTTCTGTACGATTGTGTATATCGTATCTTTACGATTGTGTTCTTTGGGACTCTGAGTGTGCAGATTTCTTGTGGTTTTTTCTTGTTTTCCATAAAATGACGCTTTTGAGTTTATGCTGCAAAGATATAAATTTTTTTTGATTTGTGAAAAGATTTTGGCTATTATTTTAAAATAGAAAGAGTCTGCGGTTCCGGATATTCGCAGACTCTTTTTTGTAGAAGTTTGAAATCTTATAGACTGAACAAGATGATTGCGATGATTATCACGCCGATGCTGCAGCCGATGTAGATGTTCTTCTTTGAAGTGTTCGGTTCTTGCTTGTAGTTTTCAAGAAAGTTTGTTTCGGCGTCTTCATTGTTTTGTTCGATGTCGCTTTCGTCTATGAACTCGTCATTGTCGTTGATAAGTTCCTCGTTGAATTCTTCTGTCTTCATTTTGCTACGAATTTGAGTTTTCTTATGATTTTGTTGAATGATTCGGTTTTGTTCGGACGTTTGTAGTTCATCTCTTTTGAAATGTTGAACATATAACCGTTAGCCCATCTATGCCTGTTTTCTCGTACATTCCATAAGCAGTCTCTTAAAACGACAGCAGATAAGTATGAGTCTTTTGGTTGTTTGACCTTGTTCTTGTCAAGAATTGTGTAGTACCAGCCGTTCTTCTGGTCTTGTGAGAAGAACAGGCTTTCCTGCATGAGTATCATCTTGTTTGTCTTGTTCTCTGAGAACACGAACGCGATGTGCTTGAACTTCTTGTCTGTGAACAAGGTGTCTCCGTTGACATAGTACTTGACTGTGCATACTTTGTCGGTGTGACGCCATACAGACACTGTGTCGATTTTTGCGGCTGATGCCGATAATGTTGCCAGCATGAATACTAATGCTGCGATTGCTAAATGTTTCATTGCTTCTTTGTATTTTAGTTGTTTGACAAAATGTTTTTGATAGTGCAAATATAATGAATGTTTTTCATTAGACATAGCATTATTGATTAAAATGTTGTATTTTTAATATTTTTTAGGAAATGATTATTAGATAGGCAGATCTTTGGAAAATAGATAAATACAATACATGCAATGATGCTGTTTTTATATAAAACGATTTTATGTTGTAATGAATATTCTTTTGGAAAAAAACCATGTTCTTGATGAAGGAGTCTTGTTCGAGCAGAATATGAATAATTATGCCACTTTGTTCAACAAGGTTAACATCTATTCAAAGCGTGGATATATGGCTTCTCTTAACGAGAGCAATAGCAGGCATTTCAGGTCGAAGTTCGGGTACAATCCCGATATTCTTTTCAGTGTTGAAGAACGTGAGTCGGTACGTGACTTGTTCTGTCAGATAAGAGCGCATCTTGTCGAGCAGATGAATCGTGAACTTGCAGACGCTCAGGCGCAGATGATTTACGAGGGAGTCTGGGACAATATCAAGAGCGGTGTCAAGAAAGGCGTTGATGCTGTCAAGAACAAGCTTGATGCGATTTCGGAGAAGTACAAGAAAGGAATAGAACTCATCAACAAGATTATCAAAGACGGCGTCAGTTCGGTTAAGGATTTCTTATCGAAGATTGGAAAACTGTTCTCGACTCTCGGTGATAATTTCGCAGAGGTTGTCGAGAAACTTGGTGGGGGTTCTAAGGATGAAACCGCTGAGGATGATTCTGTTTCCCTGAACATAAACAAGGCATATCTTGAAGTTGTTCCTGAAAACCAGAGAACTGTGTTCGGACATGTTATCGAATACATTGTCGAGATGTTCAAGAATGACAAGGACAAGGCAAAGCAGCTTGTGAACGAGGGCTTTGTTGACGCTGTGGCAAAGAACAAGGTTCTTCAGTTCATTATCGGTCATAGGGAAGGAAAGCAGTGGGGATGGTGGCATACCATTCTTGTTTCCATTATCGGTTCGTTCATCGTTTCTGTCATTCTTCCGATGTCTTTGTGCCTGTTCGGAATTGGCGGTTCGGCTGCGGCTGTTATCTGCACGACTGTTGCCTGTGTGTGGTGCGGGCGCGGTTTGTTCAAGGTTCTTCTCAACAGATATCTGAACAAGGATCCGAAAGAGCGTTTCTTGGACAAGTGGACTGTTCTTGGCATATTCTTGTCTGTGGTTCCTGTCGTCGTGTTCAGGATTCCGGCGGTTCAGGATTTTATGCATGACTGTATCAAGGGGCTTTTCGAGTCGCTTGGTCTTGATAAGGCGATTGACAAGATTGAGGATTTTCTTACTTCCATTTATAAGCATTTTGCAGGGAAGAGTGTCGAGGAAGTCGATACTGTGAAGACCGGCGAATGGATTAAGGAGAGAGTCGAGTCGATTGCGAATGCCGGCGACACACATACTTCATTGATGGGAAGCGGTGGAGCGCATGCGTATATTGACAGCCTGTTCAACGGAAAGAGTGATTTGAACTCTTTTACTGGAAAGGTCAGCGAGTTGAAGTCTTGGCTTGAGACTATCGCCGATGCAAAATGGACAAGTTCTACACAGATGCTGAATCATCTCCCTGAATTGTCAGGAAATGCTCCATTGACTACGGTTCTTGACGGAAACACATTCCAGCATGTTCCGAGAGAGGCATTGAGCAATGCGATTAAGGAGTTGTCCGGTCAGATGGGAATTCACTGCGAGCTTATCAACGCGTCGAACGATGCATTGAGAGACGCCACTCATAATATGGCTGGAACTTCATTCGTTCTGGTTGCTGATGCGAATCCGACTTCGGAGAATGCGGCAATGCTCAATGATTTGATTAGAAAGACTGCGGAAAAGCTGGGTATTCATAATGTAACGACATTCGGAAAGATTATGAATAACATTACAGATTTCGAGGAAGTTTTCCATGAGACGATTATCAACAATAAGACCATCCATACGCTGGTGGATACGATTGCAAGTTGCTTTACTCCGGTGTTCTGTCCGTTCTTTGACGAGAAGAAGTGGGGCGACTACAAGTTGAGTCTCGGTTCCAACGCGTCAGGTTATTCTGCTTATACGGTTACGAAGGTCGAGCATATGAAGTTCGACAAGGTTGTCGAGCTTGATTCTACGAACATGGCGATTCCTCTGCTTGTGAAGCATAGCGATGATGTTCTCAAGCAGCAGAGGGATATGCTTGTGAACAGCTATAAGGATGAAGCGAAGAAGACAGACGGCAAGCTTTCCACTGCTGTCAAGAAGTTCTTCAAGATTGAGACCAAGAAGTACAACGAGAGCACGAATATCGAGAAGCATGACATGGTTGTCATCTATGTTTCCGGGACTGTGAAGTACAGGACGAAGGACGGAGAGAGAAAAGAAAAGGAATTGAAGAACGTTCCGGCTGTTGCTCTTGATATGAACACGATGATGTGTGTGGATATTGCGCCGTGGTTCAAAAAGCGCAGGAAAGTTCCATATTTTATGAAAGGCTTGTTCAGCAGGCTTGATTTCATGCCTGTTAAGAAAGATGACAACGACACGAAGGAGTTCATCCATAATATGCTTGAAAAGACGATGGAGACCGCTTGTAAGTTCTGTGTTACATACGGTGTCGGTGGCTATTATGTCGAGTATTCGAAAGAGGAAAAGAAGTATGTTCCTGTTGATAAGAAGAACGCGGATGTCAATTATTTCGACATTGGCAATCTCACGGTGAACGAGCTGTGCGATGTCATTAACGAGGTTGATAATGCAGCATACCAGTTGCTTGATGGAAAGTACGGCAAGAGAGTGATAATGAAGACCGGCAAGGACGGAAAGATGACGAAGAAAACTGGAGAGAACAATAACCTTATCGAGAAGAAGAGATATTCGAAGAAAGACGGAAAGTTCGTCGAGGATAAGAACGGCAAGTATGACTATATAGACGCGGTTGTGATTCCGTATATCTCAAGAAAGAAGTCGGCTGTTTATAAGGAACTTGCTGCTGACGAGGATGTTGCTGAAATCATCTTGACGAAAGACGGAGACATCGACACTTCTATCATAAATGATAAGGAGTTGAATCTGAAGCAGTTCCTATATAGACCGGGAAAGACCTTCGGAAAAGAAGACAAGGTCAATCTTGTGAACTCCATCAACAAGTATCTCAAGGGAAGAAGTCGCAAGGAGAAGCTTGATGCATACAATGTTGTTAAGAGGATGATTGAGATTATCTGGCGCAATATGTCCGAGACGATTAGAAAGAACCGGGCAAAGAGAGTCAAGGAGTCTTGATTTTCAAATAGTTGTGTTTTTGCATAGCAGGATTCGGTTGATGAAACCGAATCCTGTTTTTTGTTGTCGATGAAAATAAATATCTTATGAAATGTTTGGTTGCACAATGATGGAATTTCCATATAGAAAGAACTTATATTTGAATGAAGGTTTGATGGATGATGTTGAAGTAGACGAAGTTGTTGATGACATTGAAGATGCTGATTGTGACGGTAATCGTGTCATTATATATGTAAATTATACGAAATGTACAAAAGACTTGGAATATTTCACAAGATGCTTAAACAAGTGGAGCGTGTGTGGAAATGTTAGAGTGGAGAATATTTCGGATGGCAAGTTCTCTGTTGATTTCATCTTGGGTGACAACGTGTCTCTTGAAGATTTTTGTATATTGATCTGCATGTTGATTATGCCAAGTTTGCCTGCTTCGAGCGTAGAGATTGAAAATGATTCGGTATCTCCATTTCAATGCAAGTTTAACCCATGTTTATATGACTCAATGGAGTTGTCTCTGATTTATGTAGATAGATTTTGTAAGTTTTTCAAGTGTTATTATCCAGATGCTTCAGATAAGGAAATAATAGATACTTTTGTTAGAAAATATGTAAGGCTGAAACCAAATAGAGAAAAATATACGAACGTTGTCAAGTTTTTTGATGATGACAATATAACGAATGAAGATGACAATGGAAGAGCCGTAATCGTAGACGAAAACGGAAAATTTATTTCTAACGAACCGCTTAATGATTGTACGGGGTTTTGTGAGGGGTTTTCAGTAGTTAAACGTAACAAGAAGTACAATTATATGGATAAGCATGGTAATCTGTTGTCAGAAATATGGTTTGATTGCTGTTATGGTTTTAAAAATGGATTTGGTGTCGTTAAAATAGGGAATACTGAAAATTACATAGATAAAGATGGAAACTATTTATTGTCTAAATGGTATGATAGTTGTTCCAACTTCTATAAAGAGGGTTTTGCTACCATAGAATTAAAAAACAAATATAACTTTGTGGATACAAGCGGAAAGGTTATTTCATCTATGTGGTTTGATGAAGTATCTGGTGATAATGGAGAAGGATTTGTTGCTGTAAGAAAGAAAAACAAATGGAACTATGTTGATGTAACAGGGAATATTCTGTCAAAAGATTTGTGGTTTACTCAATGCTTAAAATTTGTTGGAAGGTTTGCTAAAGTTAAAATCGGAAGATATTGGAATTTTATAGACAAGGACGGTAAACTTCTGTTAGACGAAACAAAGTTTCAATCGATTGGCAACTTTAGTGACGGTTTTGCAAAAGTTGAACTGAAAAACAAATGTAATTATATAAATGAAAGTGGTGAAATCGTATTCGATACATGGTATTATGGATGTTTTGACTTTATGGAAGGATTTGCTGCTGTTATTAAATCGCCGAATGTACGAAATTTCATAGACAAGAACGGACGGATAATTTCTCCTGATTTGTGGTTTGGTTATTGTGACTATTTCAAGAATGGTTTTGCGATAGTAATTAACGAAGTTGACGGCAATGTAAGTAAAAGAAATTTTATAGACACGAATGGAAAACTGATTTCTAATAAATGGTTTGATTATGCAGATAATTTTGATGGGGGTTTTGCACTGGTGTATAATAAAACAGGAAATGATTATATATACAATTTCATAAACACGAAAGGAGAATTGATGTTGGATACATGGTCAACTGTGTATGGTGAATATGTCGTAAAAGACGGGATGGTTGTAATGTCCGATGGAAATTTATGCATTGACTCTGAACATAATCTTGTATTTGTCGTTTGATATACTTGAAAATAAAGAAAAACTGTTAAAACGTTTAATCAGGTGCAATGAAATCTATATATTTGAATGAGGATTTGTTAAGAGGCATAGAAGCAGATAATGTTGAAGATAGTGATGTCTATGAAGCATGTGATGAAACACAGATATGCTTATGCTATAAGTCTAAATGCTTTTCAACAGATTTCATGGAGAGTTACATTTCAAAGTTGTTGAATAAGTTATACGGATTCGATGAACCTAATATAGAAGTAGAAAGAAGAAACGGAATTTTGGCAGATGTTGTTTATGTCAAATTTTGTTTGAATAAGCATATGCAACTTTCTTATTTTTGCGATGCGTTATGTCAGCTGATTGTGCCAAGAAATGCTGGCGTAGAAATTATGATTGGTTATGATAGAGATAGTTGTTTTGGTTGTTGTCTTCATAATTCGTCTCATTCGGATTACATGATGTTGACTATTAGTCATTTTGATAGATTTGTTGATTTTTTTAGAAATTATTTTCCTGATGTGACGGAAAAAGAAAGTTTTAATTGTTTCGTACGCTCGTTTGTGAAACATCAGAATGATGAATCTGATTTTTGTTTGATAAGAATTCGGGATGATAAAGCATCGACTATTATTAACGAGGTCGGAGAGACGTTTATTGTAGACAAGAAAGGAAATTTTGTTTCTGATTTGTGGTTTAATGAGATTCATGGTTTCAAAGACGGTTTTGCATTGGTCGAAAAAGATAACTTAGAGAATTTTATAGATATGAATGGAAAACTTTTATCAGATAAATGGTTTTTAAAATGTTTTGATTTTAACGAAGGCTTTGCTCCTGTTAGGTGTTGTAGTGGTGAGTATAATTTCATAGACGAGAGTGGAGAATTTTTAATAAAGAACAATAAGTTGTTTGATAGTTGTTCTAATTTTAAATATGGTTTTGCTTGCGTTATGTCACATGATAGATATAATTTTGTTGACATGAAAGGAAACCTTCTTTCGGATATATGGTATAACGACGTGTCGAATGAGACGAAAGATGGTTTTGTGAGAGTGAAAAAGAAAAATAAGTGGAATTTTGTTGATAATAGAGGAAACGTTCTTTCTAAGGATTTGTGGTTTTCACAATGTTTGGAATTTGAGGATGGTTTTGCAGAAGTTAAGTTAAATAACAAGTGGAACTTTATTGATAATACTGGCACGATTATTTCAAAAGATCGATGGTTTTCCGAGGTAAAGCATTTTAGTGAAGGTCTTGCTCCTGTTAAAATAAACAAGAAATGGAATTTTATCGACACAAGCGGAAATATCGTTTTTGATGAATGGCATGATAATTGTTCATATTTTCGAGAAGGTTTTGCTGTTGTTTGCAGATATAATAGAAGAAATCAACAGACTGAACGCAATTTCATAAACAAACAAGGAGAACTTGTATCGCCGCATTTGTGGTTTGAAGGAGCAACACATTTTAAGAATGGTTTTGCGGTTGTTTCACGACGGGGCGACATGAAAAAAAATTTAATAGATACTACAGGAAAAGTCATTTCTGATAAATGGTTTGACTATGTGTATGATTTCAAAGACGGTTTCTCGTTAGTTCAAGACAGCGAACTTATTAATTATATAAACACGAAGGGAGAATTGATGTTTAACGAGTGGTTGAAAACGCCTTTATATTTTAAGCCGAAAGATGAGATGCTTGTTTCAGTTGATGGAACTATTCGCATCAGTCCAGACCATAATTTTATAGCAACTGTTTAATTATTTAAACTATTTTCCTGTTTTGATGTAGACTTTCAAAGAAATGTTTTTAATGAAAGTCGTATTATGAAAATGCTGAACTTAGGAACATTTAGTAAGATGAATATCGCACCAACCGATGCAAGCATAATGGCGGCCGACGAAGAAGACAAGAAGCGTCTGGAGTTTGAAAAGACTGTCAGCAAGGATGTTGTCAATGAAATGTTCAGCAAGTTGATGAAGCATGACTTTGGTTCCAATGAAATATCAAGGTTCAATAAGGAGAACTTGACAGACATCAATGAGGCGATGAAGTCGAAAGTCATAGACGACTATACGAAGATACCTTATTCTGAGTTTTGTGACTGGAACATTCTTCTTGACATGAATAACAGTTCCAGCAATTTCAGGAATATGCTTTCATATAAGAAAGTATGTGAGTTGAGAGAACATATTCAGAAGTGGGTTGAAGCAAACATGAAAACAAATTAACCACCATTAAAATAGGTTTAGATGAGAACAACAGAAGATTTAAAGTTGATGTTCGAATGTGCGATGACAAAGGCAAAGAACTTGTACTACACTACATCCGGACATGGTTCGTCAAGAGATTGCTATATTTCCGGACTATATTCTTTGTATATGAATATGTTCGGAAGTTATCCTTATGAGTTTGAGATTTCCCAGTTTGTGTCTGTTCATTCTATTTCATATGAAGAGTTTACGAATGAAGATTACCGATTTGCAAAGAAGTATCTGTACAAGTACTCGAAGTATGTTGATGTCGATTATATAGCCACGCTTGTCAATATTAAGAATGCAAACAAGGATAACTGCTATTTGATTTCAATGTCTGGCATTCATATGATTATCCTTGATGAATATATCGTGTACTGGACAGATGAGAGTTCATTCTCTGTGTTATGTCCGCAATACATGTCAATCGAAGATAATATAAAGATAAAATGCAAAGAGATTCATTTTACGAACATACTGTTTACTGGTGATGTATGGAACGGTTGGTTCAAGATAAATGACTATATTGCATATAGGAATCTTAAGAGACAGAAGGAGACGCCGTTCTATTATTATATTATTCGTACTGCCAACGGATTCGATACTACGAATATGCATATCAAGGATTATGTGAACATAGACATTGACCAGAACTATAATGATGATTTGCCATATGACAAAATAGTGTCGTTCTTGACAAGCAAGGATGAAAGCGGTCTGGTTATTTTGCGCGGAGTTCCGGGTTCAGGAAAGACATATTTGATACGGCATTTCATCACAAACATCAAGAAAGACTTTATCATTATCAATGAGAGTTGTCTCGAATATATGAACGATCCGTCTTTTTTGAAGATATTGATGGACCATCCGGATTCCATTATAATTCTCGAGGATTGTGAGAAGGTTTTGACAGACAGGAACAACGGAAACTATTTGATTGGGACTTTGCTGAACTTGTCAGACGGCATTATATCTGACACGTTCAATATGAAGTTTATCTGTACGTTCAATGCAGAGATGACGGATATTGACGAAGCATTGCTTAGGAAAGGAAGGCTTAAGGTCAAGTATGAGTTTGGAAAATTGTCAAAGGAGAAGACGCAGAAACTTGCAGAAAAACTCGGAAAGAATATAACGCCGGGAGTTGAGTTGACGCTTGCTGATATATACAACTATGATGACGAGGTTGATTTCGCGACAAAGAAGAAGAAAATCGGTTTCTGATTTTTGATGTTTTTTTGTCTACGAAAAGATAAATATCTTATAATAGGTATGAGAAAGATTTTTCATTTGCGAGGCAATATATGGATGTAGTTAGAGATTATGATTATATATTTTCAGACGTTTATCCAGATAGCGATATAATATACGAGATGACATTTGTTCTTAGCGATTATGGCGATAACAAGGAACAAAACATACTTGATGCTGCAATATATGAAGAACTTTCGGTAGATGCAGCATGTCAGACTATGGACATGAGATAATACAAATACGACGATGGAAGATAGAATAGAAAAATTGATTCTAACGGTAACTGACAAGGAAACTGCAACCGTTTTGAAGAACGACATGGCTCTTGCTGGTGTTGACCGCAAGTTGATGAAGATTAGAGCAAACAAGAAAGAAGGAAACTTTGTTCTTACAATCAACGAGGCACAAGAGAATATGCCGGCGATTATCAGGATGTTTAACGGTCCGGAGTACAATCTTTCACTGCAGGAGATTCAAGATCTTCTTCATATACAGATTGTAATTAACCAATAATGCAAACAAAAGTTAATTTTCATTGTCTAACAGTTAAACAATGTTAAAAATAGAACAAAAACTTATCAAATATTTTTGTTGTATACATTAATTTATTATATTTGCATCGGTTAAGTTAATAATCATTTATAAAAAAATTAAGAAATTATGTTTCTCGTTAAGTTTAAAGTTTCAAAGAACAATTCGGGTGACTACAGACCAGCAATCTGGCCGGTTGCATATCCGTACTGGCTCGTTAATGAGGATGAACATGATTTCATTATGCGAGCTTATGTTGAAGATTTTGTCGTATATAATCTTATGTGGCCGTTTTCATATGTCATAGAAACCAAGGAGGTTGACAAGATTGAGTATACTGATGAATTTCCTCAGCCTGCTTGGTATGAACCTAACAATAATATCGGAGATATTATCGATAACAAGAATTCTGACAACAAGTTGAAAAATTTGGTAAATGACGATTTGGTCGACTTATTAAAGTTGGTGAATGAGAAAGTCGGAATCACTGTTGATGATGAAGGTTTGGTTAGAATCGGTGTTGGAGGATGTGATGAGACAGCGGAGATTGAGAAGTGCTTGCAGTATCTTGACTATAAGAACAAGTATAAGGAATACGATGCGAAAGAAATCAAGATGTTGCTTAAGGAGCGTGAATCTGCACAGTATTTGATGATTGTCAAAAAATTCTACTCTTGATACAAAATCAAAATAAGAAGGTCCGGCAATTGAGTTTGCTGGACTTTTTCTTTTTTAAACTATTTGGTAAGTTTGTTGTATAATTACTAAATTGTGGTTCTTCATTATGACTATCAACAACATAAGCATTACAATAACAAATACAGATGTGAAAGATTTGTTCGATTGTGACGAGTTTGAAAATGCGTTCGGTTTTGACGTGGACCCGTTAAACCAGAAGTTCAATGTCGGAGCAGATGGAGCAAGTTCATTGGTAAATGTCTTGACGAGCGGCGGATACGTTATAGTAACAGACATGACACATACTTATTCTGAAGCCAACTGGCAGAACGAGGTCAAGTCCAATCTGGTTCCATATATGTTTGAGCCGAATATTTCGAGCGAGGATGAATATATGCAAGTCGGAAACAGGAGCGGTTTCGTTTCTTTCAGGTTATCTCTTGAAGACATAAAGAAAGCCGCGCAGACAGAAATTGGACTGTTGTTGCTTCTCAAGATGAAATATGAGGAGGATGGAAATGAATCCCTGTATTCGTTGGGTGATTCTATTGCGGCATATGCAATTCCGGAAACTGGAAATCATCGTGCATTCATTAACTATTTAATTTACGGGAACTGATGTTTTGGAGCAGTGTCGGATTGGATGTAGACAGAAGTGTCATATTGTATCTGGATTCATCAAACAAGTCCAGTAGAGAGATTCATTCTGTCGTGAAGTCGAACGAGAATCATAAGACTACATATTCGGAAGTTGTCAGGCATTTGTTTTCATTTGACAAGAAACTGATGTCGTCTGTCCGTGAAATATACATAGAGTCCGTTTCTGGCGATTCTATTGAGAGTCACTATTCATTCTGTCGGGATGTTGCAAATCATTATGACATTATATGTTCTTTCATAGTTAAGAATTTCAAGATATGCATTAGCAAGAATACGCCGGATGACTGGTATGACATTTGCATAGACGATTGTTATGCTGATGCAGCAAAGAAGCCGGATGAGTTTCTGACATTCGGTCCGGACTATGTTGAGATTTCAGACGAGGATTTGAAAGAGCGCGCTTGGTCATGCAGGCAACTGATTGATTATACGGAAAGTCTGATAACTATTGAAATCACTACAGTTGATGATAAGAGGGACGAGTATGTCTGGCGCAGTCATTTCAAGAAGTATGATGATTTTTACAAGTGGTCTCTTTTCCGGTATGGTCTTATATTCAAGTACACGAGACGGTTGACTCATTATGTCAAGCTGATGACAGAACGGGGATTGAGTCTATCAAAGGAAGATATTGAGAGATATATGGAGTTTGACGCAGACTATATCAAGAACATGGAAGATGAATTGAGACTTTCTTTGACACAGGATTGAGATTGCGATTTTTTTCGGAACGAATTTTTTCGTAGTTTTCAAATTAAAAGAGAGAAACGCTGGTTTATAATGACTTGCGTTCCTCTCTTTTTCTTATTTCTTGCTGTTCCAAGGGACTATCAGAGGTCTTGGTGACATGTCGTATCCTGAATTGTCCTGTGTCTTTCTGATCTTTTTTGCCGTTTTTGAACCGGCTTGTTTCTTTGAAGCCATGTTTAACGGAAAGTTGTCATATCTGTCAGGTCCGCCGAGATTTCCAAGGTCTCCGCCAAAACCGCCAATTGTTGGGTCGCCCATTCCGCAAATGTTGCAAGGGTTGCTATAGCATGGTCCGCCAGCGCCGCCCATTGATCCTGCACAGTCGCACATATTTGTCTGTTTTGTATTTTTATTTTTTCTTGATTGTTGTTGTAAGAATGTCCGGGTTGATATGCATCCGTTTGTTTAGAACGTTTGTGTTCTTGTCATAAGGATCATAGTTCGTTCCGATGTATGCCGGTTGCTCTTTCTGTTCCTGTTCCGCTTTCATTTGCTGGATTCTTGAAGACAACGGCTTGTGTCTCATATTCTTGTACTTTTCTGACGCGCCGTCAAGATGCTCTTGCGGAAAGTCCATCTGTGGCTGGAAGTCCGAAGCGATGAGTTCCCGCTTTCCGTTTGCATTCACAAGATACACGTCATAGTAGTTGTATGTGAATGACATCGAGAACGTGTTGAAATTTCCGACAGTCTGGTTGTACTGGAGATTCAGGTCGCTGATTGACGACGGTGTGAGTTCCTTGTACACATACTCCATCATGGCAAATCCGCCGTCGTTCAGAAGGCATATTTTTATCGGGTTCATATACAGGTACTTCGCCGTTTCTCCGAGTGCAAGGAATCTCCTGTACTGGTCCCTCATGACGAAGTATGATATGTATGATTCTGTTGTTTTGATTGTCAGGTTCAATTGCTTTGAAACAATCTGGTCGAATGCCTTCCCTATTCTTTTCTGCACGTTATATAGCTGGATGTCTTGTGCCGGGTTTGACGCGCTGAGACCCGGAAAGTTCACGGAAGAAATCTGCGAGTTGATGAAGTCTTCGACCGTGTTGTATGGAAGAAACATCCTGTGTAGCACGCTGAGCCATGTGTCCACCACTTCCGGATAGAACCAGTTCAGGTCTGTTGTTATGACAAAGTTTTGTTGCAGGTTGTTAAGAAGCATAATGTTGTTTTCCGGTACCGGACTTCGGCTTTTTTATATTTATTTTTTGCTGAATCTATTTTGGAAAGATAAATATCTTATAATATAAAAAGCAAATCGTATGGATGAAATAATCATCTTCATTTGCTGGTAAATGATGAAATTGGCTTGGGTTGATAGAAGAAAATTGAAATTAAATTCAGTTGTCGTTCTTATGAAGCCGTTTAGGTAACAAACGAAAACAATTTGTTGAAATGATTCGACAAGCCATTTTAAGATAAATACAATACACAAACGGTTAATTCGATTTTAATCATGATAAGTTTCTGCTATACTGAAGATGGTAATTATTCGGTTCAAAATATACCTGATGTCTCTCAAAGTATAATTTTCGACAAGTCTAAGCAATTAGTTCGGTTATTTAATTCAGAAAACTTCTATTTTTCCGTTTTATCGGATGTATTCCAAAGCAATTTGAACGCTCCGCATACAGGTTTCTCGCAGACCGGTGCGTACAATATGTTCACTTTTCTGAATTCGTCAATCGATGCAAGAAGACAAGCGCTGGAATCTTCAATCGGAAGCATCAACAGCAGTATAGCAGTAATCAATTCATCGGTTAACCATATAGAGGAGACGTATGTCGAGGTTGCTCAACATGACAGCGATTCTTATGATTTGGCTTTTTCTGACGAGGTTGGCTATGTTCTTGTCAAGTTCTACGGTGGTCATGTTGCTACGAAGAATTTTGATAGTTCTGTGATTGTTGACTATGTCGATCAACTTCAGGTTGATGTGCAGGCTCTGGATAGCAGCGTGCAGTATCTGGACGGCAGTGTTCAAGAGATAGCAGACACGATAAGCGATTATGTTGATTTGCGTCAACAAGTTTATACGAACCGTGACAATATAGAAGTTCTGCATCAGCAGGTTTATGACATTAGTGCTTGGCTTGTTGAAGACGAGCTTATATGGAGTAATGTTTACATACACTTCAATAGTAGTATTCTTATGGCAAACGCGTCAATCAACAGGCTTGAGACGATGATGGGCGACGGTCTGAGGACTCCGATTGTGAACCAGACTTCAAATACGGTAGAGATTGCGCCTAACGTGCTGAACTTGTGGTCAACGTCCACGAACGCGCTTACCGTTACGTTTGCTGCTCCGGATGATCCTACGGTTGTTAATGAGTATATGATTGAGTTTACGAGCAATACAAGCGCATTCTCTTTGAGTTTGCCGAATGGAATCAAGTGGGCTAATTATCCGCCGCAAATTGATTCTCTTGCTACTTATCAGATAAGCGTAATCAACAATCTGGGTGTCTGTGTCAAGTATTCTTGATTGCATCAAAATATGGAAATCTAACAAGAGAGAAACTTTTTTAAGTTTTTCTCTTTGTTTTTTAAACTTTTTGTCTTTTTCTTGTATACTATTCGGAAACTATTTCATGATTCATAAAAATGACTGCAAAATGATAAATGAGAACATTCGGATAGATGAAGGTTACAATCAGCGTGAAGTTGTTGCATACCGCTTTTCCAAGATATTCGATGAGCCGTTTACAAACGAGGCATTGAACGAGTACAGCAAGGGAGAGTGGACGTCCAGTCTTGCAAGTGGCGCAGATGATATGAACCATACAGACTTGATTATCAAGAATAAGAATGGCATATACAGGTGTGACTGCAAGACAAGGTCAGATGGCTATTGTCCAAACAATAAGATAACCGAGCCTTCTGTTCTGACTATCGGTGAATATGCTTATAACTCCAGAATAACAGATTTCATATCGTTCTTCGGTTTGGATGGAAACCTTTATATGTGCAGTCTGAGCAACATCAGAAGTATGGAGCCATATGAAGTTAAGCAATCAAAGGGCTTTAATAACCATATGCAGAATCTGTACATATTCAGGGTGTTCGATATAATGAATGATTCAAGTGTAATCAAGATAGAAGTTTCCGAAGAATTCAAGAAGTATTATAACAATGGATATGAACTATATAACAAGTATAGGAGAGAGATTCGCAGAATGACAAGACTCAATGACTATTATATGATTCCGGGTATTGTTGAGACGTTCGAGAGAGAACTTCGTGAAATTATACATTCGTATAATTCTTCTTTAGAAAAAGATAAAGGTTCAAGTGTTGTTATGGATGACAACTTGAACGAGGTTTGTAATATTCTTAGTTCTTTAGTCTAATAGTTTGATGTTTAGGGTTTTTACAGCATTCAGTGGATATGATTCCCAGTGTCTTGCGCTTAAGAGATTGCAGGAACGGTTTCCGGACTTCAAGTTTGAGCTTGTCGGGTGGTCTGAAATTGAGAAGTCTGCGATAGAGGCGCATAACATCTTGTTTCCGGAATACAAGGATAAGAACTATGGAGACATTTCAAAGATAGACTGGAATGACGTTCCGAACTTTGACATGTTGACCTATAGTTCTCCGTGCTTTGTTGCAGGGACTAAGGTGGTGACAAGCGCAGGTCTTAAGAACATAGAAGATGTGATAGAAGATGACTATGTTGCTACTCATACCGGTCAGTATAGAAAAGTGCTGAAATGTATGGAGCATGAGCATATCGGTTCATTGTATAGGGTTGAACTGGAAAGTGGCAACAGTGTCATTTGTACTCCGAATCATCCATTCTATTGTGTTTCAAAGAATGACAAGAAGAATGCTATTTGGGTTGAGGCACAGAATCTTTCCGTTGATGAGCATCTATGTAAGCTTGTTGTTGATTTTAATACAGATGGGATGACTCCTGTATTTGACAACAAGATTATAAAAGATATAGAAGTGTATGATAATCAGAGAGATATAGTTTACAATTTGCAAGTTGATGAATATGAGTCATACATTGCAAACGGAATCTGTGTTCATAATTGCACAGACTTTTCAATAGCAGGTCATCAGGCTGGCGGAGAAGAAGGTTCTGGGACACGTTCATCCCTGTTGTGGGAGTGCGAGAATGCAATATCTATAAAGAGACCGAAGTATTTGATTCTTGAGAATGTGACAGCTCTTGTGAACAGGAAGAACAAGGATGTGTTCTTTAAGTGGATTTCACGAATCTCGAAGTATGGTTATGTGTCATTCTGGAAGATATTGAATGCAAGTTGGTACGGGATACCTCAGAATAGGGATCGCTTGTTTCTGGTTTCCGTGCTGAAAGAGAATCCGGAAGATATTGTGAGTTATAATTTCCCCAATCCGTTCATTAGAGGATGTTCGATAAGTGATTTTTTGAGCAAGGAAGTTGATAAGTCATACTATATTGATTCAGAAGCGGTTAATAAGTGGATTGTTGAGAATGAAAATAAAATAAAGGCTTGTATTTCAGAAAAGAATCATATAGATATAAATAGTATTGTCATGGATGATTCTTGCATATATGAGTTTGATACAGATACAGAAGAAAAACGCGATAACGATATATCAATGGAAGATAAAGATAACTGCTTGTTTGGCGAGCAGGAACAAGATTGTTGTCTTGTGAAAGATCCCAAGCAGGCGACTAAGGACAAGAAGCAGAAGCGTGAACGGAAGAAGAAGATTCGGAATGATGTTAGTAAGTATGAGGGATGCCATATCGTAGATAGAATTCCGACTCCGACATGTACAGGAAATGTGGCTCCTACTTTGATGGCGTCAAGTTATGAAGCCGCTGATTATAAGAATTTTTATAGTGTTGGTCATTTTCCGAAGCTCGGCATTCTTGAGGTTTGGGAACGAGACGGTGTCGAAAAGAAAAATAATTAATCAAGATATTAAATATGCAGACAGAAAGACAAGCATATAACAAGAATAAGAACAAGATTATAGAGACTGTTACGAATTTGAAAGAAAACCAGTTTCTTAGGATTCGCAAGTGTTGTCCGAGAGAGTCGTTGCGCTTGATGGGTATATCTGAAAGTCATATTGACAGGATGCTCAATCCGAGAGGTTATCTGGAATCGCAGGGTTATTCGGAAGAAGAAATCGACAAGATGCTGATTAAGGAAACCGGCGAAGAGAATATATATAAACAGGCCGGCAACTCTATAGTCGTTGATGTGTTATATCATTTGTTCAGAAAGATGTTCATAGAACCGGGTGTGGAAGTTGGTCAAGATGAGCAGTTGTTTTGAAAAATGAAGATAAGAGTTTTTACAGCATTCAGCGGATATGATTCCCAGTGTTTGGGTTTGAACAGACTTAAGGATTACTCATCGGATTTCGACTATGAACTTGTCGGATGGAGCGAGATAGACAAAGGAGCCATTGGCGCTCACAATGCTTTGTTCCCTGAAGCGTCCGACAAGAACTATGGAGACATATCGAAAGTGGACTGGTCGAATGTACCTGATTTTGATTTGTTTACATATTCAAGTCCATGTACAGATTTTTCAGCAGCCGGACTTCAGAAAGGCGGCGAGGAAGGTTCCGGGACACGATCTTCATTGTTGTGGGAATGCAGGAGAACTATCGAGAGCAAGAAACCAAAGTTTCTTCTTTTTGAGAATGTCATCGCGTTGCTCAGCAACAAGTTTATCAAGTTGTTTGAGAAGTGGATTTCTCTTGTTAATTCCATGGGTTATAAGAGTTATTACTCTGTTTTGAATTCAAGGGACTACGGTGTTCCTCAGAACAGACCGAGACTTTTTCTTGTTTCAATAAGGAATGATGTCGGAATCAACTATTCGTTTCCGAGTCCGATAAATGACAGACCGCATCTTTATGACATTCTGGAACATGATGATGAGGTGGATCCGAAGTTGTTTCGGAGCGAGCAGAGAATAGATAAGATGATGACGTTGCATCCGGTTCAGATGGCTGCCCTGGTTAACGAGAAGAACATTGTTCCCGGAAAATATGAAGTGTTGCCATGTGGTCTATATTGTCATTCTTCAGATGCTTTTTCAAGTCCGCCGATTCGTGACATGTCAAGATGTCTTAAGGCGATGAGTCACGAGTCCGGTATCATATATAAGAAAGACGGAAAGTGGTACGAGCGTCTGTTCAGTCATAGGGAGTGTTTCCGCTTGATGGGTTTGACTGATGAAGAGTTTGATAAGATAAGTTCTTGTGTCAAGAGTACCGATTTGTACCAGTGTGCTGGAAATTCTATTGTCGTCGATGTCCTTTTCCACATTTTCAGGAAGATGTTTGTCGATATAGAACCGGATATAAACACTCAATATGTTTTATTTTAAACTAATTGAACATTTTGTTGTATACTTTTTCGAGATAAGATAAAGAATTTTTTTATTCACCTATTTTAATAAAGTTTTCTAATGAAAATCGTTTTTAAGAGTACCGGAGACAATGCCGGTTTAGAGAATTGGCTTAAGACTTTCAAGGAAATTGACGAGTCTTTGTTGATTGAAGTCGATGCTGAGAACAAGTGCTTTGTTACCAAGGCATATACTTCCGAGAGGACTATCGTTAAGTATGGTTCTTTGGCGTTTGAGAATGCTAATTATGAAGTTGAGTCTTCTGATGAGTTCAATGGACGTGTTTATGTTGGCATATTCCGCTATCTTGACAAATTCATCAAGGTTGTGAATCTTTTTACAAAAGACGAACATACATTGACTATTGAATTCGATGACAACGGCAAGGGGCAGTTGGTTGCAAGCAGCATTACATTCAAGAGCGATACGCTTCAGATGGTTCTTCCGGGTTCCATTATGGACGAGTTCGTTATTTTTACCGACGAACAGTTCAAGAACAAAATCGCTACAATCGACGATCCTATGGTGTTCAATGTTAGTAACGAGAATGTCAAGAAACTTCTTGACTCGTCCTCTATTATGTCTTCTGATGCAAAAAAGGATGTTCTTGCATTTGATGTTGTTCTTGAGAATGATGAGTTTGTTCTTGTTGCAAGTGACAATAATAACAAGTCATTCTTCTTTAAACTTGGAACTTTGTCGGAAGATGCGAATGTTAGCAAGGACATTGACATAAAGAATGCATATAGCGCGGTTATTCGTAACAATTTCATTTTAGCGACAAAGAACGACACAGACGACTTGAAGTTGTATATCTCAAGAACAGGCGTTTCCAACAAGATTAGAATCGACGCCGGTGAATCTTTCAGTACAATCATTTCCAAAGTTCGTATCAATCGCTGATATGATGACTGTAGTAGGTTGTTAGGTTCAGCCGATTTTATGCTTGATAGACTTGCTATCGAGAAAACATGTTCGGTTCGCCGAATCTGTTAGACTTAAATCTAAAATCAGATTTTTCTATAGATGATTAGATGTGAGAAATACGCTCATTTGGGCGATGTTGGAAGTTCGGATTTCAATTGGGATGAATACGAATCTGGTTGGAACGGAATTTCATTGAAGAAAAATAAGAAGATCAAGACTTCTGGTGGCGACAAGTGTTACAGCCATGCTGTATATGCTCAGTCATTGTATGACAAGTACACAGGAAGCCATACGGAGGTTGTCAAGGATTTGAAGCGCGGTTCTACTGTTGCTATCCAAGACTTCCGAGTTGTTGATGACAATACGATTATGGCTACTGTTTGCGGCGGTGCGACGAATGTTATCATTGACTTGAACAAAGAAGGCAAGTTCTTCAATCAGTTGACTTATAATAACCAGCCGTTAACAAAGAGTATTTTCGTTGAAGGTACAAGGACAAGTCCTGAATTCAAGGATAGTTTGCTTTCTATGAACCTTTATGTCAAAGTCGGTTCCGACACGGAAAAGGGTTCTATTTGGGACGGTTCTGTAGAGAGGCTTGCACAAGAGCTTAAAGAGCAAATCAAGTTGAACGAGAAGGCGTACTATGCTACGATTCTTTCTACGAATGGTGGCGGTTTCAATGTCGAGATTATGGGTATGATTAACGCGTTCATGCTTGGTTCCCAGGCTGCATCGAACAGGATTACAGACTATGAATCGATGGTCGGAAAGACTCTTGAGGTCATGGTTGATTCTTGGAATCCTAAGAACGGTTTTACAGTAAGCCGCAAGAAGTATCTCAACAAGATACGTCCGCATATGCTGAAGCCGTTTGAGCAGACTCTTGCTGATGCTCCTGAAACTACTTATGTTGGAAAGATAACCGGCGCGAGCCAATACGGTGTGTTCGTCGAACTCAACGAGTTCATTACTGGTATGTTGCACAAGACTCTTGTCAGTGACGAGTTGCGTGACATGATGAGAAAGAATGAAGTTGTTGCAGGCGAGGAAATCACAGTTTATGTTCACAAGATTGAGAACGGACGTGTCATTCTGTCTGATGTTCCTCTTGCTGAACGCGAGGTTGTCATCAAGAAGCGTGAAGCGGAAGACGAGGCAGAGAAGAGCGAGCATATCGCGCAGATGAAGAGTGCGAATGCGGATTATCGCGGCGGCAATAATAAGTTCAACAAACGTTCTGGAAATTAGGCATATGGATGGATTTGGTTTTAACGATCAAGATTTGAACTTCACCATGCCGAATGTCTATGGATATGATACCATGAAGTGCGAGTGCGGTTGTGAGACTTTCACACGCGGGTACATATTCAAGAAGGTTCCCGGAATCTTGTTTGGCGGTGGTGTTGATGAAGTTCCTGTCCCGCTGGAAGTGTTTTTCTGCAGCAAATGCGGAACAATTCCGGAATTTATTAAGAAGAAGCTGAAAAGCGAGGAAGAAAAGGCAAAGAAGGCAGAAGAAGCCAAGAAAACTCTCATTGTCTGATGGAAGTTGATAACATATACAATATGGACTGTCTTGAAGGGATGAAACTTCTGGACGACAAGTCGGTTGATTGTGTTATTTGTGATTTGCCTTATGGAATGACGAGCAACAAGTGGGATTCAATCATCCCGCTTGATGCTCTCTGGAAACAATACGACAGGGTTTGCAAGGATAATGCTGCCATTGTCTTGACTGCAAGTCAGCCGTTTTCAAGCATGCTTGTCATGTCTAATGTCCAGATGTTCAGACATGAGTGGATTTGGATAAAGAACCGCGGAAGCAATTTTGCAAATACAGTCAGAGAGCCGTTCAAGGAACATGAGCATGTTCTTGTGTTCAGCAAGGGCAAATGGACATATAACAAGCAGATGCAGGAAAGGACAGGAGGTGGCGCGGAAAGAGTCAAATATGACTTGACGTCTACATCGACAAGTTCCAATTACAGGAATTTTGACAAGCCGCAGACCAAGAACGCATCCGAGTTGAGAGTTCCGTCATCTTGGCAGAAGTTCAACACTGAAACCGGTTTGCACCCGACACAGAAGCCGGTTGATTTGTTTAGATACTTGATACGGACATACACGAATGAAGGAGAACTTGTTCTTGACAATTGTATTGGAAGTGGCACAACGGCTATTGCAGCATTGAGAGAAAAGCGTCATTTTGTCGGTTTTGAGTTGAATAAAGACTATTATGAGATTGCCACCAAAAGAATAAAGGATGAGCAAGATTATATGTCTGAAAGTTTATTTTAACCATTTAATTATTAACATTTTAATTATTTTGACAGTTATGAGCAATTTATCAGAAAATACAGTTGATACAATCACTTTGACACCACAATACGGTTTTTTTGCAGTTACGGTTGAAATTGAAGAAGAAGATTCAGAAACCGGAAAAACCAAGAAGACAAAGGAAGAACATCTTGTAGACGGAAAAAATGTTACAGATGTTGAGTCAAAGGTTGCAAAGGAGATGGACGGTGTCATGTCACCATGGAAGATAGTGAAATGTCAGACGTCTAAGATTATCGCAGTTTATTAAATTTCAGAACAAAAGTGGACTTTTTGAGATTGATTTGAATCAATGTATTCTTAATGAGTCCACTTTGTGTTTTTGAAAGAATAAATCTGTGCATTTTCAACATTTATTGTATAATTTTCATGGTTTTGTGACAGTTTAATAAAAGACGGTTTTTGAATTCAATGAAAAAAACTTTTCAAGTATTTTGAGTTTTTAATATTTTTTGGGATTGTATGAAAATTATTCAGCATGGATGTAAAGATTACATGTTTATGTTCTTGAAAATTGAGTTTTCAAACATCTTCAAAAGAGAGTATTTTGAAAAATTTAGCGCTTGGAACAAATAAATAAATTACCCTTCTTTTAAAAACTGTCAATGCCTATAAATTTTCAAAAGACTGAAGAAAAATGAAAGAAACTAATTTCTGTTTAGACAGTGCAACTCCGATTATTTACAAAGAGAATATTGACGGAGAAGTCATTATAGAACCGATAAGCAATGCATATGAAAAGCATCAGGATGATGTTATTTACGTATGCGTGCATAAGTTCAATGAAACAGAGCATACTACCAGCATCGTTACTTGGGAAGAAGCGAAATTATGTCATACAGAGAGTATAAAGGAAGTTGTCATCTATCTACAGCCGGATGACTTTATGAACACGACGCTTGAAAGTGACAATGTGATTCGTGTTACTCCCAACCATGTGTTTCCGGTGTTGAAGCCAACGGGTCTGAAGAACATTGAGAGTTATCTTATTCAGACAGGAGATTTGATTCCGTTCGACAAGGGAAGAGAACTTGAAGAAGGTGTTGATGCAGAAGGATTGACAAACGAGTATATGCTTGAGAACAATTCCGTCCAGCGTCTTTATTATAGACATGTTATGAAAGTTTCGATTGACGAGTATGATGAGACCAAGGAAAACGGTTTTTCAAAAGATTTCTATGGTATCAAAATTACTGCAAAGGATGCGCCAAGCAAATACTTTATGATTTGTAATGGTGCTATCAGCCATGATTCTTCAGTAGAATACTAATTTTTGTTAATAATATATCGGCAATATGCTTGTTGCATGGAGTATGCTGTGTATTTGCCGGTATTCTAAATTTATACTTATAACAATGAATGTAGAGAAAATGGACGGCACTATACAGCCGTTTAAATTTGACAAGATTGTGCGTGTTGTTCAGCGTGTTTTTGAGAGCAAGCCTGTGTGTGGTAAGGTTCCCGATAAGCTGATTGATGGTCTCAGGAAGTATTTTGAGAACTTTGTTTCCAAGAGTGACAAGAAGGATTTGAACTATGCTTTACCTGTCGAGGACATACAGAACACGATTCGCGACTTTCTTATCATGAATAACCAGCCTATTGCTGTTGATAGTTTTATTACATACAGGAATAAGAAGAACGAGATTCGTGAAAAGAAGTCATGGTTGACAAAAGATGTTGCAAGCAAGTTGAACGGAAAGAACCCTGAGAATCAGAACGCCAATGTTGACGAGTCTTCTTTTGGCGGAAGAATGGGCGAAGCGACAAGAGTTGTGACGAAGGATTATGCTCTTAAGTTTTGTATGTCCAAGAAGTCAAGACACAATCATGAGAAGAATTTCATCTATATTCATGACCTTGATAGTTATGCTGTTGGAGAGCATAACTGCCTGAGTTGTCCGCTTGACAATCTTCTGACCAAGGGTTTCAATACTCGTCAGACAGATGTTCGAAGCGCGAAGAGCGTGAACACTGCAAGTCAGTTAACGGCAGTCATATTCCAGATTCAGTCATTGCAGCAGTTTGGCGGCGTGTCGGCAACACATATTGACTGGACGATGGTTCCGTTCATCAGACGTTCGTTCGAAAAGCATTATATCTCGAACTGGATTGAAGATTTGCAAGAGTTTGCCGAACTTGATATAGAGGACATGTCTTATGAGGATTTCAACAATTGGGTTGAGAAGAAAACAACTGAATTCTTTATAGAGACTGGTTATGAAGATTCTGATTTCAAGTTTTCAAATAAGGAAAAGTTTGATAAGAAATTGTATCAGAAGGCTTTGAAGGAGACAAGAGATGAGACGTATCAGGCTGTCGAGGGTATGTATCATAATCTGAATACGCTTCAGAGTCGTAGCGGAAACCAGTTGCCGTTCTCATCCCTGAACTACGGAACTTGTACAGAGCGCGAGGGACGTATGTTCACGAAGGCTTTGCTTGAAGTTTCATATCGCGGTCTTGGAAAGTTCGGCAAGACTTCCATTTTTCCTTGCGGCATTTTCCAGTACAAGAAAGGCATCAATGACAAGCCGGGCACAATCAACTATGATTTGAAGCTGCTTGCGTTAAAGTCAACATCAAAGAGACTTTATCCTAACTATGCGAACTGCGACTGGAGCAATCAGGTTGCATGGAAGAAACTTGACAACAAGGTCAAGCAGGGTGTTATAGATGAACTTACTGATGACGAGAGAAAGATTCTTGTTGAGCGTGTTAAAGACAATGGTGAACTTGCATATCATTTGAGTTTGAATGTTGTCAATGACGAACTTGTTCTTGACGAGCGAGAGAAACCGGAAGAGATGTTCTCTACGATGGGTTGCCGCACAGTGAACGGTTTTGATGTCAATTTTGAGAACTCGTATAGGAACAATGTGATGCAGGTTATCAAGGACGGTACCTTGTATGATGATATGACTTCGGGAGTCCAGAAGGACGGTCGTGGAAACATTTGTCCAGCCACGATTATTCTTCCGAAGATTGCCATGCTTGCAAAGAAACAAGAGGAAGAGTGTTGCACAGACGGAGAGAATCCATCAAGTGAAGATATTATCAACAGGTTCTTCTGCATATTGAAGAAGAAGATTAACGAGTCTAAAGATTCATTGATTGAGCGATTCAGATATGTGACTTCACAGCCTGCTGCATCAGCGAAGTTTATGTATGAGAACCATACGATGAGCGGTTATGTCGAGAGTGAGGGAATCGTGTCCGCATTGAGGCATGGAACTTTGACAATCGGTCAGATAGGTATTGCAGAGACTGTTTATATTCTTACTGGTGATTATCATACAACACCTGCGGGAATGGAAGTTGCAAAAAAGATTGAGCAGTTGTTCTTGGATAAGTGCAATCAGTTCAAGAAAGAGACCAATCTTAATTTCGGTGTTTACTACACGCCGGCAGAAAGTCTTTGCTATACTGCTTTTAAGAAGTTCAAGGCAGAGTATGGTGATATGGAAGGTGTTACTTACTTTATCAATGACAAAGGCGAGCGCGAAGACAAGATGTACTTCACGAACAGTATCCATGTGCCGGTATATCTGCATATGACACCGTTTGAGAAAATTGACATCGAGAAGCAGCTGACGGGTTATAGCAATGCAGGATGCATCACTTATATTGAAGTCGATCATGATGTTGTTCATAATATCAAGGCGCTTGAGGACTATGTTGATTATGCAATGGATAGTGATATTCCGTATTTTGCAATTAACTGTCCGTCAGATACTTGTACGAATTGTGGTTATCAGGGAAACATTGCAGACAAGTGTCCGGTTTGCGGAAGCGATGAAATCGAAAGATTGCGTCGAGTTACCGGCTATTTGACTGGTGACTATCACACCGCATTCAATGAGGGAAAGCAGTGTGAGACTGATGACAGAGTAAAACATAAGAAGGAAGTTAATCTTTGATTTTTATTATGAACGTGTTGACATTGACCACTCCGGATGTAGAGAACGGTTACGGAAACCGAGTCACTCTATGGGTTGCTGGTTGCACCCACAAGTGTCCAGAATGCCATAACAAGCACACATGGGCATATAATCAGGGTGTTCCTATTGACAATCCGGAAGTTTATGATAAGATATATGAAGAGTCGAACCATGATTATATTCAGGGCTTGACGCTGTCTGGTGGAGATCCTCTGGACCAGAGTGATGAGTCTATCAACAAGCTGATTGATTTCATCATAAAGTACAAGTATGATTTTCCAGATAAGGACATCTGGGTATATACAGGATGTATATATGAAGACTTGCTGAAGCGGGATTGTGTTGTTCAGTTGCTTTCATTATGCGATGTTCTTGTTGATGGAACGTTTGATAAGCGCTGTTTCAAACTTGACTTGGCATTCCGCGGAAGCACGAATCAGAGAATCATAGATTTGAACAAGACATCCGGAACAAACATAGTTGAAATTGAAGTTGATTGAATAGTTGTTGCAGCGCGGTTTTTGATTTTTTCAAGCCGCGCTGCTTTTAATAATAAATTGGAAAAGAAATGGACAAGTTAGAAGAAGTTAAGAAAATAACAGAAATGCATGACAGGAACATTGGTTTGGAAGAAATGCAGATGAATCCGAGAATCAAATTTTCTCTGGAGCAATTCGAGTTTAATTGTGAGTACCCTGATGAATGTTTTCTTGCAACGATGGAAATGTTCGGAAAGAAGTTCAAAGACAATCCGAACATTGCTGTTAGATATGCAAAAGAATTTGATGAAGATAAGAAAGTTTGCTATTGCTTTTATCTTGAGAACAAAACTTTGCTGGAAAATAAAGAAAAAAGTTAAAAGTAATTAAAATTTTATAATTTGTTCAAGATATTGTTTGTCGTGTTGGAGATCTTTTATATATTTGCAAAATAAAATTCAAAGCAAGACAAATGAACTTTACGGTAAGGAAATCAAACAAGGCTAAAGACAGTTCAGTTGAAATATCGAATGAACTTGCACAAAGAGTTATTGAACTTCTTTCGAATGTTGATTGTACATGCATCTGGTCACAACAAGATAACCAGTACATCAAAGTCAATGATATTCCGACAGATGTTGTTCGAGAACTTGAACTGGCAATTAAATTGAAGAAATTATGAGTTTGAATCTAAAGGTAATATCTTATAAACATCCGGATTTTGACAAGGTGGTCAAAGAGAATAACTTGTCTGGTAAAGATGAATGTATTTCATCCGGAATGTATTTTCATGGAGAACTTGAAGAAGAAACAGGATTTGATATGTTCATGATTCTGAATCTTTCAGAACTTCCGTTGTGTGTTAATGAATATGAACAGGACTTTCGCTATTTGGATTATGAAGGAGAAGTTGACGTTGAAGTTTATGGAAATCCTAAAAAATGCATCGGCTATATATGGAAACCTGTCCAGAGATCAAATATCAGAAAAGGTTTGCTTTGTTATGCGGATGATAAATCTGCGAAAGATCATGTTTTGAAGTGCTATCAAGAAAAAAGATTCATCATATGATTGAGTTAAGAACATCTACTAATAACGTGAAGTATGGCGTTCGTTACGCATGCGGTACATATGACACGAAGATTGAAGGTATTCTTTGTATCTGTGACACAAAGGAACAGGCGGAAACCATCAAAGAGAAACTGGTCAGCCATAGAAACAGAATCATTGAAATTGCTGTGAAAGATGTTGATATGGACTATTCGTATACTACTCTGCATGACGATTTCATAGAAGGATTTTTTGTGAAACTTGGAAAAGACGGTCGTTCTGATGAATTGACACATGAAGAGTGGGATCAGTTTGATGAATATCAAACTGATGAAAACTTCAAAAAATATTTGGTCAGCAAGGGTTATAGTGAAGAAGTTGCAGATGCTACGATAATTTATAACTCTTATGATGACTGGTCGGAAGTACAGACGCATTATAACGTGGTTGATATTCCGTATCTTGGACCAGATGAAACATTTGAAATTAAAGGAGAAAATGACGTATGGGTGAAAGTTCAATAAAGACTGTTGTCGTAGAGGAAGACGGAACCGAGCGAGTTGAGGAGATTCCGTTGATGCGGCTTGACAAAGTCAAGTTCGGCAATGAGAGTGGTTCAGAGAAGAAAAGAAAGGTTGTTCGCAAAAAGAAGAATTGAAAAAAGATGGAGACTATTGCAGACAAGATGAAAGGCATCCAGAAGAAGTTTGATTATACTCTTCCAAAGAAGGCGTATACGATGATTATGCTTGATGGAAAGAACTTCTCCCGGAAAGTCAAGAAGCGTTTTAAAAGACCGTTCGACCCAGTATTCGTCAAGTTGATGGATGATACTGCGGCATTCTTGTGCAAGGAATTGCAGGGGGCGAAGTTCGCGTTTGTCCAGAGCGATGAGATTTCAATAGTCATTACGGATTTTGAAGCAGAGGAGTGTTCGTCATTCTTTGATAATAGAATTTGCAAGTTGCAGTCTATTAGCGCGTCTCTTGCAACATCTTTCTTCAATAGGGAAGTTGTAAATAATATCATAGCAGATTGTTCAGACATGGCTGAGATTGCAAAGCGTGTTTCAACAGAGCCGCTGTACCAGTTTGATGCAAAGGCTTGGTCTATCCCTGCTGATGACTTCAATGATATGTTTTGTTGGTTCCTTTTTAGACAGAATGACTGCATCCGGAATTCAAAGCAGCAGGTCGCACAGACATATCTTTCTCACAAGAGTCTTGTGAGAAAGAATACGGATGAGCAGATACAGTTATTGAAAGATGAACGCGATATTGACTGGAACAATGACTTTGAGGACAATGTCAAGTATGGTCGGTTCATATACAAGGAAAGCGTATTTCAGACAACAGTCGTAAACGGTCAAGAAATTGATTTTAATCGTTCAGTTTGGGTATCGCATCCGGCATTCAAGTTGAACAGCTATGAAGGAAGGAGAAAGTTCATATCACTTGGAATCGTTCCGATGACAGAAACAGCATTAGAACTTGAAAATAGTAGAAATGTAGAAAATTAGTTGTCACAATTTTAAACTAAATTATCTTTTTGATGTATACTATATGCTAATTATTTGAATTGCTTGATGATAATATATATCAATCTGGTTATCAAATGATTATATATAAAACAATGTTTTTTGCATATGAGATATACAATAAAAAAGAAGGGTCTCAGGATGAGCAAAGAGCTTCAAGAGAATCCTGATAAGTTCAAGCATCGAGTTTGTATAGCTTATGATTCTACGAATCAGAGGAATCCTTATATGTATGTATTGATCGGAAACCATGACCACAAGAACGATCATGACATTCGTAAGATATATGCAAAAACAACAGGCACTCCTTATTATGCGACTCGACTCGTTCTTTATTCTACTTATATCAAGAGAGTGAACAAAAAGAAAGTTGAAAACACAGAAACATTGTTTTTAATTAATGAAGTTTGATGAACAATACAAACATTATCAGAGAACTAAAATATGACTATGACGATTTGAGCATTGTTCCTGCTGAAAAGACCAGTATTGAATCAGAAAGCGATGTTGATGTTCATATCAAGAATAGTGCAGTGCGTGAAGAAGATGGAATGCTTCCCATTTTCACATCTCCAAAAGATTTTGTTGTAGATGAGTACAATTATAAGATATTCAAGAACAACGGAATCATTCCGATTATTAACAAGAATGTTAGGATTGAAAAGAGACTTGAACTTACAAAACAAGGTGAGTGGTGTGCTTATTCTCTTGGTGAATTTGATTCCATATTCAATAACGACAATGATGTCTCTATATATGAAGGATTGTCTGAAGTAAAGGCTCTTATAGAGCCGGCATTTGGAAACATGAGACATATCTTAAACTCTGCTATTCAGGCAAAAACCCTGGTTTGTAAGAGGTTTGATGGAAAGTGTCATCTTGTTCTGATGGCTGGTAGTGTAGTGAATCCAAAAACAAGTTTGAATTACGGATGGGCTGAAATTGATTATATAAGGTGTTCTGGCGGTTTCAAAAATGACAGTCCGGATAATACAAGCATACCGGTGCATTATCCAGCAGCATCCTTGATAATGGAAGTTCGTAACATAAAGAAGAAAAGTCCGGAAGTAAGTTCGAAGATTGTAGCAGATGGTGGTTTTAAGAATATATCAGAGGCTATTGTTGCTCTTGCTTGTGGAGCGGATTATGTGATGATTGACAATATGCTCGGTTCTTTGTTTGAATCAAGTGCGGCGTTTGACAATATGTACAAGTTTGTAAATACATCTAATGGCTATTTTGACGGTATGAAAGACAATAGAGAGTTTGTCTTTGTTGTCAAGATAAAAGATAATAATATTTGCAAAGAGTATGACAATCTTGCTATAAGATACAGTCTCCCCGACTATAAGATTGTCAATACAATCGATGTTCGCATTATGTACATATCATTGACGTTAGAGCAGATGCAGATTGATGAAATCGGAAGATGGGTTATTAAACATACGACATTGTGGAAGATAATGAAAGATAGCGAGCAAGAAGTTACAAGTGAAGTAAAACAGACATTGAAGCAATGGACCGAACGATTCAAAGATATGCTTTCCTCAGTAATGTTCTGTTGTAATAAGAGACAACTTGCTGATTTTGTGGGACATGTGGTACTTGTTCCGAATATTCATGTGCGAAATTCTATATTTGTCTATAAAGATGTCAATGCGTAAAACATAAATGTCTGAAAAAAATAGTTGATAAATATTTTCGTGTCAGTGTAATGATGACACTTTTATAAAATTAATTAAATTTTTCTAAAAAATGAAGAAGATTTTATTTTGTATTGTAGCTCTTGTGGCTATGAGTATGAGTTTTGCAAGCTGTGACGGTTGTTCTTCTGAACCTGTTGCTGCTGATTCAACTGCTGTCGATACACTTGCTACCGATACAACTGTTACCGATACACTTGCTACCGATACAGCCGTTATTGACACAGTCGAGGTTGAGAATCTTGCTGAAATTGAAGCAGACTCTCTTGCATTCGTGGCTGAATAAGCAATTCGTTTTCTATGTTACAATTCATATCAATCCGGTTTGCTCCTGATAGAGCATCCGGTTTGAGATATGGAAGAATTGAACTGATTTTTATTATTTTAGACAGAGTGAGTTTTTAACATTATCAATAATTTTTAAAAGAAAAATTAAACAATGAGAAAAAGCAAAGTATTTTTTATGATTGCGGCTCTTATGCTCGCAATTACAGCAACCGCACAGAATTTCAATGGTAAGGCTAACTTCTTGGACAACTGGTCCGTTGGTCTCAATGGCGGCGTACAGACGAATCTTCATGACTGGAACAAGCCTCAGGGTGCAATCGTTGGTCTTAACATCGACAATGAGTTCACTCCTGTATATGGCATTACCCTTGAAGCAGTTGCAGGTTTTAACAACAATGCTAACATGTTCGGTAGGAACTTGAAAAAGATGACTCGCCATCAGGCGTTTTCACATGGTGGAACATTTGTTGAAGACCTGAGCATATTCGTTGATGGTAGAATGAATCTTACAAATGCATTCCTGGGTTACAATGGAACTCCACGACCATTTGAAGTAGGTGCTCTTGTCGGTGTTGGTTACGAGCGTGTGTTCAACAATGCGCAGTATAGTAAGAGAAATGCAATCCTTGCAAAGACTGGTCTTAATTTTAACTTTAATCTCGGCGAATCCAAGGCTTGGACTTTCAATGTGCAGCCGTCTGTTGTTTGGAACGTATCAAAGCCAAAGGAATTTAATGCAAATTTCGGCGTATTCCAGTTGACAGCAGGTATTGTATATCATTTCAAGACATCCAACGGCACACACCATTTCACAAATGCAAAACTTTGGGATGGTGCTCAGATTGCACGTTTGAACAGAAAGATCAAGGAACTTGAAGACAGAAAGCCTCAGGTGATTGAGAAAGTCAAGTATGTCAATGCACAGGAGAAGTATGTTGTTACATTCTTCTTCGATAGCGATGAAATCTCTGAAACCGGCAAGGCTGAACTTAACAAGATTGGCAACAATGCAGTAGTGGTTGTTGATGGTTATGCAAGTGTTGAACCTACTTCCAATGAAGACTATCAGGTAGAGCTTTCACAGCGCCGTGCGGATGCAGTTAAGGAGTATCTTAAGAAGCGCGGTGTTCGAGTTGATAGCGCGATTGGTCATGGTTCGAATGATGAGTTCGGTCGTGTTGTTGTCGTGAGATACAAGTGATTGCTGCAACACAAACACAAAAATGAAACCGGTAAGCATTGCTTATCGGTTTCTTCTTTATATATGTTTTTGATTTAAGCGTCTTCTGTAGTGATGAATCCGTCGAAATGCGTATTTGCAAACTGCATAGTGATTCTTTGTGTCTTTCGCTTCTGTGGAATTTGTGGATAGAACACTTGCGAAGAACCGGATGCTCTTTGCTGTTGCGTTTGACCATTTGTAAGTCTGTATGTAGATGGTGTTGATTGTGCAAAGTTTGCGTTTGGCATCTGTTGTGACTGTGGTGCTTGTGCAGCAGAACCATTGACGCTGTTTGTGAGTTCGAGCAGTTCCTTGATTCCCTGGAAGTTCTCGATAATCTTGTTCTTGTCAAGCGTTTCGATTTTTTCAGATAGTTTTTCGATGCTTGCAGCCATTCCGTCAACCATCTTTGCAAAATCTTCAAGTGCCTTGTTTCTCTTTCTCTCGTTATCGACAAGTGTTTTGTCGAATTTCTTAAGCGCACTTTCTGCTTTGTTCATCTTGCTTGTGAATGTTACGAACTTCTTCTCGCTATGAACCACTACTTTGGTGAACTTTGTCAGGTCTGTTCCGAACATGTTCAACGCACGTCTGCTTGCATTTGCTCTGTCTGCAAGTTGCGGTTGTGTCAATACTTCAATGTCCTTGATGAACTGCATGCATGCATTTGTCATGTCTGCATTCTTCATGGCTTTTGTCAAGTCATTCAGATTTGCAGCAATCTTGATGAGGCTTGATGTGTACGGAATGACGGACTCAATCTCTTTCGGATCAATATCCTTGATTCTTGCAAGGTTGTCTTTTGAAATCGTGTACTCGATGACGCTGAACAGTTTCTCTGTATTGTCTATTGACAGAGCGGCAAAGTTCTTGTCCGAGAATATTGAAGTCATTTCATTGTATGGACTCTTGAATGAATGGATGAGCTTCTTAATCTTGTCAAGGTTCTTTGTTGTGTTCTCCAGAGTCTTTTCAACAGAATCGTTTCCGAGTTTTCCGCAGATGATGGATATGAAATCTGTGAACGACGATGACATGATGTTGGCAGTAGATGCAACCTTATTGAAGTTCTTCTTTTCAATGGTTTCAAGAACCAAGTTTGTCAAGTCACCTACAGCGTTGACAAGAAGTCCGATGTCTGCGAGATTGTTAAGCAAGATTCCGACTTTATTCTTCTTTACAGTTTTTTCTTTGAATTTTGTAGTTTCTGTTGATGAGAACAAACTCTTTTTCTTTTCTGTATATGCTTCATATTCAGTAACATCTATCTCGTATTTGCTCAATGAATTATAGAGCGTCTCGACAAAACTGGTAAATCCCTTTGAAACAGCATTCGAAGTTTTCAGGAATTTTTGAGGATCGAATTTAATCATTTTCCTGACTTCCTGACCGTTTTCCATGAATGTGAATTCTTTTCCATCCATGATTCCGTATATGGTGTTCGTGAACTCAACGATGCTATCAACTACTGGCTTGATTCCGTTCTTAAGACTATTGAATATATCGCCTGCTTTCTTGGAGAACGGAGCGATTGCTTCTCCGAATGTGATGATGAAGTTTGCGAACCCAGATGCAATGACAGTTGCAGCCTGCTTGAATTCCACAGGAGTGAATTTTCTGAACTTGGTCGGATTTCCGTTCTTGTCCCATTCTGTTTCTATCTTTGAATTCAAAGCACTTAACACTGTATTCGTGAACGTGTTGACAGCCATGACAATCGGTTTGATTCCGACTGCGAGTTTTGCAATAGTACCGAGTGATATGCTCTTCAAAGAGTCCATTCCCTTTGAGAGTTCAACCATGAATACTCTGAATGTTACAGATACGGTTACTGCGGCATCTCTGAACTTGGACATCGAGAGTGTTTCATAAGCCTTAGGTGTTCCGTCCGTATTCCATTCGGTTACATACTTCATTGATGAGAGTTTTCCGACAACATCGACGAATGTTGAAATCGTGTTGAATATTGGCTGGATGTTCTTAAGAATGATTCTTGCCTTTGATGAACTTATCAGACCTATGTTGTTCAGCGAGTCGCAGATGTTCTTTACAGCGTCGAAAATGTTGTTTCCGTTTGATGTTCTTCCGCTTGGCTTAAACAGTCTCTCAAGTTTTCCGACTTCTTCCGGAGTTAAATTATATGCATTGATTTTCTTGATGATTCTTGCAAGAGGCTCTATGACGTTCGAGAGTTTGGATATGACAGAACCGATTGAACCAATAGTCATCTTTCCTTTTAGCATCGCGATTGATGTTGCTGGACTCAACGTCATCTTTCCGATAGCGGAAATGAGTTTCGTCATTTCAGAAAGCATCATCTTGATTGCTTCAGAACCGGATTTCATAACTGAACGGTTCCTTGTCGCTATGTTAGCCATGGAAACATATTTAGGAATAACTCCATTAAGACCGCGCATGACTGCAGCGATTCCTGTGACCGCTCCGGCTCCTAACGCAAGGACTATTGCTTGTGGACCGAATATGAGCGCGCCGACTGCTCCGATGATAAGTCCCCAAGACATGATGATTTCCTTGATTGCTGCTGAACCTGACTTGATGTTCTGCTTGTTCCTGTTAATCATCAATGCCGTCTTTGTATATGAAGGAAGCATCTTTCCGATAGCCCAGAGAACAGCAGATATTCCGGTAACGGCTCCTGCACCCAATGCAAGTATTGCGGCTTGCGGTCCGCTAATCAGCGCGCCGATAGCACCCATGATGATCCCCCATACACCGATGGTCCCCGCTATTTCAAGACCGCCGTCTGTTATTCTCTTTGCATCTTTCTCCATCATCAATGCGGTCTTTATATATGATGGAAGCATCTTTCCGATAGCCCAGAGAAGAGCGGTTACGCCGCCTATTGTAGCGATTCCCTTGACAATAGACATTCCATTGATTTTTCCTGTTGCTGCAACAATCAAGCCGAATGCTCCGATTGTGGCAACAACAACTTTCGAGCCTTCTGCTGCTTTTTCCGCATCTGCTCCGATTGGAATGATGAGTTCTTTTATAATATATGAAACGCCTGCAAGAAGAACAGCGCTCAAACCTATTGCAACGGCACCTTTGATGACTTCGTTCTTCTTAAGAACTTTTCCTGTCAGAGCGACAATCGCTCCCATTCCGGCAATGAGTGCTGCAACCACTATGCTTCCGTTCTTTGCCGGTTCCCATTGCTCGCCAATAGGGATAATCAGATGCGTTATGATGGCGCTTGTCGCGACAAGCATGATGCCTATTGCTGCAAGCGTGAGCGTTCCTGAACGGAGATCGGAGTTCTTGATGAGAGACAGTCCCCAGACGATAGCAGTCATTACGCTGATGATGCCGAGAACGATTACGGAACCGGCAATGACTTCCTTGCTTGATTGAGCGATAGCAGGGAACAGCACTGCAGCAATTATAGAGACTGCGGCAAGCATCGTTGTCAGGACGGCAAGAGTCTTATGTGCTTCTTTTAGATTGCGTCTCGGAATGAACTTTGTCATAAAGAGCACTATTGAAGAAAGACCGAACACGACTGCCGATACGACAGCAAGTCCTACTGCAACATTTCCCATATTGTCTCCAATCTTAGGAAGGATGAATGCAGCAACAAGTGATATTGATGCAAACATCGTAGTTAAAGTCAATAGAGTCGAGTTTGCTTCATGTAAGTCTTTTCTTTCTATCTTTTTTGCAAGATGGTACACTATCAACCCCATTGTTGCAATGACTAACAATACTACAGTTGACCCTATGATAGCAGTATCTATGTTGTCTGCTATTTTCGGAAGAACTAATGCTGCGATGAGAGATATTGACGCGAACATCGTTGTAAGAGTCAATAGTGTCGAGTTTGCTTCTCTCAAGTCTTTCCTTTCTATCTTTTTAGAGAGTCCGTACACCATCAAGCCCATTGTGGAGATGACAGACATGACTACTATTTCGCCTAATGCAACATTTCCGAAGTTCTCCCCAATCTTCGGCAGGATGTACGCGCTTAACAGAGAAATCGCTGCGAACGAAGTCATCAGGATAGCAAGAGTCTTGTTTGCTTCATCAAGTTTCTTGTTATCGAGTTTTGATAGAGATGTGACAATCTTTCCCATTATCAGCATGACAGCGGAAACGACGGCTCCACCGGCAAGCGCCGGACCGAAGTTCTCTCCAATCTTTGGAAGAATGAACATGCTGATGAGCGAGACTGCTCCGAGAATCGCAGTCATCTTTGTCAGGTTGTCAACTGCGTTTGAATAGTCTTTGTTCGACTTTTCAAGAATCTTATTGACTGCAAGCATGGTTCCGCCAACAACAAGACCGATGACAGTTACTCCAAGAGCAATGTCTGCCAGTTCGTTGTTTTTGGCTATATATGTCATTATGCCGATGGAGATTGACGCAGAGAGAAGAATCGTTGACATACCCTGCATCGTATTCTTCATTGCTTCGCCGTTTGCTTTGTAGTCTTTGGACATCCAGATGCTTAAAGTCATTACGGAAGCAATCATCGTGAATGCTACTGCAATCTTTCCAATAGAGTCCCAGTTGACAAAGTCCATCAGGTTTGCTGCTACTGTCAATAGGACGACATTGCCGGTTAGTAACGTGATGACTTTTGCAACATCATTCAAACTGCTTGCTCCAGCCTTGATGTCTTTGTCTGATGATGAGACTTTCTTGACAATCGACAGCATTGCTGCAGTGAACAAAGTGACCAGACCCATCGAGGCGATGATGTTGTGCGCTCCAAGCAAGGCGATTGATGCACCGATGAGCATGATTGAAGATGTTAAGAGCAAGATTCCCTGACCGAGCGGCTTCATTGAAGCGGTGAAGATGTCAATCTGCTTGACTCTGTCAGTGTTCATTCCCTTCAGCAGGTTCGTGACAAACGCGTTGATTGATTTTCCGAACTTCTCGTTTAGAACAGGCTTGAGCATCATCAGTCCAACCGCGCTGGTCGCGCCGAGTGATGACAATGCGCGAACCATCTTGACCACGGATTCCATATTAGATTTCGAATCTGGAATCTCGTCTGTCAATGCCTTGAAGAATGCGCCGATTTCGATGCCGTTCTTATATGACAGCATCTTCTTGATTTTCCTGAAGTCTTTTGCTGTAAATTTAGAAAGGAGACTAATCAGGGATGTCACGGATGCGATGACAGGCGAAGCGATGCTGCCATCCTCGTTGTACATAAGAGGAATCTTGTCAAGGATACCCTTGAAGAACAATCCGATTTCCTTTCCGTTCTCATATGACATTATCTTCTTTAGTTGCTTGAATGACAGCGGGCTGTTCGGATCCGTGAACCTTGACATTATATAAATCAGGTTCGACAAACCGTCTATCTGGATTGTTATCTCTTCGTTTGGTATGCTTTCTGCAATCGCGTTGATGAAGTTTCCGATTGCTCTTCCTATGAGCCTTCCCTTTGCCGGCATGAACAGCGTCCTTATGGACAGTTGCTGTTTTTCTATGATGTCGTTGATTGAAGAGAATGTCTTGATGATTGAAGAAATCGATGCATTTACAGTTTCTTCGTTAACTGAACGTGCAACGGACTTGCTGAACTTGTCTATGAAACCGGCGATTGAATCAGCAACCTTGACATCTATGTTCTCAAGATTGTTTATGCTGTCTATTACGTCATTGTTTATTGCTTTGAATGCGGAAAGCAGCATAACAAGCTTGTTTATGTTGTTGATGTCAGATTTCTTTATGTCGAATGATTTTGCAAATTCGGTTATCGTTCTTCCAAGTTCCGGATTGAATGCATAACTGAATGCATCAATCGACCAAAGTTTGTCTAAGTTGACTGATAGTGCATCAATAAGATTTGACATATTAAACAAAGCATCCGGATTCAGTTTCGCGAACTTGTTTATGGAATCTATTATTTTGGTGTCAATCTTGCCGAGGCTGTTTATCTTGTCAATGACATTGTCATCCAGTGTGTTGAATGATGATAAAGCCGCAATGACCTTGTTGATGTTAGATATGTCTGAGGAGTTGACATTGAAAGATTCTGTGAAAGATGATAATGTTTTTCCTAAATCGGGATTCAAGATGCTCTTGAATTGGTCGAATGTGTGGATTTTGTCTATATCAATAGACAGAGTATTGATTAGTTCAGTGATGTTCTTCAACGCGCTCGGTTCTATATTCGTGAAGTAGTTGATTGAATCAACGATTCTTGAATCTATTTTTCCGAGAGTTGAGAGAGCGTTTGCGATGGACAATACGGAATCTCCGTTATATGAGTTCAAGTCTATGTTGTTGAGAGAGGAACCTATAGTCGATATGATTGATGCTACATTTTGACCGTCGGTTTTTGTGATTCCGGATTCTTTGAACATTTTCATTCCGCGGGCAAGTGCCTCTACTTGTTCGCCTACTGACTGTGTCTTTTCAGAAGACACAGTTGCACCGCCAAGCAATTCAGAAATCAAGTCTGCAGTTTCATTGTTGCTGGATTGCTTGTTTTGGTTAATGCGGTTCTCGTAGAAGTCATTGACAACCGATGATATGATGTTTAGTATGCCGTTTAGTGCTTCCTCGCTTGTGTATTGAGCCATCAGAGTTTGTTCCCGATTTGTAGTTTTGTGTTAAAGCAAAATAAATAAGAAGATGTCTATTTTGTTGCAAGTCTTCTTTTAGAGACTACGAACAATGAAGGATTCAGCGACTTTACGGTATAGACGATATTTGAGCGGCTGTCGAACAATGTTCGGAAATAGTATGTTGTTTGTGTTTCATCATCAATGAAAGCAGCTGCAACCCACTTGGAGAATGCGGGGAGTTTGTCGGCTTTGACCAGAGAGTCGAGACCGGCAGCGTTCAGAGTATCAGGCTTCAATGTCTTTGCGGAAGATATGGAAACTCCGTATATGTTCTCGGAAGAAGATATATCTTTCGTCTTACATGCTGTCATGCAAACGATGCATATCATGCTAATTATAAAGATAATGCGTTTCATTACTGGATAGTTTGTTTAGATATTTATTTGTATATTTAAACTTTTCCGCTTATTGAGAGTATACTTTGTACAAATCTAATTCACCTGACAATGCGAAAATAATTAACAACATAATAAAAACGATAGATAATGATGAAAAAGAGAACCAATCTTCTACGATTCAGCAACCGGTTCAAGATGATGCTACCTTTTGCATTCATTGCTATCTGTTCTGCTCTTATTGCAAGAACTTTTGCACACACGGATGTGCGAACAATCAATGACAAGTCGTTTTTGAACAGCGACACATTATTAATAGAACCGGCTGCTGACAGACTTAAATTGATGAAGGATTCGGCTAATCAGATTAAAGAGAATCTTATCAAAGAAGTCTTTGACTACATCAAGAAAGCGGCTCCCAAAAGCAGAATGAGCGCACAAAACATTGTAAATCAATGTATTGATAAAGAATACGACATTACTTTGCTGCTTGCACAAGGACATCAGGAGACGCATTTTGCAACTTGCGGAAGCAACAACTGCTTTGGAGTTGTCGGAAAAAGATACAGTCACCCGGATGAGTCTGTTTCAGGATACATCAATTTGATGCAGCGCAGATACATCGGAAACAAGACGACAGAGCAGGTCCTTGCATCGAATATACAATACATAGGAAGCAAGAACACGCATTATTCGACAAGTTCGAATTATGGTTCGATAATCTCTGCAATCCGCAACAAGATTCTTGTAGATACGAACATACACAAGTTGTTCACTGATGTAGTGGAAATCAACAGGCGCATTGACATGCTTGATGTTGTTTTGGATTAAGTTATAAATTTATTTCATATGGCTAAGAAAACAAAGGCTACCGCGAAGAAGAATAGCGGTGAAATAGAACAGTTCGACTTGTTTAGCGGTTCGGTGGTTACACAAGAGCCTGCTGACAAGGATGATGATTTTGCTGTCGAGAAACTATCTCCGTTTTCGATTATAAACATGATGTTTTATAATGCTGCCGGATTCTATGCAATCGACAGGAAAGAACTTGCAAAGCATTTCTTCATGATCAATAGGACTATGTCTGTGAAGTATCCTTTGCAGGCACAGTTCTTTAATGTGAACGGAGTCAATCAGGGAGATGTCGTGCAGTTCTGGCAGAAGTTTATCAGGAGCGCGGAACCCGGAAACAGAGTTCCTGCTTTCGTGCGTGATGTCGGAGTCAAGAAAGAGAAGATGCTGGATACGATAGACCAGTCTGTTATTATTGACTATTGCAAGTTTTATTCTTTGTCAAAGAAGGATTTCAGCGATATGTTGACATTCAAGTATGATGAGACTGTTGATGATGTGAAGAATTTCATATCTATTCATTACAAGGCTGAAATTCTGAAGAAAATCAAGAGCAAAAAGTTATAAGTTTTATATATGGTTTATGAAAAGAAGATTATCGATGTTCTTACGAACTCGATAAAGATTGGCTTTTCCGAACTGGAGAATGTTGATTATCCGTCAAAGAAGTTCTTTATCAATATCGCGAATATTAAGATTGAACTCGATGAGCAAAACGGAAAGCGGGATGGAATCATTCATTTGATGAATCAGTCCATCGATGTCAGTTACATCAAGGCTTGGAAGTCATATGCGCCCGGACATTTCTTGTGCATGGACTATAAGAAGGACAACCGTGACAAGGATGGAAAGAGTCCGTATTATATTATCAAGTACAAGCACGGAAACCTTACGATGAAGGCTCTTGTGCGCTATCTGTTCGAGGTTGACGAGAACATAGGTTCTGCTATGGATATCCAGAAGATGCTTGATGACTATGACGACTTCGAGGTTGATGGACGCCATTATGCAGTCATCAAGATTTGCAATATGGACAAGTGGGGTGATGGATGGTTGACGCCAGAGACCAATAGGATAGACATCATTCATTCTAATGCCATCGAATATGGAGATTATTTCGATGAAGAAGATGAAGAAGATGATGAAGAGAATGAAGATGAAATCTTTGAGAATGGTGAAGAAGAAGGAGAAGAATATGAAGAGCCTTTGATATGATTAAGAATATTGAATTGTTAAGAAAGAAGTCTCCGGATTTTATTCGGAAGTTTTTCTCAGGCTGTACGGTTGAGGAGAAGATTGACACATATTATGTATGTGTTGAAATCGCATCAAAGAACAATGTATTTTTTAAGAAGTCGTCAGGCAAGGTTATAGACCGTAGTGACTTGATTGTCAATGAGATGTGGCAACGGTTTGTTAATGACTGGAAGCATCTGCAGCTTGTGAATGATGACTGGTTTGAAGAGCATATCGGCTATAAGTTCCATATGTTCTATTTTCCTTGTTCGAAACCTATTCTGACACAGTACCCTGACAATATATCGTATATTATAGACAGAGTTGAGTTCAACAACGTTATTGTTGAAGATGCGGAGAGCGTGTTTAGCGGAATGAACATGGTTGACAAGTTCAACATCGCGTTTAAGCATCTTCTTGTTAAGAAGGATGATATATCAGAACCGGTAGATGGCTTCATAAGCGGAAGCGGCGAATTGTCGGAATATGCAAAGGGTATCATCGATTTCGACAAGTCTGTTATATTTGCTACAGAGAAACCGGAAGGTTTCATTTTCAAGTACGGAAAGAAGCACATATACCAGACGTGTTCGAATGATGATGCTCGTGTGGCAAGCGCGGAAAAAACTCAGTATGAGTATCTTCTTGTAAATTTCACCAAGTTCTGGAATTCTGACGAGAGCGTTGTTGATTGCTTGAACCAAAGTTATACGAAAAGTGTCTGCAATTTGTTTAACAAGTTCATTGCGAAAGAAAAAGAGACAAAAGAGATTGAGAACAACATAGATGCATCAAGTCTTGAGAGTCCGTGTGTTGGGAAGCGCTTTGATATTTGCTATGTGAATATTCCGGATGAGCAGAGTGTTGCTTTGTGCAAGGAGTCTGAACTGTACAAGAACATCTTCAAGATACTGCTCATCAATCTTAAGAGAACGAAGGATATGGAGCATAGCATAATGTTTACAAAGAAGAATATAGAAGACTGGAATATGATTGTCAGGACTATACAGAATGTTTGTGTCTGAAAGACAGAACTTTTTATTTTTGGCTTGGAACTGTCGGAGTTGCCATTTGGTTGACTCCGGCGGTTTTTGTTTTTAGATAGATAAATATCTTATAATACAAAAAGCTATGAAATGTATTTTTCATTTTATTCAATCTAATGGAAGCAAGATACTATAACGAAACGACTGCGATAATCGATCCGTCATATGGCGGCTATCCTATATATGTTCAGGATTCTTCTACTCCGGAACCAGAAGAAGGAACAAAGGAACTTGATGTCTGGAAGCATTATGGTCCATGTTCCGCACAGATTGATATCAAGTCTGTTGCTTGGCAGTTGTCAAACAATCCTCAGTTCCCGCAGTCTCCGACAGTTTCTGTTGAAGAACTTAAGAAAGGAGAGCCTTATACTTATAGAGAACTTAAGGATGCAAGAGAGTCCGGTGGTGATAGTGGCGGCGGTGGTGACAAGCCGTCCGGAGGTGGCGATTCGTCAGAAGGTGGCGGTGGAAGCGTTGACCCGTCCGGTGGCGGAGATATTCCTCTTGGAAATGGTTCGAAGATAGTATACGACAAGGATAAGGGTTATTACTATGATGTTTTGAACGGAACTTCAAACGATCCGAGCAACATGGGATATGACGAGAACAATAACGGCATCCCTGACTTGAACGAGTGGAGTGTTATACATTAATTAAAAAAAAGAAAGTTCTCATTAGAGATGAGAACTTTCTTCCACAAACAATCGAAACAATGAATGCATGGAAAAACAATTCCATGATTTTCTATTTATATAGTTCGTCAAGCATTTCAACCAAGCTTTCGAAGTAACTGTCGCTTAAGTCTTCCAGATCGAAAGCATAGCCAAATGCCATAAATTCTTCGATATTTCTCAAAGCGGATTCTTTGTCCATGTCAAGGCATTTCATATATATCGGAAGAAGTCTTTTTGTGAACTCGAACCTTTGTTCTTTTGACCAAGTGTTCTTTTGGAACCATTTGTCGTCATTCTGCATGATGTTGACAAGTTCATCATATGGCTGTTCGTTCCCTATGAATCTCCACATAGCAAATATTGTCGAGTATAGCAGGCTTTCTGTGTCATAGAAACATTCCAAGAGTTCAGGAGTCATTTCAAGAGCTTCCAGTTCTTCCAGTGTGTAAATGTCAATATCAAACGTATATTTTGTATTGGGATTTGTTATCGAGATGGTTGTCATGTGCTTGATGTGACAGATTTTCTACCGAAGTATACTGTTAAAAATATAGAAAGTTTAAAAAAGTTGCATATTATTTAAACTTTCTCTGCATTTTCTTGTAAAACATAATGTACTTATTGTCTTATGCTAATGAATTTAGATGAAAATGAAAGTTTGAATGCTGTTGTTGCTAAATTCTTTTATGTATATCAGTCGATACCAATAGAGAGTTTCAGAAACAGCATTACATATGAGTCGCTTGTTGATGAGAGTTTCATTGGCAAAGTGCATAGTGAAGAGTTTCCGCTTGCCGCAAAGATGTCGTTTGTAAGAAAGTCGGATGCTGATAATGAATTTGTCGGTTTTTATCCGGTATTTTTTTATGATGCACAGACGATTGGTTTGTCTGGTCGGTACTACAATACACAAAAGGGCATATATAAGAACATCGGTCCCGCGCATGATTCAGACGAGTTTGTCAAGTGTCTGGAAATGCTAAATAATGATAAGGAAAAAGACATATATGACTATGTCACGTACTCGATGAGAATTGATTCCGGTTTTTTGATGACTTATCAGGATGCAGTGTCTAATTTCAACGAGATGTTAAAAACATATCCGAAACTTCCGTTGATAAGATGCATGGATGATGCGGAGCATCTTGGAACCAAGCTTGAAATCGCGGTTGAGTATGTTATAAACCCTTATGTTTTCAGCGGAATCGCGGTCAAGATGTACTCGCTTTCAGAAGAAAGCGGTTCCGTGAAGAAGCATTACTTTCAGTTAAGTCCTGAAATGCTTTCGCTTTCGTTGTTTGGCGGATGGGAACCTATTAATAAGGTTCGTGTTGGCAAGGCACTGGATGACATTAGGAAATCCATTGCAAAGAAACGTGGAAACGAGGATGAGATTTTGGAAACGATTAAGACATTGACAGATGAGGATAGAGATAAGTGATGATTATTCTTCATTCTTGCGCTTGAGTTCGGATTTTCCGAAAGAGATTTCTGTTGTCAGGACCGCTTTGACTACAGAGATTCCAGATGCTTGGCTCTTGAAGAAGATGGGCAGCGTAAAGAATACGGAACGGTGCTTTATGAGTGTATATAACACCGTTTCTGTTGGCTTGTGGCTTTATATACTGAAGATGTGCAAGAGATATGACATTCCGGTTGAGCTTTCGGAAGGAATGAAGACATATATCAACTCTTTCCAGTTTGATTTTGACAAGTTCAACAAGTATGTTGATGACTTGTTTGAGGGTGCTGTAAACGAAAAGGGAAATCCGTTCAAGCCATATGACTACCAGATTGATGCCGCATATAAGCTTCTTAAGTACAAGAGATGTTGTGGAGAGCTTTCTACTTCATCCGGTAAGACGCTTATATCGTTTGTCATTTTCAAGTATTTGCTTGATGTTGTCAAGGTTAAGAAGATTCTGTATATAGTTCCGAGTGTTGATTTGGCGGAGCAGTCTGCATCGCAGTACCAGAACTATGAGAGTTTTTTGAAAAAGCACACTTCTGTTTGGGAAGCCGGAATATTGCGTTCCGGTCTCAGGAAGAAGGAGAGAGCGAAAGTTGATTCTTGTAACATATTGTTCGGAACGTATCAGAGCCTGTGTAAGAAGCCTGTCGAGTTTTTTACGGACTTTAATGCCCTGATTATAGACGAGTGCCATCACACGTCTGCTACAAGCATGATACACATCATCAATAAGATGTACAATCTCAAGTATTCTATCGGAGTGACTGGAACTTTTCCGAAAGACGGCTTGTATGAGAATCTTGTCATTCAGTCATATGTAGGTCCGGTTGTTCATACCTTGTCTGCCGACGAATTGATTAACAAGGAGAAGCGCGGAACGCCTATATATGTAATTATGCAGTATCTGGATTGGGCGTCTCTGGAAGACAAGAAAGCGATGTGGTTGATTCGCTCGAATAAGGATCCTGAAGATATAAATGCCGGAGCGAAGGTGTTGAAGATGGAACAGAAGTTCGTGAATAGTTCATATACTCGTCTGAAGTACATTTGTGATTGCGCGATAAAGACAAAGAAGAACACGCTGGTTCTGTTCGGTGACATCAAGGGTGGATATGGCAGAAAACTCTATGACTATATCAAGGAGAACTCGGAAAAGAACGTGTTTTATGTCGATGGCGGCACGAAGCCGGAGAATAGAGAGTGGATGAAGGAACAGATGGAGCAGGATGTTGACGGAAACACTGTGATGGTTGCATCTATCGGAACTATGGGAGAGGGAATCGACATGAAGAACCTGTGGTGCATATTTCTTGTCAATACTGCAAAGTCAGAAAGAATCATCAGGCAGATTTGCGGTCGTGGATTGAGACTTTACGAGGGGAAGACAAAAGTCGTGCTGTTTGACTTTGTTGATGATATGAAGTATTCAGAGAACAAGTCGCAATATGAGAATTATATGATTAAGCATGGCAGAGAACGGAAGCAAATATATGTGGAGCAGAACTTTCCTGTATATGAGCAGAAAGTTAGTTTCAATGTCGGTGAAGCGCTATTTTAAGATATCTTTATCAAAAAAAATAAATATCAAAAGAGTCATTTTGATGATGGGTAAATATGAAAATTTGTACGAGGGCATAGACCTGAGCAACTATAATCCGCAGCAGATTATGAACGGCAAGAAGATTTATGATTATATTGTCGAGTCTGCCAATTTGGCCAAGGAGACGAATACTTCGATTGATGACAACATAGACGAGGGAATCTTGGGCGCGCTGATTGGAGCCGCTGCTGGTGCAACTGTAGCCCCGTCTATCATGAAGAGTATATGCAAGGTTCTTGGAATAACAGAGAATGGTGTTCTTGGAAGTTTATTGACAAGCCGTACTGTTTTGATGGCTATGTGTGCCGAGCTCGGTCTCCGTATGTAGTTTTATGTTTTTAATTTTGTTTCATAATGGCTAATAAGAATTTGCAAGGTATATTGACCGGAGAAGTTGTGAGTGTAGACGATCCTACGTTTTCCGGGAGAATAAAGGTTCGTATAAAGGGCGTCAATGATGCAATCGAAGTCGAGAATCTGCCGTGGTGTACATTCGGCGGAAGCAGTGTGTTTTCTGGCGACGGTGGCGGCAGCATATCCATTCCGAGAGTCGGGACAAAGGTTCGTGTCAAGTTCAAGAAAGACGATCCGAACTCGATGGAGTGGGTTGGTACGAACAGAATAGACAGAGACCTTGCAGCTGAGCTTGCGCAGGATTATGAGGGAAGCCATGCTCTTTTGTATGATTCTGCAAGCGATTTGTCCATATTGTATATGAACAGCACTGGGTTGAGAATCTATTACAAGGGTTCTTTTATTCAGATAAGTCCCGATAATAACATTACTTTGCATTACGGTGAAGGAAACCAGGGCGTGCAGATTCAGTTGAGCGAGGGAAAGATTGACATTCAGGCAAATTCGCAAATCAACATAACAAGCGACAATACAGTCAAGGTTGAGTCGAACACGATTGTGCTGGATGCTCAGCAGCAGGTCCAGATTAAGGGAGATGATGCGAACCGGGGAGATTGTGCGGTGAACGGGCGTGAGTTGATGAAGTGTTTGATGACGCTTGCAAGGCAGATTGACTTGAAGATTCCGGCAAGCGCGGGAGTAGCAAGCAATATAGTTACAGCCGCAAGAGCAAGTATTTTGAACGAACAGATTCAATATATTTAAACTTTTTGCACAATATGTAGTATACTTGTTTTGAAGGTTATTTGTTTTTCATTTTTAAGATAAGAAAGAATCATGAGTTATTTGTTCACATCCGAGAGTGTCTCGCAGGGACATCCGGATAAAGTTGCGGACCAGATTAGCGATGCTATCGTCGATCAGTTCTTGGCTTTTGACCCGAAAAGCCATTGTGCGATAGAGAGTGTTAATACGACCGGGCAGGTTTATGTGTTTGGCGAGGCAAAGTCAGATGCATACATCGACATTCCTACCGTAGTCAGAGATACAGTCAAGAAAATCGGATACACGAAGTCATATGACTCGTTTGACTACAATTGCGGTGTCATTTGTGGTGTCCATGAGCAGAGTCCGGATATTGATATGGGAGTCAGTCGTGACGACGTAGAAAATCAAGGCGCTGGCGACCAGGGAATCATGTTTGGCTATGCAACAAATGAGACTGAGAACTACATGCCTGTTACTTTGTATCTTGCGCACAAGATTGTAAAGGAACTTGCTGTTATTAGAGAAGAAAACGAGTTGTATTGCAATGATGTTGATGTAGAGAAGCCGGTTATGTGGTACATCAGACCGGATGCGAAGTCTCAGGTTACTGTCGAGTTTGATGATGACACGAACAAGCCGATTCGTGTCAAGACCATTGTTGTCAGTACGTCCCATGTCGAGTTTGACGAAGACGAAGCGATGCTGAATAAGATTCGCGAGGATGTTATCAATGTTCTGATGCCGCGTGTTATCGGCAAGTGTTCAAAGGGTGTCCAGAAGCTGTTTACGGACGACATCGAGTATTTTGTGAATCCGACCGGGAAGTTCACGATTTATGGACCGAACTCTGATGGTGGATTGACTGGAAGAAAAATCATTGTTGATACATATGGCGGTGTTGCTCCGCATGGAGGCGGCGCGTTCTCTTCAAAGAGCGCGGACAAGGTTGACAGGTCTGCCGCTTATATGACGCGTTATATTGCAAAGAATGCGGTGGCTGCTGGTGTTGCTGACAAGATGCTCATTCAGATTTCATATGCAATCGGCGTTGCGAAACCTATCAACTTCTATGTGAATACATACGGAACTTCGCATGTTGATATGAGTGATTCAGAGATAGCAAGCAAGTTGAATGCTATGTTTGACTGCAGACCGTATCATATTATCAAGGACTTAAGGCTTGACAAGCCTATCTATTTCGAGACAGCCGCTTATGGTCATTTCGGTCGTAATTATGAGGTTGTTCATAAGAAGTTCGAGAGCAAGTATATGGAACCGGTTGAAATGGATGTCGAACTGTTCACTTGGGAGAAACTTGACCAAGTCGATAGGATAAAGAAAGAATTTGCCTTGCGATAAGGCTATTCATTGCTTTTTATATTTTGGTTGGAGAGCCGCTGGACATTATTGATTCAGCGGCTTTTTCTGTAGTCTTGAAAATAAATATAGAAAAGCCTTTTTATTCTCTTTTATGAGTGATTTTTTGTTTCCGGTTGTGAATGAAAGTCTATTGGATAGTGTTGGAGAAGATGAAGTTGATGATTCTGATTATGTCAATGATGTCAATTTGATAAATCCTGACGATTATACATATGTTTTCACGTTTAAAGTCAGTGGCATAAATCCATCACAGGCTCATGATGGATATGAGAAGAATATGAAAAGATATGTCAAGTTTGTTAATTTGTTGAAAAGAGAACTGGACAATTTCACTGATATTTATGAATTTAGTAATATTGTGTTTTATTCTTATAATGGTGATAGTTTGGACGATGAGAAATCAAGAACAATTCATACATATGACAATATTGTGAATGTTTATTCTTCTGATGTTTATTATTCGGGCTATCGTATAGGAGATTATTATAAAAATTATAAAAATCCAGATCTAAGAGGCGGTTTTGCTTATGAGAGAGTTATCGGTTTCAAGTTTGGTGTAATTAAAGATTATCAATTTACAAATATTCCGCAGTTTTTCAGATTCTTTACAAGATTGTTCGATATAGTAGACTTTGTACTAATAAATGTGTGGCCGAAAGCAGTTTTGTCAGTTTTTCGTGAAGAAAATTTGAAGATGTATTTTTCATATGAAGATATTGAAAATTTCAAAAAAAGAGATGTGAAGATTCTGAACAAATTGATAAAGCCGTTTCATGTGTTTAGTGGAAAGAATCTGAAGAATCAATTGATTATGTATATGAATTATTATGCCGGCAATAACATAAGCGATAATATGATAACTTTGTTAAAGAGGTTGAAACTTGACAATAAGAAAATCAAGTATAATATTGATTATGAAAACAAATTGTTCGTAGTAGATTATGGTTCCGATAACAGAAGTAATGATTATATATGTAATTTGAATAAGTTAAAAACATATGTAGAAGAAGCGATGTTCAAAGAGACCGGCATACATGGATTCGGTGTAAAGATGAACAATTTTCCAAATGTGAAGTCGAAAGATATGAATAGACTTGATGATATAAAAGAATTTTGCAACATATTTGGAACAGAATTTAGAAATGTATATTTTTATTTTAATGAATGTGCGTTTAATGGGTTTACAAAAATATCAATACTAAAAAATATAGATACTCACATTAGTGCATATTATGTTTCATTAATTGTTTATTGTACGCCTGATAGCATTGTTAGAAGACTTAATTTGCCTTCATTTACATATAAAAACAAAACTGATAATGCAATAGCGAGCAAAGGCATATATGTGAGAATTTATAAATGAAAAGTCATAAATGCATTTTTTGTATAATAGTTTTTTTAAATCATAAATTTCATTTTGTTTTATTTTTTTAGGATTTGAATTTAAACCGGACTGCATTTTTGTAGTATACTAAAATGAGAATTTTTTATAGACTATTAAAATGGCAGAAAATAAGGTATCAGGTCAGTTGTTTACTGAAATGTTCAGACCAAGGACGATTGCGGAATGCATTCTTTGTCCGAGAGTTAGACAAGAACTTGAAAAGGGAGTGCATAACTCAATCCTCATGTATGGAACAGCAGGAATCGGAAAAACTTCATTGACTCGCTTGCTGGTTCAGGGACATGATGTTCTTGAGATAAACGCGTCGCTGGAGCGCGGTATTGATACGATTCGTGATGAAGTTGTTGCATTTGCATCAACAGCTTCGATTATAACAGGAGAAGATACGTTCAAGATCATTCAGCTCGAGGAGTGTGATAACTTGACGCTTGATGCATGGAAATCATTGCGTTCTGTGATGGAGAAGTATTACAAGAACGTGCGATTCGTTGCCAACTGCAATTATGTGGAGAAGATTCCGGAACCTATTCAATCAAGGTTCAACATGATATGCTTGAACCCAATAAATCAGGAAGAGAGTGAATATCTTTTCAAAGAGTATGTTTCCAGGGTTGGATATATTCTTTCAAAGATGAACATCAAGTTCACGGAAGATACTCTTAAAGAGTTTGTCAGGAAGTCATTCCCTGACATGCGCTACATTGTCAAGAATATACAGCAGATGCATGTTCGTAAGGTCACTGAACTTTCTTCTGATATGCTGAAGGCTTCTTATGACTGCTCGCCGCTTTTCCAGATGATATTGTCCGCTCCGAATCCGTGGGAGAACTATAAGAATCTTTCAAACGAGTGGGGAAATAACCCGGAAAGTGCAATCATTAACATCGCGGAAAATTTTGTTTCGTTTGTGCATGATTCGAACATTGGCTTTGATTCGAAGATTCCGGAACTTATTATTACGATTGCAGAGCATCAGAATATGCTATCTACCGCGATAGACAAGTTTATTGTTCTTGCTTCTCTTGTTTTTAAGCTTCAGTTGATAATAAATCGCAGTTAAACATCATAATTACATGAGTGTATATACAACAAGAATAATAGAGGTTAATGTTTCAGAAAGCAAGGGCTATCTGAATGATATTGATGTGTTTCCGGAAGGCATACAGAACGGAGACATATACACTCTTCCTTATGATAAGATAAAAGACGGTAACAAATATTGCAAGTATGTTGATGGAAAGTGGGAGTTTTTGAAAACCTGTCCACACCATTGGACTTTGTTGAAAGCATACATTCCGCGAGGTCCAAGAAAGAAGCAGCAGACTGTTCTTGTTGATGAGTATGATGAAAATCTCAAGCCGACTGGTCGGAAGATAGAGCAAGCGGTCGGTAGTCCAGACAAAAATGCTTATCTTTTTAAAGATGATGTCGGAAAAGATATATGGTTCAAGATTGAACGTGACTGGTCTAACAACGGAGGATATGTTCGTGATAATTATATATCAAAGATGAATAATACTCCAATAACTGGTCGAGGACTTCCATCTGATATTTCTAAAGAGACGAATGCGTGGCTTGAGGAAGATAAAGCATTAGAATATGGTTATTCATTCACTTGGTGTACTTTGCAAGAATGGTATGATGAGTATGAAAAGGTTCAAGAGCGGATATTGAAGAAAATTCAAAATTTGTACACAAAGAAAGAATTTGAATCGTCACAAAAGAAACTTGATTTCATCATAAAGAATCTCGGAAAGGTTCCATCAGACAAAGATGTAAAGAATATTCTTAAGAATAATAAAAGAAAGTCGGATGATGAGGATTTGTTCGATTTTGATTTCGAGATGGACTGTCTCATTGAAGATGAACTTCCGGAATTGTGGTCTATTGCTTATGAAATCGGAAGAATTGAAGCATTTGCTGATATGTATGACGAATTAGGAAATAGTGATTATGTTCGTATAATTTATTATCTGTCTTAAAAAATAAAAAAGATGGCTTGGAGCAAATATCAAAATGACATATTTGATTATGCATTAAACAATAGCGGTTCATTTTCTATAAAGGCGGTTGCCGGAAGCGGCAAGACGACGACTCTTGTCGAATGTGCCAAGAGAATCAGTAGTTCGAATCAGAAGTTGAAGATTCTTTTTCTTGCATTCAACAAGATGATTGTTGATAAGTTGAAAGAAGAGACAGCCGGAATGAACATCAATTGTAAGACTCTGCATGGTTTCGGGATGGCTGCATTGTGCAAGTCCGGGTTGAAGTTCAAGTTGAATGAGAAGAAGTGGGGCGCGTATATGAACAAGAAGGTTTTCAACCTGCTCGGTTCTGATTGTCAGATTGATAAGAAAGACATTTTGCCGTACAAGTTGAACTGTCTGAAGTTGTTCGATATGTGCAGAATCAATCTTGTCAAGTCCGGAGACTTTGAACACATTCAGGAGATTGCCGGAACATATGGGATTATCGGCATAGCAAATGAAGTTCAGGCTGTTTCGAAGATGCTGAAGATATCGACAAACTTGGTCATGTTCAAATCAAAGGAAGGTTTTGAGATTGACTATATCGACATGATTACGCTTCCGCTGACTGATACATATAGACAGTTCGTATATAAGTATGACGTTGTCTTTATTGACGAAGCGCAGGACTTGAGTCTTGCACAGCAGGAGTTGATGCGGCTTGCGGTAGCCCCGAACGGGAAGTTCATATCAGCAGGAGATCCTGCACAGTCGATAACCGCATTTGCAGGAACCTTGATGAACTCTTATGACAGGCTTGCAAAACTTGCAGGGAAGGAGCTTCCGCTTTCTGTCAATTATAGATGTGGAAGAACGATTGTTGAGTTGGCGCAGAATATTGTTCCTGAGATAACTCCATGTGATTTTGCAGAAGAGGGGCAGATTGTTCATCAGACGGACTTGAAGAATGCTCAATACGGAGATATGGTCATATGTAGGAAGACGGCTCCGCTTATCGAGCTTGTTCTTAAGTACATGATAGACGGAAACAAGACTGCATTTGTCAAGGGAAACGATATTGCCGAAGATATAAGGAATCTGATTAACAAGGTTGGTGGCGATGATAACAGTTTTGGACTTCAGTCTTTGTATGATAGACTTGACGATTATAAAGTTAAGATGTATGACAAGTTGATGAAAGGAGATGTTACTTCTATTCAGTCTTTTCATAATATAGTCGATAAGATTCATTGTATTCATTTGATAGGAGATCGCTGCTTTTCTGTGTCAGATATATTTGCAATGATTGACAAGATTTTTGCAGACAGAGAGAACGGCGATGCAATAGTCATGAGCACGATACACAAGGCGAAAGGTCTTGAAGCAGACAATGTTTTTATTGTGTGTCCGGAACTTCTTCCGTTTGTGTATGATAAGCAACAGCAGTGGGAATTCGAACAGGAGATGAATCTGAAGTATGTTGCGATTACTCGTGCAAAGAAGAATCTTTACTTTGTGGATGTTGAAGAGTCGAAAGTTTCAGAGATTGAGATAAACTAAACAATATGGATGATTCAATAGTTGTAACTTTAGATACAGAAATGGCAGACTTGATTGTTCATGCTTTGAGTGAGTTTCGCGAGAATTTCTATGAGCAGAGTAGAATGTATAATGAAGAAAACACTGAAAGAGTTTGTCGTACACTTTGTATGATTGATAGACTTTGTTATCATTTGAAAATTGAAATTGCGAATAAAAATAAATTAATACAATAATGGATAAGATACAAGTTAATCAGTTTGAATGTTTCATCGGAAATGAATACATTTCATTTTATATTGATGATGAACAAATAGGAGAGCTTCTTTATACAGTTGGATATTCAAGAGATATTGCTTCCGAATATGGAGACTCGGTTGATGATTTCGATATTTCAATATTGAGAAAGTTTGATTTCACAAAAGAAATTGTCAACATAGAGGATATATTTGTAAATCGAAAGCAGCAAGGAAAGAAATTGTTCAGGGGTATGCTTGAAGCCGGTATGGAAATTCTTACACAGAAATACACGCAGTTTATTTTAAGAGCATGTAGCGATAATGGTTTTCCGAACGATAAGTTGTGTGAGATTTATAAGGATGCCGGTTTCATCCCATATCAGGAAACAGAAGAAGACGGAATCATCATGTACAAGATTAATTAAGCAAATTAAAGATAAACACGACAAAACAAATCATTATGAACAGCGTTGATGAGAAGTATTTTGGCATTGTAAACAAAGTCAGAAACGAAGGGGTCAAGAAGATGACTCGTTCTGGCGAAGTCATCTCAACATTCGGAATCATGGAACACTTTAACTTGAAGGAAGGTCTTCCGATTCTTACGACAAAGAAGGTATTTTCACGCGGATGTATTGAAGAGCTTCTCTGGTTTTTGTCCGGAGACACGAACATCAAGTATCTTGTTGACAGGAATGTGCATATCTGGGATGATGATGCATTCCGTCATTATAACACGATGAGGAATTATTTCAGAAATGCAATGTTCCCGGAGATAACGAAAGAGCAGTTCATAGAAGATGTCAAGAACAAGAAGCGTCATTTCATCAGAAGCTACTTTCACGGCTTGCCTGTTCCGACAACATATACGTCCGGAGACTTGGGACCGGTCTATGGCGCGTCATGGCGCAGATTCGGTAGAACTCATGTTGACCAGATACAAAATATCATTGATACGTTAAGAACGAACCCTGACGACCGCAGAATGCTGTGTGTTGCTTTCAATCCGGAAGTGCTGGATGAAGTTGCATTGCCGCCATGTCATGTAGGGTTCCAGTTCTATACGAAACCGACAGAAGACGGAAAGAGAGAACTTAGTTGCTTATGGACACAAAGAAGTGTAGATGTTGCACTCGGTTTTCCGTATAACTTATTGTCATATAGTGTGTTGACTCACATGGTTGCACAATGCTGCGATATGGAAGTCGGTGAAGTCATCTGCTCACTTGGAGATACTCACATATATATGAACCAGATGGACGGTATCGAAGAGCAGCTTAAGAACGACCCGCATAAGTATGATTTGCCCGTTCTGAAGTTGAATCCGGAAATCAAGGATATTGACAAGTTCAGAATCGAAGACATTGTTATTGAGAATTATAACTCTTATGGAAAGATTTCATTCCCGTTGAGCGTTGGATGATGTAACTGATTTTAATTTCCGCTGCAATAGACAAGTTGCAATCAAATTCAAATAAGTAGAGAACGATGTGGATAAGTTTTGACAAGCCGAGATGGAAGAACCATGAGTGGTCATGTAGCATCTTTCCATATGTTACAATTACGAAGATTTCAAATTTGGTGATTGCTGTACACATCGGATGGCTGTTCTGGTGTTTTACAATTTCAAATGATTTTTAATTATATATGGAAATAAAGATTATCAATAAAAGCAACAATCCGCTGCCGTGTTATCAGACTCCGGGAAGTGCTGGCGCTGATTTGAGAGCATGGATTGAAGACGGTTCGACTATAGTTTTGGAACCGTTGAAAACCGTACTGGTTCATACAGGTCTTTATATTGAATTGCCGGTCGGTTACGAGGCAAGAGTTCAGCCACGTTCCGGTCTTGCATTGAAGCATCAGATTACGGTTCTGAACAGTCCGGGTTGTATTGATGCAGATTACCGCGGAGAGATTGGAATCATTCTAATCAACTTGTCAGACAAGCCGTTCGAAATCAATAATGGAGACAGAGTTGCGCAGATGATTATTTCAAAAGTCGAGACTGTTCGGTTCAATCTTGTTGAAGAACTTGATAAGACAGAACGTGTTGATGGCGGTTTTGGTCATACAGGTATCAAATAAGTCTATTAAAATGAGAAAGATAAAAACAAATATCAAATTTTTTGACATCAAGTTCGACATTCAAGACAAATTGACAAAATGCACGATGAGCATTTCTGCAGATTTGGTTAGAGTCGAGTTGATAGCAAACAGTTTGACAAATCTGTTTGTCATGAAGCATCTTGATAAACTTGGAATTTCGGTTGAAGGAACGAAATTGCGGTTCTCTGTTTCCGCTTATTCTAAATGCTGCGAAGGAGACGAATATAACGAGATTAAAGGTAGACTTTTGGCACATGACAAAGCGCAGTTGAAGGCAATCACGAAAATAAACAATTTTTGTAAGTGGTGGTATAAAAACTATTTGGTCAAGTTCGGTCTTGAAAATTACGATACGTATATGTCTAAGATTGCGCTAACGCATAACAGAGTTTATAGTTGCATTGTGACTGAAGAGTCTGGACATTTAAAATAACTAAGTGATGAAATATCCAACATCATTCATAAGCATTGATTTCGAGACTGCATATGCATTAAGAAGTTCAGTTATATCAGTCGGTGCCGTCAAGTTTATCGACAACAAGGAAGTTGATTCGTATTATTCATTGGTTCAGCCGGACTGGAATTCTTTGATACAGTTTGAACATGCTATCAGTTTTGAGTATGTTCACGGAATCGCGGACCGTGAATTGACAGACAAGCCTACGTTTGTAGAGATTCTTCCAGAACTTGAGCAGTTTTGTGGCAATCTTCCATTGGTCGCGCATAATGCTGCATTCGAGATGAGTTGCTTTAAGGCATTGAAAGAACTATACAGGTTTGAAACAACGATACAGTGCGATTATATATATGACACGATGAAGATTTCAAAGGAAGTCGAGCAGGTTCTTGGATTGAATATCAAAGGAAAGGGAACTCATACGTTGAATACTCTATGCAAGATGTACGGAATCCCGTCTGGAACCCATCATAACGCGCTGGATGATTCCGTTGATTGCGGAAACATGCTTGTTGAGATGAACAAGATTCTTGATATGAGTTATGACGAGCTTGCAAATGTGCATATCGTGGTTCCGGAACCAATTATCGAGAAACTTGCACCGGTTGGAAGCGTTGAACTTGAACAATTATTAGTTTAGAAAATGAACAAGAGAATTGCAAAAAAGGTTTTGAACGAGAACGGACCGCATTACGACTGGTACTACAGAAATGGACTCATTTCATTGGCTCCTGTCCATCCGGAGTTATATTTCAGAGCATGCAGACGCTTTCACCAGAAGCCGTACTATGATGCGAAATGGCTTTCTGATATCCAGAAATGGAGAAAAGAACACCCAGTTAAAACAAAAAGATAACCAACTTATCAAATGAGCAAACAAGATTGTATTAAGATGACCGGAATGGTCGTTCAGGACAAGTCGAATTCGATATTCGATGTCGAACTTGATAACGGCATGACTATCACGGCGACTTTGTCCGGAAAGATTAGAATGAATAATATAAGAATACTTGTCGGAGATAAGGTCGATGTCGAGCTGTCTATGTATGACTTGACAAGAGGACGAATCACATTCCGACACAAAAACTAATTGTTATGAAAAATTGTACAGGATTGCTTTCATGCAGCAATGAAATCAAGCATGAGTATTGCGCGACAGTAGTCAGAATCGGAGAACTCGTTCCTGTCGAGACAAGCGACAATCTTGTAAAGACGTTGATTAACGGAAACTCGATTGTAATGTCTCGTGGTTCTATTCAAGAAGGAGAAATCGCATTCTATGTTAGCAACGAGTGTGAAATCAATGCGGATTTCCTTTCTGTTAACAACCAGTTCGAACTTTCTGAATATGAAAGGAATGCAAATCGAGACGAAGTCGGTGCCATATTGAAAGGCACAGAGGACCTCAAGAACAAGATTGAAGTACTTAAGAAGAAAATCAAGAACATCAACAAGGTTATTGATAAGTACAATGAACGCTGTGGTGTTGTTAAGAAGATTGAAGAGTTTGAAGGTTTCTTGGCAGAGAACAAGGATAAGTATGAGAAACTTTCGAATACTCCGGTCAGCGAGTTGTCAGAAGATGAAACACATTTCATAAAGGTTTATGAAGCGAAAACTGCCAAGCTGAAGAAGACTAACGAGCGTCTTGGAAAGTATGATAGAGTTAAGGATGTTGACTTGAATCAACTTAACGGAGAAATCAAGACAATCAAAGACAAAATTACAGAGTTTACGAATGAGCGAGAAGAGATGAAGAAGCCGGCAAAGGAAAAGGTTGGCTACTTCAACAAGTGGGGACGCGTGAAGTTGATTCGTCTGTGCGGTTGCCCGTCTTACGGATACGTGTTTGGTGTGGACTCTATGCGCTTGTTCTGTCCTGAAATTGACTCTGTCAATCTTGAAGAACTTGTCGATTGTGACTTCGACACAGTGAAAGTCAATGGAGAATCTGTCTGTTTCTGCAAGGCTTATGTTCCAAGAATTGTCGAGAATCAGGGTCGTGGTTCAAGAGGCAAGAAGAAGGTTAAGAAAGAGCCTGAGCGAATGATTCCGAACGAGTTCTGTTTCCATTATGACACGACGCAGTTCCAGAGATGTGTCAGGGATTTCAACAAGGATGATATTGTCGATATTTCTGTCAAGTTGCACGGAACTTCCATCATCATCGGAAACGTGAAAATCAAGTTCCCTATCGAGTTCAACACTCCTTTTGCCAAGTTGAACAAGATGCTCCAGATAGCATATTATAAGTATGTTCCGAAGCGCTGGCAGAAGTACAAGGTTGGATATTACAATGTGTATTCGTCACGAACGGTTATCAAGAACAAAGAACTGAATCCGGATGTTACTGATGGTTTCTATGATGTTGACTTGTGGGCTGTCTATAATGATTTGCTGAAAGAGTACATTCCTAAGGGAATTACGATATACGGAGAGGTTGTTGGTTATCTTCCAGATTCCGGAAAGTCGATTCAGCATTTCAGAAACGGAATGATTTATGATTATGGTTGTCCGGAGGGAGAGTCGAAGCTGATGATTTATAGAATCACGGAAGATGATCCGAAAGCGGACCCGAAGAAGGTTGACAAGAAGATTGAGTACACGATTACGGAAGTTGACCAGTGGACCCGTGAACTTGTCCGCAAGCATCCGGAACTTCACAAGAATATCATGTTCTTGCCTATTCTCTACCACGGAAGGTTCGGGGACTTGTATCCGGAACTTGAAGATAGCACGAGATGGCATGACGATGTTCTTGAAAAGCTTAAGGCGGAAGAGAGGTTCGGAATGGAGCAGATGGAGCCTCTGTGTGTATTCCATGAGTGTCCGAGAGAGGGAATCGTCATCAGAAAGGAACTTGACGGACGAGACCCGCTTGCTAAGGAGGCATACAAGTTGAAGACTGTCAAGTTCGACGAATGCTATCGACAGATGATGGATGACAATGTAATCGGAGACCTCGAACTGGCAGAAGGAATGTAGAATGCGTAGAAATCGAAAAGCAACTCTGGCAAGCATTTGACCGGAGTTGCTTCTTTTTTAATGGTTTTTGAAAAAAGTTATGAAAATACCATGAACTTGATTCTGACAGGCAGCGGGTTCGGGTTATATACAAGCACGGAGTTCTGAAGATTCTTTATCTTGCTCTGGTAGTTGTCCTTTGCTCCGATAATCATGTAAGCCTCTCCGACTCTGAGCCATAGGTCATTCTCGTTCAGATATTGCATGTACCTGTACAGACCTACTGCGTTTTCCTTGTTGTTCGGTTTCATTCCGTGTCTGTGTCCCGGAACATTTTCCATGAAGTTGTACTTTTCTGGAGTCTTGTATTCGTTCACGTAGTCGCAGCTTGTCTTGAGTTTGTCATGGTTGCTGTTGTGGTGTTCAGTGTGCGTATGGTGGAACGTGTCGGACCAAGTGCTGTTTGTGTCATGGTAGTTCGGATTTGTTGTCCATTCGCTGTCTGACGATACTTGCGAGTGCATGTCATAAGTCCAGATTCCCTGCATGCAGGTTGCAAGAGACTCGTTTGATACGACCTTTCTTACTGGACAGAAGCAGTCGCAAGCCTTGAACACTTCATATTCAGACTGGAGTATCGTGTTGATTTTGACTGTCGAACGGACCTTTCTATATACGTCAACACACTCGTTGCAGACAAAGCCTTCAACGTGCATGTTCTTTGGAATCTCAATCTTTTCATCAAGATTGACATAGTCAGAAACATGTGCCACTTTCAGTACAGAGAACTCGTCAGTAAACTCGGACCAGTCAGGAATGAGCACGAGACCTCTCATCGCTCCGTTCGGATATTTCTGGTTGAGTATTCTCTTGTTGTAGTCTTCGACAAGCATGTACGGACCGCTTACATTGCTCTGGTGGACATACTTCGATATTTCAAGAAGAAGCATGAAGATGTCATGGATGTTATATGTGTTGAGAATCGAGTATTCGTTTCCCCAGTAGTATGCATAGATGTCCGGGTACATCGTGCAGAGAAGACTCCATTTCGTTTCGGTTCCCTCTATGATGTTTCCGAGATGGTCGAAGAACTGCAGGAACTTCTCAAGGGCATGGACGTTATGGTTGAATGCGGCTGGGTCGTTGATTGCAAGAGGACCGATTGATATGAAGAACTTGTATATGTCGCACGGAACATCCGAGTAGTCGGGGTCTTCATCAGAACCCTTCAATCTCGGCTTCAGTGTCTTGATGAGGTCGATGATGTAGTCGAAGTTGACATTTGCCCCGATGAATGGAGTTTCTGTATAGTCAGCCCATGTTCCGTCATGGTTGATATACTCGGCGTCGATTGCGGAAACAAGCACAGAATGGACATAGAATGAATATCCTTCTGAAGATGACTGGAAAACAAGATAGTCGATTGATTCGGAAACGCAGTTTTCTTGATTGCAGTCGCATACCGGAAGGTTCTGTATGGTCACGTTCACCGGAATGCCGAGTTCGTCGAATTTTGCCTGAATAAGTTCACATACGGAACCGGGTTCTGTTCTCAGCAGATATGTGTCTATGTTGATTGCATTGATGTCTTCGCAGCTCGTGTAGTGTATGTCGAACTTGACGTTGATATACGGCTCGTAGTTTTCAATGGACTGGATTTCCTTTACAATCGGGAAGAATTGTGCCGCATATGTGTCGCCGGTCACGTTTCCCTGAAGAAGATATGCTGAATATGGCTGGAGAATCTTTGTTTCCGTGTAGTATTCTGTGATGCCGTCAGCATGGATGTCTGTCATGTCTATCGATGCAAGCTCGTCGCCGTTGGAGTCTGTGATGACGCCTTCGCCATCAACGATGTCAAACGAAGTGTCTGCTTCGTCGATTGCACTTGAGCAAGTGAACCCGGATGAAGTTATATCATTCGATGTTGAATATAGTTGGTAGAAAAGATTCGTATTTTTGTTTGTTGGTACAATCTTGCTATTATCGGCTGGTTTGATAATCTTGTTCATGGAACCCATTATGGCATTTATGTTCTTGTTTTATTTATCTTTAATGGTATTTTTGGCGCATTGTGACAAGATATAAAAGCCATTAACTTTTTTTAACTCCAAAAATCTATACTTTTTTTCATTTTTGTAGTATACATAATTGTTGAAACATAATACGCATATAAAAAATGATTATTTGTGCTGATATACACGGCAGGACGTTCTGGAAAGACGCCGTTGCCAAAAAGAGAGAAAATGAGAAGATAATATTTCTCGGAGACTATCTGGAGCCGTATCCGCAGGAGGGAATAACGCATGATATGGCATTTCAGAATTTCCTGAAGATTATCGACTACAAGAAGAGTCATATGGACGACTGTGTCTTGCTTCTCGGGAACCATGACTTTGCATGTATCGACAAGAGTATGATTTCTTGCAGGCATGACTATATGAATGAAATCAGGAATAAGAAAGAGTTTATTGAGAACATGGATTTGTTCGACCTGATATATTCTATGGACATAGGAGACCGGAAGTTCGTGTTCTCGCATTCCGGAATTCATAAGCAGTGGTTTGACGAGAGTGTCCAGAAAGATGGCATGGAAGAAGGAGAGTTGCCTTGGGACTTTTTGAACAGAAAGTTCAAGGAAGACTACAAGTCGCTGCTCGGCTGTCTCGGAATATACTCGAAGTTTCGCGGATGGACAGATGTCAAGTACGGTTCTTGCATATGGGCAGACTGTCGGGAATGGAGCATCGAGGAACCCGATTATGAGAATGTATATCAGATATTCGGACATACGATGCTGATAGACAAGCCTGTCATATTGAAGCATTGGGCTAATCTTGATTGCAAGAAGCCTTTTAGACTGGATGAAGAAACTGGTGAATTGATAAATTTGGAAGATATTTAAGAAATTATGCAAACAAATTTTTATTTTTTGTCGCTTGAAAAGACAAAGATACTTAAAGAAATCGGTTTAGATTTTGCTACGGTATGCAAAGAATATGGCTGGTTCTGGAACGAAATCGATGGTAATCTAATTGCTTCCAACCATCGACTTGATGAACTTGATGACGGGAAATACGTTCCCGCGCTTAATTCCGAACAGCTGCGTGAGTTTCTTCCGCTTGATATTTACACAAAAGAGTGCGGAAAGTGCTCATTGAATTTCGGTTCTGATATTATAAATGACGTGGAAGAGCAAATCGTGTCTTATGATGAATGTAAAGGTTCATGCTATCCGTATGTTACGTTTTCGGCAGAACATCTTGTTGATGCTATGTTTGACGCTATCGAGTATTGTCATAAGAATGGATTCTTGCAGCCGGATTCATATGTAGATAAAGAAATGTTAGATAATCAAACTATACAAAATGATAAAGAAATGAGCAATAATGTAGAAAAAAGTGAATTTAAGTGTTTTGAAAGCAAGTTCTGTATTGTATATCATAAAGAAGATAATGATGGCTTGTTCTCTATGGCATTGATATTCAATTACTTGACTGATGAATTGCATATTGATAAGAATGATATTCGTCTTATCGGAGCAGATTATCAGGATATGAAGAAACTTGACATTGATGAATTGTGCCAGAAAAATGAGGGAATCATAATGACTGACATATCATTCAATGAATTCTCAAAGATAAAGGAGATATACAAGAAGAAGAGAAGCAAATTCTGGTGGTTTGACCATCATGCTCCTATCATTAAGCAGAGTCTTTTGGAGAAGTGTGAAGACATCAACGGCATTCGCGATACCAGCAGAAGCGCGATTATGAATGTATATAACTATCTTTACGATCCGTTCAATGAGAAGTATAATAGCAAGAGTCCGGATATTGAGTTGTTGCGTATTCTATCTGCGTGGGATTCTTTCTCGTTCTTGAGAGAAGGTTATGATATTGATTATGTTCGAAATGTGAATGTCGGCGTAAGCAATGATTTTATGCTTGATAAAGATAGAATCATCGAGTTTGTGAGAGAACTTCTTAAGATGAATGCCGATGTGCAGAAAGATATTATTATGGATTTCTATGACAGTGGCAAGTCATTCAATAAGGTTATCGAGAGCAAGGATGCAAAGTTGATTGAGGATTTTGGTCAGGTATATTCTTTGGAAGAAAATGGCGAGCCGGTCATGGTTCTTTATATGCAGGGCGGTAGCAACAGTTTGATGTTCAAGAGCGTTAGCGATAAATACAAGCACGGCGCAGTCATCAAACATTTGAAAGATGGGAACTTCTCCATACATTTGTATAACACAGATACAAAGTATGATTTGGAGATGGACTGTGGTGCATATCTGAAGAGCAAGTATGGCGGCGGCGGTCACAAGGGTGCAGCCGGAGCACAGATTTCGGAAGATGTGTTTTTGAAGATAATGAGAACTAAAAAGATTTGATTTTTTATGCCAAGGAATGTTGAGATTGATGATACTCTTGCCGATGAGATTTTCAATGAGCGGATGGATAGCGAGTTTGAGAAAATCAAGCAAGAGCGAGATGACTACAAGAACAAGTACTTATATGCGGTTGCCGATAAGGAAAATGCAATAAAGCGCATAAAGTCGCAGATGAATATTGCTGCTGATGCAGAAAAGACGAACATCATAAAAGAGTTCCTTGTTATCTGTGATGATTTGAATCTGGCATTGTCGTTTAATGAACATTGTGATGAACCGACTGCATTGAAAGAAGGTTTCGTGAGTCTCTATAATGAGTTTATGGACGTTCTTGACAAGTTGAATGTCAGGAGGATGAAAGATGTTGTCGGTTCAGAATTCACAACAGACCTGTATGAAGCGGTTTCTATGAAAGACTGTGGAAATGATATGTCCGGAAAGGTCGTTGAATGTCTGGTAGACGGCTATTTTATCGGTGATGATGTCCTGAGGCATGCAAAAGTCGTTGTAGGAAAATAATGAGCAATGGAAAGAAATATATAATTAAATGCTTGAAGATTTTGTCAAGCGCATTTCTCGGCTTGTTGAGCGCGTTGATTGTAATTTGTTTCGTTTATGCAGTCAATCAGATTTTTCTGTTGAGTATTTGTGATTCTTCGATATGGAATTCATATTTGTTTTGGATTGTATTGGTTGCAATTATTGACGGAATCTTAATCCACAAGGCTCTTTATGACGATTGATTTGAAAAGCGGCAGATGATTTTGTTTATTTGCCGCTTTTTTGATTTAATTGTGGTTCAATAGTTTAAACTATTGATTGATTATGTGGTATACTTTTAATAAAAGATATTCATCATTCGAGAACTCTGTTAGTCAGAGCAAGATAGTGAGTGACAGTTCTTTCTCCATCTTCAAAAAGAGGATGAAAGATGCTGTTAAAAATAATGAAGAGAATAGAAGAAATGCTTTGGATTCGATTCGAAACATAGTTATTACATAAAGAAATAAAGGATTTACATGTATACGCATCTTAATACGATTGAATGGGACTTTATACTAAAGTCTAAGAAGAACGAGAATCTCAACTATTTTTCTAACAAGATTTATGGTCAGATTCTTGCAGAACTTAAGTGCAAGGGCGGTTTCGAGTACTACTTGTGTACGATTGTGCAGATGAACAATGATACGGTCGGGAACTATATCGGCTGTGTGAAGTCTGATGCCGCAAGCGGAAAGGAAGCTAACATCCTTGTATACGACAGAGACCGCCAGAGAGACCGTGTGTTGTCTCTTAATGACGAGAACTATCTTTAAAATCAGTTTTAATATGAGTTGGAGATTGTAACAAGACTTGTCCATGACGATCCTGAACGTTCGAGGATTTACAAGTTGCCTGAATGCAATCTGATGATGCAGATTGTCAGCCGTGATGACTCTGAATACTTGGCAAAGTTCAAGAGTCTGCTGCAGAAGCATTGCCTTTATATTCTGGTAGGTTCTGAAACATTGTCTGCAAGAAGAAAGATATACATCGGACAGACCGCAGATATGTTAAAGAGGTTTCAGCAGCATGCAAAGAAGAAAGATTTCTGGACTGAATGCATGGTTTTCACTTTGATTCGTTCACAGTTCAACCGGTCCCAGATTCAATATCTGGAATACTTGTCGATATTGACAGCGATGGAGTGTGGAGTTTATGACATGGTCCAGAACTATCAGATTCCGAAGAAGCCGTTCCTTGACGAGACTGATACTGCGTTTGCCGAGAAGGTTTTTGACGATATTCGGTTGCTTTCTCTGTTTGCCGGTTTCCGGATGTTCAGAAACAAGGTCATAGACTTGAACGATGTCTCGGTGAGTGGTTCCCATACGATGCTGTCAAGAATTGTATATGAGTACAGCGCGTCGAAGCCTGCTGTTAGTTCGGATTATGTTTCTGAATGTGAGAATGACGAGTCTCTCGTGTCATATGAACTGAAGGGAACAGACTATTATGCAAAGGCGGTCTATACGAATGACGGAAGCGTGATGGTGATGCCGTTCGGCTACATATCCCGGAATGTCAAGTTGCCGGATGACTTGTGCCGGTTCTTGCCGGATGTGAGCGCGTGCATAGATTCTGGTGGCTATATAAAGAGCGGCTTTGTTGTTGACAGTCTTGATGTTGCCGGTGAGATGGTTACTGGCTGTAAAGAAAATAAGTGGAAAAAAATAGTAACATATATTTAGAAAGATGAGATTTTTTTTGGACATTCTGAAAAGTGCCATCCTTGCCGGTTGCGCGATTGGGCTGGGTGGCTATGTCTATCTTACGGTAGGAGGGCTTGCCGGGGCAGTCTTGTTCTCGTTCGGACTTTTGACTGTTTGCTTCTACCAGTTGCACCTGTTTACAGGAAAGTCCGGATTCTACACGAAAGAGAACATTCTCTACCTGTTCAGTGCGGTTCTGTTTGGAAATGTAATCGGTTGCTGGTTTGTCAGTCTTGTTGCATCTGATGCTGTTGTTGCTGCAAGCGCGACTCTTGTTGCTGGCAGGCTTGCTGCTGGGAACTTGACGAACTTCTTGCTTGCTATTCCGTGCGGATTCATCATGACAGCCGCTGTTACTGCAGTGAAGCCGGATAAGAACAATCACAGGAACTACTTCCTTATTCTGTACGGCGTTCCGTTGTTCATCATGTGCGGATTCAGGCACAGCATCGCGGATGCTTTCTACTATCTTGCGTCCGGAGTTTATTCAACAGAACTTCTGGTGACATGGGTTTTCATAGTTATTGGAAACTATGTCGGTTGCAATTTTTACAGATTGTTTAATGATTTTGACACGAAGCCTGTCAATATCTCATAAGACTTTATTGATTATGCAGAAAACTTCATACAATAGCATTAGCGTCTATACGTTTGATGATGTGAGCAACGTCATCGTCTGTGGAGACATTCATGGCGAGTTCAACGAAATCGTCAATAAGATATGTGTCCAGAACAAGATACAGGATTCTGTGATTATCATTGCAGGCGATTGCGGGTTCGGTTTCAACAAGAGAGAGTATTATACGAATATGTATAACAAGAACTCGCGCAGGCTTGAGGAGTCGAACAACTACATATTGTGCATCCGTGGAAACCATGACGACCCCGAATACTACAGTTATGGAGGCTTGTTCGAGAAGAAGCGGATGGTGTGCGTTCCCGATTATTCTGTGATAGAGGTTGCCGGAAGAACCATATTGTGCATCGGGGGAGCGGTCTCGATAGACAGGAAGTACAGGATTTATGAAGAGATTCGAATGAACATGCATTCTGCAACCAAGACGAAGTCTGTGTACTGGTGTTCTGAGATGCCTGTGTTTGACAGTATGAAGCTTTCCGATGTCATTGGACGATTCGTCATAGACACGGTTGTCACGCATACGGCTCCGTCATTCTGCGAGAAGGTTCAAAAGACAGGCATCGAGGAATGGTGCAAGTTCGATGAAAATCTTTCGGACGATTTGGATGCAGAAAGAAAGACGATGGATAAGATATATGATTATCTTGTCGAGAAGAAGCAGCCGATAAGAGACTGGGTGTATGGTCATTTCCACTGGTCTTGGAATGCACGGATTGATGGAATCAATTTTACAATGCTCAATATCAATGAGTTAAAAACACTTTATTGTTAGATTTGTCATGCTATGTTATCTTCCATATACTAAAGGTGAAGGTTTTGAAGAACTGGTTCGAACTGCACAACATGCTATTGATTCACAAGACAATAACAGAAAGCAAAGACAATGGCTTCAGAAGATTTTGGATTTGCTGAAATATGGTAAATATGTGACAATACAAGACAATAAGGGTATGCCGAGAGACGTGATCGGAATTGCAAACGCGCATTCTTTTCTATCTTTCTTTGATGTTTGCCATGAGATTTCATGGTTTGATTTGGATGTTGAGCCGATAGAGACCGTTAAATTGGAAGAAACCCATATTTCCTATGGTTTATCTTGCTTGTTTATTTGATTTTTAATAACTTTGCAGACTATGGTCAAAAAGAAGAATTCAAATGCACTTAAAGATTATGATTTGGCTGACATATATCTTTGGATTGTGCGAGGGCTTGACTGGAATGAGATACAGAAGTCCTATATTATAATGAATGGAATAGATGCAGATATTAACAACACGGATGATGTTCGTGACTATGATGACATCAGTGTCGAATTGATGAAAGAATTGTTTTTGTTAATCGTTCAGTCTCTTGAGACATATGACAGCGATGCAGAAAGAGTTCTAATCAATAATTCGAAGAATTTTGTTGTCATGTTCGATCTCTATGATGATAAAGATGAGATAACTTGCATATATTGTCCTGATGTGTTTCATACCAGAATCAGGATTTCTGTTCCTGATGATACTGTTCCTGATAGGAGAAATAAATTATTCTCTGCTATTAGAAATTCAGAGAAAAATCGTTATGCGTTGAATGTGTATAATATGTACAATGTATGCGATAAGATGAACTATTGTTATGATTCTCGCGATGATATGATTCATGGTTTGACAGATTGCATGGTCGGTGCGTTCGATGCATCCAAAGAAAGCGAATATGGCGGTTTTTGCGCAAGTGGAAGATTCATTGTCAGATATGATAAGATTGAGGATATGTTTGATATCATATTCACGATTGAAGAAGAAACGACTCCGTTGACAGTGTCATCAAGTGCGACTATCAATTTGCAATTATTAAATTAAGACGAATATGTTGACAATCCGCACAAGTGTTATAAGAGAGGGTTCATTCAAGGAAAAACTTCTTAAGATCTTTGGATTTTTCATAAATCCTTCTCATAAGTCAAGTTTGCTAAACAAGCTGAAAGAAAAGAACAAGGAACTTTATAAAAGGTGTGCATATGGTGCCTTGGATAATGTTTCTTATCTTGACTATAAGTATTGCTATGATTCGGACCCTGATAAGAAGTTGACCAGTTTTCCATATGTTCAAAGCGAGGAAGTTAATGTTTTGAACAGCAAGGGAGAATTTGTCAAGACGGTAATGGAGTATTTTTTCTATGAGACCGAGTTTGACGAGAGCGACGGCGGCGTACAGGTTCCAAAGAGCAAGAAATACTATCTTGTTGATCCGGAAGGAATTCATTATCTATATAATTTTCCAAAGAAGTACATGTTCGGCGGCTATAGTTTGAACAGATTTGTGAAATATGCATATATTCCAGAAATCGGTTTCTGCTATGTAAGAGATAAGCATATTGTAAAGTTATTGATTGGCAACAAGTTCAAATATAAGTTTATGGCAATCACTAACAAGTGGTTGTATTTCATCTACAGAATCAGGAAGTGTATAGAGAATGCATTGCGTTCCATCATCAATTTCAACTATAAATTCTTGCATACGATAGATTCTATCATATTGTGCATAAGGTTTCCGTTCTTGTATCCGAGAAACAGGTTCACCGGACTTCATTATAATAATTGGAAGATGCTTGATAAGATAAAGGAGTTGAGAAAAGAGAGTGTTGTATCTTTCAATGTATCTGAGACTATAGAGCCTTATGAGATTCAAGGTTATCTGTCCGGCATAGAAGTCCAGAAGAAACTCGATGATGAATACGAGAAGATGTTTGACGGCATCAGGCATGATGACCAATATGTGTATTATTTCATTGATGGCGATGGCAATGAAATCCCTGTCATGAGAACATATAAGAACATCAAGTACAGGTTCAAGATTCTTGACAAGAACGAGCAGCCGAGAATGCTTGTGTGGACTGAAATCAATGGCGGAATATGGATTGACATTACGGACGAGAAGCCGTTATTTAAATCAAAAGATGGTGAACCAAAAGAGTCAAGTTATTATAGGGTTGTCATTAACAAGAAACTTTCAAGGAAAGCGGACAGGATTGAATGGTTCCACAAGTATGTTCTGAACACGATTTTCTCGATTCCGAAGTATAACGAACTTGACGCGATGGAAGAAGGATGGAGACGCAGGTTCGGAATGGACATGATGAAAGAACTCAGGAAGCAACTCTCCAAAGAGAACTATTTGTACAAGTTCAGGATTACGCAAATCAAGGAGAAGTTCGGCGGACTTCGTTTCTATGTGGAATGTGCGTCAAAGGAAGTGTATAGCATTATCGATAAGTACGGGAGCATGTCATTTGGCATATGCATAAATTGTGGAAAAGATGCGAAGTACAAGACGACCGGTTGGGTTCTACCGTACTGCGAGGAGTGCATAAAAGAACACAATGCCGGTAGTTATGTTCCGATTGATGAAGATGAACCTGAATGTGATGAAGAAGATGGCGAATAAGAAAGAGAGCCGTTCTGCAAGGTTGCAGGACGGCTCTCTTCGTCTATATGTATGAGATGATGTTTCCTTTATTGTCGATTTCGAATGACTGGTTGTCTAATACGACCTCCGCTGTTCCTCTTTCGTTGAACTCATAGCAGTAGTCCATGTCGTTTTTCAGCAGAAAGTTTCCGTCAATGTCTATGTAGTTCCATTTCTTGTTGCTTTTTTTCTGTACGTTTATGAAACCGTTCCTTAATATTCCCAAGTTTTGAAACCATTCTTCTGACATCAACGAACCGTCTGATTTCAAGATATTCGAACTGTTTGATTTGAACACGGATGCGATTCCGTCTTTCGAGAACTCGGAAACGGAGTCGAAGTATTCATTGGAAATCAGATTGCCTTGAGTGTCTATGAATGCATATTTATAATATGTTTTTAAATACACTTTCGCAAAACCGTTCACAAAAGGCCAGCAACTGTTGAAATCATTGTTTAAGCTTTTTGAATCATCTAATGGATACAGGAAAGTGCCATCCTGTTTTATGTAATTGAATGTCCCATTATTAAAACGGACATGCGCGAAACCGCAACTGAATGAACTTGCGGTTTGGAACCATTCGTTGTTATCATATAGCAGTTTTCCATCTTTTCCTATGAAGTTGTATCCGTTTGATATGCTATGCCTGTTTGTTCTGCAAACAAGCCCGAATCCTTCATGGAATGGCTTGCAATCTATCAGTGCCAAGTTGTTATTTATCAAGAAAGTGCCATCTGACTTGATGTACGAGTGATACTGGTTCCTGAGCATGACAGATGCTATATCTTCTGAGAAGTCATCAAGTCTATAGATTGTTTCTGGAAGTTGTGTATATTTTCCAGTAGTGTCGATGAAGCCGATTTCACTGCCATACTTCTTAAACACTGTTGCATAACCGTTCTTGAATTCGAATGCGGAGTTGAAATATTCTGTACATAAGAGTTTTCCGGTTTTCAGGTTCAGATAGTTTTTCTTATTTTCATCATCTTGGTCTGCCACGACCATGAACCCCTCTGATATTTTATCATGTTCACAAGCAGAGAAAGTTTTTTCTGTTATAGGTTTTCCGGAAGTGTCTATGACTATATTTCTGTTATATGTGTCTGATATTACAGCGATTCCGTTATTGAAGTATGTAGCGTCTGTGTACCACTTGTCAAGTAGGTAGTTTCCGCTTGTGTCGATGTAGTTGTATTTTCCCAAGCGTCCGACAAGCGAGTAACCGCTTGACGTGAAGTTTATTAAACCGTTGTTGAACTTGTCTTTTGTGAGGAAACTTCCGTCTTTCTTGACGATTCTTTCTGTAAACATATTATTGAACTCGTCATCGGAAGTTTCTTTTGAGTACAACGAATAAAGCGGTGTGCTCTTGTTCAGGCAGAATAGCAGGTTGTACTTGATGAGGGAATGAAGCATGGATTTGAGAATGTCTTCATTTGAAACCGAATAGTCGTAGTTGCTGTAGAAATTATAGAATTCATCATTCAGTTCAAGCGAGTGCGACATTTCTTGATGCTTTGCTGTGCGGTGAAGATAGCAGACTATCTTTCCGGTATCGTTTGTTATTATAAACTTGGATACTGCTGTCTTTTTAATGATTGCACGGATTGTCTTGACCAGTGTGTCATTCAGATTGTCGATGCCATATGTTGATGATGTGAAAGATAATCCGACGCTTTTGCTGTTTTCCGTTACATTGATTTCCGGTTTGACGAATGCTTCTATTCGATTGCATTCTTGCTCGTTCGATAGAACCGAGTTGATTTTTTCTGTGATAGATGTCATGATACTCCAGACGCTTACCGTATTCGACGTGAATTCAATCTGTATGTTATACGGATATGAAATTGTGTCATCAGTAACTTCGTCCGGGTCTATGGTAGAGAGGATATTGTCACTTTCGTTTATGTATAATTCGTCGTTTATCAACATATTGTATAATGGCATATGAACTATTATACGGTATTTATTTTCATCTTTATAAATATATCAAAATGATTTTGCAAAGATAGCAAAATTAAATTATTCATACAAGATAATGAGTCTGAATAGCGATTATAAGAAGAAGCACAAGCCGCTGAAAGAAGGTGTCGGAAGATATCACCAGGGTTACTATGTGCCGAAGTTGCATCCGGAGAAATGCGTTACGTTGGGAGAGAACGTGTATAGAAGCGATTGGGAACGCAGGCTGATGGACTGGTTTGACAGGTCGCCGAGCGTGGTGCGCTGGGGTTCGGAGCCTATTTCGGTGCCGTACTTGAATCCTATCGCAAATTTCAACTATTGTGTGAGCCACGGTTTGGATCCGAAGAATCCGAGATACTGGAAGAAGATGAATTATAACATCGACTTCTGGGCAGAGATGATAGACACGAACAATGTAGTGACGAAGTATTTCATAGAAGTGAAGCCGTATGCGCAGACGATAGAGCCGAAGCCGCCAAAGGATGGCGCGAAAGTTGCTGACTATAAGAAGTACAACGAGCAGATGAAGACGTATCTTGTCAATCAGCAGAAATGGCTTGCTATGGAACAGTTCTGTGAAGAACATGGATGCAAGTTTATGAAAGTGACAGAGCATACGTTGAAGAAACTCGGTCTTTTGTAGTTAAAAAAATAAATACAATAAATTACAATTTTGTGTTGATGAAAATAGATATAGGTCTCGAAAGAGAAGTAGATTCAATCATAAGAAAGCATATAGATGAATATATGCAGTCAAACAATGATGATATGTTTTTAAATGAAGCCGATTTGTTTTTTGACAGAAACGTGCAACTGATGAGTCCTTTCGACCCTGATGGAAGCAGATATTCATGGGGAGGAGGTTCTTCAGCCCGTGGTAGTAAATTTTATGAAGAGTTAAGATTAGCAAAAGAAGAACGTGAAGTTGACTTCATATATGGAAAGTATCTTCAGAAGTTCTTCAAAGAGCAGATAACTCATCCGTTTAAGTGTGACGGTCTCATCAACACAGAAACAGCATCTGGAAAGAAGTTAAAGATCATATTCGAGTACAAGTATGATTTAGATTTTAAGAAGAAGAAAGATATTGCAGAAGTACTTGTACAAGTTGTTTATTACTTAAAGAAATTCGAGAACAACGGTCAGCCGTTACCTAATATTTGTTTTATTGGTGATATAAACGAGTGCTTTGTTATGCACACTGATGTGCTTAACAAGTACCTCGATGAACCGGTTGATTGGAATTCTGCCCCATCACATGCAAAGTTCACGAATGGCACGCTTGTTAGCAAGATTGCAGCAGACAAAGATATCAATCCGTTTGTATTCTGGATTGACGAGAAGTTCAAGTTGTCTGATGTTATTGACTGTGTTTCTGATTTGGCAGAGAACGTTCAGAGACATATTCATATTACTTCTCACAATATCGGTTCCATTTATGAGTATTTCTGTGATAGAGTTCTTATAGACAAGAACAAGATTTCTACGAAAGATTCTGTTGCTATTTTTATCGGTGTCTTAACAGACAAGGAAGAGTATTATATGCATCCAAGAAAGAAGAATACTCTTGTTGCGGCTCCGTTGAATATGGAAGTTGGTGTCAAGAACGATGCTTTGGATGCATTCTTCAGTTACTTTACAGAGAACTATTCAGTTGCAGAGAGACGAGTATTCAGCGGAATTGCTGATAGATTGATTGAAGATGCAGATAGAAGAAAGAGCGGTGATTTCTGGACTCCGACAAAGTGGGTTGACTATGCACATCAGAGAATCAGCGAAGTTGTTGGTGATAACTGGAAGAATGAGTTTGTTGTCTGGGATAACTGTGCTGGAACATGTAACTTGACAAGAGACTATAAGTTCAAGGAATTGTATATTTCGACTTTGTTTGACAGCGAACTGCAGATGGGAAAGAAGTTCAACAGAGAAGCAGTGCATTTCCAGTTTGATTTCTTGAATGACTTTATTCCGATGCCGGGAGAACTTGTCAAGAGTGATTGCAAGTTGCCTGATGGTTTGCTGGATGCTTTTGAACAGAACAAGAAGATTATGTTCTTGATAAATCCGCCATATGCATCGGGTGTTGATAGTGCTCGTGGACAAGAAACTAAAACCGGAACAGCAATCAATGCAACAAATAGAAATATGATTGCGGATGGCTATGGAAAATCTGCACAGAATCTTTATACACAGTTTTTATATAGAATTGAAAAGATTAAACAAGAATACGATTTAACAAATTTGTATATTTGTATATTTTGTCCAACGTTGTTTATGACTGGTGGTTCTTTTGATAAATTTAGAAAATTCTTTTTTAATGATTTTGATTATGTTAGTGGATTTCAGTTTCAAGCCAGTCAATTTGCTGACGTTGCATCAAATTGGGGAATTGGTTTTACGATTTGGAAATCTGGAAAAACATTAGATAAAGAGAACTTCGAACTTGATATTTGTGATGTTGATAAAAGTAGTTATACAGGAGATGTTGAAATAAAAGACCAGAAATGTTTGTATAATCTTGATTATTCACAGACGTTAAGAGAATGGACAATCGAACCAGTGAAGAAATTGAAAACATTTGATATGCCAAATGTTTCAAGCGGAATAACAGTTAAAGATTCTGTAAATAATCGTGGAAGAAATTTCAAAGGTGCATTTGGTTATTTTCTTTCTAATTCAAATAATATAGAAAAAAATGCTCAGAGTGTAAGTTTGTTTACTACACCAGTTTCAATGGGTTCTGGTTTTGGCATCAACAAAGACAATTTTGATAGAGTAGTTGTGTCATTCTCTGCAAGAAGACTTATTATAGCAGATTGGACAAATTGGACTGATGAATATCTTGCTCCGGATGAATCCCATCCGGATTATAAAGAGTTTGTGAATGATTCGGTTGTATTCTCATTATTTGAATCCAAGTCAAACCAATCATCTCTCCGTTCTGTCGAATATAAAGACAAGTCTTGGGATATCAAGAACGAATTCTTCTGGCTTTCTACAAGCGCTATGCAGAAACTTGCAGAGAATTTTGACAATGATGATTGCTATGATGACGCATTGACATCAGATGAAAGATTCGTTTATAAGTATCTTCAAAACATAACTCTGTCAAAAGAAGCGCAAGCAGTTCTTGACTATGCAACAAAACTTGTCTATCAGTCGTTCGAGTTCAGACAGATGTTCGATGATGACTATCCAGATTATCAAATCAATAACTGGGACTGTGGTTACTATCAACTCAAGGCTCTCTGGAAGGCATATATGCCGGAAGAACTTGCAAAGTTCAGAACTTTGTTCAACAATCTTGCAAATAAGATGAGACCTATGGTATATGAACTCGGTTTCTTGAAGAAGTAACAAATACAATCATTTTCAAATAAAATCTACTCTTTCTGTCAAGAGTAGATTTTTTTTGTTTTTATGTTCATTTGACAAAACAAAGATGATTGATTTAGTCTTTGTTTGTTAAATAATGTTAAAAATGATTATTTTTCTTTTTATTTTCTTTGCTGTGTATAAAATGTTGTGTATATTTGCATCAAACATTCAAAGTCAATAACGTAAAGCAACAAAATTATGGCACAGACAATTTTATATGACGCTTCGATGGGTTTCTTCCTATTCTTCAGAGGCGGTTATGACAAAGAAACGAAGAAAGGTCTCGACCCTTATGAGTTTGATGTAGATCCGATTTCTACATACAAAGGATATGCGCCATCGTATCCAGTAAAGCAGGGTTACATGATTCATGCAAATACATCAGATGAAAGATTTAGAGTTGGCAAGTTCTTCTTCGGAGAGTCGTTTGAACTTGAATCCCGTCAAGATTATGTTGCATCTGGTGATTATATGTTATGTTTTGACAAGAATCTCAGAACTGTTTTCTATAAGAAAGGTGATTCTGCACCAGAACGAGTCACGAAATATTGCAAGACGCGCAACAAGTTCTATAAAGAGTGGATCAAACCATTTTGTGAGTATCAGCCGGAGTTCATTCCTCCATGTGATATAACAGGTTATTCATTCAAGAAAGGACAGCAATATCTTGTATGTTCGGGTTCTTCATTCAATTATTATGAAATATTGCCGGAGATTGCACGTCTGGAAAGTTTCAAAGAGGTTCAATTCAGGCCGGAAATCAGCGAATATCTTTGGAATCTTGAGCCGATAGACCTGTCGCAATCTTGGGACATGTCTGATGAAGAAAAAGCAGAGTTTGAGCGTAAGTTCGCTGCAATAGATGAAGAACGTAGAAAAGCTGCTGAAGAACTTGAAGAAAGAAAAGCAACTCCAGGGTTCTGTGATGTTTGCGGAGAACCGGCAGAATATGTAGAAGATCCATACTACTACGAAATGTACGGAAAGCGTTGTATGCGCTGGTTATGCCCGGCTTGCTATCGTGATTCTTGTAATGACGTTTAACTAAAAAATATTTTAATAAAATTCTACTCTTTTTTAAACTATTTGTTTAATCGAGAGTAGAATTTTTTGCATTTAAATATGCACATTCAATAATGAAGACAACTATTCAATTGGACATAGAGATTTCAGATGCATTTCTTGACAAGTGGAATACAGGAATGCTCGGTTTCTTTATGGACTCTTGCAATAATGATGATGAGGCATTGAAGAAAGTTAAAGAGAACTCATATGAGAATACTCTTGCATCTTGGATAGAAAGACAGATTACCGACTATCACCAAAACTCAATAACAAGTTGCAAGGCTTCAATCATTAAAACAGACACTGACAGCGAATGAGAACGATAAACTTGGCATTCGAGCATTTGTATGATGACTTTGATGTTACGAATAACATATTCACAGACTTGTTGAGCAACTATTTCAATATTTGTATTTGTTCATACAAGACAAAGAGTCCTGAAGATATAGACTTGCTAATATATTCAAGTTTTTATACATTGGAGAACAGGAATCTCATAGAGGATCATTATGCTGATGTGAAGAAGTTGTTCATATCCGGTGAGAACGAGAGTCCGAACTTTAACATTTGTGACTTTGCTATGACTTGCAATGATATAACGTTCGGCAATCGTCATTTCAGGTTGCCTTATTATGCAATGTCATATTATAATAAGGAACTACCGGAACGAACATGGGATGACAGCCTGTTTGACAGGAAATTCTGTTCTTTTGTTGTTAGCAATTATAATCTTTCTAACCCGGCAAGGTTCAACGTGTTCCAGATGCTCAATAATGAGTATAGCAAGGTTGATTCAGGCGGCATGGCTTTCAACAATATCGGAACATCCGGTGTTAAAGACAAGCACGAGTTCATTTCCCAGTACAAGTTCAACATAGCAGGAGAGAACTCGTTCGTTGATGACTATGTCACCGAGAAGATAATGGATGCGTTTGCAGCGCGCAGCATTCCGATTTATATAGGAACTGATAAGATATTCAGGGATTTCAACAAGGAAGCGTTCATATACTTGGATAACTATGACTATGAGAATCTTCTGAACAAGGTCCGCAAGGTCAACGAGGATAAGGAACTTTACAAGCATATGATGACAGTTCCGATATTCAACAGGGACGGTGTCATGGACGAGTACATAGATGGATTGTCGGAGTATCTTTATAACATTGTAGAGAACTGGCATCCTTATGATCACAATGGCGGAAGAATATACGGACAGAGGATGATGTTTAAGTCGCTGTTTGATATTTTGCTGCAGTTCGAGAAAAGTGATTTGGTTCAATTTTCTTAATTATTGTTAAACGAATGATTTTTATTATCAGATTTCTTTTTTGGAATCGATAAAATCTATATCTTTGCACATAAAATCAATAGATTTATTATGATTATATCTGACGATAACCCCAAATTGTATGAAAACTTTGTTCTCAATAAGGAGAACTATGACAAGATAGCGGAGCATGTTGACGAGTTCAACAAGGATGCATATGAGAAGTTCGGAATCAAGTACGGCATCGCGATGTTCAAGGACCGCATCATTGTTGACGATTTGTGCAAGTTGATGTGGGTTGAATTGATTGACAGTATTTTTTAAAATAATAAAGCAATGAATGAGATAGTTAATGTGAATGATTCAAGCACTGGTGCTAATATGCTTGTTCGTTACTCGGAAGAGTTGAATTCTCTTACCGAGAATGACAAGGAGAAATACCGTGCTCTTACAAGTCAGATTGATGTTGACAATCCCCGTTCGGTGTCTTCGTTCGGATATGATATTAACATGACTCTGGCAAATCAGGCAGATGTTTTGCTGGAAAAGTCGAATGCGAACAAGGCGTCTGAATTCAACAAGCTGACAAGCGATTTGTTGATACAAATCAAAGATATTGGCTTGGCAACAGAAGAAGATGAAAAAGACAACAAGTATTTTGATTGGATGAAGTCTCTTCCTTTTGTCAATCGTTTTGTCAAGGTTGCCACTGATGTTAAAATCAAGAATGCCAGTCCGAAAGAGAACGTGGACGAAGTCAAGAAGAAGATTCAGTCGTTGTCTGTTCTTGCACAGAAGGAGATTGCGGTTCTTGATGAAATGTACAAAAACATGGTGAGTTATAAGAAAATGAACCGTGAAAGAATCATAGCATTGATGCTTCTTGAGAAAGAGGCTAAAGAATCTATTGAAAAACTCGAATCAAGCGGAGAGTGGATCGACGCTTATGAGATGCGAAACAAGAAGAAATTCTTGAACGCGCTGTCTAAACGCATAACGGATATGAGCATGATTGATGTCGAGTTTGATACGACTCTCCATCAGATTGATGCGATTTGCGGCAACTATGATACAATAGTTTATAATGCGCAAGTCATTGTCGGACAGGTTATCCCGATATGGAAGAATCATATCGTCATCGGCAACGAGCAGAGCACGCAGAAACTTTGCGCTGACATGGAAGATAAGGTTCGGACGTCTGCAAACGACATGCTTAAGAAGAATGCTGAAATGCTGAAACAGAATAGCATCGAGATTGCCAAGATGAACGAGGCTCCTGTCTTTGATATTGACACTCTGAAGAAATCGACAGAGACTTTGATTGAGACAATCAAGGAAGTTGATAACATTCACAAAAAGGGTCAGGAATCAAGGGCTGGCATCGTGAAGGAAGTCGAGAATATCAAGCAGAGACTGTTAACGGCAATAGACGAAAACACTGCAAAAAATCTGATTGGAAGTGATTCCCATTTTATCTAAGATAGCAAACAGGTTTCGTTCTCGAACAAAGGATGAAGAGTCTGGAGATGATGTTTCTTACACCATCAAGATTGATGATGTCGGTTATATAACGACAAACACGTCATCAATTCAGATAAAAGACAGCAAGCTCGGGATTGTAAATTATGTTTATGAAGATACTTATGTATATGACTTGTCAGACGAGTCGGACTTGGAAGATTTCAAGAAAGAAACTGCAAATGACGGCGTGTCCGATTATAGTATCTGTATCGAAACACTCAACGGCTACATTAGCAAGTATAGGGATTTCTATATAGGTCACTTCGACGAACATGTCTTGTTGCAATCCGAATTGCGCGGAATATGCATCATCTTGAAGAATTTTCTGTTCTTTCTTGACGAGATGCCGGTTGAAGCGGTTGCAAGATTGAACATGTTGTCTTCTCTTATATCAGACACTGACAATAACTATGTCATAGAGAGTCGTGCTCATGCGGATGGAAAGATGTATCTGAAGTTGTTCAAGGATTCGTATGACAAGTTAATTCATGAGCGATTCAACAAGAAGGTTATAGAAACAAAGAGAGCGGCGAAGAATGCCGCGAAGAAGTCATGCAAGTTCAAGTATTATGTAGGAGACCGATATTTCGTATGGAACGTTGATACGCGGACAAATGAGTTAATCGAGAGTGTGTACGAGGTCAAGAAAACGATATACACGATTGGAGCGAATCAAGTGAATGTCGTTGTTATGAAGTTTATTTCGGGAGTTCGTAGAAACATGAGACCGGTTAGTCCGTTGGACTGCAATGCTTTCCATATAAAGTACGAGCCGGACTTGTTCATATTTCCGATGAATGCGAGACTTATCAAGAAGAGCGTTAAATTGTAATAATGATTAAAAGAAAGAAACAAAATGTATACCAAGATATTAATGCTGCATGATAACACGACGAATGACGTTATCACGGTGAATACAGATTTTCTATGTTATGCGTATACAAATGAATATGGAGTGACATCTCTGAAGTTGTCATGTCTTAGCGCAGATGAGAATACGGTTCTTGTCAAGGAAAGTGTTGCGAAGATATATAGTCAGGTAGACGACAAGTTCATTTGTCTCCATAATTCGGATGATAATAGTCTTGCCATATTTAGCATCAAAGATTTCATATATTCATATTATGACCGGACTAATAATATTGGAGCGGTTGTTATGAATATCGACGATGATTATCCATGTTTTGAAGTCAATGAGACTCCACACAAGATATGTCGAAAGATAATCGAAAAGGATAAAAAAGATGAAGAAACGAACAATGATGAAATGAAAAAGGAATAGCGTTAGAAGTTCATCTTTCTAACAGAAAGTTTGGGCGGTATTCCCGATTTTGGTTTATGCAAGTTCTGGATATTTGTGCCATTATTTACTATTATATTTACATTTCTTGGGCATGAAATTCAGACAAAAAGCACCTTATGGGTTTATACAATTCTATCGCTTTGTGTTACCAGTCCGACTTGGGTTGCTTTGCAGGACGGAGATTTGCGATTACAGCCGGGAAGTTATACCCGTCACTGACGAATGTCCCTGCTGTCTGGCTGTATGAACATTTTGAAGACTTGTGAAGTTCATCCAATGTTAATGGGTTGGTAGCACAATTATACAAGAGACCGCTGTCTGTTTGGCTTGGCAGCGGTCTCTTTTTCTTATTGATGATTTTAGTCAAATAATGATTTTTCGCATTCAAACTCAACTCCGTACTTGCTCGGTGTGATTTGTGAGAGCTGGTTGTTTCGTTCATCCACAAGAATGACATTTGCTGTGAACTTCTCTCCATTCACTTGCATCTCGAATGTTCCGAAGAATGGGTCGTTGTTGTCTGCGAAGTCGGAAAGTGTCTCTGTTAGTCCGGGTTCTGTTCTGATGAACGCGTTGACAACAAGATAGTCTGTGTTCTTGTGCCTTTCTGCTTTTATATCGTTCTTCTTGATGCTTGATATAAAAGCCTGATATATGAAGTCAATCATTCTTCCGCTTTCATACGGCATGTTCGGCTGCTTGTTGCATTCCATGAAGATGTTCTTGTATATCAGGTTGATTTCTTCAGATGAATCATCTGGCTTGATTTCCCGCTTCTTTGTGTTCGATAGAATGAAGTTGAGGTCGAATTCTTTGAACCTCATTCTTCCGAGCCTGATTGCAATAGATGTTATGTTTCCTCTGTTCGGTTTTGACGCGAACCTGCTATGAAACTCCGTCGGCGTGTACTTGTTGCTTGTATCGGACTTGTAGATGATGCTGTGCATCTTCTTAAGCGGAGTTTCGTTGAATATCATCTTTCCGTTGCTTGCCGGCCACAAGTTAAACGAGTCTTCATCAGAGAGGAAAGACAATTTATGGAAGTACATGTCTTGGAAGTCGCTATTGATGAAATGCATTCTGTAAATCTTGTACATGTCTTTCAAGAACTGGTCATAGTCATAGTTTTCATCAGGAACTATCTTGAACTTTACGCTGAACATAAGAGTCATCGGAGTCGTTCCGTCCGGCGTTTTCTCCTGCAACTCCTTGTTGATTGTCCTGATGTTGAACGCGTCATAGTTGTCATACATCGTTGTCTTGTCATAGTTCTTGTGAGCATAGTCATATTTTCTGGTTATGTATATGCATGGCTCGGCATTGTCGGTCATGAAATATAACTTGTTATATAGAGAGACTATGTATCTGACAATGACTTCAGGCTCTATTTCATCTTCATCGATCATGAACGAGTCAACCAGCTGGTAAAATACTTGTTCATCCGTATTGTCAGTAACTTCATCTGTCTCTATCTTTGAGAATAACGACTCGTTTAAATTCAACATAAAATACAACAATTGCAATTTTTCTATTTATCAAACGTTTGTTTTGATGCTAATTTCTTGATAATTGTCAAGAAAACAATCATTTTTTGCATTTTTGTGTTGTCAGTTTAAACTTTTTATAGACTTGCTTGTATAAATACATTAGAACGATAAATTAGTTGGATTAGCAGACATTTTGTCTGTTTTTATTGTGCTTAAAGACTGTGTGCGCACACAGAGTATCAAAAAAGTTATTTATGTGCTTATTTTTCACAAAAATCATTATAAAAATAAAGTTTGGATTATGAAAAAGATTATTTTTTCTGTTGTTTTGATGTTGGTAATGTCAAGCAGCGATTTGAACTCAGCGAATGTTAATTATAATGATGACAATTTGACTTCAAGAATTGAATTTCTTTCTAATTCGATTTTGAAATCCCAGGATTCTTCTGTGAATCCGTACTCACTGGACTTCAATAAGAACTTCGATTTGATTAGAAGTTTTTTAAGACTGGATGAACATCAGTCAAGTTTGTTGCATCAACTTCATATTGACATAAAGAACGAGTTCGAGAAACTCTACGGAATCAATGATAAGTCTGTCAGGGAGAAGACGTTCAATAACATCATATCGTTCTGGAGAAGAATGTCAAGCATGATGATTGTTGATATGACAAACGACGAGACGGAAGAGATTTCAAGAATGATATATCGAGAATATTGGGCGCTTGTAAGCGTGACTGTTAGCAATAGCAAGATCATTGACGAGTTTGGTCATGTAAATTAAGAGAGAAACAGAAAGAAATTAAATTGAAAAACGTTTAATTATAATTAGACATTCGCTGTGTGAGAAATCCACTGGTTCGGTCATTGAGATGAAAATCTCTTTTGACTGGTTTCCAGCGGATAATTTTTTTAAACCAAATATGAATAATGTTGTATACTTAATTAGGTTTTTTAATTTATAAAGTATGAACGATAGGATTTTTGAAGATTTCAGAAAGTTTGCAACAAACCAGAAGTTTAACGGTCAGTATATGACTGGTGATTTTCTTGATGATTACAGAAAGCATGGCATAAGCGATTATATAACTCCGTATGTCATCGAGCATTCAAGAGACAACGGCGTGTCAATAGACATTTTCTCCCGCCTCATCAGGGATAAGATTATATTTTTGGGCGATGAGATTGATGACAATCTTGCGAATGTGATTTCTGCGCAGCTTTTGTTCTTGAAGAATGAGAATAGCGAGTCTGATATTTCTTTGTATTGCAATAGTCCGGGCGGTAGCGTATATGCCGGCATGGAAATTGTAGCGACAATGCATTATATTCCTAATAAGATTCAGACAGTTTGTCTTGGACTGTGTGCGTCAATGGCATCAGTTATTCTTGCATGTGGAGATTACGGCAACAGGTTCATCCAAAACACTGGAACAGTTATGATTCATCAGCCGATTACCGGAGTTCAGGGACCTGCTGCTGATATACAGATTGTTTCTGATGAAGTTAATCGTCTGAAGAAAGAGTTGTTCAATATATTAGCAGACCGCACAGGACATACATATGATGACATCTGTACGATAGCCCAGAGAGACAACTGGATGTCTGCGCAGGATGCTCTTGCTTTCAATATCGTTGATGGTATTCTTCCGACTAATCCAGCAAAGATGATTAAGTATGCAGACTGGAAAAAGAGCAAAAATGATGAATAGTTGACCATGGGAAAGGTTTATTTCCGCACTGGACCGATGAACTGCGGAAAGTCAATGCATCTGATTGCTGCTGTCTATAATTTCAGAGAGCGTGGCATTGAAGTGGTTGTCATCAAGCCGTCAATAGACACGAGAGATGGCGGAGTCATCAAGAGCAGAGCTCTGAACACGACTCTTGACGTTATATCGTATAAAGCAGAAGACAACATCTATGACGACTTGAAGGATAAGGTTTCTGAAAATACTTGGGTTGTTTGTGACGAGAGCCAGTTCTTGACTGCTGAACAAGTCAATCAGCTTGCAAGACTTGCAGATGATGTCGGTTTGAATGTGATTTGCTATGGTCTCAAGACAGATTTCAATACAAATCTGTTCCCAGGTTCCAAGCGACTTCTTGAAATAGCGGACACGATAGAAGAGTTGAAATCAACTTGCAGTTGCGGAAGAAAGGCGATGATTAATGCACGAGTTGATTCATCCGGAAATATTGTAACAGATGGACCTCAGATTGAATGTGGCGGAAATGAGAAATATTTGACTCTATGCAGGAAATGTTATTATCAAAAGTTAAAAGAGCAGGAATGTTAACAGGTTCCTGCTCTTTGTTTCAATGAAATAAATAAAAAGTTAGAAGTCAATCTTATTTAATTTTGTAATTTTTGTTAGATAAATAGTCAAATATTAAAGAAATTCAACAAAACAGCAGAACAAATGAAAATGACTCACAACATTAAGAAAATGACTATGTCATACTTCAGATAAATAGAAAAAGGAAGGTTAGATACTACCGGATATGAATGCGGGTGGCTTCGCGGGACGCGTTGGAATGCAGCCGTGCGGCTATACTTGCAAGGGGATTCGGAAAGTCTGCCGACTTGAAACCTCTGATTTTCTATTAGGTTAGAAAGTTTCGCTGGGAATTCGTTTCCGGACTTTACAGAAGAGTATTCTGTATGTTACATTTGTCTGCATAGATAATGTATGTACTAAAATATCTTATAATAGAACATGTCACTATTTGATGAAATAGAGTTCGAAGACGACATTTTAAGTTATGAAGAGGAACATTTGCTTTTTGTCGGAGATCTTGTTTTGTACGAGATTCCGACAGACCGCTTTTATATAGCATCATATAGCGCTTTTGCTTATTCACCTTCTATTGCGCTTGACAACAAGGACAATCAGATAGTTATGGGTGTTTCTTTGACTGAAGCAGACTTGAAAGATGAGATTGTTTATAGTGATGTATTGATGATGAACTTCTTGCTTGCAGAGCCTTTGAAACTGCCGTTTATGTATTATGGAAAAGATAAGCGTCCTTATATTCAGGCATATGTCAAGAATCAGTTCAAGATATATGTTAATAAGTTCAGGAAGGAATGTCCGGACTATGAGAAGATAAAGACGTTGAAGATATATATGCCGAGAATTGACGACTTGAAGAAGTTCAAGCACAATAAAGATTCTTATAGTTGCATAAGCGATTATCTTGGAAATGAGCCTGTTGATAAGTTCAGGGAACGACTTGAAAAGAGCAAGGTCTATGCATTGGACAAGAATAATAATCTATGCAGATTCATTATGAATTCTGAATGTCCGGAAGAAAAGGAAGTTGAAGAACTTGATTATGACACCTGTGAGTTTTTGTGTGTGTTCCGTGATGTTGTTGTCCGCAAGCAAGGTGACTTGTATTGAGCGTTTGCAAGTTCAGCGGCTTGTGATCAATCGCAAGAAAATAAATATAATATATAAAATGTTTTTGTTGGAAACATGCAAAACACTAAGAATAAGGATAACTATTATTTCAACTGGAAGAATGTACATGGACTCACTTTCATAGATAGGGACAATGGAAATCATCTTGTCAAGTACAAGGGTAAGACATACAGGTACAGAGATATTATCAATGCGTATGAATTGACGGAATCACAGTTCCGGGATGTTGATGGGGTTGAGCTGAAGTATGTTCTTGAAAACAATTTCATCAAGCCCGTCAAGACAGAGATGCTGAACGAGAGTAGGTATGACTGGAACCATATCGATCCGATAACCGGAATGCCGAAGATGAAAACAAGACCTGAGGATGCTATAGAGTTGATGAGCAGAATGCCGGCAAGAAGTTGCTGGATAACTTTGCTTCAGAACAGGGTTAATTTGAACAGTGTCGGAAACGTAAGGTTCAAGAGGGATGTTTGGTTTGACAGGACTGACCGTACAGTCAGTTCGGACAAGAGCAAGGAAGATGCTGTGTTCTTTAGAGAAGCAAGGCTGTCCGACGGCTCGTATCCGCACGGATGGATTGCATGCGATAAAAGATAAAGATTGCAATTGGGAAATAAAATTAAAAATGCTCTTTGAAAATCAATTCAAAGAGCATTTGATTTTATATATGTTGATGTTTTTAATAAACAGTTTCGCCCCAGTCAACGAAGATTGTGTCCGCGTTGGCTCCTGTTCCGATTGACACGTTGTCCGTGTTCTGCTCTTGATCATCAACTGACTTGATGACAAGGGTGTAGTTGCCGTCTGAACCTTCTTCAACGCGTGCAGTATATGAAACACCGTCGATAACAGTATCCGTGAAGTACATGGTTCCGTTGTTTGCAACCTGAATGAAGCGGTCTCCGATATCCTCGAAGTAAACCCAGCATGGACCGTCCTTGTCGAATCTGTCTGTTTTTGGAGGATCTACTCTTGAACCGGAGTTGTGTATATATGCGATAAGCGGAAGGTTTGTATCGTCTGTCTGAAGATAAGCAAGATAAGCATCCCAGTCCGCGAATTTTCTTAGGTATTTCATTCGTTTAAAATGACTCTTTTTATATTATATTTATCTTTCTGTTAGTTGATTTCTCTGTTATCGTTATCAACAGTATAAATCCAGCACGGTCCATCCGGTTTGTACTTGTCTGGACTCGGCGCGTCAACTCTTGCGCCAGAATTCTCTATATATACGACTGTTGGAAGCACTTTCGGATTCGTTCCAAGATACTCTTGGTATTTCTGCCAAGTTTCAAATCTCATTAGATATTTCATCTATGATGAATGATGCCTTTAATTATTTATCAAAAACTTGTTTTTAAAGAACCAGTCGGTCGATTCCAGTTACCTTGTATATGAGCTTGAGTATCTCCTGTTTCAAGTCTCCTGTATAGTTGAGGAACGGGATATACTTGTGCTGCCATACTTCAAGCATCCGGATTTCATGAATAGACTTCGAGTTGTATGTTCTGTATATCATCCCGACATTCTTGAGATTGCACTCTTTCTTTATGTGGTTGAAGAATGCGAGTTCAGTTTCCTTGTTCAGAAAGACCTTTGCCACGTTGTTAGATATTGGTGCCTGCTTGCTTGCATACATGTCAAGGTTCTTTCTTGTGTAGAATTCCATATCAAGATTATGTAAAGTGTTGATAACCACTGCTCTTAACGCTGTGTTGCACAGATTGAGGTTTATTCCACGGACCTGTTCCCGTTCAACATGCGTGACAAGAACAATCGGAAGCGAGTCATAGTACTCGAACTTGATAGTTCCGTCATCGTATACGCTCGGTTTCTCTGCTCTGTATATGAACGCGTATATTTGACCGGGATACAGCGTGCGGTTTCCGAACAGGCTTTCGCCGTCGTATTCGTCAATCTGCCTTGCCTTGTCTTTTCCGCGGACTTTCATCAGGAACAGAGTCTTTATAATCGAGTCGAATGATTTCTTCTCTTGCTCTTTCCAGTCTTCCTTTTCATGCTTCCTGCATTCGGTTATGAAACTGTAGTCCATCTTTTTAGTTCTGGTTGTTTAGTCTGAATTGAGAGGATCGATGACTTGCTGCGTCTGCTTTGCATTCGGCTTGAATATTCTCTCTATGTTCTTCTTGATGGTATGGTGGTTTGCCACTTTCTTTGCCTTTATTGCCGCTATGCTGACTTCAAGCTGTTTGTTCTCTCTCCTGAGGCGCTGCGAGTCGTTCTCGACTGTCTGCATCAGGCTTGACGCAAGTGAGTTTATCGGAAGCTCCATCAGAGCCTCTATCTTTGCATTGACTGTTGCTTGGATTGTCTTGAGCATGCCAATGAGCGGGGTGGTGATGCTGGCATACTGGTTTGACAGGTTGACGAACAGTACAATCGGCCAGACGTACATTCCGCGGACTGATATTCCGAACACGATGACGATGTCGAACAGCTTTATATATACGCATCCGATGCAGATGAATATGCACGGGAACGGAACGAGCCACACGAACGGCGGAATATCAAGACCGCAGTTCAGGAACGGAATGCTGATGACAGTTGCAAGGGAGAAGTATCGTGCCCAGTACTTGAAGTCCTTGATTGAAGTCTCTCCTTCCTGCGGGTCGTCTTCCGTCGGTCCCAGGTCTCCGTCTTCCGGTATCGGGAACGTGTCCGGGATTTCCGGCGGCGACACGTCATAGTTCAGGTTTTCCGCATTCTCTTCCGGAAACTCGTATTCGTAGTCTTCTTCTTTCGGACTCTGGAAGAAGTAGTAGTCGTATGTCACATGACCAATCGTAAGCGGGGTCGATGAAGGCCATTCCGCATATGAGTCGAACGAGTCGCTGATGCTTGTGACTTCTTTGATGCAGTCGTCCAGTTGTGTTCTTTCGTATTCTGCTATGGTCTCTTTCCAGAACTGCATGATTTCTGCGCACTCTTGTTTGACAAGACCGTATATGTTCTTCTGCTCGTTCGTATATACATATTGCTCCGACTGCTTGTAACTGTAGCAGAACATGTATATGTTTGACAGCTGCTGGATTCCGTATTGCGTATAGTCATCCGCCTGTGCCTTGTTCTGGTGTTCTGTTATCCATCCGATGATGTCGCTGTATTCAAGTTCCTTTGTTCTTGCGACGCCTTTCATCGCGTTGTCTATTTGTCTGAATGGATTTGCAAGCGTTCTGTTCACGATGCTATTGAACTTGCTGTCAAATTCTTTCGCTATCGTGTCTATGCTGTAATGCTCAAGAGAAATTCTTGTTTCTATAATCTTCTTGATGAGGTTGTAGTACCGCTTCGCGTACTTGTTGTCCGTGTTCAGATCCATCTTTGACAGAATAGCCATATAGTAGTTGTTGTAGTCATAGTCTGCTATTCTCGTGTATTTGTTCTCTGTATGCTTGTCCAAGAACTTGATGCTGTGCTCGTATGCAAGATACTTACAGTCGTCATAGTCAGGATCGTACTCGCAAAGGTCTATTGTGTTTCTGTATTCTTCATATGCATACAATATGTCTTTGTAGTACTGGTGTCTTCTGTCTATGATGCTGTAACCGAGTTTGTTGACGCTTTCCGTGTTTCCGTTAGTCGCCTTGACGTTCTCTACAGTTCCGATTTTTGATATGTCCTCGCTGTATTTCTTTCTGATGCTGTTTACATATTCAAGATATTTTGCAAAGAGTTCCTGACCGTTCGGTCTTTCTTCTCTGATTGGAATAATAGCGATTGACTTGTACTTGTACTCTGTATGCCTTCTTGTGAGAATCCACGGCAGCAGGGACTCGCACAGGTTGTCTGTTATGAGCTGGTGCAGTTGCGCTTCCGCCTTGAACTTGTCCTGAATGGCGTTTATCATGTCTATGTCTATGTCGGGCGCGTCGCCGCCGTATGAGAAGTTGTCGATGATGATATGGCGTTTTGCTCCGGCTTTTGCATAGAGATGCTTGAAGTCTGTTCCTGCATCGTTTGCAAGCACGGTTCCTGCAGAGAATATGGAACGTATCTTCTTCTGGATGCCGTTGATTGTTACGGTTCCTATGATGGTGTCTGATGTTATTGATTCGCCGGGCTTGACAAACAGCGTGTAGTCAACGTCTTGCGGATTCTGCAGTGACGGTGTCGCGAATTCTATGATTGCCTTGTTGGAACCGACAGTGTCGTCATCAAGGATTGCGGTAGTGATATCATCCAGATTCGCGTCGTTCAGAATTACTGAATTGTCATACACAGTAGGTTCGGCAGACTCGCTGTCTGTCTTGTCAGTGTCGTCTATGCCGCTTTCAGACGGATCGCCGCCGGGAGATGTTTCGCCTGTCTCCTTATCGAACGGTCTGTTGTACGGTCTTTCCGTATCGCTGTTGTTTATGATTGACGTTGATGGAAATTTTCCGCTTTTGTCTATGTCATTGCCGCTTCCATCCTTCGAGTCTCCGGATGTGTCTGTGTGCGGGAATATGTTCTTGTCGTTGAAGTGGAATCTTCTGTCAATCTCGTCCTGAGGAAGTTCCGGCGGATCGATTTCATTATAGTCCGAGCTGCACAGGTTGATGTCGTCGAGACTGATTGCCTGCTGACCTTCCATCTCGTCGTTGTTTACTTTCAACAAGTTGAGAATCATGTTTTCAAGATATTCTCTCTGTTCTTCAATCGTTGCCATTTGCCCTATTCCTTATAACCGTTGTATTGAGCCATCAGAATCTCACTTCCCATTCTCGGAAGGCGCGAGTCGCTGTATATGATGGTGTCTCCGAGTATCTCGACATTCGATAGATGGTTGAAAGTTCCGTCATGGTACTTGATGTCGCAGTCGATGAACAAGTCAATCATATCTTCGTCTATCAGTTGTGAAAGACTTTTTCGTTTTTCGTTGATGCAGTTCATCTGCTCGTTGATTGACTCATAGTCTATATATAGCGTATTGTTCTTTGACGTGTCGATATGCAATGATTCTGAATCGTTCTTGTCTATCCATTCGTTTATTAACTCGCATTCTACTGAACTGATGACCCTTGTCACTTCTCCGTTTCTGATGAGTCTTAATTCATCCGATATGTATTTGAAAAGACGATATGTCCTTACCGGGTACATCGCGTTTCCGGTCGTTCCTGTTTCTTCGTCGAATGACGGGCTTATGTCTATGGACTTGTCAAAACCGAGTTTCTCCATGACTTCCCTGTATAGGGCATTGATATTGATTGACGAATGGCTTTTGACAAACGCCTTGTTTGTTTTGTAGTTGGATATGAGCGTTGCAAGTTCCTTCATCATGGGAACGACTGTCTTCAGCATGGCAAAAGCATTATGCAGAAGCGCGATTGTATTTCTACGCTTTCTTGCACGCTCCATGTCTATCTGTTCTACAGACTTCGCTTTTTCTTCTATCGTCATCAGAGAGATTGGCGGCGTATCATATTCTTCAGCTACGGAAGATGAATGAACTGTGTTGTCATCTGATGACGCCGGACTCTGGATGTTCTTCTTGTCGATATCGATGATGATTCTTATGTTGTACTTTCCTGCTTTGACAGTTGTTTCACCGGAACCGCTTTCCGTATTGCTGTTGTATGTGCTTGCGATTGTTTGTTGAATCATCTTGCATTCCGATGCGTTGAACAGCGAGTTTCCGTCTGAATCGGTCACGCCGGAAAGGACCTTGTATATCTTCTTTGATATGGATGACTTTGTCGGATCGTCATAGAACATCAGTGTGAACGTCTTTGAATCGGCATCCGTCAATATGTCATATGTTTTCTTTATCTTCACTCCTGCGCTGCTCAAGTAGCTGAATCCGGCAGTTCTTGCCGCGTTTTCTGCAAATGCGGACGCTTCAGATTCCATATAGTCCAAGTCGGTGAGGTTCTTCATTGACGTGAGAATCTCGTTGACGTTGAACAGAGGAAGCATGTCAATCGTTATGGCAGTCGAGTCATCTCCAAGACCAAGGTCGTCAAGAAGCCATATCAGGTCGTCAAGCGAGTTCATATTGTCTGCAAGAGTTGTCAGGTTCACGTCTGTCATGCTCTTGATTGTCTCGGCGATGTCATTGAGAGCGTCCTTGACTTGCAAAACCATGAATGCGTTGTATATCGAGTCTTTCTGTGCATTGAGCCACTCGCTCATCATTCTCCTGAATATTTCCGGGTTCGTGTCGAAGTCGAGCCGGACTCCGAGATTCTTCTGTTTCTTAAGTTCCTTGTACTGGCGGTAAATCCCCATGCCCTTTCTGCAATAGTATTTTATTTGCGCAAGGGACATTCCGAGATAGTGCTGGCATTGTATGTCTATGAGTTCTTCGATTCTGCTCTTTATCGTGTATATCGCATCCCTGAGGATGATTAGCACAGATCCTGGGTCCACGACGAAATCCATGACCATGTTGATGTACTCCTGATACTTCTCCGTGAATTTCTTTAGAAATATGTCCATGACAGAGATTGTCATCTGGAGACCTGCTGTCATGCATGACATCGGGATGTTCACGATATCAAGGTTTGAGATTTCAAGATAACCGCGAAGAACCGTGGCTGCTGCAAGGTTGGTCGCGTTTTTTGACAGCGCGATGACGTTTCTTGCAAAGTTGATTGTTTCCTCGTTGATGTTCAGAGACTCGTACAGCTTGTTGATGCCGCTTTCTGCAAACTCTCCGACCGTGTTTTCAACCATCTCTATGATTGCCTCGACAGCAGTTCTTGTTTTTTCTGCAGCAAACACCATATGGGAAGTGGCTATCTGCTCGATGCCGCTTCCTATCGTAAGGTTCGCATATTTCTCGAACTGCTGCTTGATTTTCTCCGTGTTTTCCGGCAGTTCGACGATAAACTGGTTGCTCATTTCGGTTTTGTTATAAAGGCAGTTTTTCGCGAGTTATCATCGTCTTGAATGCCCAGTAAGAATCTACCAAGTCATCGACTCCTTCTATGAAGTTGACTTTCGACGTGAGGTCTCCGTTGATGATAGCTTTCTTGAACGGGATGTCATAAGGTTCTCTCGTGAACGCATGAATCATGTTCTTCTTGTCATGACGGAGTTCCTTTGTCGCGCAGCCTGCTGTCGATTTCAATGTGATTGGAGAGTATGTGAACAGGCGCTTGAGCATATCTCCGTAGTGCTCGTATATCTTTGCAAGCAAGACGCCCTTGTATGTAGCAAGGTTCAGCGTAGCGTCTCCCATCGAGTTGTACGAGAGACCTTCTGAACATACATACAGGTTGAACGTGTCATATCCGAGAGAGTTCTTTATGAGAGAGTCCAAGTCATTGATAATCATGTTTGCAAGGTCGAGTGAGCGGATTGTGTGAATCAGGACTATCTGCGTGTTCTCTATGTTGCTTTTCTTGTTTCTGCTCTTTGTCTCTACCGGTCCGAGTTTTCTTGATATTGCGCGGACGTTGCAGTTCTTGTACTTTTCTATCTTTGAAGCCTGCAGGTTTGCAGCCCACAGGTAGAAATATATTTTCTTGTCGCAGTATATGGTCGCAGCCGGCTTGTTCATCGAGAAGTCGAAACCTACATATATGTTCGGAATGTTAGCCATTTCTTGAACGATTTTTGTATTTATTGCTCGGATTGCTTGAATCACATTTTTGCAAATAAATAGTCTATAAATAAATTTTTGTGAATAATGAAAACAGCAAAAACTATTCAGCTTCTTGATGCAAACAATACCAACATATCTCCTGCGGTTTGTATCGAGTCGTTGTATTTTGAGCAGACGAGCGGTGCAAACACTTACAGAATATCTCTTAAGAACAGGACTGTGATTGCAAGCAATAATATCATCAACAAGACTCCGTCGATGGCACAGAATGATATTAATAAGTTTACGATTCCGTATGTTTATGTGAAGAAGTTAAGTTCTGAAAGTTCATTTAATGTATGCGAGTTGAACACTGGTGAAATCAATATCGGAGAAGCCCTTACCAGATGCGTAAGCACATGGTGCAATACTAATTTTTACAATAAGCAGAATGCATCTGAAAAATTCATAAGAATGGATGAGAACGATCTGGAATTTCCTTTTGTCAATAGAACAAACGGTTTCTATTGTGGAACAAGTGATGCATCTTTGCACATATATGATGCAAGCGGTCCGGGTCGATTGAGTTGGAAGAACGGAAGTACATATATCGGGGTTGATAAGGTGAATGGTATTGACTCGTTGAATATAACAGCAAATGGTACTAATTCTATCACACTTGATACCGAATCCAATAAGATAGCATTTGTGACGGAAAATGTTGATATTTTTGCGCCGACCGGAATGAAAGTCGATGTTGGTGATTCTTCATTGTATTTTTCAAAAGTGGATATCGAATCTGTCGGTTATGTTAATGTCACATCTGGAATGAATGGCAACATCAATGTGAGTTCCGGAAACGATATAGTGTTACGCAGTACTGGAGACATAAGAATCAACCCGGCATATGACGAAGACAATGTGACGAATGTATATCTTTATGATTACAGGCTTGAGAGACCGTCAGTTGATATTGATCCAGAAGAGCACAGGATATACGCTTTGACGCTTGGTGCGAACTCAAGTGTTATGACATGGAACAAGTTCCCGAAACTTTATCTTAACTCTTTTGGAAAAAGGGACATGGAAACATTTGATGTTCTTGCGGATAACATAGAAAATACGAGTCTTTACACAAGAGGTCTTGTTTTCTATTCGGATTATAATGATGCATCCGTTCTTCCGGACGCATCAAGAATCCAGATTCTGTATAATAACAAGAACGACGGTTCCAACACGATTGGTTTCCGTGGATTCAAGTCCGGTGATGTGAAAAAAACATTGCTTGCCGTTCCCGGAAATGATGCTACTGTTGATGATTTGGTTGATAACAAGTTCGTCAATTTGTGCACGATTAATAACCGGAGCTTGCTTGGCAAGTCAAACATAGAAGTTCTCACACAGGAAGACCTCAACGGACACCATAAGATTACGTTTGTGAGAAATCCTATTGAAAACAACACATTCAGTATTGTCGGTTCTTATATGACAGAGTTTGACAAGTTGAGCAATACGGATGCGTCTGAAAGTGGACGTCTTTTCTATATGAGCAAGATATATTTCAGAACAAATGATTGTGTCTATGCAACCGGTTATTATGCATCTTCTGATGAAAGGCTTAAGGACAATATCGAAGATGTTCCGTCATATGAGATTGAGAATGTTCCATCAATCAAGCAGTTCAACTGGAAGTCTGATGATAGAAAGAGTTACGGTTTCATCGCGCAGGAACTTATGGAATCCGGTCATGAAGAACTTGTTTCCGAAGACCCGGATGGTATGTTCAGAGTTGACTATAACGCTGCTCTTTCTCTTAAGTGCGCGCAACTTGAAGAACAGAACAGGAAACTGTCTGATCGTGTTGAAAGACTCGAATCATTGGTTGAAAAGTTGCTTGATGAAAAAAAATAATAAGATTTTTAAACTTTTTGTCAAAAATGAAGTAATATTTCCGTACGGAAATGATGATAAATAATTTATAATATAAAAATATTTTTATAGAAATGAAAGTTAATAAAAAGAGACGCGTTAAACTTGACGAGCGTTATAACAGCATCATGAACGTGCTTGCTCGCAAGGTGAAGCGTATTATCGAAAACTGTGACGCATGTGATGATGAGTTCGACGAGTGCGACAGGTTTGATGAGTGTGGCGATGAAGAGTTTGATGAGGATACATTTGAATGTAACGAAAACTTCCGTAGAAACAGAAGCCGCCGTTATTCAAGACTTTATGAAATGGCAAAGACTGTCATCGACAGAAAGATTCTTGCGAATGTTCGTGACAAGATTTCCCGTAACGGTTGGGATTCTCCATATGGAATCAACTGGCGTAAGGTAGTTTCGCTCCCAAGAAAATTTACACCGGATGAACTTCTTCAGTATTATGTGGCAGCGTTACTTGTCTATGGCGAGGATTGCCCGCAGACAGAGGCTGATATCGATAAAATCGGAGTATTCACTAACTATGCACATAAGTTGATTGACGATTACGGATTCACAATTGACGACATCAAGGATTTCTATGGAAAGAACGAGAAGATTCAGTCCAAGTCAAGAAAGGGATCTTCACGCGGTTCAAAGGCATACAGGGCAACCAAGGACAATCCGGATCCTAACATGAATTTCGATTCAGAAGAAAGTGATGGAGCAGAAGAACCGACAAGCAACAACGGTTATCTTGATAATATTCCTGATGCTGATATAGAAAACGACTACACTGACGAGAAGCAGTTTTCGGATGAAATCGACAATGATTATGAAGAGGATGAAGATATTATCGACAATGAACCTGCGGATGTCATTGCAACTGATGATGGTGAAGGAGGTGAAGAAAAAGACTTCCCATCATATGAGGATGCAGACAAAGAGGATTTTGTAGAAGATGATGATGAACCTGTAGAAGATGATGATGACATTCCAGTAGAAGATGACGATGATATTCCGGTAGATGACGATGATGAACCAGTAGAAGATGATGACATTCCAGATTATGATGATGTTCCGTTAGATGATGAAGATGGTGATGAATATGAAGAAGATGTTGAAAGCACCACATCTAATCGTTCGGATATGAAGAGTAGTAAGCCATATCCTGATTATGATGACGTTCCAACCGATGGAGATGATGATGAATATGAAGAAATCGTAGATGATGATGTTTTCAATAAGTCAGAAGATGAACGTGAAGATCTTGAAGATCAAACGGATTTTGCCGACTATGATGAAAACAAGTCTGATAGAGTTCTTGATATTGAAGATGAGGACAAGAAGCCATCTGAATATACATTCGAAGATATCATCAATCCTAACTTCAATGAAGTCGTTCATAACTACAATCCAGAGAAGTTCAAGCTGGATGATGACGGAAGAATCGGTTTCGATGTGTTCAAGTATGAGACGATAGACGAAGCAAACAAGGACTTCATTCCATCCAATAGAGAAGCATCATTCACTATATGGGGAGAGTGTGTAGCACATGCTCTGCTTAAGGTTCAGTACTTGTGTGAAGATACTTCGAGGACGTTCGGTCAATGCGACAAACAGGTTGCAAGTTTAATCAAGGTGATTAGACGTTATCAGCCTAAGTTCAACGAGCTTATCAGCAAGTACTTCGATGTTATCGATCATCTCAAGAAGACAGACACATGGTTCCTTGACAATGAAAACAGAGTATCAAATGGCGACATCAAGGTTGTTGGCAATGATTGTCAGATAGTTCTTGACATGTTCGACCATATTGATGAAGTATGTCCGTTTGAAAAGTTGGTCGGCATGAAGGCTCGTGATTTTGATTCAAAGTATGATTTCGATGAAATTACGAATATCGATAGCAATGAAGAAGAAATCAAAGAATCTTTTCGTTACGGAAGTAGCAGAAGAATGTCAAGAAGAAGACGCTAATCAATAAGACAAATCTACATATGAAAAATAGTCATCAAGAAATTGATGACTATTTTTTTAATAACCATTATGACTTTTAATCGTCCATCGTTGTCCAGTGCGCATGTCTCCTGAGGTCGTCCACATTTGTGCCGGAAGAAGAGTCGATGTACTGATTGATGATGTTTCTTATGTCCTCGTTGTCTTTCTTGATGTCTTCGTTGGTTTTCTTGACATCCTTGAAACCTTCAACAAGACCACGCACAAGTTTCGCGTTGTATGCGTCGCAATGATGGAAATGGTTTTCAATCGTAAGGAATCTTTTAGGAACGTTATAGTATTCATCCCAAGATAGCCAGTAGCCGCAATACAATGGAAGCGGAACCGGATGACAGTGTGAGTTGAATCCCCAGTAGTGGTTGTAAGTCCATCCGGGACAGCAGTGGTTGTGACCTCTGTCTGGTACTCTACTGTTGATGTATTTGGATGCAATCTGTGTATAGCCGTCAATGTCTGTCTCTTCAAACGTGTTCTTGTCCTCGTCGTATATGGTTATGTGCGGATAACCCTTTGACTTCATGTACTCGTCGATGTAACTGAGGTCCGGTTCCCCGTCATAAGCCTTCATGACTGTATGTATATAAAGATAGTCCCTGAATTCTATTCTCCTGTTGAATCCGCATTTCTTGACAATGATGCTCAATTGCTTGTGCCAGTCTTCTTCGTCTATTTCATAGAACTTTCTCAGGTTCCAGTCCTTGTAGTATTTCGTGTGGTCGAGTCCCTTTCCGATAAGATGCGAGTCAATGATAAAGCCCATCGCAGTGTCGTCGACGCTCATCTTGTGAACTTTCCACTTCTCGTCGCATTTTACATTGTCCATCTTGATTGCATTGGCGCGATAAGATGCTTTTGTCATGACATCAATGTAATACTTCTTTGAAATCAGAACAGAGTTTCCCTGCGCATACAGGCAGTATGGATATGGACCGCTGATGTACTTTGATGCAAGAATGGTTCCGCAGTATATGTTCTCGTCATATGTGTCGAGTCTTTGCACGAATGCGTCAAGAAGCGGCACGTTGATATAAGTCGATGTGTTTGTTCTGAAAATGTAGTCCACATCGCAAATCTTCGTATGGAGTGTTTTCAAACACATTAGCGTTTTCTGGTATGTTGAGAAGAAGTCGTCTTTTGTCGGAACATATACAGTGTGGCATTCTTCGTCTATGATACCAAGATTCTTGTGCTCCGTGTTTCTAAACATTTCATCACTCATTGCAGTGTACGAGTAATATGTTATATTGTCGTACTTGCCGTCGATTATATCTTTCGCCCATGTCTGCTCGACAATTTCAACTTCATGGTCAAAGAAGTCGAGATTGCAAGACATGACAAGTATGAGTATTTTCTTCTTTTGTGCCATTTTATATGCGGATAGTGACTTTGTTGTCCTTTATATAAGATATTTATCTTATGGAGCAAAAATCAACTGATGCCACAAAACGCAATAAATAGAACAAGTATTTAAAAATGTAACTTTATGTAATGCCGCTTATTAGAAGAGGAAGTAGAAGAAGCGCTCAAGTTGAAGTCAATGACAGCAACAAGAAGTCATCAACAAGGGACATAACGGATTTTCTTAACACCGATTACAAGGAATATGCAAAGTATGTCATTGCAACAAGATGTTGTCCGGGAATGGACGGTCTTAAGGTCGGTGCAAGGAAGGTGATGCATGCTGCTTTTAACGGAGCGATGAAGAACGGACAGAAAGTCAAGATGATAAACCTGATTGGGGATGTTTATTCTTATACGATGTTCATGCACGGCGATGCAGGTCTTGTATCTTCTATATTCACCAAATCAGCGGAGTTTTCGGATAACTTGAATCCGCTGGAGATTGACGGTCAGCACGGTCATCTGCGCTCGCCGGATGCGAAGTCGGAACCGCGTTATCTTTCAATCAAGTTGTCTAAATATGCAAAGATTCTGAAGGAAGATATGAATCTTCTTGAATATGTGTTTGATGAAGGACAGTATCTTGAGCCGACCGTGTATCTTCCGATTATTCCACTGGTTCTTGCAAGCAGCCAAATTGGTATGGCTCCGGGTTACAAGTTCCAGTGTTCTGTCGGTTACAATCCGCTTGACATCATAGACGCTTGCATCGAGTATTTGAAGAAAGAGAAAATCAAGACAAGGATAAGACCTTATGTTCGGGGAATCAAGTCTGAAAACTTCACATATTCGGAAGAGTCTGGAAGATGGACTAATAACGGAGAGTACAAGATTGACTTGAAGCATGATATGGTTCTCATAAGCGACTTGCCATATGATGTCACATATAAGGATTTTGAAGATACACTTAATTCTCTTGTCGAGAACGGAACGATCAAAGACTGGAAGAACTACTCGCATGAGAATTTTCTTGACTACCGAATCATATACCAGAAGAACACTCTTTCAAGATTGAGCCAGCCGAGCAATGTTAAGCAGCTTGAGAAGTCATTGAAACTCAATACAGTTATTCAGCCGAATATTCTTAATGTCATAGACGAGAATGGAAAAGTCCGTTACTTTGAAGATGAGTACAAGTTGATAGAGCATTATGTTTCATGGCGTCTTGTGAAGTATCAAGATAGAAAGAATAAGCTTGTTGAAGTCCTTGAAGATAAGTTTAAGCATAACAATAGCATATGTGAGTTCATCAGACTTGTCAATTCTGGAACCATAAAGATTCAGAACAGGAAGAAAGCGGACATAAAGAAAGAATTGAAAGAATATAATCTTCCTGATTTCGTATTGGGGATAGAGATTTCAAAACTGACAGATGAAGAGAAGAAAGAACTTGAAAAGAAGAACGATGAAATCAAGAAAGAACTTGAATACATCAAGAATACAGAAATTAAGGAAATGTACCTTAATGACTTGAAAACATTGAGAAAAGAACTTGCAGAAGATTTTATAGATTGATGAAGATTTTTCATGAATAAAAAAAAACTGACAGACGTTGCTTCTCAGCAGTTCTGTCAGCCGTTGGATTATTGCTCGTCTAACAACTAATCTCAACAAAAGTTATTTATGTGCTTATTACTTAATTATTCAAGTCAACGCCGCTCGACTTGAATTTCCCTTTGTCATATTGTCGCTCCAAAGATCTTTTTAATCTTCTTCTTGTCTTTCCGTCCATTAGATAATGGTGTTCCGTGAAGAATGCTTCGCCTTGCAAGTACATCATACGCTCTATGTATTCTTTCTTGCGTGCTTCGTATTCTTCTCTTGAATTTTGCTCTTTCTTGCGCTTGTTCAGTTCGTCTCTTTCTCTGAGCGCTTTCAGTTTCGCGGTTTTCTCTACAAGGAATTCAAGACCTTCCTCTTTTGAAGAAGATGCCTTGAAGTCAATCTTGTCTCCAATCGGTTTTCCGGGTTCCAAGTCATATGGAGAACTGTATGCGAATGAAACACTCTCATTCGCACCCTTGGTAATCAGTTCGTCGATTTTCATTTCACCGACTTCTTTGTTGATGAATTTGACGTCGGTCTCATTGACAACTTCGCCGCAGTCTTTAGCGAGGTCGTCGTATATTTCATTCAATTTTTCTTCTTTCATATATTATAAGGAGTGAACGTTATTGTCAATACTTATCATGTCGCTTGGTTTCATCTTTCCAGAAATCTTATGCCAGCCTTTGTTCAGTCCGTTGACGATGATGCTTGTGAAGTATGCAAATGGGTTCTTGCCCTTTTCCGGATTAAACCCGCGCCAGTACATCAATATGTCAAGATATGCGCTCTGCCAGCAGTCTTTTCGGTCTTCCGGATCGTTGTAGTGCTTCTTTGCAGAAATGTTCTCAATCATCAAGTCGAACATCTTCAATGCTTCTGGCGTCAGTTCGTCTTGTTCTTTTGATTTTATGATTTCTTGAAGGAGGTATGGATTGCTTACATATTGCTTTCCGTCTTTTTTCGTTTTGATTCCTTCGACATTATCAATTTTATTCACAAATCATACGATGTGTTTTTATAAGCTGTATGTCTGTATGTATTAGATTATCAGCTCTGTTAATTATACTTTGGAATATAAAAAAAGTTTAAAAATCTTTGATATCTTATATATCTTTGATTTTTAAACTTTTTTATCTTATGACTTCTTTTTGCTTAAAAAACTATTCTTTGTTTTTCGGAGTCTTGATTAAGTTCTTTATCTTGGTGAGCAAGTGCATTTCTTGTTCAGAGAGTTCGTTTGGAATATCGTATGCAATGTCAAGAATATAGTCTCCGGTTGTTTTGTGACCGTACATGTCTTCTATTGTTATTCCCATATCCCGTATTCTGCATTTCGTTCCCGGTTTCGTGCATGGCTTGATGTTGATGTTCATTTCTTTCTTGTCCGGTAGAACCAGATGATACTTGCATCCAAGCAGCGCGTCAACATATGGAATCTTGACTTTTTCGACAATCGTATTGTTTATGATTGAATATTTCGTCTTGTCGAAGTCGTATTGCAGAATAACAATAAGACTTCCGTTCGGATGATTTGCATTTTTTGCTTCGGAACCTCTGCTTTCATATTGGAACACCTCTCCGTCTCCACGACCAGCCGGAATGTTTATTTCGAATTCAACTGTTTTCTTCTTGAAACCGGAGCCGTTGCAAGTCGGACATGCTTTCTTTACCGTTCTTCCGCTTCCGCCGCATCTTGAGCACACAGTCTGGATTCTGCTTATTCCGAATGGTGTTCTTGTAGTCTTGGTTTCGATTCCTGAACCGTTGCATACTGGACATGTTGCAGTTTCTCCGCCTGTTCCGTGGCAGTTCGGACACCTTATGTCGATTTCATATTTGATTTTCTTTTTGAAACCGCAATACACATCTTCCAGAGTTATCGGGATTGTCTTTCTGACATTTTCTCCCGGTATTATGTTCTCTCTGCGACTGCGTGTTCTTCCAGATCCGTTTCCGAAAAAGTCTCTGATGTCATCAAACGGATTGAAATCGAATCCGAAATCGCCGAAACCGCTGAACGGGTCGAACCCGCTTCCTGCTGCAGAACCGTCATATGTTCCGTACAAGTCATATTTCTTCCTCTTTTCAGGATCGTTTAGAACAGAATATGCTTCATTGATTTCTTTGCACTTTTCCTCGGCTTCTTTTTTCTCTTTGTCTGTTTTGTCGCTCTGTCTGTCAGGATGATACTTCTTTGATAGTTCCCTATACTTCTTTTTGAGTATGGACGGGTCATTGTCAACTTGCTCTTTTGTCAAGTCGAGTATCTCGTATAGATTCTTGTTTCCGTTCATAATCGCTATTGATTATCTTTCGTTTGAAATTTCTTAAAACAAATTAAGTCACAGAGTCTTGATTTTCACAAGACTCTGTGGCTATCATTATATATCTTTGTTTTTAAATCTACATGCATTAGATTTCCTCGAATTGAGCATCCTCAATATTATCGTTGTTAGCAGTCTCTTGTTCTTGCTGTTGCTCGGAATGTGACGCGTTTGCATCAGTAGTTGTTGATTGCTGTTGCTGCTGGTACATCTTCATTGCAACAGGACTCCAGAGTTCTTCAAGTTCTTTCTGAAGTTGGTCAAGTTCTTCATACTTCTTGTCCTTTGCTGCATTTGACAAAGCATCCGCTTTCTCGTTGATTTTGTCTGCCTCTTCCACAGTCACATGGTCTTTTGCAGACTCATTGAGTGCATTCTTGATGTTGTATGCAAACTGTTCCGCGCTGTTTGCCTTATCAACATTCTCACGCTCTTTCTTGTCTGCCTCTGCATTTGCTTCCGCTTCAGCCTTCATTCTCTCGATTTCATCTTTCGACAATCCGGATGAAGCAGTGATTGTAATCTTCTGTTCTTTTCCGGTTGCCTTGTCTTTCGCAGAAACGTTAAGGATGCCGTTTGCGTCGATGTCGAATGTTACTTCAATCTGCGGAACTCCTCGCTTGGCAGGCGCGATGCCGTCAAGCATGAATCGACCGATAGACTTCGCGTTTCTTGCCATCTGGACTCCTGCTGGAGCCTGAAGCACATGGATTCCGACACCCGGCTGATTGTCTTCGGCAGTACTGAACACTTCCTCGTGCTTGAACGGAATCGTCGTGTTTGCTTCAATCATCGTGGTCATAACGCCGCCGAGCGTTTCGATGCCGAGACTTAGTGGAGTTACGTCAAGGAGAAGGATGTCTTTTCCTGCTGCGACTGAATCATCACCAGACAGCAATGATGCCTGAATCGACGCGCCTGCTGCTACGACTTCATCCGGATTCACGCTCTTGTTTGCCTGCTTTCCGAAATAATCCTCTACTGACTTCTGCACGATAGGGATTCTTGTAGAGCCGCCGACAAGGATAATCTCGTCGATTTCCGACTTGTCGAGTTTCGCGCTCTTGAGAACTTCTTCGACAGGAGCCATTGTTCTGCGCACGATGTCCGAAATCATTTGCTCGAATGTTGCTCTTGACAGAGTCTTGACAAAATGCTTTGGACCTGTTGCGTCTGCTGTGATGTACGGAAGGTTGATGTCTGTTGAAGAACTTGATGAAAGTTCAATCTTTGCCTTTTCAGCGGCTTCCTTGATGCGCTGCATAGCCATCATGTCCGATGAAACGTCAACGCCTTGCTCTGACTTGATTGAATCGACAATCCAGTTCACGACAAGATTGTCTATGTCCTTGCCGCCAAGATGACAGTCTCCGGATGTGGCAACGACTTCAAAGATTCCGTCGCTCAATTCAAGCAATGATACGTCATGTGTGCCGCCACCGAAGTCGAACACGAGAATCTTCTGCTCCTTCTCGATGTTGTTGAGACCGTATGCAAGTGCCGCAGCAGTCGGCTCGTTGATGATTCTGAGAACATTGAGACCTGCGATTTCGCCTGCTTCCTTCGTAGCCTGTCTCTGTGCGTCATTGAAGTATGCAGGAACCGTGATGACAATGTCCTTGACTTCTTCGCCGAGATAATCTTCTGCTGTCTGCTTCATTTTCTGAAGAATCATTGAAGAAATCTCTTGCGGAGTATATAGTTTTCCGTCGATGTTGACTCTTGGATATCCTGCTACGTCATCGACCTGATATGTTACAGAGTTGATATCGTTCTGGACTTGCTTTGTCTCGCAGCCCATGAAACGCTTGATTTCATAGACAGTGTTCTTCGGGTTTGTTACTGCTTGACGCTTGGCTCCGTCGCCTACTTTGCGCTCTCCTTCTTTTGTGAAACCTACGACTGACGGAGTCGTGTTCTTGCCTTCAGAGTTTGGAATAATCTGAGGTTTGCCATTTTCAATGACTGCGACACAACTGTTTGATGTGCCCAAGTCGCAACCGATTGCTTTTGCCATTATACTTAAATATTAAATAATTTTGTCGTTTAATTTTGAATCGATAATCATCGGATTATCTTTCAAGGGCTTGAATGTGCAAAGCGTGTGCCAAATGATGCATTGAAGCATATTTATGACAATGCTGCATTGTTTAATGCTAAAGTGTATGACATAATGTCAGTTTTCTTTCATTTTTGTGACAATGATAATAAATATCTTATAATGAAAAATAAGAGCAACTTATGCGCAGATACACCATATTGAGAGAGTCGAAGTCAATAAGAAATTATAATCTTGATGAAATGATTTCATCAATAGAGAAAGATGTCAGGGAAGAATATGATTATTATGCAAAGACGCATAAGCCGTTCAATATGGACAGGTTCAAGTCATATTTCTGTGATACGATTGGAAAAGAACTCTTCTATGGAGAGACTTTCCATGACTTCGGGACTTTTGATGTTGATTATTTCCATGTTAGAGTCGTTATGTACGATGATGTTTCTTCATATGGTTTCACAGTTCCGGAATTGTGCGACAAGAACAAAAGACTTGTTGTTGTCATATTGTCTTCGAAATTCATCCCGGAAATGTTAAACGGAACAGGAAAGTTGTTTAATACTTTGACACACGAAATCCGGCATGGTGAAGACATTATTAATGACAGGATAGATACGCATTTTGAGATGATGGGTAAGACCGCTATCAAGTTCTATGGAGAGACTTATAATGTTGAAAAGTTCAGCAACACGGATGATAGTATCAAATATGTGACATATTTCTTGACAAGAACAGAACTTAAGGGATATATCCAGTCAGTTGGCGGCATATTGAGAAGATATTTGAATGAGTCGAATCCGAAGTTGTTAAGAGATGCTCTTGTCAGGCTGGCACACAAGATGAAGAAACCTCTTAAATTTCGCAGACTTTATGATTTGTTTTCTAAGAATGATGACGGAAAGCGTCTGTTGCTTGAACTATTCATAAACGAGTCGAACATATTTAGGATTTATTTCAGAGAGTTGAATGAAATCATGGTTGATTATAGTTTTTTCAAGAAATATATCATCGACTCTATTGAATCACACAAGAAAGATATGCCGGAATATGTCGTCTGGTTGAAGAATATGCTTGATAGTCAGTACTTTCCAAAGGATGATAATAGACGAAAGAAGCACAATGACATGTTCAATTCATTGATGAAGAAATATATGGGTTATGGAATGAATCCGATAGAAGCACTTCAAACATATATAGAGAATGACTATTCGAAAATATTATATGACAGGACACATAGAGATTATATGAAGTTCATTGCTGCTGTTGTAAAGAATCTGATAGAAGAAGTTTCAAGATTTGATTCTAACGAAGAAGCAATTGAAAAGTTGAAGAAATAATTAAAAATCCTAATTTAAATAATTATTGAAGTTTTTTGTGTTGTTGGTTTATAAATAATGTCTATATTTGCAAAAATAATTTGATAAAATAGAAAAATTATGATTATAAATGAAGATTTCAATAATGATTTAACAGCAAATATTTTATTCGAATGCGTTAGTTATAATAGAAATGCTGGAACTTTTGTATTCAATTTTTCTAATGATAATGATGATGAAATTATAAAATTAGAAAAAAAAAGTACATAGAAGTGAAATTTTCAATAATTGCTATTATTTTGCTTATGAATTTGAATCAGATGTTGATTCATATATTAGAAGCCTTTTTATAAAGAGCATAAAATTTCCTGACGGTACTATATCAGAAGATGATAAATGTACTTTTATTGGTAACGCTGTGAGAAGTTTGGATTCTGAAATCAATCTTATAAAATATGATACGTTGATATATCCGCAATCAATGTCTGAATTGACAAGAGAAATGATAAAATATCTTTCTAAATTTGCATGACCGAAATTTGTTAGTTTTGAGTTGATAAAAGAGTTGCCAGCAAAAATAGAGTTTGATTATGATAAATTTGCTGCTGGTGAATTGAATTCCACATTGCGGAATGGAATGCCAAGATATACAAATGCTCAAAAAGATGATGTATTGAAGAAAATAAGGGAAATGATGGACAATGTTCATTCAAGTGATTATTTTTCAATAGCAAGAAGTATAAAGAAGACAAAATATAGACCATATATAAAGAACTATTATAATTTTAAAGATAAAAAAGATAAAGAGCTTTTTGAGCAGATCAATAATAGCAATGTTCTTGTTGTTGATGATATGGCAACAAGCGGAACGACGATATTTCATCTATTGAAAACAATTCGTTCTATTAATGATAGTAACAATATTACCGTCTTTAGTCTTCTCGGCAAAAACTTGAAAATCTAATTTCTGAATCAATTAAACAAGAAACCATTGCCAGTTTTAGACAATGGTTTCTTGTTTTGGTTTTAGTTGTTGTTGAAGTTCGACCTCACGAAGTCGCTCAACAATGTCCCGTTGTACATACAGTTCGTATCGGATAGTTTTGTAATCGCATTGTTGATAATCGACTCTACAGACTTTGTGACTCCTTCTGTTGTTGATGACAGGTTGTTTGCGGTCGGAATGCCTGCATCTTCTCCGAAGTACATTCTTCCGTTTCTTACAGTGACCGCTGTTCTGCCGTCATCTGAAATGTATGGAACTATGTATTCTTTTCTTTGTGTCGTGTCTATGATTCCTGACGGAATCTCTTTCTCTGCAAGGTTCTTGTATGATGTCTCGTCCGACTTGTACTCCTGATTGACGAACTTGAAGAAGTTTCTTATCTGCGCGATAGTTCCTTCTGTTCGTTCATGCTTGACTTCATCATCATTGACAGACATCATTCCGACTGCCTGCGAGTTGTTCGGAATCATCAGCACGTCTTCTTTGTCAAGACTGAACGGGTTGCTGATTCCGGAGAACTTCAGGATGAATTCTGCATATTCGTCGGACTCGTACATCGCTTGCGATACCAAGTCCGGTCTCATCTGGTAGTAGTCTGTCATCTTCAGAATCTCGTAGTCCTTGACAATGCCGGCATTTCTGGAGAATATGCTCTTTGCAAGATTGACAATCGTGTTGCCTTTCCTGTCTATTATCTGCTCTTTCTCATCCAATGTATACTTAAACATAATGTCAGACTAATTGTTGCTTGATTTTCTTGTAAACAGATTTCCAAGTATGCGGACTCTGTTGCTGCTGTTGCCAAGGAACAGGTTCGCGCTGGTTGTCGATACGGTCTGGAATGCCTGTTCAGGGTCAACAGGCATGAACTTGGCAATAAGCGTTGTGTCTGCGTTTCCGTGGTTTTGAAGTTCCTTCCCAGGCGGAATCTTGAACACCTGATAGCCGCGAGCTCCGATCATTTCCATCGCTCTTTTCTGTGTCATGTATTCCGGAGTTACCCATCCGTTCTCCGTCATCACGTCGCGACCGCCGGTGAACGGATCGACTTTGGTTTCGTAGTTGGAAACCGCCTTGACATAGTCGGGAAGCTTGTATATCTTTCCTGCGCCGCGGTTGAACATCGACTGTATCGCAGCCTTGTCTCTTGCCATCGCATGCTCAATCGTATATACGACTTTCATTTCCAGCGGGAAGTCATCAGGTCCGAGTTCATCTCCGAAAGAGACATCCATCTTCTTGCAAATCAGATTTCCGACAACCATCATCGGGTTCAACGGATTTCCGATTGTCAGGTGCCAGTTTCCGGTAGGCTCTCCGCTCAACAGAGAACGAAGTCCGCTGACATTCGGAAGCACGGTTTCCTGAATGACTTGGTCTTTCCACATGCTATTCAGATTGTTGAACATGTTACTGAGCGCGTCCCTGCCTTTCTGTGCCGCGTCTTCTCCTGCGATGTTGTTTGCCACATCCCCTGCTTTGTTGAACCACGAGCCGACTGTTGACATGGAACCCATCAGAGCAGAACCGATTGACTGAAGCATTCCGCCGATTGCGCCGACTGTCTGGCTCAGGATATTTCCCATTCGCTCAGTCAATATGCTCCATTCGATAGAACTTGTAGCCGAGTCTGTGCTGACTTTCTTTCCGAATGACAGGAAACCCTCAAGACCCTTTGCAATCGCTCCGTTCTTTCCGAATATGTTGCCTGCATATAGAGCATCCATCATGCTTCCGCTTCCGGTACCGCGCTTGAACGGGTACATATGCGGCTTGATGTTGAATCTGTAACCGCCGCCCCAGAACACTGCATCTGCAGAAGCAATCTCCATCGCGTTGGAAAGAATATCAAGCATTGCCGCTTTTGTGTTGATGCCGCCGATAGGTCTTGCCACATACTCGCAAGTCAGTGTGAAAGACTGTGAGAACTCGATGCCGGCATCTCTTGCCTGAACGCTCTGGATACGATTGACAGGACCTACAATCTTGTTTGAGTACAGTGATTCTGTAGGATCCATATTCGCGCTTGTCAAGTGTTCCCAAGCCGCTTGGTTATGACCATCATAACCGTTTGGCGACAAGAGTCCGACAAACTTACCGAACGATAGATACTGCCCGGTCAATCCTCCCATGGCGCCGAGAAAGTTCGTGACGATTCCGGAACCTGATGTGATTCCTGAAAAACCGCCTCCACTTTCAAACATCTTGTCGATGACCGCTCTCGGATTGCTGCCGACGTCTCCTTCTATCTTGTGAATGTCCGCGCTGATTTCTTTCCACTTGGTTCCTGACGAGAACTTCAGGAAATCATTCAGCTTGTTGGCAGAATCGCCGCCGAAGTATGTCACGACTGTGGCAATAGGAGACGCTATGTTATGAGTCGCTTCGGTTCCTGCATCATTCAGCATATTGTAGAACTGAAGATTGTCATAAACGGGAACCGCATACTTTCTGAACGTAATCAGGCGGTTGTTCGGAATGATGTTCCAGAACTTGCAGAATACGAAGTCTTGGAAACTGTACGGGGTTCGTCCCCACTGGTCCTTGTTGCTCCAGTTTATGATATTTGAAGTCGTTGGATTGTTAATGCTCGTGAAGTCATCAGGGTTCATGACAATGGAATCACCCTTTACGTTTGCCGTATCATAGAATCGCTTCGTGTCACGGATATCGTACATGTGGACTTCCTTGTTGTCTGAATTGACATTCGTTATGCCGCCGACAAGCCTTGTCACGCAATACGGGTTTATGAGCGACTGGACACCGTACATGTTGCCGTCTTTCTTGAGCTCTTCGACTTGAGCCTTGTTTGTCGCTATCTTATCTCCGCCGCTTGAAAGCGTGTTCACTTTCTGGTTTGTCGCTTCCTCATAAGCGGCTTTCTCGATTGTGAACACTTCATCGAAGTATGCGGAAGCCGCAGTGTCTGACGCGAACGGAACAATTATCTGTCCGGGAGAGTTCTTCTGCGTTGCAAGGAAACCGTCGATTCTGATCAGTCGAGGGTCCCAAGCCGCAGCATGTCTGGATTCCGGAAGAGTGCTACCTTCGTCCGTAGTCGCGTTCACTATTCCGCTGATGTCGTTTCTGCTCTTTTTGTACAGAGAGTAGTATTTCGCATCGTCAAGGTTCAGCATAGAGAGCATATCGTCGATATATACTTGGAGCCTGTTGATTTCATCTTCTTCATAGTATTCGTTTATATATGAAGATATTTCATATTGCTTGCGCTCGTCAGAATACCCGCTATTGTTCAATATGTTTTCTATGATTGCAGCAAGAGAACCGTCTGCACCGTAGAGACCTTTTGCGTCATTCGATGCATTATGCTTCTTGTTTTGAATGTACTTTTTCTGATGCTTCTTATCTACGAGATTTAACGTCTTCACGATGACTCGATTATGTTTTCAGCAAGAATGAAATGTGTGTAATCTTGCTATATTTTTTTATTTATCATTAAATAGGTGATTTTAGCATAATGAAAAATTATAAGATGTTAAAAAAATAAAAATATAGTCATGCTGTTTTGTTTTAATGAATGAAATCTATTAACTTTGCAAGCACAATAAAACATTTATAAACATTATAAAGATATGAAGAACTTTAGACATTTTCTATTTGTTATTAGTGCTCTTGTTTTTGTTTCATGTAGTACTTATGAATATTCATTCAGGCTTGTTGATGTTGAAAGACCTGTTGATGCGAAACAACAATTTGGAGAAACTGAATCAGTTGTTGTTAAAAATAATGGTTTGTGCCGTTATGAAGATGAATATATAGATGTTACTTGGCATGTGGATATGGAATCTATAAGATTTTCAATTACTAATAAAACAAATCATTCTTTGAAAATTAATTGGAACGATGTTTGTTTTGTTGATGCAAACAACCAAGTGAGACATGTTACTCATTCTGGATATAAAGATTTGAATAATTTGCAGCCGATGAGTATGATTCCAAACGGTTCCACATTGACTGATTGTATAATTCCAGAGGTTAGAGTTTATAATTATAACCATATTGGAAAGAAAAAGACTTATATATTGCCGAACATATACAAGCAATATAAAGATACAAAAGAACTTGAAAGCACGAAACAGTCTGCAACAAGTTTTGTTGGTAAAAAAATAACATTGGTTGTGCCCATTATAATCAAGAACGTTCAAAATGATTATATGTTTACGTTTGTTGTTGATAGACTTTTGAATACACAAAGTAGATGATTTGAAATGCTGGGGATTGTCTAATTTCATCATTAGTGATTTCCGGGGATTTTCAAAATAAATACTTTCAAAACAAACAACCGGCAATGAATCCAGACGAAATACAGCAGCAACAGACGCAAGAATCAACAGAAAACACTCCGGAAGACAAGGCGACAAAACTCCGTAACTATTGGACAGAGGAAGTCCAAAAACTGAATGAATATTTGAAAAACCTTCCGTCTGTTGACCATTTGATTAATATTGTTTATACAAAAAGACAAGAGGCTGTTGATAACTATTATGCAACGATGTCTGTATACAACAAGCAGTATCGTATATACAAGCAGAACTATGCCCAGATTTACAACAATATCAAAGCAGGTTCCAATGGCATACGATATACAAGCGACCAAGCAATAGACAAGCAAATTGACGCGCAGTTGATTGCACAGCGAGAAGTCCTTGATGAATTGAATGTTCTGATGAGTTTCTTATGGGAGACTGTCAAGTCTATCGATGGTATTCAGTATGCTATTGGTAACAAGATTAAGATTCATGAAATGATGAATGGCTTGAAGTTCTAAAAATAAATAAATAAAGTCGTTTTAAGAAATGAGACGAAATAACAAGTTGACCGAGCAGCAAATCAGGCATAGAGTCATGAGAGAAGTCTATGATTTTTTGAATGAGCATTTTCCTGCGGATGTTATCGAGCAGCAAGCATTGGATAAAGTGAGAAAACTTGGTGAGTTCGATATTATAAAGATTAAGTATGCTCCTGCAAAGTTTAACGGTTATCTTGAAATTGAGAACAATATATACAATAACTACTATGTTGTTGGATGGAATTTTAATTATGGATGCCCAAGAAGCACACAAAGATTCAGAAATCCGGAGGAAGTAATTAAGTTCTTAAAAGATAATGGCATTGATCTTTCGTCTCTCGTTGAAACAGTAAATCCGGATTTGACAAACGGTCTATAAAAACGTTCTTTATCTTTATGTCTAAGAAAATAAAGAAAATCAGCAAGAGTAATAATGATTCGTCTGGAATCATAAGAATGGTCGGCGATGCTGGCTATCTTGTAAAAGACACTCCATGTCTGATTCCGAAGGAGAACATGCCAATGTTCAATGCCATGAGAAAGACTGCCGGCGTATCTTCTTTTGGAAACTATCCGAATCCGTTCAACATTTTCTGGAAAGGTGGAGGAAAGTAATTATCAATAGAATAGAAAAATCTCACAACATAGTGCTGTGAGATTTTTTGTCTTTATGATTATGATGTTTTTCTCAAGAATAATCAGAGCCGAATGTATGAAATCGTTTTTACTTTCCGTTCTTGATTCTGTTTCCTACGATGTCCCACATCGTGTTCACGATGAAGCTGTTCTTCACCTTGCGACCAACCATGCTCTTGATTTGCTCGTTGATGACATCAACGACTTCAGCGGACTGTCCGATACGGAAGCTCTCTGTAATCTGCTCAAGATTCTTCTTGACCTGTTTCTGGATGAACATCTTGATGTCTTCAGACGAAGAGTCCTTGCTGAGAACAATCATATTCTCGTTAAGCAACTTGACGCCAGCATCGTTGATACCGGTCTTTGGAGACCAGTACTCGGAAAGCCTGCGTGCCATCTCAGCTTTTGTCTTGGAATCAAGCTCTGACATTTTGCCTGTAATCATGTAGTTCTCCTTGAGAACATTGACAACCGCAACCTTCTGTGCCTCATAAACAGCGCGTCTCTCTTCAAGGACCTTTTTCTTGCTTTGATTATAAACTTGACTATATGATTTCATTCTTTTGTAAAAGAATATTTTATTCAGTTTTTGTTGCTTTATTTCTTGTGCGTTTTTTGACTTGCTTGAGCAAATACAATAGCCGCAACTTTTATTATTTATCTTTAATGTTTGAAAAATTATTTTTCAATGTTCAGGATGAGTCTTGTGTCTTTCGGGACTGTGCATAAAGCGCGTATGATAATGGTTCCGTCATCCGGGTTCCATTCATAGTCGCAGTTGGGTTCAGGGTGCTTCTTTGATATGATGTCATAGTGCTGGCAGTAACCGAAAGGAATCACGAATGTAGTGTCCGGTTCCACTTCGAACACCATGTCACGAACATCCTTCGAGTATAGCGCGCTCTTGTCCACCATTCTTGTCGGGCATATCTCGATGATGTCGCCGCGGAAGAATCTGCTGTTTGAATAGACGGACCGTCCGTCGAACTTCACTTTGCATTGTCTTGCGTTTGTCGGAACAAGGTCGTATTTTTTTATTGCCTTTTTGTCTCGCTTTGTGTCTCCCCTGAAAAGCCCGTACAGACTTATGCCTTTCAACTGTTCATTGATTCTATGATGCTTGCTGTAGTGTCTCATTTCTTTTTAAAAATCACTTTTCTGTCCGCCGTTGTATGTCTCGACTTTTTGTTTCAGTTCATCTCCGGCATTATCCAATGCTTCGATGCGAGTTGATGCGTCCGTTGTTGTTGCTGTTGATGCATCGACAGTTTCTTGGCTATTGTTATCCGCATATTTCGCATAGTTGTTAACATAGTCTTTTACATCCTTGTTTGGCACCAAGTTTTCAATCCTTTGTGCAAGTTTTCCGAAGTATGCGCTCATGTCCTCGTCTTCATTGATGACATAGTCGTACACGTACATGAACTCTTCAACAACGAGAGATTCAGAGATGTTCAAGTCCTTGTTGTAAATCACGTTGCAGATCGCGTCATAGTAAGCGTCAAATGCATTTGCAAGCGTGAAGTTCGAGTACTTCTCCGAATAGTCTGTATTCAAGAAGTCCTTAATCAATTTCAAGAACATCTTTTCTACGTTTATCTTGTCGATGACAGACGTGCTTGATGACTTGAACGAGTCAAGATACGGAAGAAGCGACTTGTAGTGGTCGTTGTCCGGAGCGGTTATGATGTTCTTGATGATGTCAAGGATGCTGACATTCTTTTTGAACACCGGACGCTTTGTATTGCTTCCGAACGGAGTAATCTCATAGTCGTTGTTCTTGAACAGATTGTCTAAAATCTTCTGGCAGGCGTTGTCGATTTTGCCGGCATTCCATTTGTATATGTCGCTGTTTAAGAAATCTTTCCATCTCTTGATGTATTCTCTGAGCTTCAGTTTCAAATTCTTGTTATTGATGATGAACTCTTCGTTCAGTGTGTTGTTGTAGTCTTCTATTGCCTGATATGTCTTGTTGATGCTGTCGAAATATGTTCCGATGAGGAGTTTTGAAATCGCGTCATCGACTTGCTCAACGATGTCAGATTCGTTCTTTTGGTCTATGATTTTGTTCATGATGCGGTTGTCGCTATAATAGTCAACCACATGTTTGATTGCATTCCTCAGGTTGATATTGGGAATCCTTCTTGTTTTGAATTCCTTTGCAATATCCGGAGCATTCGTATTGAGCCATCTGTTGCTGTCCAATATGCTGTCAAGTCTGTCATATGCAATATCAGAGTTCGGATATACGCCTTGAATCAGGTCAATCTTCTCGTCATAAGAGTTCTCGTCAGGAATATCCACATAGTTGTTGTTCTTGCTGATGATGTTCTGTATGAATTTCTTGTCGCTTGCATCCGATGTGTATTCTCTGATGACTGCATTGTAGAATTCGGTTTTTAGAATATTCTTGTGAGCCTCGACGTCACAAACGGTCTGAATGACTTTAAGGGATATGAAAATATCAGGGAATTTTATTTTCGTCTCGTCTGTTATGTTCTCGATATTGATGTTTGTCAAGTTTGAATTGTAGAAGAACGACAGGATGCTTTCAAGGTTCTTGTCTTCCTTCTTCAAATTGACAAGAGCGTCGAAGAAAGTCTTGAATTCCTTGTCGTCTTCATTGTTTCCGTTTTCATCTTCAAACATGCTCTCGTCTTCGTCATGAACTTCCCTGTGTGTCTTTATGAAGGTTCCGTCCGATTTTATAATCTGTTTGAACATGTTCCTGTATGTCTCGTAGAGATTGTCTTCGATGTTGAAATTGTCAACAATCTCATAGAACTTGTTGATTGCATCATGGAGAGATTTGATGTTATTGTTCTGCATGGATGAACCCATTCTTCCTACAGTCTCTCTGTTCAGAATATGCTCTGATGCAAGATACTGCTTCAGAACATCTATTCTCTCGTCATTCACATCCGCGTTTCCGTGCATAGAGTCGAGCTGCCTTGCCGTGTCTATGCAACGCTCCAGTTCATCTGCGCTATGAAACTTCTGTTTTGTTAAGTATAATACGTCTATCCAAGCCATCTTTTAAGAGTTATCATTATTAAACTGTCATGCCGGATGAACCGGAATTGCTATAAATCACATCATACATGCTGACGACGCGACCAAGCGCGCTATCCATGTCATCCACGAAGTATTTATAACCTGTATTGAAGTCATCCACTGTATAGTATGGTATATATCCGTTCTTGTACTCATAAGACAGCTGCTTGAATATGCATCTGTATGTGAGCATCATGGCGATTATTCTCGGATACGTGACACGCAGGAAATCCTCGACGAATGACGCTGAACCGCTTTCGACGGAACCCTGGCTTCCGGTCAGCTGCGCGATTCTGTTGTCGATTCTCATCTGGAGATCCGCGCTGTATCTGTTCCACATGGAAAGAAGACCTTCTGCCTTGAACGGATGGTGTCTGAGACTCTTTTGACCGCCGGTCTTGCAGACTTGCGCAATCTTGTTCTTGATTTCCTCGTCTGCACGGTCCTTGATGAACTTCATCGCGTTGGAAAGTTCCTTGATACAGGACCAGTCTGCACGCGGACCGATGACCTCGCTGATTTCGGAGCTCAGGAAAGTGAACATGTCATGGTATATCGTGTCATAGTCCATCTGTTCATATTCAGAGAGCTTTTTGTCGATTGCCTCGTCTTCATTCAGAATGTTGCTTTTATCAAATTTTAACGCTTCCTCGATTGTTTTCAGGTTGCTGATTGACTTCGGCTTCATCGACATGTTGTCTTTCGAGAGGAAACCGTAAAAAGCGGTCCAGTTCGGAAAGTTCGTGAACGTGTTGATGAACCTGTTTAGCGTGTCGTTGTTCTTGATGTTCTCTATGTAGTTGCTGACCTTGTTGAGATAAGCGCCCTTGTCGCCCGGAATGCTTGAAATCGCGATGCACTTGAAAACGATGTTCGCGTTCTTCTTCGCATCTATCTCGGTCTTCATGTCATTCAACTCTGTTCTATATCCCGTGTCCTTTATGCTTCTGAAAACCTCGCTCTTGTCTTCGAGCCATTCCTTTACATTGTTGAACGATGTCTTGTTTGCTGTTTCGATGGCTTTCTTGAAACCGGATATGCCGGATGAACCGGAAACCATCTGGACAATCGGGCTTATTATCGTGACTGAACGTGAGACATATGTTGTTATCGCATTGACGACATCTGTCATCATCTTGCTCATTTTCGCATTTCTTGATTTGATATCTTCTGGTTTAATATCAATTCCGTGCATGTCAGTCGTATCTTCAAATAGCATTCTTGTCATCAAGTTAGCAAGGTCAAGACTTTCGTTATATGCTTCTTGATTGTATGTCATCTTGAAACCGTACAAGTCCGGACTTCCGAAATTAATGTCGCCGAAACACTGCAGACCGATATCATCCGCGCTGTTCGAGTCTATTTCCATCGGTCTCATGAACAGGCTTCCGTTCGGATTATTCTTTGCCTTTGCCGGAAAGTTGATGTCTGCCATCAGCATCTGGAAATTGTACGGAAGCGACGGAAACGCGATTGCAGAGAACAGGTCTGTCTGCAGGTTCAGCTTGAATGCGCGCTTCTGCATCGTCTCGAGATATGCTTTCTGCACATCATCATTTATCAATATAACGTTATGTGCCATAGTTAATCCTTGTCAATCACTGCTGTGAGTTTTGATAATACATTCGTGTTGAATGCCTGAAGTCCGCCGCCTTCTTGCGGTGCCGCCGAGTTGGATATGTTCATCATGCTTCCGTTTCCGAAGTAACCGAGCTTGTGAGCCGCGCTCATTACCGAGTTTGTCATATTTCTGTCCGCTGTTTCCTGCACTGTGCGGAAGCATGCCATGTTGCGCTCGCCCATGTTCTGCCTTGCACCTTTTCTAAAGAAGAAGGCATACCACGGCTTCTTCTTGTGGACTCCCTGGTCAATCACTTCGACGAGCCTGTTCATGTAGTACTTCAGCTTTTCTATTGCAAGCTTGTCTTTTCCTGTGACAATCAGTGTTGCAAGAGCAGTTCCGAGAAAAGCGAGACCGCTCAGTGCAAGTGTTCCGAGTTTGGAGAAAGAGAGATTCTTGACCCATGCATATGCATCAAGACCTTCGCCGCCTGCTGCCTCGTTCAATATCTCGCTGTCGTCTTCATCATCATAATTCTCGAGATAGTTAAGCGTAGAGTCTTTCATCTCTATGTAAGAGTCATAGTCAACATCATTTTCAAGAGAGTCTGAATACATCTTGTCAATTTCTTCAGATATGATGTTCTTAATGAAAGATAAATTATCGAACGGTTGCTCGTCAATAGAATCATCTTCGGAGAAAATCAAATCATTCTCATCTTCTTCGAAAAGATTCCTCTTGTGAGCGTTATGCTCAGATTCATAAATCTTTCTATCTTCCGGACTCAGCAGAGCGAGTCTTTCTTTTGACAACTTGTGTGGAAATCTCATACAATCAAATGCAAATGTACATTCATCTTTATTATAAGATATTTATCTTAATGATTGAAAATGATGCATTTTGATGAAATTAAGAAAATAAAAACCGGGCTTCCTTAAAAAGAAAGCCCGGAAAATGTTTAATTTAAAAATTTTTGCTGATCTAAAAAACCATTTTGTCGCATTTCACAACGAAACAAAAAGTAGTATAATGTATCAGAACAGGGCATCGCCTTGCCCGCTTTCTGTATTTTTTTCTATGATTAAAGTTCTGAATATCTCCTCAAGAACATTCACGACTATGCTGTTTCCTGCAAGTTTCATAAGATGATTTTTTGAGATGTCAGAATTCACAAGAAGTTCAGTCTCTTGACTATTGAGTCCCATTAACTTGAAAAGTTCTGTTTCTGTCAATCTTCTCAAAGAGACTTTCTTGACTACTTTCTTGTTGTCCACTTCTTCATATTTGATAGAGTCGATGACAAACAGAGATGATGGAGCGCATGTTATTGTCGGACATAGCATTCCGCCGCCTTGAACACGTCCGCGTCTCAACTTTGAGTTCGGATATGACATATCGAATATGCCGCCAACCGGACAGAAGATATATGCCTGCTTTGTTGACTGGTGAATGTTTAGCCCATCGCAATCCTTAGAAACAGTCTGAACACATCTTGTTTCATTTACTTCCTCAACCATTAGAATAATGCGTTTTCGTTCTTGACAGGAACGTAGCCTATTGTTTCTATAAGTTTTGCCTCGGTGTTTTCTGGTTCTTCAAGTTCTATCGAGTCCTCATCAACACCATACTGGTCTATGTTGTGCTCTTTTTCCTTGTCCTTGATGAGATGCTTATGCTCAGTGGTCTTTTCGTCAAAGTCTTCGCCTGTGTTGTAAAGCAGGTCAAGGAACTTCGGAATGACATCATCAGACAGATAGTATTCTTCAGGAACTCTGTCGCACAAGAAGTCCTCAATCTCTCTTTTGCGTTCAATCGGTTTTGGGAAGTAGTATTTAGGAGACTCGTCAATCTCGTCTTTTCTGATAGAGACCATGAACACGCGTTCTCTTCCTTGAGGAATATCATAGTCGGCTGCATTCAGAACCTTGATGAAGCTGTTGTAACCGTAACTGTCTACGATTCGCTTCCAGCTCATCAATAGAGGATAGAACTTCTTGTCTGCATACAGGTTCTTTACGTTTTCAAGCAGACAGAATTTCGGACGCTTTTCCTCGATTGTTCTCTGGCATTCCCACAGCAATGATGAGCGTGTGCCGGAACCAGCCTCTCCGCCTCTCTGCTTGCCGCATATGCTGAAGTCTTGACAAGGGCTTGAATACGTGAACAAGTCAAAGTCCGGAACATTTTTCCAGTCAACCTTGCTTATGTCGCCAAGATTCTTGTCTGCTGCTTCTGGAAACACCGCATTGTGGCTTGAAATCGCATATTCATCAATCTCGCTCCATCCGACAAGCTCGTAACTGAACCACGGATAGTTCTCGACAAGTCTGTCAAGAGCCATGCACTGGCTGTCATAGCCGCTGAATGCAGTGAAAACTCTTAAATGCAAATGCTTATTTTCATCCATTGTCTAAAATCGTTTCTTTCTTAACTGAAAAAGTATACTATATAAATAACAGAAAGTTTAAAAAATGAGAGAATTTAGTTGAAAACAAACTCTCTCATCATCTCTAATTTGGACGCTTTCAATTATTTTTTCAGAAGTTTGCGCTTCATAATTGCAAAGTTGACAACTTGGCTTAATATGTTCGAGTTGAACGCAAAGTTCTCTTTGTAAACTCTATAGTTCTTTCCGTTTACTGCATCTGGACCTTTTAATAGATTGCAGATGCATACAGAGATGTTTTCCGGCTTGTCTGTAATGTGATATGTGTTCAGCAAGTCGTTCTTGTAAGTGTGTACTTGGAACGTGTACTTGCTCATGTCGCAGTCTTCCCAGTGGAATGCAGGTCCTTTCAACGTTTTGCCTCGGAATGACGAGCATTTGATTTCATCGGTCGTTTTCCAGTCCACAATCAGGAACTTGTCTGCGTTTCTGTTTTTCCAGAGGCAGTCAAGCCTGCCGACCACGATGTTCGCTTCTTCCATTCCGTCATCGAACGGCATCTGACTTTCTGAAAAGCTTTCGCCGTACAGTGTTAGTTCTCTTCCGATGAATTCGAAGTTGTATTTTGTTATATCTTCATAGAACTGGTCGAAACCGAGACAAATGTTATATAGACGGCTGTCTGACTGGAAGTTGTTGTCAAGTTTCCAGATTTCCAGTTCATTGGTCCGGTTGTTCAAACGGAAGTCTGTATATTCATCAAGAAGCTTCCCGTATCTTTTCGATTCTTCCGCCTTTGCATTCCATTGCTGCAGAATCTCTTCCGCTGTCATGCCGGCATACTTGTATTTCGGGTCGTCCATGCCTTTCTTTGCACATGCTTCTGCTTGCTGCTGTGCATTGAACGGCTCTGATATGTACTCTTCAATCTTTGATACAGAGATTATGTTTCTGTTTTCAAGATTCGAAAATTTTGCTTTGTTGATTTCATCAATCGTTCTGATGATTTCTTCTCTATTCATTTCTATAATGGTTTAAGATGATAAATTAGCTCCTGCTTCTCTTTCTTCAAGAATCTTCTCATAGAAAGCAAGTTCAGTATCGACATCTTTTCTGTCGTTCTTTGCCTGTTTTCTTAAGTTATAATAATGTGTGAGGATGTTCGGAAGAATTGCCGGACCTTTCTTATAGACTGCTCCGCTTTTCATCTTGATTTCATCTTCTTTCGGAACATAGTCTCCGACTACGGTCTTGTCAGTTCCATCCGGGTTCTTGCCAATGACTTTCGTATCCTTGAACAAGAATTTTTCAGGAGAGACGCCGAACTGTCTGATGATTGACGGGTACAGGCTGGCAAAGTCAAGTCCGCCGATATATCTTACGATGCTCTTGTTCACCGGGAGAACCCAAGCACCTGCATATGACTCTTGAACTTCCGGAACCTCGTGCTTCATGCTCGGGATGACCTTGTAGTCTTCATATATGAAGTTCGATATGACAGTTTCAACAGGATTGATTGTAGAGAAAGCATCATAAGCATTGATTCTCAATATACTGGCAAGCATGAACCATATCTTTGCAGTGTTCAGTTCTTTGTCTATCTGCTCCAGAATGATGCTGTCTATGCACTGGTAGAACACATAGTCCGCAAAGAAATCCCGATAGCCGTCCTTGAATCCCCAAGAGTGCGCTTTCTTTCCGATGCCGAGAACTCTTTTTGCGATATAGTCGAGTTTGTAATTCTCACAATGTTCGACTGTCTGGTCCCAAGTCTTGAAAACAAGAAGATAGTCATATATCAACTTGTGCAAAGGAAGTTTCAGGTTGATGGTTGCTCCGCCGCTTCTCGGAGTTATTCTGAAAGTTGTCGTGTTGTGTGTCGGACTCAGTTTCTCAAAGTCGAGATTGTTCTGCAAGCACCTGTTTCGTATGTAGAGCATATCGAAGTTCAGAAAGTTCCAACCTGCAATTGCAGCAACATCTTTGGAGAAGTCAAGAAAGTTGTCAAGCATTGAACGTTCGTCAGGAAAGTATCTGAACTGGAATTTGTATCCTTTCGTGATGTCGCGCTTTGTCTCGTCTGTGCATAAGTCAGGGTCTTGAGAGTAGTTCTCTATCTGATCTTGTATCCAGTTCTTTTCACGTTCAGACAAGTCTTTTCTTGACCATACGATGACATCCGGAAACTTTGACATCGCAATCGTGTTAATCGGAGTCCTTGCTTCTTCCGGTTCAGGGAAGTCATCAACGACATCGACCTCAATATCGCAGAACCAAGTGTCCGGAACGTTCATCACGAACAAAGGATCTATGTAAGAGCCGAACGAACACAGAAGTTCATTGAGCCTGTTTTCCGGAAGAACCTTGCATGGTTTTCTTGCAACCGGCTTGTCGTCATAGCTTTTCCATTGTACTTGCTTCTGTTTTCCGTCCTTATCGATTACCATGAACGGAGGATCAGCATATTTTGGCTTTGTGTATTTCCACTCGAACATTTGTTCTGGCGGAATCGTGTAGTTCAAGAAACCGATTTTCCCCTTGTCATTGACATAGCTGACGATGAGTTTCTTTCCGGGTTGTCCGTTCGGTAGGGTTATGTCGATTTGTTCTTTGTGTATAATCATTTTTTTCAACCATTAGAAGATGAAAATCTTCATTTCAAGTATACATCCTAATCAGTATATAGTTTAAATAAAAGCTATTGGTTTTGTTAAAATCAATAGCCTTTTTAAACTATTCAGATGGCGGCGTTTACGGTGTGACCGGTTTTCCTTGTTTCTTTGATTTCTTTTTCTTGCGCTTCTTTTTTGGTCTTTCGTTCTTGATGTCCACCACTGTCTGATCGAACATCCTTACTAAGTTCATTCCTGTTTCATTCAGAAGATTTATGCATTCTACACAAACCATCTGGTACTCTTTCGGAGTCGTTAATATGTCTTTTGTTTCTATGTCGATGAACAGGTTGTTCATATATTTCGGAAGCTCGAACCCGACCAGACCATTTTCATCAGTTTGTGTGACGATTGGCACGCATTGCTCATCGACATACATCATGAGGGCTTTTGTGAATATAGTGAACGTGTATGCAAGTTTGTCATATTCAACATGGTCCACATACATATAATATACGCCTTCATCTTGTACATTGCATTCTGAAAGGAATGGCTTGTACTCGTCGCTGAATGACCAGATGTACTTGTTTTTATAGAACTCGCATATTTGGTCGATTCTTTCAATCGGAAGTTCCTTCGTTGTCTTAAGCGCCCATTCATCAATCATAATGTCATACATTTCAGGCGACAAGTGAACGACTGCATTTCCTTCATCGTCTATTTCCGTATGGCTGTTTATGATTTCTTCAATGTTGAACTTTCCACCTGTATGTAGTTCGAAATCACCGATTTTCATAATTTAGCGATTAATGTTTTTTATTGTTCTTGGCTATTGTCTTCAACCTCAACGTCATTTCCAAGATCGACCAAGTCTTCCAGTTCGTCGATGATGTCGAATGATGCTTGGTCTGGTAGTTCGAATGCAGGCTTGATGACCTTTTCGTCAAGTTCATGTAGGAACTCATCTGTGAAAACTTCCGGAGTCCAGAGACCTGTCAGTGGAACAGTCTTTCCAAGATGCCCGATGACAAGATTTCTTGCCGTTTCTTTTTCTTGGCAGTGAAGTGTCTGACCGTTGAACTCCCAAGAGTGAATCGTATCAGAGTCGCCTCCTGCTTTCTTCCATTCAGATTCAGAGAGGATTGAACCTCGGCAAATATGTGAAGTTTCCCAGTTGATATAGCTTTCCAGCCCGATGAACTTGTTGCTTGGAGCATGGTAGCTGATTGAGAATCTCACTTTTCTTGGAATCGTGAAACGGGACTTTTCCACTTTCGCAGTCACCAAGACGCCGCTCTTTAGAACATCATCCTTGTTTGCCGCTTTCTCTGTCGCGTCAACAGCAGCCTTGTCCTGAAGTTTCGATGGAGAGAGCATAAGCGTGACTGACGAGTTGTAGTTGATTCCTGAACCGCCGCTGACAACACTCGTAGGGACATATGCGCCGATTGTTTGGTATATGTGGGAAATAACCACGAAGATGATTCCGTTTCTTGCCATCGGAGTTGCATTGACACGGAAAAGAGCCTTGATGTTCTGTGCGCGAGTCATATCTCTTTTGTCGCCGGCATTATCGAGCGTGTCTGCGAGTTCCTTGGTCGAGGTCAGGTTTCCGAGCGAATCAAGAACGATAAGGAACTTGTGGGCAGAACCGTACTTTGCTCGCATATCATCAAGGTTTTTGCAAGTGTTTGCAAGAATTTCAGATACTTCGGTTACAGTGTTGACCTGCTTAATCATGACTTTCGAAGTATCAACGCCGATTCGTCTCATGAAAGACTTGTCCATCGCGCCTTCCGAGTCAAGATACAAGATATTGTAGCCTTCGTTTTGCGCCTCACGACATATGTTACAAGCAAGGAATGACTTACCTGAACCCGGAACGCCGGCAAGTGTTGTTACACGACCGGACGGGATGCCGCCGAACAGACTTCCGCTGATTGCCGCATTCAGCAGATAGTTTCCTGTTGAAATCCATTCGTTGATGTTGCTGTATGACGATTCCTCGATGATTTCGATATTGTCATCAATTCCTTTCATCATTTCAAACACGTCAGGTAGTTCTCCTTCTTTCGTTACTTTCTTTTTAGCCATTTTCTGAAAAAGTTTTTGAGTTTCAAGAATATGTTTATATTACGTTTATGTTTATGATTGTTGTCATTGCTGTTTTCTTTTAGTTGCTTGATGGTCTTGTCGTTTGTCTTGATGCCGTCAAGACTCATCATTTCTTTATACATCTCGTTGACATAGATGTTGAGATTTTGCCGGCTGTCTTGGATGGAACCGGCTTGAATTGTGCCTTGTGTATGTTTTCGAGATGGCATGCGATAAAAGAAACCATTAAGTCAAAAGAGTATACTTGATATTGTTTGTTTAGTTTAAAAATCTTCAAACTAAAATTATAAAAATTTCCACAAAGTCAAATTCAAGAAAATGCATAATGATAAATACAAAAAGCGAGCTGAACGTGTTTCGGCTTTGCGAAAAACGGAAAAACACATACTATTATATGTTGTTTCCGAGAGATTCGGAAAACCGAAACTAACCAATTAAAAAACCAACAATTCACTTAATAAATGGATACTGTTGAAATGTTTTATGGCGACTCGCCGCTTGTTAAAGTATCTTTCTCTTATGGAACCATAGAAGAAGCAGCAAACGACTTGACTCCGGGTGCTTTGTCTTTCGGCTATGATGAAGCAACTAAGGCTGGTGCTGTTTTCAGAGTTGGAAAACTCGTCTCATCAAAGGTTCTTGATGTTGTCATTTCTGATACAGAGACTGATGGTGTCGGTCTTGTGTCTGTCAAGTATATTGACTATGATGGAACCGTAAAGGTACACACGTTCAATTCTGTTTCAGAAAGTAAGATTAACGAACTCTCTCAGCAGATTGGCGAAGCAGGGAATACTTACACGCAAGGAAGATTTATTGTCATTTCTGACGAAAATGAAATTAGTGTCAACTACGATGAACTGTACCAGAGTGTTAAGGATGAACTGGAAAATGACGGAATCGGAAGCGCAGATGCAATCATCGAGGCTTTCGGTAACAGACTTGCTGCGATAGAAGATGGTTATGTCAGTGGTATTGAAGAAGAAGTTGTCGAGGGTAATGACTACACGACCGTTAAGTTCACTACGAAGTCAAAGGAAGATGCTGCGTCTGAACCGACTGTTTCAACTGTGGAGATAAAGTCTCCGAATGCTGACTTTTATAACAAGGTCAATGATGCGATTGCTGAAATTGAAAGTCTCGATACTTCGGTGAACGCACGTTTGGGAGAGATAGAAAACGAGATAGAAAGCATTGACGTGAACACACTTGAGTGGATGAATGTTCACGACTTGCTGGAAAATTATGATTGATTACGAAATACACAAAATGCTATAAAATATAAATTCTAATAATGCTTATGAATTCAAAAAATTTGATTCTTAAGAACATAATTGACACAGAACCGGTGCTTGGTGCTGCTCCTTCAAATTCGAATGTTGTTAAGTTCGCGTTTACAGAGAATGCATCAAAGATTGCAACTGCGGAACAGGGTCAGATTTTGTTCTCACATATTCCTGCACTTGGCATTGATGGTTCTACCGGTGTTATATATGTAGGCGACCAGATTGTATCGTCTAAAGTTCTTGATGCTTCGTTTGTTGATCATTATGTTGAAGGCACAGTAAGCGGTACATATCTTTACGATAATGGTTTGTATTATGCAGATAATGACGAAAACATACCTACAGGTGTTAATAAAGTTGCAAAACAGACTGTTACTGTTCAGTATGTCAATGTTGCAAATGCTGTTGTTAGTGCATCGTTTGACAATGTTAATCCTGAGCTTGCACAGGCATTTGTAAAGGCACAGGCTGCTGCTGATGCTGAACGTTTGAACGACCTTGATGCTTCGGTAACGGAAATCAAGACATTTATTAAGAGTGATGCGGTTGTAACTGCTGCTGACAATTCTTCAAATGCTGTTATTGTTAATCATAGTGATGATACAAATGGTTATACATCTTACACTGTTGATGTTAAGGTAGATGATAAAACTATTAAGATTGACGGTACTTCTAAGGCAATTAAGGCTCCTAAGAGTATTGATGTTTCTGCTGGTGGAACTGGCGAAGAAGGAAAGAACTTCATCGTTTTGAAGAATGCCAATGGAGAAATAGAGAGTGCTATTGATGTTGCTAATATTATTGGTAACGGTATTGTACAGTCTGCTACTTATAATCCGGCAGATAATAAACTCACAATCGTTTGGACTACTGCAACTGGTGATCAGGATACCGTAATTGATTTGGGTGCTTTGCTTGACATCAATGACGTGTTTATTGCAAATGATTCATCTGCTTATCTTGGCGTTACTCTTTCTGCAAGTACAATGACTCTTGCTACAAAAGTTCAAGACATTTCTACTGCTGATAAAGATAATACTGGTTTGCTTGATGCTTCTACAACTAAGACTTGGATTCTTGACCAGTTGAAAAATACAGAAATTGATGCTGCTGGTGACGACTATATTGATGTATCTATTGATTCCGAAAATAACAAGAAGGTTAATGTTTCTGCAAATGTTGCAGATTTGGAATATACAGCGGCTACAGCTTCTTCACATGCAACGTTGAGCGGAACTGTAAACACTCTTGTCGATGGTAGTCAAGCAGCAACTGCAATTTCCAATTTTGTAAACGGTAGATTGGATGCTTCTATTTCTGCTCTTGATGCAGAACAAAGCGGTAAGGATGTAAATGTTAGTGTCGGTGTTACAGAAGTTGATGGTGTCATTACAGATGTTACAGTTACAGAAACTTATGCTACTGTTAGTTATACAGATAATGATACTACATCTTGGAGTGTTACAACTCCTGCTGGTCTTGTTACTGGTAACGATCTTAACACATTGAAGAATTATGTAGATGACAAAGTTGAAGCTGCTGATTCGTCAGTTACTGTTAAAGAAAAAGAAACAGGAAATTATGTTTCCGTAACGATTGCAGAACTTGATGGTAAGTTAGATCAAGCAACTTCTTCAATGAGTGTTACTTATGCAGATTATGCTAATACAACTGCTGGTATCGCAACTGACGCTTATGTAACTGCAGCAATTCAAGCTCTTGATCTTGCTTCTACCGCTACTGGTGCAAGTGCTCATGATGCAAGTTCTTTGGTAACAGTTACTATTTCTGAGACTGATGGTATCGTTAATATGAATAGTGTTGAAGTTAAGGTACATGAAGTTGCTACTGCATCGGCTGACACTGACGGTCTTGCAACTGCAAAGGCTGTTAAGGATGCTCTTACTTGGTCTATTATTTCATAAAAAACTAATAATTTATTATACAAAAGAGATGCAATAGAAATTGCATCTCTTTTTTTTATAGTCATTTTTGAGAAATGCGGAAAAGATAAATATAAAAAGTAAAAAGTTATTCCAATAAAAATGATTCACAAACATTCGATAACAAAGAATATATTGGACGCAACTCCCGTGATTCTCGGTGCCGCACAAGGAAGCGATATGGTTACGTTTGCTTATGGTTCACTCACAAAAGCACTCAATAGAACACAAAGTGGTGAAATCGAATTCGGTTATGATGAAGCAACTGGCGGTGGTCAGATTCTTGTCGGTGGTACGCCTGTGACATCCAAGATTCTCGACATTACATCTGTTCAGAAAGCAAATGCTTCTACAGGTGTAAAAACTATTACATTTACTTATGTAGATCCTGAACAAAAAGCAGGCACTGGTAAAAGTACTTCAACATTTGAAGTAGTTGACGAGGCTGCCGCTAAGAGTTTTGTTACAGATTTAAGTACTGCACTTATCGGTGCTGCTAATGATGCATCCAGTCTTGATACAATTAATGCTGCTAAGAACTATGCAAAAGCCGCAGGTTGGACTATTGCTTATGATAATACTACTGATTCAAACAACCCAGTAATTCAGTTGAAGAGTCAAGGTGGTACAGTAATTTCATCTATTTCAGCCAAAGCCTTTATCAAGGACGGTATGCTCAATTCAGCTACATTAGTTACTGAAAAAACTGGTGAGGCGGCAGGTTCTGGTCCTTGGATTAAACTTACTTGGAATACAGATGCCGGTAAGGAAGATACTTATATTAATGTTCATTCGCTTGTTGATACTTATACGACTGACAGAACAGACCAATTGTCAATTAGTGGTTATAAGATTAATCCTATAACTGCTGATCCTGCTGATTTGACAACCGGTACTCTTGATAGTTCAGCACTTGCTACTGCTGGACAAGTTAAGGCATATGTTGACGCAAAAGTTTCTGATAAGAATGTATCTGCTACTGGTGAAACTGGTGATAGTGCTCTTGTTACTGCATCTGCTAATAACAATGCAGTTACTGTTGGTTCTACTACAAAACTTCAGACTGCTGTTGATCTTGCTGAAACTGCTGTTCAGACTATATCAGAAGGTTCAAGCACCGAATCATATGTTGCTCTTACTGTTGGCACAAAGACAGATAGAGCTGTTGCAATCTCAATCAGTGATGCTGCTCTTGTAACAAAGATTAATGCAATGGATGTATCTATTAACAATAACAATGCATCTATTGTTAGTCTTAATACATCAGTTAATGGATTAGAAACAAAAGTAAATGGTGGCTTATCAACAGACAATGCAGATACTTATGTTAATGTTGCAATTGATTCTACAAATAAGTTCAAGATTGATGTAACTTCAAAAGAACCGCTTATAACTGCTGTTGCAAATGCAAATAGTGCGGTTCAAAATGGTTCTGTTGGTACAAACGCAAAAGGGTTCTTGACTAATTCAAAAGGTACAGCAGGTACTGCTGATTCATCTAATTTGATTGTTAATTTTGTTAATGCTCCTATTAACACTTCTGCTAATCTTGGTGATTTGGGTTCTGGTGAAGGTACTACAACATTAGTAACTGCAAGAGCAATCAAGGATTTCGTAGATTCAAAGACTTCTGCTGCACTCAGTTGGATTATGCTTGACCCGCAATCATAATTCTTAATCAAAGTACATAATACTCACACAAAGGCTTGCAATTTCAAAACTTGCAAGCCTTTCTTAATTATTGTTAAATTTATTATCTTTTATATGTTCATCTCAATGTTTTCTTGATTTTTATTATTATATTTGCACAATCAATCTTAAACTCAAAAGAACAATGGTATTTACAGACGAACAACTATTAGATATGAAGAACGAGTACATCTCGCTTCTTCGCTCGACAAACAGGAAAGGAATCGAGAACCTGATTAACTGGCTTGACACGAAGTCGGATTTTTTCTATGCTCCTGCCAGCACATACTATCACAACTCTGTCAAAGGCGGTCTTGTGAACCACTCTCTTAATGTCTATAAGGCAGCAAAGCACATTCTTGAAGGAGCCAAGCTTCTTGCAATTCCGGAAAAGAACATCAGTTCGATAACAGAAGATTCCCTTATCATCTGCACACTTCTCCATGACTTATGCAAGACCAATTTTTATTCTCCTGTTCAGAAAGTCTGGAAAGACGAGTCGCTTCCATCTCCGCAATGCTGGAAGAAGTACATGTCATATGAAATCAAGGACCGATTCCCTGTCGGACACGGTGAGAAGTCTGTCATCATGGCACAAGTCTTCATATCGCTCACTGCTTCTGAAATCTGTGCAATCAGGTGGCATATGGGTTTCACAGACTGCGGTTCATTTCTCTCTCCATATGAGAAGCCTGCGCTCATGGCTGCAATGAATGACATTCCGCTTGTCGGAATCGTTGCGGAAGCAGACCACTTTGCATCGTTCATGATGGAACCTGAAATCAACCAGAAAGTTGATTGTCAAGTTTTCTAACTAACTTATAACTAACCAATTAAAAAAGAGACTTCGTTTTTTTTGAAGTCTCTTTATTTTTTAGGCGAGAGCATCGCATAATAAGGCTTTGCTTTTTTCAAGAGTTTGTTCGCATTTCTCTTTATAATCCATAATTATTTTGTTTTTAAAAGCTATACATATCCTTTGGAGCTTCTAATGCAAGACCTTTTTGAATAAGCCCTCTATAATCGAGGAAATGAGCGTTAAGCCAATCTATAAATAATGAAGCGTCATATGCATGATTAATTCTTGTTAAGTAAAAATTGTATTGAGACTTTTCCTCCTCAGTCATTGACGAAATGGTTCTAAGATAAGGCTTAATCTCACTTATTTTATAAAAAGTATATGGGGTGAAATTAGAATCGCTAACAGGCGAAACTTGTATATTTTTGTGGCTAACCGACTCAATATATGCATCATATTTGATAGTTCCGTCAGTTACGGACACAATTATACCATATGAATATCTTGCACTGAGGTCTTTCAACAATTCTCTTTCTTCTTGTGTCATAATTTATGTTACATTAGTTGATTTTATTATATAATTCTACTAATGCTTCTTCCCACAATATAACATCATCACCACACAATCTGATTGGTTTTAATTTATACATTGGTTCAATTGGACCATAAGATATTTCATATATCTCCAACGGTATCGTATCTCGTGTATGTTTTTTAGTGAACATGTCACCAATTTTAAATTTGCTTTCCATTATTTCTCATTATTTTTAACTCTCTTGACAACCAGTCTTTTGAATTTGCATTTGCCGTTCAATATCGGTTTCGCAAAGTCATAGTTCTCTTGATTCACTCCGCCGTTCAGTTGTCCGAGTATTTCAAACAGAATGTCATTTCCATATGAATCCACAAAGTTGATATAACCAAATTCGTTCAACTTGTCGAATGATGTTATCGGAACTCCCATCACTTCATAGTAGTCAACAGGAATCTCTGCCATCGAATTGACATTTATCGCGTCATAAGTGTCATATTTTGGATAGTCATCTGGATTGAACTTCTTTGTCAATATGGTTTTCTTCATTTTAGGGAACTCATAGTCAAGTGTCGTGAACCATCTCACTCCTTTAACCCTGATGAATCTTCTTCCTTCTGAATCAACTCCGCAACTTGTCCCGTCAAGCGGATAGTCATCCGGGATATAGAACTTGCGGTCTCCGCTGTGGATTGTTCCGCCGTACTTCAGTTTTCCGTCAACAACATTGCAGAATATGCCCTTGTATGTCAATGCATTCATATTTCCGAGAATGATGAAGTCTTTTTCCATCTTTAGAAGCATTGCCATGAACTCGCCGGAACGAGAGAACGGAGGATTCGTAACGATGATGTCTGCAGTCTTGATAAGTTCCGCAACTTCTTGCCCCATCATGTCGAATATGTTTTCAGTTAAACGTTCTCTGATAGAAAACTTGTCGATTTCAGCAAAGGTTCCCGCATTCTCTCCGTAAGATGTTGCAATCAGTTTCTTTAGTCCAAGTTCCTTGAACTTGTCCTTGAAGAACTTATAGAAGTTGCTGAATCTATAATCATCGCACGGACAATATACAATCTTTTCATTAAACAAGTTCTTGTACAAAGTCATCTCTTTTTCAATGTCCTCGTACATCGTATAGAACTCGTCCGCCTTGTTTGTTCTTGCGGTTCTCAGGTTCTCGTTCGTCTTGTCTGTATTTCTCGGCATATCTTATTAGATTAGAATAGAGGGTCTGATGCAACTTCGTCGATTCTTTCGCTCATTCCCATGTTCGTGTAATAGTCATCAAGTATCTCTGTTTTCATCTTGCATGATATGACTTTCTTTACGATGTAGTCATAGTTGAAGTCAAAGAATTCATTGATTGCTATGACTATCTCATATGCTGACAGAGTCTTTATCTTGGATAGATGTTCTTTCATGTAGTAGAACACCTTTGAGATATCTTCCTTCGGAATCTTGATTATTTTCGTTTCCTTGTCTGTATAAGCTTCTGCGAATGGAGAGTTCTTGTATATCTCGTACAACTTGTTTGCTGTGTCTATCCTGTCTTGGTCAAGACTGATATCTTCTGTTATCGAGTAGTCATAACGGTCATACACCATCGGAGAAATCGCGATGGTCGAGTTGTTTAGCGATTCTGCATCTATTCCGCCGGTGAAGTAACCGTCGTTGCTTAACATCTTGGTCGTATTAATTCTTCCCATTTCTCATATGAGTCGATTTTTTTAAATAGATATGTTGTGTATTTAATCACATCATTGGCGTCTGTGGAATGCCGTTTCCGGATGTATAATGGTACATGGTCTGTTTCTGCTCGCCTTGTTGGTTTTGATAACTTGCGGCATTGTCGTCAATATGATGGAATAGTGTCTTTTGTGGTGTCATTACTCCGCCGAACAAATCTTGCGGAGTTTGTGGTATTGCCGGCTGCGGAGCAGTTGGTTGCCTCTGGATGACTGGCTGTGAAGGAAATGGAGCCATGTCCGGATCTGAAACAGGAATCTGTATTCCGTGATTCGAATCAAGCTGTCCGTATATGTCCGGATTGTCATTGAGAGACAGACCGTTCGGCATCGGGTTCTGTCCGTCCATAATAGGATTGAACTCGTTTATGGTAGCAGGCTGTGGCTGTATCGCCGGCATCGGCGCTGGGTTGCTTTTGCCTGAACCGGATAAGATTGTATTTGTTGCGTCGAAACTTCCCGGAAGCGGAACAGTATCTGGAATGATTCCTTCTGACGGGTCTTCCTTGATGCGCATATAGTCTCCCGTGAACAGGTACTTCTTCTTGTCGCCCATGTTCGGAGAGTTTCGGAGCGCGATTGCCTTCAGGTAGTATATGCCGCTTGCTTTCATGACAGGAGTGCAAATGATACCGTATAGGCTATCGACAGTCGCGATAAGACCTGATGATTCGGCAACGGATGTCATGTCAAGGTCAGACGCGCCCATTCCTGCTCGGTTTGTCTGTGTCAGAGAGATGACGCACCAGTCGTTTCTCTGTGCCATTGCTCGGATGTCCTCGCAAATGGACTTGATTTTCATATAGGTGTCCGGCGAGTTTCCGTATCTTGCATCAGCCATGATGTTCACATAGTCGATGAACACGTTTCTGATTTTGAACTCCTTTCCTTCGATTGAGCGAGACTTCTCGACATTCAGGATGAATGATTCGATGTCATAGACAGTTGCTGATGAAGTTGGGAATTCTTCTACAATGAGCGCGCCGGGACCGAACATCGAGTTGGAGAACACAGATGAAAGACGTTGTTTCATCATGTTCAAGTCATCTGCATACTGGTCATAATCCCTAATTGGAATGCTCATCAGATTGGAGCCGATTCGGTGGTTCACAATCTGTACGGACATCTCAAGACTGATATATACGCAGTTGTCTCCGTTCAGGACTGAATTCGCGCACAGGTTACAGAGCCACATCGACTTTCCGACTTTTGGCGGTCCCATCAGCACGTTCAGCGTCTTCTTTGCCCAGCCTCCGTTCAAGCAGGTGTCCATGAACTTGTATCCGGTTGTTCGTGTCTCGACTTTCGACAGCTTGTGTTCCATCGGGTCGAAGAAGTCATGACCGACTTTGTCTCCGAGAGTGAAGTTCGCATCCGAAGAGAACATCGTCTTGACTTTCTGGATGTATGTGTGAGCGCTTTCTGGAGTTACGTCATACTGCGTCTGCATCAGATAGCTGGACATCCTGTTCACCGCAACGATGAAGTTGTTCCACTCTGCAAATCCCTTTGTCGTGGAACGAAGCCAATCTTCTGCATAGTTGGACAGGTTTTTCCTACACGACCATATCGAACGGATGATGTCTCTCGGAAGTTCGGCAGTCTTTTCATTCTGCTGAATCAGAGTGTACACCATGTCTTCAGTAGGCTCTTCCTTGTATTCTATGATATATGGTTGGACCAACTCGAACAATTTCTTCAGGATGTCCTGCGAGAAGTATGTTGGCTTGAATATGGAAGCCATGTCATAGTTCTTGATGACATAGAAGAATATCAGTTGTTCGGTATAGTTATCTGTTGTAGTTACGTCCATTACTAATTTCGATCACAGTAGTTCTTTGAAACTTTGCGTGATTTTTGAAAATTCTAAGAAGTATACATCAAAAAACGGCATTGGTTTAAATAAATTAAGATTTTTCTTGATAAAGATTTGAAATGCTTTAAAAAGCGCCAAATGTCGTGTTTTAAGATAAATATATAAAATTTCGATGCATAATGTTTGGCTTGAACGGCTTGTTAAAAGAAGGCATCTATGTAATAGAGGGATATGCTCGTTGGGTTTGCGATGTGTTCAGGGGTGATGCATCTCCGCGTTACAAGCAGCGTTACAAAATATGCAAGGAATGCAAATACAACAAGCATGGAGTTTGCAAGTTGTGCGGATGCATCATCAAGGCTAAGACCAGAGTGTCATATGAACTTGATGAGAACGGCATATCATTAGATGGTTGTCCGATGAAAAAGTGGTAGATGAGTCAAAGAAAATCGCTCTACGTGTTGTTTTAGAGCGATTTTCTATTTTTGTTGAGCCGAGTGCTTAATTGGCTTTCTGTTTCGGCTTTTTCTCTATCTTGAATTTCTTGTCGATGTTCTTTGATATGTACTCGCCGTCGATGACAATCTTCTTCTTTTTGGATGAAGGAGCGTCATACATAATCTGCTTCATTATCTTTTCGACGATTGACCTGAGCGCGCGTGCGCCTGTGTCGCCCTTTGACGCCTCGTCCACGATGTAGTCAAGGACTTCATCCGTTATCGTCAGTTCCTTCTTGTCAAGAGTCAGCAGTTTTGTGTACTGCTTGATAATCGCGTTTTTAGGCTCTGTTAAGATACGCTTGAGAGATTCCTTGTCAAGCGGTTCCACATATGTTATGATAGGAAGGCGTCCCACGAGTTCAGGGATGAAACCGTAGTTTCGGATGTCGTTCTGCTCGACATACTTAATCGGATTGTCCTTGTCCGGTTTCTCTGAATCAGGCTCTGTGTTGAGGTCGAATCCGACGGTTTTCATGTTCATCCTTGACTTGATGATTTCCTCGATTCCGATGAACGCGCCACCGAATATGAACATGATGTTCTTCGTATTGACTTTTATCATCTTTGCTTCCGGATGCTTTCTGCCGCCCTGTGGCGGAACAAGAACATCTGTTCCTTCAAGCATTTTAAGCAATGCTTGCTGCACTCCTTCTCCGTTCACGTCTCTCGTGATTGACGAGTTCTTTGACTTTTTCCCGAGTTTGTCGCCCTCGTCCAGATAAACGATTCCGCATTCTGCTTTCGCCACGTTGTAGTCGCATACTTGAAGAAGTCTTGTAAGGATTGACTCGACATCTTCCCCGACATATCCGGCTTCTGTGAACACGGTCGCGTCGGCAATACAGAAAGGCACGTCAAGAAGTTTTGCAAGTGTCTGCACGAGAATTGTCTTTCCGCTTCCGGATGGACCGCAAATGAGAATATTTGACTTGTCTATCTGAACATCGTCTTCTGATGCCGATTCCGGTTGATGGATTCTCTTATAGTGGTTATACACCGCTACTGCAAGAGACTTTTTTGCTTCTTCCTGTCCGATGACATATTGGTCGAGATATGCCACGATGTCATGTGGCTTTGGAATCTTGAATTCTTTGGAAACTTCCGAAATCGGTTGCTTGTTCGATTCCTCATACTCGTCCATTTCTTCAAATTCATAGTTGTCTAATGAACCGTGAGTCGCCTGTATGTGTTCGCTCAGGTTTGCAAGAGTCTGGATGCACTCGTCGCATATCATGCTTGACGAGTTTACACCTTTGAACATGTACTTCACTTCTGTTCGTGACTTGCCGCAGAAACTGCAGACATCTATTGGAATGTTGTTGTCTTTCTGTTCGCTCATAGTTTATTTTGGAGAAATCTCTTGTTGTTTTATTTATTGATTAAATTTCTTTGGTTCATTGCAGAGAACTGAGAATCCATATAGTTTTACATTAAATTTTGTCGATAGTTTAAAAAAGAATGTCATTTGATTGAAAAAGTTTTCAGAAATGCAGTTTTTCCAAAATAAATACATTATCTTTGCAGAAACAAATTAAATTAATGTGTAAGTTTTAACATATTGTTATGAAGACGATAACTGGTTTCGATAATAATTTTGATTTCAGCAAGTTGATAAAGGTTGCCGATTTAATATACTTTGATGGACCTCTATTGTCTCATTACATGAGTGATAATGGAGAAAACTATTTATTCCTTTGGGTTGATGCTGATGCCGACTATAATAGATGGGTTGTAATTCGAACGGATATTTTGTCTATTCAACAATATCTTGACAGGAAAGTGAATCTGCGTTCTCTTGTGATGAATTCAAATGATGGTTTTGTTTTCTCTGTAGATATAGATGATGATATGAATTATTCTAACATAAAAGTTGTTCCTATCGATGAACTGCCTGAAAAATATTTTCCAACAGAAGATTCCTTCTACAGTATGTAAAAATGTTTATCTGAAATGCAATAATCTAAAAAGCAATAATTTGACTTAAATATTGTTTACATTAAGAATCATCAAACAAAAAACTTCAAGCAAATGACTGCTTGAAGTTTTTTCTGATGTAGCGCAGACGAGACTCGAACTCGCATGACTCTACGTCCCGAACGTAGTCGGACACCAATTACCGGTTACTGCGCTGTTTTGATGTTGCAAAGTTAAGAACTATTTTTGTTTCAAGCAAATTTTAGAGAACTTTTTTAATGTTTTTCTTTGCTTTTGAAATATTCCAAGTCTTGTTTTGCTATGTCGAGACCGTTTTGAGCATAACCGAGAATCTGTTTCTTGTCTTCTGGTTCATCAAGAACAAACTCGTCTATGTGTTCAATGATGAAAGATGCTTTCTCAATCGCTTTCTCGCAACTTTCCACATCGACAAGATTGTCTGAACTTATCATATTTCCCAAATAGAAGTATCTTAACTCTGAATTGAAGATTTCAGATAGTCTTTTTATTTTTTCTGTAGTGCTTATTTCCATGATTTCAATTTTTTGATTAAATATAAATTTCAGTACAAAGATATGATGTTTTTTCGATTAAGAGACACAAAATCGAGAATTTTTGTCGATTAACTCTGCAAATTTAAGGATTTTTTTCTAAATTGCAAAATTGCATATTTCAAAATTGCAATATAAATGGCGACTATTATCAGAAACAGCCGCCATTGTGTTTATTTTGCTTTGTCTGAATCAAGGCCACTCGCCGAGAGGCTTGCCGAAAAATGCGCCATATGCAGGATTCTCGTCGCTTATATTTCCATTAGCAGCATCAACATAAAGTTGTGCATGCGAGTTGCCGAAAATGTACTGTGCGTTTGCATCTTTCGTACCGATTTCCTTTCTCAAAACGCATTGTCTTGAATGCGGCTTCGGATAGTTGGTTTCAAAAACTTTCTCTATTGCTTCATCAAATGTTACCGCAATTTGCTCATCGTTCAAAACATAGTCCTCAATCCAGAAACCTTTTATTACTTCATATTCAGTATCCGCTCCGTTGTGTGTGCAGAAAACTACATGAACGTCTGCAGTAGTCGGAGAGCATTGTTCTACGACTTGGAACACGTTTCTAATAGTCTCAATCTCATTGCTTGCAGTGTCTCCGTCCATAAAGTACTTCAGAGTCACGCAGCTTTCAAACCATCGGAAACCTTCTCCGTAAGTATTGAACATGTACTGTTTGTCAAGATTGATGGCACGCTCAAGATTGAGAGTCGCTTCTTCTGCCTGAACTTCTTCTTCGATAGGCTCTTCTGCTGGCTGGACCTTCTTCTTTCCGTCGCATGATACAAGGCAAATGGCAAATGCCAAAAGCATCATAAAGATTAATCTCGCTTTCTTCATAATTTCGTTTTTCTAAAATTTCAATTTTTGTTATTATTTTTATTTGTTATTTGTCGCCCTTTGTCGTGAACAGGCTTAGTCTTGTCAGCGCGTTCATGAACTTGCTGAACGGCATTATGATACAGTATAGTTTCTCTTTCGCATAGAGTTTTTCATCAGACTTCTTCTCATAGGAACCATACATGAACTCGTTCTTTGCTATGAAGTACATTGAAGACTGGAGCATTCTTACAAACCTGTCATTGTTGTCTCCGCTGATGATTACATAGTAGCCGTCGTTTGTCGTGTCCCACTTGCTCAAGTTTCCATTGCCGAGTTCCCAGTTCATTATCTTGTCGATGTCTCCCATGCTTCCTGTCATATCTCTTCCGTACTTTCCGATGATGCTGAACAGTTTGGGGACGATGCTTAATGAAATCGAGTTGATGTTCTCTATATCTTTTGTGAACTTCATCTTTCTCTTGCATACAGTGCAGTTTATCCTGTGTGCATAGAATCTTTTCATCAGCATCGCGAACATATTCCTATATGACTCCAAGTCGTTGTTGTCCGGACCGTTCGTGTTCAAGAACATATACATGAGATTCTTGCTAATATATGTCAAATTCTTCAATTCTGTGAAAGAAATCGTGTGTCCTTCCCAATAAAGAGAGTACTCGAAGTCCTTGTTTTCATTATCGACATACATCTTGAACAGCATCTCTCCGTTTGTCTGCTTTGTCTCGATGTGGTCAATAACAAACTCGATTTCGCCGGTAGCATAGTCGAAATTTACATTCTTCAACTTGATTTTGTACTCGTTCTGGTTTCCGAACTTTCCGGACTTTTGGACAAAGTCGTCGATGCTGCTTATCTTGTTCTCGTCCGCCGGATCTATCGCAAACATACTTGACAGACACTCGAATGACCAGTTCACGAAGCGGCTCTTTGACGAATAGTGAACCTCTTTCATTCTTCCGGTTCCGGCGACTTTCATTTCGAAGTATACCGTCTCGAAGTCTGAATCATCATCAACGACTTCATCATTGAATATCTCGTCATCCAGCGTATCAAAAAGGCTTTCAAACATTGGATAACCGAAGTCGGCATGCGGTCTCAGCAACCGTCTGCGGATTTTCTTTCTTTGCTCAAGTTCCCACTCTTTGTCGAAGTCGAAATCTTCCCCGCCATCAAACACGGATGTCAGAATATAGTCATTGTTGTTGAATCTCAACTTCTTTGTGAATTCTCTCCCAGATATATGAAGTTTGCTATGATGTCTCATTTTGGATAAAACTAAAATCAAAAATGACTTTTTTTATTTATCAAAATCATAGACTAACTGAAAGAGTCGAGCCGTTTTTTCAAATCAAGATAGTGGTTCCACATGGCATAAAGCCTCGGTCCGGAAAACTCTTGGTGCAGGTCGTTGGCTGCTTTGTAGTATTCAAGTTCCGCTTCTATCGTGTCTGCCCGGAGAATCTGGTAGTCTGCTTCCTTGTACGCCATTGCAAGCTCATAGTCGATATGTTCAAGGTTTGCTCCGTATTCGTCATTGCCGATTGTCCTGAGAATCTCGTTCTTGATTTCCTCTCTTGAAGCAATCAACGCGTCCAAGCATTTGTCATCCGGCAATGACTCGGATTTTTCAACAGTCAGGGAACCGTCATTGTTCATAGTTACAGTGACTTGCCATTGCGGACCGCAATCTGCATGTTCCTGTTCAAATGACGGATCTTTTGCAGCCTGTTCAACATTGTGACTGTTGCTTGTTCCGAATAAAGTCTTGAATCTGTCTATGAAACTCATTTGTTTGACAAGAATATTTTAGAGAAGTTGTTGACATTTTCCATCAGTTCAGTTCCATATGCGTTCCACAAGTCTCTTGAATACTTCAGATTGAACTTCTCGATGTTTGCTATTATGTCTTTTAGCATTCTTGAAATGAACATGACAAGTTCTTCCCCGTATCCGATTTCGCTGTATAGACCGATGAGTCCGCTTATTAGAAAGTCATCATAGAATATGTCAAGCGCCATGCATTCGGACAGGATGCTTTGGTGTATTGTCAGGTTGGAATCCTGATTGACGGAACTGTTGCATACTGCTGCATATATGTTGCTCTTGCAAATGTCGATAATGTTCTTTGTTGAATCGTTTTCATCGAAGAAACTGAACATGCAAGACTCGAGACCGGATGATGCGTTCTCTGCATCTGTCACTTTCAGATACTTCCCGCCGCTGTTGTTATGCAAGCAGAAGATTCCGGAAACCATCAGAATGAATAAGTCGCTTTCTTTAAGAGAGAAACCGTAGTCTGTGTCCGGCTTTCTTGAGTTTTCGTATATGCATATGATATGATAGAGTATGCCAAGCGTCTTGTTGATGTTGTGGTACGGCAGAGATATGCTCGTATTGTGCATCAAGTACCACTTGTATATCTCTATCAGGCTTTCGTTCGAGCAAATGACAGAATGGACCTTGTTTATGTCAAGTTTCATTTATGTACATGCTTAATTAAATGCAGCAGACCGGAATGGAACTTCTTGCGAGTCGGAAACCGGTCTGCTGCCAGCGTTGTGAGAATTAACTGTTTAGAAATTTCGGATGCGGGATCACATCTGTTTTGAATGCCGGTTCGACGACGATGTAAACTCGGACAGTATCAATCTCGGAACCGTTCTCGATGAAGTCGAACCTGATTGTCTTGTGCGGTCTCATCGCTCCGTCATTCCCGGTTATCCAGATAATCGAGCCGGGTTCCGGAAGCAAGTTGCAGTGAAATTCTTCTACCAGTATGTTGATTTCTGGAATTTCGTCCTCATTGTTCGAGACTGAATAAGAGATTATGGACACTGGAAGTTCTTGGTTCCTGATATTCTCAAGTTCTTGCTCGTTCTCTCTGATGATTTCATCAGAGAGTCGTTCCTCCAGTTCTTCGTTCGTCTCTTTTCTGAACAGGTTCTTGAATAACAAGCTCATATCGTATCTCCTACTCTTCTACAAGAGACCAGAGCAAGTACTGCTGCTGCTTGTTCTCCACGATTTCCATGAACGGTCTAATCTTGCTGAATTCGACATTGTTCATGTATGAGATGAACGTGTTCATCTCGCCGATTTCCATCTTGTCTTTCTTCGCCTCGATGAACCTAACCAAGTCAACAAGCTTCTTTCTGTCGCCCTCATTGTTCGTGATGATGGTTCCGTATGGTAGCGAACCGAGCGCGTTGTTGATAAGACTCAGAAACTTGTCTGTACACTTGAGATAGTGCTTGTACGTCTTAGTCTGTGGCTCTGGCATTGCAGAGTCGTCATCCATGATGATGTTTCCTTTGATTTCCTTCTTCTTTGAATTAGTAGCCATTTTTCTTTCCTATTGTTTCTTTTATAATGTTTCTTTTTTCAATTGAACTTCGGCATTGCAGGAATTGACGGCATGTTTAGGTTTCCGAACGTGTTGTCGAACTTCGGCATCATCGCTTGTTGCTTTGCCATCATGCTTTCCATGCTTGCCTGCTGCTGTGCGATCATATCGTTCTGGTCTGTCTGTTCTCCGTTCTGCTTCTCGACGAATTCATTGTGCGCTTCGACAATCATTATGATTTCAAACCACGGCATTCTGTTGAAGTCTGTCCATGAGACGTGGATGTCTCTTGAAAGAACATACATCAGGTCAGTCAGTTGCTTGTACGGAATCTTGAACAGATGAGACAGGTTGAACGTGTCAGAGCGGAAAAGTTCCGCAGCCGTATTTAGAAAAGTCCAGCTGCGGCTTTTCTTGATGAACTTCTCGTTCCAGTCATTATATACCCAGTTCCTCGTCCAAATCCAGGGTGAAAATTGCCTTGAGTCCGCCGCGAAAGTTGAGCGGAGTCTCCTGCTCCGCGCCGCTACTGTCGTTGTATGTCATCTTCGGAGTGATTGCTTGTTCCAGTGCCGACTTGACTTTCGATATGAGAGACCAGTCTCTTATCGTATAGTTCATCGACTGTGACACAAGGTCGCTGTACGTCTTGTCCGATAGTTTCTTATAGTCGCTTACAAGAATCTGCGCGATTCTTATGAAGTCACGGTCAAACGGCTCTTGCATAGCCTGCTTCTTTGAGATGTACGTCTTGAACCACTGGATTGTTCCGATGGACGGTATATAGAAGTTCAACTGGTTTCTTTGAGGATTGTCCGACCTGAATGTAAAGCATCTCTTCTCCTCGTTATAGTACTTGAGGAGCCAGTCCGGAAGGTCTATGAAAGAAATATTGTCTTTCTTCACGATGACTGTGTCGTTCTCATTGAGGTTGATTTTCAGTTCATTGTGACCTTCTGGGAAAGTGAAGTCCCTGATTGCAAGAATGATGTACAATCTGTCGATATCCTTGAGGTCTTTCCATTGTCCGATTCCGTATTCGGACGGGAACGAGATGATGCAGCAACGCTCGATGATGTAGTTGAGCGCGTCGTCAATCTCGGAAACATCCTTATCATCCATCATCGACCAGTGCCTGATGTCCGCTCCGGATGCCGCACGGATGCTGATTTTTGTTCCGTTCGGATAGAATATGCCTCCGGATGGAAGGTCTTCGGTCGGAATCTGAATCCATCCGAGACCGAGTTCTCTTGTCTCGTTGAGAATCTCTTCGCGGCGGTTCTGCTGTGCCTCTGCAAGAGACATCTTCTCTACCGGCGGTTCCGGAGATTGTCCTTGTGGTTGCGAATTGCCGACTTTGGTAGCAGGACTCACGTTGCTTGATGCAGCGCGTTCTTGCTCTTCTTTCTTGGCATATTCCGCCATCACTTCTTCAATGGTTTTCTTTTGCTTATCAGCCATAATATTCTTATAGTTTCAAATTATATATCTTTATTTCTTATCAAATGTGTATAAGAGATGAGGACAATTTTGCATCTTTTTGGTTAAAAGCGCTCAATTGTTAAAAAGTATACAACAAAAGTGTTGGAAAGTTTAAAAAAACCTTATAGCCATGCTACATTTCCCTGATATAGCGTCGTTTCTTGTCCTGCCGAGTCTCCGGTGTCAGTCATGATTGCAAAGTATCTGTTTGCGGCGGGTACGCTCATAATCTGCTCTGCCTGTTCGCCTGTTATGTAGAAAACGAGAGTTCCGATACCGAGATTTTGCTTGGTTGAGTCAGGGTTCGGACTTATTGCCAATTTCTGTGTTCCGTCAAGCAACGGAAAGACAATCTTGTACTTGTACGGTCCTGTCAGGTCATAAGGAATCCTCGCATTGTCATCGTTGATATTGAACAGCTGGACAAGATAGTTGGAACTTGTCCTGTATAGCCTGAGCGTCATCTGTCCCTGGGTGTATATGTTCGCTCCGGTTCCGATGTTCTTTGCTACAAGGTTTGTCGAGTTGTAGTAGCTTCTTATGTACTTCTCTTTTATGTTCTCTTGTGGAGACACGATGTTATGTGTCGTTCTGTTAATCTTGTTGACAATCTTGTATGTGTTGACATTCAGATAGTTCTTGATGTCGTCCATATAGTTGTTCGCGTCAACTGTCAGTGTCGCTATTCTGATAGCCTCGATTGCCTTATATACGTTCACGAGCCTGCAAGTGTACTTGAGACAGATTGCATATGCGCCGATTTTCTCGATGATATTCTTGTTCGGGACGAATCTTGTTCTCCAGTACTCGACCGTGTTCATTTCCGCATTCTTGCTATAGTCGATGATTCTTGAATATGCCTCGTCATAACCGTAGTCCGAATTTCCGACCTTATATACATAAGTGACGTTCAAGTCGTTATATATTTTCCATTTGATTGGTCTGTCGTCCGAATCGTTGTTATAGTATAGAGAGTCGCCTCCGTAGTCAACATCGTTTATTTCATCATCCGCCGTGTTCAGGTCATAGAAACTGTTCGTTGTTACTGGAATAGCGCCAGCTTCTATCTGTGCCATGATGTTTCCGTCGAGTTCGTATGAGTTCGTGCTGTCGCCGTAAGTCGGATAGTATATGATTGAATGGTCGTTCGGGTCTTCGTATATCCTGACGTTGAAGTAGTCTGAAGATACTTCCGGATTCATAGACGCGGAAACGACCGAGTCTGTCGTGAAACGAACGGCGGATAATTCAAAACTTCCGATGCGCACTTTGGCTGTGGCATCTGACTTTCCTGATGATACAGTTGCAAAGTCTATGATTGTGTTCGCGTTCGGATTCACCTTGTATTCGACATTGTCAAGAACGAAAGTGTAACTCGGGTTTATGGCATCTGCATAGTCCTTGAGAGCGATTCCGTACAGGGACGGAAACTCTATCGTGATGTATCTGTCATAGAACTTCGAGTTCATGAACAGCGGAGACTTCAGATAGCGGATGATGGTCCTGTTCTGGCTGTCTGTCGTGACTCCGTTGAAAAGGTCCTTGCTGACATATCCGCAGAAGATGGTCGCATCTGTTTCCTTCGTATAGCGCCTGCCGTCGTCCTCGTTGATGTCATAATTTGCTTTAGACTTCACCTGTAGAGTGAATCCGTCTATGTTGTCGAAGTTGAAGCCCCTGATGAAATAGATGTTTATCTGGTCATAGTAGAAACCGGCATTCGTTTTTTCTTCCGAGTACTTTACTACTGACGAAGTCTGATAGTTCATCGCATTCGCTATCGTTATTCTTGAGTCTGTTATGTGCTCGAAAGATGTTCCGTTCTCATCCGGATACATCTGGTAAATGGACATGTTCTTGTAGTAGTCTGCAGATGATGTGTATTTCGGTGCTTCCGTGTAGTATATGTTGTCATCGTTTCCCTTGTATATGTAATATCTGCTCGGCTGCGTGTAGCCGTCGATGCCCTGATTGTTGATGATGTTGTACTGGTTGCTTCTATATTCAAGAAGAATCTGCGGAGTTACTCTATAGAAATTGGATGTGATAGCCATGCTTTTTGAACATTTATTGTTTAGTATTTATTTTAGTAATTGTATATTTTTATATTATAAACAATCAAAACTGCATAAAATATTCAATTATTTATATGTGAAAATATTGAGTCGATGAGACTTATAATGTATAATTTTATAACACTTAATGAAACCATTCATCAAGCCAATTGTTCATCTTTGCAACAATATATGCTCTATTAGACTTATAATAAAAATCACGTTTTGTTTTATATTTTTTTGATTCTTCATAACAAGTTTCATAATTCCAATAATTTTTTGGTTTTTTGATAAACCAATTATAATCATAAATCCATTTGTTTTTACATGAAGTATGATATGCTGTTTGGTTACCTTTTTTGAATTCTCCACTTGTTCTATATTTTTTTGCTTCTTTGTAACAAGTTTCATAATTCCATTTTCCTTTTCCGATGCTACCAATCGAACCTGTTTTTGCTTTGTTCAATATAACCCATCCATTTTCTTTATATCTTTTTAGCCAGTATTCTTCTTTAATCGCACCTTCTTTTATTGTTAGATTTGTTTCAAGAATCTTCATCTGTGGAACAGCAATATTATGTTTCTTGGCAAAAGAAGAAACACTATCTAAATCATATATATGCTCTTTGTCTCTTATTTTTGCTCTCTTTACTAATGTTCTTCCAATATATGCTGAATTTTGTTCTTTAAATTCATAAACATAAACACAATCTATTTTATCTTTATATAAGTCAAATCTAATATCTTTGAGCCATTTATAATCATCAATCCATTTGTTTTTATGTGCAGCAAAGTATGCATATTGATTCTCATTTTTAAATTCACCTCTGGAACTGTATTTTTTTGCTTCGTTGTAACAGTTTTCATAATTCCAAAACCCATTTGGTTTTGCTATTTGTTCAAACCAAGTGTAATCATCAATCCACTTGTTTTTGAATGCTGCTTTGTATGCTGATTGACAACCTTTTTGAAAATTTTTTCTTGTTTTATATTTTTTTGCTTCTTCGTAACAAGTTTCATAATTCCATTTTTGTTTTGTTTTTGATGGAGCAAACCAGATATAATCATCAATCCATTTGTTTCTAAGTGCAACATCATATGCGCTGTTACAATTTTTACTAAATTCATTTCTGGAACTGTATTTTTTTGCTTCATTGTAACAGTTTTCATAATTCCAAAACCCATTTGGTTTTGCTATTTGCTCAAACCAAGTGTAATTATCAAGCCACTTGTTTTTTAATGCCGCATTGTATGCACCACTACTTCCTTTTTGAAATTTTTTTCTTGTTTTATATTTTTTTGCTTCTTCGTAACAAGCTTCATAATTCCATTTTATTTGGTTTAATGAACGTAATTTAATTCCATCGTCAAACCAATCATAATCATCAATCCAATTGTTTCGTCTTGCACCATTATAAGCACTGTTATTGCTATGCTTAAATTCATTTCTTGTCTTATATTTTTGGGCTTCTGTATAACAATGATTATAGTTATCCCAATAACCTTTAGGGTTTCTTTTCATATTTAATTATTTTTTTAAATTTATCTTGATTTTATGTTTAATGAAATCTTGATTTTCAGCACAGAAAAAGCCGGCATTCAACTTAAGATGACCGGCTTGTTCTATAATATTTAAAAGTTGATGATTCCGTATCCGACTCCGATTCCGATGTATGGTTTGAACTTCATGTCGCTTGTGAGACCGAAACCGACTTGCGGTCCTATGTGCCATCTTTTCTGCTTGAACTTTGACTTGATGACTGCGCTTTGTGTCGGGTCGATGACTGCTCCGGTTATGTCATTTATCTTTACAAACGGGTTCTCGCTCCTTGCTATGAACTTGAGCTGCTTGTCGCGCTCAATCAAATCAACGGTCAAGTCAACCGGGATGTACAGGTTCGTAATAGTTGTCGAGAATCCTGAGAAGTCCGATGCAACATCTGTGATGCCGGAAATCGAATAGTAGTAGTCAGGATGCGTGCTGTGCCAGTGTAGTTGCCTTTGTGTGGAGTCCGCGTCTGCCACGACTATAGAGTCTGCATCCGCATAGATGGTGTCCGTGTGGAAGTACTGCTTGATTTTGGTAATCGTGACCGGATGGTCTTTCAGGTTTCTGACTTCGTCTGCAAGTTCGTCGTTTTGTTGCTTCAGTTCGTCAATCGTCTTGATGTATGTGTTCTTTGCAACATATTCCTCGTTCAGTTTGTTCTTGTATATCTCAATCGAGTCGTTGACGATGACGACAGGCTTTAGAGAGCGCTTATAGTAGTGTCTTGCTGCAAGTATTCCTGCTGTTGCTGCAACAACAAGTATGAAGATAATCCAGTCTTTGACTGTCATTTTCTTCGCTACGGCAAGAATCCATTCAATCACTTGTGCTGCTATTGCTGTTAAGTTCATCTTGTATGAATGTATTTTAATGATTTTTAATTAGTTGCATTATGTTTTATGTATTCATCACAGTCGAAGTACATCTTGATTTCGCTTTTTCTTCTATCAATAAGAGACTTGTTCTTTCCGCCGGATGTGTATGTGTACTTCCAGAAGTCTCGCAGACCGTCATCATAAGGGTTCTTCTGAATCATTCTTCCAAGATCCGTGTTGGAAATGTTTCCGACATTGAGAGCGAAAGAGAAGCAGGCATCGAACATGTTCTGGAACATGAACTTCTCGTCATAAATCAGGTTTACGTCATCTTCTATCGCTTTGTTGTCCTCGTAGAACATTTCTTTCAGTTCATCATCGGAGTATATTTTTGATTCGTCGATGTCGTCGCCCGTATGGTTGATTCCGACCACAAGAGTTCCGGACTGGTTTCTGTACGGCTTGTTCGAGTACGGCTCCAGACTCTTTATGAATTCATATCCCTTGTCACTCAGACGCATTGTTTATATTATGTTTGAGTTATTTATCAATGTGGCTGGAGTGATTTCTATTAAGAGATTTTTGTTTTGAAAAGCAAAAAGCAGATGCGTTGAACATCTGCTTTTCCTATTTTCTTATAAATTCGTCATAATGATTTGTGTCACAAGTTCATTGAGTTGCTCTGGGGCTTTCGTCCAGAATTCTTCATAAGTTGCTGCAGTGTCATTTAGAACAGCATCACTCACGATTCTTACAGAAACGAAAGGTTTTGAGTATCTGTAGCAAGTTTGTGCAATCGAAGCGGACTCCATGTCGATGCCTATCGAGTTCATAAAGTTGTCATATATGGCAATAGCCTTGTATTTTGTATCTACAAACCAGTCTCCGCTAACCACATAGCCTTTGTGTATGTTGAACTTCTTGTCCAGTTTGCTTGTGTCTATGTCGATGCATTTGAACTTTGCTGGAAGATCTTGAACTTGTCCCAAGTCGTTCGGCACGCCGCACCACATATCATGGTATCCGACTTCTTCCGCTATGATGAAGTCTCCCGGAATGATTCCGTTTGGCTTCAGAGTTCCGCACACTCCGCTTGATATGATGAAATCTACATTGAATGTCTCAATCATCTTCATCGTGCAAAGTGCCGAGTTCACTTTTCCTATTCCGGACTTTGACACTATGATTATGTGTTCATCGTCAACAGAACCGATATAGAAGTCGAATAACCCCTTATTCTCATGGACTAATGAAAACTTGTTCTTGAAAAGTTCAAGTTCTTTGTCCATTGCTACTATTAAACCGATTGATTTCATACTAAACTATTTTTCTTGGATAGTATACAGAAAAATAGCGGTTTGGTTTAAAATAAGACGGTTATTTTGTTTGTGTTTCTGCAAAATTAAAGCCGAACCCGCACAGTGAAAGCAGAAGAAGCGTTCTGTTGAACTCATTTAATGTGAGTTCCTTGTGACCTTTCAAATCAACCATGTGAATGCGCATCTGGTTCACGTCAAGCGCCCTGCCGTCCTTATAGACTCCCATTACATAGTCGAATGCATCCAAAAAGAATTTGACCGACTTCTTGTCAAGTTCCGGACTCTCTATAATCTTGTCCCTGAACCTTATTGCTGATTCTTCAAAGGAAAGTCCTTCAAAACCAGCTTTCCACTCATCTATGTCGTCATTTTGTTTCTTTTTGTCAATCATTGCCTTAAAATATAATTTATTCCAACTATTTATTTGAAAAGAGCAGGGAACCTTAAAAACAGTTCTCTGCTCTTATCTGTTTGTGTTTATCTGGTTTAATAAGATTCGTCGTATATGATGAGCATGTTCTTCTTGATGAAGCATCTCCATGCATGCTTTGTCATGTCATAGTATGTAATTATGTTCGGATTCTTGATTCTTTGCTGGTCCGGTGCAGCCTGTATGCTCGCGCCGTCTATTCTCGATAGAATTTCCGAAGATGTTGTTCCGAATGATTGCCTTTCGACGCCATTCTTCTTCTTGAAAACGAAATGGACGATTCCTTTGCTGAGAGTTTTCTTGAAAACTTCCGCATTGAAGAAAGTATCTTCACTTCGGTCTCTTCTCGGATTTTCAGAATCTACATATGTCATGATTTCCACTTCATAGTCATCCGGATCGTTGCCGAGCGTGATGCCGAGTTCTTCAGCGGTTTCCCTATAAGACGCCTTCCTTCCGGACCATTCGGTTCCATATGTCTCGTCGGTGCCTTCGTATATGTTGCCGTCCGCGCAATCTTTTGTTACTTTGTCATCTTTGATATCTGCGACAAGTTCTTCCATATTGTTGAACTCTCCGTCTGTCACGATATTGGATATGCGGTTCATGAACGCCGACTCGTCAGTAATCGTATTCGGGTCGATGATGTTGCCGTCCCGGTTTCCATCCGGCAATACAGAAATCTTGGGAACCACGTCAGATATGCGCTTCACGTCCCAGAAACCGTGGATGATCTGGTCTATAGCGTCTGAAATCGAAGTCGCGTCAATCCATACTGTTACCACGTCATTGTCTATCGAGGATATGTACTTGATGTAGTATGTAGTCTCGTTGAAATCGTCTGCATCCGGAAAGTTCGGAACAAGAGGATGTGTCACTCTTCTCGCCTGCGATTTCATCGGAGCAATCTCGCGGAGTCTCTGACTTACAGATACAGAATCCTGTTCAAGAGTATTGATGTCATAGTTGTGGCTGTTTGATGCTTCTATTGATGCTTCTCTTGCAACCCTCAGGTTAACCGGAACATCGTTCGGAGTCCCGACATTGCCTATGTTGATTGAGTATACGATGCCGTCCGCATATTTCTTGAAGTCAAGGAGTCTCTTTATGCACTTGAGATATTGCCAAGCTGATATTTTCCTGATATATGACTTGTTATTAAGCAGTTCTTCTTGCCTGTTGGCTGCACGCCTTGCAAGTTCTGGTGACATTTCATATAACTTCGAAGTATTTCTATCGCGTTTCATAATTATGTAATTGTTTCGATTAAATTATAAGATATTTATTTAGTTGATGTTGCATTATGCGTTATAAACTTGCAAGAATGGAATAGTATAAGTATTTTCATTAATTCCTTTTTTATCGACAGTCATTTTATTATTTACATAATGAACACAATAAGAGTATATTAAATCATCACTGATGATGAAGCTGCTTGATATAAAAGTTCTTTCGAATGATGAAACCAAATCTTTTAAAGCATAAGAAAATTTATATTTGGATAATGATTCATCAATTAAAGAAACGATATTTTCCAAATTACTGAATAATCCTTCAAGTTCATAAATTGCCGGAATGTACCAGTTTCCTTCTGTAGTTCCAATCGGAGCATATTTGTATGTAATCATATTGGTTGGAAAGGTTCCTCGTTCATGATCGTCGCTAATTATTTGACTGTACCAATTCTCATCAAAATTTCCAAATTTATCAATCTCGTCATTCATCATCTTATATAGTATCGGCTGGTTCTGATAACCGTGCATTTGAGATAACTGATTTATTAAATCTTTGTCCGGATTGAATAAAAATGGTGCAAATGTGCAGAAACCATGTTTGATTTTATAACCGCTGCAACCATATTTGGGATAAAACAGGGATGCTATGTTCAATGCTGAAAATATCGCAGATTTGGTTCCAGGGATGACACATACAGCAATTGGATAGTTGAGCATGTCATCTTCAGTCTGCTGGCTGACAAGTTTTCCATCACGAGTTGCATACAGCAAAGAACCGATTTTGAAATCCTTGATTTTCTGGTTTGAACTTTCTGATAGATGAACCGGTCCTGTATATGACAATTGCGGTTTTCTAATTTTAATTGTTTGCTTGTTGTTTCCGAATAGTTTGGTGAACGTTAGCCTTATGTTTTGTGACTTTACTGAGAATTTGTCAAATATGCAACAATCATCAACAAATATGCTATAATAATAGATTTCATCAGCATTGTGAGAAATTGTACTGATTAGTTTATAGAATAAGTTCGACCACAATCTGTAGGCATACTTAAAATCACAATCTTTGTTTAATTTGACATCTATAATAATATGTGGAAAAATGAAATCACTTGTTATTTCATTATATATTTCACGCATCTTTTCATAGATTTCCTTCCGGTTGATAAAAATCTCATTTGACAATTTATTAACATCGCTTGTCTTACAAAACATTGCATCACCGATTTTATAACTAAAAATATGATACTCTATTAGAGGATGTGTTGATAGTATGTTATTTGTTGCTGTCAATAATGAGTATATTTGACGTTTTAACCGATTTTTAGCATAATCATATAGACATGTAAACGTTGATAGAATATCAAATCTTAACTGACAATCAAATTCAACATCATCAGTTATTTCGGTTGGTTCTATATTGTCAAAAAGGCTTTCGTTCAGTGTCATGGAAAAACGATATTGTACATATTAAGATATTTATCGTTTTCTGCCGAGCGAAAGCCTTTTTAATCAAATCAGTTCTGGAATATCATAAATTCGATTGCTGCCGCTGGTCGGGCGTATCTGCGGGTTCTGCTCCAGTGAGTTTAAAGAAGCCGCTGACTGTTGATGCACTTCGTTCACATATATGTATGATGAAGGAGAAGCGAAGTAAATCTTGAATGATGCTCCGTTTTCATTGAATGTGGTCTTTAGCATTCGCAAGTGAATAACAGCAGTATTTGTGGCTCCAAATGCAACATATTTGTTATTGCCTTGTATGTCTATGAATACGGTTCCTGCTGACATTTCTCCGCCTGTCATGCCTGAATAGATCGGTTCCCATGTCGTTTCATTGTATCCGGTTATTTTTTTATTGATGCATATGTACAAATCTTCAACAACAGGTCGTTCTATATTTGTATGATGATACAGGTTTGTCAGTTCTGGTGTTATGTGCAATTCCATCACATAGTAACCATTATAAGGAGACGCGGTGTTGCTTATAACATTCAATACATACTTCCTTAGATATTTCTCTATTGAGATGTTAAATGACTTTGCCGGCGCGTTGTTCGGGTCTCTTTTGTATAAGACTTCATAAGTATATTGGTTGGTTCCGTCTGCGATATATCTGAAACCGGAACTGTCAAACAACCATCCGCAATTCGGTTGTGTTGTAATTTCATCACAGGTTGAATTATCAACATCAACGGTAAAGTCGTTCATGTGAACTTCCTTTGAACGGGTAGTGATGCCGTCCTTGACGATTTCCTTGTTTGCAAACGTAAACTTGAAACTTGAATCGGAACTTCTGACGCTCAATCCGTTTCCGGTTCCAATCCTTGATATGCTTCTGACTGGATATGCCTTTGCGCTGATGTTTATCGATATGGTCCTGTCTCCGTTCTTGCCGGTCATCTTTAAGAAATCTGTGAATGGATAATCTGTATAGACAAATGACGAATTGTCGATTGTGCGGTACTGCTTGTAGAAATCAATCGCAGTTTTTATTGAAACATAATGGCTATACGGAATGACTCTTTCAACATCATTGCTGTCTATCATCTTCAGTGTCGGAAGATTGTAGATGTTTGAATTCGTAGCAACTTGGATGATTTTTGTTCCTGTCAAGAAGTCTTTTATGTTGCTTGCCGTATATGTATTGCTATCGCCTGCCAATTTTATGTTTTGCAATACGGCAGACGGAATTCCTTGATTTATATTAATCAAGTATCTTCTTTTGAGAACATTCGTGGAACCGTGCATCTCATACTCTTCCACATATGACTGGAAGTACACATGCGTATAGCAGCCTACGGCAGAGTTAAGATACATATATTCCTGTTCGTCCGTATATATCTCTATCTGGTCGTTCGAATAGTCGAATTCTTGTTTTGTCGGAACGATTGCTACCGCTCTGAAGCATTCCACTGTTGTTGACGGTCTTTTCGACGCAGTTATTCTCACGCTATATATCTCTCCCTTGCTGCTTGTCGGCGAACCGTCTATAAGTGTTCCGATGGACCATTCAAGATGCGTGCTTGGTCTGTCGGATGAAGTCAGAAGTTCCCAACCTGGATCATCAGGTTCTGCATTTTTGTTTTGCGAGTAGTATATCTCAAACATATAACCGTCATATGAACTGTTGTCCAGCGGCTCGTTGTCTGGCAAAGTCAGGTTCCATGAGATGTCCCTGATATGACCTACGACTGTCGTATATAATTTTTTTGTTCCGGCTGTGTTGCTGGTCACGCTCCAGAACGGGTTGTAGTCGTCTGTTAGTGTCGTCTGGTATCCGCTTTGACCTTCGCCGTCATAAGTGTCTGAGAAAACAGCATATATGTCATACGTCTTGTACTTGACAGAGTCTATATAGAAGGCGACCGCGATTTTCTCTGTCCAGTTGTCGTTCAGAGAATATATGACATCCGGCCACTTGATTGTATTGTTATTGCCGTAAAAATAGCACTCTGCTGTATGGATTATGTTGAACGACTCAAGTTCCGAACTCAAATAATAAATCAGCTTGTATGTGAATCCCGTATAGTCTTCGGTCGTTCTTGATATGCTCAATGCAATCTCCTTGTTGTATTTAGTCGGTGTTCTGAATGATAGCGGATTGCTTGTGTCTCCGTATCCTTTGACTTCATCCGAGATGACGACAGGTTCCATGCCATTGTAGTCTGTGCTGATAGTCAAGCCCGGCTGACCGATGACATAGAAATCATATGTTCTTGTGAACACAGGCTCGATGTTGATTATTATCGTCGATGCTTCTTGGTTGATATAGAAGTCGCAGTCGATATTCCAGTTCGGTTTGTCATATGCAAGTTCTTCCAATTCTGAAGTTTCCTCTATTGACTCGCCGTTCTCTATTATTTCCGTAGTGATTGAATAGTAAAGTTTCTCATAGCCGTAGTTTATCTGGCTGATGTTCAACGAGAAGTATGTGTATGCATATTCGGCAGGAGGTATCGGAAGACCGTCCTGTGAGACATAATACGCATAGATGTAGTAATCTTCGTCGCTTACGTCAACACATTCAAACCGTGGCAATGCTGAACCGATTTCTTCATCATACCTGTGCATATATGCAACATTTGCATTGATGAACGGAATGCCGGATACAGAATCGTTTTTCGGTATCCTTACATATATCTGCTTGTCGTTGTAGCCCTTGATTGCATTTAACTTCAATGTGTAGTCGTCATATGACGGCATATTTGTTGTCGGAAGGTTGTTGATTGCAAATTGCATGTGTTCGCTTCCCTTTACAATCTTGCTGTACTTCGACAATCTGGAACCTCTGAAGTACAAGTCCGCGCTAAGGTATCCATCCTCGTATCCGGTCGGACCCGGTCTCCATGGATTTAAAGGACCGATGTATATCGTAAAGTCCAAGTCATGCGGTCTTGAATAGTTTGACTGATAGTCATGCTCCAAGAATCTTCTCATATACGGGAACACCATTTCGCCAGTTGGAGAGAGATTGTCAATGACATTAATCTGAAATGTGTTTCTCTGGATTTTCATCAATATGAACTTGACCCTTTCGTATCTCAAGTACCATGAGAAATTGTCCCTCTCGTCGTCAGTCCATTTCCATATGATGTTCGGATCGTATATCGGAACACTTGTTTCATCTCCTGTATCTTCATCAATATCATTGTAGAATCTCGGCACGACATCTTCCAGTGATGCATACATGCTGTCTCTCTCGTTCCAGAACAGCGAAAGAACTCGATTCCTACCGTCTGTTACGTTTATGCTGTATATGAGTTGCTGATTGGATATGATACTCCAGTTCAAAATCTTTGTTAGTATGTAGTAGTTTGACTGGTTTTTCTTCTTTTCATAACTGTATATGTAGTTCTTTCCGGACTTTGTGAACGGAATTGCATCTTTTATATGCCTTTCATAATATTCGTTGAACTCGTCAGACTTATAGTAGTTTATGTAATCTGTTTCTCCATCGTATGCAGGCGGTTCTTCATCTGTTATTGCAACAATCAGGTTGTTTACATCTTCAGTTGTTATTAGATTTATGATTGGCGGAACATACTTCTTCACTGAATGGATGTTGAGCGTATAGTAATAGTACATCTTCTGACCGGTTGTCTCGTCAGTGATAGGAGTGTTCTTTAACTGATCGAATGATATTCTAAGGTCGCTTGTTATCTCAAGCCCTTCTGCCGTAAGAACTTCTGTTTCTTCTCCGGTGAGCGGATTGCACTCTGTTAGCACATAACCGATAGATTCATATATTTCCGTATCGGCAGACGGTCTAAAAAGGATTGTGCTTGGGTTCCGGTCTGTCGTGTTGTAAACCATATAGTTTGTCGGACTTATCAAGATTTCTGAAAAGTCCGTGTTGAGAACATCGTACAGGTTGATTGAGTCGTCTGTTGATATGAAAATGATAACTGTATTGTTCTTCTTTGCATATATGTCTATTGTCACGTCGGATGACAGGTTCTTTATGTGGTAGTACTTTCCGAACTTGAAATCGATGGTGTCATAGTTTGGTCCAACTTGGCTTGCTGGTGTTCCGCCGTTGTCAGTCAGACAGCATCCGTTCGGTCTCATCGTGAAACCGTTCAAGTCGAACTTGAGATAGTCCTGACCGCTGTCTGTGTCTTTTGTTCCCAGGTCCATGATTCTTGGTTTTGTCGCAGACGGTTTTTCAAACTTGAACCAGCACGCAGTTCCGCTCAATGTCGTGAAGATGACATCGAACGGATCGGTCGGAGCGTCGAACGGAGTATCTTCTGTCAATACGTTCATCGCATAAATCAGGTCTGCTGTCCATCTGACCGCGCCGCTTGACTGGACTATCGTCTTGTCAAGAACAAACGGTTTGAATCCGTGCAACTTGATAGTGACTTTCTTTTCCTTGTATATCGCATTCACGTCATCAAGAAGAACAAGGTTGTTTGAATCATATACCATGCCGTCGATGACCGGAGTCGTGCCCGGAAGCATTCCGTTGACATACAGTTCCGGCAACTGACCGACTTCGCCGGTGAACTTCACGGTCTTCTCGTCTTTTATCTTGACTTCCTCGACTGTCTCGTTTACCTTGTCTTCAACATATATGATTTTGTCATAGTTTTCTTCATCCTTGTTGTACAGTGTAACAGACAAGTTCTTGCAACGCTTTATCTCTGAATATGTCGGACATTTCTCAGACATTAGCGGGTTCATGAACCTTGTTGATGACGGATACTTGTTGACGAGTTCCGGACTGTGAGAGATGACCTTGTTCACGATTCTCTCCACATTGCAGACCGATGCGTCTATCGGTTTCGGGATGACTATGTATGATGGAGGCGGAACTTGAATGTCGATTTGTGGCATAATGGAAATGACCTGAATTTTCTTGTTATGTATTTATCAAAAAATAGAGCAGAATGCCATATTGCATCCTGCTCTATCTGTTCTTATGTGATTCTGATGAATATGTCTCTTGAACCGTTTGCTCGAGGCGGAATCATCAGCCATTTCTTCGGTTCCTCTTCGCATGCCTCTCTCATATAGAGAATCGTCTCCGGCAATGCTCCGAACTGAATCAGTGTTCCGTTGCCATACTCTTCGAAGAAGCCTTCTGGGGATATGTACTCAATCGGTTCTGAGTTTTCAGGGAACTTTCCTGTTCCGGTTCCGATTATCTTCGTATAGCCGCCGTCCACGTCGCTCAATATGTACGAGTAGTTCAAGTATAGTTCATTCGTGCACCAGAGCTTGAGCTTGTACTGGTTGTTGTGCTTGTAAGATGTCGTCAGTGTAACATATGGATTGCCGCTCTGGTTCTCTGTTATGACTGTTGACGTGTCGTTCGGATTATCCCAGTCGTCTCTCCACACAGCGACATTGATATGGTTGTCTTCTGATGAAATCGAGTATGTATATACAGGAATGACAGACGGTCTGACGAACACGTCGATTTCGTCATACTCGTAGAAATATTCGAAAGTGTCGGCTTCCATCGAGATTTCAAAAACGCCTTCTTCCTCGTTAGGAACTCCATAAGTGTCTGTCTGCACATGCTCTTGCCAGTTTCCCTTATAACCGCGCATGAAGTACTCGATTGATGATATCTTTTGGCTTATTTCCGGAAGAAGAACAATCTTGAACCTGAAGTCAAATCCGGAAGTCATCTTGTATTTCCATAGCGAATAGAACATGCCGAGGTCTTGGACGACTCCGGAGCCTTCTGTTCCGTTGGATGTCATTGTCGTATCTGAAGTTTCCGGATTGTCGATAATGACATTCAGATTGCTTACAGACAGCATGTCGTCATCCAAGAAATATATGTTGACAGTCTTCGGAATGTACTTCTTCATGCTTCGGATTGTCATTATGTAGTAGAAGTCGCCATTGACGAACAGGTTCGTGTTCGTGTATGTTATGCTCTTTGCTTCTCTTGAGTCTGTGTCTGGCGGTCCGACCGGAGAGTTGTCTGAATATGCCATTCTCTGCATTGAATATGATATGACATCATTCGGACCGGTTTCCGTTATGGTCAGGCTTGTCTTGTTGTTATAATAGTTGTCCGCCTTTGTCGTATATGAATAACCTTCTATGTACTCGTTAAAGTAGTTCTCGAATACCTTGATTGTGTCAGGCATCTTGTCTATCAACACATTGACCACGTCTATCTTTTGCGTGTCTATGTATATTGTAACATCTCGTGACGGATTCGTTACAAGAGTGCCGTTGTTTTGGGCGTTGTTCGTGTTAGTCTTTCTGTTACCTAACATATAACTCCATTTCTTGATGATGGTAGGATCGTCTGCGAAAGGAGTCCAGCTGCATTTGATATAGACTATGTCATCTTCTGTCTCAAGTTCACAAGCGCCATCGTCAGGATATTCATAGTTTATTTTTTCAGATGGACTAAAGTTCATATCTTGCATATGAATCTGCATGAGTTCCAAATCTTCAGTCCCGGCAGGCGCGAATCCGATGAACACGTTTATGTTCGACATGACGACAAACCGGACCTTTCTTGGGATGTACTTCTCTTTCGGACGCAAGAAAAGAGAGCCGGAGAACCAGTCGATGTTTGACATAGGTCTCGGTCTCGGACGAATCGGGATGAATCCGGGAGTTGAACCTGCGCTTGTGTCTGTTGTTTCGGTTTCCGATTCTCTTACATATGTCATTTGAACCGTGCAAAAATCTCCACTTACATATTGTTCCACATTGTCTGAATATGCGAGACGGCGTCCGTCTTTGTCATAGTATGTGCGCAAGTAGAGAATGCCGTCATATGCTCTTGAATCCTTTAGAGATACGTAGAAAGTTGCAGAATCAAGATGGTCGTATGATGTGAGGTATGTTGTTACAGTGTCATAGTAGTTCAAGACATACTCGTTGGTTGAGGCGTCTATGACGTCAAGGTCTCCCTGTGAAGATATGCTGATGACTCTACGCTCGATGACTTTTGCCACTATGTCGAATGTCAAGTCATCAATGATGTTGTCGAACTCATAGTCGGAGTCAAACAGGAACTCTTCGTCTTCAATCTCGATGCCGTTGACAAAACATTTGAACGACTCGTACCTGTTCGGAATGTCTTGGCAATCCGGATTCATCTCGAATGTAAACGTGGTTCCTCTATCAAGAATGAATCTTATTGTCTGTTCATCTGTTATATATGAGATATAAGTGCAGTCAAGCGGTGTTCCGTCATCTTCGAAAATCTCTTTAAATATATCTTCTATCGGAGTGTTGATTGGAACGTTCCAGTTGATAAAGTTGAACGTAATCGTAAATACTCTGTCTTCGATTAGAACATCACGGAGTCGCACAAGCCGGTTCTGTGAATCATACATGTTTCGGACATAGTCGTCGATTTCATCTTCCGGTTTGGAACCGCGAATTCTGAGTTTTGACAACTGGTACCGTTCGCCGTTGAATTTGAATGTCTCTGCTGGAATCTCGCTCGTTTCCGGATGCTCCCTGTCAAGAGATATTGTGACTTCTTGTTCATCAGACTTTCGTATCTCTGAATATTTTGCACAATGGTAGTATAAAACTTTTTCAAGTAACGGCTTTCTTGTTCTTGGGTTGAACCCTATTGTAATATACACCTCTGTATCCGGCGTGACTTCGAAATCTCTTCCATACATCTGGTAAATGTACGGAGAGTCGTCTATGTATTCGCCGACAACGCTTTCAAGCGTACACATCGGATAATACTTGATGTCTTCTGTTTCTGTTTCTGAAATATCTACAGTTATGATTTCAGAGGCGTCTATGCCGCCCATCGAAGTGTTTGAAATGCCAAGAACATGTTCGCCAAGATAACTCTCATCGACAAAATTATCCATTAGAAACCAAGAGGATATACATTTTTGTATTTATCAAATATGAGAGTTTTGTCTTGTTTTTAAAGCATAAAACAAGACAAGTTCTTGAATTGCTTTTTGCATGGTTCAAGAACTTGTCCATTTGTTATTTTTGAAATTTAGATGAATATCGGCATCCCTTCGTCCAGCGGTCTTGTATTGCTTAGTTTCTTCTCCAAGTCGCTGAATACTGCCGCTGTGAGCGCTTTCTTCTTGTTCGCGCCCTCGTATTCTGTTCCTTTCAGAAGTTCTTGCGCTCTCATGTTCTGGAATGATGTTCCGGAACAGTTTCTTACCATATAGTCGATGGTTTCCTTGTAGTCGCATATGTACTTCGGAAACATCTCGCTGTTCAGTTCAACAAGCTGTCTCTGTCGCAGCAGTCTTTCGTTATAGTCTATGTCATCGACATGCTTCTTGCAAATCTTGTCAAGAGCGTCCGGCATCTTGTTGATGTTCTCTACAAGAGATTGAACGCTGTCCGAACCTGTCTGCTCCAGAATCTTCTTTGCTTTCAGCGGAGTTATTCTTATAAGCTTTCCGTTCTTGTAGTAACCGTAGAATGACGGAACATTGTCTCCGTCATCTCCGCACAGAATCTTGTTCAGAACCACCATGTTCGGATTGTCCGGATAAAGTTCGATAATGGAATTCGTTCTTATAAGTTCTTTTACGTAGTATTTCTGCGGGTCGAAACTCGTGAAGAATATGTCATTCACTTCAGGCTCGTTATACCAGTCCATGAACTCCTTTGTTACATACATTCTTCGGTTGCTGTTCTTTCCGCGGCCTGTCGTGTTATACACGACGCAGAACTGCTTCGTCTCCTTGTTGAATGATATGAGCTGCCTGATATCCGCATCTGCGCTGACAATGATTATATTGTAGTCCGGATGCTTCTCGAAAACGTCTTCCTTGATGAGCGCGATGATGTCATCGGCTTCTGCATGCTCGACATTTGCCACGTGCATATTCCTTTTTCTGAGAATCTCAAGTAAGTCGTCTGAACACTTGTATATGTTTTCCCAGTTCACGTTCGGATCCTTGTCGCGATTGCTCTTGTAACCGTCTGATCCGGGAAGAATGTTCTTTCTCCATGCATGCTGCCCGTCTGTTGCTATGATGATGTTGGACGGGTTGAACATGTTGATGACAGAGCAGACGTCAACAGCAAACTTGTTCGTGAATGACTTGAGATCCTCTTCAAGCTCGTAGCCGCTGACGACATGACCGAAGATTTTGTGTATGTACAGACTCCTGAACATCAGGTTCGACCAGTCGATGACCAGCAGAACCTTGGAGTTTGCCACATTGATATTTGTATTCAAATTATTAGTTATCATCACTAATATTTACGATTTCTCTATTTATTGTTAAAAAGGTATACTAACGGTTTAACAAAAAGTTTAAATAATTAGCGATGTTTTGTGATAATTTATAGAGGTCCGTGGAAAATAAAGTCTCCGAACACGCTTCTTGAAGTCGGTCCCCACCCTGTCAGTATGGACAGAACGAACCAGATGTTCTTTAATGAAAGTCTCTTGTATCTCGGAAACGTGTCCGCTCCCTGCACGACGATACCCTCAAGCATCTGGAACATCTTCTTGATTCTTGGAACATTTTCAGAGCTCAATAGATAGCGGACCTTGAATGCGGTCGGGTCAAGAAAGTACTCGACATCTTGTATCGGCGGGAATGCGGCGCGGATGATGCTCTCTATCTTTTCATAGTCCATGATGTTCGTCCAGTTCGGTGACATCAGCGCAATGTTCGTTTTCGGGATGATTTCGACAAAGAGTCTGCCGGCGGTCAACGGATTCTGAGCAGACTTTGCAGTCATTAGCCACCCGTAGCTTTGTGGATGGATTCCCATGAACGGATTGTTCAGCATCGTTATTATGTGGTTCATTGACTCGTTGAACGCTTTCTGCATCTGCGCGACCACGCTCAACATCTGTGTTATTTGCGAGAATATGTTCTGCATGACTCCGTCAAGTGTTCCGAACTTGACTTTCCGCAGAAGGTCAAGCAGCAAATCATTCTTTGCAATCATCAGATTGTTGATGATGACCTTTATCTGCAGAAATAGAGCGTCTATCCGAAGTGTCACATATTCCCTGTATTCAAGCGGAAGAATAACTTTTCCTCTGATGAATTCCGGCAGACCTGTTATGAGATTCAGAGCGGCATCCATCATGTTCAGTTTCTCCTGAATAAGCCTTATCGTAGCAAGCGTCTTTTCCGCTTTCTTGGAAACCTTGTCTCTTGCTTTCTCTGCTCTGTACCTTGTCGCGCAAGTCTTTGAGCAGTATCCGTTCTTGAGCAACTGGTCCACATATTTTCCGCAATACGGACATTTCTGCTTCTTTGTTGGTATGGTTCCGGTCTTGTCGAATGACGACTCGTTCTCTGTCGATGACAATGTGAATGCTCTGTCGTGCATCTCGAACTTGATGCCGTTCTTGAATACACATCTGTTCAGCATGTATACGCTGTCTTCGAATTGGGCGAATCTTTTCAAGTATTCAGTCGGATTCTCGAACTGCTCTGCGTTCCATTGTCCGGTTTTATTGTCAATCTTGAGACCGAACGCTTCTTCTGTTATGATTCCATCTTCGGAAAAGAACTGCAGACTTGTTATGTCGTTCGGATTCGGAACAACTTTCGTGCTTTCTATATAGCTTTTGTATGCATTCTCATAGTCTGTCATCTTCTTGTTGTACATATCAGACAGTTGCTTTTGAGAGAACTTGCTGTCTCTTTTCTGCATTTCTGTGTTGTAGAACTTGTCATTCTCTGCACTGACAAGGGACTTGATGTATGCATAAAGTTCCTGCGTGTGCGTCGCTATGGCACCGATTAGAACTTTCGAGTTGAAAGTGTTTCCATAGTTGTCTGTATAGAAAGCCTGTATCCTCGGTCCTTCTGTTTTGACTGTAAAAGAAGCCATTGTTCTATAATAGAAATGCCGATAAACGATTGTTGGAAATCATTTTATCGGCACTGTTTTAATCGTTTCTCTATTTATCAAATGAACTTGCAAAATCATAGATTGCATTCGATGATCTTCGTCTTTCTGAACCGCTCGACAAAGAACACTTCCTCGAATACGCTGTGCAGGTTCTTGTGTTTTGCCACATTCGCGTTGTCTATCAGCACGAACTTGTCTATGTTAGGGTCGTCGCCGAACTTTGCCTTAAGCGAATGGTACAGAGTCTCGGAAAGGTTCTTGTTGATGTATATGATTCCCTGATACTTCTTCAACTTGGACATCGAGAGGATGTCTGTCGTTATCTCGTTGTTGATGTAGTACACGTTCGACGGCTTTGTTATGTCGAGATTCAGACTTGATATGAAATTCTGAACATCTAATACATAGAAGTTCTTGATGTTGACTATCAAGTTCTGCAGTTTAGAATATGGTTCGGATGTGACATATATATTCATTTTTGATAATGAAACACGACTCTTTTTAATTTTTGATATATTGGATTAGTCATTGCCTTGACTTTCTTCCTTCTTTGCATTGCTTGCCGAACTTTGCTTATAGAACTGTCCAAGACCGGCAGAAATTGATTCACGAACTTCTTCGATAGGAATAGTCGAAGTTAGACTATTTATGAACTTTTCCGCAAGACCTTCTTCGTAAACGTTACTGATAGTGTTATAAACTTCAACCGGCGGAAGAGTCAATCCAATTGACATCTTGATTTTGCACTTTTTCTTCTTTGAGCGAGAAATCATATTATTTATTAAGACATCATCTTCATCAGCATATTCCTGTTTCGGAGAACATTCATATGCAAGTCCGTCTTTTTTCAATAGCAGTTCTTTGAACTCGTCAATGGTGAACTTGAAATCGTAGTCTCCGAATTTAATTTCAATAGTTTCTGCTTTCCAGTGTTTAGACTGCCAGTCCAAGTCAATAGTCAGTTCATGTGATATTAAATCTTTCTGGTCTATTGGTTTGCAAGCGATTCCACAAGAGTTGTAATCATGAACATCTGTCACATATGTTAAATGCTCGTTCGGAACAAATTCACAACTTGACTGTTGCTGCGGAACTGGCTGTGATGTTTGTTGTGGAACAGGTTGCTGTGTGCTCGGTTTTTGAATAGCAGGAGCCGGAGCTACAGGCACTTGGTTGCTTTGCTGATATGCATCAGTAGTAGTCTCGTCGATTTCTGTCAGAATAGGTAGTTCTTCGAAGTTCGTGCTTATGACTTTTGTCTTAAGCAGATTCTTTCCGGGTTTTCCAAGTTCAAGTTCCGGATGAAGCGAGAGACGATAGTTGTCAAGCGGGTCGTACTCGAATCTTAAAGGAACTTTTGGCTGGATAAAGTCGATTCTGATTCCTTCTTTCAAATCCTGTGTTATCTGGAGATTCTGACCGCCCATGCCGGACACGTGCACGCCTGGGTCCGGAGCCTCGTATACGACTCCGTCGTCTGCTTTCATTTTCTTGGAAGATGCCTTGACTTCATGTCGTTCAAGAGTCCATTTGTATTGTGGACCGTACAGTTCAATCATAATTCTTCTGTTCAGCTTCGGATCTGTTTCCTTAACAGTACCAATGAATAGTTCATTGCACTTGCTTCCATCTTCGAAATAGTACAGTGTCATCTCATCGTCAGAGATGTCGTCTATATATTTCAGTTTCGTGACTTTCTGGTTCACAGTGTCGTTTTCCAAAATCTCAAGATGCTGATAAAACTTTGACATATATAATGTTTCAATTAGTTTTCAATTTTTCTATTTATTTGTCATCCAGTTCATTCTCGACTTCGATTTCGAAGTCTTCAAAGCCGAGAACCTTGCAGTCATATTCACAGTTGTCATCCGCTTTATTGTCAGCGTCAAAATGATCATCTTTGCTGTTGTTATTGTGAAATATGTGTATCAAGAAGTTCCAAATTTTTCTAAACATAGTTTGTCTTTCTTCTGGGGACAGTAGAGAATGCTGAAGCAAAAAGCAATAAGATAAAGACTGTTATTGTATCAAAAATCAAGAATTAATCAGCAGATTCTGTCTGAATTATCTCTGGTTCTGCTGTTTTCTTGCGTTTCTTTGCGGTCGGTTGCTCTTGTGGGAACTCCGGTGCCATCATGTTTACTTTGTTCGCGCCGATGGACGATGATATTGACTTTATGCCCATCAGACCGGCTGAAATTCCGAACACTGTGATGATCTTGTCAATGAACAGGAGAATCACTGCCGACTCCTTGACATTGAACATATAGAAAATCACAAGAACAACAAACAGCATCATGCATACAAGCGATGAAATGAGACCGATAGTCTTTGTGGAACTTGTCTTTCCGCTGTTGTTCAGGAATATCTCAACCAGAGAGAATTTTGTTGCATCATATGGCATGGCAAAAGTCATCATTTTCTCTATTTATCAATAGAAGGAACCAAAATGCGGATTATAGTGAATAAATGCTTCTTTAACTTGACAAATTTTATATATGCTTTTGGATGAAATGTCTTGATTTCATAAATCCACAAGTCGAATGACTGTGGAATGCTGAAGCCTTTCAATATGTATTTTATCATCGCTTTTTTGCTAAAAACTCTTTTGAAAGTATACTATATAATGTACAAATAGTTTAAAAAGAGATATGGGTACTCTCGCGAGCACCCATACCAGAAAGAAAAATTGAAACTAATTGAAAAACGAGCAAAATCGTTTTTTCAAAGTTTCTTTTAATTTGCAAGATTCTGAAGTTTTTGATTTCAGAATCTTGCGTGCAGGTTAAGGATTAGAGGTCCTTGAATATCTCATCCGGGTCGAAGTCGAAGTCATCTGGATTTTCATCGTCAGATGACTTTTCTCCATCTCCGTCTCCGTCGTCTTCATTTGATTCATCGCCATCTTCTACAATTTCACCGATGTTCTGTGTGAACTCCTCTTCTGTCACGCCCCACTTGTCTATGAGAACTTCTTTGAACTTAGGAAGCTCGTCTGTGTCTGTGAGGGTGAGCTTGTATGAACCGTCTGCATCTTCTTCGCTGCTGTCATCAGACTGTTCTTCATCTTCATCAGAAGTTTCTTCTTCATCGTCGTCTTCATAAAGGCGGTTCTTGTACTTGCGACCGAAAGACTCTTCTGTCTTCTTTTCTTGTTCTTCTTCACCTTCTTCTTCCTTGTCAGAAGTTTCTTCCTCATTGTCTTCTTCTGATTCTTCATCTTCAACAGGAGAAATCTCGATAACATCTTCTGGAATGCCTGCTTCGATGCAGTCGCTCTTAAGATCCTCTGCATCTTCCTTGCTTGCAAGAGTGATTACGATAGAACCGAGTTCCTCGACTGTATCTTCGTCAGGGTTCTCGTCAGATGACTTGTCATCGTCGCCTTCTTCTGGTTTTTCTTCTGAATCTTTATCCTTGTTTTCTTCTTCATTATCATCAGTCTGGAAGTCGCTTGGATTCAGACTCTTGAAATCAAACTTGTCGTCTGCTTCGTCATCCTTATGTTCATCGTCTTCCCTGAGAGCAAGTGCTTTTCTGTATGAAATCTCCTCATCAAGAATCTTACGAATCTTGTTCTTCTTGTCAAGCTGTTCATGGAGCTTCTTAACACCGTCTGCCTCATTGAGACCAGCGATTTCTTTCTGTATCTTTGCAATCTGGTTAGTGAGTTTTTCAAGAAGAACTTCAAGTTCGTTTGTTGTGTATTCAACGATTGCCTTGTTATTAATCTTAACATCTGGATAGATGGACTTCTTTCCAGCCTTAAGGGACTCGCACACGAGCTTGTATGTCTTTGGACCGAGCTTGCTCTTGATATAAGACTGCTTTGCCTTTAGCATCGCGCGACGTGCGACACTCTCAGAAAGTCTATTTCCTGTCATATTGTCAATGACATCATTGAGAGTAACATTCTTGTTGTTTGGCTTGCGGTAGTTGCCGTGAAGCGCTTCATAGAGATTGACAAGATTGCCGCTGTTCTTCTTTGCTGCCGGACGCTTCTTGCTTTCATTTACACGTCTTGCAGCGGGCTTGCGTTGAATCTGCTTTCTCTCGTTCATAGTGCTTCTGCTTACTGGAGCAGTTCTCTTCTTTGGACAGCAACTTCTTTTCTTTTCGAACAAGTCGATTTCATTGGCATAATCAATGTCATCATCGACTATGTATCTGTTCACATCAACATCAGCAACGACTTCAAATGCTTCTTCGATGTCTTCATAATCAATATCACCACTAACGACCATAATGAGGTCATTGTTATCTTCTTTGTAACCAGCTACATTCGCGCCGGCATCAATAAGAAAGTTTTTTATGTCCTGAATTCTAACAGATGGATTGATGTCAGTCTTCAGAAGTGTAATATTAATATTTACAGGTGCGCTAATTTTCATTTTTCAAAACCACTAAATATTTTATATATTGTATTTATCATTATTGAATTGCCATATTTTCTTGAATTGTTTGCAGTTATGGAATGTAATGTTTGCATGATAGACAAAAAAGAAAGCATCCTGTTGATTGGATGCTTTCTTCTGTGAATCTATATGAGTTCTTATTAAACCTCGGCTGTGTCGATTGGAATGATATGTTGAGGCTTTACACCATATTTAACAAGTTCTTTAACTTTTCCATCAAGACTATCCTTAGTATTCAGTACGATGACAAAGAACTTTTGACTTAGTACTTTCTTCGGAAGATTGGCAAGTTGAGAAATGTTATCTTCAGCATCAGTCATTAGAATCAATAGAGTATGCTTGTCTTTGTAATACTCTTTTAGACTTCTGACATGCTCAACAGATCTTACAATATCTGTACCGCCACCAGGGTCTTTGTCTTTGTTGTATATTATTTTGGACTTCTTTAATGAATCAGGATCTTTCTTTTCCCAAGTTCTGACTCTTGATTCAAAAATGTCTGTTGAGAAGTATGTCAATGCACTGTTCTGAATCTTGATTTCTTTTTGTTTTTCAAGATTGAATATTTCTACGAACACTCTTGCAAGAACTTCAGAACTTATTGAACCGGATGCGTCTATAAGATAGAATACATCTGCAAAATTATATCTCGGTTCTATTCTATTCTTTTCCTTAGCATTAACAAGACGGTCTCCACGCCAAGTAGAAGATAATCTTGGCTTTTTGATAGTTTTGTATATCTTTGGATCAAGACCTGCTTCTTTCAGACAATTCTTTAAGAGTTTCTTCCAGTTGATGACCGGTTCCACTTTGAGGAGTTCTTGAATTTCTCTGATTCTTCTGGCCAACGGACTGTCTTTTCCGCCCAATGAAGATAATTCATCTGCGTTGGCATCAAACAATCTACAAGCGTCTTCAATAGGATCTTTTAATTTTTCCTTTTTGCCGTATTGCTTCCTTTCCTCTTTGAAAATCTTCATTCCCTCTTCTTTCGAAATCATATCACCTCCAAGAGAAGAACCGCAATTAACATCGTATTTTTGTTGGGCATTTACTGCGTCAATGTTACTATTCCATACATCATCTCTGCCGCCGATTATCATTTCTTTTCCAACGCCTTTCGATGAACTATTGTTTTGTGATGGATTTCCTCCACCCTCTTGACCGGGTTGAACGCCACCGTTAGTACTGCCTTGGTTTCCGCCTTGCTGACCACCTTGGTTTCCGCCTTGCTGACCACCTTGGTTGCCACCCTGCTGACCACCTTGGTTGCCGCCCTGCTGACCACCTTGGTTGCCACCCTGCTGACTACCTTGGTTGCCACCCTGCTGTCCGCCTTGGTTTCCGCCTTGCTGACCACCCTGCTGACCACCTTGCTGTCCACCTTGCTGTCCACCTTGCTGACCGCCTTGCTGACCGCCTTGGTTTCCGCCTTGCTGACCACCCTGCTGACCGCCTTGCTGACCGCCTTGCTGACCACCTTGGTTTCCACCTTGCTGACCGCTTTGCTGACCTCCTTGCTGTCCGCCTTGCTGACCGCTTTGTTGACCTCCTTGCTGTCCGCCTTGCTGACCGCCTTGCTGACCGCCTTGCTGACCGCCTTGCTGACCGCCTTGCTGTCCGCCTTGCTGACCGCCTTGCTGTCCGCCTTGGTTGCCTTGGTTTCCTTGCTGTCCGTCTTGGTTTCCACCTTGCTGCCCACCTTGGTTTCCACCCTGCTGTCCACCTTGCTGACCGCCTTGCTGACCACCCTGCTGACCGCCTTGCTGACCACCCTGCTGACCGCCTTGCTGACCGCCTTGCTGACCGCCTTGCTGACCGCCTTGCTGTCCGCCTTGGTTGCCTTGGTTTCCTTGCTGTCCGTCTTGGTTTCCACCTTGCTGACCATCTTGCTGAATATCATTGGTAAGTGACTGTGGTGGTATCTTGCTCAACACATCATTCATTTCCGGTAACAGAATATCATATATGTCTTCGCATACTCTTAAACCGAATCTGCTGTTTTTTCCATCTTTTGTGTAGCATCCACCGATAGTTTCTGTACATCCGTCGAATTCAGGAAACTGTGTCTCGATATCTCTGTTAATTTCTTCATCACCGGCAACGTTCATTAAGAAGAACTTGTTCTGATTGGTTGTGATAGAATTATCATGTTTGATTCCTCGTTCCAAGTGTCTGTATATCTTATGATAACACTCATGAATAAGAACAAATAATAGATAACGATGTGTATAGAATACTACATCTTTTTTCCACTGGTCTCTCTTTTCTTTTGAATCATTACTGGATGGTCTATTTTTTGCAAGATCGTTGAGTTTTGTTCCTGCTTTTTCATCTTCACCGCCAGCAATACTAAACAATTTAATAGCAAATGACGGATTAAAGTATATATAGAATCCATCAGTTGCTGCAGTATCCACACGATATGTCCAAATGACATCTGTGTAAAATTTACCTATAGATGCATATTTTGAACTTGATGACTTAAGATGCTCATCGAATATTGCAGTGAATTGCTCAATGATACGATTGATGTCAACTGTACGTTCTTCAATACTGCCATCATCATTGTGAGTTCTCAATACAATGTCACCATTTTCTGCTGATTGTCTGATAACTTCATCAGTTGTTATTTCGCTCATAATTTTGATTTTTGTAATTTGTTATTTTTCTGTTGCAAAGATACAAAGATTGATTGATATAAACAATATTATTAATCCTAAAAAATACTAAAATGCCAGTCATTTACCAAAAAACAACTGGCATTTTCAAAATATTTAATTATTATTTACCAAGACCTTTGTTGTTAATAGTATTGTAAGCGCCTTCAACAAGATATTTCAACATCTTGAATAATGCAATACAACTAATGAAATTAGCATTGTCTTTGTCCATATTCTTAAGATTAGCAAAACTTCCATTGATTAAGTTGAAGTCAATAGTAGTCTTTGTTTCTTTATCGACGACTTTCTTCTTAAGGTCTATCTTTGCATACTTGGTAATATAAGATGTCAGACTTGTGCTGTCATCGTCATTCTTGCTATACTTGAACTGACCAATCAAGTCATTGGACAATGTGAGAATTTGTGACTTAATCAAATACTTGACAACATTTACCATGTACTTATAGAACTTCACCTTATCATACATGACACAAATCACAGCCTTGATGTGATAGTCGAACTTCTCAGGATTCAAAAGAACATTATTTGTTACTGTCTTAACATTATCCTTGTTGTATGACAATGTAACTATCTCTTTGAACTTATTGTCAATCTTTCCAATAGCAGATTCTTTCAGTTTGAATGTTGTTGGTTCATAATCACTTCCGAAGTATTCAGCAAAGATTTTTCCAAATGGACTCAAACGCTTAGAACCGTCAGGGATGACAGTCAATGCACGAAGCATCTTTTCAAATATGTTCTTGCTGTTTGGTGTTCCGGAACTTGCTGTCTTGCTATCTTGAAGTTCTCTGAACGTACGAACGCCTTGCAAGTACTTAATCATCTCTTCAAAATCTCCTTGAGCATTCTGGTTAGGATAATTCTCCAACAAATATCTGAATACAAGTTCAGTCTTGATTCTTTCACCCTTCCAAGAAGAACCGGTTACTGTCTGACCGGAGTCTGGAGCAGTCATACTCTTTGTAGGAGAAGATATGTTATCTTTGAACAATTTGTCTTTGTTTACATAGCATCCTGTTGTATAGATGTCTAATATGTCTTGTGGTTCAAATTCCTTGTAGAAATCATAGAACTTCTGCATATCTGTAATTTCATTGTCTCCGTGGTTGTCAGTAGGTTCAACTGTCCATACTTGTGAAATGATTTCATAAAGTATGTTTTCAAGAGCAGTTTCAATAGTTCCCGGATTATATTCAGTAAGTTCTTCATAGAACTTTCCTGCTTTTTCTTTGTAGAACTTATTGAATTTTTCTTCAGGAATTTTAGAAACAATGGTTGCAAATGCTTTATTGTTTAATAAGGTTCTGCCTTCTGTATCAGTTGTAGCGAAATCTGTAAGTTCATAAGGTCTTTCATCTTCATCTACATAACCATCTTTATAACGTAATTTTGATTTTCGTGTTATTCCATAATTTGATAATATCATCAATAATGGCAATAATACATCATCAATATACCGTTTCGTAGCATTTTCATGAGTACGAGGGTTTATACTCTTATAGTTACCTTTCGTTACACTACCGGCTTCTGGTGCCAAGATATCTTCTCTTGTTACTGCTTCGATTCCCCTGTTGCTATTAGCAGACTGACCTATAACGAAACCTTGACCTTCACCCTTAATTCTTTTACTAATAGCTTCAAAGTCGATGTTTGCTGCTTTGCCTTCGCGGTCATAACCGCCATTATCAATAGTAGGATACCATACTGCATCACCCGCAATTGCTTCAATATAGTCTACAATCATTGGCAATATGTTTGGCAAACCAGTTTCAGTATTTACTTGTTTTGCCCATTTTAACCAGTCGCTCTTCTTTGGTACGAAATGGATGATAGTAAAACGGTTAGAAATTGCAGGCTGTTCGAATTCTTTGAATGACATTTTTGCTTCTTCTGCTTCTCCTGCAACATCAATTTCTCGGTTTGATGCAGTAACAACAGCCCAAGATTTTGCAAGTCTTAACGAGCCAATAGTTTTTGCACAAATACCCATGAACAAAGGAAGTGCAGATGGAGCACAACGAAGCAATTCGTCCAAGAAAAGAATACCACCCTGATAATCCTCTGCCTTTTCTATATTCCAATATGTCGTGTTATTTATAAATTCTTTTTCATCAAAGTTTTGTTTCAATGCATCCATTGCCGTCTGGTCTTTTGTTCTATGAAGACATCTTGCAAATAATAATTCATTTTTATAGTTCTCTGTATTATCAGAACTAAAATTATAAGCAGGAAGCCAAGACAATGCTGCTTCTTCAACACGTTTCAAATCTGTGAATGAGTCGTCCGGAATTGGAATCCTAACACTATCGCTTTCCAGTTTACCACAGTCAACATATTGAATATCCATGTTTATTGCCAGTTCTGGATCGTTTCTGAAATCGTTAACCAATTGCTTTACGATTTGGGTTTTTCCGACACCCGGAGCGCCAAAAATTAACGGAACAAAACCCGGATTTGGAGTTGAGAGAATAAGTTTTTCTTTTGTCTGTTTTGCTGCTTCTAAGTTTTGAGAAACTTCTTTTAATTTCTTTTCCTTGCGTTCTATATATTTCTTAAGATTTTCTGCTTTTTCTCCGGTTGCTTTCTCTAAATCATTTTTAAAATTTTGAATATCGTTGTTTAATGAATTTATTTTTAATGTATAATTGTAAATATTATTATTGGTATATTTAATACGATTAAAATCAATCTGGCTTTGTACCAAGCCCTTGACAGTTGATACTAATTCTGTAGCATCGCATATTGAACCGGAGTAATACTTTCCTGTATCTTCATTTTGTGGCGCATACAAAGTCATCGGAGCTTCCTCGTTCAAGCGATGAGAGTTATAAAACGTGCGATTGACATAACTTATTGATTCTTCAACAGTTTTGTCAGTCGTGCCGGCAACATTCATAACACGCTTCCAGTATCTCTCGATTTGAGGAATTTCATATCTTGCAGCCACTGCGTCAATTGCTTGCTCAATGTTAGGTCTCTTGATATTGATTCCGTTTTCATTGGCTATGTTTATATTATCATCAGATGAATAAAATGTAACGCCTTCTGGCATCTCGCCACGAGACTGAAGAATGGCAAGATTGATTGGGTTGCAGAAAGAGTTTGCATTAAATTCGCCATTTTGTGAACTGATTGCAATGAAACCTTTCACTTTCTTCATCACTACCTGAAAAGCATCTTTCACCTTTCTTCCGATAGACTTAATGGCATCAATAAAACCCTCGTTGATGTATATGTCACTCATCGGGATTCCTCTCTCGATTCGACCGTTCGTAAATTTGATTGTACATGTCTCTGCATTCTCGTTGATGTTAAGGAGTTTACCGCCAATCTTGTACTGGACGTCGTCCATAACATGGAGAATCGTAACAGGAATGTTTAGATTTTTATTATTTCTCATTTTTACAATAAGTATTTTATCCATTTAATTATTTATTTTCCAAAAAAGAAATGCATAATCGGTTTGATTATGCATTCTTTTGACCATTCTCGGTTAATTTTATGATACCGAATACCGCATAATTGATTATGTCAAGATAGTTCGAATCGACACCTTCCGAGATTAGCGTTTTTCCGTCATTCATCTCAATCATCATGTTTCTTGAAATCTTTGTTAGAATGAAGTCTGTATATGAGCAGGTTCGCATCAGTCTCCATGCTTCGTTGTAGTCATGGTTCTTCTTCATCATCAAATCAAAAGCAAGTTTCGCAAACTTGTCATATTTGATGATTGCTTCATCGACACTCAAGTCATTGACCGAATAGTCAGTCTCAAGCTGAATAAGCGCGATGATTCCGTAATTGACGATTGCTATGAATTCAGGATATATTCCCTCTCCGACTTTCGATATGCCAATGTCCTCAAGATTTCTTATCCTTGTTGCTTTGATAAGCAACTGGTCTGTGACAGACATCGGTCTCAAGAACTTCCAACTTACGCCATAGTCCTTAATCTTATCAATGAAGATGTTTCTGCATTCTTTCAGCGCGGCTATGAACTCTTGTTCTGTTCTTGATGCGTTGTCGGTCATATTGTTTTGTTCTCTTGCTTTTGCTTGCTCTGTTGTCTGGTCTAAATGATTTTTTTCCGGTTCTGATGGTTTTTGTTCTTTTGATTCAATTTCTGAATTGATGTAGTTTTCTTCTTTCTGAATCCCATCTACATCTGCTGAACTGTTAATGCTTTCTTTGAAGTTTCTCTGAAGCTTATCAACACAGTTGGAAAATTCTTGCTGATTTGTGAATGTTTCGCTCATCTTTATTTCATTTCTTTTTTTCTTATTTTATATATCAATCTCTATTTTCAATAGAGATTTTTTTCATTCATTTTGCAAATATAAAGAAAAAAATTAAGTCTGCAAAAAATTGTTAATTTTTTTGCAGACTTTTGATGTTTATGGTTGGAAATTCAATCGTTTAGAATGATTTCATCAAGAAAAGTTTATAGTCACGTCATACTTGGCAAGGTCTTCAATCTGTTTTGCATTTCCAGCATTGTAGATATATGCAATCTGGTTATGCTCTCCGAGATTCACGCCTGAAACAAATTCACCGTTGTACTTGCAGTTCTTGAAGTTGATTGTCATAGTGCTGATTGCTTCTGTGATTGCTGGATTCTGAAGCATCGCATCGTTTTGTGCAGGCTGGTAGAGAAGAAGACCGGCATAAGTGAAATCCGTCTTGCCAGCATCCTCGTAGTTCCATTCAACGTTCTCGAAATTGATAGTGATGTTCTTTGAGTTTGCATAGTTAGCAATTCTCATCACATTGGAGTTTTCAGGGTCTAAGTTGAAGTAACTATCCTTGACAGTGATAACTGCGTTTTCAGCAGGAGTATAGACATTGATGATGTTGTGTTTGAGTTTCACATCGTCGATGTATATGTTGCTGAATGTAACAGTCTTGTTCAGGCTGCTTGCATCGTTTGGTGTCTGAGAACCTTCGAACATGTTGTATACGGTTGTCGTCTCGTCTGTAATCGTCAAGTTCTTGACTTCGAGTTCAGGAGTCTTGTAGTTAATCTTTCCGTTGTTCGTTCCGTCTTTGCCGCCGCCGATTTCAATGCCATCGACAACCACGTTGTCAGTAGCATTCAATTTGATTGTTGAGTCAACTTCTCCGCCAACGACTGCGATAGCCTTGAATGTAGTCTCGCTGGAAGTCATTGCTTCAACAGCCTCTGTAGATGTCAAGACAAGATTTGTCTGCAATGCGGTTTCTGCAGGGATTGCTGCGATTTCTGCTGATGTTGATGCTACAGCAAGGTTGGTCTGGTTCTTTTCAAGAACTTCGATTCTTGTAAGAAGCTTTGAGAGCATTCTATTGACTTCATTTGCAGAAGTGAAGTTGCTATCATTAGTAAGTTCGCTGACATTTTCTGGAACAGTAACATTAACATTTCCTTCTGTATCAGGTTTCTGACCATTGACAGTCTTTACAAACTTGCTCATGTCTGTTGCAAGAACATCAAGTTGTTCAGCAGAGAGTTTTGTTTGATATGTTTGTGCAATGTTTGCAAATTCAGTTGCAACATCATTTGCATTTGCATAATTTGCAAGTTCATCACTTGTTGCATAACCTTCAAGAGCATCTTGTGTAAGATAATTACCTTTTTCTTGATAATGTTCTGCTACGCTTGCATCGGTTGCATAGTTTTCAAGTTCTGTCTTTGCTGCATAAGTTGATGCAAGGTCGGTAGTTTTCGTATATTCTTCAAGTGCAGTTGAAATGTCAGACTTCTTTGCAAAGTTTTCACCGAGAGATGCTTCTGTCAAGTAGCCCTTTCCTTCAAGTTCAGTTTTAGTTACGAGATTGTTAAGATCTGTCTTTGCTGCATAAGTTGATGCAATGTCGGTAGTTTTCGTATATTCTTCAAGTGCAGTTGAAATGTCAGACTTCTTTGCAAAGTTTTCACCGAGAGATGCTTCTGTCAAGTAGCCCTTTCCTTCAAGTTCGGTTTTGGACACGAGAACGTTAAGATCTGTCTTTAATGCATATCCTTCAAGTGCGCTTGCTGTAAGATAATTTCCTTTTGGTTGATAATTATCTTCAACATCTTTGCTCTTTGCATAGCCTTCAAGTGCAGTTCCGGTCAAAAAGTTCTTGCCGTCGATGATTGTATTTACATCACTTTCGGTTGTAAAGCCATTAACTTCTGATTTCTTTGCATAAGTAGATTCAACGTCTGCGCTTTTTGCATAGCCTTCAAGTGCAGTTTCAGTCAAGAAGTTCTTGCCGTTGATGATTGTATTTACATCACTTTCGGTTGTAAAGCCGCTAACATCCGTTTTCTTTGCATAAGTAGAATCAACATCTGCGCTCTTTGCATAGCCTTCAAGCGTGCTTGCAGTGATATACTCTCCCTTTTGCTGATAGTAACCGTCGGCTTGTGTCTTTGTAAGGAAATTTTCAACTTGAGAGTTGATTTCATCAATATCGGCTGCCATCTTTGCTGCGCCAGATGTGTCATTCTTAATCCAGTCAGCAATTTCTTTCAAAGTGTCAAAATCTGCATCTGCGTTTGCAACAACTTTTGCAATCTCTGTTGAAATCTTGGAATCAACTTCTGATTTCTTGCAATAATCGTTGAGTGTCGCCATCGTGACGAAATTCGTCAAATCTGCAAGAGCATTAATCTGTGCATCTGTAAGTTTGTCCTGCTTTCCTGCCAAATCGGAACTTGATGCGAAACCGAACGATGACAAGCTGACAGTAGCAGGATTCTTGCCTTCATTATATGTCAGAACAAGATTTCCATTTGAAACTGAAACACTCTTGATGTAGTAGTCCTTGTCGTTTGATTTGTATTTGTTGATAGCAGTAGTGATTTTCTGGTCAACCTTGTTCTCGCTGATTCCTCCCGGACCGCCAGAAGATGCGATTGCCTTTGCAATCTTTTTGTCAACATCTGTTTGTGTGACATGGTTCTCCTTAGCCGCCGCTGCTGCTTGCTCGACAATCTTCTGATTAGCTTCTTTCAAGTCTTGCCAGTCGTCTATAAACTGCTGCGCATTGTTTGTTTTAAGAGACATAATGGTATTTTTGAATTTGTGACGATTTATCTATTATAAATTATTTATCAAAATGTCTCTATTTGTCATTTGGTTCAAATGCAATAATGAAAAAAAAACAGCATCCGATTGAATGCTGTTTTTTTTTGATTTTTTGATAGTTATTGTTCTTCTTCAACTTCAAAATTTTCAAGATTTGTAGATGGTTTCTTGCTCTTTCTTCCGTTCTTTGACGGACTCTTTTTCTCTTGACTGTTTTCAACAGGTTCTCCGTCAAGCATGTATATGTTTCCTATTTGCAGCGTTTCCGGTTCTTCCATAATCGAGTTAGAGTCTATCGACTGTATATTTAGAATCTGTGAGAAAGATGCTTCGAACTTTTCGATTCTTTGCGTCAGGTTATTGAGTTGCTCATTGATTTTCACGAACTCGTCGCTGTTGTTGTTCTTCAAATCTTCGTAGTTGACAGACAGTTCATCGAACTTCTCGTTGACTGTATCAACAGAATCGACAAGATCTCCGATGCCTTTCTTTTTGCCGCCGAGAATTACAAGAACAAGCATAATTATCTGAACTACAAATACTAATAATATTAATGTCGTTTGTAGTCCGCTGCTTAATAAAAGTGTTACCATAATTTCGCTCTTCTTTCTTTGTTTATATATAATTTATCATTCTTGCTTATTTTGAATGCTGAATACCACTCGTCGAACATCGGAAGTGTGCCGTTCACCCTGATGTAGTTGGGGCAATGCTCGTCATTTTCTATTCTGTGCTTGATGACTTCTTCTGTCGATACGCCAGCCCAGCAGTTTGCAAAGTTGAGGAAGAAACGCTTCTTCCAGTCATAGCCGTCCTTCATCATTCCGTTCTTTCCGTACAGTTCTGCTTCGCTGAACATCGGTTCTCCGCGGTCATCTTTCATTGCAAGCAGTTCAGACAGGTATCGAACTTTTTCACCGTATATCATCTTAAGCGCGTTGTATGCAATCTTGAGACCGCCAAAGTCTGCGATATTCTCATTCAGCGTCAAGTCTCCGTTGCACTTGATTCCGGGAAGCGCGTAAATCTCGTTGAAATGGTCTCTTGTGTTCTCGGATAGTTCGTCGAACTCCTCACTTTCATCATCAGTCCACCAGTCGAACACGTTTCCGTCTATGCCGAACAGTCTTCCATAACTGTCAAAGCCGTGTGTCATCTCATGACCGATAATAACACCTATGCCCCCATAGTTGTCCGAATCATCCGCATCCTTGTTGAAGAACGGTTCCTGCAATACAGCTGCAGGAAAGCAAATCTCGTTCTTCATCGGACTGTAGCATGCATTGACTTTGTGTGCATACATCGGCCACTCTTCCATATCAACATCCTTGTCGAAATAGTCATTGATATATCTATTGTGAGAATATACCATAATCTCCCTTGTCATCTCGAAGTATGACACGTTGCTATTGACCGGCATGTCGGTATAGTCTTTCCACTTGTCCGGATAACCGACCTTGCACTTCATCATGGAAAGTTTCTTCAATGCATAGTTCTTTGTTTCCGGACAAAGCCATGACTGGTTTGATATGATTTCAGCATAACTTTTCTTAAGGTTTTCTATCAATAAAATCATCTTGTCTTTCGACTCTTTCGGAAAGAATTTCTCTACATACTTCTGTGCAAATGTCTCACTGAAGAAACTTTCAACTTTGTCAAGTTCGCGTTTCCACAGTTCAGGTCTCTCTTTGACGCCGGTCATGAACTGAATGAACTCGAATGCGATTTCTTCTATGTCAACTCTTAATGTATCTTTATAATTATCAATAAGATGGAAGATTGCATTGTCTTTCATCTCGACAAGAGTCATCGTGTTAATCAGTTCAAATGCTTTCTTGATGGCATCAACTTGAGCGATGTTCACTTTCTTCACATCGTTCATTCCGAACCAAGACAAATACTTGTTCAAATCAAACTCGACAAGCTTGCTTGCTTCCTCTATATCCATCATATGATAGTTATACATCGGGTCCATGCACAGTTCTTCGATGCTGTATGAAACTTCCGCTATCTGGCAGTCAAAGTCAATAACAGTGTCTATGATTCTGTCTATGTCGTTTTTCTGGAAATTGAGGGCAGTTAGAATATCAACCTTGTTCTTTGCAAACTTCTTCAGAACTTCTTGCTTGTACGGGTCGTTTGATGTGTAATATGACTTGTTGTTCAGAAGGAGCTTCTGTGAAAGCATCACTTCATAGTGGTTCGAATTCTTGAAATCCGGGACACACTCGACGCATAGCAAGAAATTGTATGCAAGTTCTTTCTGGCAGAATTCAATGACTTCGTCTTTTGTGTTGAAAGACATTATCTTGTTGATGTACGGAAGCATGACACGTATTCCTTCCGAGTCTCTTTTGTCATAGTTGGACATCGTCTTGTAGAATGTTGCAATCTTGTATGACATGACATCCCCGCCGCCGGGATTCTTAACAATCTCGTCAAGAATTTCCCGGTTCTGCTGTCTGACTTTGTTCTCTATGACATTCCAGCAGTCCCATTGTGCTTCGTCATCAGGTTTCGGATTCAACTCAATCCACTTTCCGGTAGCAAACTTGAAAAAGTCGTCACCGGGCTTTATGTCATTATTAATATACTCTTTGTTCATCGAATAATGAATGTAACTTATCTTTCTTTGTTTGTCTAAAACAGAGGCTGTGAGTGTACGAGATTGTTCGGTATTTGCTGGTATCCGAGAATGTCAAGGACTTTGTTGCAGAATGACAATATTGTTTTCTCGAACTGAATATCCATGTCTATGCTGACTCTGAACTCTCCCGGAAAACTCCCCGGAACATAGGCAAATACTTCATAAGGGTTGTTTGCTGCATTTGAATAGAACCACTTGATTTTATCAGCATTCTTAATCGGGTTGTATTTTACTTTGTACTTCTTGTTCTCCGGCTTGTTCAGGAAGTAGTTGTACACTCCTGCGGCCTTGATGTGAGCCGGACACTTGTCTGCAATCACAAGCTCTCCCTTGTCTTTCAGTATGTAGTTGTCATAGTTTCCGACGGATGAGCCGAACGAAATCATATCCGGGTCCTTGTACTCGAAATCGGCTTTATATTTCTCTATTTTTCCGACAAGCATGTCAAGACTGAGTTTCTCGTCGTTGTCACGGTACCAGTCAAGAACGAACTTGACGAAGTCCTCCATGCATTCGCGTGCGTATTCGGACGTAGAACTCTTTACAATCTCAAGTCCCTTGTATAGAATATGAGAGCCTTTCGGCAAGTAGATGTTAGGCTCCTCCCAGCATTTTGACATCGCATATCTTTTCTTTGCAAAAAGCAGAGTCGTGTCCGCTATCTTCTCGAGCTCAAGATTCTGTATGTTCTTGTCACAGTTGTATTCTTTTGCATACTCTTCATATTTATTATTCATGTACGGTCCGAGAGAATAGTTCCACAAGTCAACAACGAACTTCGTTTGATCTTCTTTTGGAACATTGCACCATTTCAAGATTCTTCCGAACTCTACATAAATCGAGTTGTGGACGAGAATTTCGTTCGCAAAAAACATATGGGTTTCGCCGACTTCGATGTCATATACATATTCATCATCAAAGTCCGGAAGCACTTCGATGCTTTTTATATTTTCTACCTTATAATTTGTTTGACTAAAATCCATGATTTTTAACAATTAAAACATAAGCAAATAAACTTATAATGTGAAAATATAAGTATTTTCGCTTATAAATTTAGACAGGAATCTTGATGTACACGGGAATGTAATCCGTTTGACCTTTTTCTTTGAACAAGATAAACAAATAGTCGGTATCGAATTCAATATCGTTTGTTTTGACAGGATGCTCATCATCCAGCAAGTCAACATTCACGACGGTTTCTGAAGTTGCTCCGTTCGTGTCTGTGTACTGGATGATTTTGCCGCTCAATGAACCATGTGAATCATCAAGAACGCTAAATCTCGTCACATAGTAGTTCTTGATCTCATATTTGCTTTTGTCTGCATCAAAAAACAAGTCATTTGAACCATTTGACATTTCGATTGTAATGCCTTCTTTTTCATTGCGTATCTTGTACTTTGAAGTTAGCGGATTTTCCATAAATTTAATTTTAAATTGTTATTATCTTGTCGGTTTCCGGATTTATTTCTTGCGCAGTAACTGATATGAGAATTCCGTCCCTGACGACCATGCAAGAGTGATCTCCTGTCACGATGACTTCTTTGCCGGATTCTGTTGTTATCTTGTACTTTGACTTCTTGACCTTATGTCGCATGATGTATCTGATTTGTTTATCACAAACTGTATCTGTGCTTGCGTCATATGTCTTTGTCGTTAATGTGATGTCTGACGGCGCAGGTACGACTTGGGTTCCGTTCGGAAGCATTATTACAGTATCAATGTTCATGTACTTGATTGCAGCGAAAGCGTCTTTGATTGCTATCTTTTCATCATTTATATCAATAACCGAGTTCCCGTCAATGCTGTCTGTGTCTCCTGCCACGCTTAATGATTCAGTTCCGTCAAGATAATCATATTCTGGACCGGTCAAAGGCTTTGATTCCGTTGTCTTTCCCTTTGATATGTCGAATGTTCTTGCAAGTTCGGGATTGACTTTTAGTTTGTCCCATAATTTCGCATTTCTCTTGAACCAGTCGCAGTGACCTTGGCTGTTGTCCTTGATGCATCCGATTAGATCCGGCGTCAGTCTCTTTCCCTTTTTGACAGCAGGGACATAGCTCTCGCATTCTTCCCATGTTCCGCTGGCATAATAGTCTTCCGGCTTTTCTTTTGAACCGAAGTCAAAACGTTTTCCATCTTTGTCTATGTGAATCCACTGGTAATGTAGAATAATGTCCGGATTGCTTTGAAAGATTCCGCTAAAGTACCTGTTCACAGAGTTCTCCGAGAAGTGGTTCAGGTCTCTTCCTTGCGCTGTAATGCTTTCTGCTATTGCCGTATTGTGTGCAAAGAAGTGCTTACTTCCCAATGCGCCATATACCGAGTTGATGAACTTCTTGATGGCAAGCTGCTTTGTCTCGAAGTATCCGGCACGGCTGTGCAAGTCAACGACTTGTTTCTTCAATTCTTCTATTGGACAGTCATACGGATTCTTGAGCCACGCATACTTGAATTTGTCTATTTTATTGTCCATTTTTGCTTTTTTGAAAACCGATAAAAACTAAACCATCTATTTTACAAAAAAAATGCCGAAAAGTTTAAAATAAAAAAGACAGAAATCAAAATTTCATTGAAAACTGTCTTTTGCTTAATAGTTATTTCTTGTCTTTTGCTGTTTTTGAAGCAGTTGATGACTTTGATTTTGCTTTGCTTGACGCAGGTTTCTTCTTTGTAGCAGGTTTCTTTGCAGGAGACTTTGGCTTTGGTTTTGATGAAGTTGCTGCTGGTTTCTTTTCTTCAACCGGCTTTTCAACTTCAACTGGCTTTTCAACTTCAACTGGCTTTTGATCTTCAACTGGCTTTTGTTCTTCAACCGGCTTTTGTTCTTCAACCGGCTTTTGTTCTTCAACCGGCTTTTGTTCTTCAACCTGTTCTTTTTCCAGCGCTTCTGCTTCTTCAAGCATCTGAAGCATGTCAAGAGATTCTGCTGTGAATGGGTCGAGTTGTTCTTCGACTGGTTCTTCTGCTTTCGGAACCTCGATTTCCACTTTGTTCGGTTCTTCTTGTTCGGAAACCTCTTCAATGACGGCAGCATCTTCTATTGTTGCCACGACCGGTTCTTCTTCAATCTGTTCTTCTTCAACTGTTTCAGCAGTATCATCAACCCCAACAACTTTATCATCTTCTTCAATGTCATCATCAGTTCCGATGAAATCCCTTATCGCGTCAGCCATGTCTATTTCAGGCTTTTTGAAATCAACCGGAGCTGCTGGAGCATCTTGTGCTTGTGCCTCTATTTCCTTTATCTGTTCTGGAGTAAGCATCGTGGATTCTATGGTCTCGCTCTTGCGTGCCTGCTTTATCTTCATCGCTCTCCTGATTTTAGCAAGAGTGTCCTCAATTGAGTTCGCAGGATGCTCGACAACCTTGATTCCAGCAGCCTTGTTGCTGCTCTTGTACGGTTCGTTCTCCAGACTTGTATGTTCGTCGAACTCGTCTTCCATCTGCTCGATTCTGTCCTGCCAGTTCTTGTAGTAGTCTTTCTGGTCGTTTATAATCTGATTCTCCTTAATCTTCATATATGCTTGCGCAGCATTGACATTATGGTTCATCCCTGTTATCACATTAGGAACTCCGGTTTCCCAAGTTCCTTCTGTCGGACGCTCCACTACTCCGGAACCGTACTTCTGGTTCGGTCTATAGCTGTTGAAACTGCGGAAATAGTCTCCCCAGTCGTCAATCATATTGACTCTTGTCGTTGTCGGACCTGATGACAACGGAACATTTTTCTTCTTATTAGTCATTGCAATTAGTTTTAATTTTTCTTTATTGTTGGTTGTTATTTGAGGTACTTCTTGAACTTGTCAACAATCGGTTTCCAGTTGATTTCCTCTGTCTTGTAAACTTTCTTGAAGCAATGGAGAATCGTATAGAAGAAGTCAATGACCTCGTCCATCGTCTTGAAGATGATTCTTGTGCTGATATAAGGATTTCCCATGCCGTTATCTATCAGGTCGAATCCGATGTTCGGGTATTTGGTATCCTTAATCATTTTAATCAGTTTCTCGGTCTTGTTCTCGCCAAGAGAAGTGTTCATCAAGTCGAAATCATTCTTCGTGAGCTTGATGGAAGAAAGAGGAACCGGCGCGAAAGTTCCGTTGTTGTCGTATTTCTTGTATGCTTTCGGACCGAGAACGTTCATGATGAAGTCTTTTCTACTCTCCTTTGACTTCTCTTCCGCTCTCTGCAGTGCCTTCGTGTTCTTGATGAGCTGGTTCATCTGCTCTGTGCTGTCGAAGTAAGATTCGACAAGCATGTGTATATACTTGTTCATTGTCGTTCAATTTTAAAATTCATTTCCTAAAATCCCGCTTGTTGAGATTCTCCTGTCTGCTCCGCTGTTGTTGTCGGAAACCACGAGATATTTCTCGTAGCCGATGGTTAGTTTCACGATGAACTTCCTGACCAAATCCTCATATTCGCCAGAATAGTATTCATCGTCATAATCATCGCTTGCTCTGTACTCGTCTCTTGCGCTGTCGATTGCGTCAACAAGGGCAAGCAGGTCTTTCCAAGAAGATATGATGATAGATGGTTCTATTGAAACTTCATCGTCAGAATCAAACTCAATTACAGCATCATTATGACCGTACATCTCGCATATCATCTTGACAAACTCGATGTCGAACTCGTCTGTTCCTGTCATAATCTCTGCAAGACCGGAGTCCGTCTTGATTGAAGTTATCTCGCAGAAGTCATCTTCATACTTGTGGTTGTAGAATTTGTCGTCGTAGTACTTTGCCTCATAGTCTGTGAACTTGTACTCGTCGATGAGTCGTTCCCTTGCTTCGATTTCTTCAGGGTCGTTCATCTTCTCTATCTCGCTTTCCTGCAGTCTCAATGCAGACCATCCGAATTTCCTGTGAAAGTCGTTCTTGAATTCCTTTTCCATAATCTTGACTGTCTTTGGCATCAGGGCGACACGCTTCATCGTCTTGGAGTCGAATATCCAGACAAACTTCAGTGATGTGCCGCTGTTGTCTCTATATGTGAAGTTGCATATCGTCCCCTTGTGCTTCTTCTGGTCTCCGGCTCCGATGCCGGTAACAATGTCTCCGATATGCATCTGTCCGTCATAAATCTTGTCATACTTCTTCTTCTGGTCCTTGTCGTTTCCTCTTTGAGAGAGATTCGTTGACAATGGAACAAGATTGTACTGGAAGCCCCAGTTGTACGGAGTCTCTCCATAAGGAGAGTTGATTCCGTAACCGTAGCCTTCAAGCATTTTGTTCACCTGACTGTATATCTTGTCTTGTATGTTATCTTTGATGGACATTGACAACTGATGCTTTTTGATAGTTGTTAAATTGCTGATTTTTTAGTCGTTCGGCTTGCAGATTCTGAACAAATATACATACTTGTGAATAGTCTCAATGAATCCGGAAGTGGCATTTCTACATCCTTCGTACTCGATGTCATCGGTGTGACACTGGAACCAGTTGTTCACGCAAATCTTGAGCTCGTTGATGATTTCAAGCGGATTCTCTGAAATCGGAAGTTCAATCTTGTTGAACTGCTTGTTGTTTGCAGAGAACTGACCGATAATCGACTGGATGTTCTCGGCAATAGTGTCGATATATTCTGACAACTCTTCGAAGAATTCGTCGATTGCCTTGTGCATAGACATGTTCTCCGCTGCCCAGTGAAGAATCTGGAACTTCTCCTTGAATGCTATCAACTTTGTAACATACAGAATGTCATCGCATTGCTGTTCTGTGCAACCGATTTCCTTGCAGTCGTCGCACACGCATTTCACGTCAGCGACATACTGAACTTCCTCAGGAGTTATATTCTGCGTGATGTAACGAACTGCTTCCTTTGACATCAGCGGAGAATACTGTGGATTGTTGTATTGGTCCATTATCAAAAATGATTATTTTTCAATGTTCAACTTGCGATAAATTGCCGCATAGAATTGTATATTATAAGATATTTATCTTTGCGGAAAACAATCGCTGATTTCTTGACAACAAAAAGAGCGGAAACTCTATTGAAGTTCCGCTCTTCCAAAATATTATAATTTCTAAAATTATGCTGGAATATCTGTATGCTTGCGCAGACGGATTCTGTTCACGATTCTCTCCATTCCGTGACCGACTACCACGTTGATGTCAACGATACCGAGATACTGGTCGATGATTTCGGCGGTGTTGTTTGTCTCGTCGCAGATGAGCTCGTACCAGTCGATTGCGCCGGAAAGCTTCATTGCCTCGAGAATCGGAGTGATTGCAGTCACGATTGAAGCGCGAGTCTGCGGGTTGTTGTACTTGAAGTTGTAAGTCTTAAGTACGTTGTACACTGCGATTTCAAGAGTGTTGAGAGTTTCACGGGTATTCAGCTTGTTGAAGTCTGACTTCGTCTCCTGATAGCAAGTCTGGTTTCCGTAAATCTTGATGAGGTTGTTCTCGCGGATGAGAGAGTTGATGCCGATTGGCTCCAGATAGTCTCTATCTTCCGTATCGAGGTCGCATTCAAGACCGATAACCTTGTTGTTGCTGATGACGCCGTCCATGTTAGCCACGATTGCATAAGGGTCGCCGCCCTGGAACTTGTGCATGAACGTGTTGGAAATGTCAGCTGCAGGCGGAACGATGATGTTATGACCGTTCTCCCTGTAAATCAGGTGAGGGAAGAACACTGCGCTGTACTTGGAACCGTTTGCCTCAGTGTTGATGACACTGAACATCTTGGTGCTGTACATGTCAGGGTTTCCGCCTTCAGCGATGTACTTGGTGCTGAACGATGGCTTAACATAAGTGTTCGCGTCATATGTAGCGCAGAAGCAAGGGTCGCTTGAAATCTCGAACTGATGCTTGCTTGGAGCATTGAGAAGAGCAGTCGTCTTTTCTCTGTTGTATGCGAGACGTGCAAGATAGACCTTGCCGCCAAGGTTGTCATCAAGACCGTATGACATGGAGTCTACAATGTAGCGGTAGTCAACCATGTTGCTGTTGCAGAGACCTCTTTGGATTCCCTCGTCCTCAAGAACCGAGTAAATCTTCTTGATACCCTCGTTGATGCTGATTCTTCCGTTCTCGTCATAGCCCGGACGGTGACGTGCCGATATGTGGAGTCCCTTGAGCGGGATGAAGCGGAGTGACTTCGAAATTGCATCGCTGCTGATAGGAAGCTGTCTGCGGATGATGTTGCCGTTGCTGATATAGACCGGATCTATTGTCGTGAACAGATAGAAGCCGCGCTTTCCGTTCTTCGTGGAGATGACACCCTTGGTTGCATCGTACTTGTAAGTCTGACCGCCGTATGTGAACACGTTGCTTGAAGTCAGGTTCACGAAAATCTTCTTGGTTACGCGAGTGATGCCCGGAATGATGCCGAACTTGGTTGCATCGCCATTGTTGTTGTTGATGGCAATGTTTTCTACAAAGTCGCCAACTGTGATTTCAGCAGCATCATCAAGAGTGGTTACGATGAACATGTTTCTAATGTCCTTTGGAACCGGATTCTCGTTGAAGAACGTGCTTGTGTCTGCAAGTGTTACAGGGTCGTTGATTGTAGAGCTGTTCTTCTGACCGTTGAAGTAGTAGGCATTCCTTACATTGCAAGTAACGTTGTTGTCATCTGCAGAGTTGCTTACATAGTTGTAAGAGAGGAAGTTGATACCGTATTTCTTTGCAGAGTTGTCAGTTGTGCGAGTATATATATTTCCCTTTGGCAGTGTTCCGGTAGATGCATTGATGAGATACTCCTTACCATTGTAGTAGAATGTGTAAACTGAGCTGTCAGTTGTTGCAGTATCAGGAATCTTCACGCCGACTGGAACCTGCGTGGTCATATCAACGATTGTCTCGTCAACAACCTCAGGCGTATTGTCTGCACCGTTGCGGACAGAATATACATAAACCTGCTTTGTCGAAGTGTTCATGGAAGCATAGTTTCCGTAGAATACAGATGCGTTCTCGTAGAAATCCTTGTATGACTTCTTGTTGATTTTCACAGAAGTAACGCCTGCTGGCAATGCCTGAGAAACCGTGCTTGCATTTGCCGTTCCGTCTTCCTTATAAATCTTAAGAGCCTTGATGCTTGCATCGCTGATGCTTTCTGCTCTATCGGCAGAGATTGCAACATACTTGTAGCCTCCGTCCTTAAGTTCAATGATTCTATTGGTTGATGCATCATAAACCGGATAAAGTCTCAAAGCGGAACCGCTTGCTGCATTGTAGTCGCCAGCACTCTTTGTTTCTGTAACAATCTTAGGATACTTCACGGATGCATTTTCCTTTGCGGTGCCGACTGAAGCATTGTCAAGATAATAAACGCTACCATCAAGGTTGCCTGTGCTCGCATCGAATATGATGGACTTGTACTTCTTTGTAAGCTCGCTAATCTTGGACTTGGAACCGCCTGCCACGCCGTTTCTGAAGTTGTGACCGACCATATCAATCAAGAAGCCGTTCTCGCCGATTTCAGACTCGCCTGCGTCGGAATCAGCCTCGTTGTTGCCGTCATAGTCATAAACCCAGCAGCCTGTACCTGTCTGCTGACCGGTTGTCAAGTCTACGCCGTTCTTGTCGTAAGAGATAACCTGCATGGCATCCTCGTTGATGGTCATCAAGATGCCGGTAGATTCAGTCTGTGCGTTAACCTTGTCAAGAATGTACCAGTAGTTGCCCTGCTTGTCTGTGAAGTCCGGAATAATCGAACCTGTCCAAGAACCGATGAACGTAACGCCTTCTGCCTGCGAGAACTGGAAAATCTTGTCCTTTCTGATACCCTTTGAATCGAAGTAGTTGCCCCAAGTCGAGTCAGAAGAAAGAATAGGATAGTTGGACCAGTTGCCCTTTACAGCAACAACGCGGATGAAGTAGTCGGACATGTAGTCTGACGGACGAATCCATCCGAACGGAATGTTCTCTTCTCCGCCGTACCAGTCCTTTGCTGTCACGTCATAACCTGCAAAGCCCTCTGGCTTATATACAAGAAGTGAAACTTCATCTGTTCCTGTGTTGGCGAAGTTGATAAAGTTGGACTTCTCGAAGTTTCCAACCATCGTCTTTCCGGCAACACCAAGACCAACGGAAGCGACCTGCATCAGATTTGCAGCTGAAGGAATCCAGAAGCGGGAACGGTCGAACATGGAAGCATATGGAGCCTTTCCGACGAAAGGAATGACATTGCCGGTTGATGTTCCGTAAATCTCATTGTCAATCGTGTCAGCAAGATAGTCAACTTCTCCGTAAACAAGACCTGGATCCGTAACAGCAGGGTTCTTCGCGCCTGCGTCAAGAGAAAGAGCAACATAGTTGACCTGATCCGGACCGTCATAGCTGTCATCGACCTTCAATAGATTGAGTGCGAGAATTGGACTATTCTCAAGCATCGTCTGTGCTGCACGGTTGAAGAAGCAGCCCTTCTTCTCCAGCTTGGAATCAATATCGCCGAACAACTTCTGTCTCTGTGCATCATTCTGAATATACACAGGTCTATTGAAAGGACCCTTACCAGCAAAACCCACAAGAAGACGAAGCGCAGAAACCTGTGTTTCAATACGCTGCGACTCATCAATCTCGATGGTATAAATACCTGCGGATTTTATTGATGAAAGGTCGAGTGAAATTTTACTCATTGTTGAAATTACAATATTTTATTTTATTATTTATCTTTTGGCAAATCTCCGAAAGTCCATTTATAATGAATGGAAACTGTTCAACTCTTTTTCATTATAAGATATTTATTTGTGTGGGTTGTTTTTGATTAGTAGTTAAGTAAGTACATAAACAAGAAAAAGCTGGCTGCATCAGGGTTTTAATCTGATAACAGCCAGCCGGCAAAAAAAGAAAATGACAGTTATAACTTATTTCTTTTTCAATAGAGGAATGTATATGACAATGCCATTATTGTTTTTTTCATCTCTCTGAACATATAGTTCTGAAACTCCGATTTTCTTGGTAACAAGTTCTTTGATGTTTTCAATAGCATCGCTTCTCAAGTCATAGAAAACAGCAATGTCCTGAGGAATCCTTAGTTCAACCGCATGCGGAACTACTCCAGTACCGCGGATGATTGTATACTTCTTGTTCGGACCGGTTTCACTTAAAGAATTCTCGATGTAATCGCATATCTTGTTGATTTTGTCAAGCTGCTTGTTTTGCTGCTGCTCTTTCTTAATATCTTCTTCGATTTCATCAAGAAGCTTTTCACGAATGGTTTTCTTGGATTTGGATGGCGTGTCACCATCTTGCTTTTTGTTGCAAGGTTTCAAGTTGCAGTTATTGTTCTCGGAGCACTTGTCGCAGCATGGTTCCTTGAAGTCATCAACAAAGCCGGTTTCTTTCTGTTCATCCGTATTGTCTTTGGTTTCATCCGAAGAGAATGCATCAATAATTTCTTTCAGGAAATCTGCGGCAATATCTTCAAATTCGTTCAGGTCAATTTTGATTGTATTGACTTTCACGTCTTTTCTTGTGTCATTTGAAGTTGCTTTCTTTTCATCTTTTTTTGATGAGTTTCTTTCATTGATTGCTTCAATAGCCGTAGCGAGCAAATCAAAGATATTATTTACATTACTGTTCATTTGAATGAATTGTTTTTAATGATTTTCTAAATTAAATAGACATGCCCAAGTCATCGAGATATATCAAGTCAAGCGGATTGTTCGAGAAGTACTTAATCCAGTCTATCTTGAAGTTGTTCCAGCCATATGTCGATACCATGTACTTGATGATGTCATTCACGTCCCATTTGCTCTGCTTTGGAAGATTCAAGTCTTTCTTGAGCTTTCCCCACAAGAATATGTTATACTTCTTGTTGATTGCCGCTATTGCTTGTTTCTTTCCGGTAGCGTCAGAGTCGTACATATAATACAATGAGGAAATTGAGATCGGAATCTTCTTGTTTGCTCCGCTCGTAGCGATTGCATTTGGAAGCAGGAATGCATCCATCGGACCTTCCGTCACGATAATTGGCTTGTATATATCAACATTGAACAGGTCGAACAGAGTGCTTAAAGACTCAAGCTGGTCCGGAACCTTGACTGTGTCGCGTTTCAGAATATTCTTGTATATCTTGCTTAATGTCAATGTCTTGAATCTCCGGTCTTTCGGAATGTTCGGATTCAAGAAACGCATCTGGCATCCGATTACCTTGTTCTCGACAAGATTTAGAATGACGATTGCATTGCTTGACTGACTGTACATGAACTTGTTGAACGAGAACTGGCATCTTCCGACAAGGTAGTCGTGTGCAGGCTTTGCATACCAGTCTTTTCCATCACACTCCCTCAGTCCTCCAAGGTCCCTGAACACGTTCCTGTCTATGCCGTACTGCAGTGCAAGTTCCTTGTTGAATAGGTCAAAGCCGGACTTTGTCTTGAATGACGTGTCAAACTCTGTCTTGTGCTCTTGGGAGTACTTGATGCCGGCAAGCGACAAGTCTGTGTCAAATTCCTGCATGAACTTTGTTATCGGAACGAATCTTGAGCAGTTGAAGCATTTGTAGTTTCCAGCCCATTTTCCGTTCAGAAGGATATGACCGCGCTTCTTTGTCATGTTCGTCGCAGAGTCTCCGCAGTACGGACATGCAAAGTTGAGACCTTCTGTTGTCGTTATGATTCTTTGCTTTTGAGGATAGTTCTGGAACCGCTTCTGAAGAATCTGACTGACTTTCTGATAAATCTCATTCACATATGATTCCGTGTTGTATGTGGATATGCTGGAGTCTAATGCAGACGCGTCGAACAAGTTCATTTTGTTTTTGCTTTTTTTTGAAAATAGTCCATCTCACTATGTTGAAAAGCAAGATGGACTATTGACAGAAACCTTTGTTTGTTAGATAATTCCTTTGATGATGTCGTCGAGGTTTCCGAGACCGCCACCTGTTTCACCTTGAGGCTGTGGCTGTGGTTCGGGAGATCCGCCGAGACCGCCGAGAACATCGTTCAGATTGTCAAGCCCGTTTCCGGAGAAACCTGATGGTGGCTGCTGTGCTGGTGGGACTGGACCATATGGCTGGTCGCCGAAACCCGGAGCCTCGTTGATAGAAGGCATCTGCGGTTGTGGCGCAGGTCCGACAGGCTGTCCAAACTGTGGCTGTGCTGGTTGCTGCTGCGGTTGCGGCGCAGGGTTGATCGGCTGACCGCTGTTCATATTCACGATAGAACTTGGGTTAGCAGCAGGTTGCTGACCGTAGTTCACGCCCGGACCCATTCCGAACTGACTTGCAGCCGCTTGCATCGAAGCCTTAGGATTCTTAGAAATGTTCGCGCAAGTAATCGCGAAGTTTCTGTCATCATCTGTCATCGGATGATACTTGTATGGTTCAAGAGACGGACCTTCTTCAAGCCATTTCTTAACTTGCTCGGCGAAGTTCTGATTAGCGATGTTTGTTTCGTTTACTGGAACATACTGAATGCCGTTTGATGTCATAATAGGGCATTGTGCCTTTGTTCTGTCATCCGTACTGTCATAGAAAGCGCAAGCATCGAAGTTGTTAAAACCGGACTTTTCTTGGACTTTCAGGTAAAGATAGCGACCGTTCATCAGAGAGAACGGAGATACGGCAGAAACCATCGGGTTGCTCGGATTCATCTGGTCTGAGATGAGCGCGTAGATTTTCTCGCCATAACGCCAGATTCTTAACTGGTTCACGAGAGTAGGATCAGACGGGCAGTCGAGAATCTGAATGATTGACGCATAGCGCATCTTTCTTGACCAACCCTTGCTGTTCTCCTTAAGAACTGGGTCCGAACTGTTGCGCAAGTCGAAGAATGTCTGTGTGAAGATGGACGGCTCGTTCACCGTTGATGGGTCGTCAAGCTCTCTCTTTTCATGGGTGAGTGGATTCTCAAGCCATACAGTGTACTTGGAAACAACCGATTCAACCACATTCTTGATATACGGGATGAAGCGGATTGTTGCCTTGAAAACATGGTCCGGAGACTTTTTGTAGGAAGGGGAGAACTCGATACTCGAGATGCTGTCTTTCCTAAGGTTGGCTCCGTCAACCTGAACATTTGCATCAAATAAATTCTTGTCGTACATACCTTAAAATTAAAACTACTAATATTTTATAATTAACATCATGTACATGGCAGTCTGCTTGTTCATCTAACCCACTTGTTATAGTGACTATGATGTGTCAGAGAGCCAACCGATGTTTCAGAAAAGTATACTTTAAAGTTTCTATTTAGTTTAAACTTTTGGAGTTAAAAATTGTTAATGCTCATAACTCATTGACTGTCAGAGATTTTGCAGATTCGCCCTTTATGATTTTGCTGAATCCGTTCGTCTTTTCGACCTCAATCACATCATCAAAGTAGTCCAAGTCAAGCGACGTGTGAGACACTATGATGATATTGATGTTGTTTTCTTCTGCGAATGCCTTCATGAAAGACATGACTTTGGATGAGTTCTCTTGGTCAAGACTTGATATGATTTCGTCCACGCTCAATATGTTGATGGTCGGGAACTTCATCTTAAGTAGATTGTACATGCTGCAAAGAACTACCAAGTCAACCCTTGTCGTTTCTCCGTCACTCAGTGAAGTCTCGCTCATTACGACGCCGCAATCTTTCAATGTGCTGTTGAATTCAGAATCGAACGACAACGTGTACGGAAAGCCGAGTAGTAGAAGGTTCTGCGAAATCTCTTCGTTCAATCTTGGAAGATAGTTGTCGATGACCATCTTTGTGACACCCTTGATTGAATAGACAATCTGCAGTTTCTGTAAATATGATAGTCTCTTTGTCTTTTCATCTATTGAATTGCGGACTTCATCAAGCTGTTTGTTCGTATTGTCGATGATGTTCTTGACTGCCTGATATTCCGCGCTTGCTTTCAACTTTTCCTCAATCATCAGGTTCTCGTTGCTGATGTTGTTGATTTCAAGTCGAATCTGGTACATTCCGCTCTGGACTTTCTGTGCCGCCTCTGCAATCTTGTTGCTCTTTTCCCTTAATGATTCAAGTTCTGCAACCAGCAGTTCACGCTTCTTTTTTTTGTCTTCATAAAGTTCATTGAGCTTTGTCTTGAGCTTGTCGAAATCAGGACCGCTGAACAGGGAACTGCAAGTCGGGCAACGGTTCTTGTTGTACAAGTCTATCTTTGACATGATGTTCCTGATGTTCATGTCATTCTCCGTTATTTCCCTGCTCTTATTCGACACTTCAGTGTTGTTCTCGTTCTGCTTTTCTATGACAGTTTTTGCAACATCGTTATACTGGTTAAGACGATTGTTGAGCGCGTCAATCTTCTTCTTGTTCTCTTCAACCTTGCTCATCGAAGAATCGGAGTTCGTGTTCTTTTCCTGAATCTTGACAAGTTCCGCATTCGCGTTGGTCAATGTCCTCGTCAATGAGAAAAGCAGGCTCTGGTCTCCGTTGATTGACTGCCCGAGGTCTCGGGCATCCTTCTTAATCTGGTCGAATATGATGTTGATGATTCTAACATCAAAGACTTCGTCAACAACACCTTTTCTTTCAGTCGGCGACATTGACAAGAACGACTTGAACTTCTTCATAGATATGGCTATCATGTTCGTGAAAGTAGATAGCGGTATCTCGATGATTTCTGTTGATATGTAGTCCTCGCCTGCTGACGAGCCGAACAAGTCAACTTCATCTCCGTCCTTCCATATCCTTAGGTTGTTCGGAGTGAACTCGCGCTCTATTACAAACCTGTGTTGTCCTTTTATGATGGTTCCGCGAATCCAGCCGTGCTTGTTGATGCGGTTTGCTATTCCGGATTTTGTCACCTTTGTGAGCCTGCCGTACAGAACAAGAATCGGCAACGAGAGAATCGCGCTCTTTCCGGCTCCACTGACGCCCTTTAGAAGAATCAGTTTTCCTTCTGAAGAGTAGTTTATCTTTTGGACTTGTTCTCCGTATGAGAATATGTTTTTAAATTCAATGCTTTCGAACTTCATTATTCAGTTTCTTTAATTAGACAAGCATCGAATTGCTATATATGCAAGTTTCGCCGCAATCTGGACACTTTGCTGTGCGCTGACCATCAGGGCGTCTTTCAATAGAGTCAAGCTCGTTGATGTTTACTGTGAACTGGCAACCGCATTTCGGACACTTGAAGTAATAGTCGAACTTCTTATCTTCTGTCAAGAGTTGTTTCTTTCCGTGTTGTAGAATTTCCATAATGTGAGAATCAATTTTATTTCTACAATTATATAGAAGAAAAAGCAAAAAGTTTAAATATTTGTTGATTTTTTAAACCTGTTCCACATTGTTTTTGGCATCCAGACGATGTGATGTGACATTCGATCAACTAATTTTAATTGTCCAATCGTCCATATTCCATATTCTCTATCATTTCGTCGCTGGTTATTGCCGATTCGATGACTTCCTTTATCTCTTTCTTCTCTGCACGAGTCAATTCAAGTTTATCAAAGATTTCATTATCTGTATAAGCTTTGTCTGCAACGAATGGAATGAAATCCTTATATATATTTGTCCTTGCATTGACGCATGATAGTATAATGCCAACATATTTCATTATTGCAAGATGGCAGTTCTTCTTATAGTTCTCGATTTCTTCAACAGTATCCGCAACTATATAGCGCGGATTGATGTTTCTGTCTGTTAATTCAGAATTGTTCACTTCATATAACGGACTGAAGAACCAAGATTTTAAGCCATCAATCATCCGTTCAGAACGAATGCTGCATCTACTCTTGATATAGTTCTTTTGTGGAGCAGAAAGAAAATACGGATAAATCAATTTCGGTTTCTCGCCAGCGTCGCTAAGAATCGTCACTACTCCGAAACAGTCCCATAGTTTCTCCATAATCCTCTTGAATATGTTCGGGTTTCCGAACTCGATGCAATGCCTTAACGAATATTCTTTTCGTAAGATGCCATGACAGCAGAAATCAAATGTCTCATATCTTTCGCCAAAATCCGCTGTGATAGACAAGAATGAAATGCATGCTTGTGTCTTTGTGAACTGATTCGTGTTCTCAAGACTTACATATCGGATATGTCCATCAAGCATTTTGTGAATCTGATCTATATAATGATAAGATGTCTTTTCACCGATAACGACAGTTTTTATTGTTTCGTTGTCATAATCATCCATGACGCGTCTATGAATCACATATGTGTGAACCAATGACGAGTCTGTCAAAATTTTAGCAGTTCCTGTTTTCTTGACGTACTTCTGCAAGATGGTAGCCAAGACTTTATTGCCGAAATTTCCAGCATTTGGAATATGCATGACAACATAGTCGTATCTTTCATCATTATGGTCCCAGAGTTCCTTGACATCTACGTTTGAATAATTAAGAAAACTCAATCTGTCTTTGACATTGTCTATCATGTCAGGTTTCATGCAATATATAGCAATCTTGCAAGTCTTTTCTATGTATATTTGCATCATATTGACAGCATCCGGGACAGATGAAGAAAATATGGCACATGAATCCGATTCTGTTATCCTGTCATCGAACAACAGTTTTCTATATGCAAATCTTTGCATACAGAACTCTTTCCTTGAATTTGAATGGGCTTCGTCGTATTTCTTCTGTCTGTCTTTATCTGAATCATGTGCATTGTCTGTCATTTTCTTCAGATCGTTCATCACACGAGCAACATCCTTGTCTGCCTTTACCTTTTCATATAATTCATCAGTGTTCTCATTTTTGATTCCGTATATGAATTCATTTACGAGCATGATGATTATGTCGAACTCTTTCTTTGAATTGTGATAAGAGAGTTCTGTCGGACTGCCGCTCGTGTTGAACAAATCAACATCTTCCTGTGTTGCGGTTCCTTTTTCAACAAACTTCTTCAACTGCTGCCATGTGTAATACGAACCATAGAACGGGTCTATGATTTTTGACACTGCCGGATGCAATTTTTCTCTGAAAATATCATCTATTTTCTGCGAATGATGTCCCGGTATTATGATAATGTGCAAATTATAATAATAGTCGATCGCCTTTGATGATGATTTGGCACGCTTTGCTGTATCATCAATAATATGTTCATCGCGATTTTCTGTTTGAATGATTATGCGGTGCTGACCAAGTTTCCATGAAACATATTCGTTTTTGTTGAAACGCCGCTTGTTCTCACGGTCCGTAATGACATGATATAGTATAGTATACTGTGTAAGACCGGGTCTGAAAATGTAGTCAGGAAATGTTCTTGTTTCTGTGCAATCTGAAATATAACCAAAGTCGTTCATCTGGAACTTGTTTTGTGCATAACTGTTAGATAATTTTTATTTTATAATATGTTGATGCTGCTTAATTAGCATCAAACTCTGCAAGCGCAGTCTTGTAGTATTCTGAACTGATCGACTTCAGAATCCCTTTCGTTTCTTCATCGACATCAGAAAGTTCGTCAATCGACTTGTTAATCAAGTCTTCGATGCTCAACTTCTCATAATCTTCTTCGTCTGACAAGTTGATTTCACTCTTGGATGGAACAACTTCTATGATAACTTTCTTCGCATCCGGAATGTCTATGAGCTTGTATATGTCGGAACGCTTGTACTTCTTGTCTATGTCATCTTCTTCAACGATGATGTCAGTATAGTTGTTTGCAAGCATCTTGTGCTTTACGGAATCATCATAGTTGACAAGGCTGCTCAACTCGATTTTCTGAAAGATTGGAGAGTACTTGTTCTCCGTGAAGTCCATGAACCCGGTCTCAAGATTCAGCGTGAATATGCCGCTTACGTTTCCGATGTCGCTTCTTGACATCTGATACGGGGAACCGATGTATGTTACTTTCGGAGTCTCCTGCATCTTGTGGATGTGACCGGAAATAATTTTTCCTTTGAACTTCTCTGCATCAACCGCCCCGACGATGACCTTTCCGTTGTTGAACTTCATCTTCGATATGTCAGTATGCATGAACGCGTAGTCTGCTGTTCCGCTGAATTTGACAATCTGCTTGTTCTCTTCATTGCAGTCGCCAAGATAAGGAATCGCTGCTATGTTCTTGAAACATTTCTTTCCGTCCATGCACTTGACAAGAGTCGGTTCCCTGATAAGCGTCAGGTTCGATATGTTGTCAAGAGAACGCAGAGATGAGGTTCCCTTGTTTGTTTTCTTAGACAAGTCATGGTTGCCGTTGATTATATATACAGGTAGCATTTTCGATAGAGTCTCGAAAGTCGAGATGCAGAGTTCGTTCGCGTCAATGTCAATCGACATCCTGTCATGGTACACGTCACCGAGACAGAACAGAACACAATCCGGGTTCTCTTTAAGCTTGCTCTCGACAAGAGGAATGAACCACTTCTCGAAATAGTCGCTTATGTTGTTGAGCCATTCCTCGCTTGCAGAGTTCCATCCGAAGTGAATGTCAGAAATCAGGATGATGTGCTTCGACTGTATCTTTATCGTGCTGTAGTCCTTTTCTTTATCTTGTGTCATTATTATTTCAACGATTTATTTGTCAGCATCAATCATGCTCAAGTCCAGTTTTCCAATCGGCTCGTCAGGAAGGCTTCCCTTGAGAATCTTCGTATAGTATTTCTTTCCGAAAATGCCATAGTCAAGCATGAATCCGTAGCAGCCTTCATCCAGACGATAACCATTGTCAACAAGGTCGGCAATCGTTCTTGCCTTTCCGTTCTCGTCATTGACAAGAGAACTTGCATATAGAACAACCTTTCCGTATATCTTATCTCCGATTAGGTTGTCGTAAAGAAGATTCAAGACTTTCTTCATATCTTCAATGGACTTGAAACTCCCACTAATCTTGACAGTTGTGAACTTGTTTATCGTATCATAATTGAAAACTCTGGACATATGCTCATAGTCAAGCCTTGACAGATGCTCGTCGTCGGTGTCCGGGATGTAACCGTATATTGTCAATGTCGGAATCTCCATTGATTCTGCAATGAAACCGCATATCGGATCCGGAGCAGTCCTAAGGCTTGTTGATGAAATCTTTATCGAAGTGTAGTTGATGTCGAATGCCGTATTGACGAACTCTGGTGCCGCAAACTTGTAATTCAGCAAGATTCCGTCCTGCGTTTTCTTGCATCTGGTGATGCAGTTGCCGAAGAAATTGACCGGACTGTCATCAGACTTGAACCACTTGCTTGCGGTCAGCGGTTTCTTTTTTGTTTCTTTATCCGCATTAGAAGCCGCATTATCTGCAGATTCGTTTAAGACTTCTTCTTTAACTTCTGTCAGATTTTCAGTTTTGTCTATTTTCTTTTTTGTCATTTTCAGAGAGAAACTAAAAAATCAAATGAGTATACACAAAAAAACTTGTTTGGTTTAAAAAATAACAAAAATAATTAGTTTTTAATGATAAATATCTTATAATAATTAAAGTATCTTGAAAGTTTTCAATGCCAAATGCAGTAACATTAAATGAAGTAGATGCTATACTTGACAGTGTTTATCCAAGCCAGATAAATCTTAAGTCGTTTGACAAGAAAGAAGATTTGAACAGAAAGATTTGGGGTTCAGATAACAAACTCAAGAAAGTCATCAGAAAGCATCTTGTAAACATAGCGAACGACTTTATCGACGATATGGAGATGGGAATCAAGATTGATGATATCGTGCTTGTCGGTTCTCTTGCCGGCTATAACTGGAGCAAGTACTCTGATGTTGACTTGCACATCATGATTGATTTCAGCAAACTTTCCGAGTATGGAAATCCGGACACTCTTAAGAAATTGTTCGACATGAAGAAAAATGACTGGAACCGCGTGCATGACGTTCTCATATACGGTTATCCTGTCGAGATTTATGTACAGGAGAAGAATGAGGAAAATGCGTCAAACGGCATCTATTCCGTGAAGTATGACAAGTGGATTAAGATTCCTAACTCGGATGACTATGAACTGAACAAGGAACTCATCAAGACCCAGGCGTCGCAGTACATCAACATCATCGATAAAATCGAGGAACTGACTGACAGGCTTCTGACCAAGAGACAGTGCATGATTCTCCGAGAAGAGGTTGTCAAGTTGAATGACGAAATCATTCAGGGAAGAAGAGACGCGATTGCAGAAGCCGGCGAGTATGCTCCGGGCAACATCGTGTTCAAGGTTTTGCGCAGAAGCGGACACATCGGAAAGTTGAAGGAAATCAAGGCTTACTTGTTCGACAAGATAAACACGATTTAAATCAATAATAAGAAACAAATTCACAAATCTTTATAAATGAGAAGATATAATAGCAATAGCACTATCAAAAACAGAATCATAAGGGATGTTATGAAAGAAGTCGGACCGCTTCTTGAGCATGACTGGACTTCATCTGAGGCTGCGATGATGGCGGACAGATACGGCGAGCTTCATCTTTCTTCCGATGCCAAGAGATGGAGAGACTTTGCAGACGAGCTTAAGGACAAGGAGCAGTCGCAGGACTATGATGACGTGATTGACGTGAAGAGCATGATGTCATTCTTCGACAACAAGAAGAGATTCATTCTTGCGACATACATTCCGGCAAAGATGAACATTCTCATGTACTTCGGAAACAACAACAAGATTGCGATTGTCAGATTGACTCCGCAGGGAACGAAGGAAATATATTGGCAGGACATTATCCAGTCAATCGCGTCTCTGTACAAGAGAGAGCATGTCAAGAAGAACGGCAACTGTGCTTCTGTGAGCAAGTCTCTCAGGAACCACAGAAAGGAAGCAAAGGAACTATGTGCAGAAATCAAGAGAGTGTTCGGCTATGACCTCAGCTGGAGATTCTTCAGTGTGACAGGAAGCACTCGTGTTGTCAAGAACGTATTCATTGAAAAGGCATTCAACATCATCGAGATAAAGAATGACATTTTATCGGAAGAGAATAACTACACTTATATGCCGGTAGGAGAAGTTGATGCAGGAAACACGCTAAGATATTCGCGTGCCGTGTTTGACCGCGAGTTCTACATGTTCATCTTAAAAGATATGACAATCAACGAGAAGAACTCTCAGTATTTTATCTATATCGGCAACATGACAACTGCTATCGTGTTCAGAATCAAAGCATATAGAAATAAATCGGATTTCTATCATTCGCTGCAGCCGGGTCCGGCAAATGAATACCTGAGGCATTTCAACCTTATCAGTTCAAGAAACAGGTTGAGCATCGCGACGAAGGAAACAAGCCACATTGACAATATCTATAATTTCTTCAAGTCGAGACCTAAGGATGAGAGGGACGCATTCTTCGCATACTTGTCAAAGTGCATTTCTTCAAATGTGTCGTTCAAGGATGTTAGAGAGTACTATAACATCGAGCACAATAACATCGTGAAGAAAAAGAAAGACGAACTCCATGAGCTCGACCTTGATGGAAAGGGTAATGTTATTGTCAGCACAGTAGATAACACTCCTTCTGATGACATCAACGCAGATGACGATACAATCGTAGCAAGCGGCAACAATTCCGCAGAGGATTTCGTTTAGGAGATGAGTATTATATAAAGAAAAGAGCAATCCGAATTTCCGGGTTGCTCTTTTTCGTTATCTTCCTGTCGGATAATGCATCGGCTGCCTTAGTGGACTCGCAGTCGGATAGCCTCCGCCGTAACCGGGCATCTGCGGACTTCTCGGTGCTGATGGAACGCTTGACGGATATGACGGCATCGGTGCCGACGGATAACGTCCGGTTTGCGGATATGCAGGTGGCATTTGATGCATGCTTCCTGTCGATGAAGCTGTTGTTATCTTTCCGAAACCGCTTGCCGCGTTTCCGTACAGATGGGCGATGTCTGATTCCGAATATTCGTCGTCAAGTGTCTGGACTGCATATTTCTCTATGAACATGTTAACCTGCGAAAGCGTCTCTGTCATTTCATAGCTCACAAGTTCGGAAGAGCATAGCATCATGAACCAGTCATCCAGCCAGTACTGGAATTCTTCTTCCTCGAAAGCGACAGAGACGAACAAGACTGTTGTCGCAAGGTCGTCGTGCATGACTCCGCCTGAATATGTTCCTGTCTTCGATTTCGCGAATGCCTCAAGCTGCTGAATGGTTGAGTTTGACGACACTTCATGGTCGTGTGTTATGATGATTTGTCTTCTTGAAATCATCTTCGCGCCGAGTTCGCAGAAGTATCCCTTTCCCTTGCTGCCGGAGACTGTCTTGAATCCCATCTCCTTCTTTGTCGCTTTGCTGGAATGGAAAGTCTTGATGACAAGAGACGGATAGAACATGTCATGCTTCTTGAATATCTTCAGCCAGTTGTGTCCATTGAAATTAATTTCTATATTGACACGGCAGTTGTCGAACTCTGTTCCGAGATATGTCATTTGTCCGTTCTTGAGCCATGTGAACACGATATGCTTTGCCGCTTCCGCGCATTCTTCCTCGTCGAACACCTGATCCATATAGACTCCGACCTGTCTGAACGCGATGCAGTCTTTCAGTTTGACTTCCTTGTATCCGTCTCTGTTCGCTTCGATTATCTGCGGGTCCAAGAATTCGATTTTGTATATCGTTATGACGTTCCAGTCCGAATCTTCCTGTCCCTTTTCTCCGATTTGCTTTCCCTCTGCCGTGTCTATCTGCAGAAAGAACCTGCTTGTCATCAGGTCTTGTTCTGTCAACTGGTCCGGATGGAAGTCGGGATGCCAGAACAGTTTGGAAGAGACGTTTCTCGGAATGCCGTATATGTCAACAGAACGGAAGAAGCAAGCATGGTCGTTCATCCACTTCAAATCAACAGGAGAAACAAGCTTTGATGCATCAGAGTCGAAAGAGAGACCGAATTCCTGATTGAAGTTCGCTTCGCCGAATGCCGCTATCTGCTTCTGCTTCCATTCTTCCGTATCGTGTCCCGGAACCTGCCAGTAGTCAACCCTCTTGTATCTGAATCCGTTCCACTTCGGATTGTCGTGCGAATAGACCATGTCGCTGGAGAACAGCAGGTCTGCATAAAGGTTATGACGTCCGCGTGGCGTTGAAAGAACGATGATTTGCGATATTTCCGATGATGAAAGAGTCGGCCAGACAGACTGCCAGAACGGAACAATTTTGTTTGCCGGAATAAGAGCGCACTCGTCAACCATGAGAAGATGAATGGTAGAACCTGTCGCCGGCGTCTCTGATGTTGCGGAACACTTGAGCGTGCATCCGTTCTCGAACTTGATTGTCGTCTTTGATACAGAGCGGACTCCGGGCTTGAGCCAGAACGGAAGTCCCTTTAGGATGTCTGTGACCTTGTCAAGAATCTCTTCTGCAGTATCTCCCTTGTTTGCTACGATTCTTGCATTCTTGTCCTTGTTGAATATCATATAATAGACCATGAATGCGGCAGTCGTTGTCGTGTTGTGCGAAAGTATTCCGTTCGTGAAGTAAGAATGACAATAGTCGTTTATTGAAACATCGCACATGAACTCTTTCCGGTCTGTCTTTGTGACAGAGATGACGCGAGAGAAACCTGTCGTGACTTGTAGCAGGTCAGATGTTGTCAAGTCCTTTGCATATTTCCAGACATTTGTCGATGTCTTGACAAGATGCGTGTCCGCGCATTCGAGAGAGAAACCGTTCTCCAACTTGATTATATAGACAATGAACGGCTTCGTGATATGAAAGTGAGTAGCCGGCTTGTAGTCGTTGTTTTCAGAAAGAACAAGCGTGTCTATGTTCGTTGTCTGTATTATCTTCTTGTTAAAATGCTGAAAGTCTTTGATTTTGAACTTTCTGCACATGCACTTGTATATGAAACCGGACATGATGTTGTTCTTGTTGAACTTGTGCGCTGTGTATATCAAGAAGTCAAGAATCGTCGGTTTCTTGATTGAACGGTAGTATATTTCATAGAGTGGAACTTGCTTGTTGTTGATTGTGACGTTTGTGTTCAGGGAAACGCATTTTCCGGTCTGTCTTGACTGAAGCAGGATGTTGAGTCTTGACTTCGGAAGGAACATCTCGTACTCTTCATTGTAGTACGAATCAGTGTACATTTCGATGACATCTTTCTGGTAGTCCCTGAGCTTGACAGTCATCCTGCCGCGGTCCGTCAAGAACTTGCAGTATGTCTCGATGAAGTAAAACGGATCGTCTTGGCATTTCTGCATCTCGTCCCACTCTTCTTTTGTGTACTCGAAGGCGAGGTCCGCGTTACGCCACTCTATCTTTCCATGAAAGAACGGAATCATGTCCGGAGCAGTTCCGTTCTCTATGTCTTTCAGTATCTGGTTTATCTTCTCTGTCGAGTATATCTCCGCTCGTTTCTCCTTCTCAAGTTCCTTGTCGAGATAGTTTGACTTGTCATCACGAAGTTCAATCTGCTCCCGGCGTGGAATAGACATCCTGCGCTTTGTTGGCATTGGCAGTAGTTTTGCAAAATTTTTTTATTTATCAAATGAAAATGTAGATTGTTGAAAATAATGAGTTTATGAGCATAGTGTGTTCAAAAATCCTTTTTTTTTGTGCAATAAATAAACAAAATGCATTTTTTATTAAATGAGAATACAAAGCAAGAAGGCTCTTTATGAGAGCATCATGAGAGATGTTGCCAAAGTAGTTAAGAGAAGATTGAATGAGTCTGATGGAGAAATTAACAGTTCGCGTTCTTATTCATTGAGCGAGATTCCGTTTGAATGGCTTCTTAAACCCGATCTCAATAAAAAATTCAATAAATTAAACCCAGAACTATTCAAGCTTGACAATAAAGGAAGAATTGGCATCAATTTATATTCTCTTGGCATTAATGATGATGATTATGATGATGCACCACCAACAAACCTAAAACCGATGATGACTATTTATGCAGAAAATATAGCACAACTCTGTTGCAAAGTTTATTATTTGTATAATGTAACACAAAATAAAATTAATCCATGTAATAAATACTTTTTTAAAGTATTTAAAACATTTGAACGAAATTCAATTAAATTTAATCATCTTCTTGGAAATTTCAGTGATTTGATCGATGAACTCAAAAAAGTAGATCCTTGGTTTATCAATCATCCAAAAAGATACGCCGGTGGCTTTTTGAAGTTATTTGGTTCTAATGAAGAAAAAGCAAAATTGATTCTTGATGTATTCAATCATGTCGAAAAAGTTTATCCATTTTCAAGATTAATAAATGCAACATATGGTGAGATTGAAAAAGAACTTCATGACATGTTTTCTTAATGATATGAAAAGAAGCATAGAAGTAGAAGATGATGAATTCTAAAAACAATATAATCTAAAAAGGTCATCAATTTTATATGATGACCTTTTTTGTTTTTATAATGTATTGAAACATATTTATTTATTAATAAAGAAATGGTCACCATTTTTTTGATGATGACCATTTTCCTTTTCAATTGTACTTTCTAAAATCAGAGATATTTTCTAACAAACTTATCCAGTGGACAAACATGGTCAAGATGCGTAAAAACATCTTCAATTACATTCAGACTTAGTGAACCGTCTTCTCCTGTTTTAATATATATTTTTTCATCACCTTCTTTGCCATAAACTCTTCTTGAATGATTGATAAACCAAGGATCATTTTGTTTGATTTCATCTATTCTATCCAAGTAACCATGAATAAAATCTGCAAACCCTGGAATGTTACGCATAAAAAAATAATACAAACGTTCAATTTTTGGATTGCATTTTCCAAATGTTCTTCTATGATCGAAAATTAAATAACTTAATTTAGCAATAGCAAATGCAATATTGTCTTCATACAATACAAATGATGGCTTTTGAACATTTGGAATATAATCACGATTTGCATCTCTAATATTTTTATAAGCATAAACATCAAAACCGATTCTTCCATCATGGTCGAGTTTAAATATATCTGGACTGTCATTATGAAGAACTCTGTTGAATATAGGATTCAAAATATCTCTAAATGTATACTCTGAAAGTTTTTTCTTACTTGCAATATTCATATCTATGTCATCAACATCATTAAAAGAATTTGTTGATTCAAAGTCATACAGACCTTCGTTGAGTCTTCTTTTGACAACTTTTGCAACATCTCTCATGATGCTCTCATAGAGAGATCTTTTGTTTTGTCTTCTCATTTAATAAAAAATGCATTTTGTTTATTTATTGCACAAAAAAAAAACAAAATCGAACAATCTTTGTAGATATAAAAAAGATAATGAGCAACTATTTTAGTTGCTCATTATATCTTCAATTTTAATTATTCTCTATACGGAAATAAGTGTCTATTGTTATTTGTTTAATTCAAACATATCCTCAACAAGTCTTTTGAAATTAAATAGTTATAAAACATCAATAAACATAATTTATTCATTTATTGTTATTTCTGGACAATCCGCAAGCACTCTTGAGTATAACACTTTTGCTCCTGTTTGTGTCGGATGCACCATATCTGAAGAAATATGCCCTATTATATCACTCGAACTTAATGCACTGAACACATAAGATGAATTGTTATATGAAACGGTGATTTCATTGTTTGTTTCATCTTTCGATTCTATTGTGTAATTGTCATTGACACTACCGTTTGAATTATATATATGATTTGCTGTGTTTGTGTCAAGAACCTTGTCTATACTTTTGCTTGTGTATATAGTGGCAGCAAGCGTTTCGTTTCTCCAAGCAAATAATGTCGGCGAATTATGCCATATGCCATCTTCATCTGTACCAACAGCATCTGCAAAATCTATTATTCTACATCCAAGAGTTTTTATATAATTGTTATATCCAGTTCTCTGGACTCTCGGAGTTGTAGGAATAGTAGATATTACAACATCAAAACCATATTCATGAGACAAACTGATTAAAGTATCTATATAAGTCTTTTGATAAGAATTGATTGTATAAGCATCATTTACCTTTTCTTCGGTTCCGCCACCATTCATACCATGACACCAAACAACTATAGATGGAACATATCCCATTCCAAGTAATGTAGTTAAATCTGAAATTCCCTCATCTGGTTTTTCTCCTGCCTTGTTATCATAAAGTGTTCCGAAATATAAATCTCTAAAATAATAATAAGGCCATCTGTTTGCGTCATTATATGAAAAATATGAGTCGCCAAACATCCATATGCTTTTGGTTAAATCCTTTGGAAAGAATTTCACTTCAGCATCAATAATAGTTTGCGTACCATTATTTTCGATAAAAGGTCGTCCGACACCCCATTTGTTTTTAGTAGTATACTCAAAGATGTCACCTTTGCTATTAAAAATTTGTATTTTTGAAACACATTGAACATATGTAGAATTAGAAGTACTATCAATAGTTGTAGACACTACAACAGTCGTGTCATTATCTATAAATTCACTTGGCAATGTTTGAGTATCTTCAGTGGTAGTTGATGTGTAATACCTATGAAGAATCGCTTGTGTTTGAGTTAATTCAAGCCAAGAAGCCGCATATAATCTTTTATTATTGCCATTAGTATAACCAACACCGAAACACACATTCTCTATTGTTCCCTTAACTCTTCCAACATAGGTACAGTTCTTTGAAATATTAATAGATGATGTATATATAACTCCGGAAGCATCAATAATTCCCTTTGCCGTTAAACAGTTAAATTTTTTTGGCGGAACATATGAACTAATATCAATATCTGGTATATATTCTGGCTTGATTTTTCTATCTGCTGAATACGGAACATAATTTGTTATTACAGAACCTTCTTCAACCTGTATAGAATCTTTATAATCATAATCAAATGTAAACCTTATATAAGCATCACCCGCACATTCTACATATGTATAAATATTGGTTCTGTCACCTCTAATGTACTTTTTATCAGAGTCATAGACAGCCATGCCTGATGTATTACCAAGCGAACCATAATGATTAAGTATCAATCCATTCTCTGAAATCGGAATATAACCAGTACAACCAACTCTACCTTCATGTTCAGTACCTGCCCAAGAATATTCATTACCTGAAGTAGAAGTGATTTGCACATTTAATTTAAAGTCAGGATCATTTGGATTACATAAATTCTTGCTATATATAATTTCAAAGAAATTTGCTTTATCTGGTGTAACTGCACTATCAACTAATTTTGTTGTTGATACTGAATTATCAGCAATTCGACCATCTTTCATTATCCAGTAAGGTTCAGCATAAGGAATGAATTCGCTTGGTAATGTACTTCCTTTGTATATTGCGTACTGGTTATTTTCGTTTGGATATAAGTTAAAACGAACATAAGCATATGAAGGGTTATCCGTTTTGGATACTGCTATAGCACTACCGGGATTTGTAGTCTTATCAAGGAAAGTTATGTAGTCTCCATTCTCATCATATGCAACATAAGCTGCTACTCCTTGACCGCTTTTGTTCATACAACTAATGCAGATAATATCTTCTGTAAGCGGTATAAGTGGAGTACAACCGTATGTAGCATTATATGTGGGATTGGAGATATCTCCGACCACTCCGGTATTTCTATTTACATATCTTCCTACTTCTATTGTGTCCGGATTAAGCAAATTCGTTCCGATAACCAAATCCATCGTAGCATCTGCAATTACCTTTCCTTGTGCAGCACTCAATGGTCTAACAGAATCATTAGTTGTTAAATTATTAACACTAATGTCATCTTTTAATTTCGATGCGGATATACTATTGTCTTTAAGTTGTTCTTCACCGATAATATTTGTTTTAAACTCACTTTCTAAATAATTATATGGGATATATTCATTTGGATAGTTAGAAGAAGTTCCTCTAATTACCATAAATTCATCAAGTTGTGCGATTGCACCAGAATATCTTACATAAGCGTCTCCTTCTTGATATGTTGCTTGTTCATTGCTATAACCATGAGTAAATACTTTTTCGCTATTATAACAAGCATATCCTAAATAAGTACCACCCTTTTTTGCCAATGCAGCATAGCAACCGGCTTCATCAATAGGTATGTAATCTGTAGTAAAAGAAGCACCGACTGTTGAACTCGGTTTGAGTTCACCATCTAATCTACTGACTAAATAATCATCAACCTTTTTTCTTTTATCAAAAAGATTTATACGAGTACTATCAATAAATTTATTAGCAATGTTTGTTAGCGGTTCAACTTTATCATTTATTTCTTCAGTAGCATCTTGCACATTTGTAGAAACTAAATCACTATTGGTATTGTTGAACGTAATTATAGAAGCGTCTGAACCAATAAAGTAATCAAATTCTTCTACATTTATTTTCGTTACCTTAGCCATTTCTTATTAGTTAGAAGCATTTTTATTGATTAACCGGTGTCATTTCGATTGAATTGTCTTCAAAATCTGCATCCTTTATGATTACAATCTTTCCCATGAAAACTTTGCTACATATGTTATTTTAAAATGATTAAAACAAGAGTGTTAGTATTTTTAACGATTGTTTCTAAACAGGTAAGTTTCAGTTAGTTACAACTTCATATAATGCTATTGTGAACAAATTGAAGTCTTTGAAACCCAGCAAGATGCAAACTTACCTGTTTAGAAACAAACTTCTAAAAATAAGAGTGCAATCGATGGGAAAACTTTTGATTATCAAAGATGCAGACTTTGAAGAAAATTCTATTGAAAGAACACAGGTAGAACAATAAAATAACTTCCGTATCAAGACATGGGTAATCCAATCATAACGACAATAAATGTTGAAGATGTTCCATATAAGATTAAGGGTTCATTGTATGATGGACTTGGCAACAATACAGATGGTGGTATCACGCAGGCTGCAATAACTTCTGAGTTGAATAGCATCAATGAAACCATAGACAACATCGAGCACAACAATACATTGGAATATGAAGAAAGCATCGTCATTTTAGACAATCTGGATGCATCTGTTGTTGAGATTACGTCAAGTTATGTTAATGCAAAGAATCTGAAGTCTAACGGTATTGATGTTGCCACGCTTGAAGATATCAGCACATTTGCATCAATAGATGACATTAACGATAAACAAGACAAGATAGACAATATCGGTTATGAAGAACTTAACTTCCAAACACCGACAATAGAATTCAGGGATGATAATGATAATTATGTCGGGGAAGTTTCTCCAGAGGCAATCGCAGCAAAGAAGTTCTTAATCAAGACAAGTCCGGAAGATATTGGGGTGGACATAAGCGGTATTGTTGGCGGCACCACAGTTGCAAAGACGCTCGGGTTCAGTGACATTGTCCATGTCATCGGTTACGGTCAGTCTCATATGTCCGGCACAAACAGCGGACTCCCGGTATCGACAACACAAAACAGGGCAAATCTTAAAAGATTTGCAGGTGGAGTCAGACCGTATGATACATTTGACCTTGATTCAAGCCGTAGAGTCATTATCGAACGTCAATCTGGTGTCGAACCTACATATCTTGAAATGTCTGACAATAAAAGCGCATGCTTGACGCAAAAGTCCATCAACTATATTGCTGCATCTGTTGATAGTCTTGTTCCATTGACAGAGCAGAGAGTAAAATATGAAAAGAACCAAAATAACACATACAGTCCGAATCCTTCTGTAATAAATGCATCTACATCTGGACATGCGGACGGAGAGACTCCATTGACCGGTTTCTGCGAAGGTTTCTTGAACGCGATTGAGAAATCATACGGAAACAATTTCGGATTTGAAATGCTTGCTACTTGCTGTGCTTATGGTTCTGCTGATTTCCTGAGCCTTTGTCCGCTTGACAGAGATGGCATTATTCATAACGAAAAAGAAATAGACGGGACGAACTTCAACTACTTTGACGTTTTGATGATGACTGTCAAGGAAGCAAAAGAACTTGCAGATGCAGAGAATAAGTCATATTCTGTTGATGTGGTCATATATATGGAGTCGAATACGATAGCTGAAAACCGTAGTGGAACTTCTGTTAGTTTGACCGTTCAACAGAAAGCATACAGAATCGCGCAGCTTTTCACGCTCATTAACCAGAGAGTCAAAGAAATAACAAAGCAAAGCAATGATATAATATTCTTATGTGACCAGAGCAAGACATATATGTCACAGAGAGAAGCCATACGCATTCTTTGTATCGACAAAGAATTTGCTTTGACGGAAGCTGAACAGAACGTACTGGAGACTTTGACGAACAATGATATTGAACCATACGACATGAACAAGATTTATCTTGTTATCGGTTCCAATAACTATGAAATCGGCACTGACCACATTCATCATCCATCATATGCACAGAAACTTGAAGGAGCAACAATCGGAGAGATATATGCAAGGATTCTCTCAAGAAATAATTTCGAGCCTTTGTATCCAATAAAGTTCAAGGTGATTGACAATGATATCTATGTCAAATATCATGTGCCTGTTTCTCCAATCGTAATAGACATGAATGCAGTGAACGGAGCGCATACTTGTCCGAACTGGTGTACAGAACGTGGTGAAATGTACGGTTTCTCAATCTTCAACAAGAATACATCTACTTATGAACCGAATTTCATCACTGCTGCGGAAGTGACAGAAGGAGATACTATTAAACTCACGTGTGAAAGTTCTCCTGTTGGTAAAGTTCTTGAATACTGTTATAAGCCTATTGACAATAGTGGTAGTGGTTTGCCAACGAATTGCGAGTTCGGCAATGTCAGAGACTCGCAAGGAGATATTGCAAAAATCACAATCAACAACACAGAACATCCATTGCATAACTGGTCAATCGGCTTCTCAAAAGATATAATGTAAAAATTAAGATATGAAACTTATATTAAAAAATAGCAATCTTGTATTTGCGCAAGGAATTCAGGATCTAACGATTCCAATACAACAAACAACCGGCGAAATGTATTATGTTGCAAATGCCCGTTCGACAATCGCTTGGGATAATTCGGATCCTTCTAATAAAGCAATCACAGCCGGTAGCAAATATCAACGTTCACAAGTAATAAATGTAGAAAGAACAAAATACAATGCTTTCAAGATTGTCACGTCGAATCCTAATGACGTTACGACATATGCATGGATAACATTCGCTGGTTCTCAAAAAGGACAAAGAACTTATCAATCTTCTCCATTGACAGTCAACACAAAGCATGACTTTCGAGATTCTACGAAGTTCGTTATAGATTCTAAAAGACAATCATTAGACAGTGCTATTAGTAGCATAGATGGTTGTGCAGGAGAAATAGTGCATCAATTCGCAATCAGTCTCAAAAACGACGGAACTGCGCCGTCGATGACTGCTGAAGAATTTAAAGCAATAACTATTGTTTTGATGGCTGAATAGTTAAAAACAATATAAAATACGAAACCCAGACTTCTATCAAGAAATCTGGGTTTCTTCTTAATCGACCGGAATCTTTGGTTAGTTGATTAGCTCTCGGAAGTCAGCCTGATTGAGTAGTACTTCTTCCCGGCGAACTTCTTGAATATACTCGTATCCGCAGTCGAGTTATGAACGCCGCGTGTTCCTTCTGTGAACTTGATGAAGAACTCCTTGTTTGCATTCATGTCAAATTGGAAGTGCTCGAGGATGGTCTGCTGGAACTTCTGCGATGAGATTGTGAACGTAGTAGGCTCGCCGTTCTTGTGGTTTCTGCCATAGATGCTGAGTCTCGCAATCTTCTTTGACTTGTTAGGAGCGTGTGTGCGGTTTTCCTGCTCCGTGAACACCATGTACATCGCGCCGTCCTTCCCGTCCACGAGAGTCACGTGCGTGAAATGATTTTCTATCATATCAGCGCCGAACTCTCTGTCCACCACCATCGGAGCGATGGTTCCGTTGCTGCGTACTCGGATTTTCATCATGTTCGAACCGCCTGCAACCTTTGCATATGACTGGTTCTTGAACGGAGTTCCGCGACGCTTCTTGCGCTCGCTGATCGGAGTGTCGCAGTCGTACTCGTCTGCCGGAATATCGTTGGAAACAGTCACAGTTTCGGCAGCGGAGTCAGCGGCTTCTTCCGGAACATAGTTCTTGAACGAGTCCTCAAGCACGCTTGCGATGCGATGAGGCTTCAGGAAACCGTTGAAGTGAGTCTGGTTGACCGTAACCTGCTTGGTGTTGCGGAAGTTGAAGCGAGGAGAGAAACCGCGGCACTTACCGAGATATGCATGCACAAGACCTTTCGACATCTTGAGAATGTTCTCGTCCTCTTTGTCGAAGTTGCCTTCAGCCTTTCCTTCAAGAACGTTGTTGATGACATCCTCGCAGTACTTCTGGATAGCCATGAAGTCAAACAGCGGTGCAGGTTCCTTCTTTGCTGGTTCTGCTTCTGCAGTGGACTCTTCAATCTTCTGTTCAGACTTGTTCTCGTCCACTTCCGAAACGATATTCTGAACATAGTCAGACTGAACGCCTGTGCCGGTCACAGTCTTGATTGCATCGCTCACCTTGTTCTCGACCATCGTCTTGACTGCTGTCTTGACTGTCGACACTTCGTCGATAAGAAGGTCTGAAATGGTTCTCATGGTCTCGGACATCTTCGTCATGACCTTGCTTGTGATTTCGGTTGTAATCTCGGCTACAATCTTGTCTAACACTTCAGTAGGGACTTGGAAAGTCGCCGTAATTTGTTTTGATGTTTCCATTTGGGCTTTTGTTTTTAGTTGAACAATCGTGTTTTGATTTTCTGCTTGCAAATATATAATGTTTTTTAGAAACCAGCAAGCAATGCAATAAAAAATATTCTAATTTTAGGAAACATTAACTATTTCTATTGTTTTTAAATATCAAAAAAGAGAAGCAAAGTTCTTATTTTGCTTCTCTTTCCACAATATGTTGATAATTATAATTATGAAATCATCTTGATGTTCTTCTTAAGCATCTGGGTTCGCTTTCCTCCGCGAATCACCTCGACTAAGTCATCTGGTTCCACAGCCTGCGTATATGACGTCGGGTTGATTCTGATTTTCCTGAGCGGCTCGTCCGAATCAATATCGGTCTCGAAGTCGTCGTTGTCAACCATGACAGCCCAAGGCCACTGCTCGACCGGCACGACAATCTGGCTCATCGGCAGCACGGCGTACTCTCCGTCCTCATTGACCACATGCACGTTTTCCTTGCACTCGTTGATGTCCTTGAGACTTGCATAGTACTTCTGGAAGTTCAACTTCATACCGTTTGCAACGATGTCGCATTCAACAGTACGGTCGTTCAGGTCCTTGTAGTCCCTCGTGTAGTCGTACTTGTCGTTCTCGACCGGGTTGTTGATTCTTGTTTCCGGATTCAGGTCGAACCTTGAATAGTACTTGTCATTATAATCAGTGTTTCCCCATCTCGTGTTCAGCAGATATGTCAGGTCCGGCTTGATGTCCTTTGCCACGAACTCGAACGTCTCTCCCTGCACCATGACATATACGAACTGTCCGCCGTCGATAATGTCCCTGACAGAAGTCACGGTTCCGCTCATGTCATATCCGTCTATGTTCACGACAACCCTGTCATATGGCTCGTACATAATCTCGTTCGCCGGTGTGTTCCTGACCTCGTTCAGATAGCTTTCAAGCATCGCTCTGTGAACATTCGGCAGGTTTATTCTTGGCGCAGCGCTTTCTTGCTGCTGCTGGTCTAATGCTCCCACTGTTCCGTCCTTTTTTTGTTTGTCTTCTATTTCTTGCTGGAAATTGTTCTCGTCAGATGTTCCGTACTTCGCTTCCTTGACCTTGACGCTCTTTGCAAAGATGCCGTCAGTGCCGAGCTTGTTTCTACGAATCACTTTGATGTTCTCGTTGATTCCAGTCTCGTTCACGAGCGCGGTCCTGTCCATCGTGTTCTCGTATGATTTGCCGGTCAGGGAACTCATGATGCTTGAAACAACGAACAAGCAGTCATCCCGGTTCTTGTAGTCAACAGAGTCAAGCAGTTCATCTATGTTCTCGTAGCTGTACTTGAAACTGTCGAACGAGACGCCCGGAACACCGTTCTCGATATCAGAAGCGATTTGTCCGAACTCGTCAGTGTCTCTATAGTAGATTTCCTGACCTATCCTGTACACCGTGTAGCTCTCGTCTCCCATCGAGATTGAGAAGTTCAGCGGAACCGTAGTTCCGCCAAACTTGTTCACTATCTCTGACACGATAACATGGTTTCCGTCGGCATTCGCGTTGGCAGCGCACGCGTTCGCTGCATAGTTCATCGCCGAGAGCGTGTCTGCCTGCTTGTTGTCGTAGTACTCGATAGGATCGCCGTCATACTGTCCGGTCGTAAGATCGCCGGCTGTTCCGTAGCCGGGCTTCTCGATGTCGGAACCACCAACATGAACATTGAGTCCGAGATTGTCCATCTCGCTCATTCTCTTTGATTTTTTGGTAGCCTTCATTTTACAAACCGTTCAGATTTACTTTCTCACCTTCTTAATGGAAAGAATAGAGCGCTTCTCGTTGATTCTCTTGCCGGAGCGTCTTCTCTTGTAAGACTCTGGAATTACGTCATCGAGTTCGATGTTCTCGTCCGCATCCTCGGCTTCATCGTCAGATGCATTTCCGATTTTCTCTGCTGGAACCTCAATCTCTGTTCCCTCTGCATCCGTATAGGTATCAACCGGATCTGTCGCTGTGTCAACCGATGCATCGACTGCATCAACTGCATCGACATCGTCGCCAAGGTCTCCGAAAATGTCTCCGAAATCAAAGTCATCCTCGTCGTCAAGACCGTCTATCTCCAAGTCCTCGTCGCCGTTGTCGTCAATTTCGATGGTTTCGGTGTCATCAACATCTGCTGGCGGAAGATTGTCATCATCGTTCTCGATTCCTGCTGCAGCATCAACCTCGTCAGTGTCGATGTCGAAGTTCACGTCATCGTCAGTATCTTCTTCGTCCCCGATAGTGAAGATGCCCTTGTCCTCGTCGTTGCCATCCTCGATGTACTCATTCTCCCAGTCATCGTCGTTTCCGCCTGCATCAACAGTCTTGATGTCATCCGTCACTACCGCATCAGCAGAAGAAACAGTAACGCCGTTGGCGCATACGTCTGCATACTGAGGATGCGAAGTAATCGCGTTGATGATAGAATTGTACATAGAAGTGGACATCTTCTCATTCATATCGAGAATAGGAGTGTTATCATCTCCGCTCAAATAGAACTTGATTTCAACATTCTCGACATCCTTCGAACCGTCCGCTGTAATAACAGGCTTCAGTACGAGAACAGTTCCGGACTTCATCACGGTCGAGTTCTTCACGTTGCCGTCGAACATCACGTTCACGATGCTGTAGTCCGGCGTCTCTACATGAGGATTGAAGAGTTCAGTATCAACTTCCTTATTCAAGTCAATCGGGTCTTCCACGTCGCCGCCGAATATGTCAGTCGCCTCGGAACCTTCTTCGTCAGTCTCGCCGGTCTCTGCATCGACAGTTTCCATTCCGGCAAGATTGTCATTGTTTTCCTCGCCGAAGTCATCACCTATGATAATGTCCTCGTCGCTTGGAACATCTTCTGCAGCAGGCTCGTCGGAAATCTCATCATTTCCTTCTTCATCAGTCTCGTCAAAGATGTCGTCGCCGTCAACATACTCATCGCCAAGTTCTTCCGCATCAACTTCTGTCTCGGCAGGCTCGTCGTCAAGATTGTCAACATCTTCTGTATCGACTTCTTGGAACTCCTCGTCATCGGTTGCATCAGAGCCGTCTTCGATGTCATTGACAATATCATCAACCTCTTGGTCTGATACGGAATCAGTGTCTTCAGCAGGCTCGTCATCGCCGCCGTACTGTGTTGCAAGGCTGTTGATTGCTGCCGTGTCTGCATCTGTAACGCCGTCTTCTTCTGCGTTTCCAGAACCAGCACCGTCAAGATAATCATCAAACTCTGCATCGGAAATCTCTCCGGTAGCATCATCTGCATCATACTCGCCATCAGCAGTAGAACCGTCATAGCCGGCAGGGATTTCAATATCTTCGTCGCCGGTCACCTTTTGAACAGGCTGCGAGAGTTCGTCCTTCATCGCTTCTGCCTCATCTGCGGAAACAGGCTCGTTGCTTGTCTCTGTCTTCGTGTTCTCGTCATCTTCCTCGTCGTCATCATCGGACTTCTTTGTTGCAAGAGCCTCGTCGTTGTCCTTCTGCCACTGCTTGTACTCATCCTTGATGTCCTTGAGTTTCTGCTTGGAATCGTCAATCATGTCAGTGATTTCCTTCTTAATCTCATCTGTCGTCGCTTCTTCCTTTGCAGCCTTCAGGTCCTCGATTGCCTGAGTGTACTCTTCAATGGACTTCTCGTACTCGTTCTTGGTCTCGTTCAGGCGGAGAATAATCTTGTCCTGATTAGGAAGCAAGTCTCCGAACAGACTTGAAACGTTGATGCCCATATGCTCGTTGAGCGTGTTCTTGCAGAATATAGGATTGACATTCCTATAGAACGTGTGCTTCATGAGAGCGTTGTTGTGAGTAGCCATGTAGATGTTCTCGTCAAGCTTGAACAAGTCAGCGGTGATGTCCGTGTTGCTGTTCAGCGAAATGTGCTTAGCCCAGTCGATTCTTGCGATGTTGTTGAAGTTCTCAAGCAGGCAGGAACACATGATGTAGAAGTTCGTGTCATAGTTGTCATACTTGATGCACATCTCGTCAAGACGGCGCAAAGACTCTCTGTCTTCCTTGTATCCGTTGATGTCAACATAGCCTTCATAGATAGTCGCGCTGTAGTCTGTTCCGATGAGGTCGATGTGGTCGTCGCAGATATGAACATGAGGATCGTTCACGAGATGACAAAGTTCCACGAACCTTTCATCCAAGTGGCTGATGTACTTCTTGTCAAGAACAGACATGATGTTGCCTTTCTTCACGAAGTACTGTCCGTTCACGTTGAAGATTGACTCGTTCTCCCTGATGTACTGGACAGGAGTGTAGATTGGAGAAACAGTCGCGTTCTGGCGGATGATGTCAATCTCTTCCTTGATGGAGATAGCCTTCTCTGAAATGCTGTTAGCCTTGATTGAGTCGGACTGATAAATCACGTCGAACATCGCGCTGATATAAGGATCGTGCGCGTAAGGCATCAACGCATTGCGGAGCTGAACTCTGTTTGTCGCGTTAGGGTTCAGAACATAGCGCGCTACGTCTTCCTGAATGAGCTCTACATATATATAAGATGAGTAAGAGTCTCTCATCTCCTCAAGCAGCTTGGTGAGCGCGATGCTCTCCTGATTCTTCTCGACCACCTTCTTGATGTCCTTTCTCATCTTGTCAACAGGAAGCAGGTAGTTGTACATCGAAGTGTTCTGAAGCAGAGTCTCGTAAAGACGCTCCTCATATGCTCCGTTGGCAAGAGCGTTTGCATACTCGGAAAGAACATTCTTCAACTTGTCGTTATTGCCGGCATCAGATGCAAGAACGCTCTTGATTCTCTTTGCAAGATTAAGACCGTTGTGGTTGGCTATGCCGGTCAGAGAGAACTTCTCGTTGATGTGGTTCTTCTTGATTTCGCTCTCGTTGAGTCTCTGGTCGATGTACCTCTCGACCTTCTTGAAAATGTTGTTCGTCAGCTTCTTCTGCTTGAACTCGTCACGCTTCCTTTCGATTTCTGCCTGCTGCTGCTCGTTCACGACCTCTCCGCCGAATAGGTAAGGTCTCTCGTTCGCAGTTTCCGTAATGTTCACGATGAACATGTCTGCGAGACCTGGGTTGAAGTTGCGGAGATTGTCAATCTCCTCAAGAAGCTCGTTGCGTGTCTCGTCGCAAGGTTCTGCGATGTAGCGGTTGTAAGACTCGCGCACAGACTCGCGCACGTACTCGTCATTGATGTCCTCAATGAGCTTGAAGCCGCAGAGCTCTGTGAAGTTCTCGTCAAGAATGTTGTCCATCTTCTTAAGAACTTCCTTGACGTTCTTGTTGCCGGTCGAGAACTGGCGCAATCCAGTGCCGAAAGACTCGAACATCATGAACTGCTTGCCGCCATGCTTGATTCTCTCGTCATAGCGCATCAGGTAGGACATAAGGCTCGGATTCTTCTTGCCTTCTCCAAGCAGACCGTCGATGTATCGCTGGATGTTGAACACGACAGAACCGTCCGGAGTGTCGTTCATCTCGTTCTGAATGGATTCAGTGATAATCTGGCGAATCGACGCCTTAACATCTTCATTTTTATCCATTTGTTATATATGATTTTTCTTATTTTTCTGCTTTGTTGAATTATTTATTTAGACAAAAATATGTCAAAATATAGAATTTTTGTCTAAATTATTGTAATCCAGTCACTTACGACTTTATTCTCTTTTTGATAATGATCCTTGACAATCAGTCTGATTCTCTTTGCATCAATATTGTTGTTATACACAAAACACTCAAAATCAACAGGATTCATCTCATCAACCATGAAATTGTAGAGATTGACAGTTATGTCATGCTCCTCGATCATGTCATCCTTGTTCAAGAAAGACATGACAGCGGGAACCTTGTAGTTCGGCGACGGAGCGATGAAGAAGCCGCGCGACTTGACATAGACGTTCTCCGGCTCCACAAGATGGGTTGACGGATCCGGAATGACAGATATTTCCGGCTGGCTCGTCACAGTCACAGTATCCGTGTTCGGAATGATGACATCTATGCGTCCGTTGTCTGTCAGGTCGTCCGGAATCCTCAGGTGGTACATGTGATGATTGTCAATCGAGTCGAGAAGATATTCTGTGTCGTCGCCCTCGACCTGATAGCAAATATCGACAAACAGCAAGTCACGGTCCATGTATGTCTCGTACCACTCGATGAGAATGTCCTGACCCGTCACGAGAACCATTCCGGCAAAGTCTGTTTTCCAGACAATCGGACCAGTCCTGTTCGGATGCACTTCCTCGTCCTTGTGGTTATTCACCCAGATGTTCGCTCCGATGTTGTTGATAGAGCAGTCTGCCGGCGTTTCTGTATACGGATCGAAAACCGGCTGGTATGTCTCGCATTGTAGCGAAAGTGACAGTTTTATCCAGAGTTCGCCCGGAGCCTGTCCTGTCACAAAAGAAGAACCTTGCGAGCTGAGCTGCGTTTCAGGGAAACCGACACGGCACGGGCATACAGTCCCGCGGTAGTTGAAATGGAAAGTCTTGACCTTGTAGAAGTACTCCCTGATTGCCTGATCAATCTTGAAGGCAGTCAGCATCGTGTCGCATCTTATTTCAAGGTTGAACTGGAACTGCAGAGGCATCGAGTATAGATAAGAGACGTATGTCTTGAGCTTTCCGTCCTCGAACTTCGTGAACCTTCCCATAGAAAACCTGTTCGTTATGCTTCCGGAATCTATGCTGACAGATGCAAGCGAAAGCCTTCCCTGCGGATAGAAGTCGAAGTTTCCGTCAATCTTCTTGAGACCAATCGACGTGCATTCGTCTGACGTGAAGAACGTGTAGTTGTCCTGAATGAACCTCTCGGAGTTGATGTTGCTGCCGCCGAAGTCATAGAAGAAAGGGACAGTGACGTTCTGGATGCCGCCGTTCTCTTCCGACCATACCTGCTGATACACAAGCTTGCGGTTGAGGATGCGCAGGAGACCCATGATGACCTCTCTGTCAAACACGTCTGTTGTGTTCCTTCTCTCGAACAGCTGCTTTGGTGTTAAAACCGTCTTTGACATATAATGTACTATTGATATTATAAGATATTTATTAGAAATTTAGCCACATAATGAAAACAAAATAAATATCTTATAATAAATTCCGTTTCCGAAAATGAAGATAAATGAAAGTCTTTTCGACGAAGTGAATCCGGATGAAGTGAACGATACCGAAGAAAACAAATTCGACACTTCAGGGATGCTGATGCTGAATATACACATGCTCAAGAGAAGCAAGAAAGAGGTTCCGCCCCGTGTTCTTCGCGGCTTTAATGAGGTGATGTACAACATTTCTATGCTGTTCTCGCTGGATGTGGACTTTGATAATATGAAACGCGCTCCGATAGAAATCTATTATAAGAACGGAGATTCATTACACACCACAGACAGTTATGACAAGAGAGACTTTCCATATACAAGGGACAAGACAAAATGCCGTCTTGACAACTATTCTTTCTTCACAATCAGATATGACTACTTGAAGATAAATTTCAGCAATGTCGCCAGCATTTCAAAATTCCTGATAAAACTGTTCATCAGACTCCAGTGTGTGACGAACAACGTGTATGACATAACGTTCAGAACATATGACAATAGGTTTGACAAGAAAGACATATTCCTGTTCACGCTGAATCCGATTGCGTTCTATCAGATTTCGTCAGACTATGACTACTATAGAAGAACTATCTTTCCGAAATGTATGACAAGCCTATATAAGATGCTTCTCGGCTGGAGTGCAAGCAAGATTCCCGATGAAGATGCGAACGACCAAATTAACTATACGAATATCATCAACTATATGATTTCGTCAAACATTGCAAGCAATTTCGTTAGATTCAACTTGCTAAATACAGTTGATAAAAACAATATCATCGAATGCAGATCCATGCAATTGCATAATCAATCACAAGGTGATTGTTTGGAGTTGGAAATTAAAGGCATCAATATCAAGAACATATTGAACAAGAATGGAGATATATTTCCATTATGGTTCACGAATATTATGAAAATGTACAGATGTGAAGGATTTGTGAAAGTCGGCTTGCTATCGTTATCGTATGAAAAAGGCGACATATTCGTGAATGGAGAGTTGAACCCGAGAATAAAAATATCATATGTAAACAGTCAAGATATCGGAAAGACATTCTTCTTTGAGACCGGAGACAACAACACGGCATATAACATATTAAGATTAAGCGACTATACGCTGCTATCAAAGAAATGGTTCAATTCAGTGCGTTATTGCCAGAATTCCGGACTGTTCGTTATAAAATGCGGAACTGCACTTTCATATGCATATATGACCAAAGATGGAAAAATCGTTAATAACAAGTGGTTTAAAAACATAACAGATTTTAATCTTGCCGGCTATGCTGTCGCGTCAATGTGTGAGAATGAATACTATATAATTGACAAGAATCTAAAAAGAATGAGCCAGAACTACTACTCGATTACAAACTTGGTTTCTTCTTATTCTTATGATAAAAATGCGAATGAAGCGATATTCAAAGTTGTAAGGGCATCTGATAAGAAAACGAACTTTTTGATGAATGACTTTAGTCTTAAGAATGAAGAATGGATGTAATGTTTGATGTGACAAAATAAGAAAAACCCAGACTTCTTTGGAAGCCTGGGTTTTATTTTTGTCGCTTTGATAATTTATCTACAAGTTTTTATAAATTCTGAAATTATTCCAGCATATACTTTATTTGCATCTCCACTAATATCAATATGCGGATGAACGCCGTCTTGATTATAAAGTCTAAAAACATTACAACCTGTGTTATTGTCAATGCAGTCGTTTGCTACACTTGGTCTTCCTTGTGACGATGGATATAATTCAAGAAAGTATTCTTTTGCAGTAGGAATAATATGATTGCTGAAACCTAAATACTTATATACTTCACATAGTGGGAAAGCCCAGCTTTTTGCTATTGATTCTTGCGCTGAAATTATTGAAGAATATGAAGGTCTATCCCCGTTTTCATATTCATAATTGCTAATAAAAACAATTCTTGCCTTTGGTTTCCAAGACAAAATAACAGTAACAATGAAATTGATAGAACCGATGTAACAATTTCTGTTAAGACTTGCTGCAAATGATGCAATATTTGATTCGCCAACTCTTTGAATCAATTTCGCTCCGTCGCCAATCGTATTATTTAAATCATTTCTAATATTCAAGAAATAAGCAAGTCTTTCATAGTTATTTGCAGTCATAAATGAATCTTCAGCTAAAATACTATTCGATATATTCTCAACAGTTGGCTCTAATATTATATCTGGTGTGTCGTCGGAAAGTTTATAATATGTTTTGAAATCATTATGACCGTGATCAATGACAAATAAATCTGGAATCAAACCATTTGGGTTCTTTGTTGTGACAGTTCCTTCTAAATACGGCATAAGTTTATCTTCAAAACTTGACACTCTTAGTCTTGCAATGTCATTATTATCCAACACAAAGCCGGTGTTATTGAAATTGGAATCCGTACCATTGATGATATTTTCTATTTCTTGTTTTGTCCTTGACAAACATGATGTACAGTTATCTTTATTGATACTAACATAGTCACCAGTCCTTACGTTTGCTCTACACATAGAAGAACCGACAGATTCATTGAAAATAGTAGCATTTAAATTTATACCAACTTCTTTTGGGTAATTACCAGCGACAGTTTCTTCAGTTCCCAATGCTGAATCTTTTCCGGCAGGAATAGACGTACCACACCACCAAATCGACTTATTATTCCAGTAATTTGAATGTCCAATATTTGATATGTTTTCTTGCAATTCTGCTATATTTTCTGTATTTGTGTCTATTAAGTCAAATTTGCTTATTTTTTGTACGAATACAATGCTTATAATTTTTACAGTACTTGCATATAGTTTGCAATCTGTATTTTGAGCAGCAAATGTATAAGTATCATTAGAACCAGAATTGCACCAATCTATGACAATGCCGGCATTTGTAGTCAATGCCATTCCATAAGAACCGGACTTAATTATGTTTAAAATGACTTTCGTGTTTGCAGGAACATCATAGATTCTATAACTCGATGATGTTAATTCCTTTAGATTTACTTGCGAACCTTTTGTTTGAGTTCCGTAAACATAATAACCGCCAGTTTGCTGATATATATCTGTATTGTTTGTTACATCTTTTGTTATTTCAGATGAAGCTGATTCCTTATCCAAATATTTAGCGTCACTTTCTGATTTGCTATAAAATTGTTTAGTTAACTTGATGATATTTCTACAAGAAGCACTTGTTGTTGAACCTTCAACATATATTTTAATTGTGTTTGATGGAATTTCAAATATAGTCGGTTCTTCATATGCAATTCCAAGTTCTCCAAATATAGCCGTATCTTGATTGGATGAATCAAAACAAATCATAATAGGGCTATTGCTATTGTTAGGTTGTTTTCCTGTAATTGCAACTTTGGTAGTTCCTTGTTCTAATGCATATTCAAGAACAGTAAAATCTTGATTTGTGCTAATCTTGTTTGTTGTTGTTATATTCGTGCAATATTGTGGATATGATGTTGTTGGAGTTATTTCTGTTCCAATTTCTTCTTCACTTAAATCATCAATCAATGAAGTTATTTTTTCATTTACTGTAACATCAGCATCCATCAAAGTTTCAATTCTTTCTTTGATTGTCTCTGATGAATTTATTACTTCTATTTTTACTACTTTATTTAATAATGCATGTATATAACCTGTAGATGAAATTGGAGCAAATTCATGACTGCCGCCATCTGTTGAAGTTACAAATTCTTTTACAATATCAGAACTATCAGTTAATACGAATCCGTAATTGCCAGTAGTGAGATATTCCAGTTGAACTTTGCAATTTGCTGGTATTTCATATCTCTTGACATTATATGTAGTACTTCCGGGTGGTACAATTGCGATTGTTTGACCGACTACTTGGGTTTTAGAAGGATAACCAGAATAACTTACACTTTCAGCAAGCGGAATAGTTATATTGTCAAAATGCAACTGCTTATCAATTTCTTCAAATTCATTAGTCAATGCAGCCTGCGTAATGCCACCATCTGTATTATTGCCAAGTTCATCATAAAGAGTTCCTTTTATCTTATATGGAATATCTTGAATGTTTATTGATGTTACGATTGGATCGCCCATTTCTTAATACGGAAGTTATTTTATTGTTCAACCTGTGTTCTTTCAATAGAATTATCTTCAAAATCTGCATCCTTGATAATCAAAAGTTTTCCCATTGATTGCACTCTTATTTTTTAGAAATTGTTTCTAAACAGGTAAGTTTGCATCTTGCTGGTTTTCAAAGACTTCAATTTGTTCACAATAGCATTATATGAAGTTGTAACTAACTGAAACTTACCTGTTTAGAAACAATCGTTAAAAATACTAACACTTTTATTTTAATCATTTTAAAATAACATATGTAGCAAAGTTTTCATGGGAAAGATTGTAATCATAAAGGATGCAGATTTTGAAGAAAATTCAATTGACATTCATCAAACATCATCAGAACAATAAAATAACTTCAACATCAAGACATGGGCGATCCAATTGTAACGAAGATAAGCGTTCAAGACATTCAATATAAGATAAAAGGAACTCTTTATGACGAGCGTGGTTATAATACAGACGGTGGAATGACGCAATCTGCATTAAGCAGTTTGTTTGACAATATAGATCTTACATTGTCTGACATCAGAACAAAATCTGACGGTTTATCGCTCACATCAGAAGACGGTTTCTATATCATTGATGCATCTGGAGACATAGCACTTAAAGTTGATAGCAATGGCGTGTTCGACGTATCTGCTATTGGAACGAATCTTCAAGAAATTATCGGAAACAAAGCGATACAAACTGTTGATTCGTCGATTATAGAAATCAATAATACGATTGACAGTCTCGGAACAACTATTGATAATGTTGAAACAACTATTGATGATGTTGAAGGTGAAATAACAGAATTGTCTAAAAATGCTCCACGTGTCGTAGATGATTACGGCGTCTATTTTACAGATGCTAACGGAAACATCATGTGGTTCATCAAGACATATAAATGTTTAGAAGACGGTCTTTACTTCATAGATGAGCACGGCAATGTTGGTTTGCAATATGTAGATGGTGAATGGTCTTTTAGCAATCTAACAAATGTAGATGGAAGTGGTGGAGGAAGTTCTATTGATTCATCTACAATGGACCACTCATTGATAATGAGAGCAAATCGAGCAATAAAAGAACTCAATTCTGTCAAAAATCAAATAGATCATTCTATACCATCATTATTAACACTTACTAATGGAGAAACACAATCAACATTCTCAACAACAGTTCAGAACACATCTGCTAAGGAAAAGGCAATCGTTAGATTGAGATTGCACTATGGAAGTTCAAAGTACACTCCAGACAATAATGATATTTTCTTCAATGGAACTTGCAAAACGGATTTTAGCGACGTTAGGTTCTTTGACAGCAACGGAAACATGTTGAAAGCCGCATTCGGAGAACCGTTCCATCTTGGTGTGTATAGAGATACGAATCTGCATGGAACTGCACACGGAAGATACACAAAAATCACATCAAATGGTTATTTAATCAAACTTACCAACCAGGGAATTGTAATAACGAAGGATAATGGACAAACATGGACACCGATTGGTCCAAATGGTAGTGGTTATAAGAATTATTCCGAGTATCCGTCAGATGTGTATGGTTTTAGAGGTATGATTCCGGTTTTTGTTGATTCTAATAATAATTTATTTGGTTATTCAGGCGGAAAATTATATAAGATTGAACACGGAGCGAATTATGATTATGCAAATGAAGTAGAGGTCTGTGACTTTTCTTGGGTTTATACAGATCCGTCAACAGGAGATACAAATACAGTATATCCGGAAATAACGCCGGCTGGAATGACTGAAGATATAAATGGCAATCTCTATTTCGGAACATATGCGGATACAAAGTATTATCATGTAGACATATTTGTATCTACAAATCAAGGAAATTCCGGAACATGGGTTAAGAAATATCATAAAAGTGAAACAGACCTTGATGCTACAGGGAATCGTCAAAAAGATTTTCAACATGTTCATCATGTCCATGCAGACAAATACTCTACCAAAGTATATGTCGGTATTGATGGCGGCTTTCCGGCACAAGGTCCAACACTCATATACACTGATGATGCCGGAGAAACATGGAATGATATCACAACAAGGTTAAAAGAGCATAGAGGTCATGACCAGTATCCTGCATATTTTGGACAAACATATAAGTTAGGTGGAGGTGAATCATATACTCTTGGTGGAAATTCAATCATCAGAGGAAATGCGGATGATACTGAATTTGAAGATGTTTGGAAAGGTTGGGGCGGAGTGCGTTTCATAAGCGACTTTGGCGATGATTCTCTGCTAATTGTCGGTATCCAAAGAAATTCTCATTTTGAAGAAAACCAGATACTCTTATCATATGACCAGGGCAAGACTTGGAAAAACTTGATGCGCGTTGATACGCCCAAAAAGGTTACAAGTGGAGATGGATTCAGAAAAGCAATATATTGTGGAACTCTTGCTGGTGATACAGCACCTTGTGTTATTCTGAATCAGGGACATTTCACAGAAGCGTTTAGAGTATACAAAGAGACGAATGATTATTATAGAGAAGTTGAAGTAGAAGTTGATGACGTTCCATCTTCCGCTTCTGAAATAACAATCACTGCGAAAACAGGTTACGTAATGCCGTATCCATATACTACTGTTCGTGGTCTTGAAGTTGACGGGCTTGTATACGAGATTCCGTTCAATGAAGGTTGCGGAACAATGGTTCAAGATTCTCTTGGAAATATTGTTTCTATTGACGGAACAATTTCTTGGGAAACAAAAGAAGAACCAGTCAGATATGGAGAATATTCAAGCGAAGAAGATAAACCATTTGCATTCTCATCCGCAGCAAAAGTCAATGGAATTCTTGACTTTGGAAAGATTGACGAATTGAATTTCTCAAATGGATATACGATAACTTTCTGGTGGAACGAGAAGAACCGTTTGTGTCATTATACGGAAGAAGAAAGATATGACCACGGTTATTTGACGAATCCTGTAATTTTGAGAATCCTGTCAGCCGGTAACTATGACTTGGTTAGAACAAGGGAAGCGATGTTCAGCATTATTCCAAGAGGCGCGACAACAAGAAACATTACCAATGGTCATTCAGCGGGAATGCAAGCGCTTCCTTGCAGTGATAATTATTGCTTTATCTGCATTGTTGTTAGCGACACAAGAATTTATCTTTATCTCAATGGCTCGTTATCAGGTGGCAACACTGTTGGTTCTTGGGTTGGTTTTAATGATATGAATCTTTCAGAGAACAACTTGGTCATAGGTAGTGCAGATACAGAGACGCCGGGTTATATTTCAGATTTCAAAATATACAACAGACAACTTTCAGATACTGAGATTAGAGACATTTACAAAGGCTTCAATTACGAGCCGCGACCAGAAAATCCTTAATCCGGAATTTTTTAATTCTATTAAAATAATTTGATATAATAATTATATGAGCGGAATTGCATTTATAGTTCCAAACGCAGACTTTTCAGGCAGCGTTCTTGGACAAGTAACGATTCAGAAAACTGTTGAAGAAATGGCTTCAACGGTCGTAAAAGCATACACAGATAAGATTGGAAGCACTCAGTATTCTTCTCAACTGACGAATATGGTAATGTCTCTTATGAGAGAAGGAATATGGAACGGTATTGACGTATATCCGATGCTCGGTTCCACTTTAAATCATATGGCTATCAATATAAATCCAAACAACGGATTCCAAGGCCTTGATTTGAAATTTGGCACTAATGCTTCATATGTTACAAATGGTGTTGAGTTTGCAGAAGGCGATGATTACGGAAGTACTATAACAGATGTGACATATAAGGCATATGACGGTACTGCTGCAGAAGTTACACAATCTCTAAATGGTTTCTACATATTATCTGATTTGAGAAGATATACTTTGAATGGAAGAATCAGAACTTTTTATACTACAAGAGGTAACCAGAACACTCCGGTCACAATAAAAATAGGTTCAACTGGTAAGGCTATTTGGGAAATTAGCAATACGAGTTTATCATCCACAACGTTAATCGGAACAAGTAGAAATAATGTTTCATTTTCAATTAATAACGGAACAATGATAGAATATATTGATGGTGTTCAAGATGTATCGACAGCAGTTGGTTTTGCAAGCGACTCACCAAATGTCAGGATTGGCAATTTCTTGGGAGCATCGCCAGTTAATGATACTGCAGTAACCACATTTAACGGTTCTTGCTGGTTCTGGGCCATTGGCATAATAGATCCATCAAAGCATGCGACAGCAAATACAATATTTAAGACATTCCTTGATGCAGTAAAACCGAACATTTAACCAAAATACCATCAAATACAAAAATGCCAAGACTTCTTAAAAATAGTCTTGGCATTTTTCATCATTTCAAGCATAAAATCAATCCTGATAGTTCTGTAGAACATAGAGATTCATAGAATCACATATGTTTACTTTCTTTTGACGATTCATCGGTGACTTGGTACTCACAAGACCATTCATTAAGAATGCGTTTTCCTATTGGTCATCTCCACGTCCCGTCTCCCCGAACTCAGGGGCAGCCCGGACTATCGGACTCCGGGAAATCCAGAGACAACTTAATGTCTCTATGAGTTTACAAAGAACAATGATATTAAATCTACATAAGTATACTACAAGATGTCAAAATAGTTTAAAATAACTTCAATGTTTTTTTTGATAGCATATTAAATAGAATTAGTTAATGATTACAATACATTAAACATCAAACGTAAATCCATCAGGATTTCTAATTTCATACAGAATAACATTGAATACTATGAAGAAAATTGCGAGATAATGGCATATTGTGCTGGCAATTTTAACAGAATAAAGAATGTTACAAGTTCTAACATATCTTCTGTCAATACATTAAGGGTATTTAGTAAAAACTATACATTTCACCGAATGAGTTAAACAAATGCATCAAGATAGTATGCGGAACTGCAATTAAGAAGGTTGCGCTTTCTATAAGTAGAAATAGTTATGGAATGATAGCACTTGATGTTTATTCAGATAGACTTATTCCAGAAGGAAAAGAGCAGTTTTATCTTCCGGCGGTTCCAACTGATATGGGTAACATAAATGTTGGAGATAGTGTATTCGTAACATCTAATAACACAGTTGTTGTTTGGAATGGTTCGAAATGGGTTGAAAACGATAGTGCCGGAGCAAGTGTTGTCCGTAGCGGTGCAACAAGCGAGAGACCATCCGGAAGTTCAATTTATGTAGGATTCCAGTTCTTTGACACTACGCTTGGAAAACCTATATATGCTAATGCAATCAGCGGAAACACTGTAACATGGGTAGATGCAACAGGAGCAAATGTCTAAATGATTTTTCATTAAACTATTAATCTTTTCATTTCAGATAGATAAAACTTAAAAACTTTATCTTCTCCGGCTTGTGATTGGTGTTTGCCGTCATATGTATAAAGTCCATAACGTTTAGAATATCCATTATTCAACACTCCGTTATTGGTTGCTTCTTCATAAGTGCTTATCTGACCAGTCGAATCTTTAATAAAGTTGTATATCGGATTTGTTCTTGACAAGTTAGTTCTGTCATTTGCAACACCCGGATTTCCATCATTGTAATATGGCTGGCATGGTTCAGTGAACGGAGAGAAACCACAATAACGCTCTCCATCTATTATCTGAATGCACATGCGTTTGCATACATCTATTATAACATCATTCACTCGTTTAGCACTTTCACCATTCATATTACCCAATCTTTGAAATACAGTTCCGACAACAATATATGCAGTCGGATATTGTCTCTTGAGATATTCAAGATAGTATCTCATGCAAGCATATGTAGTCGTGGCGCTTTCAAGTTCTTTATAATTATATGTAGAGAATGCATCAGAAGCGGTTCCAATATCTTCTGTGTTACTAATGTCATTTCCACCAAGTTGAATGATAATTATATCAGGTTCTATATTTTCTGACTCAAAACTGTTTATCTGAGCGCCTAAACAATTTGTAAGTGTTTGGTCTTGATACTTATTTCTCCATGTAGCACCACCATTCGCATAGTTTCTAAAAGTGTCTATTTCCAATTCTTCAGCAAGACGTTGTGCCCATTTGGTATTTCCGGTAGCGGTTGAAGAATCACCAAACACAATCATTGTTTTCCCTGATGTCGGCAAAGAATGTTTTAACGATTCGATTTTGTCATTCACTTCTGTGATTTTTGAATTAGTATATTCAATCGGATTCGATGTACGTTTCCATAACGCTTTTGACAAAGATGTCCAAAGTGAGTTGAATATCAATGTGTCAAAAGAACCATCACATTCTATTGTTTCTGTTACAATTTCGGAACTTGTGCTTGAACCAATTTCTATAATTATATCATTCTTCACTTTTGCATATAGTTTTCCAGTTGAACCTCCTTGACCTGTTATTATGAACACATCTCCGATTGAAAAATCAGTTACTATTAAATATCTTCTTGTAGTTTTTGATGTATCAGGTGTAATTTCGGACAAACGATCACCGACATTTGTCTGAATCATTCCTACATTATTTGCAAAATCATCTTTGAAGTCAATGTCTATGTTTCCAGAAATGCTTGCTTTTATATTTTGCAATTCTTCTGTTATGATGTCTTTATATGGTCTGTAACTTTTATGGATGATATTCAAATCTGCAGTTCTGCTGTTGAATATCAAAGTGTCAAATGTGCCATCGCAATAAACTTCAATCGTAGATAAAGAACTATTGCCTTCTGCATATATGATAATGTCATCTTTTGCTTTCGCAACTAATTTTCCTGTTACACCTCCAGCACCTGTGATGATAAAAACATCTCCAGAAACAAAATCACTTGTTATATAATAAGACCTGTTTGTTGATTCTTGGACAGTCTGCTCAGAAACTTTTCCATCAATTGGCGTTGGAAATATTCCATGTATGAATCTATTTTTAATATCTTCATCATTTCTGTTCAGCAATAATGATTGTATAGTATTGGTTATAGTTGCTTGTGTTACGCTGCCGTCCGTGTTATAACCAAGTTCATTATATAAATTATCCTTGATGTCATAAACAACACCTTTGACTCTTATTTTAGTTACATTATTACTCATTGATTGCAAAATGATTACTTTTAGTATTAAAATTACAAAACTGCGAGGTTTCTTATTCAAGCGAGTTTGCTACAGCATAGAACTACTTACAATTCTCTAATGCACAGAAACTTACACCAACTAATTGAAAGAGTAGAACTTACCTGAATAAGAAACGTTGGAATTTTGATATTTTAATACTAAATGTAATCATTTTGCAATCAATGAGTACGAATGTAACCAAGATGAGAGTCAAGGGTGTTGTGTACAATCTTAATAAATTATATGACACAACTGGTTCTAATACAGACGGAAGTGTAACACAATCATTTTTTACAAGAAAGTTATCAGGAAAGAAAATAAGCATACCAGATACTGCAGATAATAGGTATTTGGTATCATCGACTGCAAAGTGGACTAATTCAAACTATTCAATTCTAATAGATGTCGTTTCTTTTCGTGGAAATAAAATAATCATCAATAATGTAATCGTTACAGGAACGAAATATGCATTCTTGATTGATAGTGATGAAACTTCTGTCACTTTGTGTAATGGAACTTCTATCTCTGATTATACAAATTTCACTGCATTGACGATTCCAAATGATGCTAACTACTTATATCTTTATCTTGGAAACAATGTTCCGACTTATATGCCTGCTGTGTTTGTATATGGCACTGAAGAAGGTATTGAATACAGATTGACAAAAATAGAAAATGATGTTTATCAAATATCTGGCGAGACAGCAGAAATCACCAACTATACAAACAAATATATTATGTTATCAAGAGGAAGTTGGTTAGATGCACCGAATGAAAACTCTCATTGTGTCATAGTTGATGTTTCGAAGCAACGTAGCAATAAGATTAAAACCAACATCGGCGTTCAGTATGCGTTTATATCTGTTGACAATGGACAAAAAGTTATATATTGCAAAGATGTCAACGACACTGACTTACAAGGTTCTATAACATTAAATTCATTTTATACTATTCCAGATGATGCTATAGAATTTTATGTGTTTTATACAGGAGACACGATTCCAACTTTTGAATTTGAAACGCCGATAAAAGAAGGCATCAATCAGAAAATTATTGGTATTGAATCTGAATTAACAACCATTCAGCAAAATATAAATTCAGTTAAAGATAAAGTCAACGGTCGCATTCTTGAAATTCCAAATGCCGCTGACAATATATATTGTGGTTTAACATCGGGCAAATGGATGAGTGGAAATTATTCAATATTGCTTGACGTTTCCAAGTTCAGAGGCGAACAGATAAAGGCATCACAAGGCAACCAATGGGCATTTATGTTATCAGACGGCGGTCATGCCGTTGGTGGTATATGTGTATTTTGTAAAAATTCTTCAAACGAAGACATAAAGGGAACATCATTCGATAAGAACACATGGTATGACATTCCGTTGGATGCAAATTACTTTTATTTATATTTAAGCAATAATCCATCTACTGTTCCAACTATAGAAATCACAGGAGAAGTTTACGGATTAGACAATATCATAGAAAATATCGACGCGATTTCATCTTCAACTATTATAACAAAAGGAAAGAAGATAGCTTGGTTTGGTGATAGCCTAAGTCAACTTATGGAATTGCCTCATCTTGTTGAAAAAAGAATAGGTCAGACTGTGTATGATTGTAGTTTTGCAGGAGCGCCAATATATGGTTCCGGTTCAAACACAGACAATTATTATGATACCGGTTTCTGTTCTCTTGTATCGCAAATTGTAGCAAATGATTTCACACCGTTGCAAACTGCTCTTGACAATCAATTAAGCCAGGGACAAATAACACAAGATAGTTATAACAAGAAAATGATAAACTACAACATCTTGTCAAATATTGATTTTAGTGAAATAGATAAGATTGTTGTATTTGCAGGAACAAATGATAAAGTTTATTCAACATTAAACATAGAGCCGTTGAAAACAGGTTTGAGAAATGCATTGCAATCGCTTTTCACAAATAAACGCAACATTATTGTTTATGGAATATTGCCACCATATAGAACAGATTGGGATGAGACATCTAACGGAACAAAAAGAACATTGTTACAAATCAATAGTGCAATTGCAGAAGTGTATTCTGAATTCGGCATTCCGTATCTTGATTTCTTCCATGCATGCTGCACCAATCAATATAACTATTTGCAATGGATGAACAATGACGGTTTGCATCAAAATGCTGCCGGAGACAAGATGTGGGCTGATAAGATAAGCGCGTGGTTGTTGAGTTGTTAAAAACTAAATAAACTATTCAATAAAAAGATAATGAGCAACTATTTTAGTTGCTCATTTTATCTTCAATTTTAATTATGCTCTATATGGAAATAAGTGTCTATGTTTGATTCATTCAAAACAAATGTTACATCAACTGTTTGCGCTGCACTTCCATAAGCAGCCATGTTCAAAGCGAAACCGCCGCCTGTTGATGGAAGATAACTTGACAAGTCGATAACTGTTTCTACTGTTGCACTACCTTTCCATTGCGAATCTCTTGAAATTTCTGTCAAATCATTTCCGGTTGCATAACAAACTCTGACTTTATATCCGGGCGCTACATAAATCGTATAGTTGTTATCACTAACTGCTGTCAAGCATTTGGTAGTAGTTCCTTCAACCGTATCATACCATCCATATATCTTGTTGTAATAAGTATCTGTTGAAGTATAAACTTTGAATTTTTTATCCGTTCCCCAACTACCGGTTACTGAAACGATATTGTGTTCTTCATAGAATGAAACATGTTCTTCTACTGCAATTGTCTTAGTGGCAGAAATCAATGAATTATAAACAGACGTTGCACGGATAACAATACTTTGCGCACTTCTATTCATATCAATCGTCAAAACGCCATAACTGTTGATAGACGCGATTTCGCTTCCTTCTACAATGCTCCATTCGACGTCGGTTTCTTCCGTGTTGGCAGGATTGTAAACTATACTATATTCAACGCTTGTCGTGTTGCTTGATATAGTTGAAGGTCCATCAATGCTTATGCTTTCAACACGACCTGCCAAGAAAGTTACTTGTCCCAAGTTATTATTTGAGAAATCCAAATCGGTCACTTTTATCGCGATACCCATAATTGTTTCTTATTTTGATTTATAAAATTGTTGTTTTGGTATAAGGAGTCTTGTATGCATGCTCGGATGCACTCTTTGCAGAAGTTAATGCAGAAGAAGTGATTGTTCCGAATGATGATGTTTGTGGATATACATTCGGGTCTGTGTTTGAAGTTGACGAATCACTAAGAGCAAAAACGTTTGTTCCCCATATGGGTTTCCAATCTATTTCCGCAAGCGGTTTCATATCTCCGAATATTCTAAACAATGACAAATAGAGAACATAAGAGCCGATTAATCTACCAATGCCGTCTTCCATATGTGCTCCGTCTGATGTAATATGACCAGCCGAACCATAAGCATCAAGTTCCTGATTCGTTCTTCCGTTTTGAATAGCGGTTCCGGAAGGAACTATGAAATCAACGATGCCGTTGGAAACCAGCGTTTGACAGATTGAACACATCGTCCCCCACATCGTATCGCCATATGTAATCTCTCCTTCTGTTGATTTTTTCGGATTCGTCAAAACATAGCCCCAAATTGGCTTATAACCGATATAACCATTAACAAGAGACGTTAATGTCTGCAGACCGGTTCCTTCATTGTTTATGATTGTGGTTTCACGGTCGCTCAGGTCTGATGCCTGATGCGTCATGATTATATTCCACTTATTGCCGTTGTCAAGAGCATTTTTAATCGTAGTGTTCGCGCTTCCGCTCGAAGTCCAATAGCCATTAGTGCTTTTGTATTCGAAATAATAATATGGCGTTTCATTATTGAATCTGTTAATGTGTCCTTCAATATTCATCCCAGACAAATATAACACACCGATTATAAGAGTAATTCCGCTATTTGCTTCTATTAGACGTGGAAGATATACGCAGTTGTCGATGCTGAATGAATTACCGATGAAGAGAATCTTTATTTCCTTTGCTGAACTTCCGCTAATAATCGGAACATCATCAACCAGAGCACAAGACAAACCATCTTCGTCATACTTCATTCCGATGTTGCCATCTGCATCAACGACATAAAAACCATGTTCCATCACTTTCACACAATAAGGCATGGACATCTTGACGATGTCAAGCAGGGACGTTTTGAAATGAGTGCTCAACTTAGCAACATCGAATCCGTTCTCGTCATATTTCATGCCGACTTTTCCATTATTGTCTGTAACTGTGAAACCTTCTTCTTCTGTTATGCTTATTGATGAGAAACTGGATTCAACATCATTGACAAGATCGATAACATTGTCAAAACATTCAGTTATTGCAGACTGTGTCATTCCGCCATCTGTATTAGAACCGGTCGTGTCATATAACTTATTAAGGTCATAAACAACACCTTTGACTCTCACCTTGGTTACATTCGTACCCATTGATTGTAAAATGCTTACTTTTAGTATTAAAATTACAAAACTGCGAGGTTTCTTATTCAGGCGTGTTTGATGCGGCATATAACTACTTACAATTCTCTAATGCACAGAAACTTACACTAACTAAGGGAAAGAGTAGAACTTACCTGAATAAGAAACGATGTTTTTGAACACTTATATAGTAAAATTAGACATCAACTAATGAGCACTAACGTAACCAAGATGAGAGTTAAGGGAGTTGTTTATACTCTCAATGGAAAGTTATATAATTCTACCGGTTCGAACACAGACGGTAGCATGACGCAAGCTGTTATTACATCTGAATTGACAGATGCTAAAGATATGGCAGAGTCTGCTCTCGCTATTGCTGAACAGGTTCGTGAAGAAGGAACGACAACTATTGAAGGAAATGTGACGAACAACCCTGATGAAGAAGACTTGACCACTGTTATCAATGCACAGACGAATCTTGGTGAACTCAAACTCAAGAACAGAGCTTATGTTCCTGTTGAAAATTCAAAAGGCTATGTCATTCTCCGAAAGAATAATAATTTTTCATCTCAACTAACACAAACCAACACTGTTTATGAGATACGATATAATTTTGATTTGAATGGTGGAATAGTTGAAATTCCAGAAAACTGTACATTAAAATTTAATGGTGGTTCTATCTCCAATGGAACACTTGTTGGTTCTGAAACATATATTGATGCGATTGATGAAAATATTTTAATACAAATAACAATTGGTGGAACTTGGTCAAATGAGATAATAACAGACAAATGGTTTAATGATGCAAATATATTAAACATTAATGCTATTATGCGTGAAGATGTATATCAGCATATTTATATGACTAAAGATTATATTTGCAATGCACTTGAAAACACTGGTTATTTAATTCCATTAAGCAATACCTATATTCATTTAATCGGTTCAATTACAAGCAATCTAACAATTACAAATCATAGATTGATATTCATATATACAAATCCTACATTTGAAAGTTTAAAAAATATAACTATTGATGGCGAACGAGTTGGAAAAATAAACGGTAATCGAAGTCTTATTCCAATTAGTGAAGAAGGAGCTTTACAATCAAATGGAAAATACAAACATACAGAAAACGGAATAGGTATCGCAATACGTGGAAATATAGATGGTGTTACAATTAAGAATCTTGAAATTTATGAATGTCATTGTGATGGTATTTATGCAGCATCTGGAAAAAACATTATTATACAAGATTGTTATATTCATGGTTGTATCAGACAAGGAATCTCTATTTGTTCTGATGTGTCATCTGTTACAAATTCGGAAAATGTTTTGGTAAAAGATTGTCGAATAGAAAATATTGTAGATTATGAGAACAACGGTTACGTTATTGAATCCGGACCGGGTGCTGCTATTGATATAGAACCGAACAGAAATGGTGGTTTTTGTAAAAATATATCAATAGAAAATATTACATTAAACAACTGTGTAAAAGGTATTCAATTGGATGCATCACGCTCTGTAGCAACTGGAGAAAGTTTTGTTAGCAATGTAAGAGTATGTAACATTAAAGCAAGCAATGTATCAAGTTATCTATTAAGTACATATTCTAAGGCGGAAAACATAACAATTGAGAATATTACAGTTGAACACGTGAAGTATGAAAAAGATGATAATGCTTCATCTGGTTTATTCTTTATGTGTATGTATGCTAAAAATATATTGCTTAATGATGTTGATGCAGTTGGGATAGGTAACGGATGTGTAATAAACGGTTCAACAGATATCTTGATAACGAATAGTACAATAAGTTGCATTCGATTATTCTTCAGTGATTCAACAGATAATGAAAATGTAGAATTCAAAAATTGTAGAATTGATGCAAATAATATCAGCAATTCTCATCAAGCAATTAGCGGAATAAATTTCTCATTAAATTATTTTAATATAATTTCTACTGACGGCTTCAACACATGGTTGTCCAATACCATATTTAAAGATAATTATATTACAGGTTCAAACATTAGATTCGGTGAAAGCAATACAAGTAATGTGTTGAAAAACATTATTTTTGAGAACAATGAATTCAATATTACAAGAAATGCCCAAATTATTGTTTCTGCTGCCGATGTTCTTTTTGCAAATAATACATTCTTTTGTAATAATAATGCAAATGTTAAAGTTATAGTTAGAGGAATTGTAAATAATGCTAATATTCGATTCATAGATAATCAACTTATTGATTATGTAAATAATTATTCAGATTTGATATATGATGGAAATCTCGGTTCATTGTATATAATAACTATTGATGGAAAAATATATGATAATGGTTCTTGGAATTATACAAACGGAGATGCCATTATGATAAAACGTGGGTTGCTTGAAAACATACCTGATATAGAATCAGGAAATGACGGTGTTTCATATTATGCTACCGATATTCAAAAGAATTGCTACATTCAACAAAGAAATGACAAATTCTTATGGGCAGATAGTGATGGTTATCCTGTGTTCATTTACAATTATGAAGGAAGTGCCAATGTATTACATATTATTGAAAAACAAGGTCCATTGTCAGACAAACCAATATGTGGAAAAGTAGGAATGCGGTATTTTGAAACTACAAATAACCAACCTATTTATATAAAGAGCGGTACAGTTCCTGCATATGACATCACATTATCATTTGTTGACAATCCAACTTATACCGGTTCTATTAATGAAGGTTATAGTGGTGGAAATTTTGTATTTACGTTTGAGAATGTAAAAAAGAGAATTGCTTTTCAAAAAACAAATAATGTTGGAACTATATTAACAGAAATATTTAACGCATTAAATCCATATTTTAACATTACAGTAGATACAGAAAACAACAAATTTACAATAATTGGAAATTTTATAGGTTCACATGTTCCACAAATATCTGGAGTATATATATATTCTACATATCCATTAAAATTGAGTGCTTCAAGAAGTGCTATAACTCGTGGAAGTCTTATTTGGGTTGATGAAGAAGGAGTAGATGTAACGAACGTCTCTACTGTCAAGGGAACTACTGTTCAGAGAGAAGCATTGACTCTTGCCGCTACTAACGAAGGTCTGAGGTACTATGACACTACTCTTAAGAAGTACGTTCTCTGGAACGGAACACAATGGACAAATCTTGATGGAACAGCATTGTCTTAATCAATGTGATTTATTTTATAGTTTTTTGTGATCGCTTGATTCGAATCTTATAAATAAAGAGAGCATTCAATGAAATCGTAACTACAAAGCAACATTTCTTGAATGTTCTCTTTTCTTCTTGAAAGATGTTAGATAAATAATAAAAGATGGTCGGGCTGTTCTTAATGTGACAGTTCCCGGATTAACCAAGTTGATAAAATACATTATTATATAATAATATGCCAATAAGTACTCCTCAGATTACATCGCCGGGTCTTCTCGGTTTGAGTCATTTCAGGAACAGCCGTGTTTCAACGTCTCTTTGGGAACCTATATACCAGAACCTGTTTAGCGTGACGCTTGTTCCGCCAGAGCCACTTCAGGGCGACGACGAAAGAGTAAGAGTCATTCTTGAAGGCGTTCAGCAAGTCGGCACAATACCTGCATCAAAGGCTTCGACCGCAGTTGAGCAGAAGTACAAGTTCGCTACCCGCTCGTTCTCTAACGCGACTCCTGAGAACACGACGATGGACTTGCAGATCAGCTTCGCTCTCAACCTCTCATATGACAACGAGACTCCGGAGAACTACACGTACAAGTTCCTTCGCCAGTGGGTTGACCTTGTGTATGATCCATTGACTGGTCGTCAGGGACTTAAGAGGGACTATGTCGCTCCTTCCATGACAATCACGATGCACGACCGTGCAGGAAGTCCGTACTGGCAGTGGGTTATGTGGTACATATTCCCTACGACAGGTGCAGGCGGTCCGACACTCAACTACACAAGCGGCGACTTGATGTCAATCCAGATGACATTCAGATGCGACTGGTGGGATGAGGTTTGCCTCTAATCCTTTGTTTGAAATCTGTCATAAACATAAATATTTTTTGTTAATAAAAAGAAAGATGCAGTCAGTTCATGGCTGCATCTTCTATTTTTGTTTTTATTCTCTAATGAATTATTAAAAAAAAGGACAGCCAAATATCGGCTGTCCATGAATTATGATAAGTATGTTAATTTATTATATCTAACTACTTTGTTCAGTTTGCATATAGACTTCTTTATATACACCAACTTGTGTAGAACTTCCAGCACTGATACATCTATAACCAACTTTTAATAAATTTGTCATTAGTACAGGATTTTCTATTTCTATAGTAATGTTTGTATTAGTTGTTTTTAGTATTTTCCATTCATTACTATTTTCATTCGAAGGATTTGTATCACCTTTTGCATCAATGATTAATTTTCCATTTTTTAATTCATAACCATACATTACATTAGATGTAGGAGTAGTACATTTCACTCTTGTTGTTAAACAACTGTTAATGTTATCATCAAATAACACAGCCTGTTCAGAATATAGTTCAAATACGCTGTTTATAAATTGGTTTGATTTACTCGCTCCAATAAGTATATCATTTACTGTACCTTTTATGTGACATTTTATGTAACTATTTATGAAGTTAAATGCACCGGCATATATAAGATGACTATTGTTTGATGAAGAAGTAAATTTACAATCTACTACTTGTAAATTATTTATGGTTGATTCATTATCATAACAACGGAAGATGTTGTTTACACCTGTAATATTACAATTGATTATCTGAACATCATCTGTTCCAAAACCAAATGAGCAAAATGTTGAACTTCCATTATCTAATATATTTCCATTATATAGACGTACAGTATTATTGCTAATAATATTATTATTTCCATTCATATAGTACAAACCTCTAAAAAAGTCAATTGAATTATCCGCAACATCAATATTAAATACATTGTTATTGCAAATAATATTATCAACTCGATAAACATCTGTATTTCCACCGGTTTGTCCGATAATTGTAATGAAATTTGTATATGTGTGTTTTATTGCTATTATATTATCTTCAAATCTTGTACCTGCAGAACGTATCTGAACTTTTCCTTCAATATAACAATTTTTGATTAAACAGTCTTTAAATGCTGTTTTGTTGTTTCCTTGCATAAAAATAGCATAAAATGTACTACCATTATTATATGTGTTTATAAATTTACAATTAATGATATTAAGTTTCTTTACATTTGCCAAACTTACTACTGCAGTAATACAACCATTAGTTGTAGAACTGTTTATCTCACTAAAAGAACAATTATTTATGGTAATTGCTTCATAAGAATGACCATATATTGCAAACTGAATAGAATTTGCACTATTTTCAACAGAATTTATATTTTTAAACTCACAACTTTCAAAAATAACATTTGCATTGACATCTTGAATTTTTACCAGTGAACGTGCAACCCACTTTGAGTTTGTTTCATCATAATATTCCAATGCTAAACCATTTGCATCAAAAATAGTATTTTCAACTCTGAATGAACTTTTGAACGTAACTACTGTATTTTTATTCAAAACTTTTATAGTTCCGCCATATATATTAGATTTTGGTTCTATCTCACCAGATATTCCATAAGTATTTGTAAGATGTATTGTATTACTTATAAAATGAGCTTTGCTTAATGCAATTGTATCATCAGTAATACCATCACCGGTAGCACCGAACCATTCAGGGTAAGCTTCTGCAATATTCCATGAACCATCAAAATTGATATTTTCACCAAATATTTGTTCTTTATCAGCAACAATAGATGTATTGTTACCTGTTATTGTAATGATATTGTTTGAATCATTTATAAATTTACCACCTATGAAACGTAAAGTGATATTATTTGGTAATACAAGAGAATCTGACAATATAACATCTTCTTTTATATCTATGAATTTTTCAACTTCTATGTCAGTCGTTGCTGTATAATCTATCGGATTTATTTCATAACAAGGAACGAGTGGATTTGAAGAGTTATTTCCATATCTATATTGACTACCAAGAATATCATGATTATAATTATTCTTAACGCAAATATATTTGTAGTTTTCAACTATGATTTTGCGTGTATTTCTTGAAACTGACAAATAACTATTTGTAAGATTTAATCCACAATCAAATCCTTGCCATGAACCAATATAACCATAATTGAAATATCTGCGTTTTATGCAATTAATAGTAGCAGTTTCAATAGCTTCGAAATAACCTTTATCAAAAACAACATTTCCACTGATAGAGCATATTCCATAACCTTCAAGATTTGGTGATGCATTTGCTACATAACCAATTCCTTCGATAACAGAATTTGTTAAAGATATTTCACGACTACAATTTATTATACCTTCTTGACATGCCTCAATCACTATATTATCAAAAATAGCATTTGTTGTTTGTCTGGAACAAAATAATCCAATATAACAATATCTTATCAAGAAATCTCTTTTGTGAGTACACCATTCAAAATCATCTATTACTCCGATATTAAATCTTTCAACATATATGTTTTCAATACTTCCTCTAACGAATGTAGTAGTTTGTTCAACGTTATGTACACCAGTATTGTCATGATAACGAATATAACTATAAGATTCACCCATTTGTATTCCTATTGTCATATATAAATAAGACCACATATATTGACAATATTCTTCAAGAGAACAAATCATAGGATATACATCATCATTATCAACATAAGTATGTGATGATAGATAAGGTATTCTATAATCTCCTATTCTTTTTCCAATAGAATAACAAATATATCTATATAAAATATTAGTTCGTACATCATCTATTCCGTTTAATTTTCTGGCAACGTAATTTCGTACCCAAGCAAACATATTCTCACGAACTTCATCATCTTCTTCAGAAGTAAATGTCGGATTTGAATAATTCGTCTCATAATACTTAATAAATGATGTGATTAAATCTTCATTAACTCTTAAGTTTCTCCAATCTGAATATAAGATTTTACACAATTGATTAAACGTAAGACTTTTACCAGAATATGTTTTCGGCAATTTTTCATATGAATTATCTCCAATATATCTTAATGTATAACATCCTGTATTGATAAACGAACCTATTATGCTAATTCCGATTTTAGCAGTAGTTAAAATAAAAGTTTTTTCACGCCCACTTCCATTAAAATTTATAACGGTACTTGTATTTAAACGTAATCTTTTTATTGTTGTTTGTATAGTTAATGATTCATCAAGATAACCGTTTATTATATTCTCTGTAAAATCAGAATGTAAATTTATAGTTTCATTAACATAATAATATCTCGGCAACAGTAAAATATTAAGTCCGATTCTCTTGCTAATACTTATTACTTTATTTAGTATTGATGAACAATATTCAGGTTCTGAAACAATATTATTATAACTTATTGCTCCCCACCACTCTATAAATAAATTTTCTACATTCCAGTTTCCTTCTAATTCTATATTATCAAATATCTTTATCATATTTGCATCAATATTAGCATTATTTCCAACTATTATTCCATTAGTAATTGAACCTCCATTAAATTTCAAAACACATCCATAAGGAAGTATAAGTTTTTTTGAAATATTATATCTTCCTTCATATATAGAAGAATTTATGGCAATGCAAGGAGTATAAAGTAAAGCATGAGATGTATTGTTTGTCAATGTATATTCATTTCCATTAACAACATCCGGTTCTTTTTTGGTTGTTCCAAGTTCATTAAGAACTGTACATTCTCCAAGAACTGTTAGAACTAATGATGGTGTTCCAATATTACTGCTTTCAACTGGAAATAAAGCAATAATTCTATTAATAAGTGTTTCTAATGGTATAGCTTCACTTCTTTCATATCTATTACCATTTATATTAGAATATGTATCTAATGATATATTACTTTCTATACTTCTACTGCACAATATTGATGTATGAATGTCTGTTCCCGGTGTTGAAGTTCCAATGTATATATTATCATCCGATTGCATAATATATTCATTGTTAGAAGTAGTTAGTTGTTGTTTATTTTTATCATATAATAATTCACCTTGACCAAGAGTTATTACATCTCCTTTATTCAAAGAGAGAACATTAGACAGATAATGCGAAATACCAGTTTCTAATTGACTTGAAGATTTCATCCCAGTTGTATTGCAAGTAGAAATTGCAGTCAATTTAAAAGGTTTTTGTTGTATTGGTGACTTTTTTGCTAAATAAACAATATTCGTTGAAGGTAGATTGATAATATCTCCAAATTCATTATTATTAGAATCTATAAAAATACACCCATCAAGTCCCATTATTATATTTCCTTCATCAAATTGACTTAAATCAATTTGTGAATCAGATATATTGTATTTGAACGAACCGGAAATGATTTGATTGCTTAAACTTAATACTGGTTCGTCATCTGTAACTTTTAAATTAAAGTTATTTCTGATTTCAAATATCGTATTTGTCTTTCCGGCAATCTGTTCTTCAATCGGACTATCTGAACGAAGAATACAATATCCTTTTGTATTTTCGACTGGAACATATGCTCTGTCTTTGATTTTCAGAACACCAACACCTGTCTGTGAGTCTAAAACTGTCGTAATATCGTCTTCATCAGGATTGTTAATTACATTTCCTTCGATATTGAATCTTCCATCTTCTTGCAACTGGCTTATGTCATTGTAGATTTCATCAATTGCTTCTTGAATGTTTGTTGCTTCAGTATTGCTTACAGTCTTATCAAAAGAAACTTTGGATGCATCTTGGCTGATGTTGTAGTTTACTCCTTTGACTCTTATTTTGTTTACAGTACTATTGATAGACATTTTAGACTTATTAGAATTTTGGGTTAAATTCGTTTCTTATTCAGGTAAGTTTTGTTCTTTCCTTTCCGTCTTTGAAAACTGCTCGTTCTTTCCTTAAAAATGTTTTTTTATTTTTCAAGTCAAGAACTTCATCGAAAACGATTTTACTATTTATCTTGATTTGACGCTTTCTTGTTATTCTGTTTTTGCTAATCAGATAAAAAGAAACATCCATTTCGATTGAGAGTTCTCAAATGCTGACAGTCACTTGTCATGACTAATCAGCCAAAGAAACACTTTTATTTTCATTATTTATCTTTGCATTTTGCGAGACCATTCAAAACGCTTTTCAGGTTTATTAGCACAGAACAGCTGCTGGACTGCGATTTCTTGAAGTTAAGAAATCTTAATAAAAACACGTAACGCATTATTAATATTGAAGAACAAAACGTACCTGAATAAGAAACGTTGGATTTTTGATTTTAATACTAAAAGTAAGCATTAATCAATGAGTATGGATATAGGCAAGATAAGAGTAAAGGGAATTGTTTATAATCTCAAAGATAATCTATATGACACGCTTGGAGACCACACTGACGGAAGCATGACTCAGGCAGCAATAACCAGCAATTTTGATGAGATTACTTCTGGCATTGCATCAAAAGCTGATGTTCAGAACGACATCAATGCCGATTTTGACATAGCTGATGATAATAACCACTCTATTGTACGTTTCACTGACGGACATATCCAGACGCAGAACTTTGATAGCCATGATGTAAACAAATTAAAACAGAACGTTGGCTTAACAAAATATCAAGAGTTTTCTGACGAGAGTGATTATTATGTCGGAAACATCGTTCTTCATGACGGCTTGCTTTATAAGTTCACATCAAACCATACAGCAGGCTCATGGGACTCATCAGAAGTTGAAGAAACTGACATTACTGACAACATAGAAAAATCTACTGATGTTATCAATTCTTCATATGATTTTGATATTGCTGATGAAAACGGTCTTTCTATTCTAAGAGTATCAAACGGATACTTGAAAACAAAGAATTTTGACAGCGAGAACATCGACACAGAAGTATCTCAAAAGACCGATGAGTATCTCCAGTATCTTCGTGGAGGTTCCCCATCTACTATCATAACAGGAATTCCTTCCAATGCAGACATAGCAATTAATGACACAATCAAACAAATTCTTGCCACGTGTCCATATGCCGATATCATCCTCATAGCAAATCCTTCAACCAGACGCAACAAACAGCGTTTCATAAAGAGGCGTGCATATATCGAAGAACTGAAAGCATTTGCAGATTTCTATTCATTTGGTTTCATCAATTTAAGAGATGCTGGCATATCAAGACCGATGGTAACGGACACGTCTTATTATACAACTGACGGAACTCACACAAACGATTTGGGAAGCGAGAAACTATTCAATTACATATACGGATTTCTAACACAACGTTATAACGGAGAAGAAAATATATCATCAAAGAAAATACTTGTGATGGGAGATTCTTCTTGCGCTCATCAGAATCCAAGTAGCTCCTCGCCGGACGGATTCTTCTCTTGGAGTACATTGTTGATGAAAAAGTCCAATAGAAGATATGAACTGTTTGATTCTTCAAAATCTTATAATATCGGCGATGTGGTTAGACGTGAAGTGGAATACACATTATCGAACAACAAAACGGTTTCCATTCCGTATCTATACGAGTTCGTTAACAATCACAGCGGTTCTTGGACTCAAAATGATGTCAAAGTCGTTAAGAAAGATGTGTATTTGGCAGCAGTCGGCGGTTCTGGATGGAGTGCTGTAGCAGAGACTGGATACACGTCTTCGGACAGAGCAGTTTCTGTCCAGTTCAATGACTGGAAAGCAACAAAGACATTAGACCCGGTTACGCAGCAAGTGAATCCGGAGGATATAGACATCATTATCATAGGAACTGGCGGAAACGAGTTGAACAAATTCAAACTCGATTATTCATCAACAATGAAGTATTTGTGTAATGATGAAACTATTGTTTATTAAATCTTTATATTAAAACAATTATATGGGAAAAGCGTTAATTATCAAAGGTGCTGATTTTTCTGCACACTCAATAGGTCCAATTCAAAGAATCGTTCAAATGGAATTTGAGCAGTCAAACATTATGTACAGACAGAGTGACTGCGGTGTTTATCCAAAACCGTCTGCGCAAGACCAAGTAGTTCTTCCGAAACGATGCAGAACAACAAATGGTACATTGATAGAAGTTGCACCAAACCAGACCATCACCATCAGCGGTTTGAAAGATCTATTTTATCGAATATTCGAATATCAGGCTTATACAAATGGAGCCGATGAATACAAAACAAATTATGCATTCACTGGAATAAACTATGGAACTTGGACTGACAATGTTTCAAATTGCTTAACTCCATATGTTTCCAGTTCTACAGATTCGAATATTGCATCAGGCTCAAGCGTGAACACAATAACTTATACAAATACACATGAAATGACAGTATATATTGGAATGCGTGTTGGCTGGAATGTTGACAGCGGAAAGAACGACACTAACATCTTGCCTGAGGAAATATCAGTGTTCGTTGAATATGATTAAACAAATTTATTCAAACATAAAAAAGTTCGTCAAAATAATTCTTGACGAACTTTGTGTTTTATATTGTTTATGTTTTGTGTCTATTGACATAATCTTCATCAAGCAACCAATCTGGAATTTCTTCTTTATGTGTGATTTCCTTTCCATCTGCGTCGTATAGTTTAGAAAACATTGTTAATACTGATACTGAATTTGGCGTATAGAGATTTGATATAGCTTTGATTGTACTTTCTGCTGATAAACCATTTGTAATTGAATCATCGACAATAAGGACGTTTGATGAATTGAGTTCGTCTGCATATATGTTTTTGAACTGCTCATCCAACTTGATAGTGTCAAGAACGGTCTTTCTGAGAATCATATCTGTAATAAGATGATATTTAAATGTTCCGGCTCCGTTTGATTCGATATCCATATCATCTAAATATTCCATCAATTTATCATAAGCTATATCATACTTACCTCGTTTTGTCCAGAACTTATAGAAGTATGACTCTTTGTCCAGAGCCATATTTTCAATTTCTGTTGTGTCCAGTTTAACAAGTCCGTTAGTGATGAACGTCGATATTCCAACTTCATCTGAAAGATTTTGAATCATGCTCATAATCTTCTTGTTTATTTTACTGGATGTCGGAACCATAACGGCTGTATCGAATTCATTCTTATGCTCGCGCAGCCATCGTCTTAGGATATGCTCAAACGTTCTCCAGAACTGTTTTTCAGAATCGACGTTTTCAAATTTCCAACCTCGTTCTCCTTTAAGAGAATATATGACAGGATTTGAATCTCCTGTTCTTTTTGCTTTTGGATTGTCCGGATTCTTAATTTGCATTCTCCTAAATATAGAATAAACATCGATGTCTCTGTTCAAGACAACAGAATGAATGACAGACTTGGTTGGTTCGCCACTAAGGTCTGTGTTGAGAATGTTGTTGTGTCTTGGATTAAAACGCAACTTACGTCCAGATAAGATGTCAAATCCTTCGTTTATATTATGTTCAATATAACTCATATAATTTTACAATTTAATTTATTTTTTGCAAAAGTACGGCTTTTTTTTTAATTAGCCGTAGTTTTCACAAATAAAATTGCAAAATCACCCCAATTATATAATGATGTATAAAAACATAATCAAATTATGAAACTATCATCCAGTCTTGCAAGTGCTTTTAATAATTTGTTAATCTTTTCCATTGCGTTATGAATTTTTAAGTACATATTCACCGTATCTGTATAACTGTACTCTTAACGTATAATCACCAATAGCAAAAACATCATCACCATAGTTTATCCTACTATGGTTTGATGTTATATGAGTGCCCGGTACTGCATTGTCACCTCCAAACATAATGGATGAACATATTTCTATTGTGCATGCAAATACAGCACCTTGTTCATTGAAATATTTTGTTGTTGTTCCATTACCTGTTGTTGATGCCACTCTGTTTATAGCACCTTTATAATACTCGTCTGTTGTATCACCAAAATACTCCTCACCAAGTTCCTTCATAAATGTATATACACAATCACTACAAGCATTTCTTGTAAGAAGTATTTGATCTGAATTACCAATATGAGTGTAAAAATGATATACTGTCCATAAATCCCAATCGTAATTATGATGATCTATGACAAAATCAGGATTTATTACTTCTTTCCATGCCATTATCATTTGTGTCTCTGCTTCACTCCCCGCATAAGGTCCTGTATTGTTACTACCTGCTGTTTCATCAGCTACCCATCCATTAAAAGGGAAATTACGATTGATGTTAACACCATTTGCATTAACTCTCTGATTGTGATACTGACCATATCCATTAACACAAGGAATGAAATAAATATCAAACGCATTCAAGAATTGTACTAAATTTGGCTCATTTGCATGACAAAGAGAATATGCCAATATGTATGTATTTACTGGACCCGCTTTTTCATTACCATGCAAGGCTGACACAATCAGCAATTTCTTTTTTGTAGTATCGTTTGGTTTTCTTATAAATTTGTATATATAAGTATTGTATGAAGGAGTTGCCAAATAATCACCTGATGCAACATTATTAAGTTCGGCATAGGATGGATTTTGAAGATTGACAGCTGTATATGCGTTCTCTTTTGATACATAATCTGGAAATGCTGCGACTAAAGCATCAAATCCATTTTGCACCTTATCATGTATTGTATTATCATCGTCCAATCTTCTATTATTTGAGTTTTTCTGCCATATTGTTTCTACAATACTTGAAACATCGCGCAATTTATGGTCAATTATAAATGTTGGGTAATCAGCTGATGTTATTTTTATATTTGCAATTCTATTCGATAGTTCTTCTAAAGCCAAGGAATTCTTTATCTCTTTTAATTCTGCAACAGTTGCAGGGGTATCTTCTGTACCTTTTTGAACAGTAATCCTTACCGCATATTCACCACTACAAATATAATTTCTTGATTTTACTTGAGAATAGTTAACAAAAGCAAGCGTTTCCTTGTTGTATAACAATGCCCATCTCACTCTATATCCAACAGGCATTGTTATTTTCTTTGAACCATAAATGAAATTACTTCGCAAAAGATAATTACTATCAACATCTTTTCCTACTACATTAATACCACCTCTTTCAAATAATATCAAATTATTGTCAAATGGGGCATTAGTCACATTCTCTGCATAGTCGGCTTCAAGTGAGTCTAATCTATCTGTGAAATCAAGAACACGTCTTTTTATTTCCTCTATCGAGGTTTCTATCTTATATGATTGATTCCTATATACATTAAAGATGACATAACCATCATCAGGGGCAATCAATTCAAGAAGAACGACTTCGAGATTTGCATTTGCATGGCTTACAATCTCATTATCAGTATCAACAAAGCACCACAATCTTGCGTTTGCACCTCCCTTTCCTGTTATACGAAATTTATCACCTTCTTTACATTCAAGAACAATATAATTAAGGCTTTGGCTTGTAGTCGGAGTGATAACTATCTCTGTGCCTATTTCTGATGATGTATTGACTTGCCCTGACTTTGCTTCATCTGATACATCAAAATACAATGAATCTTGCAAATCCTCCACATCATCATTCACTTTCTCCAATGAAAGATTTTGTTTCAAGTCATAAACTGTAATATCTGTGGCATCGTTGTCATTCTTCTTAATTACAATTCTTGCAACCTTACCTGATATTTCAGTAATGATGAATGTATTGGAGTTTGATTTTGAACCATCATAACTTGAAAAAGAAAAATCATCTATATTGTAATATACAATATATTGACAAACAAACCCCGTAGGAAGTTTCAAGGTATAAGTGCCACTGATATAACTCTTTGATCTCAATCTTTTAGAATTCGTTGTTTCTTTACCTGAAACATCAATACCACCTTGCTCAAAGAGAATCGACTCACATTTTAATTTTGGAAGTTCATCATCTATATATTTCGTGTATGATATAAAAGAATAATTTGTGTCATCATAATAATACTGCTTGTTCTCAAATACATAGTTGGCACCATCCTTGTAAGGCACTTCCATAAATGTGCTTGTACTCAAATCACCCGTGTAATCTGTGCATTTATATATCTTTCTTTGTGTTGTGTTGTAATAGTATTGCCCTACCGCCGTCACATTACTATAAATCTTACTACTTGCCGAGATAGATTGCAATACTATTTGTTTTGAATCTAACTTGAAGATTTCTTCTGATGCTGCTTTCTGAGTTAAGCAGCCGTCTGTATTGTCACCAAGTTCATCATATAACTTATTAAGATTGTACACAACACCCTTAACTCTCATCTTGGTTACATTCGTACTCATCGATTGCAAAATGATTATATTTAGTATTAAAATATCAAAAATCCAACGTTTCTTATTCAGGTAAGTTCTACTCTTTCCCTTAGTTAGTGTAAGTTTCTGTGCATTAGAGAATTGTAAGTAGTTATATGCCGCATCAAACACGCCTGAATAAGAAACCTTGCAGTTTTGTAATTTTAATACTAAAAGTAAGCATTTGCAAATGAGCACTAACATAACCAAGATGAGAGTTAAGGGAGTCATTTACAACCTTAATGGAAAGTTATATGACACAACTGGTTCTAATACAGATGGTTCAATAACACAATCTGCATTAACTAACAAGTTCAATGCAATTGAAGAAGATATTGATGGTGCTGGCGGATTTGTTGAACTTGATTATAGCATAGAACCTCTTTCATCTCAAACTCGCGTTGGATTCATAAACTCAAGCAATCAGTGGAAAACTGGAACCGCATCTTCAAATAACTTCATCATCGTAGATATAAGAAACTACCGTGGCTGGAAACTCACTACTCTTCGTTCAGCAGATCAGTTCGCATGGTTGACAAGAGACGACAATCCATTTACTGATGGAGCCACACCTGCGTTTGTTTCTGGAACCGGAAGATTCGGCACTGGTGAATTGACAGATGAAATTATACCGGATGCAGCATCATATTTGTATGTTTATATAGCATCCGGTTCATCCAAACCAATGCTTACTTTTACAAAAGAACACATAAACGGAATAAAGGACAAGATAAGCATTCTTGAAGATTCTGCAATAACAAAAGACATATTGTTTGAAAAAGCAAAGGGAAAGAATCTCATTGATGAAAGTAATGTTATTTTTGATGCAAGACCTGGCGGCACAAATGGAAAAATACAGGCAGATTCAACTCTCAACATAGCAATGACGCAGCTTATAGAAGTTACTCCGGGTGTTACATATTCATTAAGCGGTCAGTTTTATGGAAATGGATACGGGGCATACTATGGTGAAAACGCTACAACAGAAATAGGTCAAACTGGCATTGAGATGATTTCAACAGTTCTTGCGCCTCTCGGCGATGGTCGCGTATTTACTGTTCCGAATAACAATAACATAAAGTATGTCATTATAGTTCTAAAAGCGCAAAATCATAATCAGCTTTTGGGTTCATGTCAGCTTGAACGCGGCGAAGTTCCAACTGCATATGAACCTTATACTGAAAACGACAAGATTAAAGAGGAATTTCTTCCTGAATATAGTAGTTACGAAACAAGCGATACCATGCTTGATTATTATACAGACATAACCACATTGACATATCCGAATATTAGCGACAAGTTTCCTAATTTCAGAGAACATTGGATTCTGAAAGACAAGGACTTGGTTGTTGTTAATACAGGAACTTCATTAACTGCAAGAACAATCGAGCATTGTACAGAAAGAGAAGATGCTGCATATAGACCGCCATTGCTTCATAGCAATAACATCGCCAGTATGATTTGGGATAAGATAAAATGGGAAGGTCAAGAATACAGAAGATATGATTCGAAGACAGAACATGATGGTTCAACGAATATGTTTACGGAAACCGGAACATTCGCAACATCATTCAACTTATCAGAATGGGATGATGGCGGTTTCAGAAACGGTTTGACAAGATATGCAAGTGGTAGTTGTTCTGTTCAATTTACAATACCCGCTGATGCTCATCAGTTTAATTTCATTTATAGAACTGATTCTGTAGGCAGCACGGCATGTACGGTTAGTGTGACAAGCGGAACGGTTCAAATATATAACGGAAGCGGATGGATTGAAGCAAACGGTTTTAGTTTCAGTATGCGAGAAAGCGCAGTAACTACATTGCCGAGCGTAACATACAAGAATCCATACACCGGTTCTAATGAAACAATAGAAAATGTTCAAGTAAAGGGAAATACCACGTATCAGAAGAGGCTTAAGTTTAGAGCGGTTAGCAATTCTGCAGCAAAGACTATAACAATAAGTAGTTCTTCTGGAAGATTTATGTACTGGGGAGTTGAATATTCTCCGAGAGATTATATGATTACTTATATAAATGCTGCACGTGGAGAGCATTCTTCAAGACTTGACAACCCGGATGGGACATTGAAACTTCTAATAAATTATCAAGATAATGAAATATGGGATTTCAATCCAGATTTAATATGCGCGGAAGATCCTATTCATAATTACGGCGGAGCAAAACTCGGTGAATATCATACAAAAACATTCTTTGCACAAGCAAGCGAAAACTTTTTCTTTGCAGATAATGGAATAAGCATGCTCTCAAGATTAAACACTCTTGGGAAGAATGTCCCTGAATTTATCATTCATAACTCATCTGTATGTAGGAATTTTTTGACAGAAAACAATGTTTCACTTCTGGTTAATGGAGACTTGCCGGTAGTTCACATAAAAGATGGTTCAACTAATAAGATTGGATGGACCGCGCTTGATGCACAAAGTAGCATTTATCTTTATATGCTTGAAAATCATTCAAACATCATCTATATAAACGCGTTTAGAAACTGGATTGAAGCGTGCAACAAATGCTATGGAAATCTTGAGAATGCTACAACAGGAACCGGAAAGAACGGAAACACTTTCTCTGATGAAGGCTCTCATTATAATGATACTGGATGCAAAGTTATGGCAAGAGTGATATTGCCGGTTTTTGATTTTATCGTTTAGTTTTATTAAATACAAAAAATGAAGGATTCTTAAAGTTTTGTTTCAAGAATCCTTTTTTTGATTATAAATTTAATCAATTTAATTATCAATATAAATCTCTGCAGAAGGGAAATTAGCGAATGGGATTTCTACAATATAGGAATTGTTACCTAATGATATGAGATTCCTATTGCTTGTGATAGATTTTCCTTGCAACGGTGTTCCCGATGTAGAAAATTTCACACTAATTGGAACTTGCAAGAGTTCTGTATTTACATTCAATGTATTTTGTGTTTCAAGACGAATTGATAATCTGTTTGTCGAGTCGTACTTTGGTGAATACATCACAGCTTTTGTTATAATACTACGATATACGAAATAAGCAAGTGCTTCACCATATCCAGCAAAATATATTTCATTGTTTGTATTCTTATTTGCAAGCATTTGAAAATACTGACGATAAATAGAGCCTTCTGCATCTATCGTGGTTACTGTTTCTCCACATGCTTGTTCATTTGCTAAGATTGTGTGCCAATGAGTGAAATTATTTAACCAACCGCCATTAAGAAGTGTTTCATCTATCTTTGCAGCAACAGTGTTAAGATATGAAATACCTATCGGATTGTCACCATTTGATGGGAATGCAGTATCATGCCATCTAAATGTACTTTCTTTGCTAATAAATCGTGCTATTGAATAAGGCATATTATTCGGTGTTCCATAACCGACACCATAATCAGTTTCACCGCTTATTCCTGAATTCCTTCCACCAAGCCAATATCCATCACTTTCTGCATAAGATTTGAAAGTCTGATTACCATAAGAGTAAGAAAACGCATTAGGCACTCTACCATACTGTTCAACAAACCTTGGTATATGATAATCATCTCTATATTCATTATACATATCTTCTGATATGATACCACTGGTTGTACTTGGGTTTGCATTTGGGGTCCAGAAATAAACATCTGGCCAAAATAAGTTATTATCTATTAGTTCATGTATTTTTTCAGTTGCTTCGTTTCCATAATTAGTATAATACATAAACGCGCCAACTTTAATGCCAAAATCTTCTGCAAGGTTCAAGACGCCAATAGAACCATTTTGAACTTGGTCGCTTTGTTCTGTATATGTCATCTTTTTGCCTAATCTATGAGCACATATTTCTACATCATAGTCTTTTCGTGGGAAAAATATTACATTCATAATAACATTAAATCTTTACCTTAATTGTGTAGTTTGTGCTATCAATGTAAGCATATCCAGTTTCAATATTTGTGCCGTCGCTTACTGGTAAGTCAGCAAGTAAATTCTCGATTGTTGGCGTTTCGGATTCGCCTCCATCTTCACTACTTCCACCACTGTTGTTGGAACCTTTAATCGCATAACCCTTTATTTTTGATATTTCTTGCATAAACGGTTCAAATGATGGTAAAGTATTACCTTCACAAATCATCAATTCATCATAAGGTGTTTCCCAATCTTGAGGAATTGTACTACTATTTGACTTTATATTAAAAAGAAGATATGCAGCATTATTCGGAGATGTGAGTGTTTTTGGAGATAAAAAACCTTTTGGATCTGAAAAAATATATGGAGAAGTGCCGCTTAATTCAATTTTTGCATCATTTGAATCACGGAAAACAAAATAACCAGCACGTCCGAGATAAAAACCACCGAATGTATAATCTGTATTTGGTTTAATTGCAATCCTAATATAACTCCAATCAGAACCGTTTGTAATATTACCAGTATTTGAAATGTATTTTCCTTCAACAATATTATTTGTCTTGTCTGCAAGATTCTTTCCGCTCGGTTCCAGAGTTAAATCATTATTATCTATATATTCTGTTAAATCAGAATGTTGTACATATTGCTGTAATGATGTAGATAATAAAGGATTAACTATATCTTCAATTTGTGAATTTGGAACTTTCAGTTCATATCCTTTTATTTTATTGACATAACTATAATAAGGTTTAAAAGAAGGTAAAGTATTACCTTCACAAAGCATCAATTCATCATAAGGCGTTTGCCAATCTTGAGGAATTGTGCTACTGTCTGATTTTATATCAAAAAGAAGGTATGCGGCATTACTTGGAGTTGTGATTGTTTTGGGAGACAAAAAACCGTTTGGGTCTTTAAAGGCATATTGAGATGTTCCGCTTAATTCAATTTTTGCATCATTCGTGTCATGAAAAACAAAATAGCCTGTCCGTCCGAGATAAAAACCACCGAATGTATAATTTGTGTTTGGCTTGATTACAATCCTAATATAACTCCAATCAGAACCGTTTGCAATATTACCAGTATTTGTAATGTATTTTCCTTCAATAATATTTGTCTTGTTTGCAAGATTGTCACTTGCAACGATTGACAAATCATCATTACTTATAAACTTCTCATTTACTTCATCAATAACATCTTGAATATTGTCAGCATCTAAACCACTTGTAGATGAATCATAAGATACTAAAGAAGCAACTGTGCTTATAGTATAATCACGTTCTTCAACATTTATCTTCGTTACATTAGCCATTTTCTGATGATGAAGTCATTTTATTGTTCTTCTATTGATACTGTTTCAACTGAGTTTTCTTCAAAATCAGCATCCTTGATGATTAAAAGTTTTCCCATTGATTGCACTCTTATTTTTAGAAGTTTGTTTCTAAACAGGTAAGTTTCGCTTTTTTATGATTGTAAAATTTACAGTCATAACAAAAGAGAGAGCGAACATCAATCCGCTCTCTCTTGTATACATTAAAAATAAAATAATCAATCAATCATTCCAGCATACGTACTTTCCAAACGCGCTTTCCGATTTATGTCCAGATGCGCGTCTCACTTCTTCGTTGTGCAACCCACGTTTGATTGCATTTGTAATCATCGTTCTTCTTGCCGTATGTGAACTGATAAGCTCATAGAACTTGTATGTCACTTTCTTCAGTTCCCCGTTCTGCTTATACTCGTATACGATCTCATCATCAAAACCGGCAAGTTTGAACAGTAAGTGAAGATACTTGTTATAGTTCTCTGTGCCTCCCTTGTATGGATTCGTATAGTTATACTTCATAAGAAGTCCCTCTATTATTTTTGGATATGGAGCTATCCTTTTCAAATCTATGACTGCTTTGTTTCCTGTTTTCTTCTGAATAATCGTAAGAACGTTGTTATTGAACATCGTCTTGTCGATTCTTTCGATGTCAGATATTCTCTGTCCAAGCGCGCATGAAATGACAAACTGGTCCCTGACTTTCGTAAGAGTCTGCTTGAGCTGTGGTCTCACGTCAAGAGTGCTTATGTCAAAATATGTTATTCTGGATACTTCATCTTGCGTCAAAGCAATCTTTGGTCTCTTGTCGCTACCCGGCATGTAACAGTCTTCCAGTGTTGGAGACACTTTCGCCCCGTACTTGGCAGACCATTTCAGAACTGCCGAAATCTTGCAGCAGATGTTGTTGATTGTGCTTGTTGCAAGGTTCTTCTGAAGAAGGTAAGTATGAAATTGCTGCCAGAACACATCTCCGATTACAATCGGGTAAAGAACGATTTCATTCTCGTTCTGGATATTCATCAAGTGCATCTTCACTTGAGAGTATCTCCGTTCAGCTGCTTTCGTTGATGCTTTTGAGCGAATCTTCACATACTGGTCAATACATTCAAGAACCGTTGCATTCTTGAGATTGATAAAATGGTTAAATTTGTCCGTGTCTGCAAAGATTTTAAAATTTGGACACTTCTTTTCCGGTTCTTCCGATTTTATATCTGCCATGACGACTTTATTTAATTGTAATTATTGTTGTTTGTGTCTGCAAAATTATAATTTTAATCTCAAAGAAGAAATTATACGGAACATATTTGAGAAAAATTTAACTTTAATTAAGCCAATTTGTAGTTTTGTCTATTCAAAATGAAGAAATCTCTCATTTTTAAGCGTTCAAAATAAAAGCAAAGATAAATAAAATCAGAAGGATTGATACTATCGAGCATGATGCGAGTGGCTTTGTAAAATGCATTAGATTGCAGACGCAAGGTTTCATTCTAACGAGTTTGAAAAGACATTCCGTCAAGAAACCTCCGGTTTTTCTATTAGGCTGGAAAGTTTCGCCGGGAATCATCACCGGACTTTACAGAGGATTTTCCGCACATCGCATATGTCTGTAGATAATGTACGTGCTAATATCTATAATAGATTTGTTTTTGATGAGACTCTTCGCAAGTCTGCATGAAATGACAATTTTCTCATAAAACGACAATGGTTCTATTTAGTGTTTCTTCACGACAGTCAGCAAATAAAAACAATGCTAAAAACGTTAAGATAAATACTAAAATAATGATTATTCGAACTGATGCTGTGATGAACATTTCAGAGAAGAATATCCGTTTCGATAACAAGTTTGAAAAACGAAACTTACCTGTTTAGAAACAATCGTTAAAAATACTAACACTCTTGTTTTAATCATTTTAAAATAACATTTGTAGAAAAGTTTTCATGGGAAAGATTGTTATTATCAAGGATGCAGATTTTGAAGAAAATTCAATAGAAAGAACATCATCAAATCAATAAAAATGTTTCTATTAACAAAAGATGGGTAATCCAATTGTAACGAAGATAACTGTTGAAGATATTCCATATAAAATAAAAGGAACTTTATATGACGAACTTGGCAACAATACTGATGGTGGTGTAACACAAGCAGCATTGACAGGCTTGTTCAATAATGTTGATTTGTCACTGTTCGATTTTAACAACAAAACAGAGAACTTCAAACTCACATCGACTGATGGTTTCTACATCATTGATTCAACAGGAAACATTTGTTTAACAGTAAACGGAAATGGCGTTTTTGATGTATTAGACATCGGAGTGAACATCAGAAGCAAAATCGGTTCAATTACTTCTGAAAGTATCAATACTGCAATCACAACAGTCAACGAAGCAATAGACAGCATTGATAATGACGTAAGCAAAGTAAATAGCAAGTTATCAAACTATGAGATTACAAGCGAAGATGGCTTCAGAATAGTCGACCCTGACGGAAACATATGTTTCATTGTAAGCAGAAACGGAATGCTGGATGCTCTTGGTTTGGGAAACAACTTGACAGAAATCATCAATAATATAATTTCATCTGGTTCTTTGTCTGTAACTACTCATGAAATTCCGCTTGATATTGAATATGGTGGCTTGACATTTGACGGTTCTATGACAGGTTCTGATGCAAGAACTGCATTCTTCAACTTAAAGAGAACAAAGAACTTCATCAAGAGAAATACATTTGAACTCACATTGACGAATTGTACTGCTCAAGTCTATATGTATGATAGCAGTTTTAATTTTATAAGAATCGTTGATTATGCAACATATATAGAGAATCCGAGCAACTATTCATTCTATGCATACAAACTTTTGTTCACGATTACAGATACGACAAATGAAATGAATGTCGTATATGAAGCGAATGATTGCCAGTATATCAAGAACAAATATACATCATTAACGGAAATTTCTTTCGTTTATGAAGTTCAAATAAACATTGGCAAAGATGTTCTCGATGATGACCCGACAATCGAAAGAATAATTGAGGATAAGTATTACAATACAGGTTTTATAAAACTGCCACCAAACTATTCACAGACTGGAAGTCCAACACCTTTGATTCTTTTTGCTCATGGTAGTGGTGATTATGGAAGTATAGGTGCAAGTGTAATGACTACGAACTATGCTGCATATTATGAATATCTTCAAAAAGAAGGTTATGCTATATTTGACTGTTATGGTTCATCGAATTATTATGCATCAAAATACAACCTTGCATATTCTGTATCTCTCGGAACACCAACAAATATGAGTTGTATCAATGCTGCATACAAATGGGTATGTGAACATTATAATGTTGATACATCAGGAATATATGTAACTGGAAAATCATTAGGCGGCATTATTTGCTTTGCTATGTTATATCAAAATTCTATTCCGGTCAGATGTGTCGGTGCTCTTGCGCCATCTATAGATGCACGTTTTCTTTCTGAATATGTTTTTGGTTATAATGATAAAACGCAGAATTTCTGTTTTGAAGATTTGGGATTTGATGTGAATGACGGAGACACGAATGAAACGATTTTGCTGAATAATGTTGACAAGTGTGCTAATTTTATTAACTCATTGAGAAATATAACTTACGCAGAAATCGATAATACTCAAATAACATCTCAAAAGGAAATAGTAAGACAACTTATAAACGTTTCGCCCGGAAATGCAAAATACTCAAAACTGGAAAGAATTTGCAATGTTCCTATTAAGATATTCATCGCAAATGATGACAAGATAGTAAGTCTTACTGGCTGCAAATATTTCATCAATTCTATCAAAGCAACAGGCGGTGATGCAGAAATACGCTTATTTCCTTCAAATACTGGAGGGCATCATGCGGTAGATACTGACACAAACGCGTTAAAAGTCAATGTTACTACAAAACTCGGCTATGATTGTTCAGACGTGCCATTGGCATACGCAGAACTCGTGCAGTATTTTAGAAAATATTGATTTCAATTATTAAAACAAAACAAAGATTATGAGCGGCATAGCATTTATATTGGAAAACTCGGATTTTTCAAGCGAAAATATCGGCACAATAGAACTCGGTTCAGCGATTGAAAACATCGTTGATAGATACATATCATCTGCCGGAGGCAGTGCTTCAACATACAGGGCTGCTTTATTAAGGATGGTAACATCTCTAAAGCAAGAAAATATCTGGGATGGAATCGACATTTATCCTATGGTCGGCAACAATTTGACAATAAATCTCAATCCAACAGATGGTAAAGTAAAGGCAAATCTTGTTTATGATACAGACCATGCTACGATGGGAAACAATATGTTTACATTTGACGGTAACGGTCCGGGTGCAAGTTCAAACATAACTAACATGTCTGGCGAATATATAATATTGCCAACTGATTCAACAAGAGCAAATTTATATGTCTGTGCTGATGTTGAACTTAACGAAAATGCACAAACTCCCGGAATACCAAAGAATAGTAGATTCATTTATGGTCAACGTAATACAGGCAATATTAAATTTTTCACAGCAAGTTGCTCAACATGGGGTGATGGTTCATCGTCTCCTATAGTATTATTGTTGGATGCTTCTGGCGGAACTGGAAAAAATAGAGCAGCATATGACCCATCACAAGACAGATTAGTAAGAAGATTATACAGTTTCTCTATAATTGATATTGATGAAACGATTGACGAAACGAATTATACATCTGAAACTATTCTTCGTGTTAATGGAGCTAAGGTAACACCAGACAATTCACTTGGTGGATTTAAGACTACAGCCAAAAACGGAAGTTATAAGCTAAGTCAAAATAATGGAATTGGATTTATGGAGTCACAGGCAGGTGCAACTGGAATAGATGGATATTATACATTGGACGGAAACGTCCGATTCTTTGCCAGAGGTATCTTAAGTCAAGAAAATGCTCTTAAAGCAGACAATATCTTCAAGACATTCCTTGATAGCACAAAGCCATATACAAATTCATAACTATCAACCATATATCAAAAAAGCAGATGAGCATCAAAAACTCATCTGCTTTTCTTTTTATCCGTTATTGCTTCCGCCGTTGTTCATGCTTCTCAACCTGTCCTTGAATATCGCGCTCCTGTTCAACGCGAAGTCAACATCAGCCTGCTCGACCTTCTTTATCTTTCCCTTGAACAGAGGACTTCTCTCCGGCTGCTCTATCCTCTCCATCTGCATCTCTGTTCCGGTCTTTTCATTCTTGACTTCGACAAGGTTCTGCATCTTCATGTCATGTCTGACCTCGTTGACGGTCTTTTCCATCATCTTCATCAACTCGAACAGCTGCTCTATGTTCGCATTCCTGACACTGTCGATGTCAAGGTTCGAGAACAGCTCTATCTTGTCAAGAATCTTCCGCTTCGCGTCATTGTCTATCAACCTCTGCATGTTCATGTCCGGAACATCTCCGTTGTCCTGAAGAACATACTCTCCGATTTTCATATCGTCTTTCGCGCTTCCGCCTTCAACATCTATCTCATCCATCTTCATGTCTGGCAACTTCATATTCTGCTTATCAAGTTCTTGCATCGCCTGTCCTTCCGGCTTCTCGCTCTTGAAAAGTCTATCCATCTCCATATCATCAAGCTTTCCATGCTCGACAAGTCTCTCGTCCTTCAACTTATGCACAAGCGGCTTGTCAATCAGTTCCGGCATCTCCATTGCTGAACTTGAATCATTCACAACCATCTCCTGCATCTTCATCTTCGGAACATCCATTTCCGATTCATCAAGTTCCTGCATCGTCTGACCTATACTAATGTCATTCTCGACAAGTCTCTCCATCTCCATAACTTCCGGCTTCCCGCGCTCGACAAGCCTTTCATCTCTCATCTTGTGCTCAATCGGTCTCTCGACAAGTTCCTGCATCTTCATCACGATGCTCGCGTCGCTCATCACCATCTCCTGCATCTTCATCTCCGGCAACTTCATTGCATCAACCATCTGAACATCCTTCATCTCAATGTCCGGATTCTCTCCGACCAGCGAGAACTCGATGTCTCTTTCCGGCTTCTGCAAGTCCATCTCGATTCTGTCAAGTTCCTGTGTCTCGTTTTTGTACTCGCGGTTCTCAAGCTCGACATAGTTCATATCTGGTTTCAGACTGCTGTCAAGAAGTCCGACCATCGATGCATCATGCTGAATCGCGCTATCGAAAACTGGATGCATCATGTCCATGCCCGGTTTCTCAAGGTTCATTTCCATACCAGCCATCGTCGTATGTTCGACGCCTATGTCAACAAGCGATATGTCCTTGATTTTCCCGTCTATCTTTCCGGTCATCTCTATGCCAACCATAGAAGCGTTGTGCTGCACCTCTGAAACAAACTCCGGTGCCACTATATCCGTGTGACCGATAGACAAGTCCATTTCCATGCCGACCAGAGACGCGTTGTGCTGGACTGTATCTACAAAATCAACCGGAGTCAAGTCAAGATGCTTCACGTCCTCGTTCATTTCCATCTCCGGCATGTTCATTCTCGGCTTTCCAAGATTCATCTCCATTCCGACCATTGACGCGTTATGCTGAATCTCCGAAATAAACTCCGGTGCCACTATATCTGTGTGACCGACGGACAAGTCCATTTCCATTCCGACCATTGACGCGTTCTGCATTCCCTGCTTGCCGTCAATGAACTCGGCAGGAACCATGTCAAGATGCTTCACATCCTCGTTCATCTCCATTCTCGGCATCTCCATCTTAGGCAAGTCAAGATTCATCTCAAGACCGACCATTGACGCGTCATGCTGAATCGTATCAATAAACTCGACATGCTGCAAATCAAGATGCTTCACATCCTCATTAAAATCAATAGGAATCAAAGATGCATTGTGCTGAACATTCTCGACGAACTCAGGCGGAACTAAGTCAAGATGTTTCACATCTTCATTAAATTCAATCGGAACCATAGACGCATCATGCTGAATCGTATCAACAAACTCGACAGGTTGCAAGTCTAAATGTTTCACGTCCTCATTGAACTCTATCGGAATCAACGACGCGTCATGCTGGACATTCTCAACGAACTTAGGCGGAATCAAATCCAGATGCTTGACATCCTCATTGAACTCGATTTGAACCATAGACGCATCATGCTGAATCGTATCAACAAACTCGACAGGCTGCAAGTCAAGATGCTTGACATCCTCGTTCATAATCAACGACGGCATGTCCATCAAGCCCTTTTCAAGATTCATGATGACTTCCTGAAGATTCGAATGCGGAACATCCAAGTTCATTTCAAGTCCAATCAGGTCTTGCGTATATCTTTCAAGATTCATAATGACCTGCTGCAAATCCTCATGCGGAATGTCAAGATTAAACTGCATCTCCTGCAAGTCTTGAGTGAACTTTTCGTAGTTCATAATCATCTCCGCAAGTTCCTGTTCCGGTCTCGTCAAGTTGAACTCCATCTTCTGCAAGTCCATATGCGGCTTTGCAAGATTCATGAACATCCTTGCCAAGTCCTGCGTGAACCGTTCAAGATTCATGATGACCTGCTGCAAGTCGCCATGTGGCTTATCGAGGTTCATCTCCATTTCCGCAAGTTCCTGTTCCGGCTTCTCCAAATTCATTTCAATCTTGTCCATCTCCTGTTCCGGTTTCGACAAGTTCATATCAAGCTCGTTCAACTCTTGCGAAGGCTTCTCAACATTCATCTGAAGTTCAGGGTCCACCAAGACATTGTCAGGATACTTTCCAATCTGGATAGCCCAGTCATTCAAATGGTATGTCATGTTCATGATTCTGTCGATGAAATCACGCCTCATTCCTTCCGTATCAAGCGTAACCATCTGATAGTCAAGATATACCATGAAAGTTTCCAAATCAACCCTATTCAAGTCATTCGTGAAGTAATACCTGTCAGACTGTCTGGAGTCTCTAATCAGCCTTGAGTTCGAAGTCACAATAGACTTCACTGCATTCCACAAGTCCTTGATGTTATGGATGACATAAGCGGAATCAGAAACTGTCGCATAGTGCCATGTGTCTTCCGGCTGCGCTATTCCCGCATATCTCGTGTTGATTCTCAAGAAATCGTTATAGTCTCCGAACAAGTGAGTCCTTGCAGCAACATTGCTTGCGTTGAGACCGCTGTGATCAGAGAACGCGTTGTACTCATCCGGCATCATGAACATCCTCTGCATCCAGACAAAACGCCAGTCAACATTCCGTCCGTGCTGGAAAGTCTCCTCCGCGTCATCAACAAAGTCATGGTCCTTCTTCGTAATGATGTCCTTGATGAATATGCATCTTCGGAACAACTGGTTCGACATATATGTCTTGACATTGCTGACCTTGACCTCGATGACAGGGTCCGAAGTCTTGACAGACGTGTAATCAGCAGTGTATTCGCTCTCTCCATACGGCTTCATCACAAACTCGCAAGGAGAACACTCGAAAGCGCAAACCGGGAAATAGTCCTGATCCGGATTGAACATTCCGTATCCCATCGAAACACTCCTGTCATCAAATACATAGATGATCATTCTGAAGAACCTGTATATGTCAGGAAGAACCCATCTCTGATACACCTCGTCCCATGCCGCCTTTCTGTACAGCTCAAGCAATGTCCTGATTTTCTGGTCTATTCCGTCCGAAATGCAAGTCAATGTCAAAGTGCAGTCCTTCAGCCTCTGACCTCGCGCAGTGTCAACCTCTCCGAGTTTCTGGATTCCACCAATCTTCTGGAACATATACGGAAAATCCCTCTGAATCGTATACAATCCCTCGATAAAATCCTTAAGATACTGCGCACGCCTGTCCTCGTTCCTGTTATAGAGCCAGTTCACGGCATTATATACAATCGTGTTGTTGAACGTGGTTGTCGTTCTTGTCGAAGTTATGTTGCCGCGAGTCGAAGTCACAATGGAGTCGAAATTCAGGTCCAGCAAGCCCATAGGGAAGTCATCATAGTCCTGATAGTATATGTTATCAGACAATGAATTGCGCTGCGTTGACGCAATCGTATTGTCATCAAGAATGCTTGCACCCCACATGCCGAACTCGACCTTGAACGTCAGTCTTGTAGGGTCCTCGAAGCCGTCATAGAAAACATCATTGTTCGACTGCGAGCCGTACTCGTTTCCGAGATGAAACCTCTTGACATGCTCCATCAGACCGACAAACGGTCCAGTGTCAAGAATCTTCGTGGCTGGGTTGTAAACATCTTCAACCGTATAATACCTGTCGTTTCCTGTCACATACTCACTATAGTTCGCGTTGCTCTTTCCGGTTATCGTCTGCCAAGCCTTCGAGAAGAATGACTGCTTCTTCTCTCCTGAACCGTTGTTCTGACTCCCGAACGAATTGCCGGAGCCGACAATCTTGTTACTATCTATGCTTTCCTTAATATTCATTAGAATCAAAAACTCTTGTTTATTATCGAACCGGAGAATAGAACATTCCCTCAACCGGCGGAACCGGACCGTCAACAACAATCAGCTTAGACGCGTTCCTTGTCACCTCGCTGTACATGTCAAGCTTGTATGTATCTTCCATCGGATACTCGTTCTCGTAGAGACGGATATTCCTGATGTTCAATCCGGAATCAACAGCATCAATCTCAAGACTCTCGAACTCAAAGTCCGGAACCGTGCTGACAGTCTTCAACTTGCTATCAACCCGGTCGTGCAGGATAATCGTGTCATTCGCATCCCTGTCAAGCTGACAGAGAACGAGCCTGATTTCACTCATCGACATATCAACCGCAATATAGCACCACTTCATCAAGTCCGTCTTTCCTGTATCGAACTTCCTTGTCTGACCACCGAAATTGACACTGACAGTCTTGAGCGTACAGTTCACATCAATACTGAAACTACCATTGTCGCTCTTGATGAGATTGAACCTGCTTGCTTTCGTCAATTTGAAATTTCCTTTCTCGTACCAACCAGTGAGTTTCCGGTTAAGTCTCTGGACATCAGCATTCTTGAACTTTATACCAAGCGTCATCTCGCAATGCAAATCTACAATCTCACCCTCGATGCTAACAAGAGAACCCCTGCTTAACGTAACATGGTCGCCAACATTCAAATCACAAGTCGCAGTTATCTTGAAGTACCAGTCCTTCTTGTCTTTTGTATAGAATGAAAGAGAACGAACCGCATATTCAGAAGAAGATGCAAGTCCGGGATTGTTCCTGAACCAAGAAGTGAAAATCCAGTGATTGCGATCATACTCGGCAGAATATGATGCCCTGACATGGTAGAGAACCTTTTTAGACGCAAGATTCAAGTCATAATAAGCAGAAGATATTCGATTTCCGTCCGTGCCAATCAAGTCCTCGATAACAACACTGTCCATATCGTAATCCTTCAGCGGATCCACCATCGTAGTATTGTTGTACGAAGTCTCGACCTCGACAACAGCATCTGCGACTTCCTGGGATATTGCATCTCCGAACAAGTCTTCCTGTGTGACTGTAAGTTCCTCGATGGAAGAACGGAACTCTTCTGTTTCCTTTCTGGATGCAACCGGATTGTACTTGACAAGCTGGCACTTGTAGTACTGCGGCATCGAAGCGACGCCGTACATGACCTGCGAAGTCTTGACCTCGAACAGCTTGTGAAGAATCTTGATATAGAGAACATCTCCGGCTTGAGGCATGCAAGTCTCACCGAAAATCGCATTCCAGTCACTAATGGTTATGTTGATTTCAAGCGGCGCGTCATAGTTGATGCCAAACAGGTCTATCGTGAAGTTTCCGGCATTGTAGTCGCTGTTCGCAGTCAGAACCTTCAACGGCTGCGGACATTCAAGCCCTATGTTCGTCAACGTGTACTCCTGCAGAATGACGTCTTCCGAGTTAATTTCCGGAGTAGCCCTGCAGTACAGAACATCAAGACCGACCGTGTTCATAGCCTGCTGCTGCAGATTCATGATAATCGAATACGCAGAAGCAGCCATTTCCTGAAGATTCAGTGCCATTGAAACTATAAGTTCTCTTTTAATCTATTATAAGATATTTATTTGCCGATTAGACATTTGCCGCTCTTCTAAAAAGAAAAAAGAGCAGATTCGAAAAACAGTCGAACCCGCTCCTTGGAAATATATGTAGTTAATTATGGAACCGCTATGATTATGAGAACATATCTTCAAGCATCTTGAAGTAGTCCATGTTATAGCCAAGCATCCTTGCAGCATCAGAAGATGCATTCTCCGCGCTCTCGTTAACCGCATATCTCTGAACAACATTCTCGTTCATGAGGCTTGCAGCCTTTCTCTGACGGAGACCGGTCTTTGCCCAGAAATCCTCACAGTCTTCCTTCGTCTTGATCATGACATACTTGGCAGACTCCTCGATTGCATCTTGCACATCCAGCGGAGCCTCAGCGAACAGTCTCTTGTCCTCGTCGCTTGCAAGACGAATCCAGTTCTTAAGTTCTCTCTGCTCCTTGATGAGCGGAGTCTTCCAGAGCTCGTTGATTGTCTGAACATCCATGATGTTGTGCTCGACGATAAACTTCTGGACCTTGTTCTTCTGTGCAGGCTGCAATGCGGCAAACTGCGCGAAGTTATCATCAGACAGCAAGATAGAGAACGGATAGTTATTAACGATAGACTCCTTGACATCAGAAACCTTCTTTGCCTTGTTGATGAGGTCCTTCACCTTCTGCATGTCGCTCTTTGTCTGCTTCTTGATGGTCTCGACGCTTGCACGGTCGTTAAGACTCTTTTTCTCGACTTCCTTAGCAAGCTTCTTCTGCTCCTTTGTCTTGATTTCATTCGGAGCCTTCACGTCATCCTCAGAAGAAACGCCGCCGCACTCGTCAGTGGTCTCCTTCTCGTCATCTTCCTTATCTTCCTTATCTTCCTTATTCTTGTCGTTGTCTTCCTTGTCCTCACTCTTCTCGTCATCTTCTTCATCATCAACCGCGATAGACTCGATTCCGAGAATCTTGGAACGCTTCTCATCCTTCTCTTCCTGAGTCATCGTCTCGCCATCAGCAGAGATTGCTTCCATACCAAGAATCTTGGAACGCTTTGCATCCTTCTCTTCCTGAGTCATCTCTTTTTCAGATGAAGATGTATCTTCTTTCTTGTCATCATTCTTCTTGTCATCCTTGCTGTCGTCAGAATCCTTCTTGTCATCCTTCTTCTTATCATCATCCTGATCAGCGGTCAATGGATTGATGTCCGCTTCCGGCAAAGAGAAAGTCTCTTCATCTGACTCGTTAACTGGTCTGCAAAGTTCTCTCATATTGATTGGCATTTTCTTCATTCTTTCTATTTCTTCTGAATATGGAACCGGCTGGCTTGCCTCGCATACAGTGACGCCCTCGCAAAGAATGCCGTACTTCTCCTTCGTGTTCTTGACTTCTTTCTGCTGAGACGCATAAGACTCGTTGAGATAATTGACAGCATTCTTACTCAGCTTGCCATTGTAAGACTCGTTAACCCTTTCAAGCTTCGCTTCCTCGAAACCGGGTTCTGCAACCAAGTCATAAGTTATAATCTGCTGGATATCAACTGTCTTATCCGGTCTCACTGTTCCGCAAGCACGAGATGAAACATAGCACGGATAACCTGCATCAAAAAGTTCCTTTGCTGTGTTTCCTGCCTGCGTATCAAGCAAACGGATAGTTCCCACAACACAGCATGTTTTCGGGTCGAACATGATGTTCTCGATAATATGGCTTGCACACTTGAGCTGCGTGTCGAACCTGTCAATCGGATGGTCAAGCTCGCCGAGCAACGAGTTTTCTGCACACTTCTTTCTCAAGTAAACAAGATGGCGAAGCATCTCACTTGCTTCGTATATGCGTCCGTTCCTATTGACAATTTTATGGTTTTCATCGCTACAAGCCGTGAACACGCCGCTGAAACGATATGAGCGATTGTCCTTGGCACCGCTCACCGCCTCAAGCAACAACGGCTGTGACGATTTGCTTTTAATAATCAAGTTTTTATTAGTCATGACTTTTAATAAAACACTTTTATTTTATTATTTATCAATTCCAAAAACAAATAGATTATTGATTAGAAAAGAAGAAACTGCAACTATCTGCTATGTATAACAGACGATTGCAGTTTCAGAGAATTACAAGATATTCGGCTCGTGCGCCTTTAAATCCGAATCAGTCTTTTTTCTTCTTAAAGTTCTTGTTGAAGTTACGCGAGTTTCTTCTGTATGACGGCAGAACAAAATCCGTAACTTTCGAGTACTTGTCCTCGTTCTGCTCGAACCATGCATCAAGCTTGTTAAGAATATATGTGCGGTCGTTCCTAACAACATAGTCAAGAATGCTCACGTTCACAAGAGCATCTCGCAGCAACTTGTATGTATCATATGTTGACTGAATCTGAATGTTCCTGTCATTGTCAATCCAGACAAAATACAAGTTACGCTCGCCTCCGATTTCTCGCACGCCACCTACCAGCATACCGTACTGGTCTGCATTGAACTTGATATATTTTCCGCCGTCTCTCTCGACTGCCTTGATAAGCGATTCTAACATCTTCCTGTCAAGTTCTTCTTTTGACAACTTTGGCTTTCTGAAAGAATTAGAACGGTTGTTTCCGTTTCGTTTCTTCCTTTCTGAACTGAAGTCTATTGCAACAGCCGATTTCTTGATAATCTCGCTCATTTCTCTAAAATGTTTTTAATTAAAATTGTTTCTTTTGGAGTATACAATGAAAAATGATTTTAGTTTAAATATTTTGAAAAAAATAATTATAAGAAAATCCCATGCTTATCAAGAGCGACTCTTATGCTCATGGCAACATGATATGCAAGATTAACCGGAACCGCATTTCCGACCATCTTGTAGCCCATATTCACATCTTTGTAATAGAATATGAAATCATCCGGGAATGTCTGAATTCTTGCAACCTCGCGAACAGTCATCCTTCTGTACAAATGCTCATATCCCGGAGCAAATATCTGGCTGTTCGGACCAGTCTTGACCATTTTCGGAGCCTGCGGATGCAACTGGCACTGACGGCCGCTTGCCTGAACAGTGAATGCAGGTTCATCCCATGAACGAACCCTGTTTCTTGACATGAATATCGGAGAATATGAACCTGTAAAGTACTCATGGTTCGGAACTGCGCATGCATCACCGTTCGTCTTGTTCTTCTCAAGAGCCGGAATCGCGTTGTCCTTTAAGTCCAATATACACTCGCGCAATGTCGGCTTATGATCACATGGTCTCGGATACTCAAAGTCATGGATTTCCAAGTCCTTTCTGAAACCTATATAGAATACCCGAAGCCTGTCTTCCGGACATTCAAAGTCATTCGCGTTCAGCATCTTAAGGTTGACATTATAGCCAGCATCATCAAAAAGACGCATAAATCCATCAACTGCCGCAGAATGTCGCTTTGCCAGCATTCCAGAAACATTCTCAGCAACAAAGAAAAGTGGCTGCACTGCCTTCAATATTCTAATATACTCATAGAAAAGTTGACCGCGCGCATCATCTATTCCTCTCAATGTTCCGCCCTCGCTCCAAGACTGGCATGGTGGACCGCCGATAATTCCTGCTATCTGTTCTGGAAATACGTTTTCTTTCAAATCTCGTATGTCTCCTTCAATCAATTGCGTGTCAGGGAAATTAGCTTTGAATGTCGGACATATCTTGGAATCAAATTCATTTGCTATAATGGTCTGGAATCCAGCATTATGAAAACCTTTGTCAAGACCACCAGCACCTGAAAATAAACTGATTAAATTCATTGAAAGAAAATAAATATTTAAATTACAACACAACCTGATGAGAAACGACTACAAACAAGACTTTCTTGACGAATTCAAGAGACTAACACACATCGACGATTTGACAATGCAAGATGTCATCGGCGCGATGTACATCATGTTCAAGAACTGCCAGCTCAGGAAAGCGTCAAGCGGTCCCATCTACTCAAAGAAGCAGCTCACGTATCTTCATCAAGAACTTCTCAACGGAGACGACTTCTACTCATCAGGTTTATCAAACTTCAAGGACGCTGTCCGCCAGACAAGACATGACCGCAAAGCAAGAGTCTCAAAAGAAGAACTTGCAAGACGACAAGAGCAAGAAAGAATCCATTACTATGACGACTGCAAATTAAGGAGTCCGGAAGAAGACATGTCTTTTGTTTCAAACGAACTTCTAAACAACGACGACATCTTCTATGAGTCTGTTCTGTTCAGCAAGTTCAAGAAAAACAACAGAGACCTATTTCTCTTTTGAGTCGTTCTTGTCTTTCTTTGGCTTGCTCGTCTCTCCAAGCCATCCGCTTATGTTCTGATATATCATATTGCACTTATGGATTCTATGTTCCTCATCACCATCCATGTCATCAATATGCATCAGAATGAACCGCTTTCTGTCCATCTCCCTGACTTTCTGAGTCAAACCGTAGTTTGCACGAACAAAACTGGTTGTTCTTCCATATTCTCTATCTGAATATATGTTATGCTCGTGCGGAAAGTCAGAGTACTCTCTATTGATAGACACAATAAGTTCATCAAGCCATCTCCAGCATTCAACCGGCGCAGGCTCGATTCCCTGATACTTGCAGCAAATGTCCCTAATCTGCTGGATATTCTCGTTGATATGCTTATAAATGACAACTTTTATGAAGTCGCAATAGTCAACAGACTTCTTCGGCTTCCGATTTGACTTTTTCGGTTCAACATTCTTTTTTGCCATCTACATTACATTTAATTTGTCTCATAACTCCAATAGTTCTTTCCACTACTTCTTTCAAAGGCATCACATCGATCACTAACGTTTTGTGGTTCAATGCCAATGAAAACATCACGTCATCCGTCAGTTCTCCAACATTTGATGCAACCGAGAGAAACAATCCGTTTTCCAGATTCAAATTAAAATCTATCAAGTTCTTCTTTCTGCTCACATCAACGAATGCGCTGCATATGTTCAAGCATTTTAGTTCATTGGCAATCTTCATAAACAAAGGTTCAAAATGCTCAATATCATCTTGAGAATCGTTGAAGTTCTCTGAAAATGACTTATATAATTTATCGAAACATTTTTCTTCCATCATTTTTGCTATGAATTGATAACTTTAATCCTGTTCCGAATGTCCGGAGAGTACTGCCCGGAAGTCTCCTCGTACAACTTACCAAAACATCCGTCCAGAATGAACGTCGTGCAATAGTCGCTCTCGTTCCTGACACCGCGACCGATGTTCTGGATAATCGTGTTCGATGTCGTTGATGTGTACCACAGGGGAAATATGTTCATCTTCGCCTTGACCGTCTTTGAAGATATGTTCGGGTACGGAACCTTCGCTATGATAATGAACCTGCACAAGTCCCCCGGCAAGTCAACACCCTCGACAAGAGTCGGTCCGATGATGACATTGTTCCTTGAGTTTATATATTTCTTGATTTGCTCGTTCTTGTCTTTTGATGTTATGTACATGCACAGTCGCTTCTTGATTTCAGGCGGCGCGTCATCATAGATGGACTTCGCATTGTCATATGAACCGGTGTTAATCATCCCGTGCTGTTCAGAGAACTGCGGAGATGCAAGAATCCTGTAAATGATTTTCTTGATTTCCGGAAAATCAACACTCTTTCTGTTATATGACATCTTGTATGTCGGAATGTAGTATATCGGAGACTTCGTGAAGTCGAATATGTTCGGAATGTCAAGATAGCGAGCCTGCTTGCTATCTGTGTATTGAACACCGATGCTTTCAGAAAAGAAATCCTTGTTTCCGACAGTCGCAGATGTACAGACCTTGAACTTCGCGTTCTTCATCAGGAACCTGTAACACAGATAGTCATCCTTGACGCAGTTCAACTCGTATGAAACTGCCTGCGTCATCCTATCAACAATCTTCTCGACCACGACAAACTCATCGCCGGCATCATCAATGCAGTTCACGAACTCGCAAACCATCGACGCGTAGTTGTGAACCCATGACAGAATCTTGAATGAAGTCATCAAGTCCTTGTCTTCCTTCGTCTGCCGGTAAGACGGCTTTGTCGAAAAATCAGAACCGTGATTGTTCTTGATAAATTCAAGGCACTTATCAGCGACTCCGTTCACGAAAGCCATCAGACTTCCAAACTCCCTGATAAACGAAGCCTTCATCATCATAAGATTGTCTTGCTTGGACGATATGGAAAAGCAGTGCATGAAATAGTCATACTTGTCAAGAATATCATTGACACTTGCGACTTTCGACATCGGCATTCCGGCTATGCTAAACTGTTCAGACCCAGCAAGTTCCCTTGCAATGTCGTCACGAAGAAACTCAACACAAGCCGGAGCCTCGACACCGTTCAACATGGCATAGTTCAATACTATCTCTATCTTTGCACGGTCCGCTTCAACATTAATGACAGGCTTTGAAAAATTCTCAACAATAGTCGGAATATTATGGCACTCGTCGCAGAATATCACATCCCGCGGAAAGAAACCGGCAGCATCATCGCTACTACGTTCAACAAGATTCATCTGGTATAACCACAACTGATATGTCAACAAAGTCACATCTGTCTTTTCAGCACGAAAACGATGCATCATGTACTGACACGTGTCAACACAGTTGAAACCCATACGCTCTCTTGATTCCTTATTCCTGAGGATTTTCAATCCGACCTTCTGAATCTTGCACATGCCGAGATTGTAGTCCATGTGGTTCTTGAAACAAGTGTAGTTACCAATAGAACCTTTCAAATAACCGAAACGCTTCAGCTTGAACTTGTTAATCGCGTCCATATACTGAGACCACAAGTACAAATCAGATGCAAGTATATAAGACTTCTTTCCGTAGTATGTAGCAAGAACACCGGCAGATATAATACATATCAGGCTCTTGCCTGAACCGGTCGGAGCCTGAATAACAGTCGTCTCATGCGACTTGTTGATAATGTTGTCTATTATGTACACTATAGACTCAAGCTGATTCTTTCTGAACGAAAACCTGTCTCCAAGATTCTCGCCAGCCCACTTGACAACATTGTCTCTTATTTCGATTAGTTCTGCCATTTCTTTAAACAAAAAGGCAGAAAGTTCATCATGCAAAAAAATTATTAAAAAAACAATCAGAACTTCTGCCTCAACAAAAAACTACAATGAAAATGAACTATTAACTATTAAAATTACTTTTTCTGTTCCTCGTTCGCGACATCAGTTGCAGCTTCACGAACAACTTCCTTCAACTTCTCGTCATCTTCCGGAAGATTGCTTGCAGTGATTGCATTGCTGAATTCAATGAACTCTTCAAGAGCGGAAATCTTAAGATTCATCTTCAACCCGGCATATGCCAAGTCAACTCTCTGCTTCAAGATGTTGAGTTTCTTGTCGATTCCGGCAAGCGTATCAACATACATCTTCACTTTCTCAAGAATGCCGCTGTATGTTACAGGAGCATCTTCCTCTGACAAGGTATCCTTCTCGATATCATAATTCTCATATTTTGCGATGAGAAGCGCGGATTCAAGACCTGTTCCGCTTGGATTCATCATTGAATTGTACAAGAATATGAGAGTCTGATAGTCGATTGCAAAGTCCTTCTCCGGGTCATTCTCAAGTTCGGCAATATGCTTATCAACCACTCTGTCAAACATGATGACACCGCGCCATCCGGCTTTTTCCCAATGATTGAAATGAGCATTCCATTCTTTCAGGAACTTTGCAGACTTAAGGGCGAGTCCGTCCTCATGGACAGCAATGATGTAATTGCGGTTCTTTGTCTTCTCTATTTCATCCTCGAATGTTTTCTTTGCTTCCGCAATATCATCATCAGTCGCATCTTCCGGATCGATTTCAGCCCACTTTGAGAACTTGCTATTGAACTCCTTGCGTGTCGTGATTCGCATATACTGAATCTGCTCGTCTGTGAACTCGCCAACCTCAGTAGGGATCACTTCTTCCTGCTTTTCAGTACCAACATCTACCGGCTTTTCTTCTTGCGCCTTTGTCTCAACAGTTTCAATTTTCTTCTGGTCTTTTTTAGACATATAAATTATATTGATTTTTCTTTTTAGTCTTTACAGTATACAACAAAAGTCCGATTTAGTTTAAAATTTCGAGACTTTTATGAATCTTCTATACTTTTTCAACGCGCATATCGAACACGGAACAATCAGGTCAACACTCTTGTCATACATCTTCCGGAAGTTCTTAATCGAGTCCGAATTTGCATACAGTTGCCCGTAATACAGTACATCAACAGTCCCTCGACCGTTCTGTATGATGTTCTTCTTAAAGAATACGTTCCTGTATTTCTTTCCGTCCATATCTTTCTTAAATTAAAGAACGAATGCAAATACTGTTCCTGCGACTGCAGCAACAACAGCAAGCGGAATGCCAAACACTTTCATATATATCTTCGGCTTCATCTTGTCATCAACCATAGGGTTGAATCTCCACACAGCCAGATACGTGAGGCTGATTTCTTCAGATGACGGGTCCTCCACATGGTAGAACTCCGGTATCGTTATGTACTCTCCGCCGCCCATCTCCCTCTTAAGAAACTGCGTAGCAAAATACGTGTTCTCGTTCAGTTTGTCCTGTATCAAGTAGTCCTGCCCGCTTGTCTGGAACTCAACCGGGACAGAAGTAACCAGAAACACGCTCTCGCCGTCATCGCCAATCTTAAAATTCTGCTTCACGAACGGGCTTTCTGCATCAGCAGAAGCCTCGTGTATAACACGGACAAACTCCTTCTTGTATTTCTTATCGAGACCAATCTGTCGGTAAGCATTGACAGTCTCGTAGTAAAATTCCTTTAAATTCTCTAACCACTTCATTTTAGTCAAAAATATAAATTAGGTCATTCTCATCATTGATCGAATCTACATATGAATTGTACTCAAGCTCATTCAGGTCTTTCTCCTGATTGACATCAAGATACATTCTGTACAGATTCGAATGCTTGTCCATCATGATTTCAGAAAGAAGCCTCTTGTTCTGATAGTATATGTTCTTCGCGTCATGCTCCTTTATGTTGAGAGTCTGTCCGATTTGCTTGAACGTCATTCCCTGATTGATTTTCATATCAACAATCTTCCGGAACATCGGACTCATCGTGCTTATCTCTGCCAGGGAAGCGTCATATATGCGCTTCGTGACAACCTCATACGAGTTCGTCAGTATGTTCCCGTCATCATCGACCGTATAATAGTTGTCAGGAGTGCTGTTCTTCTCATCGTGAGGATTGTCTCCGCGATATATGCTATCGACAATATCATTCAAGTCGATGTCCAGACAATAGTTGCGGTCTGTCTTGACAGCGGTCATGCAAAGATTCCTGCAAATCGTATAAAGCCATGTGCTATAAGTCTTTGCACGGTCAAACATGTCTCTGTAGTTCCATGCGCGCATGAATGTCTCTGAAACTATATCGTCAGACTTCTCCCAGTCTCCTATGATGCGTGCAGCATAGCTGTGAACACCATAGTAAAATCTCTTCCATATATTGGAAAAGTTAGAAGATGTTGGCTTGTTATAGAATTCCTCGACGATGTCTCTGTCTATCTCGGCTTGCGTTTTCGCTTTTCTTCCGGTTGATTTCTTCGAATCGTTCTTCCGTGTCTTTGAATCTTCAACATAGTCACTTTCATATTCTTCGATGCTATCTAACCTATCATTGAAATTGTCGTCCGCATCTTCTGCCAGACGACCTAATCCATCTGAAGCATAGTCATCATTAGTTCCAATTTCCTTAGTCATTGCAGTTAATTAATATTATCCTGATGAACAAAAAACATCTATTGTACTATTTATAAATGTTTTTATTTGAATTAGAAATATGCATCTAAAAAATATTTAAAATTTCCTAAAATGCATAATTTTCAAGAAATTCATCAATCAAACATTTGTCGTGTCGATTTTATAGTGCAAAGATAAAAAACTTTTTTCAAAACAAAAAAATTTTTCAAGACTTCTTTAAAGTTTTTTAACCTAAAGTAGAAAAAGGCTTGAAAATAAAATTCAAGCCTTTGACTTTTTGTTAGTTTAACATACTGATTTTTAGCACAAAAGATATTTTTATGTCAAATTGCCAGCAAAATGAAAAGAAAATGCTATTTTATAATTATCGAGCATGGACCCGAGTAATTATCGTTATGCATCTTCAATGCAAATGCAAGAGCTTCTTCCCTCGGCATGTTATTCTGATTCTCTGTTCTCAATGCTTCTCTTTGCGTTTCCAACAACTCGAAATGCTCTTTCTTATTATGAGGAAACACGACAATCTTCTTGTCATAGACATTCTCCAGCATCTTCTGCCTCAGCACTTCAATATCTTCATCATTGCTTCTCCACAAAGCATCCACCTTGCGCATCTTCTCGGAATCATACTTCACTCTCTCTTCATTGCTGACATAGCCGGTCTTGACCTGATACATAGCATGCGTGAAGTCAATATCATCAACATTGACATCCTTGTCGATAAACAAGATTCCGCCAATCGAATGATAATACTTCTGCGCAGGGATAGCCAACTTGATAAACCTGTCATTTATAAGACCGCAAATCATATTGTCATCATGCGAGATGATTCTTTCTTCCGCACCCAGCGCATCCTTGACAGAACCAAACAACGGCATAAGAACATCAATGTTCCGCCTTGAAAAAATCATCAACTGACCGCCCATATATATGTTGAAAGCAGACCAGAATGCTGAATACAAGATTCCCGTGAAATATTTCGAGTCGTCATCAACTCCGGCAAGGAACTCGTTGATGAGAGGGATATTCAGCCAAGTAGAATTGTTCGTGCGAATCAAGTAGTCAAACTTAAGTCTCAACTGGTCAACAACGATATGCAAAGCCTCTACCGTCTTTGAATACGTTCTCAATATATTCTCGTTGATTCCGGGCTTGACACTCGGTTGCCTCTTTATATATATAATGTGTCTCTTCTCGTCCACATGTGAAATCTCTCCGGGCTTCGCATCCGTATATGTCCAGAAATCGACATCGACATTCGGATACTTCTTATGGTCGATATTTCTCCAAGTCTCGTTTGAAACTGTCTCAAGCGTATTGAACGGTTCCATATCCGCGCTCATGGACAACACGAGCAACTTCTTGTAGTCCTTTGCCGGTCTCAATCTGGTCTTGTAGTCACAAACCGGATGAATGAACTGCTTAGGCAACTTGACGACATCGACCGTGTTTCCCGGAGTGTTGAACAGCATCTTCATCTTTCCAGTATCCTTCGTTATGTCGAAATTGTCATAAGACTCGACCGCCTGATCTATCAGGTTCTCATAATTCTCGAACACCTTCTTGCTGGACCAGTTCTCCAGTTTCTTGCGGATATTGGCACGGAGCCATGACAAATGGTGCATCTTGACTTCCTTCCACTCGAACACATGGTTCTCCACTGTATAATGAGGAACGTCAACTATCTTCCCGTCCTTTGTCCTTGCCTTCTCTATACGGTCATATGGTCTCGAAAGAACTCTTGTCGGATCTCTCGGAAGGTTGAACGACTTGCCGTCATAGTCGCATCTGTACTTCACCTTGGACACGAACGGAACATACATTCCCTGCGAAAATGGATACACAAGCAGATGCTCGTAGTCGATTGCATAGTTACAGTACTGGCAATATGTGATTTCATAGTCATGCTTGTCAATCTCGCCCAGTGCATAGTCAAACGACTTCTTCGTATAATATTCATCGGAGTCGATTACTATGCAATGAGAACAACCGTGATCTTCCGCATCCTGTATAAGAATATTTCGCTTCTTCGTCTCCTGCTTTCTTGCTTCCTCGCTCGTGTCAAGCTCAATCTCGACAATGTTATCTACAAGATGGTCCTCGTCACGCAACCTGAAAATCTCATTCAAATCAACATTTGAAATCTTGTCTCCGTGATAACTCACACGCTGCAAACCGATAGAAACATAATCAACAGACTCTCTGATTGCCGAGATTATGTTATAAAGATGCTCGGTTCCTTCGAACGCTATGATAGCAAGTCCGACTTTCTTGATATTCTTATACTTCATTTAACCCATAAAGATACATTTTATAAATTAAGATTTTCCAAAATAGAAATCTTTATGAAAGTATACAAGAAAAGCGGATAATAGTTTAAAAATCATTAATTATTAAGCAAAAATGCAGATTTTGATTGTTTTCTATGTTTTCATGGCATAACTTAAAAATACATATATTTGCAGAAATGATTTTATATATGTAAGAAACAAAAACTGTTTCCCATTCAAAAATCACATTTTCATCATTTTCAAAATAAATATCTTATAATAAAGAAATTCATTTTCAGATGACATGGACAATGCTCTAATAGATGTTTCCATACGCACGATGGTCGGAAACCTGCCCGGCATCATCAACGAGAACAACAAGTACATAACAGAAGAATTTGACAAGATTGTAAACAACAACAAGTATGTCCTTGATGTCAGTTCAAACAACGTAGCCGGCAAGAACGGCGTATTCACGAACCTGACAGTGGACGGAATCGCCATCAACTCGCTGTCAATCAAGAACCAGACACAGTTCGACAACAAAATCAAAGATGTGAGAGACGGCATTGACATCACCGGTTTAATGGACGGCACTGTCAGCGAGAAAGAACTTGTTGACAATAACGGCAACCTTCTTACAATCAATGACTTGTATAAGTTGAAACTATATGTAAGAAAGGGTTCCGTGACTGTTCCTGTGCAAGTCGGCTTCAAATGTTCGAACAATGCATATTCATACATGCTATACTACGATGTTCTTGATGTCACGAACGACACAAAGATTGTCAAGAGAAAGTACGTGTTCGTTGACTTCAACAACAGCAACAAGCTTGTGAACACATCATCCGGCGAGATAACCCTGTAACACAAACACCCACAAATCCAAATCATAGTGAACTTTTTAAATGGCTAAGAACAAGACTCCATTGCTGCGTCCATTAAGAGAACAAGGCGCGACGCTATATGTTTTTCCATCCGCAACAGAAGACATCGGTCTCAACATAAACAACGGAACAACCGGCGTTGCTCTGTCGCACTATGCGCTGATGAACTTCAACAGCAACAACACGAAGTTCGACTTCAGCACGTCACAAAGCCTGCTTGATCTTGCAAAGAGTCTGCAGAACTACGCGATGAACTTCGAGACAGCAGTGCTGAACCAGCCGAACTATAACTTCCAAGAGCCGTACACCGTATCGGAGCATGTTTTCTGGCGATGGGTTGAGCATATACAGAAAACCGATTCAAAGGTTTTCAACGAAACGGAAATCGGAACGACCGGCTTGTATAGGGAAGTGAACTACAAGTCGTCAGACACGAACAGGCTTGTCCAGTGCTTCGGTTCCATCGACGCGGGAAACTCGCTTTCAACCGACTTCGGAATGTTCAACGAGACATATGTGAACATCCCGACAAGCTACGGCAACGGTCCTGTATTCTTTAGAAAAGTAACGAACAATCCGAACTTTGTGGCAGGTTCGTTCGTGGCGGCAAGTTCTAAAATTGAAGGAAGAAATGATGATGTCGGATATCTCGGTTCGATAAATTCAGAGTTTGATTCAAACGAAACGAACAATTACAGCATAAAAACACCTTATGAAATCGTCAAGGACGTTCAGTCCATTCAGGCGGCTCTCCGCACACTATCCGGAGACAGCACTCTTTCCATATCTTCATATGACGATGTCAATATCGACGCAGACGGAATCCTGAAAACAATCACAGAATCGAACGGTTCCGTATTTCCTTATGACATGTCAGAGAAGTGCGAGTTCAAGTTCAACGCGATTCTCCTGTACTACTCGATTTATGACCTGAATGATGTTTACAAGCAGGCTATCGCCACGAACCTGTTCGGAATCGTTTTCCTGAACAACACGTCATCCGCTCCGTTCCTGACTCCGATGACAAAGAAGAAGTCGTACAACGGAAAGAGCAATGACAATGCGTATTTCGGAAACAGCTACTCGTTCAGAATCAATATCAAGACGCTTTCCGTATATGACAACACGGATGCGAAGATTGATGACAATACGACCACGACATCTGCATACTCTGTCGATTTCAACGATGTCATATCGAACCTGAACCGCGCAATCGACTCGATGAACACGAATGTCCAGACAACCCGTGCCATCCAAGACAACTACATGAGGATTCTCACGTACTACAACGAGGCAAAGGAGAAGATTGAGTCTATCGAAGTCAAACTAAACAACAAGTTGTCAGATGGAATCTCTGATGCAATCGTCCAGATAAGCTCGGATATCGACGACCAGATAACAGCAAGACTTGTCGAACTCGGTCTCATCGACACAAGCAATCTGTCTTCTGACATGACAGAGACCATCAACGAGGGAAGCAGCCGGGGAGTACAGACTTATGGAACGGCTCCGACATCTTATGCAGCGCCGAAGTCACTGAATATGCAAGGCAATTCCCTTGAAGGAGAACTCACCGGTTCCAGAGTCAATATCATATCCGCATCCGACACGAATGTCAAGGCTAACAACACTGTCAACATAACGGGAAAGAACATCGTTTTCAACGTCCAGTTGTCAAATGGAGAGTATGTAAGCATTCCGCTTGTCAATATTCTTGAAAAACTCAATATGCTAAAGAACTCCATCGATGACTTTGCAGAAAACATAGAGTTTGTCGATGATGACACTATAACATATGAGTCTGCAGCAAACATCGTGGATGATATGCAGGAAGCGCAGGAAAATCCGAAAACAGAAGAAAGAACAGCGGCAATCAAGTCTCTGTTCGACACGGTTGCAGTTCCGATTGCCGGATTGCTTGTTCCATATGCAAAGAAGCCGACAGAAGCCGGCTTATATCTCAAGAAGAACACTGCCGGCAACATAGCGAACATCACACACTTCGACGGAAACGACTATACACTGACAGACAAGTGCATCAGCGGAAAGATGTACATCATGGACGGTCTTGTCTATGTGTTCAACGGCGAAACTTGCAAGCCGCTTGGTGAATAACCGTCTCATAATCAATAAATACAAAAAATTATTCGATCGAATAATGTCCAATATCAACAGTTTTTCCCAAAACATATCACAGACAGTTACGAACAGCGCGAACACGCTGTCAATGCTCACCGCTATCCAGAAAAGCCTGAGCACGAACGACACCGTAACGACCTTCGACTATGATGACGGAAAAGGAAATACTATCCAGTACCAGTTGCCGAGCTACGACGCGGTCGTGAACAGGCTCAAGGCTGTCGAGGAGTCTCTCAACAACCTTGTTGCCGGAAAGGGGACAGTGAACCTGAACGACGGTTCCAGACGCTCGATTACGCTTTCTACTATTCCGACAACTCCAGCACAGATAACAGGACTTGCAGATCCTTCGACATTCACGATAGACAGCAACTGGTTCTTTGAAGAACTGATGTTTCCGGGAGCGCAGGTCGAGATTGACCTGACCGGACAGATAGATGACACTTCTGACAGAGTCAAGGTCGTGAGAGTCATTCTCAACGCGCAGGATGACGATGCCACGACTTTCTGGAACACGACTCTTGCAAGCAACAGCTATTCATATCCTGACTTAAGACAAGAACTCACGAACAACGGAATCGCTTATTCGATTGACGAAGAGGTCGTTCAGATGCCGCTTGTCAGCAACCAAGTGAACGGAACGTTCCAGATTACAGATGACCCGATTGTCATCAACGGCAACGTCTGGTATCCGATTGACACAATATCGTACTCGACGATAGACAATGACGGTGTCAATGTCGGTCAGAACAACATCCTGTCAATCGGAGACAGGCTCAGCTACTCTGACTCTATATTCGAGATAGTCGAGATAGACCAGAACAACAACAGAATTAGAATCAAGAAAGTGAGCGGCGCAGAGATGCCCGGAACCTTCTCGATGCTGCATTTCTACCAAGACCCGTTCAGAAACAAGACTCTCAAGGTCAGATTCGGCGCGCATGAATATGACATCATCTACTTCAAGGGAATCAGCGAGAACTACAACCTGCTTGCAGACGAATGGTCAACACCTGTCAAGTTCGCATCAGACGACCTTGTCCTTTCCGGCACTTCCGGACTCCAGCAGACGAACTTCTCGTCATATTACCAGCAGTATGTGGTGGACTGGGGCAGGGAGATGATAGCGGAAGCAAAGGAGCGCAGGGTTTCTGCATACTACGGAAACATTCCGAACACTCCGACACTCAATGCCGACGATTTCCGCGTCGTTCAAATCAACACGCAAATCAATGCGGCAATCGACACGACTGATGTAAAGAACACAGCTGCTGAAATAGAAAGCGTCAAGTCCCAGATAGCATCTCTTAAAAGCACGATTGCCGCTCAAAAGACAGACCTGCAGTCTGCCGTGAACCTATACACATACAACTCGATTCAAGAGCAAATTTCAACCAACACGACAGACCTGAACAATCTTCAGACCACATACACCACGCTTGTTAACAGCTTCCAGACAATCGTAAGGGAAAATGCTGCAATCACAGCGGTTCCGAAATACCACATCAGAGGCTTCTTCCCTATTCCGGACTACAAGTTCAGGGACGAGGAAGAAACAAGTCCGGAAATCATCATCGGTTTCGACATAGCATACCGATACATCAAGGAAGACGACACTGCGACACAACTCAACACGTTCACATATACGAACACGGACGGCTCGGAAACCACGGGAACATTCACAGACTGGATTCTTACGCAGAGTTCGTTGAAAACGATGAAGTATGATAACGATTTGCAAAGATATGTCTGGGTTGACGAGAACGTGGCAGACGGAACCGAGACGAACATCAACCAGATAGACATCGCAATCAACAAGGGAGAGAAGGTGCAAATCAAGGTCCGCTCCATTTCAGAAGCCGGTTATCCAAGAAACCCTCTCCGCTCGGACTGGTCGAATGTCGTGACCGTTGACTTTCCAAGCACGCTTGCAACAAGCAACGAGATTGCAGACTTGATTAAGGAAGTCAACGACGATGCATTGACAATCACAATCAACAACAATCTTGATTCCGCCGGCGTCACAGAGCACTTGGATGACACGATTCCGAACAGCAATTCTGTAAACGGTCTCTACTTCAAGCATCAGGCAAAGAACATCGCTTATGAGGAGAGCATGACAACAGACGGAACAACTGTCGTGAACTCAATCAGTCTGCAGGACAAGATTTCGCAACTGTTCACGAAAATATCCGACAACTCGTTCAATGTTTCCACAAACGAGACTGCAATCAACGACATCCGTTCAGAGATGCATGAGAAGCATTCGCAGTACGAGGAAAGCATATCAAGCATCAACGCTCTTGACGAAGTCCAGAATGCGAGCATCAATCTCAACACTTCCAAGATAGACTCAATCAGAACAGACAGAGGTTATGTCAAGACAGAGAGAGTCATCATGACAAACGACGAAGGAACCGGAAAGGTTTCTGTCACCCCGATGGGAATGAACGAACTGTTTGTCATCGACTCTTCGACAACAGACACGACATCACTCGTGCCAATCCATGCGAAAGATGTTTTCATACACAAGAGCGGCTCGCTTGTCGATTCGATTTCAGTAACATCAGAGATAGAAAGACTCAATGAAAACACATCTTCGAACCTTGACAAGATTAACGACATCAATGCAAGCATCAGTCGTGTGAACGACAGGCTTACAGACATAAACAACCTGCACACGCTGGACGTGAGCCTTTTGCGTGCCGAGCATGTCGAACTGCAGGAAGAAGTCGCGTCATTCCATGAGAAGTCAACGAACGAGGCTCTGTTCAACACGATGTATCTCGGTTACAAGTTCTCAGCGACCGCAACGCAGACTCCTAAGACGAAGCTCTCGACAAACGACGCGACCGGTATGCTCTATGTATATGACGGTCAGTCTGAAGAGCAGCTCGGAATCGTCAATGCGGAAGACTTCAAGATATACACGAACGGTTATCTCTCAGGAAACGTTGTCTCGATGAGCGAGGTTGCAGAAGTCGTAACAGACCATGACAATGACATCAACACGATTCAAGACAACATCGGAAGCATCAACGACACCCTTTCAAAGATTTCATACAAGGTCAGCGACCAAGACATGCAGGTCCGCGGAAACTCCATGAACATAACCGGGAAGGGAACTATATCCACAGTCAGCTGCACGGATTTCGAAGTCACGAACGGAAACGCTTTGTGGGTTGCGAACGGAACCAATACGGCACAGCTTGTAGATGGTCACTTCAAGAACATATACCTGCATGAAGCCGGTCAGAAAAGTTCTTCAGCATTGAACATGCTTGGTGAAATCAAGAATGCATCTACTGTAATAACAGAGCATGAAGATATTCTTAACGGAGTTGGCGGATTGACGGAAATTCACCAATATGTTGATAATGAGCACATTCTCAAAAACATAACAGAAATTATATCCGAAACGACAAGAACAAACGGATTGTCTGTTGAAGAAGATAATGTTCCGATGAGCGGTGCCACATTCAAGGCATATGGTTCCAATGTCATCCTCACGTCCAACTTGAACGGAAATTCAGACGAATATGCTCCGCTTGTCGTTCAAGATGTCGTTTTGAAAGCAAACGCGAATGCAAGCGAGACAAGACTTCAGGACTATATAACGAACACATTGACTCCTGCGCTTGAAGTCACGAACATGTCAAAGGAAATGTTCAATGCGTCTGCCGGAAACGCATCAACGAACCTGAACCTGCACGGTGTGACTGTCAACAGCAACTTCAATATCGTACAGCCGACGAATCCGAACTCCGGATACCAGATTTCAAGAATGTCATACTTTCCAAACGCGAACGGCGGCAACGGCGTATATTTCAGCGACATATCACCGACCGGCGAGGAAAGACCCGGTTCCATCAAGTGCGGAAGTCTGTATGCGAACCAGATATTCTATGAAAGTGGAAATGAAACGCAAAGTCTCGACAGTTTCATTAGAGACATAGTTCCATTAGACACACAGACAAGAATCAATGAGATAGTAAACATATTAAGAAGCATGGTAACAGATGCATCTCTTTCTGCACACATAAGTCCAACTTTAAAGCAAAGACTCAATCAATTGGGAAATTTATAATTTGATAAAAATTAAAAGAAAAAGAGATGCACGATTTGCACCTCTTTTTCTTTCTTTACAAGTTCAAAAAGCAACATATTCTTTCTTTACAAGTTCAAAAAGCAACATATCTGCTTTTCAAAATAAATAGTTCCGTAGAACATAGAAATTCATAGAATCCCGTATGTTTACTTTCTTTTGACGATTCATCGGTGACTTGGTACTCACAAGACCGTTCATTAAATGAACGCGTTTTCCTATAGGTCATCTCCACGTCCCGTCTCCCCGAACTCAGGGGCAGCCCGGACTGTCGGACTCCGGGAAATCCAGAGACAGCTTAATGTCTCTACGAGTTTATAAAGAACAATGACAGAGAATCTACATAAGTATACTACAAGATGACAAAATAGTTTAAAAAACTTCAATGTTTTTTTGATAGCATATTAAATGAAATTAGTTAATAAATACTATACAAAAATAATAAATTCTTGTGGTTTTGCATCATATGTACAAAGCCATTTAAAGAACCACATCATTACATTGCAATGAGCGAGATTAAATGCATATTGACACTTGAGAAAAGAACGCTTGTCGTTGACTTCACATCACTATTCGGAAAAGACGCGCAGTTCGGAAACACACTGTCGATAACCGTAGATTCAACTACTAATGAAATGTTCAACCAGTATGTCAACGGAAGCGAGGACGGAACTGTCAAGTCGCATCTGTTCATCAACGGAGTCAGGTTCAGCGACCTTAACGGTTCGGACAACACGAGAACCATTGATTATCCATCAGACACACAAAGGCACATTGCAACAGTAAGCATAGAACCGGATTCCATATATTTCGCAGAAGGAGACTTGACGCTCTCGTTCGGAAGCGAATACACGGTCAAGGTCAACATATCGGACAATGACACGCAGACGATAGAAAGCCGCTCGTTCACAGCAAACCAGCTTGACATGACTCTCGAGACATACATGCTTGTCAGAACGAACCCGAAACTTTCCGGAAACATCAAGCTCGTCGTCGATAGCAAGTACAGGCTTTACCTTGACACGATAAAGGACAGCGGCTCGTCCATGCTGAACGACCGCGTGTACAGAAAGTATCCGATTTCGTCAGAAGGAAACTATCCGTTCGACGTGATGACCGTGTTCTCAAGCCTTCCGAAAAGCGAACTGTTCAAGCTTCCGAAAGACTCGCTGAATCCTCACAAGAACTTCAACGACTACAAGAACCAGTTCTTCACGAACTACGAATACGGCGCAGAGACGAACACGGACAACCTGTATCCGGAAAACATGAAGATTCTTGCCCCGATCCATATCGGAAAGACGATTCCGGACTTCTTCACCATATTCAGATATGACGGAACGTTCAATGAAGAGACATACGGTTCTGTCGATATAAACGATACAGAAAAACTGATTTCATTGCTCAAGGAATCGGAAGTCGTGAAGATTTTCGACCTCAGGACATATACGCCAATCGGTCAGTACCTGAACAACTACAAGAAATACATCAAGGATTTCCTATACGGTTCCTGTCACTTGCAGTTTATCGAGCAAGACAATGAGAAGTACGGTCAGAACTACAGACAGGGCAACAACTCTTGGAGAGGCATCGCAATCGACAAGGGAATCATCACGAACAAGATAGAGACTTCGTATTTCGGAAACAACATACTAACTTCCGAACTCGGAGTTCAGGAAAGGTTTGACGAGTACATCATCAACGGCTATGAGAGAAACAACATCCTGTACCCGTACATCATCAACCTTGAGTTCATGTTCAATGACGAGAAAACCGAAGAGTACTCAATGCACAGGTACTTCGGTCTGTACCTCAGCTCGAACAGTTTCCTCAACTACGACTGCATCGTGACTGACAACCACAAGGGAAACAACGTGGTCCACAAGTATGACAAGAACGACAATGAAATCTATGACGCGGGAATCATCGACTCGATTTTCAACAAGAAGTTCGCAGACCGCATCTTCTTCATGACAACAAACAACGACGCGACAAGAATACAAAGCAACGATGATGTCAAGAAGTTCATCAGCAACTATGTCATCGACAACCCGGACAAGAACATCTGCAACGTGCGTGCCGACAAGGTTGACTGGGAAGACGAGGACAAGTCGTTCATAACCCTGAACTTCACAGAGCCGATTGAATACGGCGAACACCTGAGAATCGTCGCTCTTGACTATTACAATGAAATCGAGAAGAAATTCCAGAACATCTGCCTTGAAATCATCGCTTCCAATGACGCGAGACTGATTTCAACAGACTACAACATATCTCCGTACATATACACGAACGAGCCGCTCATCAACAAAGTGCAGGAGAACCAGACAGAAAACAACATATACAGACTGTCTTTCTATACGCAGGACTTGGCAGATGCATCAAAGCCAGCTTCTCTACAAGAACAGTTATCGAGAATAAGGCACTGCATCGACAAGTTCGACATGTTTGCAAAGGTGGAATCAATGAACGAGAACACCATCGGAATCTCATCAATGCATGACAAGACTTTCTTCCAGCACATCGCAAAGATGAACAAGTATCCGGAGCCGGCATACGAGAAGTTCTACATCAAGGATGACAAGCTATACTACACCGGCGAACAGAGCATAGAGAACAATCAGTCATCATACATCATAGACATCAGGGACGCGCTCGGATGCGAATGCGAGCATATCGGTCAGGACAATAGTGAAATTCATAGCGGAAACACAGTCAATAATGTTTTCTACTCAAAGGACAATGACATCGAAAACAGCAAGATAGCAACATATGTAGAGTACAAGTCCAATGAAGTGAAAGATACCATCAGATACTTCTCCAAGACATTCGACAGCCTTATGCATCCTCTGTCTCCGGACTCTTACTACTACTATAGCAAGTTTGCAACATTCTCCACATTCAGTTTCGATGTTCTTGGATGGAGATACTCGAACATTGTGGAATTCAAGAAGATAAGCGACTTCAAGCATCCTTATGTCATATATGATGACATCGAAAGCATATTGAAAGTCGTAAGGCATCCTCTGACAAAATGCATCACCGGTCAGTTCGAGACGATGAACAAGATTGGCATCAACACCGGATACTTGACAGACAATCCGCTTGTTCTTATCGGCAACGACACGATGACCCAGAAACTCAAGTTCACAGAATCCGAGTATAATCTTATCGTGTGTCCGTACAACGTGGACAAGACAGTCATAGATTTCGCCATAGAGCCGCTTCTTGTGAACTACATGCTCGGTCTCTACAATCCGGAATCTGCAGACCTGTGCATCATGGGCATATTCAATGTCAAGGATATGGACCTGACAATCGACATGAACCAGTCTGTGAACATCACAAGTTCGGACCAGATGTTCATCAAAGCTGGCGATACCGTATATACGAACAACCGTAACGATGACAGGATTCTCCACAACATCGTATATAAGATTGACAGCGGTTCTTTCAACGAGTTCAGCGCGTCAAAGTTCATCATCATCGGCGACAAGCTATATACAAGCGGAACAGACGAATCGACATCGGTTGTCAGGGTGATAGACCTGTTCAAGGGTTCTCTCACAGCAGCGACAGACATAAGACTTGAAGTGTGCGACTCCAACTGCAAGCAGACGTTCGACTTCATTAAGAACATCCCGCAGCACAAGTCGAGGAACTTCTACATCAACTCTGACGAGTCAAGGCAACTGAACATATCAATCGTTCCGCAGTCGAACTGCATATGGGAATCGAACGGTCAGTACTTCGACGGAAACAACTCGCTCAATGTCGATGACATGGTATCAAACGTTCCATACAAGATGAACGGATACTTCATCGAGCATGGTTTCTCGCAGAGCGGTTCCGTGAACCAGAACATGTTCATCAAGAACTCTCTGGACACGTTCATGAAAATCGGAACAGAATATCACAACTTCAGAAAGATAATCAACAACAACTTGATTAAGAATCCTTTGAAGAACCTGCTCATACAGAACACGAACATCAGTCCGGCAATCGGTTACTACAACTCGTTCGTCCAGTCGCTTGAGTTCATATTCTACGGAATCAAGTTCAACATCAAGTTCAACAGCGAGTACTACAACCAGAACCTGCGCATCGGCGAATACAATAACTTCGAGGTGTTTGTCATCAATGACTATGACATCAACAAGAACAATGAAATCGTCATATCGGCAGACGAGGAAATCATCATCATCGTCAACCACAAGTTCAACCTGTACGGAGACGATGCAAGATACTCTCAAGTCAAGATGATTTCGGAAACCAACATTTCCGCAACCGCTCCGTACTCTGCTACACAGGCTCCGTACTCTCTCAAGACAGAGAGCGTGTTCACGATGCCGGGTCTTGACAACACAAGAAAGAACTTCTTGGCTGCAAAGTCCGGAACCGGAACAGTCAACAAGTCGCAGAACACCGCTTATGTTCAAATAGACAAGGTCTCTACCGAATATGTCAACAACATGAGCGTAAAGCCGAGCTACTTGTACTTCGAGACACCGGATTATGAAGATGACAACTCGATTGCTATCAACAGAGGCACTACATATATGTTAGACTCGTCAGTCGTTTCAGCGGGCAATGAAGAATCATATGGCATCAAGAAGTTCCCTGTGGACTATGAAGATATCGACTTGCTGTCCCAAAAGCACAGGAAAACAGAATCTTTCATCATCAACAACAAGGAAACATCCGACTATACAGCGGTTGACGCTTCCAAAATGATAGGAAAATTCATCGCTTCGTTCGACGACAACTACGACTGCTATGTAATCTCGAACGGAAAATGCGAGAACATCCACATAACCAAGACGTACAAGCCTATTACGGTCAGCCTGAGCATTCCGAACCAAATTAAGTACAACTTCGGCTACTTCACTCCGAGAACATACGACATCATCAATTTCAAGACAAACGACCATGAAGTTGCCGGAGCGATAAACATGTCCATGCTTCTCGGAAACACGAAAGTTGATTCTGTCAACAAAATCAAGTGCTATACCGGAAACAAGGTGTTTGACACGAAGATAGAGACAAGCATCGACAAGAACTACTTCATCAATGCATACAAGTCTCCGTTCGCGTCGAATTGGGACAAAGACTACTACCGCAAGTACAACATAGAAAGCCAAGACAGTTATACAGGTCTCAACGGTTACCTTCCGGGAATCGAGGACAAGTCGTTCTTCGGCTCGAAGTGCATGACGCTGAAAACCAACTTCATAAAGATAAGCGACTTCACAGACAGAAAAGCGAACAAGGGCGACATAGTCCGTGTTGACAGCCAGCACAACATACTTTCGGAAAACGAGAACCAGTACCGTTTCATAATAAATATAACACAGGCTCTATACACTCTGTTCCAGAGCAATACGACATTCACTTCCAACTGGATTGGATTCACAAGCGGCGTAGATACGTCAATCAAGAACTATATAAAGAGCACGATTTCAGAAATTTTCAACAATCAGAGAAAGTGCGATGTCGTCATCGAATGCATCAATGACAATGAAAACGAGCAGATGAGAATCTCATACAGCCCGTTCGACACAGATAACGAGAATGTATTCACAGTGGATAACTTCCACACGGAGGCATCCATCGAAAACGAAGACTATCTGATAACTGTCACAATCAGAGAGATGAAACACACGGTAATCCATCCATATGTGAAGATATACAGATATGTTCAACCGACGAAATGACAAAACAAAAAACAGGAAACCATTAGTTCTACCATATGAGCAAGTTAGGTTCAGAAAAGTTCTCAAACAATGAATACGCGCCGGGTATCGCGCTATACGGCATTGACGGCAATGACGGCAAAAGCGGAACGAACGGAAACACTCTGTTCGTATGCCAGTTTGACAGAACGACAAAGGCGGGTCTTTCAGAATTCGGAAACGCGGTTCTCCATTCATTGAGCATGGATATCGGCAAGGAAACAAGGATTCCGAGGCCGTACATAAACGAAGACACCGTCCTGTTTCCGGACTGCACCATATGGAAGATAAAGGACATAGACGGTCTCAAGACAGCGGCAGCATCCGAACAGATTACGACAGAAGAGCAGTTCATGAAGTACATGGAACTTGTCGGCTCTGTCACTGTCAATTCTGTTGACACCGGCATGTCAACATCCGGAAACAGGCTTGTTCTTGACACTACCAACTACATGGGCTTTGTCATCAACAAGTCGAACATGGCTTCAAACCTGCTTCCCACGGCTCCGTTGAGCATCATATCAGACGATAGCGGAACCGCTGACAAGATTTCATTCCTTTCGTTGAAAAGCGTATATTCCGGAGAGACGCAAGCCACGATGGAGATATACTATGACAAGAACACGGATGCATACCACATCGACTCTGACAAGCCGATTCTCATCGACGCTGACTTGCAAGTGACATCAGGAGAAACAGAGAACTACAGCGAGTACTCGAAAATCATCACATCCGAGAACTCCCTGACTCACTTCTGCGCATTGTGCAACAACATAACATGGACTCTTGAAGAGTTCACAAGACAAGAAACGACTGTTGAATCGACGACAATAGACGTGAATGTTGTCAAGATAACAATCAATAATAACAACACGTCGGACAAGGATGAACTCGACGACACGTTCATCCACGTGTACGGATACAGCATATTCAATCCGGACAGACTCCGTGACTGCTACGGGAAGTTCCACGGATTGAACAGCACAGAAGTTGAAATCGAACTTGAGCAGGGAGCGCATTTTGACGACTATGAATGGAAGGTCTCGATTGTCGGCAACATCGAGGTTTTCATCAAAAAAGCAGAATAACGGATGAAAAACATATATCAAAAGCATCACGGACTTCCCGGAATCCCTCAGTTTTCAGGCGAATCCGGTTCCAACGGAGAGAATGGAAGAAATGTATATTTCGGATATGTCAACGACTTCTTCGACAGCATCGAGATTTCTGTTGACAACATCGTCCGCTATGCCCAGACATCAACCAACGATCCGTCTGCATACTATACCGGTCTGTTCAATATCGACTTGGCATCCGGAGATGTAATTTCAGATGTTTCCGACTATCTCAAGGGAGAGCACGTGACCATGCCAGACCCAAGCACGACCGTGATAACAAACGATTCATCAACTAATGTTTTCTTCGACCTGTATTCAGAAAAGATTGCTCCGTACAATTCAAGATACAGTTATGCATATGATAACGGAAACGAGAAAATATCTCTCCTGTATGCAAAAGTAGATACAACAACCTCAGGTTGGAACAAGCAACATTCAGCAAGCAGCACAGACAAGCAGTGGAGAATGTGGTCTCTCCAGCAGGACGGTTCAACAGACACGTCAATTTATCCGGACCTAAGATACAACGGCGTGGACCCGGCAAATATTATTGACCTGAAGCCGAACCTGACCGGACTCGGCGGAATCAACGGTTATCCTCTGTTCACGACAATAATCAACAACAGGAACTTCGCATATTTCGCGCCGTGGAAACTAATAGACAGCAGTCTTGGAACCGATGACTGGAAGAACAGTCCGTACTCGTACAATGACAGACTTTATGCATCATTCACACAACCGTTAAGCACGAACAGAACGATTGATGACATAATCGAAACATACAAGTCATCATCGCAAAGCAAGCGAGGCGTAGTCGACTATGTGAAATATGCAAAGAAAGCCGTTGATACGATTCCTGTATCGGACAGACTCAACAGCAACATCAAAGACGGAGATGTCATATACTTCTACACGAACAAGGACATGTTCGAGATTGACAATGTCGTCGAGCATATGGTGGTCATCACGAAAGACCTTGAAAACTGCACGCTTGACGAACTTATCGAGCATTCCACCATCGCTAATCCGCTCTCGTTCAAGTACGTGTTCACGAACGACTACAACGGCGACTCGTTCCTTGAGACGAACTCGCAGGCAACAGCAGTCTATGTCAAGAGCATCGACGGTCAGCCGCTTGACCCGTACAACGGAAAGAACTTCACGAACGCGATTTCGAATTCAGCAGACAGCATCATCAACATCGGAATCCTTGACAACACAGACGAGATGTCGAACATCGTATTAAGAACAGCAGATTCATCTCTCACGTTCGGATCGAGATTTGAAGAATTCGACACACCAACGATTGATGGCGCTGATGCAAGCGCTTTCAGCGAAATCAATGTGATTTCAACCAGAAAATCAGATGAACGGTCAATTCTCAAGATTTCAAACTTGTGTGTAAAGAAGTTCAATAACGGAAACATCGAGACGGCAGACTGCATCCTTGACCAGAACATCAAGTTCTTTGCAGACGGCTTCTGCTACACGCTTGACGAGGATGACTACAATCCGGCAACGAAATCCTTCAAGATAGACAAAGAGAAAGTGTTCAACACATCCGACACTTCGCAATATCTGTCCGGTGCGACTGTCATTTCATTCGACAAAACGATTGTTGACTTGTCAAACAAGGACAAACCGTTCCCGCTTGCGAACTTCTATGACTATTCGAAAATCACATATTTCATAGACAGAGATAACATTCCATTGACAGAGAAGTTTGGAGACAACACCGCGCATATCATACTGTTCTGGGTCACTGCGCTTGACGGCATCAAGCACTACAGCCATCAGACATATGCGGAATACAATGCAGAAAAGTCAAACTATGACATTTCGATTATAGAATACAACGGCTCTACATTCATCGAGCAAGACAACAGCACGAACGACCCTGACACGATATTCATATGCGACGGACTTTCTGCAAACGAGTCATCATGCAACTTTGACATTTATGTTCCAAGCACGGCAGAGAACGTGAAGATATATGTCAACTCGAAGCCGGTATATGAGGATGTAAACTACTCTAACTCTTGGTTCGAATGCATATTCAGAAATTCAAGCACAGTCAGCGACGGAACATATAAAGATATGCAAAGATTCTCGATGACTGTCAAGACACAGAACAACATACCGCAAATCGCATCAGAAGAACCGATAACATCAGCAAGCACTCTGTTCGCGAATCCGGGAAACAGCAACGAGAGCTACGGATGCGACCTGTTCAACATGCAACTGAATGGTCAGGTCATCTCAACGAAAGACCGTTCTGTGCAGGTCACAGTCAAGTACAAGAACGGCTCAAAGGCAAAGACTGCATTCTACCAGCTGACACAGCCGGGTTTCATAGACAACAGAAAGATGCCGTCTGTGAAACTCACGCTCAACAAGGACCTTGAATCCCTTGAAAACTCAAACAAGATTGAAAACGGCGTCCTTTGCAACCAGTTCCAGTTCTTTGTCGATATAGACATCGACGACTTCTCAAGCGACATCTGGGGTTCGTTCGTTCCGGAAGACAGCATCTCTCTCAACCTTGACATAGCGAATATACCAACTGACTATGACTTCGTTGACAAGTACGGCATCCAAGCGGCAGTAGAGACTTGCTCGTTCAACGCATGGCCTGTTGATGCATCAAACGACATTCCGTTCAAGTCAAACTACGTGTCCATCAATTCATATCTTGTTAACAATGACATATCAGATCCTTACGGAAAGACACAGAAAGAGCTTGCAGAAAGCCATATCGCGGCAACAGCCAGCAACAACAGCACGCTTGATGCCGTAAAGAATCCGACAACAGATGTAAGCATCAATGCAGAATATGATGCAGTAATTCTAAACAAGGATGTATTCGGAAACAACTTCACAAGAAACAAGGGAATCCAGTACGGTCAAACAATCAAATTGAGGAACATCCACTTCTCCGACATCCAGAACGGAAAATACAGGTTCAGGGTAATAGCCGAGATTGGAAACCCGATATTCTCCAGACTGTATTTCAGATACTATGTTGCAAACATGTGGATTTCATACAAGGTTTCTGAATCTGACGAGAGAAAGTTCTATGTAGGAACGTACAATCTTGCAAAAATCAACACGATTGGACGATACCAGACATATGACTACATGTTCTCTACGAAAACTCTCAATGCGGTCATTTGCCCTGTATCATTCGTAGCTTGTCCGTTCGACTCGTCAGTCGGTCCGATAGAAGACAAGGCAAGACTCGCCGGCTCCGACAAGCAGATCAATATGAGAATTGACGCATATACGCAGGATGTGTCTTATATTCCGAAAGACGGTTCACAGTCAAGCGGAGCCATGACAAGATATGATGACATGAACGATACCGAGAAAGTTGAGTATGTCATCAGAAACCAGTCGATTCCGTGGTTCAACTTCAGTCTGAAGAAGCGTTACATGCAAGACAACGTGAAAAGCATAACGGTCCAGCCTATACATATCGCTACATTGAAAGACAAGATAGGAAACAAGATTATCGACAAGTGCCTCACAGTCAATCCGGACAAGTACACATCGACGACCAACAAGAACACTTATCTTTCAGTGGTTTACAACGCTAACATGTACAACCAGAGAAAGCAGATGCGAAACGACGTATTCTCTTTCTTCTATAACGGTTCCGAACTTGAATCTGACAGATACTCGCAGTTTGCATACAGTTCGCCGGTGTTCCTGAAAGAAGAGGTGTCATTCGACATCAGAACGAACAGCATCATAAACTCCATGTACGACTGGAACTATGAATACGAACTGTACGGAAAACATACAGACTCTGTATTCAACGGTCATCTATCAACATTCGGAAACGGCTATAACTATGTAGAAAGCGATTCAGACACAAGTCAATACGAATCAAGCCTTGATGAACTGAAGTCATACAACGAGAACAAGATAGAGTTCCCATATGAGCGAAACATATCAGTCATCTCTGCATCATCGCCATTCAGACCGCAAGTCGGATACTGGTTCAGAACATTGCTTTACCAGTTGAAGTGGCAGTATCCTAAATACTACACAGACGACGAACAGAACGAGAAAGTAGACGCGTTCGACATCGTGGACAACGGAACATACATCACTGCAAGCAATAACGAATATATGATTCCGTACAACATAACGCATAGCATATATCCGAGATGTGCATATGATGACGAGCATGATACGGCAATCGTTTTCATGCTGAGGTGCCCGAGCATCGTCAAGGAGAACCAGTACAAGCTTGAAAGTTCAGACATTCTATACAACCACGAAGAAAGTGATTACAATGCAAACCAGTTACCGAACAATAACTTAAATGTTTTATAATGAATTAAAATGACAGAGAAACCGCATATCATAATTGATTTGCGGTTTTCTTTTTGATTTTAATTACTTAAAACAATCAAAGAAATAATGGATGTCTTGTTCTACCAAATAAACAAACGCTATTCTCTGGTACTCGTTTATGCCGAACACTATTCGACTGAAATCATCCGCTTCATCTGCTATTGCAATGACTTCATATAACTTTTTGAAAGTTTTTGGAAGTCTGTGTTCTCCGTCTTTAACATCAATGGTTCTAATTGCATCATGTCCATTGATGATGCTGCAACTATCAACAAAGTTCCCCATCGTCGTTGCATCTCCAAAAACAGAATTAACTACATTGCGGTCGTTGCATTTTCCAAAATATCTCCATGTCAGCAGTTTTGGAAGTTTTTTCATATATTTTGAAAAAGTTCCACAATCAACAGGAATCTCATCAAGCAACGAATCATTTTCAAAAAGTTGTTTTCTTGCAATAACCAATGCTTCTCTTATAATTTGTTTGTCTGACATAAATCTTTTTCAAGTCATTATAAGATATTTATTATAATTTCAAAAAAAATTCATTTTCAGAACTATCTAATAATGAGTATTTTATATAATTTTTACAAAAAATTTACATAAATTTACACAAAAACTGAAAATTTTATTGATAAATAACAAACAAAAAGAAATCATAAGACAATTCTATGCCCAGATACTGCAAACTGTCAGACTATGCAAAGAAATACGGAGTCACATACAGGACCGCTTTCAACAGGTTCAATGCAGGAAAGATAGAAGGAGCAATAAGAGACAAAACTGGACACATTTGCGTTCCCATCGACTACATCCAGAATGCATCATCAACGAATGTGGTCATATATGCCACTGCTCTTTCAAACAAGGAAGAACACATCAGGAAACTGAACGAGCAGATAAGCACCATCAAGAAATACTGCAATGCAAAGGGATATCATGTCACCAAGATTGTAACAGAGTTCGCATCTTCCATCACAGCAAGCCATCCAAAACTTATCGAACTGATGAAAGACAACTCTTGCAAGCATATCGTCATCGACAATCCGGCAACAGTCTCCCGTTTCAGTTTCGACATCATCAGAGAACTGTTCGAATCATGCGGAAAGGAAATCGAGGCGATGAACACCGAAGACTATGACAAAAACGCACTTCGCGAAGACTTTGTCAAGGTCATCTACAATGTCTGCAAGACTCTCAACAACCAGAAGATTCCGAAGAAGAACATAATGAAACTAATCGACAATCTATCATTAAGCACAGAAGAAAGCAAATTGAGCGCATCATAATAAAGAAATGAACATAAGCATTATCGTGGCGATAGCGAATAACTATGCTATCGGAAAGAACAATGAACTAATATATCATCTCTCGAACGATATGAAAAAGTTCAAGTTCCTGACACAAGGAAACACTGTCATAATGGGCAGGAAAACATTCGAATCGCTTCCGAAAGGCGCGCTGCCGTACAGAAGGAACATCGTTCTCACAAAGCATCCAGAAACACTTGCAGACGTGCCGAACATCGACATATTCACATCTCTTGAAGAAGCATTAAAAGACTGCAAGGATAGGTTCGACAAGAAACTAAACTATTCGGATGAAGTTTTCATCATCGGCGGAAGTTCCGTCTATGACGAAGCGATCAGCATAGCAGACAAGATGTTCATCACAAAAGTGCATGACACTCCGGAAGATGCGGACACTTTCTTTCCCGAATTCGACTTGAACGACTGGCACCAAACATCAATCGAGAAGTTCGATGCAGATGACAAGAACAAGTTTCCTTACGACTTCATAGAACTTGAACGAAACGAGAAAAAGCCGATTTTTTGATAAATAAAATATATTCTATTCGGAAAAACAGCACATGGCAAAGAAATACATACTAAGGTCATTCAAGCCCGGCACGAAGAGTCACAACAAGGTTAACAACACCCTTGTGAACCTGAGCACGCTCGGACTCAACAAGCAGCAGAGTATTCTGAAGAACTCGATTTCAATGGGTGCTTCTGAAACGACACGATACAACAGCTACTCCACAAACACACTGATGCCATATGAGGAAGACTTCGAGAACGAGGCATTCCAGAAGTACAAAGACATCACGAAGAACGGAACAAGTTCATATGCATACTATGACCTGAGTTATCCTCAAAGAGTCGAGTACCTTAGATACTTTTCACAGCATCAGACAATATCGTTTGTTCTTGACACGATAGCGGACGAGACAATCGTATTCGACAAGAATAACTATTTCGCATATCTTGACACAGACAAGCTCAAGTCGAACCTGAGCGCAGGAAACGAAATCGGCGAGAAGCTGATAGAGACATGCGACCGTGCTTTCCATGACGTTTATCTCGCTTTCGGTTGGGACAAGTCAAACGGCGCATGGGATATCTTCAAGAAGTTCCTCATAGACGGATACCTCTCGTTTGAAATCATATACAACGACCCGGACAACCCGACAAAAATCATCGGTTTCAAGTATATCGACCCTGTTACTCTCGAACCGTCCATACAGATAGATTCCCAAGGCAGAGAAATAAAAGTTTGGTACCAGAGCAGGGGAGACAGTAACGAGAGAATCATTCCGGACACGCATCTTATCTACATCAACTGGTCAGACGGCATCGCGGGAGAGCAGAACAGAATATCTTATCTTGAAGGATTGACAAGGTCGTTCAACATGCTTTCTCAGATTGAGAACTCCCGACTGATATGGAACATCCAGAACGCGCAGAAGAGAATGAAGATTATCGTTCCGGTCGGAGACATGCCGCCATACAAGGCAGACGCGCTGATGAACCAGTTGAAGGCAGACTGGAACGAAGAAACGCATATAGACCTGTCAAGCGGTGAAATGGTCGTGAACGGTCTACCGCAGTTCTCGTTCACAAAGACATACTTCTTCCCGCAGAGAAATAGCGGTTCTGTTACAATAGAAGAACTTGCTCCGGAAGGATATGACCTGAACTCTATAGAGCCTGTAAAGTATTTCTGGAGAAGATTCATCCTTGATACGAAACTTCCGGCAAACAGATTCCTTATCGACCCTACAGGAGACGGCGGTCATCAGATAATAGCGGATGACTCTGCAATCACAAGGGAAGAATGGGCTTTCAGCAGATTCATCAACAGAATACGAAGCATTTACAGAGAGATATTGCTGAAGCCTCTCTGGATTCAAATATGCCTGTATATTCCGAAACTGTCAAAGTCGGAATATTTGAGACAGGCTCTCGGCATCGTGTTCAATGAAGAGAATGCGTTTGTTCAAGCAAAGGAAAGACTTTCATTGCAAGCCGGCGTGAATGTAATCAACAGCCTGTATGGACTGCAAGACTCTCAAGGGAAACCGTATTTCTCAATCAAGTTCCTGATTCAGAAGTTCCTTGACCTGTCAGATGACGACTTCCTTCTCAATGAGAAGTACAAACAGGAAGAAATTCTTGATATTCTCAATAAAGCAAAAGCTGCAAAAGATCATGCCGCGATAAATGCTGCAACTGGCGGAGGAGCGCCGGGCGGAATGCCGGGAGCCGGAGATGACTTCGGTGGAGACTTCGGCGGCGGTGGCGGAGACTTCGGTGGCGGATTTGACGGAGGCGGAGACTTCGGCGGCGGTGGCGGAGACTTCGGTGGAGCAGGAGATGATTTCGGAGCGCCACCAGCACCACCGGCAGGCGGCGGAGATGACTTCTAAAACAAAATATCAACAACAAGCGGCAGTCTATTTGTCTTAGATGTGCCGCTTGTTTAATTAATCAATAAATATCTTATAATATAAAAACATCCAACCAATTAAAATGATAGATATCGTTGATGATAACAACAATAGCAATGATGTAAATGTTTCCTATGGAACCGGTTTCATAGAGAGCAAACTTGACGGAACCGAACACATCGTGAATGTTGATGACCTGATTGAACTTCCGTCTGCATGGTCTTGGCAAGAAGCAATGATTCCTGTTGAGGACCAGGGACAGACATCGCAATGCGTCATATACTCTACAACATCAGTTCTAAACTTCCTGATAGACTCTGAAAATGATACTCCGAACGCAGACAATCACTTCGACAAACTTGCTCTGTACAACACAAGAGCAAACAAACACATCGAAGGAATGTCGTTCAAGGAGATTCTCAGGCACTACAGACACACGGGCGCGAACGGTTACAAGATAAACAGCTATGCAAAGATAAACTCCGCGCTTGCTGCAAAATATTCGATTGTAATGTTCGGTCCTATAGTCGCAGGGTTGATGGTCAGAAACTTCGGACCGTACTTCTGGAGAAACACCGGCGGAATGCACCACGGCGGTCATGCGGTTACACTTGTAGGTTACAACGAGCAGGGATTCATCCTGAGAAACAGCTGGGGAATTAGATGGGGAGACCAGGGACACTCGATTCTCGGTTATGATGAGTTCGACCAGATTCTTGAGGCATGGACGTTTATGCTATAAAATTAGTTAAACATGATAAAAAGCGGCTACATTTCAAATAATTGTAGTCGCTTTTCTTGTTTCTAACAATTTTGAAAAACATTGATAAATAGCGTACCAAAACATGTAAGATAGTCAAGATGAATCAGAAAGACTTATCACAACAACTCGGTTCGATGGTTGCAGGACAAGTGAAAGGAAGCACTGGAAGCGATGATTGTCTTCCAAGCGAACTGACAACTGCTCCGACATTCGAAGTTGAGCATGAAACAGAAATAGAGAAAGCAAGAAAGGAAGCAAGAAAAACAATCGGTTACATCGTAGATGCGGTCGTGCCGGAAGAGTACAAGAACCATCCGTCGATAAAGAACCAGATAGAAGTAGATGCAATCCAGCTCGGTCTGGTGCTTTATAACCAGAATATGAACAACATCATGATCGAGAACACAATGACTTCAATTTCAACAGGAAACGACAATCCACGAATGTACGAAGTTACAGAGAAGTTCTTCAAGCGTTCATCAGAACTTGTAACACAGATAACAGAAATGTGCGCACAATACAGAAAGTACTACATAGACACATATCTTGACATAGAATCGAAGAACGCAGCAGATGAATCAGAACATGAAGAAATTCATCTAATAGAGAGTAAAGAAAATGAAAATAAAGTCCTTGGTGTTGAAACAAGTGATGGCGGAATGAGATTCATAGGAAAACAAAGCACAGAAGCACTCATCCAGCAGAAGATAGAAAGAGCAAAGAGAGAAAAACAATTAGAGAAAGAAAGACAAAAAGCGGAACAAATAGAGGATTCTGTTGATGCAGAGATTATAGATTAAAAAGGAAACCAGCAAGTTAAGATTGACTTGCTGGTTGTTTATACTTTTAAGATAAATAAACAAAATGCATTTTGATTAAATGAGAAGACAAAGTAAGAGAGCGCTCTATGAGAGCATCATGAGAGATGTTGCAAAAGTTGTCAAAAGACGACTGAATGAATCTAATCCGGACTTGATTTCCAGAGAAGATGCAGAAAAAATAATTTTCCAAGTAAGAAACGGAGAAATCCGTGACATGGAATATTCTGCAGTAGGTAGAACAAAACCGTATTATAAGATGGATATGCTTGATTCCGAGAATAGAAAAGAGCGTAAAATACAAGTAATGAAGAATATTGTAGAAAAAGCATTAAGATACATTAGGCATGATTCGGAACTTTTTGATTTCGTTAAGCAATTCGGTTCAAGAGATATAGAAATAATAACAAATATTCCTTCATGTTCTTCTGATGAAGATTGTATATATCTTAATCCGGATTTTATCAAATCTTTGACAGCAGATGAACTTGCATTTGTGATAATTCATGAATACGCTCATATGAAGTTTAAGGATGAATTTGATTACGATCGTAATTATGATGAAGATGAATGGCAATCAGCAAATATAGATTTGGACAAGAAAGTTAATAGATTTATTGAAGGAAGATTCCCTCAGTTCCGTGGTTACACAAAGCGCTTGAACGGATACATTTAATGTAACTATTATATATTTCAAATGCTGCTGGACAATAGTTCGGCAGCATTTTTGTTCTAAATAAATAAACAAAATGCATTTTTATTAAATGAGAAAACAAAACAAGAGGTCCCTTTACGAAAGCATCATGAAAGATGTTGCTAAAGTTGTCAAAAAAAGATTGAATGAATCAGAGATTGATAATGATGGCGTAGTTACACACGGCAAGATAGTTAAAAGAGGAAATAGATATAATGTCAAACTTGATAATGGACAAATTGCTTCAGATGAATGGTTTGATGATGTAAGAAGAATTTTTAGAAATTATTTCTTAGTAGAGATAGGTGGTGAGTTAAATGTGATGAATTCAGATGGTTTGATGTTGTTTGATGAATGGTTTGATAATATTGAAATCAATAATAAAGAAAACGGAAGCGTTGTTCTTTATAAAAACAATAAGAGAAAGTTTGCCAATATATTTACAGTTGATTATACAATAAGATAACAACTTGTATTTCTAAAAAAATAATGCAGTCATTTCAAATTTCTGAAATGACTGCATTTAATTATTTTATATTTTATTTTCCCCATTGACATTTTGACAAAAGTTCTTTCAATAGTTCTGTTAACACCGAATTCAGATATTCTGAATAATTCTCTCTATATTTTTCTTTCATCGGATTTGAAGAAATTTTTTCATCTTCTGAATATTCTCCACTTTTTTTCAATCTTGCAATGTCTTTTCTGAATTCATATTCACCCATCAACTCACCGAGAACATTAAGAATAAGTTTTATGGCTCCTTCAGCAACTTCATATTTTGAATTAAGCAAAATTTCTTCCATCCTGTCAAGTCTTACAGAAACTGCCGGCTGATCTAACAACTCCTTGATTCGCTTTGTGTCAGACTTCAATTTGTCAAATTCATTTTCTTCATTGAGATGTCGTTTCACTGTCTTTGCAACATCTCTCATTATAGATTCATAAAGAGATTTCTTATCTTGCTTTCTCATTTAACAAAAATGCATTTTGTTTATTTATTTCACAAAAATCAATACAAATCGTCTTCAATTATTTCTACATCATCTACATCATCATTGAATTCATCTTTAATCATTTTTATATTGAAAAATGTTTTCAACTTACTCCATCTAATGTTCTCAACATAATCAATTATATATAACTTTATGAAATCAGCGCATGTGTAATCATCTTCATACAAAAATGCTTGCCATGCGTCATCACTAAGTGCCATTTCTGGTTTAACTGCCGCATCAAGAATTACTTTCTTTATGATTTTCGGGCGAAGAGATTTTCTTATAAGGTTTATGAGTTCTTGATCAGTCACGTAACCATATTTTACAACTCTTGTATTATTCGTGAGTTTTAATGCATTTTCTATCAATTCGTCACAACCTTTTTTGAGCAAATCATAATCCATTCCATAACGCAACTTCTCCGCACGCCTGTACATTTCTTCACCGGTATCTTCGACATGCTGCACGCGGTTTGCATATTGCATCAAATCTTTAATTTTCTTACGCTTCTTCGCATATTCAATCTTTTCCTGCCTTGTATCGCGTTTCATTCCCTTAAGTTGCTCAATTCTCTTATTTGCAGCATTCCTATAAGTTTCGGACGACAACTCGTTTAGATGATGCTTCACAGTCTTTGCAACATCTCTCATAATGCTCTCATAGAGAGTTCTTTTCTCATTATACTTCATTTCTAAAAAATATTTTTTAATTATAGTTTTCTATCTTGAACTTGAATCCGACATAACTGTTCCAGTCAATTCCGGTCACATCTTTATCATATCTGTTCAAAGCAATTCCGCTGTCAGGTCTGCTGTCTATGACTCCTGTATAGTTACCATATTTGAATCCGTCAAGTTCTGGTCTCGCCAGCACATCATCAAACGTAATGGTCAATCTTGAACCTTCTGACAACCATCTGAACGAATGCATGATATACTCAATATCATTGACGCCATCTTCTCTCTCAAAATGGTCAAGCTGGTATCCGTAACCATGATTTGCAGATTCATAGTCAGTCTGGAAACTCATCAGCGTATAATCGCTCACAACCATGACCGTATTTCCATCCTTGACATATGTGTAGTACAAATCAAGGTTCTCGACTTTCCACACACCAGTCATATTTCTCAAGGTCAAGACACTGTCCGGCGCATGGAACTCATCCTTGTCAATAACACACATGTTTCCACCGCCGTTGTTCACAATCCTGTTTCCGTACTTGTCGATGCATTCAAGTTCTATCGACTGATAACCGAGATAGAACGGCTTCACGCTCAGCATGTCATTAACGCTCTCGAACAGTTCAATCTTCCTTGAACCTGACTTGTGATTGTCCCAGTTCGAGTTATCCTCAAGCAATGCCGTTTTCCAAGTCCACTTCTTCTTGTATCCGCTTTCAAGCGATTCTATGTCATCTCCTGCACGAACTATAACCCTTGTTCCCTGATTGACTGTAATAGGGAAGTTTCTATACACATACAAAGGATACTCGTCAACAGAAGGCTTCACGTCTCCGTCAAAATTCCACCACATCTCATACAGCGTAGTCGGCTCGTATCTGTAGTTCTTGAATGCAAAAGAATCATCATAATATGAATCAAACAGCAACCGCTTCGTATTGAACTCGACACTTGTCCTGATTCCATAGAACTTATAGTTGCTATACATATAAGACTGCTCAAGAGCATCCTTGTTCACCCGGAGCATATAATTCACAGGTCTCGAAGTCACCGGCTGCAGCTTGAACCTGACATCATCCGGCTTATATGTATAGTAATGCATATCATTCTCAGCCAGAATCGAACTGTCATACTTATAGACGTTCACGTTATGCAGATTATTCAAGAAATTCAAATCAACGTTTCCGTCTATGACATAACCGCACATCACGCTGCTGTCTGCAGCATTGTTGTCACTGATATAAGTATGAATAGAAGTATCTATGATTCTATATGCAGTTTCAGACAAAGTGACTAAAGTGCTTCCATCCATGACATATGCAGTCAGCTTGACCATCGTATCAATAGGGAACACCCTCAAAGAAGTGTCAAGAGAATAGTTCTCCTCGAACTCGTCAACATAACTATCATTATGGCTATCATTATGGTTGTAATAGACAGGAATGAAAGCAACTCTATTCTCCTTGTCATTGACAATGGATGCATTCAGGGGAACGTCTATGTAATTGTCTGACAGGACGTACAGATTCTTGTTGTTCGTCTTGTCCTTCACGCAATTGACAATAGAAGAATCCAGAGCAGTATTGACAGTTATTCTTCCATTCGACGTATCTGTGACTCTATAACCGATTGACGGATTCACTACAGCAGTAACGCTTCTCTTTCCTTCCCACAGAACCTTGTTCAGATTCTCGTCATACAGGCAAAGATTCACATAGCCGTTCTTGGCATAAACGTTCTGCTTGTGATGGCAACTCAATGACATGTGAAGATTCTTTCCATCAGTGACATCAGAAACCTTCTCTGTCAAGTTTGTCAGCATCAGATAGTCAGAGTTCTTCGGCGTGTCAATAGCATATGAGATGCTGTCATATACAATCTTGTTGTCTTCCGTGTCATGCTCTGCGCCGTAAATCTTGTAATTCATCGGAAACACCGGTTCCGTCTCCACAGAATTGCTTACGTCAATATAATCGCTGCTATCCATAGCAAGCGGCATCTTGTTATAGATATGGAACGAAGATGCATTGTTAGATGACGGCGCATTCGCTATGATGTCTATAGACGGCATCCTTGTTCCGACATGGCACAAGTCATCTCCGGAATTGTGGAATATGTTGTTATATGAATCATAAGCATAAACGGAAACCTTATAGTCACCAAGCCTGTTCACCGGAATATCAACCGACGTGTTCATCGTAACCCACTCGTCAAGCTGCTCGTACATAGCCTTGACAGAAGTCGTGTCATGGCTTGCTCCCGCAGGCTTCTTGTACGTGTATATAGGAATCCTCTCAGACTCATAGTCATACTTGATGCTGATGACTTGCTCGCCTGACTCTTCCTCGCGTGCAGTCTCCGAGAACGTTATTTCCGCTCCATGACAGTTCTTCATCACAGACGCGTCATAATGGTTGCTGAACTTGATGCTTCCCTCTATGATTTCAAGAACATATGTCTTTGAATCAGAGAACACAATATCCGATGAACTCCATCCGTCAAGAACATCTCCCCTGAACTGGTTCGTCAGTTCATAGTTTGAAATCAGGAACAGAGGCATATCCCACTTGTTGTTTGACGTATATGAGAACGTTCCATGATTCACATCGTTTGTTCGTTTGGATGACAAGGTTATGCATCCCTTTGCCCGAACAGAGTAATCTTTCGGACCGTTCGTTGATACGCTTCTTTTCAACTCGTCAGTCAAGACAACAAACGAGGAACCGTCCGCATAGTTCACTCTATGAATAGAATACTTGATATTCGTGTTCAGAACCGAATCCGCAGACCAGTCTCCTGTCAGTTCACGCAGATTTCCCTTTATAATCTCAATAACCGGCAACTCGCTCTTTATGATGGAAGAATCGCACTTTGTCTGGTCAAAGAACGTTATCTCTCCGTCCGCCACATATATCGGATTCAATGAACTGTCATTTGCAGCAAACTCATACAGAGTTCCACTGTCAGCATTCAAGTCAAGCCTGTACTTGAACTCGTCCGCAACAGTCCATGCTCCGAGCGGAGCAGAATCATACACGGTTACGGTCTTTCCACCGACATTCACGTTCTCCGAACCATGAATGAAATTCTCAATCTTATAGTCTTTGTAATCCTCAAAAGTGACACAACTGAACTCGTTCAAAGAACATGTCAATATAGTTGAAGAATCAATGAATTCAGTGCTTTGCGTGCAATGCGGCGTAAAGAAACCCTCGTTCTGAATATCCTTGAACTCATGCTCTGTAACATAGCCGACAGACTTCATCCTTTCAAGAACGATTCCCTCGCCGTTTATGTCTGATATATAGCAGTTCACGCCTGTGATATAAGTTTCAATCCAGTGCTTCACTGCATATAGCTTTGCAAGAACCTCGTCACATCTGTATTCATATACAGGAATGACTTTCATTATGTCATTCGCGTTATAGTACTTTCCATTGAACGGAACATTAACGGTCTCCGTTATGGACTTTATATACTCATTTGATATGTCTGTAACAAACAGGTCAGAGCAATAATTCATCTTGACATTGAACTTGACGTACTTGTTATCACCTTCTACAAATGAAACAAACTCATCAATGCCTTCAAGTTCCGGACTGTACAAATGATTTCTGAATGTTCCGGATACGACTTTCAAGCAATACGTGTTTCCCTGTGAAACCAGTTTAACAATCACATTGTCATACAGCGGATCGACTGTAAAATGACCGCACACAAGACTTGACATCTTGAATGTCTTGTTGAGACTATCATTTGGAACATCAAGAGTATAGTTCGCATACTTGTACTTTGTCGCAGCAGTCATATTCTCGCTTTCCGTTCTCCGCACAATGAAACGACAAAGAGTCACTTGCGTCAAATCGGCACTCAACTGTTCTTCCGCATCGCTGCTCATCTCGTCAAGATGATAAATCATAGACAGCCTGTTCAGCTTCGTATACCTGTCATATTGCCCGTATTCAACACCGTACTTCTTCAATGTTGATTCAATGGACAAACCGGTAGATGTGTCATAGTTCTGAATAGCCACATACCGCGTCTGGTCGTTGCGGTCCTTAATCTTGTACCACTCCTTGAATATGATGTCCTGATAGCCAAGAAACTTGATTGCATTGAACAGAGCCTTGTATGTTCCGACATATGGGAATATCTCGTCATAGTACAAGAACAACTCCTTGGACTTCTTGTTCACAAGAGTCCAGTCACATCCCTGCTCGTCGATATCCTGCTGCTTGAACACGTTCGGATACTTGATTGGATCCGGAATACCGAAATTTGTCAGCAATGTACGGAACCTCTCGTCCTCATCCTCTACTTCCGTCAAGAACTGGATGACGCCGATGAAGTAGTCAACATCATCAACCAAGTCCCTGATGAACATTCCCATCGCGTTCTTGTAGCAACCTTCCACACTACTCTGGAACCCGACAGTGAAATGCATAGCGTTCAACAACGTGTTTCTCGTGCTATCAGTAATGGATGCAACAGCCTCGTCATGGTTGAGCATGTACATCGAGTCGCTCTTCACCAAATCGACATTGTTCTCGTCAGCCGTAATGAACGACATCTCCGAATCTTTCTGAAACCTGAAGTGAAGCCTGTACCTGACATCACCATCCTCGATGACCGGATATGTGTATCGTTCGGCAGCATCTACGCCGTTATCGGCAACAATAACAATCGTGGTCGCCGCAATGAAGTCTGCAGATACCTTCTCCTGCATGCAAGTGCCTACATATCGAACATACGGAAACTGGTTCTCGTCCACGTTGTATGCCATCATGTAAAGAGCAGTACTCATATCCGTGCCATACTTGTCTATCAAGTCCGTAGCGGCATGAACCTCATCCGCATACTCTGTTTCCTCTCCCTTGACCAAGCCGATAATGGAAGCCTTGATTCCATAGCAGTTGCTGGCATCGTCATCAGTCACAGACTCTTTTAGAAAATCAGTGTCGCCTGTATTGAAACTATACTGTATGTAATGTCCGTTCGTGCGGTAGTTCGTGCTAACAACAGGATAGAAGAAATCAAGCAGGTTATACTCCTCAACAAACACTTCGTCACCAGTGCTTACACTAATCTTTATCTTGTTCTGCTCGATATACGTCTTGTCATCCGTAACATACTTGTAGCAAAAGAACAGAATCTTGTTCATAGCCTCATTGTCAGAAGCGACAATCTGTCCCTCGCCATTAACAGTTCTTGGTTCTACATAATTTTCAGATATATTGTAGATACCAAGAACATCTGTTGAAGCAGAATACTTGTTAATTATATAGTTTGACGCTCCGTGGTTCAGCGGAAACTTCACATCAGGTCTGACCATTCCCGGATTGTCAACAATAACATCAATCTTGTTTCCGCTAATCTCGAAATGACCAGACGGATTGTCAATGAACGCAGAGAACACGCGGTCGCACGGGACAATCTCCCATGCAACAGAATATTGCTTCTGCATAATAATCTGCTTACCGTCACCGGTAAAGAACTTCAAACTGTCTAATCCAAGCCTGTCCATCAATTAATGTTCTTTGAGTTTTTCGGAAGCGCAATAGCATAAGTCAGCTTTATCATCCGGACCGCGTTGATGAGGTACTCGACAAGCCTCTCAATCTGCCTCATCGGAGCATCATTCAGAGGATTCGCGAACAGTTCCGGCGAAACCACGTTCTGCATGATATGCCTCTCATAGTCATAACCTGCATTTCTATAATCGTCATGCATATGATTCGTATAGCTCTTGAACGACTCCACATCCTTGATTCTTGGCATAATCTCTATAAAAATTCGTTTTATTCTTGGCTCACCAGAATACCAAGACACTTCTTCTGGTTCACAACGATGTCTATCACGGCATAGTCATACGCGTCATTGTCATTATGTCCGAAAGACACGTTCGCATACACGTTGTACTTCGTCTGATCGAACCTGACATACCTTGCCAGAGCGACATTGACGTTGTACAGTATCTGTTCCTGCGACTGGTTGTAACTGAACAGGTACTTCTGCAGGTCGATTCCGAAATTGTAGTCGCCGAGAACCTGCCCATGCTTGGTTCCCAGAACAATCCTGATCTGCTGCAGAATCTGCTCCAGCTCGTCATCATACTCAACCCGACTCTGATAATTCCTGTCAGTCGGCAACTTGCAATATATTTCCTTTGTCATATTATTATCAGTTTATCGGATTATCAAGAGAAAGCCTTGTATTGTGCGTGTATGACACAAGATTCAAGTTAAAAGCAGAATTGTAGTCATTCGACTGAATGTCCGAATACTCGATTCCGTTGTATGAAGTGAAACCGCCGCGGAACAAAGGCAATATGTCCCTGACCTGTCTTGCCATTCCAGCAGAGTTGATGTACTTCCTTGTCAGAACAACATCTCCGAAATCGTCAATTCCGTAGAAACCTGTCTTTCCGTATATATTCTCGTTATTCACGTCCGCATCGAACCAGACTTTCACAGAGTCGATTCCCTCGACAGTCTCAAGCAAAGCGGTTATGTCAGAAAGCGGAAGCATGTCCTTTCTTGTATTGTTGATGAGATAATCGGAAAGCTTCGCGATGCTGTCAGCATAGACGGACTCTATATTATATCCTTCCCAAATCTTCACATTCGCATTGATTGCAAACCGCGGCGTTTTAGGCTCGATAAGCCTGTTCTCCATTGTTATGATTTTCTGTCCAGAATTCTCTATCATCTGCAAGAGATTGAACTGCTCTTCCGCTGTCAAAGTAAATAGTGTTTCTGCGCAAGTGAAATAGTTGTTCGTTGAAGAAAGCCTCTTTGAAATATCCGGAATCAGCATAATATAGACTGTATTGTCGTTCATCGTCGTATCCTCGACTCTCTGCTGCGCTGTCTGCATGTTTTCAAGGCACTTCTCCAGACTTGCGTATATTGCTCTTGACTCTTCTGCATTTTCTCCGTAAGCCGATGCAGCCTGCTGCCACTTGTCAAACATGACAGAATAGTCGTATTGAGCCTTCTCGTAAGCGATATTAGCTTGAATATTCGCCTCCTTCGATGCATAGCCCTTGACAACCTCAATCGTCGAGAACATGTTCATTCTCTTGAAGAAATACTTGTAGTTCACTTCATTAGCAAGAACAAACGAGCGAGAAGCATGCGGAGCAATCATCTGCGTCAGCGCGATATCCTCGGACTGTGAACCGAATATCAGGTCTGTCTTGAGACTTATCTTGAAGTTCTCTCCGAGATTGATGTAAGTTCCATCCTGAAGAATTCCGTTGCCGTTGATAACCCAGGTCTGATCCGACTGATTCGTGTAAGTCTTTGAAAGATTTCCGCCGATGCCGTCAGATATGACATACTCGACAAGGATGGTCGAACCTTCTGCAGGAACCGCTCCCATGTCACCGTTGCCGAAGAACACATCGATGCCGCCAGTCTGTCCGGTGCGAACCATGCAAGCCTTCTGGTTATAGCCCATATCAAGCATCGACTCCACATTGTCCCAACGCTCTCCGTTCACATAGACATTGATGAAATACTGCTCGATTTCTGTATAGTTCCTCTCATTGAAGTTGAACGACTGAAGAACCTCTCCGGTTCCTGTCGCTTTCTGGTACTTCAAAGTTCCCTGAATAATGTTTCCGTCAACATAGTTGCCTGCCGTCATTGTAATCTTTGCAGTATCAGCATTGAACAACAGTATATATGAAGCACCGTTCAGCAATGAAGTGATTTTCATCTTGTTCGGGATGAAGCATACTTTTCCAGTCAAGTCCTGATTGCCGGTTTCCTTATAAACGATACGAACGGCGGCACGCGCAGAAACAGGTCTGAAAGCATCATGCCCGGTCAGTTGTGCAAGACCTCGTATCTGGTCAGGTCTGTATGCTGTCTTAATATTGAGACCGGTAACAGAATCCTCTATATAGTAGAATATCATTCGCCCAAGATGCAATATGACCGAAAGGAGCTGCGAAAACGGAGACGCATTCGTAAACTGCTCTGCTGTCGCATTATAAGTCTTTCGGACCCAAGCAACAGCATCATCCCACAACTCTTCATACTTTATCCTGTTCAACTTGAAGATTTTCAAATCATATATAGAAGACATTATGCTAAAATTGACTTTTATGTATTTATTTGATTTAACCAAATTGTTTGTATTTCAAGTGCAACAAAAAGCGGGTGAACAAGAGTCCATCCGCTTTCATGGCTGTCTAAATAGTTTATAATGTTTCTTTAACTGTTAATCAACTGGAACAAACGCTCGATTGAAGCATTCACTGCTGACGAGTCGAAGTTCTGAGTCTTGATATGTCCATCTTCAAATGCCACGATGACCTTGTTGGAAGCATCCGCTATGCAAAGGTCGGCATATGGATAATCCTCGCTTTCGATTGCAACATAGCTTGCCATCGTTCTGTTTATCTTGTTGTTCAACTCAATCAGCGCTTCCGCTGTCACAAGCTCGTTATTGAAGATGATTTCGAAAAGTTCAGAACAACTTGAATCAAGAACTTGGATACTTGAATCAACGAGTCTCTTGTTCTCGTTAATGAGTGTTTCCAGATAAACAAAATTGCTTGAATCATACTGCCTGAGAAGATTGATTGCGGAACTTGTACTTGCATTTACGCTCTGAACATAAGAACTTACATTCGCAATGCTTGCGTTGATTGCAGTAACCGTCTGTGTAACAAGCGTGCTTACATTATTGCGAAGAGTGTCAACACTGGTTGCTACAGCCTTAACAGAAGTGTCAAGTTTCGATATACTTGCATTTGCAGAAACTATAGACGCATTGAGCGAAGCATTGACCTTGCTGATGCTTGTGTTCAGATTTACTATGCTTGCATTTGCAGAAACTATAGACGCATTGAGCGAAGCATTGACCTTGCTGATGCTTGTGTTCAGATTTACTATGCTTGCATTATGACTCGCTATGCTTGCATTCAAACTCGCATCTACTTTAGTGAGGTTGGCAATAGAAGTATCTATTATGCCGACACGCCTGTTAAGATCACTAATATCACCTTCAATGCTATCTGATGATGGAGAGAACCAATGCTCTCTTAAATTTGCAGAATTGATGGTTGAAATACTGCCAGCACTATACGGATCAGCATTTTTCAATACAAGAATAGTGGGTTTTCCATCACTCTCGAACACTGTAACAATCATACCTGTATATGCTTTATTATACAGCGTAGCATCCGTTGGTGATTCCTCACTTATATATAAGTCGCTATAGTCCAAAACAAGACGGTCATCAGCAGGCATTCCTGCTTTAAATGACAAACCTTCTTGAAACGGAACTGCGTTTTCTTGTCTATTATAATATTTAACAGCCATTATAATATTAAACTACTTTTTAATTATTTTTATCGTCTTTCGACGATTTCTTTACTTTTTCTGTATTCCAATCTTAAGTGTTACTATACCCTTAGTTCCTTCCCAAGATATTTTCCACTTTTTGCAAGGAACAACAGCACCATAACTATTAGTTATATTTTCTGTTCCGGTTTGTTCAACAAAACTAAAACCAGTAACTTCAAATTTTCCAGACAATGGATGCGCGCCTAAACAACTACTTACTTTGTAATTAGTCGGAACATACAAATAACATGGTTTGGTATTCTTTTCTGATTCAGTTATTCCAGGCCATTGAAGATATATATCCGTAGTGGCAGTTAACGACAGCAAATTAGTTATAGTAGATTTATCATCAGCACCCTTGTATGTTTCTATTGGTTTATTGTCACCATTTCTATTAGCATATGCTGTAGCTTCAACTGACTCATAATTCGTTGCATTAGAATATACTCTATAACTTGCAGGAAAAGACAATGTGGTTGTTGATTTAACATCCGTTCTTGCAGAAGGCACTACATATGGTTGTCCATTTTCTGGATTTATAGAACTATTCGTTGAATCTACTGGATAATTACCCGGAGCCAAATCAAGAGATACAAAGAAATAACCATTTGTACCATACTTTGCCTTCATGCCACTCCAATCCGTTATTATGTTTCCAGTTGTTGTACTATTAGAAGACGTATTACACTTCCATGTAGTTTTAGAAAGCACATTCAATGACACATCATACTGACCACGCGCTCCTTCCGAAGATACCCAGTTGTATTTTGCTGGTTTATAGTGAACTTGAAGATCATTATCATCAGTTGGAAAATCTATACTAACATCAACAAGTTTTGTAGAACTATAAGTTGAACCTTTCCAACTGATAGTAATAGACTCGTTTTGTACAGGTGTTGGCGGAACAACTTCAAACAAGATGGCTTTGAGAATTTCAGAAATCGTCATTTCTTCAAGTTGTCCTATGGTTTTCTTTTCAAGACTACCATGCTTATTAATCATCTTAAAGTTATCATCTGCATCTCCACCATCAAACTTAGTATTGACTGTAACATCTCCACTAATAATTTCACCTATACGATCATTAATAAATTTACTTATAGATGTATCTAAGTTATCAAGTGCCTCAGAAACACTTGAATCAATAGCACCAACATAATCATTAATATCTCCAATTGCACCATTGACACTTGTATTGAGATCATTAAATGCATTATTAACACTTGTGTTAATTCCATCAATTGCGGCTTCAACACTCGAATTGAGATTACCAAATGCTTCATCAACACTTGTGTTGAGACTATCAATAGCTTCGTTTACACTTGTGTTAATTCCATCAATTGCGCTTTCAACACTCGAATTGAGATTACCAAATGCTTCATCAACACTTGTGTTGAGACTATCAATAGC